AGTGATCCAATCATTGCCGACATCTTAGGGCTCAAGGCATCCCAGATTCAAGGGGTCAAGGATCCTACAGCCGACATCATTGAGAATCTGGATGTTGGGGGCCGGGACATTAAGAGATTGGCTGAGTCCTTCCTGAAACAGGTTGGGACATATGACAAGGTAATGGCGGATCTGGCCACCATGAAGCCATTGAAAAATACGCCTTAGCCCAGGACCGCAATATCGAGGCATTCAGCGTATAGTGACAACGCATGAATGATTTTCTAGGACAGGTCCTCCCTGGTGCACGAACCAGCCCCAGCAATGCCTCTACCACGGATGCCGCGGATTCCGGTGTCTCCCGTGGCGTCTACTCTATTGCTGGGACTACCACGGAACTTCAGGGGGACAGGTATCGAGCCACTCTCTTGGACAGCGGTGAGACCACTGAATACCTGCTTTGGGCTGAGACCTCAGGTCCCCTGGCTGTAGCTCCGGGAACAGATCACACAGATGGTACAGCCACAATCCCCGCGGGGAGTCTTACCGTAATCGACACATCAGTCCCCACCACAGGTATCCGCACGGACGGTACCAATCAGGTGCTTGTTACGGATAATGGGGGTCGTACCCTTGCGGCAATACAGTCCCTTACCTACACCCGTCCCGGTCTTGGCACCCCCGCCACATTCACCCTTGGAGGGGCGGATTACACCTTTGACCCCCTCTCAGGAGTCCTCACCCTTCTAGATACAGGTGCCGTCAGAGCAGCCGTCAATGTTGCGGGTCCTGACCCTGTGGCAGTCAGTGCCTCCCGGGGTGACCAATTCACGGCCACCCACTACACGCTGTCCACAGCTCTATTTTCCTGGACCCGCAACGATTCCACTGGAACCAGATTTGGCTGGAATGCTGGCCACCGCAAATGGGAGTTGTTCCGGGGGAAGACACCAACTTCTCTCGGGTTGCTGTCCTCCTCTGCATCTGCCAAGTATGCTCTGACCCCGGTTCCCACAACACCCGTGGGGCAGTACCTTCCAGGGTCAACCACTACCAGCCAATATTCCAGTGTTCGATTGGGTGCACTGCCTAACGAGTCCAGCTATCCAGTTGTGTTTCGGACCGTAGGGCCCCCCTTCTCCGGCCTACTGGTGGTCACAGATGATCTGGCAAACTCCTCCTACGATTTTGCCTCCACGACCCCACCCCTGGCAGGCGTCGTTGGAGCCAACTCGGGCACCCTTGCCTGGAACCCCACCTTTGTTCAAGCCCATGAGGGTGAGGAAGTCTGGTACTCCCCACAGAACTTCACGGAGTCCTCAACAGGGACAGTGGGACTCCTTACTGACGCCACGCATTTCATTGCTCCAGTGCCAGGACCTACTGAACGCCCAATCATCCGACTTGGCAACCGGGCCCCCCTAACGGTACTTCTAGCGGCCACAGAAGCGGCCCTGACAGCTCTCTCAGTGCCCTCAGGTTCCGTGGGGATAGCCCTATCCACAGGCAAACTCAAGTTTGCTACTGCGGACATTGACAAGGCTGACCCTGGCACACGGGCAGTCCCTAATCCATCCTTTGATCCCCTGTACCTCAACGTTCAAGTACGGTATGACGGAATAGCTGGCAATCTGTACCCCCAGCCCATTAAGGCCCCCGTTCAGTTGGTGAACATTGATGGGATCTCTGTTGCCTCATTTGACACAACCACAGAGGTCTTCATTCCAGATGCCAAGGGGTTAGGCACAGGTCTCTCCGGAATTCTCAATGTGCCTGATGGCACAGGCAACCCGCCAGATCTAACAGCTGCCATTGGCCCACGGCCCGGAGATTCCGGGGTGGTGCGTCGATTGTCATCTGGTTTCGGAGATGTCTACCTGTTCTCCGATAATGGCATCATCGCCAAGGTTCTCACGGTAAACTTTGAAGATGAGTTGGAGCAACTGGGTGCACTGTATGATACTGGGCTCCCCCCCGAAGAGATTCTGCCCACCAAAGCATATTCGGTCCCCCTTGACACAGTGTATGTGGCCTTGGATCAAAGGTCCTCTATTTCAGGTTCCAAAGTCCTGCTAGGCTCCTCCTTGTCACAAAGCCTGATTGGGCAGACCCTATATTTTGTACAAGCCGAGTTGCTACCCAGTATCTACCCTGACACAGCCCGTCTCTATTCCCGCATCCGAGACTCCTATACTCTCGATGGAACTGAGTCCCTGGCTTTTTCGATTGACGGCACTAGTGTGACCTGGAATGCCTCCGCTCTGGGGGCAGGTACCTATACCCCCACTCAGATTGCAACCAGCCTTGGAACAGCCGTCACCGGGGCTGGAGCGACAGGCAGTGCGGGAGTCCTCTCGGGCTATGTCTATATCCAGTCAAACACTCCTACTACGGGTCAGGTCCAAATCCTCTTCTCTCTCTCGGGATGTAGAGTTTTGGGATTCCCTCCAGGATGGGATGTCACCAACCCGATTGCTGGGGATCACTCAGCTACTGACGGCAACTGGCTGCCCGATACAGGGCTTGAATTCGGACTCCGCCGAAGCCCACAGAATTTGGACGGGTCACAACCCATCTCCGATGTGAGGAGCACTTACCGGGTAACCGATGAGATCCTGGCCAATGATATCTCTTCCATTCCCTATCAGCTCTTGAGCTACCCACCACGGGAAGACATTGCGGGATATGACGTTGGAGTATTTTTCCGCCTATCCGCTCAAGGCAAACCTGGGGCATCGCCTTCTCTTCGCGCCTCCCTGGCCCCATTCGAGGACGTTCTCTATGAGTTTGACAAGTCCCGCTTCGGGTGGCTGTCCTCCCGCTCTTTCGTGGGCCAACTAGAATCCCCAGCTACCTCCCTGGACCTGGGGGTCCAAGGCGTAGTTGGAGCCACCTTCTATGCTGCCATGGGTGGCTTGCTCAAGATATCCGCCACAGGTGAAGCCGCCACCTACCGCGAGCTAGATACAGATTTTCTGGTCCCAGAAGGCAGTGGTTCTGCCCTCCTTATTGGTCGTATCGGTCCTGAAGTCCTCAAGGGTTCTCGTGGGCGTTTCACAGCAGGTGGGTCAGTTCTCACGGACACATCTGTTACCTTCACCGGCACCGCACAAATAGGCTATCGGGTCAAAGCCATATCAGGAAACGATCAAGGCTCCTACACGGTCACATCAGTTGGAGCCACCACCCTTGGAGTGTCACCGCCGTTTGTGAATGGAGACGGGAGCCAAAATGTCTCCTGGGTCCTTTATAGCAATGTCGCCCCAGGCGATGTAGACCCTTCCGTCATTGCGGACATCGTCTATGAGGACTTCAGCCCCCTACCCAATGAGCCTTTTGAGGTTCGTGTTCTTACCCTTCTAGGAGTGGCCGGGGGGGCCCTTGACCCCCTTGATGTCCCCACCGTCAACTCTGGCCAATCCCTCACCATTCGCTTTGACCGTACTGGAGCTGACATCCCCGTTACGGTGCTCACCAGTACCCCCCTTGGAACGATGGTCAATGGGTCACTCATCATTCCCAGCACAGGAGCCAGATTCACCACTGGGTCCTTCACCGTCCAAGTAGGTACCAGAACCTTCGTTCAAGGCACGGATCTTCTCCCTGTGGCAGCCTTCTCCCCTGACCCCGGGGCAAACATTGAGTACCTCACTGTAGGTGTGATAGGGGAACTCAAATTTGGCAGCACAGTGCTGGCAGATTTTGACTCCGCTCAGGTGACCTACCTGCAAACCGTTCTACCTGCTGCCAGCATTGGAACGAGCACCGCAGAAGTAGACCCCAACACTGGGGAACTGGGCCTGTCAAGTGTGGATCTTGCCGCCAACGTCGACAAGAACGTCTATGTTGCAGTTCTACAGGAATTGGAGAACGTCTACATTAACCCCATCCTGGGATCCTTCACCTTCGTCAGACCCTTGAAGGCTGGGCAGCTCGTTGAGGCCCAATATTACCGGGCAGTGCCAGACTCGGGAGCTTTATTCCTGGACAGCACTGGGGCTACTGTGCAAGTCAGGGAATTCCTCCCCTTGTATGTCCGTCGGGAGCTAGCCACACGAGTTTCCGATCGCCTGTATAGCTTCAATCCAACCAGTCGAACAACTGAGTCGACCGTTGAGGCCCAGGTTTATGTTGACACCAAGCTAGTGTCCTATGGGGTTCCATCTGGGGTAGTAGTCACATGGACCAACAACACCCTTTCTTTGAAGCAGCCCGTAGACGTTACCTCTAGAGTAATGATCAGCTATGCCGTCTACGAGGCATTTGGGGGCGAGACCTCATACACAGTATCTCAGGCCCCTGTATGGAGGCCACCCTTCAACATTGCCAAGAATCAGGGCACCCTAAGTTTCATTGGGAACAGAACCTCCACGATCACTCTGGGTAAGCAACTTCGCGTTGGGGGGTTCCTTACGTACGTTCGTGCTGCCACGTACGTCTCCGCCTCAGATAGCACCACAGTCACGATTTTCCCAGCTCCCGCCACAAATGCAGGCACCCTGGCCCCAAGTGAGACCCCACTCACTTTCCTGACCGACCGGCCCGTGACCCCCCTCATTGATCCCACAGGGGCTACCCCCACCGCTGTTCCCAGTGCGGATGCTGGGTTTCTACCAGAACTTACGGTACTAGCTGGATTGGCCAGTATCCCCGTATTTCAGACGGTAGCAGTAGGGGATACAACTGTTCAATTTGAGGGTGACTTCACCCGGTACATGCTGGCCGGGTTCATGCTGGAGATGTTTGGGATCCCGTTCTTGATTGTCAAATCAGAGCTCACTCCCGATGGCCGATACACGACCGTCACCTTCGGGTCTCCCTCCCCGATGGAATTCGTGTGGTCCGTGGCCCTCCCTGCCAATCGTATTCGAGTGTCCGCCAGACCGGTCTATCCAAGCGGAGCATCGACGTTCCTAGGTCCAGGAGGATTCCTTCCCACGGAACCCTATGAGGTTGTCCTCTATGGTGAGATGGATGGGGCTACCTTGCTACCTGGACGAACACTCGTCGAGGGAAGAGACTTCAACATTGACACCAACTCGGGCCATATTTCCTTCCTGGCCCCAAGGCTAACAGGACTTGCATCCCTTCAATCCCTGAAGTTCTATCGGACTGACGTAACCACCCTCTCCCCAGGTATCTACCGCGGAGCCGTTCAATACCCACGGGTCTCGGCAACATTTAGCTACCTTGATCCCCCCTCAGAAGCCAATGGGCGTATCCATGGGATCCTACAGGGGACATTCACGTTTGATTCGCCCGACAGCTTCTATGCCCGTTCCGTCCCCCTATCTCAATACATCTCGGAGACCGCAGCGTCACTTACCAGCAATGCAAGTGCCCAATTGCCAGGAAGCAACCCCGCTGTGGGTGGATTTCAGTCACCGGCCCCATCCGCACAAGGGCTCACAGGCATCGTTTCACAACGGCAGGATCTGGTCTCCAGGGATAGGGTAACCCGTACCTTCCTGAGATACTTCAATGGGCTAGTCACTTCTTTTGAGCAGGTGCTGGAGACCCTAAGTGGCAATCCAATTGGGGATCGGGATGGGAAACTACGTTTGTGGATGGGCACAGGAGACCAATGGGTGCCCCCTGGATATGAAGACGCCATCACTGGTGCAGTCAATGACCGCAACGTGTGGTTTGACGTGTGGATGTCCTACCGCACAGGTCTGCCAACCATTCGGCTCATCGCGGCTGACCCAATTCTTGACCCCCTAACCGCCACCACCGATTCCAAAGGGCGCCCCACTGGCAATGCCCTGCACCCGCAGGCTATGAGTTTCCTGATGGGGCTGCAACCCAAAGGAATCAAAAATGACGTGGATGACGTCGTGCTCACGGGACTGCGGGGTACTACAACAACTCTTGCAGGATTCGTCTACTTCCAAACGACATCCTACGGCACCTACCAGGGTCTCGGGGAAGCCTCCCCGTTCTCTCGCCTATTTGGGGAGAGAACCACAGCCTTCACGACTACAGAACCCGGACTTGGAGCCACCACCACGGGAAACAACGGGGTCTACTCAGCTGGCAAAATCATGGGGGATCTGTTCAATGGTGGGTTGACCATTCAATCCACCAACGGGAAAGTCATCGCCAGATTGGCCAACCCAGTCCGGGGGGCAATTACCAATGTCCTTGGAGTAGAAGTCAAGGATCGACTGGCAAGAGCCAGGATCCTTGCGTACTCCCCAACAGGTTTCCCTACTGTAGACGCTGGGTCCACAGGGTTCCCCAGTATTCTAGCCACGGTTCTTCCGTTGGACCAATTGCCCCTACTACCAGATGGATTGCCAGACATCTCGCAACTAGCGTCTGTACCCCCTACGTCCCTAGCCAAGCTTCCCGACCTGAACACAGGGGACCCTACCCTTCACACTCCGCCCTTCAAAGCTGGGGACCAGCTGGCTTTTGGTACCCCCAATGGCTCTGTCTACCAGCTCGGGTACACCGGGACTCCAATCCCTGTTGGCACTGGGTTCCAATATGCAGGGATATTCGTTGACAGCATCCTGCAAGGATGTTTGATCATCCTCAAGAGCAAAGACCTTGCTGGTGTGGATGTCCAGATCACCGTTCCCACATCTCTGGTACTTCTTTCAGCACCCACGGTGGGGGCACCCTTCACGGCGGAACGCGGGGACAGCTTGTTCGTGGTCCCCACAACAGGGAGGCCCATTACCCTATCTGACCCTCCTACAACCGCTCAACTCGACAGCCTTGTCGGATCCCTGCCATCCTATCGAACGGGCACAGACATCAACTTCATTCCCCGAACGGGAGAGTTGACCGATGCTACGCTCCCCTCATTCAGTGATCCCAACATCTTCGGCCTGAAGGAACTTCTGGGGCAACGTCCCCCATCCCCATTGTCGAACCTTGAGGCCCAAGTCTCTTTCCAAAATGGGGATGTGCTTCCATCCAATATCCCCGCCCTCCAAGGGGAAAGCAAACTGGATTCTGGAGACTACTCCCTGCCCTACTACGGTATCAACAACACCGAACTGGATGTGTTGGGAGAGGTGCTTCCAATAGGGATTGATCTCATCACCCTGGACAGCATTGACCCAGTCGTGGATAACCCCCCACCCATTGGGTACCCAGTCTACGCAGTTGAGGCGGTCTATCCCGATGAAATTCTAGACAATGCTGGAATTGTTGACTCCACGGACCCCGACTACCCATCTGCAATTCTTACCACACAGGATCTACAGCCTTCGGCGGCTGTGTACCCCGCCCCAGGCCACAAAGGGGTTGGGACAGTCGACCGATATGATCTGGTCTTGATAGAGGAAGCCACCGGGTCCGCTCTTCCTCTGGGCTCTACGGGCATCTTCTCAGTAGGAGATGTGACCCATGGGGCGACGAGTGTCATTGAGCCCCCAAGGTTTGTGTCCGCAACCACGGTAGGCCTACGGCACTCCCTGGCCATCAACAATATCCAAGCATGGTTTGACCAGACCCATGTAACTGGAATCATGATATCTGAAGATACCACTGTCCCCGGCAACATTGTCACTACTTTTACCCTCCCAGGCGTTCCTACCACACAGATAGTATGGGACAACGGGTTGGGCGGAGGTGCCCTGGCTCCTCCCGTGGGTGGATTCAATGACTACTTCCGGTTGGCTGACAAACCAACTACAGCCACCATCAAAGTCATTGACCCAGTTACCAATAACTTTGTCCCGGGAGCATATGCCACTTTCTTCCTGGAAACTGTAAATCCAGCTGATGTCAGGCTCTGCACATTCAGTGCTGACGGTTCCCTCTTTGCCCCTACAGCGGCCGTGTTTTTGTCTGGGTTTGGGGCACAAACCCTTGTGGTAACCAGTATTGCACCCTTCTTCAACTTTGCCGCTTATCCGAGCACCACCGTGGGAGCTGTCACTACGCTGGATTATCCCATGGAGTTTGCAATTGACATTGACAGCACTCACACCCTCACCTTCGCAATTGAGGGGGACCGACTTACCCTCTCCGGACCCATTGACCCACGTACAGCATATCCTCGTGGATCCCTCACCACTGGGGGGGATCCAGTTCAATGTGAGCTTTCCACAAGAGATAGTCTCACATCCATATACAGCACCCTAGCAGGCACTTTCGTCACCACCTTCTCCTCAGCCAATCACATCAGTCAGGTGAATGGCAACCTTCCCTTCACCTTCCTTTCCAGGTCAGGAATCCTACCCAATGGAATTGGTTCCATGAGCGGTGGGGTTGGTCAACTCAAAGTAATGGGATTTGAGGAATATGGAAGCGTGGCAATTGACTCCACAGGTATCACATTCTCTGCCCTGACATCTTCCCGGCAAGATGCCTTGAACGGAGCAATACTCAATGCAGTGGCCATATCCGACCAAAAAGATGATGCCGGAGTGGCCTACAAGCCCGCCAGGGACAATCGATTCATTCTTCCTGGGGGGGCTGGCCCCTTGCCTGCCCCTCTTCCTGCCAGTGCTGTGATCAAGGGTGACGTTGATAGAGTCCTGCCCGGGGATACCCTGGTTGTGCACGGGTTCTATGACGACGGGACCTACACCTACCCCCTATCCTCCGGGAAGGCCGGTACCCATTTGGTTCGAGGGACCATCAAATCCACAGACATCGTTGCAACCCCCTTTGAACATAGGGATACCTATGCAATGGTCACAGGGGACCCCAATGGAGGGTGGTTGGATTTCGAGTTCCCAACCGTCACAGGAGTTGTCTCGGGGGCCACCCTTGATTTGGTAGTAACAGAGATCCTGGCCCTAACGTCTCTCAAGGATTGGGCCGGTGCCCCTATCGCCCAGACCCACACTTTCCCCAGTGCAGGCAAGGTGTTCATCATCCTCGATGAGGCGAAACTACTGGACCCTGCCTCTGGAGTCTACAAAGAAGCCATCTACAGTGCAGACTATGCCTCAATGGTTCCTGGCACAGGCACTTTCGTCGACCTCACCAACTACAAAAATGGGATCGGGGTAGGCATTGGAGCTGGGCAATTCACAGCGGCCATTGCAAACGGGATGAAGGTCTCGGGTATGACCATTGTACCCGTAAACCCTCATGGCACAGGTATCCCCGAGAATCTCCCGGGCTACACCAGCATTATAGCCCCCGACCCCATAGCTATATTTGGGTTCCGCGCCATCCAAGCCCTTGGACCCTCAGCGGTTCCCCTTGGCTGGGCCGCAGCGGCTACTGGTACCCTGGATCCCACAGGGCTCGAACTGACTGCAGTCAATCTCTACACCAAGGACAAGGCCAGCTCAAATGTATTCCTGGCCCTTGACCAAGCGGTATATGACGAGATTCCAGGGGCTCTGGATGCCGTTCTGAATGACACGGACTGGGACACTCTTCACACCACAGGGGCTTTTGTCCCATCCGGGTCACGTTGTCTGTTGCCAACGGATACCTGGACCGTGGATTATTCCGGAGCGGCAGCCATCTATGTGGAACCCTCTGTCCCCCACTCATGCAATGATCTTTCCCTCAACCGGGTCAACGTTGTAGACTCGGTGAACTCTCTCACTCTTGCAGAAGTGGGTGCCAGGAGACTATCTACCTACGTGGCTGCTGCCCCCCCGGTCAACAACTCATGGGTGGAATATGTCCAATTGGAGATCAAGCGCCCACGCCGATTCCATGCCGTGAATGATGCCCTGGCCTTGAGTTTAGGGAGGCTTCGGGCTTCCTATGAGATTCGTCGAGGCATCGTTCAGACCCTAGTATCCTCTGGAAGCATCTGTACACTGACCGCTGAGCCCGTGGACAACCACTACCCACCGGTTGCTGTTGTTGGAGGGCATGCAACCCAACTAGGTGACTTTACGAATCCTGATTTGAACCTCCACGTTGGAGATGTTGTGAGGTTTCTGGACAGCAATGGTGAGGTTTCGGACACCGCTGAAATCCTCAACATCCCATCAACCATAACCTTGGTGCTATCCAAGAAAGTAACGTTTGCCCCAGGGACCAAGTTCGAGATATACCTCAAGGTACCCCCTGTTCCCCAGGAGCAATCCAATGAGGAGTTACTTGGGTTTGCTACAGACACCGTGCTGCTCTCCAGGTCGGCCAACTACACGGCTCAAACCGGAGGCAAAGTCCTCACGAGAAACATCCTGGCTGATACAGATGGAGCCTTGGACTACACTGCCCTCGACATCCAAGTAGGAGATGTGGTGGTCATTGATCCAGTGGGGCCACTGGAAGGACCCACAGGGCCCGCCTCCCCGACGGAAATGGGAGTCCGCCCATTTGGAGATAATGGGGTTAGTTCCAGAGGTGCCTCTTACGTTGCTGGCAGCCCAAGCCGAGCGGACGATAACCGGGGCTATTATTGGGTCGACGCCATTGCAGCCCAGGGCATTACAGTCACAGCCACGGGTAACCTTCTGGCAGGAGACACTGCCACTGGGGACATCCTCTTTGGGACCGCTGCGGCATATACCGTGTACCCAACGGTACATGCCTCTGGGCTCACAGGAACCACAGAAGGGCAACAGGATCTCCGGCCCACATCGTTTGCTGGGGTCGGAAACTCCTACAGGCTTGACTACAAATCGGTAGCCCCCTTCTCTTACCGCATCCTTCGCCCCTCCCCATTCCTATCAAGGGAAACGGTCGAGCTGATCCTCTCAATGCGAGAGAGAATGCTATCTTGGATGGAAGAGATCCGGGGAGCTGCTAACCAGGAAAGCACATACTTTGTCTTCCAGCGGGACCACCACATCAGTGACCTCGGGTCCACTTTTGACCTCGGGTCAGGACTTGGGGTCTTCCATACAACCTATCTTGAGGGTCTCATCGGCCGCTGGGATATCACCCCATTCGTCAACGTGAGTGATGGCCTCTCCATCCTTGACCGTCGATTCTGGGGCCTTGACTTCCGCCTTGATACCCTTGTCCCACCCTTGGGAATCAGTGCAACCCCCTATGCAAACTTCACAGGAACCAGCGTGGACCCAGGCTGGGATCCGGGGGAAACCGACCGCCCTGTATTGGTGGATCGCATCAATGAAGCCCTGGACTCCCGAGATCAACTTCGCCAGACAAGATATTCATGGTTGACCCTGCGAACCCATCGAACCACTGGTACTATGGAGGGTATCAGACGTTTCGATCAAGAACTGCCTTCCCGCAAGGCAGAGCAGGAGAGGGCTTTGACCGTAACCAAGTCTGTCAAGCTCCTAACCAGATGACCAACGAAGAACTAATTGCTAAGCTACAATCCCTGGGCCTTGACCCCAGTAACCCCACATGGGTTAAGTCCGGGTCTGTAGACCTGGAGCAACTCCCGGTCCTAGGAAAACAACGGGAGCTGCTAACAGCCCTAAAAGAGATTCTTCAGCAACAGGTCAATGCTGATGTGGTCCGCCTAGATGAAGCCACGGAAGCCCTATCCAGGCTCCAGCACGGAGGTGGCCAGTGACCCCCCAAATGCAGAACTTCGTGGACAGCTACTTCAGTTTTCTACTCAGCGGAAACCTGGAAGATTTCAGGGGTGTTTGCAGCCAATTTGCACTTGTCATCCAATCAGGAGCCTCCAATGAGGACCTGCAAGGATGTATGGACCAGTGCCATGAGAATGCCGAGCTTCTGTGTCTCATCACAGAGACCAGTGCCCAATTGGAATTAGGAAACTAGGAATATGCCAGCAACGGTCGCATCCTGGGGGGGTCTGCAAATCCAGCTGGTGATCCCAGAAGTGGAGCAAATCACCAGCACCATCAGTTCTGTCCTGGAACTTGTGAACGCCGCCCTGGACATTGGCCTGAACATCCTAAACATCATCAGGACCTTCATCCCAGCTACCATCAATATTCTACGGTCACTGGTCAATGAGCTAATTGCCACCATCCGCAACTTCGCAGTGGACCTCCGACAGATAGGCATTTACGCCAACCTGGGGGACTTGAGTCTTCTCTCCAACTACAACAACCTCAAAGGTGGGTATGCAGCTTATGAGCGGAGGATGCTTACACGGTTGAACAACCGCAATGACCCCACCCGCCCCGAGTTCTCCACATCCAGCTCCGTCCTGGCACTGTTTATCTATGCTTCTGTGGATCCAACCTTCCTTACTAATGGACAACTGGACATCACGAAGTTCCAGCCCATGCGTCAGACCCTCTCTGCCTTCTCTAGGCTGCTTGGGATTCGCGGGGCCACGGGGAGAAGTGCCGCCCTCCCAATTGCCTCGAACCTCCAGGTTAGCTACCCCTTCTTCGCGAGTAGAAACCCCCCAGGGGATAACTCTCCGGCTGCCCTTGCGGTCTCGGTATCCCAGATGCTTGGAAGGGACACGGCGATCCTCTCTTGGGGATGTGCCTCCCCCCCAGGGGCCTCCGACCAGGATGTTGCCCCCTCGCTGCCCCCAGCGGGCTTCCTGGTAGAGGTATCCTGCTACCCAAGCGGCTTCTATGTAGGCTACCTCGCCCCTGCCCCATCGGGCACAGCGGGTCCCAATGGGACTGGCTCTGAGACAGGTGCTCAGGCCTACATGACAGGTGTCTATCAGGAGGGCACCACAGGGCAGCCACTGCGTATCTTTGGGGGCGATGATACAGTGCTCCTCGATGAGTCCAACCTGTGGGACAGCTCCCTGTTTGTGGACGGTGCAGTTCGACCCGGGTCCACCCCGGTGTTTTTCTTCCGGGACCTGAACTCCCCTGAAGTATTGCACAAGCCCTTCAGCACAGAAGAGCAGTCCAACGGGACCACCAAGTACTACAATCAGCGTACCTTCTTTGTTCCCCAGCAGAACATCCTGTCGCAGGCAATCTCTGGGGGCTCCTACAGCCTTGAACTCCGGCGAGAAGACCTGCCCCAGTACTGCCCATTTGTAGATGGTGTCCTTGACACTGCCCACGCCACAGTCCCTACGACCATATATGCTAGGGTCATTCCTGTCACGGCGGATGTCACCGAAACCAACTACAAGCAGCTCAAATGGGATGTTATGTCCCACCGTACCGACGACCAGACACGAGTTCAACTTGTAACAGGAGCCCCCGGCAATTTCCTGCCAGATGCCAAAGGCATCCCCAGTAGTGTGATTGAGGTCACCTTGCCCAGCCAAGAACAAGACCTGTATGGATTGGCAATTCAAACTGCCATTGCCATCACCCTCTTGAGCCGAAGTGACTTGACAAACCCCAACCCGATCACCGCAGGGGTGCAGATCCCCAATACCGGATACGTTGCCACAGGGCTAGAGGGAGTCGCCATCGAGGTATTCAATCGGGGCAATGTACATGCTGCCATTGATGACCCCAGCAACTACTTCGGAGAGAGAGGCTTTTCTCCCGATGCTTTTGTGACGGACATCTATGGCAAGGTCGTAGCTAGGGCCAACCAATACATTGCCACCCAAGGAGCTGTCCCCCCCGAGCTACTTGCAGCGTTTCGGGATGCCTTCCAAACCCTTGTCAATTGGCAGTGGTCAGATACCACCATTGCAGGTGCCCAAGGGAACAGAGCCCTAAATCAAACTATTCTAGGGTCCCTGTTGGCTGGCAGATCCGCACCCAACACCACAGTGCTCGCCCGCAATGTCTACTCCCTTCCGGGGACCTACCAGGACCTAGGAAGCAACACCAGCACAGACATCCTCGCACAGGCCAGCAGTCGGTTCAGTGGGTCTGGCTTTGGAACGCTCACGAACTTCGACCATGCCCCCGTGGTATATGATGGGACCAGTAGAAATCCATCGGTGTGGTATGCCAGAAGTCTCCTCCCACCCCAGATGTATGTCCTCGCCCGTAGCGTCCTGTCCCTTACCAGTGATCAGTCCGTTGTTCGATCTCGTCGAGGGGACTGGGTAGTCTGGAGACCCTTCGTAGGAATGTCCCCCCTCGCGGTCAACAGCCGCCTCCTCAACCAGCTGGAGGGGTTCCTAAATACCCTGGTCGGGGGGCTGGGGTCAGTCTCAAACGCGATCTTGAACGTGATCTCGTTCCTCCAACAAAGAATTCGGGAGATCCAAGAGCTTATCCGTCGAATCGAGCAATACTTGAACATCCCCTTCCAAATCTCAATCCCGGAGATCGTGGCCTTGCCCTTGCTGGTCAACGGCACCTCAGGGGTGGTCTCAGGTCTTGTCAGTGCCCAAAACAAGCCCACGGACGGCCCGCAAGCATATGCTGGAGGGCTTGCCATCATGGCCGGGGGACTTCCCGCACTGCTTACAGATCTCCTCCTCCTGGTCCTCTCCTCGCCAGCCAGTTCCCACACCAACCCCACCACCCCCTAACCATTCACCAATCCATTCATGGAAGTGCCAAAACGACGGTATTTCCTGCATTTGTTGGCCCAAGTATCTATTCACGGTGCTTTCCCTAGCCTTGGTGCCAAGTTGAGAGCGTAAAAGGGAGCATGACTACCAAGCTCAGCACCATGCCCGTCCCCAGGGGACTTGAACTTGCTCTCGTGCAGGCCATGGCCGAATCGATCGAGGACTCCATCAACATGGAGGATGCCATCCGCCAACTGCTCGTGAAGACAGGACATAATGACCCTAACATCACCGTGGTCGAGTGCGTAGGCCACCTCGTCAAGGCGTACTTCAGACTCAACGGGGGGTGCTAAACATGGGAAATCCCAAGAAAATCCTCGTTACAGGAGGCCCGGTCCACGCGTACTTGGACGCCGTGAAGATCATCACGAACAAATTTAGGGGTGGGATGATGGCTCAACTTGCGGATGACCTTCACCAAACAGGTACTTCCGTCACCTACCTGACTGCAAAAGGGGCCACCAAGATCCCCAAGTGGACCGAAGTCATCTTCCACGATGGATTCCAGGATTACAGGGACAAGGTGCGAGACCTTGCTGCCAAGCACGATGCCACCATCCTTGGAGCCGCCGTAGCCAACCTGATCCCCCTGAATCCATGGAAGGGGAAGTTCCCATCTCACAACTTCAAGCCCGGGGACCGGATCCCAATTGACTTCACCATCGCCCCCCGAGTCATCGATGATGTAAAGACCCACGCCCCCAATACGATGCTCTTCGGTTACAAGCTCCTGTCAGGTGTCTCCCATGAAGAACTGATCGAGGCAGCTTGGGGCGTGCTTCGAGAATCCAAGGCCCAAGCAATCATTGCCAACGACGCGAGCAACCTGGATGCCAAGTTCATCGTCACCAGGGAACGTGGGGTCCACTCACTTCAAGCCAATCAGCTAGCTGGGTTCATTCAGGCGATGCTGGCCGATACTTATTGGTGCTCAGAGCCGGGCATCATGTTCCCGCCCACCCCACAGGAGGAAGCCCAACTTCGAGATGCCCTGACTACCTTCTCAGCCACATGTGATCCAACCACATTCTTTCCAACTCATGGTGAGCTACGTTTCGGTTCCATCGCTATGCGTAGCCAAGGCGGAACCTTCTTGACCACCTCCAGGGGTAAGAACGAGTTGGCATCCTTTACCCGGTTCACAACGGCCCCCAATAACCACGTCATCTATCCCAGCCAAGGACCCAAGGCGAGCCTGAATGCCCCCTTACTTGCTAGAATCCTACAGGCCAATCCTGATGTGCACTGCGTTGTGCATGGTCATGTCCAATGGCCCAATCTTCCCACACAACCGTATGCCCCGCCCGGTACGGTGCGGGACACGGATCGAGACGTCTCCCAACCATTCAACATCGAAGGCCATGGCTGCTTCCTATTTCCCGACCCCCAAATGAAGGTAATTCAATGAACTATCCCAGCAACGTAGTCTACCAACGGCTGTATGCCCGCTACCTCAAGCCCGAACGTATCCATCAGATGTTGGAACTGGCTGGAGACCTGAAGGGACGTAATATCCTCGACCTGTGTGGGGGCGCCGGGGAACTGGCGGTTGAGGCATGGAAGAGGGGAGCGGGCACCGTTCAGATCGTGGACTCATCCTTCGAGATGACCCGCCCAAACCTTGACCCATCCTGCCGAGGAGCCCTCCAGATCATCAACAAGGATGTGGGGAGCTACCTGAAAGGACAACAGAGCCCTCTATGGGATGTCGCTTTCTGCAAGCAGGCTGTCAACTACTGGCTCGATGAGTTCTCCGCCAAGGACTTGGGCAACATCCTTCGGCCAGGGGGAACATTCGTGTTCAACACCTTCAACCAGTGTCCGGATACGGTCCCCATTCCCAAGACATATACCTCCCAAGGCCGAAGGTACGTGGAGATGTCCTGGTTGACCGATAAGTCTACCATCCAGCACGTCCAGATCTGTGAGGGAATGCCACCCCACACCACCTCGTTCTGGTGGATCTCCCCGGAGGAGTTTGACACTCTCGCCGAGGCAGGTGGCTTCGACTCCGAAGTCATCGTCGACCACGCCACATCCATCTACCGCTGGACCAAGAAGTAAACCACGTGGCCAAAAAGACTGCCCCCAAGAAACTGGATTGCCGCTTTTGTCGGGATGGCACCCCTGCTACCTGTCGGGTAGCCGTTTTCGAGGGGGATGAAGACCCCAAAGCGTACTGCGACCCTTGTGCCAAGGCATTCAAACAGGTCCTCCAGGAAAATCAGGTGGGATTCAAGGGGGCAGAACTCACCAATGCTGAATTAGTCCCGGACCCATGCTCAGAGCTTCGGAGTGAAGTACTAAAGCTCCTAGGAGGGGCATCCAGCCCTTCCCCACTCCTACGTGCAGCAATGGCCCTAGGGGCTCCTGGTAGGGCTCCTACCCCCCGTCAACAGCCCGTAATAGCACCCCCCAAACCAGAAGCCAAGTCAGATAGGCCAGACCCCTCCGGGCTCCTGGGTCTCCTGGGACTCTAAGGCCCCAGCCTTGGTCCCTTGAGGGGGATGAACATAGCCGGGAACCGACCCTTCACAGCAGGATGGTGCTTAGCAGCTGACTCAATTGCCGTTTCCAGCCTCTTACAGGGATCCCCAAAGGTCGAGAACAAAGACCCCATACAGTGGGCGGAGCCAGCCCCAATCGCATTGTAGCGACAGGATGACCGTTGGACACTGAAGTCTGAGTCAATCAAGTAGATCTTCCCCTGGTAGACCACCAGAGCATTAAAACCCTCCAAGTCTGCCTTGGGGATCTCAGCTTCTACACAGGCCGCCCTGGCTGGGTCCGCAAAAGCCCGCATCAAGTAGACCTCCTCAGACTCCCCAACCTTTCTCCTCCCTGTCAAGTAAACCCGCTCCACCAACTGCCCAACCCGCATTGATCCACTAGTAGCCACCACAAGCCCCTTGGAACAAGTCCACTTGGGCTTCGCCAATGTATCAGCCCAATCATCCCCACCAATGAAGGCATCTGAACAGATCCAGACCCCCTCATCGGTTTCTATGGCTGCTATGGCCGTCATGGATTGGGTTCCTTCGGGTTACTACCTATCGGTGTCAATGGCCATAATAGCTAAGGCCATGGTTTGGGTCATTTTGGTACACCACAGGCTATTTTGGGTCACTATGGGCTTTCCCCGTTCCCCGTAAGTGTACGTTTTTCCTAATCATTAGACTTTCCATTGCATCCCGCAGTACCCCCGCCCTGGGTCGATTGTCGGCATACTCACATATTCTGCTGCATAGGTCAAAAAACTCATGGTCCGTCATTGTTCCCTTTGCATAATTCGCATCCTTATGGACCCACCTAATATTGGTAACCTCCTTAAGACCTCCCCGACTCTTAGGAAGTACGTGATCTACAGCAGCTCCATGCCCCAATACCAAATCCACACCTGTGAGGGCACATTTCCCATTCTGAGCTTCCCACAGAGTATCAAGTATGACCCAGTCAAAAACCCCATTAAGATGTGTCCTGGCCATGTCCTGAAGGACATGCTTACGACATAGGCCCCATGCAACTGATATCTCCCCGCAATGTAGGCACTGACCAGACTCCCGGCGTTTAGCATACAATGCCTTTTGAGATGTCCTTCCCTTATCCCTACATTCCTTACAGAACTTCCAGGAACCACCACCATCAACCTTTTTGCCACATGAAAAGCACATCCTTTCAGCACTTCTCTTCAGGCGACGATCTTTGCCCCTGGAGCTCTGTTTCTCTGTACAGGAAACGCAGAGTGAGGGTATGGGGGCTCCATTTTCTGATAGCTTGGCTCCACACTTAGTGCACACCCCATCGGCCCTACATGCCTCGTATCGAAGAACATTTCTCTGTGCGGTACACTTTAAGCAATAGGGGTTACGACCGTTTTTTCTGGCCTTATCTACACTGAAGTCAACAAGGGGACCTTCATGGCCACACTGCCCACATCTTTTGGTTCCCAGAGGTACACTCATCGAATAACCTTAGGGTTGTTACCCAGCATCTCATCTACCCAAAGAGGTGTAACATGGCACTTACCCCTCTTAGCATCTAGCACGTAGAAGGTTTGCTGTGGGGGTTCGAACTTGGCCGAGATCCATCTGGCGAAAGGATTGTATCCAATCAACGACCCATTGACCATCACCCGACCAAGATCAGTCTGACAATGGAAATGGCCAATGTGGTGCAGATGTGCGTATCGTACATCATCCCATGCTGGAATTTTCTTCAACAGGGGGATAGAAATGCCCCCCACATTTCCACCATAGGAGATCTGGTCCCCATGTGTGAAGTGCAGTGTGAAGTCGTATGCCTCCACAAACTGGTCCATAGACTTGGATGTGTCGAATGTAACCCTTGGGTCCTTGGCAAAATGCCGCTCCAAAATCTTCCCCATCATGTACTCAAGGCTGTTCTCAGGTCCCGTGGTAATCATCTGCCTCTTCGTGAGGCGAGAATGATTACCACGGCTCACCGGGATGCTGATAGATCGGAGGTCCAACTTGTCCAGCAAAGTCTGGATGCCACCCGTTAGGTGAGGAAGCAGCCACACTACAGTCTCTACAGGAGACAATTCGTTGTTGGCTAAATTTTCTTCGTGGATATACCCGGTCAACAGGTCTCCCAATATAGCCAGAACAACATCCCGAATCACAACCTTTTTGGATGCACGATGGTGAGTTACCAGATCGATAATCCCAGTAAAAAACCTATGAATCCTTTTTTCCGCAATCTCTAGGTTGTAGCTATTGCGATAGGACACTTTTACAGCCTCCACCACCTCTTCGACATGCCAGTCACTCGCGAGCACTACGGCAGTTTGCTCTCTGAGCCCGGATGTCTTCTCCATCCTAATGATCTTTGGGGTGATGGGGCGCCCGATCTTTTCCAAAAAGGCCGTCTTTTCCCTCTCCGCCCTCAACATTTCAACAAGAGTCTCACACTCCTTCTTGAGTCGTCGGGAGTCACGCTTCTCAACATGAGTCACCACTGGATCTATTGGGGTGCCCCCTTCAATCTTGGGCCTAACCCTCTCCCCCACACCCACTTCCCCTGGATACTTGGCTCGGGGTGGAGGCTTAGGACCTTTACCTGCCCGCCACTTCTCAAGGGCTTCTCGGCGTTCCCTGCGTTCTGTTGATTCCCGATGTACCTTACGTGTCAAATCGCGTGTTGGGTCGCTCAAGAAAAGCTCCTAGGTTGTCAGGGGAAGATGTGTTCTACACACCTTATCCACCGTACCAAGGGGTCTACAGAGTGACAGGCAACGTCCTGATGAATTCTGGGGTCCATTGATCTTGGTGGTGTGGCACGTATTGTAGCACGGTGCCTATTACCTATTACACCTTAGAGCGTAGAAACCGTGTTGCAATCCGTGCAACCTACAGAATGTCAATTCCAATGAGTCCGCGACATGATGTGGTCACGCCGTCTTCCCCACCTTGCTCGAAGTTGAGGCCCTTACTGGTTGCGTTATCCTTGAGGATGACCTTCACCAAGAGAGGGCACATACCAGCCCCATTATCAAACAGGCCAAAGCCAAGGTTGAGAATCACATCACAGTAGACGGTCTGAGAACTCAACTCTGTACCGTCCGTATGCGCCTCATGGCATCCAGCCCCATCGAAGGCAGCATCCTGCTTTCCAGCGGGACCTGCCCCGTTCTCCTCTCCAACATCCATCCAGGTTGTAAGGCCCGGTACCTTAACCATAACCGCAATACCGGCCCCCCCGGGAGGAGTGCCAGTAAGGTCTGCATACTGTAACCCATGAATTCTGAGAGATGCCGTGGTAGTGGCGGGTGAAGTTACTGGCCCGGCATTGAGGGCCCGAACGAATACACGCTCTCCAGTCAGACCAGTGTAATTGGGTCCTACTGGTAGGTACCCGGTGTAATCCTTCTGTGGATAGATGAGAAGGCCACGGGAGGGGAAAGGGTTTTCCACCCCCTCACTGTAATTTGGATTACGCGCTGGTAGACCTGCAACCTGTGCTTCCTTGTCATAAGGAGCAATGTTGGACAAAGGGGCCATGTGAAGGCTCTGGAAGTACCACCCAGGCCAATTTGGATCAGCCTGAACAGGCCTCACAAGAACATTGATGGCCCCAATTGTTCCAGGGGCTCCTGAGATTCCAGGACCCTGAAGAATCGCCTGGGGAGTACCTACACCACCAACCAAAGGGGCCCAGTCTTCTGGATACCTATAGACCTCATCCAAGAACCTCTCTTGGGTGTCTTTAATTGGTCCCATAGCCGCCGTAGCACTACCAAAAACGGAGGCATTGCCATAGGGCACGATGGCCGTGAAAGACCCCTCCTGCATCGAGTGGAACAGGATTGGTTTTCCTGAAGCCTCCGTCAGGGTGAATCCTCGGTTGGATGCTGTATTGCCTCCAACATAAGGCATCGAGAATCCCGTGGCCCCATCGACGACAAGGGGACGCCGAATGAAAAACCTCACCTTGGCATCTTGAGTGAACGAGGGGGTGGTAGTATCCCCGAAAAAATTGAACCCCTCAGGCAGGGTTGCTACGTTGAAGGTGTAGGAGAGATGGCTAGCAGTAACGGGATTTGTGGCTCCAGCAAACAGATCTGCAAATCCAAACTCTACACGTTGTCGGCGAAACTCCCCAAGCCTTCCGGGAAACAGGGTAACGGCTGCCGAAGTACTGACAATGTTAGAGGCAACAGGAGATTCGGTTCCCTCATAGGCAAACGAGGACAGGGACAGAAATCCCAAATTCTGATTCAGCGCAAATCGCCTCTGGTCAGCTGCCAGCGGACCCGCTACCGGAACCTTATCATGCGAGCGGTATCCATTATTCTTGAACGCCCCGGTGAAGTCCAAAGTCATCACCTGAATGGATGCCGCAGCCGTATCCGCTACCCGATCCAAAGGGGTGTAGTATTGCACGCCTGAGTAGTAGATAAGGTTGTTGGCCCCTATCCCCAGGGTATACGTGGTAGTGACAGGGGCCGGGACCGCAGTACCATCGTTGTCCTCCAATATCTCAGACCGATGTGCCCCATAGGGGGCTGCCACTGTTGCCGTAGCTGCGGGGTCAATCAGGTTATCTAGCTGGTCGAAAGGAGAGCTGTTCCCCGTCCAATCCACCAAATTGGTGGAGTATACCTGACTTGCAGAGGGCACCACACCATCTCTCACATAAGACTCAAAATAGGCTTCCTTTTTGAAGTGCACAAGGGCATAGTTGTCGTCTCGTCGATCCGCTACTGCCCCTACTGCAAGAGAAAATCGATGCCGATACCGAGCCAGTTGGTAGGACCAGAAGTCGGCAGTGAAGTTGGCATAGTTACCGGCCTGTGCCAAGGTACCGGCACCCCCCAGTGCTGGGAGGAGCTTGTCTGTAAATCTAGCCTTCTCAACTGTGGGTGTGTAGGGAAGATTCGAGACGGTGGAGTAGTCCTTGAGGTACGGGAGCCGGTAGGCAAAAAAGTTCCCGTTCGTACCACCCCCAATCCCAATACTAGATGGCAGGGAGGGAACCACCGTAGTGCCGATTGAATTAGCTGTGCCGCCAAACACGGGTAGTCCCCCATTCGTGACGGCGGGAGCAAATGTCACTGCGCTGGGATCCGTGAGTAAACGAACTTGACCGGCTGCAACAAGTGTGAACGGGTTTGTGCCTGCGGTTACGGACACCCCTGACTGGAGTTCATCCAACATATACTGACCGGCAGCTCTCCCGGGGAAGTTGTAAGGACTACTTACAACATCGGTCCCGCCCGTTGGGGCTACCAACACATAGGTGGCAGACGAGTCTGCAAAAGTGACAGAGTTGCCTATGGTTCCCGGACTGGCTAGGTGTAGCTCTACCACACCCGCAACGGGAATGGCGAAAAAGGTATTGGGGTAGTACAGGCTATTGATGGCCAACGAGAGATTAGTCGCAGTGGCGGCCACCCCACCTCCTACTTGGAACTCTAGGGGGTTTGTCGGGGCACCCGCGGTTGCGGTGAATATGGCAGAGGTAAGCCCCCCCGGAAGGCCAATTGTAATTGTGTAGGGTGCCGCCGGATTAGCGACATTTGTAAGGCTGCCAAATGCTCGTTGAGACCCCGATGCCTCCGAGAAGATACCCCCGGGCAATCCATCAGCCCCATCCTGCAGACCCTTTCCTAGTAGAATAGCCGCAATGCAACGAGCTTGGATATCAGCAATGTTAGCGGCTGGTGCCGCTGGAGTAGCTGGTTCTCCATAGGGCCACTTCACCAACGCCAGCACTCCCCTGTCTGCCGGGGAGCAAATCCCCGACACAACAGCCGAAGGATTAGCAATTGACTTGAAAAGTCGCCATGTGGGGTACCCATCCGCAGCCCCCAGGCCCTGAGTCACGGTTACAAAAGCTGCGTGGGCTAGACCCACCCCCCCACCATCATATCCGCCATCGGCCACATTGAACATGGGGTCTTTGGCGATGTCTACCCCGGTTCCGGTTTCGGATACTGGCGCCCGATAGTAATACGGGTACACAGCGGCAACATCCGCTACGGGATTAAGGGTGGGAGCTAATGCCCCATCATTGAGCTTCAGGATTCCCCAATCTGGGGCCCCTGAGTTAGCGGACCCCAACCAAGCGACGCCAGAACTTCCCACCCCACCCATTGCCGGTGGAATCAGGGCTGCCAGCTCATCCAGAGATGTTTCTACATCCTCCCCCAAAGTAAACCTGTCAAATGGATCCAGCACGGAGATAGCCGAGGCGGGATGCGCCCCCGCAGGGCTCTCAATATGAGCTGTCAAATCCCCACTTACTGTTTGGTTAGTTCCAGAAGGAGGCGTGAATCCCCCTCCAGTAGCGATCGTCGATGGGTCTACAGTGCGGGGCATGGACTTTAGTTCCCAGTCGTGAGCAGGAGGTTCTTGGTGCGGTAGATTGAGGCAGCCGTTCGAATGGCTGGTAGATCCGTGAAGGCAATGTTGTTGTTCGCATCGAGGTCTGCGAACCTTGAGATCACCACCAACAGCAACTCCCCCTTCCGGAACAGAAGGTTTGAGGTGGTACTCCTCACAAGCATTGTCGTGAACACTTTGTGACGGACTGCACCTGACAGGGGTTGGGCCATCGCGGTGGGCTTGTACCCCAGATAGTTGGCGTAATCATAGTAGGCCCGGAACTCGCCATCAGTCAGAGGGCCACGTCCAAGTGGAGCGGTGTTGCCAAGGGTGATCGTATTGGACCCGTCCATCTGCACCAACGAATGGAGCGTCAGAAGACCTGTCTGAGCATTGAAGTCCGTGATGGCCACATCAGCGGTTGCCGAGAAGTACCACTCTTTGGGAAAGCCCGCCCCAATGTCTACAGTTGGGACCTGCTCCATGGGACTACCATATGGGAAAGAATCATCTGTGGATCCCTTGCCCACTTGCCCCGTCCACACATTGTCCAATACGGCTACCGGCTCCAAAGTGATTTCGGTTGGAAGTACCACAGGCCCGCCCAACTGAATCCCACAGGTCTGTGGGGCCACGGCTGTGTAGTACACGTCAAGCTGATACCCGAGGCCCGCACCCGCATTGGGAATTGGATCTTGGGGCACATAGGTCACCGCAATTAGTACTTGACCCGCTACCGCGGCGGCCAAGGTAAGCTCCCTGGAGGCACTTCCAATAGCCGGAGTGACGGGCGGTGCCCCATTTGCCAACAGACCTGTTGCTGTCTGAATACGACGAGGGGTATACACCTTTGTGGTGTTTCGGGTAACAATAGAGTCAAGGAAGATCGTAGACTTCTGCTCCAACAGGACTTCCCGCTTGTCAGATCGAAACTTGGGGTTTGGCACCCAAGTAACATCCATCTCTGGGGGACGTTGTGTGGAATCCTGCTCCACCACAGACCCCCCATCATACGGCAGATACCCGGACGACGCACTGGGAGTGAGCGTGGTGTCAGGAGTATGCAGAAGACCTGCTCCTGTTGGATAAGTGACCTCCAACTCGATAAACAACCTCCGAGTTGATCCCCCATCTAGGGCAGGGTCGTCAACCATAGGATGGTCCACCCCTATGCCGCCATCATTGATAACTGATGGATTCGAGTCCAAGGTCAAAGAGATGATGTCCGTGCCCACTCCTGTCACCAAGGCCAGCTGGGTGGCCTGATCAACCATTACCGTATCATGGCCATCATCGTGAAACACTGTCAGAACATCTGTAACACGGGTCCCCACAGGCCATGCGGCACTTACCTTGGGGGCACCACCTACTGGAATGGTCCAATCCTGGAGGGAAGATGCCTCAAGAAGGCTGAAATCAATGTCAATGACATCCCCCTCACACCAAGAGAGAACGCTGGCCCCAGCCTTAGTGACCGTGATTCCAGTTGGGTGCGCCCCGGTTGGAAGAACCTCAAACACGATCTGCTCAACCACGGATTGGGAAGCAAACCTTCTGGCCACATGGTCAAATTCCCGGATGAAGTCTCCAGCAAACCCGGGGGCCCCAGCCCGTCCCACTTCGTTGCAGTACATGGGGGTCGTAGATTGACCTCCAGAGCCGTTACCTATTAGGCCCACGTCGGAGGCATCCACTTGCCACGTCAAATTGGTCTGATCCATCAGGGATTGTGACTGGAATTTGAGTTCTGAGGCAAAGTCATACCCGGGTGGGGTCACGTGTCTACGGAGGTCCAGGACATCCACTGCATCAATCAGGTCGTGGAATAGCCCATCTGGACGGTCAGACTTCCCAGCGGCAATCGCTACTGGTCCTGCCACGTCAATGTGGGTATTGGCAAATCCCACGTGAGTGAAATTAATCCCCCCATTAGCATTAGCCGCTGGGCTGAAGCCCCCTGTTGCCGTGGCGTCGTTTCGGCGGAACACAAAACACACCGGAATGGCATACACAAACCCATCCACGGAACCCAATGCCGTCGAAGCAGCGGAAGACCCATCCCCGGCGAGGTATAGGCCCGCATCCTCAAACCCATAGGCCGTAGCATCGGAGTTTGCCACTACTGTGGCGGCATCTGCCGGAACGAAGGGGTATGTGGCGACAGGGGCTCCTTGTGCCCCCTGGGCCAAGATATTCACATTGCTGAAGGCATCTGGCTGAGACTTTGGATTTACCCCGAGAGCCAAGTCAGAGTACACCCTGAGACGATATTGGATTTGAACCCTCTGTGTGGTCTCAACATTCAACACCGGGTCCACAAGGTCGTCAGTAAGATTGACACCAGACGGGCTGCCAACATTTCCATGCCGGTAAATCGCGTTCTGATTGGGTTTGTTGGTCCTATCTGCACCATTCAATAGAGTAGCAGCGGAGACCACAATATTGATTCCGCCAGTGCTCTCTGCGAGCAAAATCCCATTCCCCGCAACCCCCCCAAAGGTGGCCGTCACAATGACGGTGTTGGAGAGCAGAGACCGGGCAGCCACGTAGGTTGGATAGAGGCCATTTGCGGGGTTGTTGATTGCCGCCACAAGATTGGTGGCCGTAGCATTCGCACTAGCACCAATAGCAAATCCTGTGGCACCGCCACCATCGGCCACAAACGTAACCGCTGGGCCTGCTACAGCAGTGGCATCAATGGTAGTGGTATCCCCAGGAGCAATCACCTGAGGGTCGACAATCTCAATGGTACCTCGGGCTCGGGGGGAGGGGGCTACTTGGGCACGCCAAACCTCCAGGAACACAAAATCGGTGGTCTTAATGTCGGGGGCGATTCCAGAAGATGCCTGGGCCGCCGGGAGCGTGATGACATTGGCCCCCGGCGTGGTAGTTCCCGTGTATTCCACTGCCACGGGCATCCCAGCAACTATGGCGAGGAGCTTCCCCAACTCAAACTTGTTGGCATCAGCCGGGGCTGGAGCACCATAGAAACTGTAGTCACTGAAAGAGGATCCAATACCCTGACCCCGGAAAAACCCCGATGGCAGGGACCGGCTAGCCAGCAAAACCCGATTGTATCCGCCCACGTCCTGGGTAAGGTTCAGGTCGGCATCGAGAATTGGCCTTCCCGATTGAGCAAGCAGTGTGTCCCAGGAGGCTTCCCCGGCATCCAGGCTTCGGGAAACTGACGAGGGGACTACGGTGTTATAGAACTTGGGAAAAGTAGGCATGGGCAGCTATTGGAGGCAGGTGGATAGGACCATTAGTTTCGCTTCCCCTTACCATACCACTAGAGCATCGAGGCAGCGAGGTCTGCCAAGGGGCTACGGACCCCCTCAGGCAAAAATACGGCTCCAGCGATGTGGGAGGTTCTGGTCACTGTGGCAGCATGAACCAATCCGTTGCTAAGGGCATCCAGGAAGGGGTCATCAATCTGAGATGGGTCCCCACACAACACCACCTTTGTACCCGTAGCCGCCCTCGAAACGATAGTCCGGACTTCATGGGGCGATGTGTTCTGAACCTCGTCGAAGATCATGAATGCTTTGGGGATAGACCTGCCCCTAATTGAGTGCATGGGCTGGATCTCTACCTGCCCAGCATGGAGCAACTGCTCCCAGTTTTTCTCTTGGATCCCCTTCTTCTGGTTTTCCTTTTTGTCTGTGGTCAAGAGCTGGTCCAAGTTGTCGTAGAAGGACATCATCCAAGGGGCCATCTTTTCCTCCTCATTGCCTGGGAGGTAGCCAAGGTCTCGGCCCATTGGCACCACGGGCTTGGAGAGGATGATTTTGTCGTATGCCTTGTCTAACTGGTGTAGGGCCACCATAAGTGAAAGGAGGGTTTTCCCGCTGCCACTAGGTCCCATCAGCACGACCAATTGAACCTTGGGGTCCAAAAGAAGGTCCAAAGCCATTTGCTGCCCCTCGTTCTTAGCATCAAACTTCATCTTGGGGACCCTGGTGGAGATTGGCTTGAGGGACGCCTTCCCCATTCGGAAGAGCTGGGATTCCCCATCAGGTGCCGTGAATTGTACAAATTCATTAGGGGCTACACCCGTCAGATCTACAACATCCTCTGTCCAAGGGGGCATCTCCGCCTTAGTGCCATAGAGGGTCTGGAGGTTGTCCAGGCTCGCGATGGGTAGGGTATGCTTCCCAGTTGGGATCTCTCCCGGATGCACTCGGTCTTCTCGGTAATCCTCAGTCTTGAGGCCCCTGGCATCCGCTAGGATCCTCAGGTTCACGTCCTTGGTGACCAGGACCACAGTCAGGTGCTTGAACCGTTCTTGCGCCTTCAGAGCGGAGCCAAGAATGAGCATGTCCATCTTCCGGGACAGGGATGTATTCTGAAGCTCCTCGAAGTGCTCGTCCTGACCTATGATGAAAAAGTGGCTGTTGGTTCTGGAGTCCAGAACCCCCCCTGGATCCTGAAGGCTCCCCTGCTCAACAATCTCTGCAATGTGTCGGCTAGCAGTTCGAGCGGCTGAAGCCACATCGTGACGCTGGCTAATCTTCAAGTCATCCAACTCCATGACAACGAAAAGTGGAATTGCCACCGAGGACTTCCTGTAACTGTAGAGAGACTCGGGATCATGGACTAGGACAGAAGTGTCGAGCACAAACAGTTGATTTTCCACGTTTACCTGTGGGGTACGGGTGATTACACGTTGTCTAGAATTACCGAGTCTGATTCTGTTCCTCCATATGGCTGAAATTCAGCAAGAAATTCGCCAGGTTATGGTCAAAATGGATGTGTTCGGCTTCGAAATTAAATTGAAATTGCTTACGTTAACCAAAATGTCGCACACAGTCAAATCCAAACTGGGATCATAGGTAGGGAACACCGAAACCACAGGGTTCAACACTACTGGGTTCATCGAGATTGTGCGAACTAGGCCCATCTCATTGAGGGGTCCTACTGCCTCTCCTTCCCCAAAAGACGTAGTGAAATCCACTACATTGGTGGGGACTGCGGAGACTGCACCTGCTGCGGTGCGGAACACGGTGCTTGTGAAGGGCTTGCGGGCAATCTCGGCATTCAGGTGGCGTTGCCTGTTATCTGGGGCGTCTGGATTGAGGATGGGTCCTGTGGCGCCCGTCCCAACTGCCAGCATGGTCAAACCACGGATAGCAGGTGGAGTAGGAGTAGCCCCCGAAGCCAGCAGCATGGCAATAAGCACGCCACCGTCAAGAGTCACCAAGTTTTCCTTCTCAATATGCTCCAAAACCTTCCCAGTGCGGGAATCCGTGAGCTCAAGGATGTACTTGCCCTTCATAGTAGGGATAGGGTCGGTGTGGCTAAAGCCAAAACCCATCTTGACTGCTTCCCGGGCCTTCTTGATTCGATCAAAGTATCGTGCCATGACTACTGGTTCCTATAAGGCCGTTACAGCGCGGCCACGAGAGCAGGGGGGTCGCTATCCGTGAGAATTGCCCCAGGGGCCGCCCCGTACCGAAGAATCCAAGTGACTTCCCGGTAGATGGCTCCTGTATCCACACCTGGAACTGTACCCGTGGCAGGGGCAGTTGGGTACAACATTGCCGGTCCCACCCCTGTTGCAGCCGGGTTGGGGTCTCCCGAAAATGGAGCCGTGTAGATAGCAGGTCCGATTAACCCCAATTCCCCATCTGCCCCACCAGCTACCCCACCTGAGGCAAATAGCACAAACCTGGAGGTTCCTGGGCCCCTGCCCCGGTCCACCTGACCTACCCCCACGAAGTTCTCTGAGAATGTGGTGCCAGAAAAGCCCACACCACTCATCTTGGACCCATCACAGAAGGAAGAAATCCTACTCCGGTCCCCCCCATCATCCAATTGGAAAAAGGACATCCTCTCATAGAGGTAATCAGGGTCGTTTTCGTACTTCCTGACGAGATATTGGTCCCGAAGGAAGTAATTGGGGTCCGCTGGCACCGCGGGTGGGAATGCTGGGGTAAGTCCCCCATCTCCAGATACCGTACTGACAGTATCCGTATCCAGGACTGCGATCCCTGTCTGAGACATAGGTACAGGGGGTGTGCCCTCATTCAGGAGAGTTTGTGACTCCCTTAGAGGCTGACTTTGGAGGTAGGTGGTAGTGACGGGCCTCCCGGCTGCAAACACCACATTCACGGGATAGTTGGAGGAGGGCAGGGTAATCCCCAACAAGGAGACCTCTTGGCTATCCCGATTGAACCTCCAGAGGTTGGTTGGAAGGGTGACATTGTCCACCCTGACCGCAAACACACGATCCGCATAAATATGACAAGGTCGTAGAGAGATACGGGCATCCGTAGTTGAGGCAACCACCACCTCTTCTGGGCTCATATCCTTGAGCCTGTCCCCACTGCTGATGACATTCCATCGATTGAGGACCATGGACTGAGGGGCCCTGTAGTCCACCGAGATGTTGGTGAAAACCCGGTACCGTACGTCATCCCAAGTCGACAGGACAGAGGATGCCGGGTTTAGGGCACCAAACACCACGCTGCCAAATTTCTCATCCGAAGTCACCCTTGGCAGCTGCATGTAATCCAACGTCACCCATCCGGCACTGGGATCCATCGATTGGGTGGCGAAGTCTCCTGTATACCCTGGCGGGGGGGCCAAATCAGGACGAACGAAGGAAGCCCCAAACGTGGGGTCCATAAACACTCGGACCCAGCACTCAGACCGCCAATCCATCTCGGTAATGACCGAGAGAGGATCCGAGTTGGCTACTGTTAACCCGTCTGTGCGTGGGATCTTCCAGTTGTTGATGTCATGTTTGTCACCGCCTAGGTAGAGACCAAACGACCGGTGCAGGTTCAAGACCCCAAACTCTGTGATTCCAAAACAAAGGCCCCGCAGGGATGCCTCAAACTGAGATGTCACAGCTGGATAGGCCCTGATCTCCACATCCCCGAGTAGTGTGGAGGGTCCTGGGAAAGCCCCAGGGGCCAGAATCACAGCCACTACATTGTCCACATAGAGGGTAATGGCCCCTGTCTCAAATTCTAGCCGGTAGGTTCTCTGGGCACCATCGGACCAAGGTACGGCGACCGTCGCAATTGCCGCTGTCGTTGGGTCACCCCGTAGCACAATTGTATCCGTGGCTACGAAGTCCAAACAAACCTGTACACCCACTCCTTGAGCCAACAGACTCAACCCTATCCTTCCAGCGGCCCCACCCACGAAACTGGTGATGGCCATTCGGAACTCAAGGAACCTGCCCACCCCAAAAGCATAATAGGGGGTAAGGGTATTGAACATGGACCATGTATCCGCCACACTCGTCAGGAGATACTCAGGACCGTTCGGGAAGGTACTTGGCTCTGTAATCCCGGTCCCAACTACTGCATCCCAGGTCTGAAGGTAGTATGGGACTGACCCCACCAGAGACAGGGTATCGGACCTGTAAATGGACTTACCAAACCCCCCATTGTCCTGATAAAGAATGGAAGACAACTCGGCTTGACGATGTGTATCTTGGAGGGTCAGCGTAGCCCCTCCAATTCCATAGGTGTCCCTTGCCACGCTAACCTTGGCATCCAAAGCGGACACTCTACGTCCCGTAAGGAAAGGGTCTGTGTACCCATATCCATAGGATGTACCCAACCCCTCAATTGCTGGGGTACTAGTGATGCGAAGGGCACCGGCATCCAACGCGGAATCTCCAAACGGTGTGGTCAGGTACCACTCAGCGTCCTCCGGATCCTGGGTCATTGTGGTATCGATCACCGTCCCACGTGAGAAGGCGTAGGCCCCATCCGGTGTCGCCTGATACCGGATGAACTGCCACTCAGTAGCATTCGTGGCTACCCGGTCCAGGGACCCCCATACAGCCCGGCCATACCCCTCAGGCAATACATCTGGACCCAAGTAAGCAGGGGAGGCGAGGGTAACAGCCCCTATGGAAAGGGATGCCCCTGAAGTGCCACCAAAGACCACCTGTGCAGTCTGACTCCTAGTGTTAGCATAGAGCCGCCAAGTACAAGGGCCCTCATCCCACTTGGTCTCAAAATAGATCGTGACGTCCCTGTTTCCGAAAAGCTCGGGATCTGCTGGGAAGACGGGGGTTACGCCAATGGCGGTGACACCGGTTGTGGACTGGAAAATGTCCACAACCGTATAGACCCCGGTTTGTGTCCCCGTCAATATTTGAAACTTGTCCCCGGCTGCCAAAAGGGTGGGCACGGAGCCTGTGGGAATGGTGACCACTTGAGCAACTGGAGGCACACCTGTACGGGCTAGAATGGTACCCTCTGCCTGTGGTCCGATGACCCAGGAGTTCTGGCTTGACAACTCTCCAGGTCGAGCCAGGAGACCAATATGTCTAAGGGATGTTCCCGTTACTGGATTGGTGACAACGAGGGCCCCTGCGAAAAAGAGCCTCCGATTGTTATGGAACCCGAAACCAACCCCCGTGAATACCCCATCCAACGTGTACTGGGTGACCTGCAACCTTGCCCCAATGGAAACTGAGGTAGAGATCGGGAGAGGGAAATCCTGCTTCCAGTAGGACACAGAGGAGGGGTCATTGTCCGTAAGGGTGAAGATGCCGTTGGGGGCGGATCCCTGAGGATTGCCAACTGAAACCCATGGGCTACTTGGGTCATTCATCCCCCCATCAAAACTGAAACTTTGGGGCCCTACATCGGCCACCGCATAGGGGACATTCACCCTGCCCGGAGATTGGTTCAGCAGCAACGTTGTGGGGCTGTTCAGGGCAGCCGTATAGCCCTTCTCGAAGGCTAGGTAACGATGGGCAACCTGTAGGGCGGGATTCCTTCTTGGATACCGCCCCAGTGCAACAGCCATCGGGAAACGGGTAGTATCCGCACCCCCTCCAGGAAGACCAACACCCGAAGACGTGGTGTGGCGTCCGCCTTTCAGGTCCCACTTGTTGAGGGTCAATCCCATCGTGTTAAGCCGAAGTCCCTGAACCGGGGCTGGGAACCAGCTGTAGCTCACGGTTACGGTATGTGCCCCAGGAGCAAATCCAGCAATTGGGGCAGCTAGGGTGATCAGACCCGTGAAGGGGTTGATTGCACTAACGGTTACGGGGGCCGCATCATAGAGCACGGTCACATCGTATTTGGAGGCAGGAGTGCCATCCCCCCACCCCTTCACCAACGGTCCCCTGGCCACCTGGAGTGTACTGAAGGGGCCTCCCGGGGAGTAGAACTGGGACTCCGCATCCTCATTGGTAACCACAATTGGTCGACGGATACCAAGGCGGTCTACCTCCACCGTATAAGCCACACCACCCCCGGCACTTGTAAACCTTGGGGCCACCCGAAGAATGGAGGGTGCGGGACGAACGGATGTTGAGGGACCTAGAGCATCCCCAACTGGACCCCCATCCAAGCCCAGCACCGTTTCTAGGAGGTACGAACCAGCATTGGGTCCTGTAGCAAACGTCAGAACCTCTCCCGGCACAGCCAGTGAGAAATCCTGTAGGGCATCGACAAAAGCCCCCTCCTCCACAGTGGCGTTCCCTGACAACCCAGTGGGAGACGTTGTGTAAGCCCTGGCCACCACATCATCCCCATAGGGAAATGTGAGAACCGCTTTTACCTCATATCGATGCTCCCGAGGAAGATGGGTGCTAGGAGCTGGGGCGGGCACCACAGGTACCAGAAGGGTGGCCCCAACTCGAACTGACCGGAAACTCAATGTGGGGTCATTGAACATGTACCGGTCAGCCAGCACAATCCCACCAGATCCCGAAAGCTCCTTCGTACCTGTACAGTCCCTACGGACGTCCTCATACCGATAATCACTGAGGTCCACCCTCCCCAATGTATCAGTGAAGGCTTGGTCAAGGGTCTCCCGGAACAGGTTACGGTACTCATACAAGGTATGGGCGGGGTCTAGTGCCTGTAGGATTAGAGCCACATTACTTTGCAGGACCAGTGGTAGGTCCGCAAAATCAGACAAAAGATCATGAACGTGTGGATCCTGTCCCACCCCATTAGCCGACTCCACCAGGAACCCGGATATTGGATGGGTGTGAGAGGGGCCAGTACCCGCATCATACACGGCATCAACCGTGGTACCTGTACCAGATACGTTGACGGTCACCGTGTGATAATGCAAGGCCACCGCAATAGCTGAGGTGGACGCGGTTTTCCGATACTTCGATATGTCTACCTCGAAAGTGAACTGGTCTGCAAGGGTCCAGGCTACTCCTGGGACCCCTACAAACTTCCCCTTCTCAATGATGGAAACATTGGCATCGGTCAAGGCTTCCACACCAGAAACAAGGGTGGATACTTTGCTGCCTTGTAGGAGCAGGGCAACCATCCTCTTGAGGAACTCCCGGTAGGTAATATCCCCGCCTATCTCAGGGATTCCAGTGACGCTTGCATCTGGAAATACCAGGGTTGCGAGGAACTGGAATAGGACCTCGCTGCGGGTGAAATCAAAGTCCGTGTCCTCGTATGCATCTGTCAGTAGAACCTGGATCTTGGCCAACTCCTCAGCCGCCGATTGGAATTGTTGGACATAGTAAGGGCCCTTTGATTGGGCCACATAGTTCGAGGGCAGCGAGTTGAGAAACACCGTAACGATTTGGTCCGCAAGCGCACGTACACGGTCAGCATCAACCTGCCCAGTTACCCCAAATGGGGCTGGGTTCTGTGCACTCGGGCCATAGACGGAGGCAGGGAGGCGGCTGGTTAGCCCTGAGGTGTTTGGGGATTTGGGTAGGGTCATGGCCTAGCGATCTTCCGTGTATGTGAATCGGACACTGCCCAAAACCAGATATTCCATCTGATTCACTGCGATATCCTGTTCCCCCTCACTGTACCGCACCATGTACGTGGTCCAGTACTTGTGGTTGGATGGGGCATCCCCAATTGGCAATGAAACCAGCACATGATTTTTGACTAGATCCTGGCTGTACCCCGGAACCAGGAGCCCCCCACTTCCTATGATGTATGCCCTCCCATTACCCTGAGCTAGATTCTGTGGGGCACTCGTTTGAAGGTCCAACGCCACGTCATCCTGGTACACCCCACGGAACTCATTTGTTGGTCCCCCCCCGTTGTCAGTAGGGGCTGTGAGCTGTTGAATGATGAGCCATGTAGCATACTGTGAATTAGACCAGGAATCAACCCTGAAGGCGTCCCCCAGAGCCAAGGTATCCAGGTCATCCCGGACCACCTGACTATTGACCGCACGGGCCATCTTGGTCAAAGGAACCACTACATAGGATACATAGTCGCTCCGGTCGATAGCCGTGATGACATCCGACCTGCGAAGAGCTTGGACCGACCCGGACACAAGGTACTGAAGGTTGTTACGGATGGACTGGTCAGCGAGGTTCCGGATGTCTCCCTGTTGGGTGCCAGTGCCCTTCTTCAATACCACAGATGCCGTGATGTCAACGGGCACCTGTACGGATTCCTTGGCCAACACCAGGGCCGTTGCATGACTCCCATCATCCAAAGCTTGCTGCAAAGCGGATGTCACCAAGTTGGTCTGATAAGAGACCACGAAATTCTCGGCGTACTGGTAGGTAATCAGTACAGTCCCCCCGTCAGGGATGGTGCTGGTTTGGGTCCGTCGAATCCCCACAGGGTTCGTGGCGTCCCCCTCAACGATTGTGTAATCGGGAGTGCCCCCTGGGTCGTAAGGCCCCGCATAGGTGACCGTGCTGGTGCTGTTTGTGACCACTAGGCTCAGGGAGTCTGCCCCCAGACGGAACAGGGACTCCACGTAGAAGCCACTCACCAAATGAAGCTCGTTAGTTTCGGTGAAGAGTGCCCCAGATGGAGACACCACATTGGGATCCGTGGACTCGTTGATCTGAAGGTAGTCTCCTGCTTGGGTGGACTTCCCCAGGCCCAATGGTGCCTTAGGGTGTACAAGAGAGTAGAGTTGGGTATCCAGCAACCCCGTAACCTCCCCCTCCACAGAGAGAACAGCACTCACTGGCTGGCGAGAGAGCGTGTAGGTAGTCCCGGTCCGGTAGCGGTAGTCCCCCAACACAATGTCTGTGAGCCCCAATGCGGGCTGAACAATCCCTGAGGCGGTGGACAGTTGGATGGTGTTGTAGTTGAGAATTACCACCCCGGTCAGGTCAAAAAACTCCCCTGTAGTGATGTTTCGGATACCCAACCCGAGAGAGAGGTAGTCAAGCATCTGTGCCAGTGGGTTGGAAACCGTCAGATCCACATCGATAGCCCTGAGGACGTAGTCACTAGGGGTTCCAATGACCACAAACTGAATGTCCCTCTTCTGGGAATAGGTGAAGGCAAACACATCCGAGATGGTCGCATTGCGGACACCACGTTCCCACACATCCACCAACCCCCCCATATGCCTCTTGAGGGTCGTGTCATAATCCCGCTGCATAAAAGGGCTACCTGCCCTCACCACCTGTGATTGCAGCACTCCAGGAACACTTGCTGCTATCTTCCCATACCCCTGAGCAGTCCCAGTGTCCACAGAGGCCAAGGCAGCCCTTGCCCTCGATGCCAAATGAGAATTGGTTTCTACGTCGGTCCCTCCGAAGGTAGGAGCATCATTCGTCACGGACAACCCATACACGGCACTCGATGTGATCTGCCGTGCCCCAAGGTTCGTCACAGACCCTACGGTCACTGCCTGAAGGGGAACCGTGACCGAGTATTGCCGGGTGGCGGGATTGTAGAAGGAAGCCAAGCTACTCACGGGAATGGAAGAGGATCGAGTAGTCCTGTACTGAATACCACCACCCACCACGATTGTCCCGAGAGGGATTGGGAGGCTCTGCGTCGGGGTCAAAGAGGTGTAGAAGCGGCCCTCACCAATGGCCCCCTTACCACCTTCCCTGGTAACCCCAAAATTGGCAGCAAGCTTCTCAAAAGACCCATCGATGATGGCCTGCACATCATTGACATTTGAGAAGAACAGGGCCGAGGCCAGAGCTGTCTTGTAGGCCGAGGAGGCAGGGGACACGGATGCCCCCGTGCCATTGGGGTCGTCAATTGCCAACAGGGTGTCAAAAGAGGATGCCCGGTACACGTAGTCCAGCAGGAATCGGACCCGCTCAACCTCTGTGGAGAATGGGTCCAGGAATGTGTCCCGTACCACTGCCCCAGGTTGCACTGCAATGTCTGGGTTCTGGCGGTAGATTGAGAAGATCGCTTCCTCCAGGGTCTGTTGCCTGGAGATGGCAGCCAGCGTGGTCGTCTGGATCCTAATGACCGCAGGTGCCCCCACTACCTCCGTAGAGAAGAAGGATTCAAACTCCGTCTGTGTCGTGGTATCGAAGTAAACTGCGGTTACCACATAGAAGAGGGATTCCGTAGAGGGGGTTGAGGCAAACACCCCCGAGAAAATGGTGGGGGGGGTAGACTGTGCATTGTTGTTTCGCCCATGGGCGAAGGAGTAGTAGGTCACCGTCTCCAAAGAGGACAGGGTCACCTGGGTCTGGATCTCCGTAACCGTCTGTGCAATCTCTACCCTGGAGTCCACGTCCGCCGACAACACCGTCTCCGCAAGGTTCTCTTGGTCAACCCGGGCTCTAACATACAGGGGGTTGGATGCCTGTGCAGGATTCTTGGAGGTGAGGGTAAAAAGCTCCGTGGCATTCTCCACAGGCTCCCCCGTAACGACCTTGTTGACATTGAGGCGGGTGTACCCACTTGCTCCTCCCCCCGCAGTCGTGGAGGCATAGAAGTTGTAGCCAGTAACTCGTGTGTCGGTGAGCCCCTGGACGGTGATTGTTACCTCATTGTCCATTCGCTCAATTGTGATACCACTGGGTGGCTCGAATATCTCTACCTGGGATGGGGAGATGAGCCTGATAGTAGCGGTGACCGCAGGGGTTCTGGTACCCCCCAGGTAAACCCCACGCACCTGAATGATGTTATCCCCAGACAAAAGGTCCAGCCCATTTGGGAAGGATGATGGGTTGGGGATCGTGAAGCTAGTACCGGTAAAGGCCACAAGTGAGGGGTCACTCGTGAAGGGCTGCCCAAAGATGGACACCTCAACGTCAATGATATCGGTGGATAGAGTCCCACTTAGGAAGCTGGTAGTCTGTGCAGTCGAAAAGACCAGTTGGTCCCTGAGTACACCGTCGGGCCCGAGAAGTTGTAGTGTCATAGCCTTAGAAGTTCCCTAGAGACAGATTGTTGGTCCCAGGCAATGCGAACATACCCGGTGCAGTGTAAACGATTGAAATGACCACCGGGTCACTGGAGAAGTTGCGGACATTGACCTCCACCAGGAACACCGTTGGGTCTTCTGAGGACGGGGTCACAACCACCCCGTCCACTGAGAAGAGCCTCTCCTTGGCCGTAATCCGCTGGAATTTGGCCTGAGCATTCTGGAGGTTCTGGAACCTAGTCAGAGCGTTCATGACCGACTGCCGAATCCCCGAAGCCGTTCCCCCAATTGCTTTACTACCAATCAGGTCGGCCAGATTGGACCCATACCAGGGGTAGTAGATATTGGACCCGAGTTCCGTCAGGATGACCTTGAGACAAGACTGGTACAGGAGGTTCTCGTCAGTAACGGTAATGGCCTCCCCTTGGGTATCAAACCGGTAATCGTTTTCCACCTCAGTGCCACGGCACCGGAGACACTGGTCAGGCGGGACCGTGTAGGTCACCGAGTAGTAGTAGTTCTGTCTAACTGGAGCATCGAACCGAATGAAATACCCCCGGGGGTCCGCCTCTGCGATGTCCTGTGCGGACCCCAGGCCCGCCGAACGGGCATACACCTTCCATGAGGGGACCACCACCTTCCCCTTGTCCCCGCTTTGCTGGTCAAACCCCAGAGGCTCCAAGGCAGTCCCCGTCACCTGCATGCGGGAGGACAATCCCATGGTCTTCTGGTCCGTTAGCGTGAAACACCCGTTCCCCACGGAGGCCCCCACCTGAACGTCACTCCCCTGTGCGGCAGTGAACAGGCTAGTGAGACGCTCATTGGACAGGTACCCAGTAGGGAGGGACACCGTGAATGTCCTGGTGGTTGTGGTGACTGTGATGGAGTTGGTAGCTGTGGTCACCCGGTAAGGCTCTCGGCGGTAACTCCTCAGGGTCGCCGAGGTTACCACCCCCGTGAAGGCAGGTACCTCGTAGGTATCATTCACCACCAACTTGAGAAGCGAAGTCCCATTGATGGGCTTGATCGTGTAAAGGGACCGGCGATCTGGGTCAAGAGTGACCCTTTCCTCACCTAGAATATGACTACACGGAAAAGCAAGTTGGATATCTCGGCTCACAGAGGCACCCTCTTCAGGTCTATAGACTCGCCGGGAACGTAGCTGACCACGTAAGCAGGGTCACAGGGCCACACACCCGCTAGGCCGCAAGCGGCCCTGCGAATGTCCCGCTTGGTTGCCCCTTCAGGCACATCCACCGTCCCTCGGGGGCTGCCCTCTACCTGAACCTCAATTTGCACCTGGGGAGACCTCCTTACAGTCTACCAACGGGGCGACGATACAAGGGATAGGGCCGGAGGAATGGCTAAGGCAGCCATATTCGTGGGCCGGAGTAGGTCCAACCACTCGAAAGATATGGACTAACCGAGGGCACACCAATCCTCTTCTCCATTCGGAGCATCGTCCAAAAGGACCGGGAAGCTGGGGTTGGGGCCCGTGACCCTTGGACGAGACATGTCGAAATCCCCATTGGATAGGCGGGGGTAGAACACCTCGTCAATCATCGAAACTATTGTTGCGACATTATGGCTCAAAGCGTGCTGGTCAGGCACCCAAATCAGCCCCGGAACCGACCCCCCCACCGCTTGGGGTAGAGTCTCTTCCATTTCTTGCTTGAGCTGTTCCCTAAGGTCCATAAGTTTGAGAATTCTCGCTTCTCCGTCATTTCTCAGGGTTTTTATTTCCTTGGACACCCAAACCCTGGTGGCGTTGATGGTCCTAGACATCTCCGCTGCCTCTGCGGCATAGCTGGTTGTGTTCCCAAATCGCCTTGGCGGGTACCGGAGCAAATTAAGCCATCCTCCAGTATAAGTCCCACCTGCCGAAGGGTCTGCCGTCTGTGAGGAAGCAATGCCCCCATAGGGCTGTGTCTCGACTACCTGTGTGGGGGAGGTTTCCCCATTCTCAGGGTCCCCCGGTGGGGCATCAGGGGCATCGACGATTTGGACTGAGTCGGGCTGCAAAAATAGAGAAATGTCGAACAAGTTCCCACCCATAGCCACATATGCCTGACACAGTTTCTCCAAACTGGTATTCGGCGACACATCGATACCAATTCGACGTTCACTCATTGGTGAGGTTGGATTGTTGGGGTCACGTCGGGCGTACAAAACCCTTACCAGACCGATCCTATGTAACTCTGCGGAAATAGTGGTGATCCGAGCCAGGACATCGCGTCTTTGGTTCAAAATAAATGCCCGAAAATCCCGGTAGGCACCCTGACGAAAATAGCCACCTACTGAAAAGCTCATTGGCCCCCCTCCTCTTTCTGGGTCCTTAGAGCCGCCCGTGCCTCCCTAGCCTTCCTTCGACCTTCCTTCATTTTTGCCCTGGCTTCCGGACCACGCTTCTTACCCAAGTGGGATTGCCGAACCTTTTCAATGTGCTCAGGGGTATGCACGCTACCTGAATGGGTCTGTCGAAGTATTTCTATATGCTCCGGGGTCAGTTTTTTTCCTTGCTGCGCTGTACTAGCGGCTTCTCGCATTTCAGGAGTCCAAACTCTTTCTCGATTCGAGCGTCTTGTTCCCTCTAGTTCCTGAGGGGTCTTTTGACGATTATGGTGGGCAATAGCGGCTGCGGCATGTGCCTGAGGGGAGGGGTTGACCCCCTTCTTAGCAGCACTCATCTTCGCCCGTGTCTCAAGGGATCTCACAGACCCTAGATTCGCAGTGCTAATCTTTGCTTTCTCCTCCTCCGTCATTGCCCGTCCCGTACCTATAACTCCAGCCTTCAGGATGTTTGCAATGTGCTCGGGGGTAAGTCTTTTTCCAGTGTGAGAGGCACTCATTTTTGCCTTACTTTCTGGAGCATGCTTACCTCTGGACCCGCCTTCAGTCAGATTATAGCCCCGAGGTGCTCGACACTCCAGGGTCTTAATTAGGTTGATTTCCAAATCATTCAAAGCGTCCTGGTTTTGCGCCTGAGCCACAGTCTCAATTGCAAAATTCCCCACGCCATACTTCCGAATTGCTTTGCTCAACAGGTGCCCACGTCCTGCCAGAGCCTCACTCTGATGGTCGTACCACCTGTTTGCTACCCCCATGGTTGTCTGCCCAACATAGATTTTCCCATTCACTATACAAGTCACCTTGTAGATCTCCCCATAAGGTTTTGCATTCCCGGCAGCATCCTCCCTAAGCCCCAGAAGCCCCTCAACGCCCCCTTCCTCCTTGGCCCCACTCATCGCCCGGCCCCCACTGAAGGGGCTGTGATAGGCGTCACAGCGATTAAGGCATCCGCCTCCATACGATCTACAATCAGGTTACGGATAACCTGAGCGACAGAGCAATGGCGTCGAACTGCCTCTTGCTCTATCCATTCTTGAAGTGCGGGACCCAAATAGGTCCTGGTGGCGTGTTTCTCAGTGGTCAAAAGTCGGTCTCCTCTATACCTAAGGGAGCCATATAGTGAGACCACCGAGGAAATTCGTTTGCTCCCGCCTCCCAAATAGGCGTAAGGTACCCATCATGGCCGACGACCCACCCCAACCCCCCAACCCCACTTTCACACATGTGGTCAGTGACCTACATCTCGCACATGTGAGGATCATCATCTATGAGCCCATGCGTCAGGCTTGGGGGGTGGACTCGGATGCCATGACCGAGACTATGATCCAGGCTTGGTCTAATATAGTGAAGCCAGAGGATCATGTCTTGAACCTTGGAGACTTCATGCTTGGCCCAAAGGTCAAGTGGCCCGAATATCGGCTACGCTTGAACGGGCAGGTCACGATTGTGAAGGGCAACCATGACCCCATCAAACAGGAACATTGGGACCTGATGGCCCCCCTCAACATCCACGAGACCCTCACCTTCATGGATCCTGTTCTCGGGGTGGTGGTCTGTAGGCATGACCCCCACAAGTTCACCCCGGAGGACATCGCCAAGGCGGACCTGTTACTCCATGGGCATCTCCACTCGAACCAGCACCACCTGCCAGCCAGAGAAGAGATCCGGGCCAAGTGTGTCTGTGTGAGCATCGAGCAACTCCCCACAGCACCTGCCCCGATGCCCTGGGGGCAGTTCCAGGAGTGGGCAAGACAGAAGCTTGGACGATGACTAGGTTATCGTCCACCTAAGAGCTCCCCTACCCCTCGAACAAGTATCAGTCCTGCATGCCCTCCAACACGCCTAATAACTTCAATGACGCTTTTCTTGAGTCTCGCCACGTAATTTCGTGGGGTCGTTTTCAGATGCACACAAGTGGGTCTCTGTACGAAAATGGGGACACCTGGGTCGCAGACCTCAAAGGGCATCTGCTCGTAGAGGCTGCCCAACTCCTCACTGGTGCCCGCGGGTTCAAGGAACTCAGCGGGAGGAAAGAGGATTCCATCAAACTGGTCCACAAGGACCTGTTCCTCAAGGCGGAGATTGAAGGATTCAAGGCCGGTTCAGACTACCGGACCCGCGTGAAGATCAGTCCTAAGTAGATCCGCTTTCCTCATTATAGGTATCGCCCATTACCACCTGTAAAGTACAGTCGGTAAGAGAAGTGGTTATGAGGAAATCCAAAGTAGTAGTGGGGACAATTTGGGGTAAGTGGACAGTTATCGAGGAGCTACCACGAGTTGACACACCATCAGGCCGTCAGAGGCCCAAAGTAAAAGTCCGTTGTGCATGTGGTAAGGAATCCGAGCTTCAAAGTACTGGCCTCACTAGTGGGACCAGCACGGGATGTAGAAATTGTGCGAAAAGAGCCGCGACCGTTGGCGACAGGTTCGACAAACTAGTGGTCCAGGGATATGAAAAGGTTAGAGGAAAATCCATGATTGCTTGCCTATGTGATTGTGGGAACCGAGTTATGATTCGCATAGGACAATTACGGACCAACCAAACCAATCACTGTGGTTGTGCACATATTGGGTCATGGGCAGGTGTCGGGGAGCTGTCCAAAACCGTGTTTAACCACATTCGCCACAATGCCAAAGTCAGAAATCTAGAGTTTAGGATCACCTGTGAGGAAGCATGGGCTCTGTATGAAACCCAGGGACGGATATGTGCCCTAAGTGGTCTTCCGCTAGCTTTTGACTTCGGATCTGGTAGAAACACTGCATCCCTAGATAGAAAAAACCCCTCCAAAGGATACACCCTGGACAACGTCCAATGGGTACATAGGGAGGTAAACCTAACAAAATGGGACTTCACGGATGATGAATATATCACGATGTGTCGCCTCGTAACGGATCACCAAGCAGGACTCGTGGCTCAAAAGCGTAACAGCTCCCATGAGCTCCAAGAAGTCCCCGCAACCCACATCCCTCCCCTGGCTACGTGAACGAACAATTCTCCTGACAGTGGCTGGCTCCCGATCCTACGGCACACATAACCCTGAAACCTCGGACTTGGATGTCAAAGGTATCTGTATTCCTCCCAAAGAGTACCTCTATGGGTTCCTCAAGCACTTTGAGCAGGCAGACAAGCCCGGCCATATGCTCCCGTTCATGAATCTCCTGTCCCCAGAACTCACGGGTGTTGTCCAGCGAACTAAGATGGAGGGGTCCATATATAGCCTCCAGAAATTCATGGCTCTGGCCGCAGACAACAACCCAAATGTTTTGGAGTGCCTCTTTGTTGAAGAAGCAGATGTCCTGTTGTGCACCCCAGCGGGTCAGAAACTCCGAGACAACCGTAACCTGTTCCTAAGTCAAGCAGCCAAGCACAGGTTCTCCGGATATGCATTGCGGCAATTGGCCCGGATAAAATCCCATCGGCACTGGTTGCTAAACCCTATGACGGAGCAACCAACCCGAGCGCAATTCGGCCTCAAGCCACAGATGGAGGTTGACAAAAACCAACTCCTCGCTGTACAGGCAGAGGTGTCCAAGCAATTGGACCGCTGGCACGAAGGGAATATTGAGGACCTTGAGGAGTCCACCAAAATCCGAGTTCGGGAGGGGTTCTCCCAGCTCCTCGCCGAACTGAAGATAGCCTCGGATACCCGGTACACGTCCGCAGCCCGCTCTTTGGGGTTCGAGGAGAACTTCATTCATTACCTCCAAAAGGAACGAGAGTTCTCCACTGCAACACAGCATTGGAACCAGTACCTGACCTGGAAGTCCGAACGGAATGAGGAACGTGCCAAACTGGAGGCCAAGTATGGGTTTGATACCAAATTTGGGTCTCAACTCGTTCGGCTATTGAGGATGTGTCGGGAAATCCTTACGGAGGGAGTCGTGAGGGTAAAGCGTCCGGATGCTGCCGAGATCCTCGCTGTCCGCAATGGGGCGTGGAGTTATGAAAAGTTGCTTGCCTTCGCGGAACAGCAAAATGCGGAGTTGGAAACACTGTTAGCCACGTCCCCACTTCCCCGGAGTTCCGACCGAAAGGCCCTTGATGAACTCTGTCAAGAACTCGTGGAGGCCAGCTTTTCAGGACCCACTAATGGGGTTATTGACTAGCCCTTTGTAGGACACAGGAGAAAAAGATATGGCCCAGAGCACACCCACTGAAATTGGTGACCAATTCACCTCTCTGGAAGTCATTGGACTCCTACCCCCCCATTTTGAACCCTCTGGACACAAGAGACAGAAGGTACGTGTCCGGTGTGCCTGCGGACAAGAATTCGATATCTTGGCATATAGCCTGACCCGGGGTAATACAACCCAGTGTAGGCAATGTAGCTATCTTGACATGCAGAAATGGAAAATTGGGGAAAGGTATGATAAGTTGGTGATTCAGGAATTCATGTACCTGGATGGTAGTCACCGTATGGCCATATGCCAATGTGATTGTGGTAATAAGATCACCCTACGTGCCTCGTCCTTGACCAAAAACATGACAAACAATTGCGGGTGTGCCCATACTGGGTCATGGACAGGTACTGGAGAACTGGCTACCATGGTATTCAACCGCATCCGACAGAGCGCCCAAATCAGGGGTATAGGATTTAGCATCACATGTGAAGAAGTGTGGGCACTCTACGAAAACCAGGGAAGAAAATGTGCACTGAGCGGGCTCCCCATAGGATTCAGCCCGAGGGCTCATGGAAACCATACGGCATCCCTGGATCGTAAAGACTCGTCCAAGGGGTATGAAGAAGGCAACCTTCAATGGGTCCACAAGAATGTGAACCAAATGAAAATGGACCTCCCCAATGAGGAATATATCACCCTTTGTAAAACTGTGTCCGAGCACCAGGAACTCGTTGCTGGGAGCTTCAAGCCATGACCAAGGTAGAGCAGATCGACAAGGATTGGGTACGTCAGCGAGTCTTCGATATCACGAAGGTATCGAATGACTCCGAGCGCGCCCATGTCGCCGAGGACATCCTCTACCGGGACATCCTCAGAGCCATTGCTGAGGGGCGATGCGCAGACCCCACCATGTGTGCCACGGAAGCCCTCAAGGCCTGCCTGATTGAGTTCAGGCGGGCCTATGGGGGATCTTCCTACTAGCTAGGCCCTAGCTAACCGAGGCTGCCCCAAAGAAGGGGTCAATCCAATTCTTGCCTAGGACATTAGCGATCTCACGACCGAGCATCTCTGGGGACTTTGACATCCAACCGGATGGTAGGCCAAAATCCTTCTGCATCCTCTTCCCATTCGGAAGGTTCATGTTCAGGTGGACGTTGCCCTTCTGAAGGTCAAACTGGTCTATCTCAAGCACAACCAGGATGAAGCCCATCTTGCCTGAATCATCCCCCTGCCAAGCAATATCCCCCTCGAATGCCGCACTGTTGCGCATGGTGGTGGAGGGCTCCCGGAAGGTAATGGAGTCCTTGAACTCCTTGTCCAGGGCATCCCTGACTTCCTTGGCAATCGCCACCATCCCCATCTCGATGTGGCTCTCAATGGACCCCTTGGCCCCAGCAGACTTCTCGAATGCCGCCCTAAGTCCCACTATTGGTCCCTGCCAACTTTTCAAACGCGGAACCCCAAGCCCCTCTGGACCAAGCTTCTTCCAAGCGGTGAACACCAGAGTCTCAGTCTCTTTTGGCAACTCTGACTTAGGACTGTATCCGTGTTTGCTTGCGTTCCCCAAGGTATTTAGCTTAGCTCTCCAATGCTTACCCCACTTCTTCTGAGCCACCTTCAAGGCACCGATCTCGGCATCCGTAAGAAGGTCGGACTCCCAAATCTCATCGTCAGTCAAAACCTCAGATGCCAGCTTGATTTTCTTTAGTCCTGAGGGACCAATCTTGTTTCTGATGGACTGCAATTGAGCCGTGATGTCCCCCTCGAAGCCCGGATACTTGCTGGACGGCCACTGATCCATCAGCCAGCCCTTCCAATTACGTCCCTTGGCCTTTGCAACTGCCTTCAGGGCGTCCATCTCGGCATCGTTGAGGGAAGGCTCCGCCGCTTCCTTGATCAGGGGGAGCAACTGTGCCCGGAACTGGGGGTTCTCATGGGCAATACGGATGAGCTTGGAGCGAAGCGTCATTGGAGTAGGTTCCTTAGTGGTGGGAGGGGATAGGGAGGCTAACGTATTTTCAGTAGGAAAGGAATGTCCGGGTCTTCCCATAGGGGCCCTTCTCGGTCCCAATATTGGCTCCCTTGGTCTTCCGGAGGAAATCCCAGGCTGCCTGGGCCTCTTTGGACTGGAGTCCAGAGGCATAGAGTTTCATGCCCTTCTGGGACAGGTAATGAGCCCCATAGTCGTAGAGGGCGGTCGCCACCCCCCGGCGTTGGTACTCATCACCTACCCGAATGAAGTCCACTATAGGCTTATCGACCATGAATGCCTTGAAAGCCTTGAATCCCCTGCCATATTTCTCCACAAGAGGGGCCTCAAGATCCTTCCTCAGAGATTTCAACTCCGTGACGGACAGGTCATCGATCTTGGGGTCCTCAGGGCCCGTCAGGCCAACACCACCAGCCCCGGGGTAACGATCATGGTAGTCCAATAGAGCCCTGACACGGGTCCTCAAGTCGCTCAAGTCTTTGTATTTACTGTATTTGGTGAAGGCACCAATCCCATTGATCTCCCCGAGATATTCCAGGATGCTGGGATAGTACCTCTTGAACCTCTCGACTGGGATGTAACTCATATTGAGGTATCCGACGGGCTTGCCTCCCAGGAATGCCTCAACCTTATCTACCTGCCATCCACGGTTGTTATCCCCCTCATTGTCTGGGGTGACCTTGAACTCGATTGGTTCGTGGTCTTTGGTCTCGTAACCAGCTGCCTGAAGGAACCTGTCTGCCACTGAGGAGGACCGTTCCTGGTCATCTACGGGCCCATAGGTGGCCACGCTTTCCTTGAAGGCATCCTTGATTAGACGTTCCGTCTTGGACCCCCCGTCCGGCTCCTGGGTGAACTCTGTCACGAACTCCCCAAGGCACCGCCCCAAGTATGGAGCATCCCGCTTGCCAGCGGATAGCAGGTCGTAGGCGGCTTTACGGAACTTGGCATAATCGGACCGCCATGCCTTGGCGATGACCGACAGGTGACCCACAAGGTCCTTACGGGATACTTTGATGGGGGATGCCAGCTTGAGCTTCTTGCCAATGCCCCCCAGGAACGCCTTGAACCTGTCGATCTGGTCCCGAGTCATATCCTCCCCCATCACAAAGTGGGCAAACACCTCTGCGAAGTCCTCAGCACTCGCTTTGGCCCCATAGCTGGAGACCGCCGCCACTTCCCCATAGTAGCGGTCGAAGTTGGCCCTGTCCACTGCGTTGAGCCACCGGTAATAGAGACGATGCCCTGTTTCATGAATCATCAATTCAGTGATTCCATTACCTGGATCCGAGTAGATGTAGATGGTGTCTTTGTTGGGCAGGTAATGGCCCCCCACGCCCAGTTCGGTCCCATACTGGTTCTGCCCCCCGCACTCCTTACAAGTGACAAAGACGGCCCCATACCAGAGGAACCCCAGTCCCCTACGTTCCAGGAGTGCTTTGGCCTTGATAAGGTGTGGGATGTAGTTCTTCAGGTCTCTAGGGGACCGAATGTCCTTCCCCGGGTCTGCCCCTACGGGACTGAACTTCCCCTCGAAAACTAGCTTCATGCCCCCGATATTGTGCTCCAGCAAGAGCTCGTCGGTCTCAAATGGCATCCCCGCTGCCCACTTGGTAAGCCAAGCGGTGATGAACCGGAGCAACCTGCCTGATAGGATGGCATCCACCTTCTCAGCCGCATTGTTGGCCTGCTCGGTCAACCCATCGACTAGGTACCGTTCTGCCTTCAAGTGGTCTTCCCCTCCGGGCTTGTTAGCATAGAATTCCCTGATATCTGGTCGGTGCTCATGCTCCCTGGTACCGGGAGTGGTGGCATCAACCATGAACCTGACACCATCAATGGCATCGGTAAGGACTTCTCTGGCCTTGCCCAGTTCCTCCGTCACCTTGTCCCGAAGTTGGTCAATGACCGACTTGAGACCCCCATCGGCATGCTGAAGCAACCCGTGTGAGTAAAACAGGTGCCCGTAGAACTTCTCAAGCTCTACGTCCCTGAGGCGCTTTAGGTGGTCCAGGACATCATGGGGGGCATGCGGGTCAAAGGTCCTTGGGGCGAAGGTCTTTTTGACCCACAGGCGAATTCCCTTGACCCAATTGGGATCCAGTTCCCCACCGATCTGTGCTTCACGAAAGGCCATCTTCGCCACTTGAGTGCCAAGAAATCGATCTACAAGGGTCTTGGAGGTGGGCATCCTGTCTACAGGGGAGGCATAGGCCAACTAAGGCCACTCAATTCTTGGTCTTGTCGTCACGTTCCTGACGGACACTGGCCTCACCTTTACGGACCGAAACCAGCAATTTCTTTTGGCTTTCTGTCAATTTCATGTTCCCTGCAAAGGTCAAGGCACCAGTATCCTTATCGAAGCCCCGTGATGTCAACCCATATACCCCGGGCATCTGGGTCTTGATGAGATTGGGATCGATGGCTCGAATCCCAATATGCCACACCATCTGAATAGATGTCCCCTGCCCAACCAGAAGGGGCTGATTTCCATACTCCGCCGACTGACGCTCCCTATAGAGGGTGATACCCGAGGAAATTGTACGAAGTTCCAGGTCAAAATAGGAGACGGGGATTGGGGTGGCTGGCCGATCGAAGTCCAGCTTCAGCGGAATGACCAGCTGAAGGTCTCCCAGGGTCACAGGTGGATTGGGGACATGGCCCCATCCGTGGACGATCACCTGAAGGTCCTTGGCCTCAATGAGCCGGGAGACAAACTCCTGCTCGATTTCGGACATGGGGGTATACATGCCACTGGGATTCTTGCCCCCGAAGGGGTTTCTGTCATCGCTCATTTGCTAGGTACCTTAGGGGAGGAGGGCATCGAATCATAGAGGCTCAAGGCGTATTGGCGCACTACCTCTTTGGGAAGGCCGACGAAACTCTTGAAAACGAACCAGTTAAGCAGGGCCAACTGGCGGACACTGCGCCCCTGCTTGTCATATGGATAGCTTGCTGCATACCGCTCAAGGTCCCTTCGATCATATGGGTTTCCGCCAGACATCACATCACCGTTACACTTTTAGGCCACCTACATAACAGTGACGTAACAGGCCCTAGGAGCTTCCTTACTCCCTACAGGGGCAGGCACAGCATAGAAATCCACGGTGGCCCCTCTCATCGGAATGCTCTTGGAAACCACCTCAGATTTGTGCAGGTAGAAGGTCTTACCCCCCTTGGTACGGATGAACCCATATCCCTTAACGGGATCGTAATTGGTCACCAGCCCTGTGAACTTAGCGGGAACTGTCAGACGGGTCACCGAGAGGGCCTTATTAGAGTCCGGCTCCTTCTCGAAAGACACTGGCTCCCCTGTAATGGGAGGAGCCCCCTCTTGGCTATCGAAAGCCGAGAAGTGGAAGAAGACATCCTCCCCCCCATCCCCGGGGACCACAAACCCGTAATTCTTCTCGGCCAGATATCGTCTAATGGACCCTATCACCATACCCTCCAAACATTATAGCTCCGAAACACCAGATCTTCCGGTTTGGCATTCCGATAAACCCGGACCCCTGTTTTTAGTGTCTGTAGGGTGATTAGACCTTTGTTACTAACCCCTCCAACGTAAGTCAGGCCATATTTGGGATGGGACACCAAAGAACCCCGCTTAAACCCAGAACTCCTCGTCCCCCCATAAGGTTTCCTGATTCCCCCGACGGCAGGAACCATCACATGCAACTGCCTACGATGGAACCTAATAGGAGAGATACACAACATATTGGTGTTCTCAGGGAGGGTATGCCCACCAACTAGCCAATTGGCTAGGACCCAGCTATCCACACAATGAGCTGCAAATACCTCAGACAACTTGGCTTTGCTCTTCTTCAATCCAACGGCATCTCGAAGAGCCTTGGTTTCCCATCCCTGCTTGAGATGCACCTTCCCAAATTGCTCAAGTTCCTTGTAGAACCACGTCTTTCCAATCTCCAAAGGGGAGAAACTCTTGTTCCACTTCCGGACCCCTTTGACGGTTCGTGCCTTGATGTCCTCCACAACCAGATCAGTAATGGGGAACATCTTGGCCAATTGAGCCACAATTCTTATCTTCCACTGCCATCTAGCTTTGGTGCTTGGAGCTAAGCTCCCACGTTGCTTCCGATTCATCCTGGATGCTCGATAGGGGGTCTTCCTGGATCGCCGGGTTCTCCTCATCATCCGTCGGGTTTCCACTGCATCCTTGACATGCTGGACGGCATCGGCTTGAATATTGAGGAAGGTGTGGGCCTTTGACTTAACTGTGAACCCTTCCTTCTTGGACCCAGGATCAATCCCTACTGCTATTGGTTGTTTCTCCTGGGCGGAGGGCTCCCGATTGAGGCGGACACAGAAGATCCCCCGCTTGAAGAACGGGGTGGCTTCCTTGTTCTTGATCCAACGTCGAGCCCTACTTGGGGTTGTTGGCATCAAGGGTTTTTGATTGCTATCTACGACTGGAACTACCTGATAAGGCCCTCTTTCGAGGGTGTGTACACCACTTCGACGCTGATCTACCGAGGGAAGCAAGGCTAGTGGGGCACCCTGCATGTCGCTCGCCCTGCCACGGGCAGTAGATTCAGCCGATGGCACGGCGCCATCCTGTCTAGTCAACCGTTTTCTCCTGTTGGTCTGCGTTAGCATCGCTTTCCTTTAGGCCCCATCACCCTCTGTTAAGGGAGAAGGGTAGTTACTGGGGCTGTATTGCCAACTGCACCAGCGGCACCTTGTAGGAGCACCTTGAGCATCGTTTGACCGATTGCCACCAAAGCGTCTACAATCTGTTGAAGAATCACGTGAACCTGATCCTTCGTATCTGCCTCATGCTGCTGGAGGACTGCCAATAGGTCACTGGCCTCCCTGAGAGTAAGCTTGCTCTCAAACAGGGAGATGTCGATCTTTCCCTTAATGAGATCAGCAATCAGGCCCTTCAGGTAGCCAATCGCCTCATGGCCCTCACGAGATGCGAAGTTGATTGTGATGTCCACCAGGGACTTCTCCCAATCCTTCTTAGCATTGTCCCTAACCGCCTGAAGCTGAGCCAGTGCCACTGGAAGGGCCTGAGTCTCCAGGAGGTTGAGGATGGTGTCTTGAATGGATGGCATGGCTTAGTTGCCCCCGGGGTCGGCTGGCAGGTCACATGTCTGAGCTGGGATAGCTGGTGCCGCCCCGGGGTTCGTGTTCGTCAGCGAACCATTGTAACGCATCATAGCGTTGTGCCATGGCCAGCGAGCGGCGTACATCAGCCACCACTCCACTCGATCATTACAGACCGTGCTGGGGCTAGCCGAAGAGCCAGCTGCCGTGGTCCAATGGCCATCAGCACACGTGCATTCAGTGGCGATTGCGTGGCGAACCTCAGGTGCACTCAGGTGCACCACCCGGTTGGCAAAAGCAATTTCTGCCTGATACACCGAGCTATTGCGCAGGGTGACACAAGATGAGAGGACGAGGGTGAGAACGATTGCGAGATTTTTCACTTTGAGTTGATTCCTTTAGCGTTTACGGTTTGGGTCTCTGAAGCCCCGAGAGTTCAGGGTATGCATGAATTGGTCTTCTACAGCTTGATCATTGAAGGGGAACGGTAGAAGCGTAGCCGGATTGGCATCCGTCAAGGCATTCAACCGGACCTGTTCATCCGCCGTCATACTGGGGAGCATGGCGAGGAAATCCTCCTTAGCCCGCTGGTTGCGAATCAATAAATCCACAATCAGGTAGTCGGGGAGGACAGCTGGATTGGTTGCATCCCCCGGTATCCCCGCCAAGTTGTTCCTGCCCTGACTATCAAGCCACCAGTTACCCATGGCAAACAATACCACGGCTATGTTGGTATGGTGGTGTAGGCCACGAAAAAAATCCTCAACCCCACAGAAGGCAAGTCCCAATGAGTGATCTTGAGAAGAATCCAGCACTAGAGCAGGAGCAAGAGGAGGATGTAGTCCTTGAGGAAGGGGACTTTGCTGTCGTCTTCAAAAGTGACGGAGACATCAAGATTATGGTGACAGAGGGGGAAACTGAAGAGAAGGATCAAGACCAACTAGAGAAGGCCGTGGGTCTGGCCGAATACATCCGGTTCGTCCTGGACAGTGAAGAGTGCCTGGAACTGTTCAAGCAGCACAATAAGGAATATGAGGCTGCTCCCGGGTCAGGCAGCAACGTCCTCAATTAGAACAGGTCGAGGATGGACCCGCCAATCAGTTCCTCCGCATCGGGTCCCTTGGGAGCCTTGGGTGGTTTGACGGCTGGCTTGTTGTAGTTCTCAATACGTTCCTTAGCGATCCCGAAGTACTCCTCCTCCTTCTCAATCCCAATGAATTGGAAGCCTGCTTGTAGTGCCGCCACACCCGTGGTGCCACTGCCCAGAAAAGGGTCCAAGACAGTTCCCCCCGGCTGTGTGACCAAAGAAGTAAGCCAAATCATTAGGCTTTTTGGTTTTACGGTGGGGTGATTGTTCCCCTCCCCACGGTCACTCCTGGATGCCTTGGCCACATACCGGAACACCGCAAAATCCTCAGGCTCCCAGGATGTCACAGGGAAGAACCGGCTGGCCCCCCCGGAGTCTCCTTCGCTGGGGGCCTCATCCCGTAGCTCAAACTTCCCAAAGGCATTCTTCGTCTTGGGTTCATTACGATGCCCGGACTTAGATCCACTGGTCAAAGTGCCACTCTGCCTATCCATCTCTGCAACCGGGCATCCCTCCACGCAGTCCCACTTCTCTATCTCTTCGGTCCCATCTGGTCCTATGTAATTGAAACGGGCCCTAGTCCTCTCCCCAGCCACCTCATGGAAGCCAGAATGGTTCCCCGCAATGACCCCAGGATCCTTATGGGGTGCCACCCCACCACCGCCATCTCTCACCTTCCTTGTACCCACGCATTGACAATCAGCGGAGTGAGTCATTACCCAATTGGTTGGCCATCTCCCATTGGGCAAATTGGCGTCATATGTCTGGTTCCTATCCAACCTCTTATCCAGCCCATAGATGCCATTCACCCCACTGCTATCCCTATGCAGGGCCACGGTTCCCGTGGCCCTTGGCTGACCAGCAATCCTACAGGCATCAATGTTCAGTGCCCCCGTTCCTGTCTTGAGGACCTGAGCGGCTATGGTGAGTTCTCTTAGGGGCTTGCGAGCCATGACTATTGGTTCATGTCCAGGCTTGAGGCTGCTATTCCATCCATCCCATTGCTTGGCCTCGGGAGTAGAGGGCTCATCCCTCTTCTCTGAGGGACCTTCATCCTCAGCCCCGACATATCCCCTATGGCCATTCAAAGTTGAGGGACGAGTATCAGCCTCCCCAGGTCGAGTTTCGTTCACTTCCCGAAGAGCAATACTATCCGACCGCCCCTGTTGAAGGTAGCCGTCAATGGCCTTGCTGACATCAATTCCCTTCGGCCATCCTGACCCAAAAGTCCAATGAATTGAGTCCCTTATGGAAAATCCAGCGCCCTCTATGGCACAGGTCATACGGTGATAAGTTCTAGTGGCACCGAAGGCCAACAAATAACCCCCAGGCTTCAGGACCCGCAACACCTCGGCCCAGAACTTAGGGTCAGCTGCAATGTTGCCCTTGTCAGTGTCCCATTTTGACCCCATGAACGAAATGAGATACGGAGGGTCAGTCACAACAGAGTCCACGGAGTCATCCGGAAGGGTCTTGAGGACTTCCAGGCAATCCCCCAACTCAAGCCTGCATCGTTCATTCACGTTCATGTCACTGACCCATCTTGATTTTGGCTCCCACAGGAACCTTGTTTTCCACCACAACAGGTGCCCATGGGTCTACCGCCACAAGGGCACCCCTGGCCGCCCCTACAGGAGACGGGGGTGGTGAACCATCCAGCATTACACCTTCATCAGGGAAGGCGGTATTGGCCACCCTTGTCTCCGCCGACAAGGGCTTGACTACAGGCTTGAGGACCCGCTCCGGCTCTGGGGCTGCTGGGGGCAAACGTTCCTTGACAGGCTTTGCTGGTTTAGCTGGCTTCCCCCTGGCCTCATTGAGCTTCGAAACAGCATCCTCCACCACCTGTGAGGTATTGGTGCTCTGATCTGGGCTTGCCAGATGGACCCCAGGAGCATCCCATGAGTCAGACCCGGGAGACCTGATTGACAAGGCCTCTGCGGCGACTTCAAGGAAGTGCATGGCCCGAAAGGGATCAAACTGATGATCCTCAGGGCTGGCAAACTGGGGATTGATGATTAGACGGTCTTTTTGCGTAGAAATTCTCTCTTGGAAATTTGAGCCTTGCCAGCCCGCATTGACACAAGTGGGGTTCCGACACCGCTTGCAGAATGTCTGCTTGAAGTCATTTGGGGGGACGTGCTGGTCGTTACATTCGGACAGCAGGTCCAGTTTACGCTTTGGATCTGGCATCAGGACCACCAACCACGAGTATCAGCTATACACCACACGGCCTTGGCGATCCCTAAACGAATAGTGCCCCCATCAAACCATTGGTCAAGAAGCCATCGATTGGCACGTCGTTTCCAGGACTCCTCATGGGCAGGATGGGCACAAGGTCCAGTGCTGTGAGGCATACGAGTGCACCTGCCACCAATACCATCTAGTGGCTTCTGTCCACACCTATTCATTGAGGGCATCCTCCCTTGGGGTCAACCGCTTGACCAATTCCGTCCGAAGCTCTGTAATCCGAGCCTCTATCTGTTCAATCTGAGCCTCCAGGGGCACATCAGTTGTGGACTCCCCCCCATTGTCCTTGGCAAATCGGGCATGATGCAACTCCACCATTGCAGTGGCTAGGTCCCACGGGATCTCCGGAATGGCCCCCGCATTAGAGAGTTCCTCCATGGCGATACACACCCGCAAAGTGTCGTCGGCAGTTCCGGCAACCACTTCGGCCACACTATGGACATTCCGCTCCAACTCATCCAATCGCTCTTCGATGGTCATTCTAGCTCCACGTTAGGTATTGTACCGCCCCACACGGTAGACAGTACCCCTGTAATGTCCCCCCCCTCTGGATCCAGCACCCTGAGTCTGGCTGGTGCATTGGGGGACCCGCCCGCCATGATCCTGGCCAAAGGCTCCAACTCACTCAACCCAAGGGACTTGAGCTGATAGATCCTGACTGGACCATCCTTGGGGGGCGAGGAAGGTGGCTTGGACTGGGGTGTGGTTGTCTTCGGGGATGACGATGCCCTTTCCAAAGTGGTCCCCTGAGCCTCAGGAGGAGATACCACCTTCTTATCCTTCGGGACCAACCCCTTGAAACAGCCCTCTAGTTCAGGGGGGCAGACCCCATCCCTACGCATCTCTTTGAGGTTCCAATGCACGGTCCAATCCATCCCCATCTCTACATCGGATGTCAATGGGACGGGCCACTTGAGGTTCAGGATAGCCTTGTTGCGACACATAATAGGCACAAACGTGTCAAGGGCCTCTTCTAGGATGTCCTTATCAATCTCGAATACAAGCTCGTCATGCATCGTGAGAAGCATGTGGACCTTCTCAAGCCAGTCTCGCTTCTTGCACTCCTTATAGATGAGCCCCATTGCCAGTTTGGTGATGTCAGCACTTGTGTTATGAGTAATCACCCCATCACACACGAAAGCATGGTCATCATCAAACACTTCGATGTCATACATGGTGACTAGGCCCATGTCATTGGACTTCTTGGTGACTCGTTCATAGTTATACCCCAGGGCAAATTGCATCCCTGTTGGAACCTCCACCTCAGGAACCATATCCAGGTACTTCAGGCACTGTGGTTTACTCCCGGACCCCGCCACTAGCCTCAGAACTGCGGACTTTTTATCGGAAGCCAAAGGGCCATAGGCCACAGTGGATGCCTTCACTACCCCACCAATCCAACTAGTCAAATCAGGAGGCATGAAGTATTTGTTGGACGACTGTGGGCACAATACCATGTCCATGGCCCGTTCTGTTTTGAAGTCTATGTTGTATCCCACCTGCTCTCTAAATGCCCATCTATCCAGAACAGTTGTGCGCAAAGATCTGGGGGTATAATTTGCCCGTATTCCTAGGGTACCCAATAGATCCTGTGTGTCCTTGAGCAAGCCCTGGTTTGTGCTCCTTACCGAAAATCCAATAGAGCTGTCCAAGGACCCCCTTGTGTCCTCGCTCACTGTCCCATCTGCGCTGAAGTATCCCCGTAGAAATGCTGCCCGGTTCTCCTTTGACTCAGACCACACAGCACGGGGGAACCGCTTGGTGTAGGTATTTTGGTCTAATACCCCCAAAACATCCCTACAGAAGGTGCGGAATTCCTTATTGTGGACCTTTATCTCCCACATGGGAAGGTAGGGAGCACCCTTTTTTGTGGTTCCTTCTTTAGTCACCTTCTTACGGGCAATAGCGCCTGCATTCAAAAATTGATTGAGTCGCACTACCCATGAGTTTGCATATACTTGAGATGAGAACTCCGGGTAATCTCGGTTCTCCCCCACATGTACGATCAGATTCTCTTTACCAATCGACCCATCTCCGTAAACCATCCCCAGAAACTCCCACAAGTCTGGGTGATTTCCATCAATTAAGAAAGACTTGGAGTTGTGGGCCGTCATGCCCTTGTTGAACAGGTGACCCTCTTGCGGTCGGGCCTCCGACCTATATTGATACTTAGGGACACCCCACTCTATTGGCATTGCCCCTGTAGCTACCCAATCCCCTATCTGGAGGTCTTCCTGGGGTACCCACTTAAATCCCTGGGATGCCCATACCCTAAACAGATGCTCAGGGCTGGTCTGGGTTATCTTCCCACTTTCAAAAGTTGTAGTCCTGAGGAGTTTTTCCCCCGAGAACAACACTCTTCCAGGTGCCCATGCCTTTCCTGTCCAGACATCAAACCCATTGAACTCTCCTGCGGACTGCCTATCCCACAATTCCTGGAGGGTGAGCAGACCAAGGGACGTTGGAATTCTGCTCTCGGGATGGAGGCAGCCTTGAACGGGGCTGTTCACTGAGTTTCGCTCAGCCTTGGACTTGATCCCACCCATAGCATGATCAATGTCTGGCATCGGAAGACGCCGACCAAATGCAGTGGTTACAAATTTGTGTTTTCTGGCAAACTTGTGCTTCTCTACCCACCATCCGGCAAGCACCTTGTAGGTTTTGTCAAACTCGTTCTTGATGCGCCAGCCCTCGTTCTTGTCGCACCCCACCGCATTGACTACAGCATTCCCACCACCCCCGTAACAGAGGGCAAAATTGCAGCTATTATGCGTTATGATCCCATTGGCCCAATAGAGATGAGAACTAGTACCCAGATGAAAATCCACACAGAGCCCTTTAGTTGCCGGAATAACCCTGATGATCTGATTTGTAACCTTCAACCTCCCTATGGGAATCTTCCGCAATCGAGCAATCTTTCCCGGGTGCTTCATATACTGCTTAAGAAAATACGAGTGTGACGTTGGAAGGTGGACTCGATAATACCACCGCCGATATGTTTTGTTCCAGGAAGGCTCTACCACGACATGCTTACCGCAGGCTTGCAGCACTGCCGCTATCTGACCGGCAAAGATGGCGTCCTTGGTGGTAATAGATGCCGCCCCGTCCACGGCCACAGTACCATCTGTATCCATCAGACCACCAAGGAAGCGGTATATAGCCTTAGGCCCTGATTTTAGCACCCAAGGTGGAATACGGAGTGTCCGGTTTGCTTTACCCTTTCCAACCCCCTGGCACTCAAACACCAAACCAAGGTGTTCTAAAAATCTAGCCAAAATGGCACTACCCAGATAGACACCTTCGGGTCGTCTAACCGGTTTAAGCCCCAAATCATTGCAGGTACCCACAAGAATGTCCTGCCACAGCCGGTAAGGTACCCCCAGCCGGTCTACCTTATCAATATGACCATGAACAATCATGCTACTTGCGGTGCGAGTAGCCCCGTCTCCTGATATCAGCCCAGCGAAATATGCCATTGCGTAGTTTGGGGTATATATGCAAGGCGGGACACACTCGTTCAGTTTAATCTGAATGGGTTCGAATGGAAGGTCAGAAATCAGGGGCATACTTGTAGGCACTGCTAAATAGTCCCCCCTCCCCAACCCCTCATGCAGCGTCTTCACACTCCCATCGGCCAACTTGATGCCATGGTTATCGGAACATGTCAAGATACCATGAGTTGTGACCACATGATATAAGGGCTTGACATCCCCGTAGTAATTCTCCATTATTGGGGCCCAAGTTTCCCCTGCCCAAACTGACCCGGATGAAGACACAAAGGTGTCTGGTGCTCCCACACCCACCACCCCTCCAATAGTATGAACCCCCTCCGGACGAACCACTAAAGTATCTGGGTGCACACATTTGGAATCTCCCCTCAGCTTCTTCCAGTCAGCCCGGTTAATAGCGTCCGCTCCGAATATTGCCAATCCAGTAAGGGTGTGGAGGTCCCCTATCTTGTCACTACCACAGGTGGGACAATATGGAGGTGGGGCTTCAGGGGTACATGTCCCGTCTCCTCCCGCAAACATATGGTCACATCCAGAACAGTGGAAGAACTCTCGGAGCCACTTGGGTTCATAGGACAAGTTACTTACTATCCGCAGCTCGACTCCAGAATAGTCGATCGCGCACAAAATCTTCCCGGGCCTTGCAATAATGCACTCTCGAATGCGGGCCAAACACTCGGGCCGCTTCGGGTCATAGGTGGCTGGTGTGCCATGGAAGGGGAATCTCGTCCCACCATCAAGTGCCCGTTTATCTTTGTCTTTGGTGGCTGAAACACAGAATCTGCCAGTGTCAATCTTGTGCGCATTGAAGTGAGCCCTCAAACTACCATCAGGAGCACAATCCTCAATGATTGGGAGCAAATAGGTCGACAAGGCCTTGGAGATTTCCCGGAACCTTTTGATCTTGGTGGCAAAAGGAAACTTGTCCCCAGCTTCCTCAAGCACACGTTCCAGTTCATCCTGATTGGTAGCCACCTGACCGGACTTCTCCGTAGCAGTCAATCCAGGAACCTTGCACTCACGTAGGAGACTGCCCAGTTGCTCCGGTGAGAGCACATCATACACAAATGGGAAGTCAACCTCTTCCATGGCTCCCTTGTTGACCATTGACAGGACCCTCTTCGTGAGGGTCTGTACTTTGACCTTTTTGCCCTCCTTGACCACGGGATCCAACTCATGCTTGTCCGACTCTGACCGAGCCTGAATGACCAACTCCATATAGGAGGGGCTCACCACATCTGGATCAAACTTGAGGGATGCGAGGGTCATTCTCCAAGAAGTGAGATCCGATTCCTTGGCCTCAATGGTGCCCATCATGAGCTTGTAGTACCCGGGCCTAATATCCCGGCCAACAATCTCCGATGCCGACCCATACACCTCCTGGAGAGATGAGACCCATTCCCGCTGGCCAATTCTAATCAACTCCCGGGCCTTCTCCTGGTCCATTAGAACCCTGGGGCGCTCCATCCACCGGGTAGCTGCCACACAGAGCCTCTCCACGTCGTAGATGAACTTCTGACCTTTGACCCCATCGTCCGGCGTCAATACCTGTGGGGCCAGCTTTTCATACAGGAGCCATGTACAGATTGCATCCGATGCAGCATACCAGATCATCGGCTCCCACGAGGGGTCCAACTCTGAGAAGTCCAAATTCTTGGTGCCCTCTGGGAAAAGCTCCTCAAGCTCCAACATCTCCATACCCAGCTCGGTTTGAGCTAGGTGCTTCAATCCCTTCTTCTTAGCCCGTGTATCCCTCAAGTATGCCAGGATGAGCGTGTCCTCCCACTTACCAGCCTCATCCCACTCGCCAATAGGCTCCCCACCATTGAACTGAAGGAACTCCTGGTCGAACTTACCATTATGGAAAATAGCCCTGGCGGGACTTGCAACTAGACGAGACAACTCCCGGCGGAACGCGGACCAGGGAATATTGTGCTCGACCCCCTTCTTGTGCCGAAGGGGGATGTAGTAGCCGGTCTTACCGTCAGGAGAAAGACAGCACCCAACGATCTTGGAATTGGTCTCCCCATCGAAAACCCTTGTGTCAAGCCCAGTTGTCTCCAGGTCCAGTGAGTAGAGGCCAGATGCCATACAGGCATCAATGACCCCTGGTAGGGCATCAGCAGTCACTCGGACCAACTGGAACTTACCACTGGTCATCCATGGCTTTGGGGTGATCTTGAGGGTATTGGCATCCTCCAGAAACGAGAAAACGTCAGACATGTGTGGATTCTTGCTCCTCAATGCGAAGTACGAAATTCATACTGAGACGGGCATTCTCTACCTCCAAAGCATTCTCCAGGTGCCTTCGGATTGTCTCAATATAGCCATCGTCTGGGGCATCCCCCCGATATCTTGCCACCACGGTGAAAGCGACTTTTTGTGACATTAAGCCAACCTCTCCTCTGCTTACTCTTCCGGGACCGTAATGATGACCACAATCCCATCACGCCAGAGCATTACTAGGTTGTTGATGAGGCTCCTATTCTCAGGGAACACTTCAGCCTCCCAGCAGTCCGGTGTGGTGGGACTGGGGACACATTTGGAAGGCACATAGGAGATACAGGACTTCCTGTTCATGCACAAGGTATCCGCCATTGGCAACCTCTTCACAAGGGCCTTAGGTGGAGGCCCCAGTATCCGCATCAAGGGGGTGACATAACCTCTCAGGGCTTGATCCAGGATGCCATCAGGGACCAACGGAAACAGTGGCTCCCAATCAGTGCCCACTAGAAACCGAAACTGCCCCCACCGGTCATCCCCGTAAGGAATAACCCGGGCTATAGTTGGCTCCCCCCAAGCTAGATCTGGCAGCTTGGTGGTAACGATTCCTGTCATTGCGTGTTCCCCGATTCCTCAACCAGCCTCTTGACCAACTTGCTCATTGCACCATGTACCTCATTGGGGTTGGTGGTAGCCATTACAGTCAAATAGTCAAACTGCTCCCACAATCGAAGCACCAGTGATAGTGGTTTAGCCCTCTCCATCGTCATGGCATCCAGCAATCTCTTAGCACGAGAGGACTCAATCTCCAGGGTATCTCGTGGGGGTTCCCTGAGGATTGACTCAAGCAGGCTCTCAGGGGTCTCCTCCTTCTCTTCCCCCTCCCAGGACATCGGGGGTAGCTGGTATTGTTTTTCCAGGAGGTCCATGGCCTCCATGAAGCCAACACCCTCCTTCTCTCTCACCAACTGAATGGCATCCCGACTCATCCCACAAGCCCAGCAGTAGAACTGGTTGGTATCTGGATAACACCGAGCCGATGGCTTACTGTCGGTCCCATCACCGTGAAGATCACATGAGAACTGTTGCTCCCTGTCCGTCCCCTCTTCGACAGCATAGCCGTACTTGGCCAGAACCCGATCAATGGGGATGTCAGTCTTAATCCGCCCAACCCGCTTTTCTGTACGGTTCACCGCACCACTTGGCGAGCCTGAACTCAATAGAGCACCACGCATGGGAACACGGGGGTATCCGGGTCCCCACAGGATTCAGTTTGCGCCTCTTCCTCTGTAGCATAAGGCCATCCCCCCACACTAAACTGCCGTTCACAGGTCGTCACTTCCGTGTAGTAGCCATCGTTGTAGAACATCACGATGGAGTCTGGATTGTACTTGCTCAACTGAGCAATCAGGTCTTTGAGTGTCATTATCATTGGGCCATCCTCAGGCAAACATATCCAGCACAGAAGGCTCCTGCTGTGGAACCACTGCAACCATTTCCAAAATGGAAACACCTGCTTCTGTCATCCTGGCTTTCCGAGCCTCATGAGCATCGGCGAAGGTATCCGGATCGTCCAGGTGGGGCTCCCGCATGGGCATAATGACAGCTGTTACCACCCCCTTATAGAGCAGAGCCACAGGTTGGAAAATCTCCGGGGCACACATGATTGTATCCCACTCCACCAGGGTAACAGCCAGGGCCAGCTTACGAGCATCAACGTAATGCAAAACGTCTTGGGCATCCACGATGAGGGCCACCCCAGCCACTGTGGCCCCCAGGAACTCCGCTGGCTTGGCCATTTCTGGTATTACCAACACGTCAGATGCGTCCAGAAACACCACCCTATCTGGCTCCGGCTCCTGTAGCTCCCTCAGAAGAGCTTCTGCCCCAGGACGGACATGGCGAATATCAAATCCCATATGGCGGTCACACAGGTAGGAAGAGTTGGCCTCTGTGGCTCGATATCCCCATGCCTTAACGGTTCCCACCTGAAGAGGTTTTAGTATGGGTTTGGCAAAGATGGGATACCCCTCGTTATTGAACCCAGTCCACCGTGCCAGCAGGTCGGCCGCAATGTCCTTGGCCCACTTGAGACCATCGACCTTGTCAGCGTAGGGCTCCCACCCATGGTTGTGCTCGTAAACCACCTTGTAACCATCTGGTTCCTTGGCAACCAGCAAGACCTTCTCTGGGGATCCCTCCAGGGATAGGCGGTATTGCGTCTTAGCCGTATTGACGATCTCAATCATTGGTGGCCCCAAACATCCCCAATATGGAATCCTCTTCGGGAGCCTCTTCCACAGGTGGCTTTACACCAGCAATGCGCAGTCGAGCCGTGTTGGCAGACTCTTCCTCTAACTCAATTCCCGTGAACTCAAATCCCTCATGGACACATGCCATTCCAGTTGTTCCCGACCCACAGAAGGGGTCCAGAACCTTGCCCCCTGGTTGGGTGACCAGTTTGACCAAAAATCTCATTAAGTTCAAGGGCTTGACGGTGACATGTTTGTTAGCGGCCCCCTCAGGCATCCCCGCATTGCGCTCCCCCTTGGATGTCTTGGCCACATACCGGAAGGCATGCTCGATCTCCCCGGGCTCCCATGTGAAGTTGGGGAAGAACCGAGAGGCCCCTCCCGAGTCCCCATAAACCTCACCCCCACCACCCACTCCCTTGAACATCCCAGGTTTCTTCACCTCACTTGGATTTGCCCTACCCCCTGTCCCAAACGAGTAGGCAGCCCGACCTGTCCCAAACGAGTAGGCAGCCCGACCAAGCTGTGCCTGATTGCTCTGCCTATCCATCTCTGCGATGGGGCACCCTTCAGCACACTCAAAAGCGGGAACCTCATCCTTGCCATCTTCGGTTGCAAAAACCGCCCCGGTGCCCTTCTCGTAGGTACAGCCCCCCTCTTCTACCCCCCACTTCACAGTCCTTCTACCCGCGGTGAGTTGCTTGGCCTTGACCGTGTTAGTACCGACCTGCTTACAGGATGGGAGATGACAGAGCAGGGTGTTTGGAGGCCACCTGCCAGCAGGATTGCCTGGAGACACCATGAGTGGGGGCTTCCACCCATCGTCATTCATCCTCCCCAAGGCATGCTGGCCATGGTTACCAGTCAGGTCATCTGGAGTGCCCACCCTACAAGCATCCACATTGATGGCCCCGGTACCGGTCGCCAGCACCTGTGCGGCCACTGTGGACTCCCTAAGTGGCCTGCGGAATACTAGAATCACTTCATGTGAGGGCTTTAGTGCCGTCCCCCAACCGTCCCATTTTTTGGCGGCATCGGTAGCGGGTGCTGTTTCAGTACGGGTATCCTCAACCTCTCTGTGCAGGTCCCCTGGGGACATAGCCCGAGGATGGGTATTGGCCCTTGCAGCATACTGAGAGAGGCCAACCACTTCTCTCTCGGCCCCGGCCTGCTTGTCAATGGCCTTGCTGACATTGAGGCTTTTTGGAAATCCCGACCCAAAAGTCCAATGCAATGCAGGAACCCCAATAGGTACTACTACTGACCCATGCACAGCGATTGTGTCCCTGCTCTCAAATCCCGCAAACCTGATTGCAATGCTGAGTAGGTCCCACGTTCGTGAGGACGACATGGCAAGTAGGTGCCCCCCAGGCTTCAGAACCCGGAACACCTCACGCCAATACTCCGGTCCAGGCACTGAGGCATCCCAGTCTTTGGACATGAAGCCAGCCCTCCCATGCTTGTAGGGCTTGCCTGCTATCCAACAAGCCATCACTTCCGCAATGTCCGGCTCGACTGACAACCCATACGGGGGATCAGTCACGATGGCGTCGAAGGACTCCGCCTCCAGGGTGGGGAGAACCTGTAAGGAGTCTCCCCGAATCACAATGTGGTTGGTCATGTAAACAGGTCTCCAACGTCGTCTAGTGCATTCTGTGACCTGTCATTGTCCCTCTTCGGGACCATCATGGGTACCTCGTGGGTGGTCAGGATCCTTCTACATGACCACTCCACCTGTGCGAAGAAGTTCTTGAAAGGTGCTTGGTCACGGCTCTTGAGACACTGGAACAGAACACGGTTCTGATTTCGTAGAGTCTCGTCCAAATAGGTGGCCGTCACGATGTCAGAACTCCTCTCCGCCTCGTTGCAATAACTGAGGAAAGTGAGGTTATACGGCCCTATTGTATAGGTATTATCCGATTTCTCTACAGCCTTCTCTGCTGCCTTGAACCCCTCACGGGAAATCTGAAACAGGTTGACCACAGCCATTCCTGCCCCCCGATTGAAGTTCATGGCCAGTCTCTTGAGGTCCCGCAAAATCTCGTTGAGTCTCTCGGTCGTGGACGGAACCCATTTACGTGGAGCCAGCAAACCTGCGTGGTCAACGATCAGTAAACTGAAGGGAGACTTGGAGTAAATGACTTCTGCCCTAGATCGTAGATCCGCCACATTAAAGTCGCTCTTGTCCGGGTCTGACACCTCAATGTGTATTTTGCCATAGAGCCCGGAATTGAAGTCCGGGATCACGTAGTCCAGCAAGAAGGTCTTTTCTTCCGGTGTGAGTTGACCATCTCGGACCCTGCCATAGTCCAGGCTCACGGAAGGACCCGGGTCCTTCTGGATACCAAGTTGGATCCTGGCTTCCCTGAACTTGCCATGCATAGAGTGTATCGCGTAGAGGATTCGGCGGCACTGGATGTAGGGCATTTCCAGAGAGAAAATTAGGGAGTCATGTTTTAGGTAGACTGCTTGGTTGTATGCCCAGTTCATGGCAAAGCTACTGTTGTGGGTGATGAACCCATTTGCCACGAAATTGGCATGCCCAGGAACCGACATATCATAGGTCATTTCCATCCCATCCAATGTGGAATATCTAACCCTCTCCCAACTCACATTCCCCTCCATCATACGAGTGAGTTGCTCATCCCCTACAACCTCAGCGAACTTCCTCACATAATTCCTGGAGACCCAGGCCCCTTTCTTTGCCCTCCTGACGGATCGCCAAAACCCTGTTGGGGTCTTGAATCTTGTGAGATCGGGAATGTCAGCAAGAAAAGACGCTGGGATCCTATCCCCATCATATTTGATAAGAGCAGTTTGGTTCCACTTCTCTGCTTTTCTCCTAGTGGGCTCTTTGCCCTTTGGGGAAATCTTGGACAAGAACAGCCCCATACCTTGTCGCGATGTAACTAGAAGGGACCAGAAGTCATAGGGCTCCCCATTACAGGTTACTGAAACCTTACTCACGGTAGAGGGAACCCCAACCCGCTGTAGGAGAGCCTGAAGATCTACCACCAATTGATAGCTTGTGCTGCCATATGAGAAGACGGATTTCCCCTTCCTTTTTCCCCTTGACTTCTCCATTCCGATTCGGCCATCCGTCGCCCACAGGGCGGACAATAGGACCCACACCTGATCATCGGATATAGCCCACAAATCACCCGGGATGTGTTTGTCCCGAGCCCCTGCTCCCCACAGCCCCAGATTCTCTAGAAGCAATCGAACAGGGGACGGAGTGTACCCCTTACGGTCAGGAGATCTGGATACCCGGATCACATCCGTGTGCTTCCTGCCATCCGACTTACAGACCCTCTTATCCACCGTCCTAAAAACAGGGGGGTCCTGAAGCTGTTTCCTACGAGTTCCTTTTGCTTCCTTAATCCCCATCTCCTTCAAGCACCTGACACTGCTATTCGTAAGCGTGAGATCCTCGATAATACCCCCATCCCCTATCAAGTATCCAAGAACTGCAACCTCCTCATCGGTGAAAGGACTTTTCACTCTGGCCCCAACCCTAAGGTCTCTGGGCACGGCTACCCAATCTCCAGAGGAAAGATCCTCCGCATTTACCCACCCAGTTGGAGTTCGGAAGGGGTGATTTCCAGATACACGAATGCTTCGGCCAGTCTCGCTCTCAATCTTCAGGATTGGCCTGACCCCACTTTCTGCCACATGAGAAACTTGTGCTGTAGTCATTTTCCATTTGGTTTCATCTAGGGTATGAACTGTGGGCAGGTCCCCCGTGTCAAAGATTTCTTTGACCGTACGAAGTTTTCCGGTTGTCACATCGAAAAGCCTTGTCCCCCCCGTAACGCACTTGAGCCCTCCCGTCCAAGCGGCATGCGTCCACAGCTCAAACTTCTTAGCCCCGCTGAGAGTAGTATCTATCTGCTCGATCCCCGTATGCTGCCCAAATCCTGCTAGAGGGTCGTTCTCAATTCGATCATACTCTCGTTTGAAGTCCTCCCCATCCAAAGTGATCTCCCCAGAGAGACGCTGCCCAGTTGCGGGCATCACAATATCATGGGACTTGGTGATCAAAAACCGGATGGCATCAATGGGCCCGCGAATGAGTTTCTTCTGTTTGCCCTCTTTGATCTCCATCCCCGTCGAGACAATCTGCCCTGCCTCCCGGAGTAATTCCTGGACAAGACGTGTCCTTCGTTCCTCTGCCCTCTCTTCCACCCTATGGAGGAAGTCCCCCTTGTACAGGGGCTTGAGGGTGAGGAGGATCTCAATCCGGTCTACGGGCTCCGGCTGATGTAGCTGCTCAAAATGGGCACGTAGAGTCCGAACGTCAGGCACATGATTGTGAGTTCGGGCAAAGTTCTGAATGACCTCCCAAATGGTGTTGTCCTCAGGGACATCAAACCCCAGCGAGGCATCCCCCAGGGCGAGGTAGTTGCGAAAGGCAAGTTCCTGGTCATCCGAGGTAGACCCAATGAATGATGATCGTAGGAGAATCTTCACCGGTCACCACCCCTATTCTTTTTCTTGTCAGCCTTCTTCTTGTCCTCCCAAGGATCCTTAGGGGGTCTCCCCACCACTCTGGTTGTACCTGTAGATTGAGTCATGATGCCCGTGGATAGACTGAGCACAACAGGAGGGGTGGGTGCGGAGGGCTCTCCCTCATCAGGGGCATCTTCTTTAGGAGCAAATCCCATCTCCACAAGGCCGATGGTTCCTGGGTCAGCCTCCTTCACGGAGGATGGCCGTCTCTCGTCCAAGGCTACATTTTCCCACCCAGCCATGAAGGTCAGGGCGGCATCTGAGAAGGCTATATGGTTGACATCGAACCTGTGATCAGGCTGGTCCACCACCCAAGTTGGCTTTTGAACGTGCCTACGATGCTGAAGAGCCTCCAGGAACACCTCCCACATTGCCCTGTTGCGGGCCGACTTAACACCCAATTGGATAACTAACAATTGGGGTGGATCCACAAGGTCCACAAGGGTCGCCTTTTCGGTGGATGCACTCATGGCATCCGGGTCGAAGATCTCTTGACCTGAGACGGCCACATTGGCCAGCCATGCCGTTATGAGATCAGAGTCAGATACCACCTTGAACCCCCATCTATACTGGCGCATGACATGAATGCCAACCAGCCTCAAATGAGACCTGAGGGTGGCTGCTGATGCCGTGATGAAAACATCCTGATCCCACAAATCCAGAAGGGGGGACTCAGTGATCTTGGCGGCCTGCACGATTCCCTTCCAGGCCTTTTCCAACCGGTCACTGATGTCCTTAGCCAACAAGCAGGAGCAAGCCCGGGTCATCGGGATCCCCATATGCGTCTTCTCGTCATCCACGAAGCCCGTTCCAAAGCACTTCTGGCAAACCTTGGGTTTTTCGTCACTCATGCCGCTTTCCTAGATCTGGCATCCTGAACCAGTGAGTCAAACAGGTCGCTCAGGTCATTGGACACGTCCACAGTTACTCCCGTGTCCTCCCCCTTGATGCGTTTTCCCAGCACACTTTCGATGAGTTCCATCTTCTTGGCCAGGACCTTCAAAACCCTTTCATCGATGGTCCCAGTTGCCATCAGGTGTATTGCGTAGCACCGGTCGTGGATGCTTCCGATACGGATCATGCGTCCAATAATCTGGAGGTAGTCCCCACCCGACCAGGGAGTATCGAAAAACACGAGCGCGGAGGCAGCCTGTAGGTTGATGGCCTCAGCTGCGGCGGTCGTGATACACACTACCCTGACATCCGAGTTTGGGTTCTGGAAAGCGTCCTGGGCGGTTTTTCTCTCCTTCTCGTCCTCCTCTCCTGTAATCCTGACGGCCTTGATGCCAGCCTTTTTCAAGGTGGGCATGAGGATGTCCACCATCTTGCGGAAACGGGAGAAGACGATGACCCGCTGCCCCTCAAGCTCCCCCCCGTCCCCCAATAACTCCATCAGGGCGTCAAGCTTCTCACTTTCCCCCTCACACCCAATCAGCTCGGGGTGGTTAACAATCTGTTGGCAGTAGGTCACCGCGGTAAGTTTGGTGACTTCCTTTTCCTCAGACTTGTTGTCCCGTATGATCTCCAAGAGACCAGCCAGGGCATCATCGTACTTGGACCGCTGGAGGGGAGTCATCCCGACCTTGACGTATTTGGTGATCAGCGGTGGCAGCTCACTCGCCACCTCGAACTTCGCCCTTCCCAGATAGTACGGGTCAATGGTTTCCTTGAATGCTTGGATATCTTTGGCCCGGTACCCAACGATGATGGGCACCTTACGACGGGTCCCTGGCAACTGCTGCAATCGAGTGACACAGAAGTTGTCCAGGAAGTGGCTCTTGTTGCCAAACAAACCAGGGACCAGCACCTTGTAGATGCCCCACCCCTCAATGAGGTTGTTTTTGATTGGTGTGGCAGTAAGTGCCCAAGTTCTGTCCGCTCTGGAAGAGAGATGTTCACACACTTGGTGGACCTGGGTAGCGGAGTTTTTGTATGCACTGGCCTCGTCGGTCACAAACACGTACCCAGTACGGTCTTGAAGGTCCGTGAAATCCTGTACCGCAGTCCGGTACCCCATGACCAATACGGAAGGCCCGGTTGCTGCCCAGAAGGCATCTCGAATCTTCTTGCGTTGGGCGGGGACCCCCCTACACGGGAAGGTCGTAATCCCCGTAGCAAACTTCTGGAACTCTCCAGACCACTGCTCAATTGAGGACTTGGTGGTAAGGATCACCACCTTGAGGTCTGGGGTCTTCTCCCAAAGGTAACAAAGGGTCCCGATAACCTCCAAAGTGTTGTGGTTGATGAAGCCATCTGCCACAAATGAGTGCTGTGGGTCCCCAACTTCAATATCCGCCACATCAGCAAGCTCATCTCGTATGGACTCAATGGGGTCGTAGAAAAAATGGTTGTGGCAGATTGACTGTACCTCCTGGAAGGCATCCGTATTCTCTATCTGTACCTGACGGGCAACCCCCATCAAATGATGGAGGAAAAAGTATGTGGGGTTACTACCATGGTTCCTGATGTTGTTCAGAGTTTTCTCGAAGTATAACCCAAACTGTTTGATCCCACTCCCGGTTCTACTCTCATTAGATCCTTTGCGAGTCGACCTAGATAGAATCTCTGCACGCAGGGAGTCCACCATTGTCTTAGCATGGGGGATAACATCCAGATTGGCGTTCGATTTCTTGTTAAAGAGTCTAGCAAGGGCTTCCTGTTTCCTAGGAGTTAGAAAACCAATGGTGTCATGGAAAGCTCGCGCGTCATCTCCACAAATAGTCAATCTCCAATAGGTGTTGTGCTCGTATCCTTTGACGGCCTTGATGTTACGGGAGCCCATAATACCAAACCTAAGCAGCAGAACCTGAATATCCTTTAGAAGCCATTCTGAAGCACTACTGATCTCCAGAATGTCTCCATCCACGGACGCCTCACCATCGAAAAAGGCCCGGAGGAAGCTGATTACAGATTCCCTGGTACCTTGGAAAATAGGCCAAGGTACCCTCTTTGTGGCCGAAAGCCCCATCTCAACGCCTAAACCCAGGAGGTACTCCCGGATATGCACACTGCTAATGGTAACCACTGTATCTCTACTTTTGTCTCCTGCGTCCCCCTCCCACCCCAAGAGTCCTTTTCCAAGTTGCCGGATATGGTCATGCACTTCTTGATTGATGGACCTGTACTGTGTTATGTTGGTTGCCCACCTACTAGCATGCCCCTCTGCCACCACATAAGCCAGAAAAGCTGCCAATCCTGGGGAAAGATGATCTGGTGTTGTGTAAATCTTCGCGTGAGGAGCTATATCTGCCAAAACCGGAATGGGGAGCCCGGGCTCCCTCGTTGGAAAAGCCACTAAGGACCTGTCAAGACACAGGAAGTCTCCCAATTGTGAATCACCCATTTTGGTGAACCCCTCTACCCCTGACCCATCCCTGGACCACAATGGGTGCACTAGGGACCCAACCGTCTCATAGCCCCTCCTGGTAACCACCCGACGCACTGGCTTGGGCCCACCATAATAGAATCTCTGGATGGGTGCCCAGTTCCAACCCGTCCACACTTGAGTGGGCACATCAAGTTCATAGAAGGTATCTGGCTCCAAATGGGTTCCTTTTGGGGCCAGATCCCCCAATCTAAGCATCCCGCGATCTGTCAGAACCAAACTATCAAGGGGCTTGCATTTGCCCAAACCCGTGTCGTCCGCAAGAAGGAACCGTTTCATGGCTAGGAGGTGCATGATCCCCTGGATCTGGTAGTACCTCAGTCTCAGGGGTCTCTCCACCCCGTCAAATCCAGTGAAGGTGGCCTTCATGTACTTGGACTGGCGAGCCTCCAAGTCTGTACGGGTGCGAATTTGCTTGAGTTTTTCGTAGGCGGGATTCAGAGGTGGGTCGGCCATGCGTACACCTTACACCACTGTGGACGATTTGCCGGTAAGCAATATCCGGCTGATAGGTCGGTATGGTGGTAAGCTATACACAGGAGCCCACAAGTGGATATTGACGCCAAAGATTTCGTAGACTATGCCACCTTCTACGTCGCCCTGTCGTCTGTGGACGAACTCATTGCAACCCTCACCACGGCTGGTGAGGAAAAACCTACAGAATACAGTGGGTTAGACCTGCTCGTGCTACAGAACCAAAGGCTAGATGCTGACCGGTTCATCCGGATGATTGCCCCCAGCCTGGACTCGGCCATCGACATTTTGGTCCGAGACATGGCTGAGAAGGCCAATCTCCGCATCAAAATCCGCATTGACATGGCCCTCAAGGGCAGTCCGGTCTCGGGTTACGCCAAACGTAGGGATCTCCTCCTCTTTTTCTTGGGTCGGATGAAGGCCCACAACAACAAGCTCCGGGAGGACTTGGAGGCGGTGGGCACCAAGGCCACGGCTCTGGTCCGGGCGGCATCCCTGTCATCCCCCCTTTCTCGGCTGTTTGAGGTGGCGTCAATCCAATCTGCCTCCGGTAGGAACAACAAGCTCAAGCAATGGGCCATCAAGGCATCAGGACTCTGTGGCAATGCCGTGAGCGAGGAGGAAGTCCTCGCCAACGAGCTGCAAGAAGTGAAGAGCCTTGTGGATGAGATCCAGGCTGCGGACCGCAAACTCGTTACCCGCGACCCTGGGGACTCGGAAGCCGCAGAAATTGCAGAGGTGAAGGCCGACCTCAAGTCAACCCTCAAGGAAGCCATTGAGCAGTCCTCCGACCCTAATGCTGTAAAACTAGCCGTGGCCACCCAGATCAATGACAGTGCCAAGACCCCGTACCTGACCAAAGTTGGGGCTGCAATCAAGGGGGGATTGAGCCCTGCCCAAGAGGAGCAGGTAATGGCCCGTGGGAAGCTGATTATTGCCAGCGGGGCGGGATCGGGAAAAACCCGCGTCCTGGCCTCCAAGGTAGTCTACCACATGCAGGAGTTGGGGCAGGGTCCTGGCAGCGTGATGGCCGTGTCCTTCTCGATCAAATCCTCCGCAGAGCTGAAGAAGCGTGTCTTTGACTATGCTGAAAAAGCTGGCTTGAACCTCCCCAAGAGTGGCGACTATCCTGGCTTCGGAACTACACATGCCATTGCCAGAATGGTCCTCAATAGCAGTGGTCGATACCGGATCAGTGCAGGGGACCGGGGTGGAGACAAGTCTGAAAGTGCCATCAAAGGTGGGGAACTCAACAAACTCATCAAGGTGGCTATCGAACAGGTGAAGATGTCGGCCCGTTCGACTCCCAGCATCCCCAAAGATGCCATGACCTTCTTTCCCAACCTGGGGAACATCGCCACCCCATCCATCAACAATGAATCGAACGTAAAAGCACCCATTGATGTGCCTGTCCAGGAACCATCTCCAATCGAGGTCTACCTGGAAGATGCCAATGGGTATGCCAGCCTGATTGACACGGCCCTACAGGCTCTTAGGAGCTCTCAACAGGGTGTTCTCAAGGTGGAGGGAAAATCTCTGAGCACCAGATTTGGCCCAAAAACCCTGATCACCATTCGTGGTCCGGGCGTCAAACAGTTCTACAATGAGCTGTCCCGAATGCGGACACCTGACGGGAACCAAACCAAATATGAGAAAGCCAACCCACAGTACAGAACCCCAGACCAATTCCAAATCTGGGCAGGCCCCAATGCCAACATTGAGGCCACCCGTGCCTTCATTGACAAGTACCTGGGCCTAGGAACGATCCAGAATTCCATTGATGCCCTCCTAAGTCTCAAGGGCAAGGACCCCAAGGACATCACGGATAGTGAGCGGGGTATCCTCCAGACCATTGTGACCCAGCCAGTTGTGGCCAGCAAACTCAAATCCACCAACATGGCTGTCAAGACGGCTGCGGATGAGAATGGGAATGAGCCCGCATTTGAGGACTCTGGGGAAATGGATGCATATGAGGCTCAAGGCATCCAGAAGATGAAGCAAAACACTACAGACCCATACTACTACTGGCTCAACAATCCAGCGGGGCAGTGGTTCAACATTGGAGCTTCAGCCAGCGACTTCGAGAAAGAGGATGATAAGGGCACCAAGAAGAAGGTCCCCCTCTCTGTGTTCGCTAGGTTTATTGGAATCAACAAAAACACCCTGGTGGCCCCCGGACAGACCTTCGTGGATGCTGAGAAACCCCAGGATGGTGCGAGTGCTGAGGATGATGAGAGGGAGGAGCAAGAGGGGGGGGTTTCCTCCCGTATTCTAGCCGCAGTATATGGGGCCTATGAGTGGCTGAAGACCAACTCAACCCCCACCAAGGGACGTCTGGACTACGATGACCAGCTCATTCAGGCAGCGCGCGTCCTGAGTGAGAACCCACAGCTCCTCAAGAGACTGCAAACGCAGTACAAGACGGTTTTGATCGATGAAGCCCAGGATCTCAACAAATGTGTCCACGGAGACACGGTAGTCACTACACGAAGTGGCACTAAAATGGTCAAGGATCTGACCATTGGAGAGGATGTCCTTTCCCTTGAGGCAGGAAGGATAGAATTTCATCGCATACTGGCGAAAGCCGATAGCTCCTGGACCCGGGGTTACAGGATAACCACGGCAACTGGCCGCACCCTCACCATGTCCCCTGATCACCAAATATACGCCACTGATATTGAGCGGGTACCTGAAGGGCAAATGGCCCTGTACATGATGTACCGGAAGGACATGGGATTCAGGCTAGGAACCTCAACTAGGCCCACCCATCGGACCAAAGGCGGGTCTAACAGTAGGGCTGCTGCCGAGCATGCGGATGCCATGTGGATCTTGGAAATGGGGACCCCAGAGGACATTCTCTACAAAGAACAGGCATATTCCCTCAAGTATGGTGTCCCCACATACATTTATGAGGGATACAACCATGGGTGTGATCAGCCCAGAATTGACAAGCTCTTCCAGGAATTTGGGAAGAATGGGTTATCTCTGCTCCAAAAGTATGACCTGGACCCTCGTTTCCCCCATTGGACCAACTCCACCAATACCAGGGGGAAAGTAAGCCGTAGAATTGTAACTTTGCAAGCCCATAGGGGCAAGCTGCCTCGGGGCAGCTTTGTAAGCATCGAGTGGACAGGGGAAGCTCCTCCTGATTGTGGAGCCATTTACAATGTGAAGAACGGAAGGAAGCTGATCAACAGGTATTTCCGAGATTACCAGGAAGCCAGAGATTTTGCGGTGGTCCTGGCAGCCAAGTTTAACGGCACAATGACCGAGACTTTGTACCTCAACAAGGAAAAGTTGACACTCATAACGGCTTCATCACTATATCCAGGGATGATGGTACCTGTTCAAAACGGAAGTCTTGCATCGTGGGGTATAAAGGATATGCTACATATTACGGCATATCGGGAGATGGCTGCCCAATTGGGGTTGGACATCTCGGACCTGAAGCAATCCAAATCTGCAATGCATGAAAGGATCCGGGAAACGCAGGAAGAGAGATGCCTCTCTAACCCTCTCCCGCCCATCAAGGGATCCCCTGTATCCCTGGACGGAATTGTAACTGTTGAACCTATAGAGGGGGGTACATATTTTGACATCACAGTAGACAAGGCAGGTAACTTCTTTGGAAATGGCATTCTGTCCCACAACTGCCAGCACATCATGTTCGGGATGATTGCGGGATATATTGACCCCTCCAACCTCAAGCCAAGAACTGATGGAAAAACATCTGCGGATACATTTGCCTATATAGGCGACGATAAACAGGCTATATTCGAGTTTCGTGGCGCATTACCAGATGAATTCATCCGCAAATCCGACCTTGTACCAGGGGGTGAGGGTTTCAAGACCCTTCTCATGGAGAAGAACTATCGCTCTGGTAGCAAAATCGTCGATGCTGCCAACAAGCTGATATCCTTCAACTCCAAGCAGATCCCAATGACATGTACCACGGACCCCTCCCGTGGAGAGGGGTCCATTCAGCGAAGGCAAGTTGGCTTCGCTGATGAAGGCCCAGGCATGATGGTGGAACTCATCCAAGCTGCCTATGAGGAAGCCAAGGCCAATGGTGAGAACTTGGATGGCTTCTACAAGAAGTATGGGCTAGCAGCCAGGACCAACAGTGAGCTGATTGGTTACCAGATGGCCATGATTGGTGCTGGTATCCCCTTCCGATCGAAGCGAAACCCACTAGATGGTCCAGCCACCGGCCCCATTGTGGCTTTGTTCAAGCTGTTCCTTCCAGGGACATCAGTAAAAGACCGGAACGACAGTTTCGTCCGTGGCATGTCGGCCCCCTACTTTGGAATGAGCCCTCATACAGTAAAGAAGAAGCTCTCCGACCTTGGGGCTGGAGACTTCTACAGGTTCTGTGAGGAGGGTGGGTACAAGAAACTCTACTCCGGATCAGACTACAGAGACCGATTTGTGGCCTACCTGGATTACCTCAAGGAAATCAAAAAGCTCTCAGAGAGCGGGGGTAGTGCAGCTCTCCTGAACTTCATCCTGGACTTCCGTGGCCCAGACGGCCAGAACTTCGGGGAACAGCTGGCCATTGAAATCAAGAATAGCCCAGAGCAGATGGATGAGGCACAGTTGCTAGCTGATGAGGCTGAGTTGGACGAAGTCACGGATAGCATCCTGATCCAACAGGCTTTGAAGCCAGTATCACCCCTATTCGGTGTGGCTGCCCGTTATCCACAGGCTAATGACTTCGTGGAATACGTGAACTCCCTGTCCATCAAAAACGACAGGAACAACAAAACCGATGATGAGGACGCTGAGGGGACCAAGAACCTCATCACGGTCGATACGGTGCATGGTTGGAAGGGTCTGGAATGTGACCACCTGTTCCTGCCAATGTCCCAAGGACAGTTCCCCCACAAGAGGTCCATGGGAAGTGACAAACTTCTTGAGTCGGAACGTCGTCTGGCCTATGTGGCCTTCACGCGGGGTAGAGATTCCGTTACCATCATCGAGCCCACCATGCGCCAGAAAGGGGACAAGGTTGTACCTATAGAGCCCAGTCAGTTTGTCGGGGAAGCCTGCATTCAGTCCCAAGGGGTCCCTGCCACCTCTCAGGAAGTTGCTGGAGATGAAGACGTGGACGAAAGGGATGCCGAGGATGAGCCCACATCCAGGATGGCCAGGGTAAAGAAAGCTCTCCGTACTGGCCAGGACAGCATGTTCCTTATGCCTATCTTGGAAAAAACGGCTGATGATGATCTCATTGCCGAAGAGGAGCCCGAAGAGAAAACGGCTGACGATGACCTCATCGCAGCTTGGGAAGCGGGGATCTGAGCCATGGAAACTCAACACATTGCAGCCAGCACATATGTCCAGATCACCCGTGAAGAGCTGGAAGAGTGGCTGAACAACATTGGTTACCGGGGGAAATGGGAACGAGATGGCAAAACGGCTGGCGTCTACCTGATATCCCTCAGTGACAGTGTGGCAATCAAGCTATCCTCAACGATTGGAAGCACGGATGACGCCATGGGTCGTGGGCAAGCCTCCATGCAGCTGGCACTGGTCAGCAAGATCACTGGCCGGGTGGTCAACAAGAAGGCCCAAGGCCAGTCCCACTTTGCACGTACCAAGGGTTGGATGACCAACTGGGAACGTGGTGTGGACACCATGAAGCGGGCCTACATGCCCTCCTCCGACTTCTATGATGCCATTGCGGCAATTCCCGATAGGGACAAGTACAAGCAAGATGTACTAGCCAAGATCGAGCAAGTCCCTGGATGGGGGGCCAACAACTACTTCATCAACCTGCACCAGAAGGTCGAGAAGGATGGTGTGCTCATGCCTGCGGACTGGCGTGCCCTAGAGGGTGGCCTCAAGCGTCAGGCTCCCAAAGAGAATCCACAGGCTACTCCCCCAAGTGATCCCCAGCAGGAACCAATCACCAAGAGGGAGGAAGTCCAGCAAACCATCAACTTCAATGAGCAGAAGGTGCAATCCCTTAGGGACTTGTATGTTGCTGCCAAACGGTCAGGCGACGAATGGACTCAGAACTTCGCGGTCTCCATTGGACAACAGCTCAAATCGGGCAGGAACCTCTCAGCCCCACAGATCCTATTGGTCAAAAAGAAGCTCGATATCTTCCGGGTCCCCTCGAACGGGAAGCCTGCTTCAGACCTGTTCTAGTTGGTATGGTTAGACTATGAAGTGGTTCAATGTCTTGCTGGCCCTTATAGGCACGCTTGCGTCCATAGCTTGCCTTGCCCTGCTGTTTGCGCAGGACTCCCCCAAGTGGGTGTTCTTTGTGCTCACTACCCTCTATGGTATCTCGCGCATCATTGATGCTTGGAATGAGATTACGGTCTGAAGATAGCACAATGCTCGGAATGGGAATCCATCCCGAGCACCTGCTTGATTTTCTACTTGGCTAGACCGTTGTGGGGACTTCAACGGGTGGTGTAGGGGCCACCTCTGTTGTTGTGGTTGTTGTTACTGCAACCTCTGCGGCGACCACTGGAGCCACTGGAGCCTCAACGGAGGGGGCCACTACCACCACCGTTGCGGCAGGTGCCTCAACAACTGGTGTTGCAGCCGGGAGGGTTCCTGCCGCCACTACTACTGGCTTGATGCCTAGCATGTCCTTCAGGGCAAGTTCCCAGAAGGCTGTTGCCAGACCCCCAGAGAGCAGTCCAGTTTGTAGAACATCGGCTACAGGAGTCCCTCCCATGAGGCTGCTTCCAATCGAGAGAAGCATACCTAGTCCTAGGGCTACCCAAGGCACGTACTTGGCTCCGACTTTGTCTTTCAGGCCTGCCTTGTTGGCAAAGTGAACGAGAAACACAATCACAAACCCAGCCACAAGGGGCCACTGTTTGTGTGTAAGCGCGGAGATGAAGGAATCCATGAGAGACGGGTCCATTGTACGTGCCTACTTTCAGACGGTGAAGGGGGCTGGTTGGGTGGTTGGGTCAGGAGCTGTGCGAGTCCGGCCGCGATCCATTGGGCGTCCTGGCAACCGGTACCTGTCCGATGCTGCCAGCCCCTCGCCATAGCCTGTTGGAGAGATGATGCCGGACAGCGCCACTCCGTTGGTTGCTGTACTTGGAGTGCCATAGATGGCCTGAGTGAGAATCAACATCTGAATCTCATCCCCCTCCGTCCTGGTGGAGGCAACCCCAAAGGCATCCTCATGGTAGTTCCTGACCAAGAGTGCCTTGCAGGACAACACTGCCCCCTTGAGGACAGGCTGAAGAGCGGGTTGGAATGTATCACTGGCCCATGTCAAAGGCCCTCCAGGAGCGACGCCAGAGAGCATGAAGGCTGCCCCTCCCCCACGGAAGATCCGATAAGCATGGGAGCCACCTGGGGTCGCTAGCGTGTAGGGAGTGTACTGCAACACCCCACCATCGGACATGGCCAGAATGGCCCCGGGTTCTCCCAGGAACCGGGTGTATTCAAACCCACCACTGGTGAGGGGCACGTTAGCATACACCGATCGGACTCCTCCGAAGTATGACCTCAGAGACGTTGAGGTATCGTTCAGGATGTTCTCAGACAGGAAGTCCGAGTCGGAGACCAGGATTCCTAGTGGGAGACGCTCCGTCATACCCGTCAGGGATATCACCGAGTTTCCAAGGCCACCATTCACGGGTACGTCCACCCCGCCACTGAAGAAGGATGATGTGTAAGCAGTTGGGCCAGTTGTCACGTCTGCCATTGCCAAAGTGAGAACTGGGGCTGCCGTTGGAGCGATACCCGTGCGAAGAGCAACTCGATAGGTGTTACCGAGGGAGCCCCTTACCTTTGCGGTGATAGTGACGGTAGCTCCAGAAACCTCTGCCCTCACATAGGGCGCCGTGTTGACAAGATCCCCATTGATGGTGTTCGCCAGATTACTCGCCATGTCCTCATTAGAAGCAGGAGCTGGTCCCGAAAAGGGTGCCGTTATCTCAAGGAACGCAAGACCCATTGTCAGGGCCACCTTAAGGTCCCCAGTATCAGCCTTCAGGTAATCTCGGATCGTGACCGAAACTGAGGCGAAACTGTCATTAGCCTCTTGTCCTTGTGTGAAAGCCATGGGCAACACACGCCATGCTGGGTCTGAACCAGAGGTTGGCAGCCTTCCCAACCTGCCTGCCACGGGATCTGTAAACCCACAATCAATGGAAGTACCAGACCACATGGAGCCACCAATTTTACCAGTACCCAATGTGGTATAGAAATCCATGGATGCCAGAACCTCTAGCGCCCTAGCATTGGGACGTGTTACCGTCATGGCCCCTGAAACACTGTCGAACTGTTGGATCGTGGTCCCCAAAGACACTGCACTTGCCTGTGGGATCTGGCCATAGCGGGCCATGTAATCCGCTTCCTGGAGGGTACTGCCATCCCTGGTCATGTAGGGATCTCCCTGATAAACTGTACGATTGTACACCTCATACAGAGCATCCCCACGTGGGGAGGCCGCGGGGAGAATCATGTCCACGCCAATCAACTCATAGGTATCTGTGTCCACCACCACGATGCCGGTTCCAGTTGATCTCCTTGCAAGGACATAGTTGTTCTTGTTGATGAACCCCTCGGCGAACCCAAACACCACACACTCAACTACGTAGTTGAAGCTATCGAAGGTCTCGACACCTGTGTATGCTGGGGCAAGTGAGATGTCGATGGCTGAATCGGGGACGATGTAGGTATGCGAGTCTTGAAGGTTCGTGGTATCATTACCACCCCCCTGACGGATGAAGAGGGTCTGCTTAGATGCCCCAGTACGCAAGAGATTAACTGCGGACACCCCAGAGAGGCTCCCGAGCACACGAGTGAGCCGATCATTCTGGAACCCACCTATGTAGGTGGGGTCTAGGTTGTTGAGGAAGTCATTGTACTCATACACCCCATAGAGACGGGCGATCCCATGATAGGGAGGCAGCTCAATGCCATGCATTCCTACCCCAAGGTCAGAAGATACGACCCCCGATAGGAACTGCTTCCGTGCCCCGTAGGCAGAATGTGGGGCCCCCCCTACAGTTCCCGACTGACCATACAGGATGGCCCCGTTGTTGGTCGAGAATAGAATCGACTGAACCAATGCTGAGCCTGGAGGTCCCGGGTTTGTCTTTCCGCCAATGATGTAGAATGTTGGGGAGCTGGCATTAGAGCCATCCGCGAACAAATGATTGATACCTGGATAAATTGGGTCTGTTCCACCTGTGTATGTGTGGTAAGGGATGTCTTGACGACCAAACCTCGGTGCATACTCAGGAGGCAGTGCATACCCCAACGTCTTGTTGGGGGTGAAAAGAGCTAGGTTGTCCTTCAGGGGCCCACCGCCCGGATAGTCCAAAGCCCCAATGAGGGAAGGGACCGTTGTTACCGCATTGAGTCCCTTGAGGATCATGGGCTTCTTGATCAGGGGTCGGAAAATTACTGTCTTCGACCCAGGGTCAACGAAAACTTCTGCTTCTCGATCTTGCTCTGTAAGACCAACAACGACACCCCCATAGGTGGTGGACCCAGAGGGTAGTGCGGGAGCTGACATGCCCTTGGAAGGCAAGCGGTTCCAGAGTTGGACCTGTGTTGCCCCATACACCCTATCCCCACTCGGGTACCCTGTCTCCGTGACAAACACAGGGTCTAGTGATCCAATGTCATTCCGCACGAAGGTGGCAGCGGAATTTTTGGCTGAAAATCGAACAATCTGATCTGGCACGCGGGTGCTGGCCCCACGATTAGGGGACCACATTACGTTAGTCGTAATGACAGCCCTGCTATCTATAGGCACCAATTTCCCCGTTGTTGCCGGGGCATCCGCAGTAGCAATAGGATTTGTGGGTGGGAAAACTGTCCCTCCAGACCATCGCATATCCGTGAGAACCACCGCTACGCCAGAAGGTGGATTTGTACTCCCGTTGTCATCCTCGGCATTGATCTCCTGTGAACGGAACTCAATGGTGACTATATTGCCTGTGTTGTCAAAAGCTATCCAATCCGCAGACAAGGGGCGTACGATCAGACTGTCTGCATTAGCCGCCGCTGCGTGATCTGTATAGGGGGAACCGCCATCCGCGGCTGCTGTTCCAGCCCCAATAACCTGGAAGGCCCCATTGTTATCTTGGGAATCCTTGTCCCCATACACTACGATGTATAGACCGGATGAGCTTCCAGTGATATCCTTACCATCATTGGTAAGGATATCCCGCAATGTGCGAACACTTCTTCCAAGAGGCAGAAGGTTCACGACGGTGTTGAAGTCTAGCCCCGTTGCCCGAATGGTGCCTATTGCGGCCGTAACAGAAACGAAATTGGCAGCATTGGCCACAACGGTCGCGGCCACCGCTGCATTAAGAATCCCACCGAGAACAATGAAGGGGGACTCAAAATTCGTAGCAGCCAAAGGATACATTGGGCCTGGATGCTCGAAGGCATCCTCCCCAAAACCTCCTGGAGAGGTAACCATTGCCGCCCGATAGCCATTTTGACTTTCTGTGGGAAGTGCTCCACCTACACCATTACCTGACACACCCCCAACGAAGCGTAGCTTCCATGGGTACTGAGTTCCGACGAGGGAGTCTGTGTTCTGAAGATATACTTCAGCGGGAGACAAGAAACGAACGGACTCCTGTCCCCCCACCAAACCTGCATGAGCACCATCATTTCCTGTGGCCCCACCAATGTCCATGAAGATAACAGACCCATTGGTCCAACCTTGTACTACCCCGACCCCCAAATTGAGGAACCCATGGGGTTGGAAATCTGCCCCCACAGCCCACTTGGAAGAAACAGTTGCATCAAATGTTGTTGCCGTGATGTGGTTGGCGTCCAGAGTCACTCCAGGGTCGAGGATATTCGTGATGTCACCCTGTATTGCTGCACTGTCTGACCACACCGTACGAATGCCATCCGGCCCATCTACCACGTCCACTTGTGTGGGGGCCGGGAAGGGAACAGCACTGGGGGCCTGTAGGTAAGAAACCTCAGTGGTAACCGTGCCCACAGTATCCCCGCCAGTACCGGCCTTCTTCCACGAAGAGTGCAAGTTATTCTGGACCAGTGCCGCCACACCATTCTGAAGAAGACGGGTGTAGTCCCAGTCACCGAAGTTCACGGACCGGCGAAGGTCAATAATGTCTGTAATGTCAATCTGATCAGCATACAAACCGTCCGGATTGGTGTTGTACAGCCGAAGGGCCGAGCCAGCGGCATGATACTTAGCCATCGTCCCAGCACGTCCACGACCAGCAGCATCAATGAAAATGTCACTCGGATGCCCCCCCGGATCGGAGTTCACATTGATGGCGATGACCTCGGCATCAATTCCTTCACCAATGACGAGATACCTACGGGTTGTCCCAATGGGAAAAAGGTCGGCATCACCCAATGCTGATGTGCTGTAGTTGGTGAGCGTAACCCACCCTGTCGTTGTATCCAACAAGGCAGCCGTCAAGGAAGCAAGGGCCAGAGTTCGGGCCCCACTCTGTGGGTCTGCCAGGGCATGAGAAGCCGGAGTACGTTCTGCAGCCCCATTCTGATTTGGGTTGCCAGCGTTAGCTACAGCCGTGAAGGCCCCGGTGTTTCGTCGAAACACGGCACACATTGGAATGGCATAAACATAGCCATCAACCGTTCCGAGAGCATTGGCTGGATCACCGCTACCAGCCCTCCACAGGGAGGGGTCCCCAAGCTCTTGGCGCATGTTGGTAAACACCGCCCCACCCACAGGGGCCACAGTGGTGCCTTGTGCCAGAACCTGAGGGTCTGTCAGGCCATCTGGGAAGTTTGCTAGATCGACCGAGGTACCACCAGCATCACCGGACCCAACCACACGAATCCGGTATTGAAGTTGGACCCTTTTCGTGGTCTCAAATCCAAGCGAGGGATCCTCAAGGTCATCTGTGACATTAGTCCCGCCGTACTGTGTGTTACCATTCTTCCAAATGAAGCCAGCCGAAGGCTTATTGGTCGTGGATGGATTTGCCGATACTAGAGCACGCCAGACCTCCAGGAATACTAGGTCAGAACGAGCGTCAGTCGTCGGTGGCGGAAAAAGACGCACACGATTTGCGACTTCATCCGGACCAGCGGACTCGGGAAGATAGGAGCCTGCCACAGGGATAACCCACCCATTGACCGCTGCCAGAAGGACCGGGGATGCCTCTTCGGTGCCACCGACTGTGGCCGGTGGAGCAATGACAAACTGGTTGGCATACAGAGGGTCCGTCAGATAGTCCTGTTCGGTCCGCGTGGGATCAAGGAAGAATCCAGAATGAACCTGTGCACGAACTGTTTGGGAGAGAGCCTCAAATTCCACCTGAGAAATCAGGTTCAACTCGGCATCGGTTGGCGGCTTGTCTGCCTGCCACACCACAGATGTGAACTGCCGAGCGAGGGCAGAAAGCACACGAGAAACCCCAGGACCCCAGTTTTCAGCAGTCATAACTTACCTTACCATTAGAACATCACCGCGTAAGCAGTAACGTAGACTTTTGAGCGTGTATGGTTGATGAACGCGAGTCGCACATCATTCCCTGGAACACCTGTCGAAACTGTAGCCAATCTAGAAGCCTGTGTGTAACCCACCCCGTTGTCACAGGATAGGAACACATCCAAAATGTCCTGATCCACCTCAATCAGGTTCTTGAGGGCTGGGGTGTTCACTCCTGACGTGTAGTTCATCACGTCATTGGTGACTGACATCTGATAGACCTTCCAGTAAACCACGAAGGAACTAGCGCCAAGCCCCCCGGTGTAGGCAGCAATATCGATCTTGTCCGTAATCAATACCCCAGGACGAATCGGGGTGGTTGTGGAGTTCTCAGGAAGAACTGCCACCGAGTTGGGGGCCACCCCCTTCGTGCCCCCCAGTGGGGTTCCCGTCTGAAACCGTGAGGACCACGTTTTTATAGGGGGCCCAGGATCCCAAGGGAAAACCGCAGTGGCATCGAGTTTTGCGATATCCGATGCGTTAAGTATCGGATTGTAAAGGATATTGCCATATGTTGGGTACTGGGCCAGCAAACTATTGTAGATCGTAGGAAGGATGCCAGGAGGAACCGATGGGTCCAGCAACCTGGACGCCGAGGTAATTACTGGTGGGGTGACCCCATCGGGGATACCCACCACGAATTTGCCGTTAATAGGCGTGGCTGTGTTTACCTCAGGGGTTCCAGCCACCTGAATGATAACAGAACTTGTCTCCCCGGCCAGCAAGTCCGGGAACCGATTCACGTCAGCATAAATCCGCATGCTACCCTCCTGGGGGGATAGCTACTCTACCGATGACCACCGCCTATCTGACTCAACAACGTGTGACCATACATGACCCCATATGCTGATTTGCCGATTTCTCTAAAAAGTAGGTGCCCCATGCCGATAGGGTTATGAAGGACATCCCCAATGAAGACCGCAACGTTTCTGCTCTGCCTTGCCACCCTGCTAGTCCCAGTCCCCGGGCTCAGCCAGCCCGCCGCCAGGGTCCCCCCTGTGGTCGTTTCAAGGACGGTCCATGAATCCCCCGTCCCCACCACGGGTAACAACGACTTCCGCCTCCTGTGGGCTGAAGAGGTGGTTCGCATCGGTCCAAGAGTGGAATCACGACTGTACCTGGAACTCCACGACGCCTTCAGAGAGCCAGACCTGTTGGCTCGCATCGAGATCCGTGAAGCCCGTGGGTACCAGTTCTGCAACCCCCTCACCAATCCCGGAGCGTGGCGTGCCAGCCGTACCCCCGCCCTGATGGGGGTGGCCTGTGCCATGGGCAACAACGTCAGCACCGCGGTAGCCATTTTCCGCACAGGCCCTGGGCACCTGACCATTCACGTCATCGCCGAAAGCCAGGAGTTCGTCCTGGACACCCTGGACATCCCACCCACGGAAACTCTCTCCATTCCCGGAACGGAAGCATGGCATGTTGAAGTAGACTGACCATCCCACGGTATGGTTGGCATGCACCTGGAAATGGTACCTGAACCCACCAAAAGTTGGAGCCTCAAATCGGAACTGGGAGCCAAGCAATGGACCCTACTCAATCAGGTTGTGTGCCAACGGGCCAGCAATCGCTGTGAGGAATGCCTGTGTTCCTCCCAAATCGAATGCCTGGAGCAATGGGAATACAACGACACCACCCACACCCAAACTCTGGTAGGCTTCAAGGCTCTATGCCCCGCCTGCCGTGAAGTAAGAGACTTGGGCCGTGCCTGTTCCAGGGGCGATGGAAAACGGGTAGCATCTCACCTTCAAGCTCTTAACCGATGGTCGCCAGAGGAACTTGACGCCCAAATTGAAAAGGCATTTGACGTGTGGATGGAACGATCCGCACATGACTGGACTCTCGACCTCCGGCTACTTGTTGTCGTCCAAACCGACCCGGAGATCATCGGCCGATCTTATTGGATGCCCTTTCAACTTGGGCAGCCTGCGAATTGAGCCGGTTGGTTCCTGTTGTGTTCGTCAGGTTGCTCGCCAGACTATCCGCCTGAGACTGAACCCCGCTCGCAATTGACTGCCATCCCGACACACTATCCAAGAGGGAGCGGCGCCCACTGCCTGTGGTAATACCCCGTAGAGCCGACTGAGCGGCTGCCCAGGCAGGTGCCGCCTGTACCATCTGCCCCGCCACCCATCGAGCCGCATCATCCGGAGTCTGGACACTCACGAAGGTAGTGTTCTCAGCTCCAGACATATAGGCCGCTAGAAGCAGATCCGCCTCAGCCCCACGACAAGCACAGGAATCCTGGCCCCCCAATGGGTCCCCCATTGGAGTCAGGTCGGTGAGGTTGAAAGCTGCGTTATTGACCGGGAGCTTCATCACGGCATCACGATCCGACATGATGTAGTTACGCAGCCCATTAGCGATCTGGGTTGTACGGGTCCCCGTGGCACCGGCTGTTGGGTTCTCTGCCCACTGCAATACCCTTTGGGCACCTTCTGCGAATTGAGGGTCGGCCGCAATTCGAGCCAAGACCCTGGCTTCAGTATCCGCATCCTGCCTGCGCATTGCCCTCAACAGAGCTTCCAGGTCTGCCGGGTTGGCAAAACGAAGGGGGTCACTTGACATCAACCGCTCGTAGTTGCCCCCCGGCTCGATGGAGAGCCCCCGGCCATATTGGTAGGACCCATAATGCTCATAGCCCTTGGCGTCGGACACGGGAAACACAGGGGAAAAAGTAGCGTTGTCCACAGAGGCGAACCGGGTTTCTGTGGACCTCTGGAAGGGCCTGCTGTTTGGAAGGGGCCTCCCAGCAAACAATGCCGTGATGGAATCCTCCCAGGGACGAAGAAGCTGTGTTATTGTGGCTGGGATCTGAGTGGTTCTTGAGGGGAGATCCTGCAATGCAGAAATAGCTTGGGCCAGAGCCTCACTGTTTGCCTGACTCACCTCTTGCACCAAAGCATGGGCCTTGGCACCTAGCACCGTCATAGTATGATGCCTGTTGGTCAGCATCCCGGTGTTGCTTGGGTCCACGTCATTCGGGGTACCATTTGAGATATTGGGGGTTCCATCAATGGGACCTGTAGCAGTATTGAGGTTGGCGATGCCTGTGATGGCCCCCTGAATTGCCTCGGAGGGGGGCCTAATCATTGTCATGTTCCCCAACACGGCCGCCATGTTGTTGGTTAGAGCCCGGACAAGGGATGTTGCAGTGCCTGCGAGGCAACTGTTAATGAAAACAATGGCCGACTGTGGGGTGTGCCCAACGGCGAGAACCGTGGAGGTTCCCCTCGTGGGCCTACTGATCTGACTGGTACCAAACGTAAGGGACACAATCTCACTGGTAGGCACGATCCTGGTGTTAGTGAAGGTACGGACCCGCAACCCTTTGGTAGGACGGTGTTTGGTGCCTATTTCCACGAAGTCCTGGCGCCTATCCTCAGGAAGCCCCTCAATGTTTGACGCCTGACGAACCACCGTTGTGGTCAAGTCCTCCTCCGGGTTCACATGGGTGCTACTACTCTGGGTCCCTGGGGTTGGGGCTGTATCCTCCGTTGTCTGGCTCTGAGGGATCCACTCCCTAAGGGAAGTTGTCGCCAATCTGTGGATGTTACGGGCATACTGCCCCTGATCCCCGGTGGAATATCCACTTCTCGATAACTGCGGGGCATACAGGTCAATGTTCCCTGTGGTCAGTACCTGATCAATTGCCTCTCCGTGGTTATGCAGGAGGTTTCGCAAGTAGTCTCTGGACCCCTCTTCTGCTGACCCATATGCCCTAAACCAAGCATTAGTATCATGAAGGGTTACAGTACCATCCGCATTTGTGGTTCCCTCCTGGGTTCCAAGATGTACTCTCCCACCCACCCAACGGTTTCCTGCCTTCACCCCTCCAAAATTGAAGTTATACATACCCTGACCACGAGCACCATTCTCCAGCGCCCACTGGGCTGACATTACAGCCAATACAGCATCTGGAGGAGATTGCCCCCGCTCTGCAATGTATGCCTGCCGCAAATACCGCACAGCTTCCTGTGGGCTCATCTGGGTGTGCTCTGCACGTTGATCCCCAGATAGGGTGGGTGAGTCCGATGTGGGGGTCGTGGTAGTCCCACCACTCGTTGTCGGCCTAGTGATATCAGCATCCCCTTGTTGAGCCGGATTGGGGTGGGAGGCGGAATAATAGCGGTACTGTCCTGGGGTGTTGACCGACATTGATGCCTTACGGTCTGACAGTAGCTCCAAAGTATTAGAGGACAGGTTGATGGTGCCGGTGGGGTCGAAGTCCATATCCCTTTGAACTGCTCCGGTCGAGCGGGTTTGAAGCTGTTGGATCAGGTAGGAAAGCAATACCACCTTGTCATTGTCCTGCAATGTGGTCGCATGACTAGATAGGCTGCTCGGATGGGCTGTGTGGTTGCCATTCACCTCATGAAGAATGTGTTCCACCGCAGTGAACTGATTGGCATAGGCAAGCAAAATGTCATTCTGTGTACCAGATGGGTCCGATGGGGGGGAGTCAAAATTTGTGGTCAGAGTTGTAAGCCGTTGTCGGGCGGTATCCAATTCAGATTGAAGGTGTGCAACATCCACATGCGAAGGGGCCCGGGGCCTGGGTGCCGGGTGAGGGGCCGTTGCAGGAGTGGTGGCCGGTGGTGTGGCCGGAGGCGTTGGGGCCGCTGGGGTAGCTGCGGGTGTAGCTGGGGCCGGATGGGTGCCCGTGCGGGGTCTCGTCGGTGTCGTTGTAGCCGGTGCTTGCACCCCCCCAATGTTTGCCAATTCAGCCGCCTGAATTTGACGCTCAAGCCTCTCCACCGTGGCACTGAGTGTTGTGATGCTGGTCTGCGTGAGGTCTCTGGTGGTAATGAAGGTGCCCAGAGCCCTAGTAAGGTCGGCCTCATTCACCGTGAAGGTGCTAAATTGGCTTCCAATAGCGACCCCCCATGATTGGGTAGTTGAGTTGCCAGTACTTCGATAATCGGTATTTCCCCTCGCTGAGGATGTTGAGGCCCCCTCATTTCCAGGGGATATAAGCACACCACGCTCCAACAGGGCTTGAATGAATCCCCCAATGAAGGTCTGACGCCGGGCATCTGTTACCTCCCGTCGATTGGTACCTGTGGTGGCTGTGAGGTTTCTAGACTCCGCTCCAAACCCATACGAGTAGAACATCGGGTTGATGTGCATAGGGTCAAGCGCCATGACCACGTTGGGGAACCCTATTAGCCGTGGGATCCCACTATTGTCAAGGACCTGGAGAGGCCGGGGAGACATGTTGGTCTTATCCAACTGCACCTGGGGAAGGTCTGCCCCAACGGATGCCCCTGAGTTGTCTCCCGGTGGGATGAACTTCCTTCGGCGAGCCGTCAACGACAGGGTCGTGGTGCACTGGCCCCCAAAATTGAAGGCATGCGAGATGGACTGGACATAGTAGTAACAATCAATGTGGGGGATGTATACGGGGTAGCCTGGACGAATCTCAGGCCGAAGTGGGATCGTGATCGAACAAGCGTTCACCCCCGCATTGATCCGGTCTAGCTGTGAGATGCCAAAGAAGAAGGCTGACTTGGCATTGTTGTAGTAGGTTGACTCGATGGAACTTTCGCGCCACCCATATTGGGCCACGAGTTTGTAGTCTACGTATGTGGACCGGGTACCCCACTCACTCTCGTCCACCAACCCACGGGTGTTCTGGAAAGCCCCTCCCTTGATGATGATGTATGTGGCCTCCGGCTCGGTCTCCGTAAACGAGATGGAGATGATGTCAATGGGCTCGATACGATAAACCCGCGAGGAGCTGGTATCCAGGTTGAACAGTGGGGGCTTGAAGACAAGGTCCCCGTCCACATCCTGGTAGAACTCATAGCCCGTGACCCCCGTCACCGAGGTAGCAATGTCAAGTTTTGACTCATAGGTGGACTCAAACAAGTTCACCTGCCCATAGCTACCATAGTCAGTGGCGAAAGCTTGAAGCTGTTGGGCATTCGTACTGAGGCGGCTCCCATTTTCCGAAGGCAGCAATCGAGTTGCTTGCCTGAGGACCCGACTATCAACCAAAGAACTGAGAGGGATGTCCTGGGCAAATGGGTCCCCAGATGGGCGGGCCGTTGCAGCACTGTGTCCAGCAATGTGCTGGTGACCCCCCTGGGCACTAGACCCTGAACCATAGAGGGACAGGAATGCCTGTTGGGAGGATGTGAAAAGCTCTCCCGTCGCCCCGTGCATACGGAGCCCATAGATACGGCTGCGGAACCGCTGCTCCCAGTAACGGATAGTCAGTGCATACAGGGAGTCTCCCGTAGTCGCATTGACAGCCCCATAGTTGGACCTGCTAGACAGGGCAAACCCCACACCGGCTGCGGCCCCCGCAGTATCCCTGTAGAGGGAGTACATGATCGAATAAGGGGACTTGCCAGACAGGGGATGCCCTGTAACGGTGGTGTGCACCCCGCTGTTTGTGGGTCTTGCCCCGAAGAACGAACCAGAGGTGGAAAACTTGAGGTGCTGCCAGAAATGGAGCATCCCGTTACAGGTCAGGGTGGCCGAGTAGTATCCCCCCGAATACTCATAGCCAACCGAAGTCACTACCCCGTGAAACACTGGGTAGTAGGGATATTGGGGGATGTCTCCAAGGTTGATGCCACCAACCGCTGTGGGGGCATTGGAGGTAGTCATTCCCTTTACGGGGAAGTACCCTCGGAAATAGATATGTACCTCCAGCCCCGTCCTCAAGAGGGTGTTCCCATCCCTGAAAATGGAGTCCCCATAGGTCCGTGGGACTGCCAGGGAGATGCTGGAGTTGGAGGCTCCGGGCTCGACCCCACAGTCAATCGAGACAGATGTCACGAACTTTTGGATGTCGATATTTCTACGGCATTGCCTGCAACCTGGAAGAGAAGTGTCCCCGTTGAGGTACACAAGAAAATCGCAGACCGTTTGCACAACCTCCCTCTTGTTGGGAGCCCAGGTTCCAGCGTAAGGTCGATTGACTATGGACATGTCCTACCGCCTCCGTGATGAAACGGTTGCGGGCTGCACACCAGCAGTAGTTACCGCAGCACCTGCCCAAGGCTGGGCTGGGGCCTGTTGGCTCTCTATGCCTATAGTGGGGGCCGTAAAGAACTGAGACCCCCCCCTGCCACTACGATTCAAAGACCCACCGGACACCCCCCTGTAGAGTGAATCCGGCCGGGTCATAGGGGACACCACAGAAACCTGAGGAGCGAAATCAAACTCCTTGATGGCCGTGAAGTCAACCGATATCTCCAACCCCCCATGCTGTTGAGACTCCTCCTCCCCAAATGAAAAGGTGTCCATGTGTCCAACATAAGTTTTTTGGTCATACTCGATGGCCAAGTTCCCAATCATCGGGAAGGCCCTGGAGTTCTGGACCATGTCCTGCAAATAGGCCCCACTCTTGAAAAGCATCAGCAATGCCTGGAGTTGCTGGAAAGAAGCACTATCGTTCCTGGACGCCCTCTGGACCCCTGACACCGCCTGTTGAGTCAATGATGCGTGTCCGGCCACATAGGCCCCTATCTTGAACGTGAAGGTCAGCTTGGGGAGTTCCTCTCCCCAAGACTGGTAGATATACCCGTAGCGGTTGCGTTCCTGGAACTGTCCAATCTTCTTGTACTGTACCTGCATTGAGGTAGGGTTGATCAGCAATAGCAACGGAGGGATCTCAGACATCCTCTTGAGCTGAAGGGCAAGGCTCAGGGCGGAAATGTCATTGGTCATCGCCGGGACAATAGCAGGTCTGTGGTTTGGGTCTCTGTTAGGGATGGCTCCCCGAACCGCTGGTCCGAACACCTGATTGAAGACTGCTTGGTTATATTGGGTTTCCAGTTGTGCCGTGGATGTGGTAGACAGACCCGGAAGGGATCCCCCCAACTGAGTCAGCTTCCTATACTCCACAGCCGCATCGGCCGAAACGGTCTGAGCCGGTTGCGAATAGTTGGTGAGACTCCTGTTGTCCTCCCGAACCGACCCAGGTGGAGGGTTCCTGTTGTGGGGTTGCGGTGCAGCAAGCAGGTTGGACCCATTGTCTCCGAGAATAGAAGGGAGCAACACCCGTATGAGGAATGGGGACAGGCTCCTGAGTTGGGCATTGCTGCCATCTATAGGAATGCCATCCTGGACCACATAGTCACGGGCCGTGTTGTTGGTATCCGGGATGCCCTTGAAGAAGCTGGCTGGCTGAACTGGGTTTCTTGGCATTGGCTTACAATCCTGCCAAGTCTCGGGCTATGGCCTGCTGTTCTGCAACAGAAGGATCTGGGGAGGCAAATGGTTGTGGCGCACTGGGGGGGGCCACAGGTGCCGTAGGAGTCTGAGGAGTGGCCAGAGTTGTGTTGGGCACCACTGGCAGAATTGAGTTCGTGGACTTCATCAGGAAGCGTTCCTTTTCCACGATGAAGTTGGTTGTCAGGCTAAACTGATAGGGCTTGTCAGCAGTCTCCTCAACCGAGAATCCGTCGAACCACCCCCACCATGCCCCACCATCATAGAGGATCCGAATGCAGCCCTGCATGGCTAGGTTCCCTTGGCTATCATAGATGGCCCCATTGTTGTGGAACAGGGCCAGCAGGTCCAGGAACTTGTCATAGGCGATGGTATCCCTACGGGTGCCATTGACCGACCTAGCACGGGCACTGGCAGGCTGGATGAGATCGTTGGATGGGGTTGGTCCCGTGACGTTCGAGAGTCCACTGTAGAGGCGTACAAACCCCCCTGTGGCGATATTGAAACTGATCTCCGTGGGGTTCTCCCCCCAGTGGAACTCCACGAACCCCCCGAGAGTCTGTGTCCTCTCGATGGTCTTGGCATAAGTGAATTGCATGGAGGTGGGGTTCACATGCAGAACCATCTTAAGGTCCATTGGCAGAAGCGATGTTTCCCGGTCGGGCCCAAGGATGTCAAACACAACAGGACGCTTCCCTGACCCCGTAAACTCGTCCAGGGGGGATTGGAAGGCCGACTTGACTGTGTACTGGGATGGCATTGGCTAGGCGTTAGACCCAACCCGGTTAGGCTGGATTCCAGATTGTTGGAGGACCCTTCGCACTACGTCATACACTCTACGCTCGTCCCCACCGTAGATATTGACGTGAACGTTGCCACCACCACCTGACCTAGCAATTGGACCCCCAGGCTTCGAGCCAACCACTTGATCCTCTCTATCAATTGGAGTAATGATGGGTCTCCCGCCACCGTTCTGGTAGACGAAGTCATGGGCAGCAGGGGCCACTGAGGCACGGGCCGAATTCAGGGTACCGAGCATCCTAGTGATATTGGCATCACCCGCCACATTGGTCCCAGCCGCCGAGCCGGTCTGCATGATCCTGTTAATAGTGTCCGGGTCAATATCTTGTCCCACAAGGGTGTCCCGCAACTGGAGCTCATAGTTGGCTTGCGCGTTTGCTCTCCCGAGATCCATAGGCAAACTACTATTGCCAAGGGCATCACCGACGGCATTTCCTGTGAACAATCTTGTCTGTGCTCGTGCCACCCGTTTTGTTTCTCTTAGTGCCCGCTCACCCTGGGCTTGGGCGGTATCCGTAATAGCTGTGGCATCTGCTGAGGGCCGATTTGAAGCCTCTGGAGTTGCCGAGGGGGCACCTCCCCCAGGCATTACATCAGCCACAGTTCTCCCAGACACCCCGGCCCCAGACATTAGGTTTCTGAGGTATTCCGTGGGAGAAGCAGTGGTTGTGCGAGTCGTAGGCCGCCCCGGGGTTCTTGCGGCATCCCCAACCCCAAACATGTTCTCCAATCTGGTAATTACCCCACCACCCCCCTCAAGCAATTCGGAATCCTGTTGCTGAGGAGCTACCGTTACGGTCCGCTCAACCCCCGTCATATCCCCAGTAGACAATCTCCGTTGGGCATCTGTTAAGGTGTCTCTCCTTCTTCTGGACTCCTCATACCTGCCCCGAAGGCCAGTCAGCTCTCCCTGAAGCACCCTCTTCCTAGCTATCGTGGTATCTGCGGATGAAGCCTCCCGCTCACGCGTCTTTATCTGACCGGAGATATTGGAGGCAGCTTCCTGTTCATGCCCCAACTCTTCACGAATTCCCCCACGGATCTCTGTAGCTGCGGCTCTCCTTGCCTCCCCAGCCGGATCCAATTGCTTGCCGAGCCATTGGATCAAAGGCTCCCCAACATTTTCATACAGGGATCGCGTGTAGTATAGGAGCTTGTTCTCAACAACATCGGCGAGAGAGGTTGTAGCCTCCATCGTCTGAAAAGCCAGTTCCGTTTGCTCATCCCGGGTCTTTATCTCATCCGCCCCCGATTGCTGCATGTAGGACAGAAGAAGCCCATTGGAGTCGGAGATCACCTGCCCTGTACTAGAGGACACCACCTCCCCGCTACTGTTAATCTCTGCCCCCAATTCACTTGCCATCCGGGAGTTTTCCTCAGCGGTTACATTCCCCCTGGCCTGAAGGGCTTGCAGTCGAGTGAATCCCCCCCTCATGTTGAAGGCAAGTGTAGACAAAGCATCGGACTGAGGACCGGATACACCAATGAATGCCTCAGCCCCCGCCCTCTCTGCACCAGACAACTCATCAAATCCTCTACCAAAATGCTCCTGAATAGTGGCCAAACGTAGTGCAATTGACCCCCTAGGACCAAGGGCCTGGAAGGCGTTTGTCTGTGCCCCAATCCCCCCCTGAGTGGCGCGAGCGAGCTTCACCATTTGTTCCATCTGTCTACCCAAGTTGGATAGTTGTGGGTTGGAACTGCTAGTAAGGGTATTCACCATGGCTGCTTGCTGACCATGTGACATCGAGTTCATCTGATGAATCAGGTTTTGAGATGCCTCCTCTGCTTGATCCGAGGATGCTGTGCCTGCCCGCTCTATTGCATCTACAAGGGGCCCACTTCCCAACGCCACAGTAAGGTCATTGATCATGGACCTCCCCCCAGTACCTCCGGAGGTGGCTGTTGTACCAAGGGATCTGGCTTGTGAAACTGCCTCCCTACCAATAACTCTCCTGGTTGCCCTACCTCCCACCAAAGCCGTCCGCATTCTCTCTTGGGTGTTCATCTGGCTTAGGTCACCCCCATACTGACCAACCATCTCGGTGGCTTTCTTGGCCCCCATGATCTTCGTCATCTTCATAAGAAGGTCGGCAGTATCCTCCAACCTAACATTCAGGGAAGACTGGCCAGCTGTTGCCTGGACAACCATCGAATAGAAGCGTCTGGTTCCAAAAGCACTCTGTGATGCCATCTTCGAGATGGTGGCAAAAGAGTTGTTGACCGTCTCCAGACTCATACCAAGGTCATTGACATAGTTGGTCAGATTATCAGCATACTCTGTGAGCCCCACACCTGTCGCATTTGCAACCCTATGGATATCTGCCAGTGTCGTGGACAACTCCCTCTGGGCTACCGCAGCATTGGTTGAGCCGCGGGTAAGTCTATCGAGTGTGATACCCCCTTTGTCCAAGGCGTCAAAAAGAGCCATTGCCTCCTCTTGATTAACCCCGAAGTTAGTCATCAGGTCGGTAACAGTATGGTTCAAGATGCGAAGACCCTTGGACAGATCTCCAGACCCTAAACTGGCCAAGGTAAGAGCCCCAAAGGTCTTTACCGTCGACCTATTGAATTCCTTGATCTTCTTGTCGGTGTCAAACATCACCCCGGCAAAAACACCAAGCATCCCAATGATGGCCCCAAGCGGACCCAGGAGCATCTTGAATGCCCCACCGGCCTTATCCCCTATAGACCCCAGACCTTTCCCCAAAGCGGCCCCTAGACTCCGGGCAATTGCCCCTGAATCAATACTGCCTGTCAGCTTGGAACCGAAGTTATCAGCTACCCCGGTAATGGTCTCCGCGAACTCCTTCGATGTCTTCTCCAGGTACCAAGCCATGACCTTTGAGGACTTCTCAGCCTTCTTCATGCCATGGACTACATCCGTAAGTTCCTCAAATGCCTTATTGAGCCCCTTCTCAAGTGCCTCAGCGGATTCTGTAAACAAAGCCAACTGCTGTTGGGCCACCTTTTTCTGTGATGTGAGCTGGATCTTCTCCTTCACCTTTATGGTCTTATTGTTAAGCCTCTTCTCCAAGTCAGCCAGTTCTTCAGCCAGTTCTTCCTTTACCTCAGCCTCCCTTCCAAGGTCCCGAAGTTTCTTGACAGCTAACCGCTTCTCAATCTTCTCTTTTACCTCAGCCTCTTTCTTCGCAGATTTCTCCAGATCCCTAGCAAGGGTCTGAAGCCCCTTGCTATTGACCCCCTGTTTAATGGCGGCTGCAAACAAGTCCTCCATCTTGGAGGACGCCTCTTGGGCGTTCTTGACAAGACCCTTGAAGTCTGCCTCAAACGAGACCTTGTATTTCTGGTCATTGCCCATTGAGAATGGTCTTCCTAGTTGCAATCAGTTCTTGGAGGCTGGGTTTGGGGTCCTGGGATGTCCCTTGTGCCATGTCCGCCGACACAACCCTCCCGTCTGGGTCTACTTTCAGGTTCCCTGGAGTTACATCGTGTCTTAGGTAGCGATTGAAAGTCCGACTAACGGGATCCGCCTCAATGATGAACTTGGCCCCCGGCTTTGCACCCTTGAACTTTTGCTCCATTTGCTCCTGAGTGAGACCCACCAAGGCTGGCTTCCTGACTCCTAGCACATGTGCCTCTTGCAGCTTTCTAGCCTGAACCTTTCGTAGGGCCTCTTCCCGGGCCCCTTCCTGCTCTAATTGTTGCGTCCTAATCCTGTCTTTGTAGTCTGCGATGATCTTATCGTGACTATCCATATCCCCAGTCACCCACCTACGCATCTCATCCGCCAACTCTTGGTCAGTTCTGGCCGAACGAACACCATTAGGCAACTTAGAGTTCCCAGCATCATCAAGCTCCCCTCGATATATAGCCCCAACCCGATCAATTACAGCCCGACGGCGACCCTTCTCGGTCTCAATACGAGACTTGTCTCGATTGTCCATCTTCTGATAGGACTTGTGAGATTGAAGAGACACCATCACCTTCGTGTTGGACCAAATGTACTCCTGTTCCTCCCGGGTATCCTCAAGCTGGTTCCAGGACATCCACGCCGACTGTAGGGAGTTCAACCCCAGCCTCTCCAGCCCAGGCACAGGAGATTTTCTCCATAGTGGCACAGCCCCTCTTCCAACGGCCCCCCATAGGCGCCTGGATTCCTCCTCATAGAGGAAGGCCTCCAGAAAAAGGTTAGCCTTCCTGACCCGTCTGAACAACCACAAGACCGTCCCAAACAGGTCTGAGATCAACGCTCGGTTGGATCGGGAAAGGGCTTCAAAAACTACCTTTGGGGCATATACCACGTCTTCTAACAGAAAAATGCCATCCGCCACCCAAAGGCTATGAGCAACAATCCAAAGCTTCCACGTAGGGTCATTCTCATTGACTGCTTGGTCCAGTAGGAACAAGTCCCCATGTGATAGGGACTTCAGCCCATACCTATGCCCCCCCACGTTAACAGTCGTGGATAGAAACCCCGGGGTGAGGAGCTGCCGCAAATCCACATACGGATCCTGGGTGGTGGTAGCCACGCACCCTATCCCTTGTTTACTGGCGGCTTAAACCTGGGATTGAGGTTGCTCTTCACTACCTTGGGAAGCACCACAGAGGCAACAGGGGGTTCAGTGGATTCAACCTGATGCTCCGTCTTTTGTACTTCCTGAAATGCCTCTCTGGCCGAAAAATGTGGTGGCTTTACAACTGTTCGGCTACGTAGCTCCATAAGCCTGTGATTTTCAGCTTCAATCACATTTGGATCTGATGTATCAACGAATGAAGATTCTAACGGATCCTGAGGGGCCTGAGCGGGAACCTGAGGGACCCGAACAGGGATTGGTGTCATGGGCTTCACCATATCAAAAAGGGGCTTCCTGACCGGTGGGACCACTTGCTTAGGATGCTCCTCCGGGAGCTCAACACTCTTCTTCACATCGGAGGGGACTGCAACAAAAGACCCCTCCTCAGTTACCATATCCCCCTGGCCAAATGGTTCCTTCGAAGGGGCTTCGGGAACAGCTCCGTCATCTGTCGGAAGAAGGTCCTCTTTGGTAGAAGCAAATGGCCTGTCCATGGCGGCTCTCTTTACAAGGCCAGAACGAAGATCATTCGACCCAAGGTCCTTCTGGGACTTCTGAATCTTCAGATCCCCTATCTTTTCCTCCAATCTGGCAATTTCCGCATCATAGTCAACATCATCGAAGTGAATGGTGGTTTCAACCTCCTTCTCCACTTTATCAACCAACTCACTGAACTTCTTGAACACCGAAGTGGTCATCCCCCGACTCCACGTCTGGATAATGCCCATAAGGGCCTCATGCTTGCGGACCTTGACCGCAGTCCCATTGGCCAACTTCTCCCCAGTCTCCACGTACTCCACCCCACGAAAATCCATGGTCCCAATCTGGGTGATTGCATGCCCAAGGGTGCAGTTACGAAGCCGGTCCAGGAAGTCTAGTGCCCCCGTCTGATCCGTCGTATCCCCCTCGGCAAAAGCTGCCCGGGCATACCTCTGAATGAATACCTCCTCCTCCGGAGTCAACGTCCTCAGCGTAACCGCCAACCCGTTAACATCAAAAGTGTCCTCCTGTTTCCCCACCAGGGAAAGAGGGGCCATTATGGTTTCAAGATCTTTTAGGGTGAGGGCCATGTTTGGGGACTCCGATAGGGGCGTGTGATGTGGTACCCCTCACCATACCAACCAAATAGGAGCTACCACCTACCCTAGAAATCCCTGCACCCATCCCTGATCGAGAAGTCCCTTGACATCCTCAGGTTGTACGCGGCGATTCTTGGTCCCATTGTTGATCCACACAAGCCCCTTTTGCTGAGAGGGGATACCCGTGGAGTGGTGGGTCTTACCCCGTTCCCATCCCTGCTTGGTTAGTTCCTCAACCTCATTGGGCCAGACCTTCCGGCTTGTATAGCCATCATTAATCCAGAGCAGTCCTTTTTGCAGGGTCTGCCCATTACCTGCTAGCCATCCCTGGGCAATGAGTTCCTCGGCCTCCTGGGGCCATACTAGACGGCTCTCCCCAGTAGTGGTGTGAACCCACACCTGCCCACTTTTCTGGTCCCCCAACTCCCACCCCTGCTTGAGGAGTTCCTCAGCTTCATCGGGCCACACCTTTCGACTGGTAAGGCCCTTGCGAATTCCTATCCGCCCTTTTTGCTTATCTGGGATAGCCTTAAAATTGATTTTGCCCAACACCCATCCCTGGCCGATTAGTTCCTCTGCCTCCTTGGGCCACAACCGGCGATTTGTGGTGGAGTTATGAACCCATATCCTCCCCTTTTGCTGGGTGGAAATAAGGGTGCGGGTATCTTGGTCGTGGGCTTGTGGGTGAGCTACGCAACGAACCTTGGCGGACTCTGACATCTGCTTGATGGTCTCGGGGGGGTGCCTTAATCCTAGAGTGGTTTTCACCATTTTGGCAATGGGCTTTGGCCTCTTTGGACCCCGTTTGGCGGCAAGCGCGAGGTGTGCTTGTGGACGAATCCTATCCAGGATCTCCCTCTGTTTTGCAGCCAATCCTGGTTTGGTCCTATAGGTAAGTCTGGACTTCTGACGAGATTCCTCAGACCATTCCCCGCCACCACCATCTGAGGTACTACTCAAATTCACGCAACCCGGCTTCCGGAAATGCTCATCAAGCCACTTCTGTTCTACTGCCTCCAGGTCCATTCCTTCCTCCCATGGGATGGCGATCTCAGGCTCGAATCGACCATGGATATTGAACACAGCCTGCATGCGCTTGTTAACGTGTCTGTTTGCACGAAGATCCCACAGATGTTCCTTCCACCGACGTTTACAGTGGACGGAGCGGCCCCCGTAATAATGGACATCAGAGAGACGGATGACGTAAAGACCACTATTGGTAGTGGTAGGGTGAGTTAGCATTTCGACCTGTTTGTTAGGTGGGATTGTTAGGGCCAGTGAGGCGTTCGTTGCGCTTCACTGGCCCGTCTTATTTCAGAGACTAGATTGCGCCACCAGCTGTTCCGACTGTACTGGTACCATACCGGATTGAGCCCAGTTGGCCCACGGTGGGATCCCCACCGCTCAAAAGTTGCTCCCCGTAGGTCGAAGCAAAATCGTGCACATCGCTCACGGTGACGTCCCCGGACTCCATAATCTGACCCTGGTCTTGCGAGTAGGTGGCCGACCAGCTCGTAAACCAGCATGCCTCATACATCGTGATGATTGCGGAGTGGCCAGGAGAGGCAGCATACCCTGTAGCCCCTGTAGCTGAGGCAGACACCCCAGGGGACACATTGGGATATCGCACTGGCTGGACGCCCTGTGCAAACCCGCTCGTGGGCATGTGGGTACCAAGGTTAGCCGCACCAAGGTCATTGTCCGCAAGGGACGAGAAGACCAGCTGGTGCTCAATGTCAAATGGCCAACGGTGATGGGCCAGTGACCTGACCGGGCCGTCAACGCCAGCCGCATAGCCCACTGCCTGCCAAAGATTCGACAAATACAGAAGAGCCCGTTCCAATGATCCAGTGACAGGTTCTGTAACTGATGGAACTAATTCAGCAATTACGTCACCCATGCCGATTCCTCGAACGGCATCGACATTTCGGCTCTGGCTTGGAGAGAAGGAACTGACCACGCCCATTTGATACAGGCTGGTTGTTCCCGACCCGAATACAGGGGCAAGAAGACGGACCTTCTGGCTCACTGCCACGCGGGTATTGGGAGAAGTCCCGTAGTCATACAGGTAACTTGAGCCCTGTGCCCCGTGTGAATGATTGGTGTCCTGATTTGGCATCTTGTGTCTTCCTTACCTAATCGCGTGTGATAGGGGAAACATTGAGCATCTATGGATGCAACCTTCGCCATTCGGCGAGGTCTAGGTCAGTGGGGGTGTCCTGTGAGATTCCCGTGTACTGTGTGGATCCAGATACGGGGTCCCCATAGAGAAGTTCTGGGTTCATAACAGCAGAACCAATCCCCACGGGGCTACAGACGGGCAATTCCCCCGATTCCATGCAGATGTGTTGTAATCCTAGTGCGTGGCCCAACTCGTGTCCTACGGCTGCTCGGAGGCCCAATCCACCACCCGTACAAGCAGGATCTACCTCTACAAAGTGGGTTCCAATTGTGTATTGTCCACCACCATGTTCACAGTGAGGGCCTGAGTACCAATCCCTGACCACTAGATCTGGCGAGGACCACTCTGGAACCTCAACAAACGTTGGGCCTAGGGCGTTTAGGGCTGTAAGCTCGGTCCGAAGGTCTACCAGTTGATCGGTGGACCAATCCCATGCCCCATCAAGGGATGGCCCGAAGGCGACGGTAACCCTACCATAACGAGTCTCGTCATGTTGGGAGGGTGCCACACAGGCAACTATTAGAGTGGACAGTGCAAAGGCGAGGATTGAGAGCTTCATAATGGTCTGGGTCCTATAGGGCGGTTATGCGCTATAGGACCCTTCCTGGCGGTCACTATCAGGTGCTGGTGACGCGCTGTGTGACCTGGATGTAGAGGAGTGGGAAGACTGGGGCGAAGTACGAATCCGCCAGCACACCCGTTGGATCCTCCGGGTCTGGAATGACCGAGATGCCCTTGAAGGCTGCGATGATCTGCTCAGCGACTGCCCTCTTGTACATCTCCGAGAGCTGCCCCTCGATCTGTCCGAGAACTTGTGGCAGGAACTTCTGGCCCTTGAAGGGGTCCAGGACTGCCCTGACGCGACGTTGCATCTCGTCCGTGATCTGGATGACCGTTGGGGTCTTGGTCAGGATATTGGACATATCCGATGTCAGACCGTGGCGGACCTTGACGAATGGGGGCTTATTTTCCAGGACTGTGATGCCCTTGATCGCGATCTGGTTTGCCGTTGTCGTGCTGAGGCGACGGCTAAGGGTGAAGCCAACCAGTTGGCGGCTCTCCCAGGGGGTTGCCGGGTCAATGGTTGGGGAGGTGGTTGCCGCTGCAAGAGCCGCAGCTGGGTACCGACCATCCACCAAGTAACTCTTCACCTTCCCAAAAACATCCGTGAGAGACACGGTTGCGATCTCTGGGTAGACAAACCGGACACGGGTGGAGCCCGCGGTCTGGGCGATTAGGCCCACTTGGTCTGCCCTGGTACCTGCTGCGAACCCGAAGATTGCGGTACGCTCTGCCTTGAACCGGATGGACGATTGCACATCACAGTGGATAGACACGTTCTTGACAAGGTTCGCGGTTGCTGGGGTCAGGAACACCAACACTGTGGGGCTGAGTGACCCTGGGAGGCAATCCCCCGCTGAGTCATCCATTGCCGTCAGGTAAGCTGCTTCCGATGCCTGTGAGGAACCGGTGGTCTTCTGTACCTGCATGGTACCGATGACTGTTGACCCATTCAGGAAGGCAAGGTGTGCGGCCAGCGAGAGGGGGTTATCTGGAGAGACGGGGCCATACTCGTTGACCACGTCAGACAGCTTCGCGAAGAGCTTAGGAGTGAAGTCCGTCTTCGTGTAGTTGTAGCTGACGTAGTAGGCCTCCCCAATTGAGGGCTCCGACCCACCACGCTTGAAGGTCTCCACCAAGGCGGTATCCCCTGCTGGGACATCAACCGTGTTGGACACTGTCAGCTCCAGGCCAGGAATGGCCAGGACTGGGATGTTGCTATCCGTGAGGATAGTTGTGGAGGACCGGAAGGTCAGGGTGGCATTTGATCCCGTTGGGTAGTCTAGGCCACCGTCTCGTGGAAGTATTGTGAAGGTGAGGCCCGTCACATCGTCCACGTAAGTCTGTCCAACCGACCCATCCTGGCCTGTACCTGCGGTTGCGGTATTGAGGACCGAGGTGTTTGCGGATCCCGACCCATTTGTTGGATCTGAGGACTTGACGAAGAAGCCATTGATGGCTGCCTCACCGTTCGCCCCATCACCGGATACCAGACCCAGGCCTGTTCCGGTTCGAAGTGCGTCCAGGGTTGTAGCATTCGCGAAGGCAAAGCTTGATGCTGTGCCCAGGGTCCTGCTCTGGATGTACACGTACTCCTTGTTCGTGAGACCCACTTCGACGCCCGCAATTGCCTTGCTGGCGAAGTATCCTGCACCCACCGCTGAAGGGTCGAGAACCCATGAAGCATAGGTCTGAACGTGAGACATCAGGGTCGAAGCAACCTGCTTGGCCGTGACACCCGTTGCGGTTGCCACTGCACCTGTGGTGAACCCAAGGGTGGCATTGGCAGAGCCACTACCGATGATGAAGGTTGCCGTCTGTGAGAAGGAGTCTGTCCCTGCCCCGTAGATTCGGATACCAGCCCCCTCTTGAATTGCAACTGGGGTGATGGTTCCCGGCACTGCCGAAAAAGCTGCCTGGATGGTATTGAGGATTGAACCAGCTGTGGTCTTGGGACCAAGGGCCGTTAGAGTTCCTGCGCCAGATCCAGTGAACGTAACGGCGACCAACACCCCATTGACGGTGATATTGAAGACATTATTCGCCGGGAAGCTAGGATCGCTGCCATCATAGAAGCGAACCACTGGCATGCCATCTCTGGCATCCGCGAAGCCGGTTCCAATTCCATCAACCCATCCTGGCACTCCCAGGAAAGTTGGCCCCAAGGCTGTTCCTCGATAGGCTGCCTCCCCGGTTGCTCCTGCTGGTAGACCCGCCTTTACTGCCCCTGTCCCACCCTGTGAGGCAAGGCCTGTAATGGACAGGGCGTGGAATGGTGCAAGGGATCCGGCACCGGGCATGATACGATTGCGTAGGATCAGGCGATCGTATGGAAGTCGCCCACCCGTTGTTGCAACTGTGTGTCGGGTAGCAATTGGACCACTGTAGAGCTTGGTCTGTGCTCCGGCGGCAGCTGCCGCTGTATCGATACCAGCGATAATTGCGAAGTCTCGGGCAGGAGTACCACCAACGATAAACTCCAGAACACCCGAGGCATCACCGGCTGCTTGGGTGAGGGTGAACCGCATCTTGCTGTCTGCGGTTGCCGTACACACGATGGCCAACCCCAGGAAGGGGGCTGCCAAGAGACCCACTGCGATTGCAATCTGAGCGGATATCTCTGCCGCCAAGGTGGCTGCGGTGTAGGTGGCTGGGGTCAGGGTCACTGTCTGGCTACCCGAAGTACCCGATGTGGCACCCGTGTAGTTAAACATGAGACGGTCATACTCGTTGATAGTAACCGTGTACCCCTGTGCGAAACTACCCGCTGCCGTGTAGTAGGGGTCCGCTGCCCCACCCGCAATAGCTGCTGCGTTGATGGCAGTAGCATATGCCGCGACCGTCACAGCACCTGCGGCTGAGGTAGCCGTGAGGGAAACCCCATCCACAAGCACCGAGACCACGTCATCCACACCGGCCACCACAGTGTAAGTGGTCTCACCGGATGCCGCAGTGTAGGCAACCTCACCACCCAGAAGAGAAGCAAAAGCTCCCGCACGTCCAACACCCGAGGGGAGAGTCAGATCAATACCACCCACCCCACCCGTGCTGCCTGCGACACCATCGATGGTAACTCGAAGGTTGCTGGACTGTCCAGGAACCGTGAAGTAGGGCCCGGATGCTGGGAATGTGAACCGGGCTGGAGTCGTATCGGAAGTCTCGAACCGGACCACCACAGTCTCGTCGATTGGTGTACCCCCCTCGATGCGGGCATCTGGGAACAGCTCAGATCCCGAAGGGAAATTCACTGTTACCGTTGCAAGGTCGGTGCCCTTTGAGGTAAGAGTCACGCCGTATTTTGAGCGGCTGAGACCGTCTACGAGCGAGTAGGTACCCACTCCCGAAGTACCAGGAGTCACACAGGTCAGTGTGTATCCACGAGACGACCCTACAAACGCCTGATCAACCAGGGTGTTGTAGTAGAAGGTGGCGTACACCGTGGCTCCCTCAGGAACCTCAGAACCCAGGGTGATTGTCGACGTTTCGCTGTCAACCTTGAGAACCGTGACTGCACCACGATTCAGGGCATCCAGCACCCCAAAGCCCCAGTAAGCTGTTACCAGCTCTGGCTGATCGGTCGGGAGGTCCATCCGGTCATTGGCCACTGTCAGGTACATCGAGGATCCGAGGGGATTGCTCCGGCCGTTTCCTGTCGTGGGCTGGAAAGCAAGCTGGAACTGTGTGCGGCTCTCAACCGAGACGTTACCAGAGGTTACCAGTACCGTGCTGCATGGAGAGAGGTATGCCCGATTGTCCACAAGGCTGGCGGTCACCTGGGTCGAACCGAAAGCCGTAAACCCTTCCGTGTGCAAGCCTGAAGACACCAGGGAAGCTGTTCCCCAAAGGATTGTGTCATTCTTGAGGATGTAGTCCGAGCCCTGGATGAAAACACCAGCACCGTTGCTGTTGGGAGTAATTGCAGCACGAGTGATTGCTGAGATCCCTGTGTTTGCCAAGTAATCGAAAGTGTCTTGCCACGTATTGAAGTAGTACTGGATGGTGACCGTGCTGCCCACAACTGGAGCCGCAGGAAGGGTCACCGCTCGGGTACGACCATCAACCGAAGTGGCCGTTACTGCCACCCCGTCCACTTCGACCACCAGATCGGCTGGATTCGTGGAAGTAACGCCACCACCGTCGCCGGTCACAATTGGGCCATTGAACACGTAGAAGGTACGGTTTCGAGCCGTCGACTGATTGGCCACGAAACCGAGAACCCCATTCGCGTTCCCGTCACCCAGAACAATCGAAACATCCGCGGTCAAACGAATGCAAACCCGCCCAAGGTAGTTGGTATAGGCTGTTGCTACCAGGGACCCGATACCCGAGGCACCGTTGATCGTTGCCACCACCACTGCCGCTGTGAAACTGACAGCACTCGTGGGCATCGTGATGCTGACTTGGGCCAGACCATCCACGGCAACCTTGAAGGTATCTGTCGTGCTCAGCACAAACGCGAAGTTCTCTCCCGTTTGGCCATCTAGAATAGCTGCGGTTGTGGTCACCTGAGACGAAACGTCATCGGTCACCTGTGTATCCGTACGGTCGAAGAAGTAGGTGCAGAGCACCACATCCGTTGCAAGTGGGTACTCAGAGATCTCAACCAAACCCGTTGCTGAGTCCAGACCTAGCACCACAATGGCGTCACCATTCACCGTGACGGACACGGCCGAGGTATCCGTTGCAGCTGTTCCCGTACCGTCCCCAGAGACGATCGGGAAGTTCTTCACCTGGAAGCGATTGGACGTCCCGTCAAACGCCCCAAGGGTAATTGACCCATCGGGGTTGACAGAAACCACCATCCTATCGGCTTCATCCTCGCTGACAATCTGCTGGTCCACCGTCGAGGAACTCCCACGAACTACTGGGAGGTTGCTCTGTGACAGTGTCTCCAATCCCGTTCCAATGAACAGGGGAAGAACTGGAGGAACCGAGGGAGGAACTGGAGGAGCCCCGAAAAAGGTCTGTGTGTAGACACCGGGAGGGGCATAACCGCCGTTTAGCAAACTTGGCATTGGGAGTCTCCAGAGGGAAGGAAAGCGGCGAAAGCTCAAATGGTAGACCTGGAGAATCCTGGTCCAAGGGAAAGCTCACGACACAACCGCTCTACTAGACTCGCCAGTATATACTGGATACCGGGACCGGAACTTGTTGGTAGAGAATGGTGGGGATCTCGGTTCCAATAATTGTTATGCTTCCAGTTGTGTCCCCAGTATATACCGCTGGCCTACACTGTGCACACACGCACATGCATACGGTCCCGCAGTGGCATCCCGTCAACTGCACAGAAGTAGGTGACACCGGAAATGCTTGGTACTTCAAGTACCAAAAGTCATCCTGTGGGCCTACCTGTGTCTCAACCACACCGAGACCTCCACATGGCTTACACTTGGTGAACTTACTGGGCTTCGCCCGATGAGGACGAGTTCCATAACCATCACAAACCATACACTTTTCCATGACTTGCACCCCTACTTGAAAGGAACCTTCTTCAGAATCGGATGGGCGTCTAACACTTTGAAGTGGAATTCCCTGGATCGCTCACTGGCAGCCCGTTCCTCGGGGGCCATCACCCGATAGCTACCATCGGCTTGTTTGGACAGGTCGAACCCTGTGGCCCCCTTGTTGGCGCTAATCACGTCCAGTTTGTCCCGTTGTCTGGCAGCAATCCCCTGCCAGTTCTTCCTGGATGACTCCCCAACCGCCCGGTCGAAGTTGTAGTCCACCCCAGATAGACCCGTAGTCGGAGGACCTAGCCCCTGAACGTTACCTGACACCGAGACATGGATCCCTTGGGGCAGTGTTCGCTTAGCTACCTTCCCGCAGTCACACTTGTACTCCAGGACCTCAGCCCCTGCTCTTGCTGTGAAGCTCAACCCGCAGGCATTGCATTGAAAACGATAGGTAGGCACGGTTAGGCCACCGTTGGGTAGGCAAACTTGGTGGTAAAGAAGGGATCCCGGAACCCTGCCAAGGTCAGCTCAGGTGGAAGAGTGGCTACCGTTTCATCATAGGAGAGAATTCTTGGGAGGATCGGCTCAAACAGGAACCAGTCTGTCTGCATGGTCATTGACAAGGTGGAGTTGTAGAAATAGTCATCCCCATTCTCATCATAGACTTCCTCACTCTCACCACTCATGGTGACATCGGAAATGTCTACCCCCTGATCCACCACATTGGGCCTGAGGTTGGCCCAAAGGTACATGGCCGTCTGGTCCGCAATCTCCATCTGGGATTCCACATCCCGGGCAATGATGTCAATGTCCACAGACACTTCCCACCGCCCGCCATACTCCAGACAGGCATCCTCCCTCTTACGGGATACCAGCACCGCAAACCGGTCGCCTACCTGAAGCTTCCTTCCGAAAACCAACACACATCCAGGAATAGGCTTGTTGTACCCCTTCAAAGTCTCAATATCCCAAGGTCCAGTGGCAGTTCCAGGATATCTATAGTCCACCACAATTGAGATCCCACGCACGATGGGGGTCCGCAACAAAATGGTAACCCCGTCTTCACCGATGGTGTAGTCCGTCTCCGGCCGGAGCAACTTTCCACTGGGCTGCTCAAACAGCCTCAAGCTACCTGGATATGGGACCTGCTGAAGCACTGCCTCGGCATTGGTCACCATGGACAGAGGCTCATTCCGTACCTCCAACAGGGGATCTATGAAGAGCTGAGGACCCTCCTCAACGGAACAGTAATAGATGCCGGGTTCCGACGGGAACAGGGCTCCATTTTGCTCAATTGCTATGCCATCTTCTCGAACCCACTCCACTGAGGACCCGGGATACCCTGGGATCTTGGCAAGGGTCACATGGCTCTGCTGCACTCCAATGAAGTTGTCTGGAGACAGTTGCACCTTACTGGCAGATCCCGTCTTGACGATGATTCCATACTGGGGGCGCTCCTCAAAAGAGTACTTACCCTGGATGTTGTCAACCAGATCCTGATACTCTGGGTGTGTAGACCAGTACGCCCTAAGGTTCCGGATAATCAGTTTCTTCGTGGCGGAGGACAGAAAAAAGTACATAGGTTTCGACTACTTAATATTCCTGGCTGGCTTGCACTAAGAGTCCATGTGCCACTGCATTGAGGGGGTCACTGGCTGCTCGAATCTCACTGATCTGAATGGGGAACTTCTTCCTCTTCCGGTCAAACACTGACTTGAACAGTTCCAGGAACCCCCCTGCCTTGGATGTGCCACCCGACACGACCATTGGGATGGGATTCGGAAGCGCAAACCTGCCTTGAATGGTCTGAAACTGAAGAGCAATCTGATCAATGGTGTACTCAATCAGGTTCCGAAAATAGAAGACCAAGGCTTCCTGCTCACGGCCCACAGGAGCATTCAGGTCAATGCCCTTTTCCTTGATGGCACACATCCTGGCTTGAGTGCCACCAATGGACTTTGCCGCCCCTGCGTCGATAAAGTCCCCTCCCCGGGCAACCGAAAAAGACAGCCCCTCAATCGTGTTGATTGCGAGAGCACAATTTGTCATACCGGATCCATAACTTAGGGCAACTGCTGAGAAATTCTCCTTAGCTGTCTCCGCAAAAACCAGAGACATGGCCTCATTCGCCGCCGTAGGGGTGTAGCCACATTCCCGAACGATCTTCTCCAGGACACCACGGTGATAGATCACATCCTGTCCGGGACGGTCCACAGGGGCGGCAGGAACCGAGAAGTAGCAATGCTCGTTTGGTACCTTAGGCTCCCCCAAGACATTCTTGATCAGGAGCCCTAGCACTTCCATGGCATCAATGTCTGACGAGGACATCAACCCAGCGGCAAGGGGCCTACGAGCCTCCTTGCCGAAAATGTTGGCTGTGTCCAGGGCGGCATCCCCCAAAATCAGAAGCTCATCATCTCGCTCCACATAGCTCACGTTAGCGAGCTTCAGCATCTTCTTGGATTCCAGAGGAAGCTCCAGGAAGGCATCCCGAATACGGCGGGTCTCAATGCCCTTGTCCGTACGACGGGCAGCCACAATATTCATGGTCCCCACGTCTAAACCCGCGGATAAATTGGTCTTTTCACCCAGGTCCCCTGCAATGCTCTCCAGGATGTCATTCTTTGGTCGTGCCATGGCTCTTCTTCCGTACTGCCTTCAGTGCACCCATTGCATCGGATACCCCGACATCGGAAGCACTCTCTGACAATACCGTCAAAGACACATCTTGAGTCCCACTGCCCGTCAGATTTGAAGGAATGAACATCACATCATCCCCAGCATTGTTATCCCCCTGTGGCTTACTGATAGGTCCCATCCCCTGCACTTGTTGCAGTAATGCCAGGACGGGTCCCATATCCACGGGAGTCGCCCTAGGGGCTTTGGCCAAATCTTGACGTAGACCCCTAATCTCTGCCACCAAGTCACCCATAACCCCCACAAAAGGGGTCATGTCCACCTGAGGGGGTACCACAACTTGGGGCACCACGGGTCGGGCCCTGGGAGACTGAGATGTCACCGTATCTGAGGACACATTCTCTTGTGTCCGTATGGCCGCAAACCGAAGGGTCTGGGTTACTACGGTTCCATCGATTTTGGCGTTCTTCAGGTCTCTAGACTGCTCCGCTGCGGTCAGGGAGACATAGGCCCGGGATCCCCGAGTCATATGGATCCCCAAGTCCCTCAAATGGACAGCATCTGTAATGCAAGTGATTGTGACTTCAGGTGAATTTGTAGTCATGTGGATTTACCGAAGGTTCTGGAACGCCATTGGCAATGCTCGCCCAATGAAGTTCTTGACACATTCCTGTTTGGCCCGTCGAAAGGCCCTTTGAATGAAGCTGTGCTTGGCAATTTTGGGGTGAATCCAAGCCGTTGCCGTGGTCAAGGGGGCCGTTCGGATCGAGATGGACCCATCCCTATTCCGCAACGGGACCTTGTTGACCCCCTTCTCCTGTGTTAGCCACGCCATTTTGTAGGGACCCTTCGTCCCCTCTACGATGATACCCAACCACTCCCAATTCGAGTAGATGACCACCATGTCATCCTCTACCTTGTAGGAAAAACTGGAGTAGAAATCCTGGTCCCTAGGAATGAATGTGCTCTTTGCAGCATCCTTGTGGGCTTCCTCTTTAATGTACTTGACCCATGCCTTGCCAAAAACCATAAGGTCCCTACGATCGGCCTTAAGGGTATCTTCCAGAGAGGGCTTGGGTGCCCTCCCTTTGGGCTTATTGGAGATCGCCACTAGGGTCGCCTCGCCGCGATGTTAGCCCCGGTCCCGGTATTGAATCGGACCTGTAGGGACTCCGTTACCCCTGCCTCATCCGTAGCCATTGGCAACGCAGCATCTGGCGTAACTGGCCATGCTGGATCCTCACGAGCATCATAGGTCTCCCGGAGAGGGGAATACGTGTACCGAGTCTGTGGCCAAGGCAGGTTCGGGGACACTAGTGTGCCGTCAATAGGCACTGAATACCTGACATCTGGAGAGTCCAAATACTGGATGTTGAAATGCTGTTGCATCACGTTCCCTCGATTGGTTGGCCTGCGGACTGGACCAATCGAATAGCGGTCATTGTTCTGCTTGACAATGAAGTCCCTCTGGGAAACAATTGGGGTGTAAGACATCCATACTTCGTAGGTATGTTCCTTCCTGCGGCCAGTAGGGGTCTGTGAGATCCGCCTCTCAGCATCATCGGGGGCAATGATAATGTCATAACCCCCCTCATACCCCCCCACATATCCTACACCGTAGCATATGGTGCACCGATTACTGGGCTGCTTGTTGTAGGTCCGAGACCGCTCATCCTCATTCAATCGGCACAAGCAGGGAACCCCATTAACCTTCATTACAAACAGCTTCACCCGTTCCCCACCTTGCTCTAGAATCCACCTATTCCTCCTAATCCCCTCCCGCCAGATGTAGTCCAGCTGCTCAATCTGCATATCGGAAGCTGGGGCCGTGACATTCAAGGGGGTCTCTACTAGGCCCCCGGGCTGGGTGGCATCCTCTGCCACAGTTGTGACTCGGTAGAATGACTTCTTGTCCACCCCCGGAGACACGATATTTTGCAACGTGTAATAGGTGATAGTTACTACGCTGTCCACACTAATAGGCAGTGGTGCCCTCACGTAGCGGTCACTCTGGGGGTCTATCTGAATCGTAGTATCCAGGGTGACTTCCCCAGTCGGCCCAAACACATCTACCACCCAAGCCTGGACCCCATCCACCATCACCTGAACGTCCTGTGGGGCATTGGCCAGGACCCCTTGAGTGCGTGGTTTGTAGATTGGCAATCTAGTCTTTAGGGTCCACCGACCCAGATTGGCAGCATCCCCCTTTGCTTGCCATCCTGTATCCCACAGAATGGTCTCCAGACTTACCAGAGACACATCAGTGAAGTCCCTGAAGAAGGACCCACTCACCGGGTAGGAGTTCAACCTCCGGAACGGGCCACGATCTGAAGAAATAGACTTATATACGTTGACCCCCAGAACGGACCACCCGGAGTTGGCCCCCAATAGAGAGGGGTCATCCCAACGGATGTCCAGAACCCCCTTTTCAAAGGGGGATACTACCAACACATTGGTTGGTGGAGAGGGGTATAGGGCTGCTATCCATCCTTCGGTCATAGGGGTCCCATGACTAACGGACTAGAGCCTGAATACCGCCTAAGGCTGAATGACAGGAGGCGAGGCGGAGGGTTGGGTCACCGTTGTGACAGGCTGGCCCGTCTTGGGATCCAGAATCACGACAGTGCCATCCTGGGACATCTGCCAGGGGGTACCAGCTGGAATCTTCAACCGGGCTCCCGCCCCATTCATCACTTGCTGAGCACGGTCCTCAATGCCACCCAGCTGGACAATCAGGCGTTGCTTGCGAACTTCTGTTTGCCCAATTATGGAAACCAGTTCCTGGGCTTCCTTGTGGAAGTTAACTAGCGAGCTAACTTCCTCTGGGCTCAACTTCATCTCTATCTCAACGGGCGTTTCAGTAACTTCTGTGTTCAGTTCCGTAGCATTCGTCATCGGCTTCATTCCTCTCGGGTGGTGTTACCGCGTTTGCGGTTACCAGCACCTTACCCCGAAAAGAGCCTCTGAAGCACCGCATACGAATGGAAAGATCAGAAATCTCTGCTCTGAGCCCAGCGACTTGGCCCCTCTGATCCCGGGTCACCTGATCTAGCCTCACCACATTCTCTCGCATTGCGTCATCGGAACGAACTTGTGGGACCCGACTGGAGGCATCTGCACTTCGAGAAGTGGCATACATGGGCACGGAAACCACTGAAAGGATCACACCCAGGGAAAAAAGTATCCCCAATGTTGTTTTACCATGGAAAGTCATTGACGTACTCCAGAACGTGTGTCAGCCGCAATCCGCTCCCGAATGAACTCCAGGATTGTGCGAAGCTCCCGAATTTGGGCATTAGTGTCGGTCGCTGTGATCGCCACCTGATTAACCCTGGACGTGATGGCCTCAATCTGTTGTTGGTTTTCGTCCAGACGGTGTTGGGCCTGGGCAACTCGTTCCTTCTGGACCGAGACATCCGTGTACACGGAGATACCCATCGCCATAATGGGGATAATCAGGATAGACAGGAATTTGAACCCGAGGTCTACCCAATTGACCGACTGGTTTGCAGGAGGTGCCATTAGTCCCATCCCTCTATATTAATAGGAGGGTCATTGAATTCCGACATCATGTCCGAAACCACCCGCTCGGAAATGTCCAACCCAGCCTCGTCATCCAATAGGGCGAAGAAGGTCTCAATATCCTGTGGCTCCAGGAAGTACACATCTTTCAGGAAGTCCTCATAGTCAGCCCTCAGGTCCTCCTCAGGCTCTGACAGCAGGCAATAGACTACCTCCTGGCCCTCAATACCCGTCAGAACCCCATCCCCCCAGTTGTGGGACCAGAATGGGATCTGAACAGACAAGGACCCCATAATCCTATGGAACCGCTCTGGATGTAGGCGCCGAAGCTTTTGCTTCCGCTTGAACATCGGATTATTCTTCATCCGGCGATACCGCTTGCGGGACCGTTGAAGGTTCTTAACCCGATTCTTCCTGTAGTTTCGCTTAGTTTGCGTCCGTGCCATACCTCGCTGTCTGTGCTGGCGTTGAAACGCCTCAACAATACGTGGTATGGAGGGGGAAACCGGGTCGGCCATATGAGGTATGGCTTAAAGGTGGGATACCGAGATTGGGCTAGTTTCGAGTGAAATTTTCGCCCTTGACGTAGACGGTAATGACCACCCCATCAGGCAGGACAAAGAAGGTACCCTCTTCAGTCTCGTCCTTGGAGAGCTTGGCATTCGGGTAGGCGGTGGCGAACTGCTCGGCCGTCATGGACTTGGCATTGAGGGAATCTGGAACCAGCCCGGTTGCCCCGACGTAGAAGGCCAGTGGCCGAACCCGATCATAGATACCCTCGATGGCCTTGTTGACTTGGATGTTGGCATCTGTAGCTGCTGCCACGATGGCATCCTTGTCCCCCCCATGGAGAGTCTTCAGGAAGGTGTCCGGGTCAGTGACACCGGCCACCTTGAGGACAGTCTTGACATCTGCACCACCCCCCAGCCCGAGGACCCCCTCGTAAATGGGATAGGAGAGAGTATCCACTGCATCCAACACAGTCTTAGATGAAAGCTTCTTGATGTCCCACTTAGCTTTGGGGGTCAGAAGCTGCCCTACAGTCGCCTTCTCGACTGCTTTTCCGGCAACCCCCAGGGTGAACCGCCTCTGGAGGTACTCATTCCCTGACTTGAGCTTGGACACCGATGTCAACTCTGGCACCCCCACATTGATCTTGTAGGACAGCCGTGTATCCACCTTGCCAGTTGCCATGGCATCGGCCAGATCTGAATACTCATTGGTCGTGGGCGGAGAGAAGTTCAGGGAGGCAGACAGGTGGTGGGCCTTAAGCTCTGCTACCTGTTGGGTCGTCAGGGAGGTGGACTCCCCCTTGACCAGTTCTGACAGGATCTTGGACAGAACCGTCATCTTTGCCAAATCCTGAAGAGTGCCCTTGTCAATCCCACTGTTGTAGTTCATGTCGTAGTCCACCAGTGGCAGCTTGGACAGGTCCAAATCGAACTCAGCTCCCGGGGTGTACTCCCCTGACACAAGCCCAATATCCTTGAGGTCCTTGAAGCACCTCTTGTCAGTGGTTCGCATCGGAAGGGCTGGCAGGTTGAGCTGCCCATCTCCCACTAGGGTGTAGGAATTGAAGTTGGTCAGGTCCAAGTTCACACCAGAGACGGAGGCAATCCGGTTATTGGTCCCCGTACTGTAGAGATCAATTGGCTGGGCCAAGAGCATATTGGCCGTGGCTGTATTCCTATTGAGCTCAAACTTACCCACCGAAGCCCACCCATCTGGGTCCCGAAGTCGGGACTCCACTGTGGGCACCTGAATGCTCCCGTCCTTCTGGCGTGTGCCTGGAATCTTCTTAATCCCACGACGCTTGTAGCTTGCTGACATCTTCTTGACGTTGACGGACAGCGAGCTGTGGTGCTTCTGTAGCACCGAGAACACCGTGAGGAGGGAGGGTCCAGTGGAAGTCAAACCATAGGTCTCCGTGGGTTTGTAGGAGGTCAGGTCGAACAGGTCCCCCTCAACCGCTGCAGCAAATGCTGCCACATCCGAGGAAACCAATGCCTTTGCATGGGACGCAAGGAGTTCCCCACATCGTGTGGCCACCATGGCATACTTGGCGATATTGAGGTTGCCCTCCGAAATCTGAGTGCGGCAGTAGGCAAAAATGGGAGCCACCTCTACACTGGTATCCCCTGCCACAGGTGCTGGAATGGCCTTATACTCATCCTCTGAGATCTCGAAATACCGGAAGGCCACCTTGTCATCCGTTGCCGCTAGGCCCTGGACGGTCATGGTATCCTTGGACCCCAGGAGCTTGCGGGCCGACCGAGACACAAACGCCACGTAGTCTGCATCCCCCTTCCCTACCTCCAGGGCCGGGGACAGAGACCCCGTAAGGAGCTTGGTTGTGTCATAGATGGCTGAGTACACCTGACGAATGTCTCTAGCCTGGATGCACACCCCGGAGAGGGCGTTGCTGATCGAGCTGAGTAGCCCGAAGTCACAGTAATCCCGATAGGCGATGGTATTGGCAAACAGATTGGCATGGGTCTTTAGCTTAGTCACCACTGCTTGGATTGCCTTGCTCTCCGAAGTTGGGGAGTAGTCATTGGCAAACCCGTCCGTGTGAAGGGTCACACAGGTCATTTCCTTGTCATCCACAAGGGTCTCAGCCATTGCCAGCCCCTGTGAGATGCAGGTCATTGCCGTCGCCCGAATGGCTCGAATCTCCGCAAGATACGGAGATGATGTCTTCATCACATCCGCAACGGTGACCTTGGCGAAATGCAGCTTGACATCCCCTTGTGAGGAGTAGGTGATCAGGGACACCCGCAGAGATGGGTCATTGAACTCCGTCAGCGTGAGGAGCTTCTCTATTGTTGAGCGAATATCTGGCATATCCGCATGCATCGATCCGCTCCTGTCTACTACCAAGACGTGATGAGAGGGCTTCTTGACAGGTACCGTCGCCTGAGTGGCCAGATCCTCCCTCTTAACCAGAAAGAACTTGGTGGGCTTACCTGCAAATGTGTGAAGTGCGAACTTAGACGTATTGCTGTTGGATGATCTGCCGTGTGCCATTTGTGTTTCCTCGATTAGGTTACACTACCCAGGAGGCACCAGACCACAAATGGCAAAAGGGAGTGACAGGTAATGTCCTAAACTGGAACCCGCTTCTTCCGGCAATTGATGTCATGTCCGCGGCACTGCATGGTAGCGGAAGGAAGGGATTTGGCCCAAGAGAACCACTCGCAAGTGGAGTTCTCCTCATGTCTCGCCAACCACACCAAACCTACATCCCGCACCCGCTCCGCCAGGAGATCCGGGTCATGGTAGCGAACTTCGTATCCCTGAGGAAGCCTAGGCTCCGTCTGAGGGGTCGTGAGTTTCGGGGGGTTGGATCCACGGGGGGGCATCATTTCCTCTTATCAAACAGATCACTGAAGTCGTCAAAAGCTGTTTCCTTTGACTTGATTTCTGGCCTGATCTCGGGATCTGGATTTGCTGTGGGGGTATATGTCATGCCATAAGGGATTGTGTCTTTTAGCACAATTTCCATCTCAGGGATATCTTCCCACGTATCGAAGGGCATCATCTTCACAAACCTACGATAACCATAGGCTTCCAGGATCAACTGTCTCAAGTCCGCCCTAATATCATTGGCAAAGGAGGAGCAAATTCGGTCGATCTCCGATTCAGCCTCTATGTCCGTAGACCCAAGATGCCCCTTGATAACTCTTCGACGTTCCAGCAATGCTGAGAGACGAGCAGTCAACTTCATCTGGTAAGAAGCAATCAGATGAACAGGACCACCAATATTCTCCAACTCTTGAGTGGGGGTTTTCTTGGGGCCTGTGCTCATACTTCAGTAAAGGTATGACTACTTCACCGAGCCATGAAGGGCTTCCCCATGAGGGCCAAGGAGCCTTCCAATTGAGGCATCTGCTCGTAATGGGCTGCCCTGAGGGCCACATTCAGGTTTGTCACCACCTGTGTCATCGGGGCTCCAGGACTCCGTACCAGTTCCTTCAACAGGTAGTACGTACAGGCCCCGTTGTATCGGCCATTGATGAAGGCATCAGCCGATGTCTGGTTGCTCTTGCACCCACTGATCAGAGCCACGTTGAGGGGCACTCCCGGCATCCCAAGACCCATTCCCTGTGGGGTGATACCCGCCTCCTTGGCCGTCTGGACCCCCCAGCTAATGTCCTCAGGCATTGGCATCGAACGGGGAACGGAGTTGCTGAAGGAGCGATCCAGCGTTCCACTGTGACAACTATCGGAAACCCATACAAAATTCACCCCGACTGGCACTTTGGAGAACATCTGATTGAACTCCTTATCCCGAATCATCGTGTCATCAGACCAGTTGAAGTTTTGAGGGCAAATTGCCTCATCCAAATTGTCCACTTCTCCCGCGGGGTTACGAGTGGGGACCTGCACCCCATGCCCTGAAAAATGGAAGAACAACCTATCCCCTGGCTTGGCTCCGTCCACCAACCAGTGCAACCTGTCGACAATTGCCTGCTTGGTCGCCCGACCATCCACCAAGAGCCGAATGTTGGCCCTCGGCATGGTACAATGGTCCATCAGATAGTGGGCCATGTCTGTGATATCGTTGACACACCCATTAAGAGGGCAGCCTGGGTACTTGTTGATCCCAACCATCAAAGATTTATCAGTCATGCTAGAGCCCGATGATAGACGGCCTAATGAGAAACGAACGGGATACACCTGTAACTGAGTCGGCGCCCGGCACCCACCAAAAAGGAAACCCCAGTCCGCTTCCAGATCTCGGTTGTGAGGGCCAGACGGGCCTCCTCATCCATGTCATCGAGGATATGCTCGGTATAGAACTTGTGGGTCAGGGAGGGCCCCTCAGGACGTGGCTCCCCAGGAGTGCAGATCCCGTTCACGTAGTGGGCACTGCGGACTGTAGGCACACCAGCTAATGGGTTGGGAATGCCAGACACATACAGCTTGTGGGGCCAGCCATACTTCCAGTCTGCCACTTCCATGGTGATCAGGTCGGGATGTGCCTGTGTGAGGTTGAACAGGTCCTCGGGGTTCAAAGATCCACAATAATCGCAGGTCCTGAAGGGGTAGATGTAAGGCCCATAGTCATCGGGACGGGCAACACAGCCCTTCGCCGACACCTCAGGTGCCCGCCATAGCCCCTTGGCTAGATGAATGAATGGACTGGGAGTTCCCTCGTGACAAGTATGTCGGTCTGGCCATCGCATGATGGACCATACCCACCATCCCAGGAGCCCTAGCTATCTGAAATGCTGTAGGGGGCTGGCTTGGCCCGGAGAGCCTGTTTGCGGTGGCTTGCCCGCATCTCCGCGTGGTGCTTGGCGTCATCGGTCTCCCCCACAGCCTCATATGCCTGTTGGGCCATGTGATGGGCATGGGCAGCATCGAAATGCTGCTCCTTGTCAAAATCCTCCTCATCAGAGGCCATGGAGAGTTCGTTGGCCAAGTTGGCCCACTGGAGAGCTGATTTGCCCTTGAACAACTTGGATGACTGCAAATACTTGGAGGCTATTCTGGCAGCAGATTGGGACATGACTACTCCTCCTGACTCTCTCGAAGCCATCGTGGTCAATTCCGCTGGGGTGAACACCGCTTGAACAATGTCCGATGCCTTGGCCCATTCGACCCGGGCATCATAGCCCGCAACAGGTCCCAGCATGGAGGGTTGCTGTCGCCAATTGTCCAAATGTTTCAACTTCCCACCCAGCCTCGAAACCACAGACCCAATGGCTGGGCGAATATCCTCCGGCTCCTCCCCACGAGCCAAAGCACTACGGTCCAACAACTCCCCATAGAAGGTTAGGGCACTTGAAAAAACGGCACCCTTAGCGATGAACTCGGGGAAGATTTCAAGGAGCCCCACACTTGGTGCATTCCTATTGAGGTAAACCTGAATTATGTCCTCCAGCTCCTCGCTGAATGGACTGTACAGTGCCCTATCATCCAGGAAGAATTCCTTAGGCATTCGAGTCACAAGTGCGCCCAAAACCAACTCCGGCGTTGGTGCCTTCAGTTTCTTTAGGACAGCCCAGATTCCGGCCCCAACCCCCTCTGACAACCACTTCTTGTTCTCGGGCCGAGAGAAGTACTTGACCAGCCAATTCTGGACCGTCCCCGTCAATGCAGCTTGATGCCTCGCGGCTACCCTGGCTGCTTGAGAACCCATTGACACATTCTTTCTATCATCTCCGACCCAGAACCCCACCTCATTGAAGGCCACCGGAACCGCGTCCACCCTCTGTAGGGGCATATCAGCATCCTTGGGCGTGTAAGACAGGGTCATGTGAGGAGTATACCCATGGTTATCTTTCCAGGTCACCCCAAGGATCTTGAGAGCTTGGCCCACCCGGTCCCGGAACTCATTGAGCCCTGGCACATCCACACTGAGGAAGACCGGGTCTCCCCCATCCTCAGCCTGCCCAGCAAACCGCCCAATACCTCCCAGGACCCCCACTAAAGGCTGACTGGAGGCTGCTACCTCTCGGAGGACACCCAAAATAGCGTCGGGTGATACCGCAAGGTCAGCTGCCTTACCAAGGGCGAACAGGGTAATGTGCAGGTTTTCCACGGGCTCTGCACCCTCCCCCTCCAAGACAACCTGATTGGCTACCTCAACGGGAATGGGCAGACAGATCATCGATCCAGTATGGGCTGCCTCAAGAGCCCTACGAGCTACTTTGTGCACCAACAGGGTGTGCATTATGGGGTCCCACACGGGCATCTCTCTCAATGGGTCGGGATAGGCCAGTTAACCGCCCGGCTGGAACGTGGTGATCTCCTGCTCAATAATGAGGTCCCTCAAATTTGGGTGTAGATGCCGCATCTTAGCCACCAAGATCCTGTTGTGTACTAGAATGTCCTTAGGGGCAACAATCGCTGTTCGAATGAGGATGTCATCACTGTCATTGAAGGAGGCGTTTAGCACGTCCCCAATATTGTCCACCCAAGAGAGCAGGAGCTTGGATTTCTCAGGGCCAGGGTTTTCAACGTATCGCCAAAGCTGGATTGGGGATGTGGGTCGGAAAGGGGACAACTCCTCAATAACCCTCTGTGGAGGAAGCCCCCGGGGTGCATGTAGCATCCACTCCTGAAGCCAGCCCATAGTTTCTTGGGATAGAGGCTTCAAAATCGCCCTTGCTGCCACCCGTTCTACCAAGCCCATAGCAGGTCAGTCCCATAAGGGGCCTAACGAGACCTGCCGTTGCCCCGTGTAAGAAAACAACCGGCCAAACTTCCGGATCCCCTCTTCCGTCAGCACCACTGTTAGTGCCTGCGCCCTGGGGATGACGTATCGGTCTCCCGTCTTGGGATCGAAATAGATGCAGCTGTCCTCGGTGCTGTCCATTGACAACTTGAGGGCCCCGACTCCTGGGTTGTCCGCCGAAGGTGCTGGAATGGTTTCGGGGACTACTGCGTCCATCGTCAATCCTCCTGGAATTCCGTAGTACACAGGTACCCAGGACCCATTGCACGGGCCCACTCATCCATGGTCTTGGTCACCTCAACGGCCCCCGGCTCCTTGGGGTCACACATTGTACCATGTGTGACCACACCATTCTTGAAGGCAATCCCAAAGGGCTTCCAGGAGGGACACTCGGCCCAACCCGCCATGTCCTCCGCCTCATACCCGGTGGCAACCTGAAGGAGAGCCTCAGCCTCCTCCGCGGATCCAGCCACAACATAATCCACCTCCGAATAACACCACACAGCCATCCGAAAAACCTCAACCTTTCCGCTATCCCTCTACCTTACACTCATAGGAGCATCATTTAGTCCTAAAAAGTTGCCTTCTCGTGCCGATAGGGTAGTGAGGAAACCGATGAACTACCGTGACCACAACCGCCTGATCGCCATCCAGGAAGAGATGCTAGACCTCCTGAACGAAGCGAAGAGCCTCATCAAGCACGAGGGGCTAGCCTACGACCGGGCCAAGGCCTACTGGATCGGAGCAGTGGAAATGGGACTCACCAACGACCACAGCTACCTCGGAAGTGCTGGAGTTTCCATGCAGGATACCATCGAGGAAACCCACCCCGAAGACGAGGAGGAAGATGGAGAAGACGAGGATGACGAGGATGACGAGGAAAAAGACGAAGATGACGAGTAAGGAAGATGAACATGTGCACCAAGCCCACCCCAAACAACCTGGACACCCTCTTTGCCAAGATCGCCAAGGAAGAGCTGTATATCGAAACCTTGGAACCCCGCCACATGGACGGCCTGGACTTCCATGAGGTGGGCGTGTGGGGGCTCAAGCGAGCCTTGAAGCGTGCCTACGAAGCCGGGGCAGCCAGTCAATGGCTCCCGACCACTGGGCCCAAGACCCGCCGTGTAAGAAAACCAAGATCCGCCCCGTCAAAAACAGAAAAACCATGAACCCCACCCCACACATCGAAAACCGGGAAACCTTCTTCGCCCGCCTTCGCCCCATCCTGGCCCCCTCGGAGTTGCTCAACGTCGAAGTCGCCTACGCGCTCGCCAAACATGCACACCGGGCACAAACCCGGAAGGAACTCGACGATGAGGGCCGCCCCCTCCGCTACTTCGAGCACCTGCGTGGAACAGCCCTGATTGCCATCGAGGAGCTGGACCTTGTGGAGCCAGAGATCATCATCTCCGCCCTGATGCACGATGCGCTGGAGGATACCCGAGACATCTCGGCCCCCATGCTTGAGCACCTGTTTGGGGCCGAAGTCGCTAAGATCGTGCTGCTCCTCACCAAGGACCCCAAGGAGGGCTACTACGAGCGACTCCTCCATTGGGGCACCGAGAAGGTCTGGCTGGTCAAGGGCTGCGACCGGCTACAGAACCTCCGCCACCTGAAGGACACCACCCCTGCCTTCCAAGCCAAGCAACTGGCCGAAACCCGGAAGGTCATCTACCCCATGACCCTCAAAATGGTCTTGCAGGCACGTGGCTCCAAGTATGAGTCCGCTGCCACTGCCCTCCAGGACAAAATCTACCAAACTGTCGAGTCTTTCGAGGTAGCAACGTGAGCCGAAAATCACCCCCAGGAACTTGCCGAATCTGTGGCACTCCCACCGATGACCCCTCCGTGGCCAAACCCGTGTGCTCCAAATGTTGCCACCGATTCAACCTTCTTGCCAACCACTGCCGTGCCTGTCGAGAAGAATCGGAAGCCATGGACCGAGGGATTGCCCGAGACCGGGCATCAGGGAAGCTTCCACCCCTCCCGGCCCCCATGGCCCCATGGGATTCCAGTGACTGGTCCCTTTTGGGAATCCTGAAGTTCTAAATCCTGACCCCCGAGAAGAGGTAACAACCATGCTCCCCACCCATGTCATCTGCGAAACCTACCCAGCCTACGTCAACCACATCCGCCCCGTCACCAAGGCCACCAAACTCAAGCCAGGAGGGGGACTCAAAGACATCCAAGCCCTCTGTGGCTACACCTTCAAAGAAGGCTGGGACAAGCCCGAGGTGGTCCTCACCCACCGCTACAGCGAGGCCATGGTGACCGGCAATGGCTCCAATTACTGCGCGGAATGCGTGAAGCTCTACCGGGAAGCCCCGTAGAGTCCCATGCCCCTGCCCTGATAGTCCCCCTATCAGGACCCCCAAACATGACCCTGCGTTCCAAACTCATCCGTCTCGCCCATGACAATCCCGAGCTTAGGCCCCAGCTGCTCCCACTCTTGAAGGAGGCTGCCCAAGCCTTCAACAAGCCCAATGTCACCAAGTGGATGAGGAATCATGCCAGCGAATTTGATACCGCCACCGAACTGGCCGAAGACGCTGCCGATGAGTTCGGAGCCAAAGACAAGGGAGGCCCCCTGGACGATGACACCCACTGGATCTGGGACCTTGCCCAGGACGCCATGAGTTGGTCCAAAGACCACGCCTAACAGGAACCCACCAATGACCACCCTTCGATCCAAACTCATCCGTCTCGCCCATTCGGACCCGGCTCTCCGGCCCCATCTCCTTCCCCTGTTGGCAGACCGCACAGCAGCCCTCCCCTCTGGCACCGTCCAGATGTTCCTGGAGGTCCTGAAATCGAAACTGACCCAGCATGACAAGCGGGTGAGCGAGGCGGAAGCCAAGAAGGGCCGGTCGAATATCTACCGCCTTGGGTTGCTCCTGGAAGCGGCCCACAAGGTAGATGGCGACGTACATAGTGTCATGGACCAGGACACCCCAGAGGCCCTGGAGGTGCTCAAGAAGTCCTTGGATCGCCGCTTTGAGGCGACCTTCCCACCCGTGAAGGCCACCCTTAAGCAAATCGACGAGTTCCTCAAGTCGGGCAAGAAACCCTCCCTCATCAAGAGCGCCGCCGCCCGTTGGACCCCCAAGGCGAAGGTTTGGTACCAGCTCCCCGACAGGGATGGGAGTGACTTTTACTTCTACGCCACTGAGATCCAGAAGAATGGTGGTGCCAAAGGGGTCATGGTCGAATGGCGTCTAGGCAGCCGAGGAAAACGCCCACAGCCCCGGGCCAAAAGCTACAGCACAGGTCAGCTCTTTGAGGGTGATAACAGAGTCTACAAGGAAATCCCAGTGAGTGATGTTCCCGAGGAAGTGGTTTCGGAAGCTAAATCCTCAGGGAAGATGGGCTAGCAGATCGAGGCCACCAACTTCAAGGTGGCCTGCCCATTGGCATCTACGGGGGTGCATGTCTGAGATAGGGACACACCGGGATGCTTCCACTCCCGCTCTTGTGGCAATCCGGTCAGGATTACCTCCCGAATCTGCTTTCCTACCCGCTGTGCTCTAAATGCCTTTGGGATACTGTTGGCGGTCACCGTTAAGGTGACTTGACCACGAGTTGGGGACAGCCTATCCGTTACAACCAAAGGAGAGCTACTTGGGAACAGGTCGGATCCAAGCTTTTCCATAGCCTTGTGAACATCCCCTGTGAGGTGTTCAACCTCCCCATGGATACGGGAGATTGTGACCCTGGCAGAGAACTTCTTGGTTGTCCTGAGGTTGGACAGGGGACTCGTAACCTGCATCCACCACGTCTGATCCTCATCCGGGTCGAAGACAAACGACTCCCCCTCCTTCAACTGCCCCGGCACCTTACCCGTAAACGTGAAGGTAATCCCTCCCTCCCCAAGGTCCATCTGAACCTCGCAAAACGCCCCCAGCCTAGGGAACTTGACTGTGACCAACTTGGGCCCCGGACCATCCATATTGACAAAACCACCCATTGAGTCCTCCTTCTATACTGACTGCATCACGTCTATCAGAAACCGTCGAATCCTCTCGGCTACCTCTTGGGGGCGCTTATTCACATCTCGCTCCCAAAGGATCAAGCACCGCATTCCACAATCCTTGTAGAAGGCGACCACATCATCATGGTGTGCCTCTCGGGACTTCCCAGTCTTCTCAGGGCCGTGCCACCAGTCACCAAACGCCTCAATGACCGCTGGGATGCGAAACAACTTGATGTCTGCCCCATTACGATGAGCTTCCATCTGCCCCCCCGTCAGGACGATGAAGTCCGGGTACCTGTCCTTAGGAGTCCCCGGACGCCTAACAGGATACACCCGGCTAGGACGTGATCGGTCCCCTGTGAAGAGAACCCCAGGAGGAGACAACTCCTGTACCCGTTGTTCCAACCCATTTGGAGACTCATGCTTCTGATTGCGCCACAGGAACTGAGGGGGATAGGGCACCCCATACTTGCCATTCCATACCTCCTTGATCTTGAACCACACAGCTTCTACCTTCGAGGGGTTATCAGTCCCGTACTTCTCCAACCACGTCTCTCGGGCTTTGGCCAAGACATCAGGGCACTTCTGGGAATGCTGGCCATTGTGGTTGGCTAGGTTGGTCTCGTAGGCTCGCTTCTGTACTTCTGGCAAAAGCAATGGGGTACGGACCCCAAAAACCTTCAAATTGCTGGTCTCCCAGACCAATTTGCCTCCAGGAGACATCATGGGGTGCCGGACACCCCAGTTCTTCATTGAGGTATCCTTGAACTGCACCTTGAAGGTGTCCGTTAGAAGATAGTGACCGACCCCATACTTCTCTTGATTGGTCTGTATCCTCTTCGCCATTACCTCTGGGGCCTGATTGGGATTCTCAACCCCAAACCGTTCGAGATTGGAGACACGGATCCGCCTCTGAATCTCCTCAGACCCAAATGGGTTCTCGGCCCCATACCTCTCCAAATTGGTAGCAGATGCCCTGGCCTTGATCTCTGGAGACTGAAGGCCCCAACCACCATATTTGATAAGCATTGTCTCCTTGGACTGAGCCTTCACATCCCCCGCCTGGAACACATTGTCCACTCCATACCTGTCCTGAACAGTGGCCACCCTCCGCTGAAGTGTCGCCCCAATTCTCACAGAGGCTTCAGGGAACTTGGCCCGGTAGGTTTCTTCGGTCATACCATGGACCTTCTTCAGGTGGTCCATCATCCGCTTGAACCGCATATCCCTACCCGTAAGGAAACACTCCTGGCATCGAACCCAATCTGTTCCTTCCACCAACCCGTCAGCGTATGGGCCCCGCTTGAAGTAGGCCTCCCAATTGAACTCTGCGTAAGGAATACCGATCTCTGTGTTCCAGGAAAGGCAGGCTAAAGCATGGCTAGGGAGTCCCTTGTGGGACATTGACTTCTTACAGGCAGGGCAGAGGACATCACTCATGCCCTCACTATACCCACTCGGAGGGTCTTGTCAACTCGGAATTGTCGGTGGCTGACAATTCCTATCCTGTACTTTGGGTGTGGGGTTCGGGGTTTCTTACTATTTCATAACTATGCGAAACTAATGGATTAAAGGAAATTCCGAGGTGAAAGCACACCCCTACCCACCGAACTTCCAAATGCCGATTTTATCCCTATCCCATACTTAGGCTGTGAAATTCCTCTCAAGAACTTAACTGTCCTAGCCTTAGCCTCCGCCGCCTTATCAAACTGGGATTCCGCGTTCTGCTTGAGGGACTCATACTTGGAGGATCGCTCAATGGACAACGAAATGCCGCCAATTGAGTAGTCGAACTCTTCATGGACCATCATAGCCGCAAGGGCAAAGCAGGCGTGGGAGATGGCCTCCCAGAGGATGGCGGTCCGCCACGCTGGCTTTTCCATGACGAGCTTATCAATGGTGTCGAGCCCCTCAGTCATGGGAGGCATCATATTAAACCAGTCCAATCCCCGCTCAAGGTAACAAAATAGCTCATCCTCTCGCCATATCTGGCCAAAGACCCGATTGTAAGCCCCAATGTTCCCCTCAGCCTCTGGAGGAGCGAAGTGATAATCGCGATCAGGGCAGTTGTGACCCGTTATTGAGGACTTGGACAGCACAAGGTTGTGGTTGCCCTCAACCGTGATGTCATACATGACATCCCTAGGTGGGAGTGGATGGAGCCCCCTGACTCGACTGTAGGCAATCTGACCTCCAACAACGGCCAATACATAAGCACCTGCTTGAAGGTCCTTCGCCTCAACAGCCTCTGTTGGTGAGGTATAGATCCGATGTCCGCCAGTAACCACAGATGCCCCATAATCCGTTACCAATTCCCAAACCGTCTCAGCCCCAATCTGTGCTTGGTGCACTCTTTCAACCTGACGCCACTCTACTTCCCCACCAGGAGAGACAGAACGGACTCGGAGGGTTCCGGCTCGATAGGAGGCTTGGAGTTTTTCTTTTTGCGTCTCAGTAAGCATTCCTTCAGCTCCTCTTCGGTCCAGATGGCAAACCCCCAGCCGCGGGCGGAAGCTTCCATCTCTGCTACCCTAAGGCGTTCGATAGCCTCATCATTCTCTGGGCGTGACTTGAGTACATAGGCTGGCTTCACCTCCACCAACACAATCCTACCATCTGAGTAGGTGACCAGGAAATCTGGAAGGATCCATTTCCCGACCCATTTCTCCAGGGTTATTGACGAAAGGTACAGCACCTTCTCATATTCATAACCAAGCACCCTAGGGTCCCCCTCCAAATGATCTATGGCAGCTACCTCATAGGAGCTTCTCACGTACCCACGGGGCTCAACCCCTTTGGGTGTATCCATCCACTGCCCTTTGCCATGACTGTTGTGGTCAGGATGCTCTTTCATCCAGAGGGTCTTTTGCTTCGACAGGAGGGCACGATGTTCGGGAGCATTCATGGCCTCAAGAGTCTTGGCCCTGAATGCTGGGTCTTTCCAATTGGCCTTCTGCCTCTCTGACATCATGGCAAGAACCTCAGGAGTGAAGGATTCTCTCTGTTTGGCAATATCCTCAGGGGTGCGAACCCTTCCCTTATGGAAATCGAAAAACCCATCCTCCCATAGTTTTTTGAGCTTAACAGAGGCCGTGGGGTACTTCCTGCCCTTTCCTGCCCGGCCATTTTTTGCTGAGTTATCAAGTCTATTCTGCCTAGAAGCTGGGTTCCACATTGCTCGGGTATATTTCTGAATCGCAGATAACCCTGTAATCTCCCGCATCTTTTTCCAAGGAGTTCCCGCCGCATGAAGTTCCGTGATAATTAGGGATCGGACCTCCAGGATAAGGTCTCTCCGGTCTGCTGGAAGATGGTTTCTCTTCACAAATTCTTCATTGGTTACCCCATGTTTCTCCAACATGGGGACTAGAAGTGGATGTGGGACTGTAACAACAGGCTTAGGTGATTTGCGCATACCTAAGCACGTCTATAGAAGGAATAGCTCTTACCCGGGATTGACTTCGAGGGTTTCCCAAAGGTCATCCAATCTGACTATCATCCGTTCCCCCTCTACATCCAGCTCAACCGTTTCTTCCCCCCCAAGGCACTGGTCCCTGAGGAGCATCCTCAACTTGTCGATCATGCCTTGGACGTTGGTCGAGTAGGCACCTGGAACGATGATGGTACTGTCGACGACAACGGCCCATTCCTGGACTACCTGTTGGGCAGGGGAGCTTGAGAACTGTTGGAAGGTCCAACGGATCCTGTAGTCGCCCGGGGTGGCAGAGCCGGGCACCTGGAGGGAAGCGAAATATTCCCCAACGTTGGGATGAGCAGGAATCCTAGTTGGGGACCCAATCAGAACCTCTGTGGGTCCTGGAGCCACGAAAAAAATGGCATAGGTGATGGAAAAAGCATCGGAAGGATTGCCCGATGCGTTTGTCAAAAATATGTCCAGACCCCCTTGGGTTAGAAGATCATTGGGATGCCAGACTACAGCCATTGTCGGTTCCTCCGTGAAATGAGAAGCACTTGAAAAGGAAGGTCAGGAAAATCAATTCGGAATTGCTTGATCTTGTCATAGGAAGGGTGATGGGGGGCAAACCATCCTTTTGTATCCTCAATTCTCACCAGATGCCGAGAAATAAAAGTTCGGATATCTTTCAAGGTTGGCCACTCCCCCAGCTGTTGTTGTGCCTCGCTTAGGGAGACATCTGTCACCCAGAAGTCTGGCAGGTAAGATCTCCCGTCTGACAGTGGGTAGACCATAGCCTCATAAAACCATGCTTTTCCTTCCCGGCTCAACTCTCCTGCCCTCATTGCCTCGGTGGCACTCCTCATTGTCAGCATGCCTTGAAATGGTGTGCCCGCACGAGTCTTAGCCCCATACCCAATACCCTTAGGCACCACCCTCTTTTCCGTACTATAGTCAGAGAGGGCAGTTCTGGACCGCTTGATCCCTGCCCATAGGGCTTGATCTACCCCGAACAACTGACAGAGGAGGGCGAGCTTAACTTCTGTGATACTGAACAGCCGGATAATCTCATCTGTGGCTTTGAGGCCGATAGTGTGGGCTGTCAAAGCCCCAATAATCTCCTCCCTAGAGAACCTCCGTTGTGCAAGCTGTGAGAACTCTCTAGGATCCCCCAGAACCCCATTCAAAATGGCCCCCCAGCGTTGTGGGTCAACACTTCCCCATCGCTCTAACGGGGTGGTGCCTGCACGAATCAGGTCCTGTTCTTCCTCCACAGCAATCCTAACCAGATGAGAAGCCCCCCTGATATCTCCAATCTCCTTGCTCAACGCCCCCCTAGACATGTCAATATGCTGTCGCACCTGTAGTCTGGTCAGACCAGATGCCCCCATTATTTCCCCAAGGCCCATACCGGCCACCACAAAACCACGAACAACCTTCGATATGTTGGGGTCCAAAGGCTCCTTTCTGGCCGTTCTAGTCCTGCCCATTCTTGAGGCAGTGGTCAGAATGGTACCCTTAGATTTACCCGTTAAAGCCATAATTTCCGCTACACTACAGGTACCCTCAGCATAACTATCAAGAAGTTGTAGCCCCTCTTGTGTCCAAGGTGAATGAGTCCCAGTGGTTAGGCTAACAGGCATCGTATCCTGGTAGGGCTATAACCCAAGTAGAGGCGAGTGGCGTGGGTCACCGTACTAGGAGCAGTTCCAATGCCTGTTCACGGAACAGTTGCTCGGTCTGCACGTACGTCTCCGTCCAGGGCCACCGTGGCAGGTCAACGACCGTTTCTAGGGGCACGTCGAACCTCACTGCAACTCCATGCTCAGTGTGCCGGTCCACGACGCCTGTGGCGCCGAGGAACTTGCCATGTTCGACCACTTTCACGGGGTCTCCGCCGAAGAACTTGGGCTCCATCAGAACAACTCCTCCCATTCGGACCCGACTACCATGTCAACATTTGCGGCACTCTGTATGGTGACCGTGATTTGCTCTCCCGGGTTCAGCACATGTGAGCCATGTTTTTCATGTCGGATCTCAATGTTGTCTACTTTTGCCATACCACGTCCATGAAGCAAAGTACCCCCTGAAAAGGACGTGGCCGCCGTGTCATATGAAGCTGGAGATGTTGATGCGGACACATCCGTGAAAGACGCTGCAACCAGCGTAGCATTCAGGTAGACTCGCACCACTACATTCTTGGTGCCATCAGATGATGCTGCAATCCCGTGGATGTCCAAAACGATGCGGTTGAGCTTTGATGCATAGGTCGACTTATTCCGAATGGTCAGGACTGGGGTCTCAGTTGTGATGCCCGTTTTGATTGCCACAATCCCACGTGCAATACCGAAGAGGTTATTTTCACCCTCATGGAAGATCCCAAAAGAACTGACGAGGGGTCCTACAACCGTTGCATTAGTTGTATTGGCCGCCTCCATCATGAAGGGCAGGGAAGGGTTAGTGATCGAGGGTGTGGTGGCCGTCCCGGCGTATTGAATCCGGTGCACGAGCACAAACTTGCCTGTGGCAGGGTTCTCCACATAGAATGTGATCATCCCGTAACCCAGCCATTGGAACCGGATCTGAAACACTTGCCCTTTCGTCCAGTCCAATATGGGTAGCTCCACTTTGGCATCCGCCCGGTCATCACTCCAGGCAGATTGGGCCACGAAGTTGGTGTCATTCGCAGCAACCCCAACTACAGATGAGGCGAAGGCCCCGACAATTGTGGAACCAGCAACGGAATAGGCTCCAGGAAGAGACCCTGACCGATACGACCTGAAGATCACGGTATTGCCGACTGCTTCGGTTTGCCAGCCTCCATTGGTCCCCACCTCAGAGAAGTCGACGGCTGCGATCTCATTGGCGGTCACAGTAGAATCGGCCCCATTGGTCACGGGGCACAACTTGGCGACCCCATTCAAAGTAACCGTAACGGACTCTAGTGTACTGGATTTGGTCGTGATTGTGAGTGTGCGTACCTCGCTCGATCCACCATAACGTCGCAGCACCCCGAAGGTAGTTCCCTGGTACCCAAATGCAAAGGCGTCATTGACCGACCCATAGCCAACGTACTGTGTTGAGTTGGTGGCCCCTGTAACGAAGAACCCAGCGAACCTAGCCACAATCCCCTGACCGGGAACGTATTTGACTGACTTGCGCGAGAGCAATTGAGAAAAACTGTTGTTTGCGGCTGCCGTAGAGATCACAGCCATGCTGTTGGTCTGGGCCGATGTGCCACTACCATTTTTGCGCAAAATCAAAGCATCGTTGGAGAGGTTGTACGTGAATCCCTGAGCCACGACAGGAAAGGGTTCCGTAACCAGCAACTCATTGAAGGCTGACTTCTGGTTACCCGAATCGGTCTGGGAGAAAACGGTACTCATATCAGGTAGACCCTCCTGATAGTGGCAAAGCTAATAGGTCGAATATGGAACCTCAGGAACCTGGATGGGTCTCCTGGTTTTTGAGGATAAGGGTCTACTGACTTTCAGGGAATAGCCTGAAGCCTTGAGCCCGGTTTAGCCCTCTGCTGTTACAGAAAGCAGCCAACAAGCGAGCTGATTCGTTGCGCCGTTGCAACCAATGTCTAAGGTTGTACCTGCTGGTACCACGGGCTGTGCTGCTCCTGCCACTGCGGGAGTGACAGTGGCCCCACCGTTTACGCTATATGTGACTACAGCTACCTTGTTGCCTGTGTCCACCATAAGGTCCACCGTATCATATTGAGCCCACACGATAGCTGCCGTGGTGTTGCTGGTTCCACCAACCACAACGGTCATCACACCTGTGGTGGCAATCTCACAGTAGTTGGTACCGTTTATGTACCAGATCGTTTGAGCTGAGTCAGCATTGGCAAGAGTAGACTTGGGCCGGAATACAATACGTACCTTGAGCTTACCCGTGATGCTGGCAGCGGCATTGGGGTGGTACAGACGCTCCGGCTGGCGAGTAGCTGAGGCTCCTGCTGTTATGACGTGCTCGCTTCTGTACGCCCCAACTTCGTATTGAGCGCCCCACGCCCCTACGTTACTAATAGACTCTAGGGTGCCTTCTGTAGGGCTTATGACGTAGTAGGTTGCAGCAGTATGGGTGGCAGTCTGCTCGACTACCTTCCACAATGTGGATGTCGTGAAATTTGTGGTTGTGGGCGGATTCACGGTCTGGATGAATCCTACACCACTGTAGGCCCACTTGTACCACACGGATTGAGTGTATATTCCGGCCGCCCCCAGAGGATTCTGAGACAGGTACTGCCAAACAGTAGGACTCAGTGCGATCATCTCCTTAGCTGTCCCGCCATCTGGTGCCTGAGTGTTCCTGAATGTGAGACCGAACGAATTTAGCCAGGAAGCATTAGAAATATCTGTGCTACGTAGAACGACGTTGATTCTGGTAGGTTCCAGGACCAGACCTATTACATCGGCATCCAACCGCTTACCGAATCGCGGTATATTAGTGGTGATACCTGTGGTGACCACGGTGCTGGTGCCAGTCTGCACAGTCTCACTGGCAGCCGTACCAGCAGCCCGTAGGAACACCGCATCGTTGGGTAGCACCCCACCCCTGAAGTCCCAGTTGATGAGCGAACCAGTTTGTGTAGACGGGGTTAGGTCCCGTGGCCTACCAGTGTTGAGAACTGTTGCCAGTGTTGGTGCAGTGTGAACGACATTGGACTGGCTTATCTGGACCCTAGCGAATGTCATGGTCCCTGTACCGTCACCCTGATATGTGTAGGTCCCAGTTCCTGCCCCATAGATTTGGAGAATCCACGAGGTTCCTGAAGCAACATTTGAGGGCCATGTTGCTTCACAACGATAGAACCCATTCGGAGCTGGTATAATGCGCCCAGTACGGCCGCTCACTGCCGGAGTATGCGTCACTACTAGGGTTTGCAGGTTAAACTCAGTCGCCGTACCCGTGGAGGCGTCCCAGAGCGAAAACATGTACTTAGTTCCGGGTTTGGCATAAATGAGGATAGAAAATGGCTTAGCAACGAGTAGACCCGCAGAAGTCTGTCTGTAGTAATGTGACGTAGGAGCCCCATCCACAGTATCAGTGAACAAGCAGGCTGTAGTTCCACCAAATGGGTCTATTTGTCCACCAGTTGTGGAGCCCACATTGGTCTTCACCCAGTTTGCATTTGTCTGGTCATCACTGTAAGTGAAAAAGTTCTGTGCCTCAGCGTCAATATTTCTGATGTTCCCATCATCCACCGGTTGGACGGTAGTGGGGCAGTAGGGACCTTCCCAGTTAGCTTGCACAAGCTGGAAACCAAACAAGTACAAGCCCTTCGTTGCGTCACCGACGTGGATTGCACCACCATTCCCAGAAGCTGTGAATATCTCAGAGTAGAAGGCGGTAGAATATGGTGTTGTCCGTGTAATTGAACAGCGATACCACCCAGGATACCCAACAACCGGAGTGATTTTCGGTGTTTGGGAGGCGTGAGTGGTACCAACAACACCGTTGGCCAAATCGAAGTAACTAAGGTCCTCAGTTCCTACGACATTGATAGCTAATGCCAACCACGTCCACTCACCAGCCTTGGCATAGACAGACAAAGTGTATTGTCCAGGTGGCAGTGTAAGTGGTGCACCAGGGTAGCAACCATGGTAGTTGTTTGCGACACCTGTGTCCGCGAGACGATCAGCGGTCAGTGCACTGTCGATGGGATTTGTGACAGCATTAGCAGAAATGGCGCTCAGGAATTTCGTATATAATGCGTTGTCGAACTCCTCAGAGTACTTGAGTTTGTTCTGCTTAGTAGCCATGACCTAGACCATACCCTTCAAGGTTGTTTATGCTCATACCCATGATGGTCGGGCTCCGTTGGTCCACTTCCACACTGACACGTTAGTAACCCAAGCTGAGAACTGGCTGGCGGTACCATTACAGAGGACATCCAAGGTACTGGCTACCGAGATGTTCCCGAGGGTAGCCCCGGCTACAGCTGGACTGGTCTTGGCCCCACCATTGACCCTGTAGGCGACTGTGGTGGCAACGTTGCCACCCGTGGCGATATACAGGTCCAAACTATCATACTGGGCCCACACGATCGCGGCCGTAGTATTGGTTACGCCACCTACACTAATAGTCATGACTCCGTTACTAGCGATCTCACAGTAGTCTGAACCTGAGGTCCAGACCCGTGAAGTAGCCGTGAAGTTAGCGGCTGTAGACTTGGGGCGTAGGGATATGCTGATGGCCAGCCTACCGTTGGTAATCAGGTTTGCGGCTACCGGGTAGTACAGACGCTCCGGGGAACGAGTTGCTGTGGCAGAGGCGGCCGTGATGATAGCTTCTGAGGGCCATTTTCCGAGTTCCACCTGTGGCATGTCTATGTACATGCTTCGATTAGCTGCCGAGAGTCCTGGAGTGGCAGCTCTTCCATCGTTTGGTACATACTGCACGTTAGCCGTACCGGTAGCAGCCAGAGGTGAGAAGGCGTAGCGCAACCAATTAGCCGTGGCAGTACCTGTAATGAAATTGGTTAATGGGGATTGTGTCCATGAACCGTAAGTGTCGTTTGCCCCTACGCTGACAGCCTTCGTCCACTGGGATACTGTGTAAGTCAGACCACTCGTTACGGAAGCTGCTCCTGAGTTGTATGACCCGTACTGGGCACTGGTACACACTATAGACACCGCAGCCGTGGACCCATCGGGTGCAGCTTGTCCTACGGTAGTAGTACCCGTACCCGCTGTCCAACCAAGTGTAGTTCCCGAAGGTATAGAATGTGACGCCGGTACACTATTCGTTCTCGTTTCCTCAAGCACCAGACCCACAGGGAAGATGCTTGGGGTATCGGTATTGGTCCAAACTGGCGAGTTGGTCAGGACGATGTTCTTGGCTCCTGTCCCGTTGTCTATTATGGTTGTTTGCCCGGTGATGTTGGTCCAGTTGTAGTTGGCAAGTAATGTCCCACCTGAAGGGTAGACACCAGTCTGGTACTCAGCCAGGGCTTCAGCGGCAGTGTAAGCCTTACCGGTTGTGATACGATCTAGGACAAGACTACCAGAAAACCGATTGGTGCCACCAACTCGGAGACCCACAACGAGAGAATTAGTGTCGATTCCTGCCAAGCATTGTTGGTCACTTGGTCGAGAAGCTGTGTTGGCAATACCATCTAGGTATATGAGAGCTTGTGCACTCCCTAAGGTCTCATCAATTACCAACGTGAACCTATACCACCTATTCGTAGCTAATGCACCTGTGTTGACAGTTGAGGTTCTGGCGTTCGTCTGGTCGTGTACCCTCATCTGGAGAGTACCACTCCCGTTGTTTAGTAAGAAAAAGGCGTTGGCCACACCAGAGTCAGATGACGTTTCTAGAATGATCTCCCCACCCACGTTATTGGGATTTTTGACCCAACCACAGAGCGTGGTCTGAGTAGCAGCCGCAAACGGGACCGCGGTAGCAGTACCATACTTGACAGTTCCATCAAACTGTAATGCTTGTGGGTAGTTCCTAGCCGTATAGGGGCTCAGGTGGCGTCCAGCACGGGCGACGTTGGCCGTGATGCCGGTGGTGACTACCGTAGACAAACCAGTCTGGACTGTCTCACTAGCAGCCGTTCCAGCCGTACGGGTCAACACAAACCCACTTGGCAGGGTAGCAACCGCACCCGGTGTCAGAGCTGTGAAGTCTGCATTGAGGATGGTAGGTTCTGTGATCGCCCACGTCGGTACCTGCCCGCTCTTCCATGCGGTGATGTTGGTGATCCAAGCACTGAACTGGCTGGCAGTTCCATTGCAAAGTAGGTCCAAGGTGCTTGCAGTGGAGACATTGCCCAATGGCAGCCCTGTCACGGTCACATAGGTTGGGATACCACCGTTGACTCGGTAGGTGACCTGCGTGACCGAACCACCACCAGTGGCCACATAGATGTCCAGGGTGTCATAGGCTGCCCAGGTGATAGCCGACGTGACGTTAGTGACCCCACCAACGCTAATGGTCATGACCCCGGTTGAAGCGATTTCACAATAATCGCTACCAGAGGTCCACACTCTACTGGTTGCTGTGAAGTTCGCTGGGGTACACTTTGGCCTCAGGCTGACCGACAACGACAACCTGCCCGCCTGGACCAGTGAGGAGGCAGTAGGATGGTAGAGACGCTCCCCATTACGAGTCGCCGAGGCTCCTGCAGAAACTATGGCTTCAGACGACCACCTACCACTCTCCCAGTGGATTAGGTCAACCACAACATCTCTGGCTCCAGCCGCTACCCCATTTAAGGCCCTACCATCACAGGGCTGTGCATACTGTGATGTGGCTGAAGTTGTAATGATTCTGGTATAGCTTGTAGCAGCAATACCACCAACGGCTGAGCCATCAGCAGCACTTGCCTGCTGCTGAGCCATTCCATAAGCTCCAGTGCCAGGACCCTTAATAACCCATTGGGACATGACATGCGTGGTAGAGGCGGTGTTCCAATTTTTACCCCAACCTCCACTTGGCACTACCATCTCAATACCCAACACACCTCCATCGGGTTGTGCATTATTAGTTGTGGGGTAACTATCCCCTGACCCAGCGGCCAAACCTACAGCATTAGGGGCACGTGCGTAAGGGAACCAGTTGACCCGGCTCTCCTCCAGAACTAGACCCAATGTGTCTGTGGTCAAGCGTCTGCCGACTCTGGCTACGTTGGCGATCAAGCCTGTGGTGACGACCGTGCTAGTACCTGTTTGTACCGTTTCAGATGCCGCGGTACCGAGAGCACGAGCAAATGCCAGCCCTCCAGGTAGGGTTGCTGCTGCCCCCGCTGCCAGGGTCGTGAAGTCAGCCGCCAGAAGGGTAGGCGTGGAATCCACAACCCATGAGGGACTGGTTCCAACCTTCCACGCCTGGATGGACGTGATCCACGCACTGAACTGTGACGCTGTACCGTTGCATAGCAGGTCCAGGGTTCCAGCGATGCTCACGTTGCCTAGTACTGCCCCAGTGACTGTTGGGTACGTGGTGGCACCACCGTTGACCCGATAACCCACCCTCGTGGCAATCCCGCCACCGGCACCAACGTACAGGTCAAGAGAGTCATACTGTGCCCAGGAGAGAGCAACGGTAGTGTTGGTGACCCCACCGATACTAATCGTCATCACGCCAGTACTGGCAATTTCACAGTAGTCTGACCCGCTGGTCCACACCCTTGAAGTTGCTGTGAAGTTTGCAGCAGTGCTCTTTGGACGGAGACTGACTGAGAAGGCTAGGCGCCCAGACCGAACTAGGGTACTAGCTGTGGGATGATAGAGACGCTCTGGTGAGCGGGTAGAGTTGGCACCTGCTACTAGGATTGCCTCGCTGACCCAACCACCCGCCTCACTTTGTACCAAGTCCACCACAAAATCTCGGGCCGCTGCTGCGATAGGAGCATTACTCCTACCCTCTACAGGACCAAGGTACACAGTGGAGTTACCCACCGGGGATTGAACATTAGAGTACCTAGTGAATGCAGTGGTTCCAGTCGTACCGGTTACGTGGGAATTGAGGGTTCCAAATTGCATCAAGATACCAACAGTATCGTTGGTTCCTGGAGTTGTGGCCCGCATCCAGCCCGACAGGGCTACAGGAGCACCCACTGTTTGGGACGAGGGTCCAAGGTTGCAGACCTGACCAGAGGCCGCACTCATGCGGAACGCTGTGGTGGGTGAACCATCAACACCGGCGGCATATGCTTGCGTAGTGGTCCCACCTTGTGCAGACCACCCGGTCACACCATCTCTATTGTTGAGGATCTTGTTAACCCGAGTTTCCTCCAGAACCAATCCAGGTAGGTCGGTGTCTAATCTCCTACCGACGCGGGGCACGTTGGCGGTGATATTGGTGGTAACGACTTGGGACGTGCCCGTCTGTACGGTCTCTGAGGCTGCTGTACCTGCTGCCCTAGCTAGAACTAGTACATCCGGTAGTTTGGTTGACGTGAGCCCGCCCAGAGGCAGGACAGTGAAGTCTGCGTCAAGTAGCTTGTCACTATCCTGTGCCCAAAATGGTTTCGTACTCATATTAGCGCCATACCGTGATGTTAGTTATCCAAGCTGAGAACTGGTTAGCCGTACCATTGCATAGCAGGTCAATTGTGGTACTGGCTGTCGAGACGTTACCCAATACTGCCCCTGCGATGCCAGGGGCTTGTGTGGCACCATTGTTCACCCTGTACCATACCTGTGTGGCTTGGCTGCCACCAGCGGCTACGTAGATGTCTAGGGTGTCATATTGAGCCCAGACAATCGCTGATGTGGTATTGGTCACGCCACCAATGGAGATTGTCAGGACACCAGCCGTACTGATCTCAGCGTAGTCTGCACCACTTGTCCACAGCCTACTAGCAGCCGTGAAGTTGGCCGCCGTGGACTTGGGTCGGAGCGTGAACGAGATAGCCAGACGACCACCAAGGATCAAACTGGCAGCCGACGGGTGGTAGAGTCGCTCTGGTTGACGAGTCGAATCAGCCCCAACCGAATAGATGAACTCTGATGCCCACTTACCAGACTCCCACTGCATCATATCTATGACGGCATCCTTATTAGCTGCCGCTACACCGCCGATGGTAACCTCATTTCTTGCATCTTGTGGAACCAAGTAGGCGCCACCACCTGCTAGAACAGTGGTAGTCATAACCCTAGCGTAGGCCGTTGCGGCTGTCCCCGCTGTACTTGTCGACGGTGGTGTGTTTGGAAGGGCAGTCTCCTGATTTGTAAGCTGGTAAGTACCTGCCCCTGGGCCCTTTAGCACCCACTCTGAAGCCGTGTAGGTCCCAGAGATTGCCCCTAGAGATCGATACCTGGAAAACCCTACGGATGTAACCACAACCTCAACACCAGCTGTACCACCATCTGGTTGAGCATTGTTGGTTGTGGGGTAGGAGTCTAGTGAACCTGCCGTAAGACCAGCATTGTTAGGAAGACGAGACCAGATCATATTATTGATCCTTGTCTCCTCCAAAACCAGACCTGCTTTATCAGTGTCCAATCTCCTACCAACACGGGCAATGTTGGCGCCCATACCCGCTGTAACGACCGTGGAGGTACCCGTCTGTACGGTTTCGGAGGCTGCTGTACCGGCGGCACGGGTGAGCACCAAGGAGCCCGGTAAGGTCGTCAGAGCGCCTGGGGTTTGTGAGGTGAAGTCTACGCTAAGTACGGTGTTGTAGCGGTTGTTGAAGTAGGCTTCAAGGGCTGCAATCTCCGCAGCAGATGGCACTGTGCTCGTTACTATGACTTCACAGACTTCGATGTTGGTGGTGCGAGTACCTAATGCGTTCCCGCCTAATGTAAAGCCTTGTCCCGCAGACGCCCCCGTACCACTGGACACAACATCAACCCCGTTGACACGGATCTTTGAAGATACCCCATTAAAAGTGAGAACTGCATGAGCATAGGACCCCTCGGCAATAATTGGTGCTGCCGAGGTAAATGGGCTTCCTGCGTACAGCTTGGATTCCTTGGGTGGGACATTGTATGACGACATAAACATGGTGGTGTCCGTAGTCCCATCAAATACCCCATCCTTTCCAGCGGTCCCAATGGTCACATGTCTGTACACAATGAACACAGTGCTTGGCTGGACCAGCGTAAACGCAGCCTGCAAGTAATCGTTCACACCGTCGAACAGCACGGCTGGTTGACCGGCAGCCCCAACGACCACCCTGGGTTGGTTGGCTACCGTAGCTTGTGTGAGTGCCCTACCAGTGTGCCCAGAGAGGTCTGCCCAAGAGGCCACTGTACCATTGACGATGGTCAACCCTCGGTCAGCCCTGCACCACAACTGAACACCAGAGATGGTGCTTGGGACTTCGTTGTCCTGGACCCTTGGGTGTGAAGGGGTATCGTTGTTCCAGATGGCTAGCGTCGGGGCTACCACTCCGGTGTAACCACCCGCTGAGTCAGATAACGCGGTACCAGATCCTTCAACCCCGTCCCACGAGGCTACCAGATTGGCCGTTACTGGTCTGCCTGTAAGATATACGGAACGGATCTCAGCGGGGGTCAGGTTTCGGTTATAGTACCTGACCGCAGCTAGGCTACCTCCAAAGTGGTAGTAGACCGACCCACTCCAACCAAACAGGAGGTCAGCAGTAGCAATCACCATGTCAGAGGCCACAGTGGTTCGTGCCAGTAAGGCCCCGTCCCTGTAGATGGAGAGTACCTTAGCTGCGTAGGTACAGACAATGTGATTCCACCCGGGGTGGATATTGATACTTGGACCATTGGGCCAGCTGTTTACCCAAAAGATAAATCCAAGCTGCCCAGGAGAACGGGTAATTGCCCAACCGTCCGTGCTCCAACCGGCTCCAGACGAGCTCTTCAAGAAGAGTGTTTCGTATGTACCTGCTGCGGCTGGTAGGTTGACATAGAATTCTAGTGAGAAGGTGGAGCCTCTAAGCGCAGGGGAGTCAGTCACGCGGACCCCACCATTACCAACATCTCCAGCGGCCACTGTCCGTAAACTATAGGGGATGTTCCTGATCTGTGGACGTGCCTGTGATGGGGTATCGGTGGTCCACACCGGGCTGTTGGTCAGAGCAATGTTCTTTGCCCCAGTACCGGAATCTACAATGCTCGTGAAGCTAGTGTTTGGGTTCCAGGCATAGTTCGCCAGAATAGTACCACCAGTGGGGTAGCGACCAGTCTGATACTCTGAAAGGACTTCAGCGGCCGAGTAGGCTTTACCGATGGTGATCCTATCGACTACAACGTTACCAGTAAATGGAAATGTTGCCGCACCACGCATTCCAATATACAGGTCGTCAGTTGCGATTCCCGCTAGACAATGGGAATCCGTGCTCTGTATTGTACCACTAGCTGAGCCATTCAAGTATAGTGCCGTTTGTAAACTTGCCAAGGTTTGGTCAAGAACCATGGTGACCCGAACCCAGCTAACGGTGTCAACAGCACCTACGGCAGATAGGCGTAATGAGTATCCGACTGCATCATGGGCACCAAATACCAATCGATGTGTAGGTTGATCCCAGTATAGTACTAGACTGTTACCAACACCGTAGTTTGTTGATGTTTCAAAGATAACCTGTGATGCTGCCCCAACCACGATTTTCAACCACAAATGGATGGTAAGCTGTGTAGCATTGGCAAATGGTACAGCAGTAGCCTTCCCGTACATGGTTGTACCGGGATTATTGAAGGATAGACTGTGCGTGATATCCCGTTGAGTTACGCGCGACATACTGGCCTCAAGTCATCTATGCTGGTCATAGCGCCCACTCCGCTTTGGCGTACGCTTCCCACGTTGCAATCTCTGCTGCTGAAGGAATGGCCGAGAGTACCCGTAGTTCGTGAAGGAGAGAGTTGGTGGGTCGGGTTACATTCCCCGTCCCGCTGCCCATCCCACCCATTGTCACACCAGTGGTTCCAGGACCTAAGTTACCTGTACCCCGACCCATCTCGACCCCGTTTACGCGAATGAAGGATGCGTTACCACCGCTACCACCATGACAAAACACGGCATATACGTAAACACCATTTCCAGCGGCACCAGCGTATGTAGCACTAATACCGACGGAGTCGTCATAGATCCTAGTGAATGGTGTTGCTGGATCAACCCATACCACCCGTCTCGCAGAGGCGATATCGTCAATCAATCCATCGTTGGTTCCAAAGATGGGCGGGGTTACGAACTTGTAGACCATCATATACGTAATAGGTGTGGCAAGAGTGACCCCCCAAGTAATATTGAGGAAATCGTTTACACCGTCGAACAGCAGTCCAGGTCTACCATTAGACCCACGTGACAGCAACGGCCGTACGGTTGTAAGTGCAGCTGATGGACGGGCCAGCCTACGATTAAGGTACCCTCTCGTGTCACCCACGGATTCCACGGCCCCACCAATCATCTCGACATAGCGATCTGGGCGGATTATGAGTTCCTGGTTGGCAATACCTAGGTCAATGTCCCTGAGGCGTGCGTGGCAAGGCGAATCGTTTGTCCACCGGGGGACATTTATGCTACCATGAAAACTGTTGCCCGAAAAGTCTGTGAGAACACCACCCGACCCATCACTATATTGCCAATCAAGGATCAACCCATTTGTTACGCGCCCGTTTTTGGAGGCGAAACTGATCTCTGTTAGAGACAGAACTCGTGAGTGTTGGCGGACGAGAGCGATCTTCCCATTGAACGGGTAGGCATTGTTCGTTGTACCGTCGACACAAAATGTTCCGTTGCACTGAGTGAGAGCCAGTACTGCCATCCCCACCAGGGCACCATTCACATATACCTTATTTGTTGTTGTCCCACTATCGTAAGTCAATATTAGACTGAACCACTCCCCTGTGGGGACTATGAAGTCAATTCCTGTTGTGTAACTGCTCTGCCAAAATCTCAGGATGTGGTTCGGTTGACCATTGATGGCCGAAAGCCCCCAACCGTCATTCCACGCGGAGCTGGTTGTTTTCGTACAGATGCTCTCATAGTTGGGGTTTGCTCCAGCTTTATTGCGTTTGACCTTTAGCTCAATAGTGAAACTTGCAGGCTTGATCGTAGCATTGTCAGCTAGTTCGGTCTTGGCGGTTGTGGTCCCGTCTATGCTGTACGGCATCTCGACGATCGCCCTCTTAGCCTGTATGGGAGTATTCAGGCTCCACACGGGGCTGTTCGTCAACGTGACGTTCTTGGCCCCAGTGCCGGAGTCCGTGATGATCGTCATCGAATTGTTCGGTGTCCAGTCGTAGTTCGCTAGAATGGTCCCACCAGTCGGGTATCTTGCCGTGGTGTACTCTGAGAGTGCTTCAGCGACGGTATACGCCTTACCTATCGTCACCCTATCAACGATCAGGTTACCTATAAGCGGGAACGCAGCTCCCGCGCCCCGACATCCAAAATACATATCATTGGTATCGATACCAGTGACCACGTTCTGGTTGTTAGGACGAGCATTGACATTGAGAACACCGGCCACATAGATGTTGACCTGATTGCTGGCTACGGACTGGTCAATCGTGAGGAGCACACGCATCCACTGATCGAATGGTAGGGCAGATGTATTGGCCCTATTCGCCAGACCGCCTCCTTGCGTGTACCAAGACAGGATGTTACCATCTCTGAATAACCAGAAAGTCTTCGCACCACCTGTGGTTCCATTCGTGGTCATCTCCAAGATGGTTTCTGTCGTGACAGAAACGGAGAGCCTCAACCAAATGGCGATGGTGATCTGGGTGGCGTTGGCGAAAGGCACTGCCGTAGCAATGCCGTACTGTGTCGTTCCAGGCGAGTTAAACAGCACCGAGTGCGTGATGTCCCGGATCACGACACGCGACGAGTCTGGTACTTCTCTGGTCCAAGTGCTTGTCATGTTAGGGTACCCGTATTAGTCCCGGTGGTGTCTGCAATCACAGTCCCGGTGCCTTCAGTGATGGGCCACGTCGACACGAGACCTGTCGTCGGTTTACGGCCGGTGAGGTACCACGCTCGTATCTGAGCCGGTGTCAGGGCAACGTTGTGGAATGAGGCATCAGCATAGTAAGCGCCTACTATTGCGGCGCTCGCTGATGCGTAACCTCCAATTGCCATCTGGGTGGCATCATTGTTCTTTGTCATCAGTCCAGACACAACCATACACCCGTCCACGTACACAGCGGACCCGTTTGCTACGCCACTCTGGTACACAAACGCTACCCAATGCCAACGGTCATCGTTGATATAGTAGTTGCTGGTCCGATGTGTGGTGGTTGCGTAATCGTAGAACCCAAGCACGGGGGTGGCGATGCTGTTCAACGTACAGATAAGCCATGCATTGTCCTTAGCTACTAATCCCCAGAAGGTGGCTGAAGCTGTAAGAGTCTTAGGTATCTTTGTCCAGAATGCTACTGTCCCGTTCGCCGTCTGGAGAGATGCAGCGTTACCAACAGTAATCTTGTCACCGATAGCATTGATCTGCACACTGTATGGGATCTGTACCTTTTGGTGTCTGGCAGAGACAGGTGTATCGAGTGACCATACTGGGGCAGTAAGAGTGATGTTCTTCGCTCCTGTGCCCGAGTCTGTGACCACGGTCATTGAATTGTTGGGGGTCCAATCGTAACTTGCCAGAATAGTACCACCAGTGGGGTAGCGGGCGGTCTGGTATTCGGAGAGGGCTTCAGCGGCGGTATACGCCTTACCTGTGGTAATTCTATCAACGACCAAACCGCCGCTGAGTGGGAGTGTGACGCTATTACGCGCCGCGAAGTACATGTTATTAGTCGCGATGCCTGCGGTGCAGTTCTGATTGGACGTGTAAGTGAGCGGTGATGGGGCACCGTTGATGTACAACTTCCCTTGTGATGACGAGACACTTTGATCGATGACGTGTACAAAACGCAACCAGACGCCTATAGGTAGTGGTGCTGTGTAGCCAGAGCAAATCAGTCCTCCGTGAGTCGCATCTGCATGAGCGGCATACAGGGTATTTTGTGCTGCGAAAACCCCACTGCTCAATACGAAAGCGTTAGCAGCAGAATACAGCCCGCTCGTTTCGTACACGAAACCATCGCCTATACGGAGCTTTACCCACCCGCAGATCGTCACCTGCGTTGCATTCGCGAAGGGTACGGCTGTGGCCACGCCAGATGTCACACCCTTACAATCAATGGAGTGTGTGATATCTCTAAGTATCTGCCTCATAGCGTCGACCTCCATGCCAGTCCGCCGTAAAACGGCTCAGCCGCCCCCGTGAGGCGCAGGAACGCGTCGAGGTTGTCGGCAGCGGGGGGTGCGAAAGTGAAACCCACTATGCCACCGTCATTCCGGCACCCACTGCGAGATTCTGACCCAATGCGACCAGGACACGTCGCAGAGCATCCACGTCCTCCTGTGCGATGACACCGTCCGTCACTGCCTTGGTGAGATTGAACTCCCCACGTAGGCGGTCCAGCACTCGGCCATTGGCCCGCACCGCAAGCACCCTCCCCACATTGAGACTTGGACTGCCGTCAGGGTCAATGGCTACGGCGAAGTTGATGATGTGCTCTGGGTCCCCGACCACTACTGAAAGAGCACTGCTTGCGATTGGATCAGCCATGGACTTGCCTCCTGAATTCTTCTTCTTCCCCTTATTCCAGGGGGTGTTCCCTATATGGGCATCAACCATATGCTGTCTATAGGCAGGATCTTACCATCTCTCCTTACCTAATTCCCGCAACCTCTCTTTAGCTTCCTCTGTTTGACTTAGCCCCTTGTTCCAGGCCACCTGACCCATGTGGGAGGCACTAGCCTTAGCACGAGTCTCCTCGGGCATGACCCCATACCTTTATTCCACCCCCATTATCCCAATAGGTATAGGAGGATAACCTAGAGGGCCACCACAGCCCCATCAGCGGACATTGCCTGCCACTCTACGAAGAACTGGATGACACCACTACTTGCACCGGCATCCTTCGTGAACAGAAACTCAATGTCAGTATTGATGGCTCCAGTTTTCTGGGTCATCTCAAACATCGTGGTGGGGACTTGGTTCACAGCACCCGCTTCCGTAACCCGACCCGCGTTGGAATTGACCAGTGTCAGGGCCGCAGCCGCTAGGCCCGTCTTCTCAAGCCTAGCCCCCACTGAGGCCGAACTGAGTGTGGTGCCCGTGTTCAACGTGATGTCCACCTGGGCAGTTTGGTCATTGAGCCGCCAATAGGCAGCCGTCCATGCCGCATTGAGAACCGTAGTCACCACTCCATATAGCTTGAGGATACGAATGCTCCCCGTGATACGGAAGATGGGGGTCACAACGGCACCTGTGGCCGAGAAGGTCTTGGAGTTACTAGTAATGATGGTGGCGGTGCCATTGGGCTGGAAAATGTATGACATTCAGGCTCCTGTATGAGGGAGCTGAATAGGGGAGGTAACGGATTCCGAAGAGTCGGAGGGGAGGAGACGCCAACCGTTGACAACCTATACGCATTTATCCCTCTTGCGAGGTTTAGTGGGTATCGGTTGTTTTGGAGCTATGCGGGTGAGGCGCTTACGCGCCATACCCCCACAGTAAGCTCCGGGCTCATCGGTTTGAGCTCCTTCTAACAGGGATCTTGGTGATCTGAACCGCGAACGGTGCCTTCCATCCAAGATCGCTTTCACCGACTTCACTGGGGTTTTTAGGTTGATGTGTTTATCCTCAGAACGTCTGAGCACATTCAACCCCCCAACAAAATCCGCATGACTCTTCCTACCACAGCTCTGGCAGACAAATCCGCAACATAGGAGGAATAGGGAGCTAGAGGGTGAATCAGCAGTACTTCAGATGAATAACTGCGTCTCCTGCGGCACCGACACCGTATGTGGCCTCAGAGGTACTGATAGCAAACCCAATTCCCGAGGAAAAATACTGACCATTCATTCCGAAGAAGGAGTCATCGATGACGAGGACACCACCCACCGGTACATAAAATGAGAAGATCGGGACCTCTGTGGTTAGGGGGATTGTAGATTTTTGGTGGATCTGGCAATATCTGACCGACCCGGAATTGTTGTGGCAGTAAACTGCCCCCACCTGACCAGCTGATGCTTTGATTACAGCGGCATTCGAAGTCCCAAAGTTGGTATACACGATCCAGCTGTAAGTGGCCGAAACTACTGGCTTCGCCAGGACCCCAATTAAATTATTGGTCGAGTCCTCCCCTGCCAGGGCCGTTCCCATCGTCACATAAGAGTTGCCAACGGCGTCCGATGGCTGGGGGCCGCCAGTCGCCTCAGCACGTACCGGGGGAACCGCATTGTATATGGTCGTAGGTGAGGATTGGATTTGTGCGCTCATGGTTGGTCCTTAACATGGGCGGGTATAGGAGCATTAGGACCTGTGGAAGCGGGTGTGAATGGGAGGAGCCGCCAGCCCTTGTAGGACGGGCGACTGCCTTTGATAATGCGGTATAGGCCCTGTTTACTCAACCCATGCTCTTTGGCAAACGCAGCTAGACCCTCAATCCTGGTGTAAATGGTGCCATCCGGAGCTACCAATTGAAAACCATCGTAGACATTTACAGGGGAGGACACCCCTAGAAGGTGCCAGCCTTTGTAGGAAGGGTAGCGACCCGACAGCAAAGAGGACAGCCCACTGGGGGTCAAACCGTGTGTCTTGCAAAAGGCAACCAATCCGACGATATGGGTATAGGTTTCCCCTGTCGGAGAGAGAAGAATACAGTCATAGGTTTTGGGGGTCATGATCTGCTTGGCCCTGGCCTTGCGGACCCGTTCCCTAGTTGCCATACTGGATTTGGTGCCCTTATTGTGGGCAGGCTTCCCCTTATGGGAGGCACTGATCTTTGCCCTGGTCTCGGCCGAAGCCTTCTTGCCCTTGTTGGGGCTTGGTTTGCCAACGTGAACCAGCCCACTAAGCCTTTTGGCCTCCTCCGTGTGATGTTTCCCAAACATTGGGTGATCGACCCCACGGAATCGTCCTATTCTGGCAGCACTCTGCCTGCGTCGGGTCTCCTCAGTGGACTTCCTACCCTCTGTTGATGTCGCACTGCTCTTGATATTGAAGCACTCCTTGCCCCCATCAAAATGGGTATCCAACAGAAGTTGCTCAGCTGCCAGCCTATCCTGCCTCCCGGTGTCAACCACCTCTAGCACCTCAAACAGGAAGGAGTTAGACCCATTCAGAGTGAAGGAATGCTGTAGATGTGGATTACCATGTTTGCCCCGTTCTAGTTCCCGGATGTGGTCCTTGAACCTTTTGACAAACCGAGCAGCAGACCCATAGTATACCTTCCCATTCGTGATATTCACGATTCGGTAAGTACCTCCAGCCTTGGGCGTCCCTTTGAAATCAGCCATCATTTCAAACATACGCGACGTGAGTGCAGTGATCTGTTACCGTCACCTGAGTGAAGATATTTTCCGTTGAGCTACATGCAAACGCTATCCCCGTAGGAAAATATTTGCCATTCGCCCCGAAGAACTCTGCCCCAAGAATCACCGTCGCATAAGGAGGCACTTGGATCGTGATGCCTCCTGTAGGAGCAGTCACCCCAGTTATCGGAACTGTAGCAGTGTTAAATAGCATCATGAACCGGTTGGACCCAGTCAGGTTGTGCATTGCATATGAGAACACCTGACCCGCTGATGCTTTGACGGAAAGTGTAGAATTTTGCCCCAGGTTCTGAAACCAACTCCACGAGTGGGTAGTCGAAACCACGGGCTTTTGCATGACACTGAGAAGGTCATTGGTATCATCCTCACCGCGAATTCTCGTAGCCAGGGTGGTATTCAGGCTACCCAGGGAGTCTGCCTGGAGGGGGCCAAACTGGGCCTCTGTACGTGGTGTGGGGGCGGCATTGTAGCCTGCCATTGGCAGTTCGTTACCGAACCCGGTAACAGTGGCACTGGGTGTGGTATAGCCACCCCGCGCTCGATCCCATGTCCCTCCCGGACCCAGGAGCTTACCCCGTGCCTTTACAACCAGGGCATTAGCTGTGTTGGACACCCCGTCCGACCCAACTGTCTCTACAGCTACATTGTTGTTTGTTGACCCATCTGAGATCGCCGTGATGATCGACCCGTTAAGGGATGCTTGTGTGGGTCCTACAACGCCCTCTGTACGTGGTGTGGGGGCGGCATTGTACTGTGCCCGTCCTGCCTTCTCGAACCCAGACAGATAGACAATGACTTCGTCACCAGCGGCGAAGTTTGCCGACATATCTGACAGGGTCAGGACGTTGGCTGCAAATGACACATTGGTTGTGGGGATGGTATCCACCACTCCTGCGGAGGTTCTACGTAGGATCCGGGCTGCTGCAAACACCTTGCTAGTAAGGGCAGCGTACCAGACGGTGTCTACAGCTGCCGAAAACGTAATGGTCTTGGCGGCAGCATTGGCCGTGGCGGTGAAGTCCCCACAGGCATTCGAGTAGGTACTAGAAGTACCAGAGGCTACTGATAGATTTGGCCAGTAGGTACCATCTGGCAACAGCATGAAATTCGGCATGATTGAAACTCTCTCCTCTTATTGCTGTTCGCCTTGAACTTGAAACACACCCAGGTCAACGTTGGCCAGGATGGATGAATTGGTGCCGATGAACTCAATCAGGGTGATGGTCAAACCATCCTTATTGAAGTCCACGAAAGTGGCACTTTCGTACAAGGTACCCACTGTGGCATTGCTCCTAGTAACTGTGCTGGCGTCTGAGAATGTGAACCGGATCCCTGGGGTCACGGTGCTAACCACTGGGGGGAGCATCCATTCTGTGGGTTGCCATTGAGTATAGGGGGCTGCGGGGGTGTAGGAGATGACCACTGTCACGCTGGTAGCCCCATAGTCCTGTGCAGCAGGGTCTGTGGACTTCCGCATTTGGGTGGGTGTGGGCTTCTCCACCCGTTTCCACACATAGGTCACTCCGGCCACGGTCTCTACACAGGTATAGGTGGCGGAGTCTGCCACCACCCAGCACTGGGAGCCTAGATTCAAAGCGGATGCAGCCGGAAGAGCTGCAAAATTGGCCACGGGAGGAAGGGGGGTAATGACCCCCGAGGCTGCCTGAAGGGCCCCTACACCGATTGTACGCATCGATGGGGTACCAACTAGGCCGTCCTTGTTAGCCACTGCCACCTGGGCATCAGTGATGGTCAACAGCGCCATCTTCGCTGCCGTTACGGCAAGTAGCCTGATAGTAGGATTTGGGTAAAACCCATCAAGGTCCCCTCCGGCTGGGCCCACTGGGGGTCCCCCTGCCTGGGTAAAGACCAGCCCTGTGATGTTCACATGAATGGGCTCGGGTACAGAGAGCTTATAGTCCAGGTTTGCATCTGTGCCCTCACTGATTGGCACCTGCATTTCGGAGGAGACCTCAAAATCCACGTCGGCATCTGAAGACCTAACAAGGACCCACGGGGACACCCCTGCCACCCCTAGACTGGAGACGACATAGACCCCATCGTCAACTGCACTGACCTGGGCGATCAACAGAAGACGGTCCCCCACAGTCAACGGAATAACTGGCGCCCAACCCGCATCAACCATGGCCTCTGTGAGGACCACATTAGCATTGGCCGTAATGACGTTCCCCACCCTAGTTCCAGCAAGGGGGCCTTGTGCGGCTGCCCGACAGGCCAACTTGATGACTGGGATGTGAATGTCGGAGCGGACCCCGTTGATATAGACCGCCACCTTTACGACCTCCAGACCACGGCCAAGGTCAGCCCTACGGTCTCAAGGTTGGTACCCGTCACGGTCATCCGCATTTTGGTCCTGGACAGCTCGGTCACAGTAATCTCAACCGTGTCCCCTGGAATCAAGATCCCTCCAGGAAGGGCAATTGCGTTGTCCAATGGGGACCAATCCGTATTCGTAAAGCTGTCCAACCAATAGACCGACAAGTTGGTCAGGTTAGCAGCCCCGGTGTTCTTGACGATGAATGACATCTTGTCATAGGGACTAATGTCGATACCTGCGGCGGTCAGGAGCTCTGTTGCCCCTACCCCCAGGATGGTCGATGCCCCGTCTCTCAAGATCTGTAGCATTGGCTGTAATACCTCAATCAAGGGGGTCCCATAGGCGGGCTATCGATGCCTTGACCCACCACCCCCCATATTGACTATGTTGATGGTGGGTCTGATTTCCTTGACCTTACGGGCTATTTTTATTGTCGCCCTGTCCACCATGGAGGTTCCCGTGCAAAAACCAGATAATTGAAGGGGGCCAGGAATATGAGGAATTGGGGTTGGGGGGATGGGTAGGGGGGGGGGGGGGCCACAGACATACCTGGGAGCTCTTTCCCCAAATTAACCTTCAAAAGACGGCGGCTATATACCTGTCCCCGACCCAATACCCGCCCTGTACTGGCAACGGATCCTTGGAGGTATCGCAGCACCCACGAAAAAGCCTCAGGAGACCCTCGTCCAATTGAGATCCCCCCCAGTGACTTAATGGACCAACTAGCCCCGGCTGCTACGCCATGTCCAGTGAGGGATCCGGCCATATGCCGAGCAACTGGAAAATCCCCTTGTGGAACCATTGAAGAACCCGTACACGTCCCGGCTATTAACTTTGGCACGGCCAGAGGCTGGGGCCGAGTATGCGGTATTCCCAAGGACATGGTCCAGGATTTTTGCTTCAAGGTAATCAGACTTTGATCCCATGCTTTCCCCCGTCCATAGGCAGCCTATTTAGACAAACCGTGCCCTTAGGAAGTCATCTGCCTCAAAAGCATGAACCTGAATGGTGTCCAACGCAAACAGGGTATCCCCCGACAGGGGATCAATGGCCCGATACTCAGTATACAGAACCATCCCATCTAGTAGTGTGGGGTCCACAGTCCACCGATACACATATCGGCCAACTTCAACAGGTACAGCAGCGGACATTGCCAGGGCAGTCAAAATGGCCACTTTGTCACCTGTGGTGCCATCAAACCGAAACACGGAGATGTTGGGGCTGGTTGGAGCAAATGGGGCCCCAGTCCCGTCCAGGTACAGAATCTGAAAAACGAAAGGTTCGCCGATGTACGCTTCTAGAGAGGCCATCCACTAAGGGGACTGATAGGTGGACTAACTAGCGGGCCAGATGCCTCTTGGCAACAATTGATGCCAAATGTCTCATTGCTACCTTGGAGGAAGACAATTGTCCCTCAGTATACCAATCCCGTAACCTCTCCCCCTCCTTGGGGAGGGGCCTCAATTCCCAGTGCTGCACAAGTCGGGTGTAGATCTTGATGTCCCCCCGGATCTGTTCGAGGGTACCTTCAACTGCCATGAGGGCATGCTTAAGGTGCTTATCCCAATCCTGGTCCCCCTTGTGGAGTACTTGCTTGCCCCCCCGTGTTTGAACTGTGAGGGTTTCCAGGTCATCCGCCTTGAGGCTAGCCAGCTTGGCATCGAAGTCTTTTTCGGTTGACTTGAGCCCCTTTTCCAGGTAGTTCTCAGTTCCCTGGATGGACAACTCAAATGGTGGATACCTTGTCCCCTCACAACGACCAATGACATACCCATATCGTGGCCTCTTGTAGCCATGCAGGACGATCAGAGGAAGCTGGCTTCCCGGCTGAATCTTCACATTCTGGAAGCAAACCGAACAGGTCCCGGTGCTATCTCTGGTCCTCTGGGCAGCTGGAACATGTTCCTCCATATTCAAGTAGGCGTTGACCTTTTCCTTCCAATTGTGCTCGATAAGCCACCGGACTATTTCTGATGGGGACACATCCCTAATACGGACCGAAGTATCAGGAGAGCCCCCCTGGTCCATAGGCTTGAGCATATCATATGCCCCATCATGGGCACTTGGGAGCACGTCCCCCGAAGCCCCACCTAGGGACACTCGGATCCCAGCTACCCCCACATATGCCTTATACTCAATGACAAACTTGTTTTTGGAGTAGGGAGAGTCAATCCCCTGTGGAGTCCTTATCTCGGTCACATACACTACCCCAAGTTTGGGGTTGGAAGGAACTGGAGATTGATGCCTCTCCAGGTTCTTAATCACAGCATCCTTCCCAGCATCAGTCTCCGCATAGGCATGTCGGGAATCTATCCCCTGACTCTGATAGAATGCTGGGGTCGCCCCTACTGTGGGCCCTAAGGATCCCCCAATAGCATTCAACACCGCACTGATCTGTGACATGGTCAAACTCGAAGTAGCCCCCTTACGAATCTTGAGCATAACCTCCTGTAGCTTCTCAGGAGTCAACGGCTTGGCAGCAATCTTCTGGGTCATGCCCATGGGGCGTGAATAGCAGGACTATGTGGCCAAGAATAGACCCCGAGACAAATCAATGGAATTCCCATAGCTTAGCTACGAATTCGGTTGGGTGTCAGATCTCGATCCGGGAACGTTCCCAGGTGCCCAGCTCGGTGGCTGCCTTCAGGGCACCATGTCATCCGTCTAACCATCATGGAACACGAAATGGCCTTGCTAGAAGCCGACTGGGAAGCTGAGAAGATGGTGGCTCACATGGAAGAGGATGAGTGGCGGACCGCTGAATGCCTAGTCCTGGAAGTAGCCGAACGTCTCCAGGCCGGAGCCTTCGGTGCCCTGGTACCACGCAGCATCGTGTGTGATATGCTGGTTGCGGCCATCCATGCCATCGATGAAGCTGGCTCCAGGAGCATCCCCAAGGAGGGCCTCCCCGACCCGGAAACCCACCTTCTGGAGTACCTCGAAGCAAGGGCCACACACCGGAGGATGCTGGAGGTGACCGCCGTGAACCGGGCCATCCAGACCAGCCGAGTTGAGTTCAATCGAGTCTTCAAGGGGTGGTGTGATGACTAGAGAGGAGCTTGTCGACCTGGGGGCTGCCAGACGCGAACGCAGTACCACCATGAAGTATGAGGCAGCCATCCGCAAGGCAGCATGTGCATGCTGTTACGTATGTGGACTCCGCATTCCACGGACCAAACCTAAGGCTGTTGTGAGGTGTACTCTCTGTGACCGGGCCTACGCGAAGCGTCAGCCCGATCCAGAGTGGTAGGTGGGATCAGTTTACGACGAGGAAGGCAACCTTGGTTGCCGCTGTGGCAACAGCGTTACCCGTGATCGTGAAGCTACCTGCACCAGGAACCACTGTCAGAATCTGGGTGAAGGTTGCGTCAACGAACTGGAGGGTGCAGATCACATGTGAAGCCGCTGTTACGAAGCTGTTTGTCACAACCACGCTTGCTGCCCCAATTGCAACCGAGCACTTGCCCGATGGCTTGTTGATCTCGATTGCTCCAGGAGCGGCCGAGCCGTCAGTGGTGTCCGCTGTAATTGCACCGTTGAAGAGAACAGTGCCATCCAGACGGGTTGTGCCAGCATCAACCCACACCGAGTAGCTGTTGGTCAGGGTTGCATTTGCCCCCGCCGCTGGTGCGGCATCCACATACAGAGTCGCTGCATTTGTTACAGTGCTCCCTGCCACGAATGCAATCGTTGGAGCCAGGATCTTCACAAAACGTTGGCTTGTGATTGCCCCAGTTGCCCACTCAACGGTACGACCAAGGTTGAACAGCACATCAGGCACCTCTGTGGTGGCTGTGTTGGTCGTGTTGGCCGCACCAACTAGGCTCAGAGCCGTTGGTACTGAACCAGCAACAACTGCTGGTGTCAGAGCCAGACCACCATCGAGACGAGTGTTGCCAGCATCAACCCACAACGCCCAGCTATTTGTCAGGGTTGCATTTGCGCCCGCTGCTGGAGCTGCATCCACATACAGTGTTGCAGCTGTCGTAATGGTCGAAGCACCAACGAAGGCGTAGGTTGGAGCCAGGATCTTGACCGCCCGTTGCGAGGCAACAGCACCAGTGGCGAACTGAACCGTGCGATTCAGCTGGAGGTACACATCGGGGCATTCCACTGTTGCGGTGTTGGCCGTGTTGGCCGCGCCGGTCAGGTGGAAGGCAATGGGTGTCTGGGCTGCAAGGACGCCTGGGGTCCATGTCTTGTTAGCCGTGACGGTCTGGGCTGTGTTCAGGGTCATCCCGGGGATGGCACTGGTGTCCGGAGCATCAATTGCTGCTCGGGCGGAGGCGAGGGTGCTGCCGATTGCGGCAATTAGAGCGCGTGGGGTAGTCATTTTCGTGTTTCCTTTTCAGACCTTTAGAGGACGCTTCCCGCGTCGTCATATGCGACGAGGGCTGGGGAAACCGTCCCGAGATACGAGAAGGTTGTACCAGTGAATCCCGCGAGCTGACCCTGTGCGAGAGAGATGTAGAACGAAGAGTCCATGACAAGGATGTCTGAGTAGGCATCGAAGTCGAAGTTCGCAGTGTTCCACGCAGGGGCCGATGCCTGGGCAGTGAACACACCACCTGCCTGAACCTGAGTACCCGCTGCAACGGTATAGGTTGCACCCGAGAGGACGCGCAGAACATCCATCACTGTGCCGGTCGACAGCGAACCACCAAGGGTCGTCAGTTCCGTACCCACACCCACCGAAGCCGCAAGGCTCACATTGATGCTCGCGAGGGTCAGAGAACCCGCCGCACGCATGATCACAATCAGGGCTGCCGCTGCGGCTGTAGCCTCTGCTGGGGTGAGAGCAACGCCAGCTGCACCAAGCGCCTGGACGTTAGCCATCAGGTACGCAGCGAGACCGGACTTGGCACCCGTGAAGGTCTTCACGCCACCAACGTCTGTCAGCACTACCGCTGCGGTCACTGGGGCCGCAACGTAACGTGGACCCTGAGCCGCTGGGCCCTGGGATGGGTTGAACTGTGACCGGTTTGGCCAAAAGTCTGTGACCTGGAGGGTCGAGTTGGGGATGTCCGCACGGCGGAGGCAGATGAACGGCATTGTCGTAGCTCCTGTAGATATTCTTTGTGCCACACCGAAGGTGGGGCCAATTGGGCGGAATGTGCTCCGCTCTCAATTATTAGGGGAGGGGATAAACTAGCAAGCGTGGAAACCCACACAGGTCTCCTGCGTTTAGGGTCTTATATCCCCTTTTAGGTACAAATGAAGCTCTCAACTTGGGCCAAACAACAAGGCATCACATACAAAACGGCCTATCGAATGTTCCGAAATGGTACCTTGCCCATACGCCATGAGCAATTCCCAACAGGAACTATCATTGTCCACCCTGAACAACCCACCATCCAACGAGTGGTGCTCTACGGGAAGGTAGCAAATGCCAGCCAGAAGGCGGACCTGGAAAAGCAACTAGATAGGATGAGGGCCTTTGCAGCGACGCAAGGATGGGTGGTATCCGCTGAGGTGACAGACATTGGTAGCCTTCCTGACGGGTGTGGCAGGAATGCCATCAAACTACTGGCGGACCCCACTGTGACCCTTATCGTGGTCGAACGGCAAGACCAGCTGGCCCAATTTGGATTCGGATTCACTATGGTGTCAGCAGCCCTATTGGCTTCTGGGAGACACATCATCGTAATGAACCTATCTATCCGACCTTAGGCCGAGTTAACAACGGCAATCCGTACGGTGAACCACGGGTTCCCGTCCGGGCATCCAAAAAACAGCTCTGGTATACCAGAACCTGTCATTGATATATCCTTGCCAGGAAGTATTACCGTTGGAGGCATCCCTGGATGGAAGGACACAAACAGGACCTTCCCTGGATCCAGGTTCGCGATTGACACCGTGGTGGAGTACCCTGGGACCATGAAGTTCATTGTTCCGGGCATCATCGAGTCAGGAATGGCAGCTGGCCATGCCCCAAGAGCCATATTGGGTGCCCTACCCGAAACCGTGAATGTAGGCTCTTTGGTCGTGAAGAAATCATATGGGGGCACGATCATGATGGGCCCCTCTGGTAGGTAAGTGGCAGTTGCTACGTCCCAGATCTGCATTCGTAGGAATAGGGTCTGGTCATCCGTGGGGAGGTAGGGACCTCCAGGAACTGCCGCCGCCGTTGAGAAGTCATCCGGGTCGAACACCATCCTGGTCAACCCACGACTGGTCTCCTCCACGGCTGGCATTCTGCGACTTCTAATGGAGGGGGATAGGTAGCTCATCCCAGACAGGACATCGAACATCGGCAGGGTACCTCCCCCGCCTACCCCCGCCACTGCCCCATAGGCATCCACCAGACGGGCTGCCCCGGCCACCCGGATCTTTGGGGCAGCATCCATCGGGAACGTCATGTTGATCATGTTTGGCGAACGGTACTGAATGGATGGGATCTCTCGCTGACGTGTCATTATGGCTGCCTCTATGGATGTCCGCTGATAGGATAGCTAGGGGCTATGTGGTCAGCTTAGTCTTCTCTTCGCTGATCTTGGCATCATAGGTGGTAGTTACCTTCCCCTTGGATTCGGCCAGTTTCTTGGCATCTGACCAGGAGTCCACCCTCTCACCCTCCACATTGGGGGCCAACCTCATGGCTGGATTCCGCTTCCTGTCCTCTTGCTTCTTGTCCAAGATTCGATTCTTGGCAGCCATCTGCCCATTAATCTTGATAGCCTTCCCGGGCCAATCATCCCCCTTGAGGACGAAGTTGGGAACCGAGATTTGCTTTTGAGCCGGACCCCCACAGGTCTCGCATGTCTGTGGGTCCCCACAGGAAGCGACTGACAGGGTTAGCTCGAACGTTTCTTCGCAAGCTGGACAATTGAAGTCATACCTTGGAGCCATGTCACACTATACCTACTTGGAGGCAGGGATGGGTGCCCACTTCGATATCACATCCATGACGGCAACGACGTGTTTGCAGGTACGCTTCACACCCTCAGGGTCCCTGACCACGGGAACACTCGCCGTCCCCACGGGCTTCCCATAGAGGTACTCCTCTACCTTGGAGTGATGTTCTGGACCCTGCCACCGAGAGAAGTTGCAGGAGCAGGACAACTCCAGGTCCATCTTTGACAGGCTCCGGATCCCCTTGGCGGATAGGGTTCCCTTGACCCTGACAATGTACTTCTCACCCTTGCTGCCTGGGACCTGGAACCGGAACATGAGATTGCCGGGGTCAGAACGTATCAGCTTGGGGACTTTGACCTTGGCCCGATCAATCACCCCGGGGTCCAGACCATTGAGGATCTCCGACATCCTGGCCGCCACCCTGATAGCCGCAACCACCCTATCCGCAGAGGCTTCCTTGTTGGCAAAGTCATGTCCAGAAGGAATAACCTTGGCAGACCCCGGATTGTTGTCTACTTCTCGGATATTATCCATCTCTTCGGATGGGATACGGTCGAAGTGATCCGAGTCAGGATATTTGAGGATAGGAGAGTATGGGGAGGGAGCCCCTAGGTCCCTGACGCCATCCCCCGGGTCCATGTTGTATCCAGGAGTGAATGTCTCCCTGTAGAACGTTCCAGCCACTCTTGTAGGGTCTACCTCGTCCTCGAAGTCGGCATCAGCCCACTCAAAAAATGTGTCCAAATCCGTCTCCGAGTCAAACTCCACATCATTCAAAAAGGCAAAGAAGGGCACCTCGCCTAGGCCCAACCCCTCCGATTGGATCACCACATTCTGTTCTTGAACCGCCAACACAACCCCGGACCCGAAATCCGGATGCCAGAAGGGCAACTCCACAGATGCGGTCTTGTCCCGTTGCTTCTTAGCCCGGTCTGCATTGCTCCGGAACCCACCCGCTGGCAGCCGGTTGAACTTCTTGCCAATGTCCACGTTGTTCCGCATCTTGCGGACCCTCTTGAACAATGAGTTGGAACGCACCTTGTGGTAATGCTTCTTAGCCCGGGTCTTGATCTGACCCCGGTGACGGAGGTAATATTTCTGGTGGTACCGCTTTGCTTCCCCCATCTGACGTTTCTGTCTCTTGGAGTAGGTGGGAGGCCTCGTAACCTCTACAGAATTGGCCTCTCGAACCCCGGCCCCGCTACCATCCCCAGGACTACTATTGTTGTCATCCGTACGGCGAGGAGTAATATTGGTCTTGAATGGGTGTCCGTAATCCTCCCCAGGTGTACCCGGCGTTCGGACATGAACCTTCTGTCCCTCACCTGACGGGCCAGGGGTGTTATATCCCCAGTTCCCTGGAATGTCTCTCTCCAGGTTCTCTTTTGTGTCTGTTCGTTGGGGCCTGACGCGACTCCTATCAGACTTGGGGGACTCCCCAGGTGGGTGGCTGATCGAGTCCCCAGACGGGGCCTGGATGCCTTTCCCAGGCTTCTCACTCACGAACGTGCGGACACCAGTAAGCTCCTCTACAGGGGCTCGGTAGGCTTCCTTATCGCGTTGGAGGGCCATGCCTGTTAGATCCCAACATTGGTCTGCACGTATGCGTAACCATTGGATAATGTGCTGGGGGGCAAAGCACAGATCCCAAAATACAGGAACCGCACCGTAATGGGGGTCCCGTCTGGAAACAGCCCACCCGCATTGACTGCGGGATCCGATTCATCCTGATTGGTCAAGAGACCGTTTTCCGACACATACAAGAACTGCTGTACTGAGTAGACCAGAGGCACCAATGGGCCCCCCCCATGGCGAGAGGCATAAGTGTATCGCTCATAGGAGGTGGTGGCCAGGAAGTTTCCACCAAAGTACAGGGACACTGTGCGGCTTCGCACATTTGTCTGTGTGATTGCCGTGTACTGGTCCCCAGACTCATTCGACCCGAAGGGCAGGAACCCACAGTAGGTACCGTTGGCAAGATCCACTCCGGGCTCCCCTGTCCCGTCATCCACCCAACGCACAAAAGCTCCCCCCACCCAGCCTCTGGTCGCCAGAGTGGCTGAAATCTTGATGGGCATCGTGTCCCCCTTGTGGAACAGGACGCAATCCCGATTGTTGTACCCACTGAGGTTTGTGATACTCATCGAGGGGCCTTAGCCTTTGGCAAGTCATCCCGGCTCTGGGGAAGCCCCCCGTCTCCGGGTTCATGTGTCATGATGAGATGCCTATTTAGAGTGCTGAAGGTGCCCCCCCCAGGTCCAGCTTTGATCTCTGAGGGGGTAGGCGGAGCTTTTCTGGCTTGCTGTGTAGCCTTGGGCACCGAGATGTCCGCATTCTGCATCTCTTGAACTGACTTCCCAGCCGTTCCTGGCACGTTGGAAAGAGCCTTGGTTTGGGCAAACTCCCGCGTCTCCCGCTTCTTGGGATTGTCAAAAAAGTGGCCCTCAGCACTTGTGGCCCCCGAAGCCTCCAGGACCCTATGTACGGCCTGAGCCTCAAGGAATCGCTTGGCCACCCGTGATGGCAAAGATTCCTTCGTCCTCTTGTCCGATGAATATGGATGGACTTTCATGCTCTCGTCCACAACATATCGGTCCTCAATTGGAAGTCTCCCACGCAGGAACTCTTCCCCCATCACCACAAGGGCATAGGCGGTTCGGTCCAGTGCCCGTTCTACCTCTGTGAGCCTCTCAGGAAACCCAATAATCAGGTCCCCAGCTACTTGCCACAGATGGTCCTTCTTGTCCGATGTTTCCACCAGCTCCAAGGCCCTATCCAGCATAAGCCGGAGACGATGCATATCAACACGGGCCTGGGTCACCCCCTCAGTGAGTAGGGCCCAGGATGCCTGACTGGAAGCGATCTTGTGAGACATTCATAAGGGAGGCGGGGAAAGGCTAATTAGGGAGTGGAAATCTCACCGGGGAGGGAAAGCGAGAGCCTCGTCGATTCCCCTGACAACTGAGGGGACCTCGTAGCTCTTGATTAGGGCCAAAACATCTGGGCTGTTCCGATATTGGTCCACCGCAATCTTAACCCGTGACTTCCAATGGATCTTCTTGTCCCACCGGATCCCAGGGGCAATCTCCAGGCTGTCTCCGTTGATTACCACGTCCTCCACCGAAGTTGGGGCCTTAGCCACTACCTTGACCGCTGCGGCCACTGGCTTTGCTACCTTAACGACCGGCGTGGCAACAGATGGGGTCGACGCAGCCACCTGCTTCTTGCGCTGGATAGCCAACATTTGTGCATGGGTCGCTGGGTCCACAGCATCCAGGATCTCCTCCACCGAATCTGCCGCCGCTGCGACGATCCCCCCCTTAGATGCCAGCAGGTCAGCCTTAGGACCTGCCTGAGGACGGATAACCTTGGCTGGTGGTGCCAGATGCTCCACTACACCCGTCACGTCCTCTGTGGGCTCTCCAGCGTTCATGCTGGTTGAGCCATCCATGCTGAAACTCGTCTTGGATGCCCTCTTGAGCTTTGCCACCGGGGTCCCCTCCGATGATGGGGTCGGGCTGGATGCAGTAACCTTTGGCTTGATCGCCTGACCAACCGTTCGGCCGTCCCCCTCGGTATCCTTGACCAGGGATGAGTTGAATGTCTTGCCCTTGAGAGTGAGCCCCTCTGAGGTTGTGGTCACTTCCGCAGCCTTCTTGACCGCCCCCGCCTTGGTGGCTGGGCCCACATAGGTCTCCTCACCCGATACAGTCGTAGGGGATTGCTTGACCTTCGTGGTATCCTGAGCTGGACGTACGGTAATCCCCGCAGAAACAGGAATGTAGTCCGACACACTGTCCCCTATGGGCACCAACCACCCAGCTTTGATGGTGGAGCGAATCTCTGGATAGGGATGCTCTTGGCCCGAGACCCGAAGGATCTGACCATCATATTGAACGACCTGCCCCTCGGGGATGTCTACCTGAAGACGCCCCAAATGGAACTTGACATTCGCCCGGAAGTCACGAAACGTCCCTGCAACTAGATTGATTTCACTCATCGATGGTTCTCTCCTGATACGGTTGTACTGCTACCATACCAAGGAATTCATCAATTGGGTTTTTCAGAACTGGGCTTCTCGGGATCCTGAGGCCCCTCTGCCTCTTCCTCATCCGGGTCCAAAGTGGACAAGTCAATCCCATCCCCTTCGTCCACAGTCTCCACGATATCATGGATATAGGCCATTAGGGCCAACCCTGCCCCATGCGTCACTGGCATTGGAGGGGCCGTACCGACGATAGAAATGGTCAACTGCTCCCCTACTGCCACAATCGCCAATAGGGTCATGTCCCCGGACACCACCAGTTCCCTGATCTGGTCCAGTCGAGCAAGCATCTCATCTTTCACCGGGAGACCTCCTTTATAGGCCTAGGGCCTCGCGGACTACCTCTGGCAACGTCTGCACGTCAAAATCAGGGTCATACGACTTCACATGATGCCACAAATCCTTGGCCTTCTTCACATCATGGTCCTCAACGATGTACTCCTGCATAAGACCCCCCACCATGTAGTCATATACTGCATTAGAGAGGTAATCCCGTGGTTCCGTGTCCATGCGGGACCAGATCCGATAAGCATCTGAAAACTTACCTCTCTTCAACAGGCTGAGCACGAGATCAAACCCAGAAGCATCCCCCTCCCTTGCTTCGTCCCCCTTCTTAGCTTCAGCCTGAAATTGAGTAATCACCTTCTGAAGCTGGGCCACCAACTTGGGAGGCATGACCATGCTGGCAAGCATCCTACGAGGGGCTGCCTCCACCACATTCTTGCCCGCCATGGTGATCTGTAGACCCGCCCCGGTGACCTTGACCAACCCCTTCTTGGCCAGCCCTTGGATCAAAGGATTCTGGGCACTATAGTCCCCAAGGTGGTTCCGCTGGAAGTATTCCTTCCGGGCCTTGGGAATCAGGCTGCTCATGATCTGAAGTGCAGTGACCTCTTGCTCCGAGTGGGCATCACCCTCACCTGCGGGGAGGAGTTTCTGGAGGTTGTCCGGGTGGGCTGCAATGGTTGCGTAAACCGAATGACCCCCCTCTGTGCCAGAGATCACAGCCCCATTAAGAGGAATTGGGTATTCCTTTCGGTCCATGTCTACCTGATTCTGTGGAGAGAAAGGATTGGCACCACCCCAAGAGCCATACTCAACCTTGGTACGCCCCGAAGTCAGATCCACAACCGCCGTGAACCCCCGCATCCCATCCCCACCAGCCCGCTGGACCCCATAGGTGGTCTTGCCCACAACCATGATGTCCCGCTTCCCATAACCCACTTCCTTCAAAGCGCGGATCAATGCCTGGGGCAGGCTCCTGACCTCCATGTACTGGCCAGCAGCCTCCTTGAGGAGGGGGAGGAGATGAGGCCTAAGGCTTGGATCGGAATGGGCTAGCCGAATGAGCTTGGAACGAAGGGTCGTCATACCAGGGGACCTGGATAGCCCAAATAAAACAGGGCCACAAATGTGGCCCCTGGCGACGAATCCAATTGAAATGGATGCCCTTCCCTGTTACGGGACGCGCTGCGGGCTACTGTGGAGAGGGGATAGGGAAATCAGGGCCCTTCCTGATCCCAACCAATAGAGGCTCCAAATCTGGGTGGGCTTGTCTCTGACATTCCTCCGCAAGGTAGGGGTACTTCTCGGCGATTGCCTCAAATATCCTGCCCCGAATCTCACGGTTGGCTGGCATCATTGACGCCCACCTTCCCGACATTTCCATTAAGGAATCCGTCGTACTTGGTCATACGATGTCGAATGAAGTTCACCTGAATCCGTTCCAGAAAAGCAGGATCACCACTCAATTTCGCAGGTTGCCAATCATAATTGGCTCGTTCCATGGCCCGGTCTTGGTGAAAGCTATTGTAGCTCTGAATGGCCCTCCGAAGCAATTGATCCCGAGTCACCTCCCCCACTCGGATCACAACCACTTGTCTGGCTCCCCCAAGAACTTGATTACCAAAGACTTGGTCCAGCCCCGCTCAACCAACGAGGAAAAGGTGATGTGAGGCTCTCTGGGAGGCGGGGGCTCCCTACTCTTCTTCATCCCCATCTTCCCCGTCCCCATCTTCGTCAAAACAGGTAAACTTGGACAGGATCTCATCCTGAACCAATCCTGCCAGCCCAGCAACAGGCCCGGTGACACTAATCATGTGACAATCAGCATCAACCTCAATCCCAGGACACTCAACCGCGACTGCGGCTACCCGCCTCAACAACTTGGCCGTCCCCTCCAACATCTCCGCATGAGCCAGAAATGCCTCGGAGGGTGTTGTGGTAATGGTGAGGAAAAAGCCCAAGTCATCCCCCTGCTTGAAGTAGGGGAGCTGAAGCTCATAGGTCTCAATTGTCTTGGGTGGCTTGATCTTGGTTGTCATGGGGAGGTTACGCCATTTGATCGAGTTACCTGACCCAAACTACAAAAGGCGCCCGGACCTGTAGCATAAGGCGAACCTTGGTTCGCCCCCCCACGACTGGGGCACGAGTTAAGTATTCCCCCCTGGTAGGTACTGGAATTGTAGTCTCCCACCGTCCATCCTTGGTCCGGTACCAACCGAGTGGCCTTTCAATTGCCTCGTTCCGCCGCTCAATTGAAGTCACCACAAAGGCGCTAGCCAGAATGCCTTCCGCAGTGTGTCCTCGATGGTAACTGGTCATGCCAGGATCCGGCACATCCTGCCAAATCTGCATGTCCCCAGTGTAGTTTTTGCCCAAATAGGCACACCTCCATTCCCCATTGGGTCTACCGTCCCCGCCCCACAACAAATCACGGAGCACCCATCTTGACCGCTTCGCTGCAACTCCTCCCGCCATTGCACAACCCGTTCCCTTCGGGCCGGAGCGAATGACCACAGGGTGAATCCATATTGTTCAATGTCCCTACGTTTCCGCTCAACTATCCCATCCAGTGTCTCACCAGCATGGGGCCCAACAGGAGACCAGAAACAGATGGCCCCCCCATTGGAAAGTGGCTTTGCAGCAGGAATCAAAAGGGAGTGGGTCATGAAAACAAATCCAGGACCGAAGAGTCCGGGTCCTCCTGGAGAGTTACACTCTTGGGCACATCCTTGACCTTTGGGGCCCCATTCTGGCACCCATCACAATATCGGCGGGTGTTGTTCTCGGAATCGTCCCGATAGGTACTGCCACAGCCCCTACATGCCTTGCTCCTGGCCTTGTCTCGACAGGTGGGGCACCGATTCACCATCTCCCCCTCACCCAGGACAAACCCCTCCTTACACAGAATGCAGGTTCGATTCCCCGTTGTTCGGTCCGCCCGAAAGTATGACTCATCCTTGGCCTTCCCTGACCGAAACATCTTCTCCCGCCTGCCACACTCTGGAGTACAGAACTTAGAGCAATTCTTGGAGCTGAGGTCAATGAAATCCTTCCCACAATTCCGGTAGGCACACTGCTTGGTCTTCTGTTGGATTTCCTTCACCTGCTTACATGTAGGGCACTTCGTGAACCTTCCCGGCGCCTCCGTCTCCCACGGCTTATGGCAGGTCAAGCAAACAAACGTACGCGCCTGACTAACAGGTGTGATCACCCGAACAGCATCCCTCTTCTGCTTGGCCCTCTCCGCATCCACCCGAAGCTTGCAGATCCTACAACGCCTTCCCTCACGGTCGGGACCCTCTAGAGCTAGGCCACAATCCATGCAGTGGGGTCCAGCAAGCCTGCAGGGGGCACAATATCCGCCTACCAAGTCACCAGATGGTATGGAACCCCCACACTTTTGACATCTGGATATGACCGGGACAAGTATCCCTTCAGGGACTCCCCCCTCGGATGGTACCAGCTCTGATGGTACAGGTGGGGCGGGCATGGTGTGTCCCACAGTGGGGATTCCAGTATTGACCCCGGCCCCAATGGATACCCAACACAACACCAATTCATGATTGTCTGGTTGGGTAGGAGTTGGCATTGCATATTTAAGGATCTCTCTGGGGTTCCCCAACCCAGCTTGAGCAACCAGTCGTTTTGTGTCCTCAATGAGAGGGTACTGGACTTTCTCAATAAAGAAGTCGTCCACATTCAACACCAACCAGCCCCCCTGTTTGAGGCCATAAACTGCCTTCTGAATTACCGGACCCCAGAACCCCTTGAGCCACTTCTCATAGGTAGGGTATCGGACACTGGACTGGGTAGGCTCCGTCCCATAGACTTCCCGGCACCAATATGGTGGGGATGTTAGGACCATATCCAAGCTCTGTGGAGTCACATCAAAATCCTCAGCGGGTAGATTGTGGAGTTCCACCTGTGCCCCAATCCCATAGGAATTGACCCAGTCCCGTAAATGGTGAAGTCTGGTAAATGTTTCCGACTGTGGCTCACAGGCAATGTATTTGGGCATTGACTTGGACATCGTGGACCCAAGCAATCTCCCCCCATACCCTGCGCAGGGGTCCCATAAGGTTCCCCCTGGAGGGCAGAACCGATCTACTAGCACCTTTGCTGCTGAGGGACGGAAGTTATACACCCCAGATCGCCAATAGAATCTCAGCCTTCCCCTAAGGTTAGCAGCGGTGGGCATGTCCCCCGAGGACAAAATCGAGGCTAATACCTTTCGAAGCATACCCTCATCCTGAAACAGGTCCCAAGGACTCATTGTGGAGCCATACGACCGTGCCTTCCAAATATGAGTGGAGAATGCCTGACAGGATGCCTGCCCCACTTGTCTTCTCTTTAGACAACCATCCTGAAGGATATGCCTCTCCTCCAAATCCCGGAGAATGTGGAGTTCCTCAGGCCTCGCAACATGATACGGGAATCCCTGTTTTCTCCAATGGGATTCCAACTCGACAAGCAGCCCTGCCTGATCCGTTTCAGATAGGGATTTCCACATCTGGCACCTATCTTTAACAGCATCCCAGAAAGATAACTTTTCCGGGGCTCCTTTATCCACTTGTGGAAGCATCCCCATGGGATGATGGTGTCCGGGGAGCTTGTGAAGCATATCCGGAGTCACAAACTCTCTCACCAACGCAAAGAACTTGTCGGCGGTTGCCGCCCGGATTGTAAGTTGTGGGCAAGAGGAGTCGATGCTACTTGGTTTCAAGTAGGTGTCCAGCCCAAACCTCTCCCCCACCCACCGCACCACATCCTCAGCTTGGTCCTTGGAGATATCCCCCAGAGCAAATGATGGGTTGTCTCCCAGGTGCCCATCGTCAAAGTACCAGTAAGCCAGAGATCTAGGTGTCAAAGACCGGATTACATGCTCAGGAAACACCTTCACCCCATCGGGGTAGAACAACTCCCGCATCTCCTTCAGCCAAACATGTTGAACCGTTAGAAACCCAAACGTAAAGGCTAGGGTACCATTGGGCATCTTCTTTTCCCCGTAGAAGAGGGGAAGGGCGTGGGGGGTCAAAATGCTGTGGATCCTCCTAAGGTAGGTGAGCTGGTAATGAGTATGGGTGAGCCTACACTTGCCCCTCTCAGTCACATGAGCATCCCCAAGTAATGTGCCAATTAGAGTCTCCTTCTGCTCCTCGGTCCACTCCGTATGCTTCGTTGCTCGATCTGACTTCGAGATTGACCTGATTCCCCACCCCAATCTTCGATTGCGTATTGTTGGTTTCGTCACCCCATACAGTTTTGCAATGGTCCGGTCACCTGCCTGTTGGTATAAGTCTGCCAGGATTACCGGAGTCAACTCCTCTACGGGAAGGCACCCAACGGGGGCACCCACCCGATGATGAGCAGACGGAATCCCCCACTTCTTTCGGTGGTAGGCAATTGCCACCCCACTCACCCCATAGAGTGCCCCAATCTCAATATCCGTTTTGGTGGCATACAAATCCCGGAGAGTTTCTTCAGTTAATCCTCGCCGGGCAGGTGCCCCGTGATTTGTGGGGGATACCTTTGTGACCACCCCATACAAACGCTGTGCCTCTATTTGAGTGATAGGGCTGGCGACCACAGATGTGTCTGGCATTCTCCCCAACATACAGGAGGGTACAGCGTTTTGTAATGTGCCTAGGAAATGGTTGGCTTGCTCCGGAAATTGAATGTGTGCCCCACTTGAGTTCTCCTGAAACTGTGGGTACAACCCAAGCTTATGACAAGCCTGACTCAACACGTTCATTGTGGACTGATCGGGGCTTTTGTCAACGGAAATTCTCGGATCCCCTGTTAATGTGATGCCTCCCCTATCCAAGAACCACACGGCCAGAGACATTGGGTCCAACTCCAAGGAGGGAGGCACTACCAATACCCCCGCTGGGTAGAACTGATCGTAGTAGGGTCTCAACTGTGGGCAACCCCGTGTCGCCATCTGAAAACTACAATATAACCTGCCATTTTTCTTTGACCTGACTTCGTGAACCTCTTGCTTCACATATGGCCCCAGCATTTCCGCCTTCCACCGAATATAACCCTCTTCGTTAATGGGATGACGCACCACCAACTTCGCCCCCCCACCCAGGGGGGTCATGTACCCATTTCCGAGCAGGCACCCGATCAATATGCCGTGTTGCTCAGGGGTTATCGGAGGCAGAACCCCCCCTGCTCGCTCTGCCCTTGTCAAAGTTGGGATTCCCCACCTCTTTCGCAGTTTCCCTACCTGGGGCTGAGTAAGCCCATACCGATTGGCAATGGCCACCTCGGAAAGACCCTGTGTCACATAGAGATCGGATAGGACATCCGCACTGAGTTGGAGAGGTTGGGGAAGTGATTCGGTAGTCATATATCATGTTACCCACAAACTGTGCACGACTGGCACAAATCGACAGGGAACCTACGATTTATACCCCAAGGGTGTATGACTGGATTTAGGCCCCAGCCCACCGAAGGCCAAGGAACAATAGGAAAGAGATAAATGAGCGAAGGGCTCGAATCTCTTTCGAGACCCAAGCCCCTCAACTGGTTGAAACCGTTGCAGTTTCTAGATCAGCGAGTGATCGTGAGGCGGGTCAGACCACGGGGGTTGTAAGCTCCGATACCTAGGTTTTCAAACACCGAGAATCCGATGGTGCGTGCCTTGGGATCGTCTGCTGACAAAACTGTCAATTCCGTGCGTACGGGAATACGTCCAAACATTTCGGGCTCACAGGTACAATAGATTGTACCTGCTGGCACGAGACGTGAGGTGATGACCTGAGCGCCCCAGAGTGTCGCCTGGAGACCAGTCTTGAGCAGGGTTGCCTGAGACTCGATATCCAGAATGTCGCGGCCGAACTTACGGACGTCCGCGTAGTCACGCGCGTTCATGAACACGCGGGCAACCCGAAGGTCGTGGCGTTCAATGAGCGAGAATGCGTCGGCGAGGACCGCACCATTGACTGGTGCAACCACGGGCACGTCAGGGTTCGTCCCGCCAGGAAGCGAGTCGAAGCCGTTGACTGCAATGGCGTCCATGACTGCGAAGACGCGTTCGTCTTCTGCGGCCTGGATCATCGCGCGGGCCAGATCCTGGGCGCGCTCGATCAGATCGAAACGACGCTCCTTGATCTGGGTCAGAGGAATCTCGGGGTTCGATGCAATCTCGAACAGCGGGAAGATTACCCTGCGTGGCTTGGTGATTGCGAGAATGTTCTCACCCTCTTCACCGACCACGTATGCGGTCACATCCGGGTCCTTGTCATAGATGGGCAGTGCCCCATCTGGCAGTTGCTCCACGAGGAAGGTCTTGCGACCAACGCTCATGTAGTCACGGCGTGTGCGGAGGGGCTGCGTCATCGACGCGGCGAGCTTGTTACGGCCAGCGGCGGTCTTGATGTAGTCCGAAATGATCTTCTGCTTGAGTGCGTTGTCTACGGTTGTCATTGGAGTTCTCCTCAGATCCTCTGGTCAAAGACGATTTCAGACATCGCCGAATCAGGTGCGACCTTGAGGATACCAATGGTCGTTGCCGCAACGGCACCGGCATTGATGCTCTCTAGCGTGTTGAAACCACCGCCGACGTCGACGATGATCCAAGCTGCGCCGTTCCACACGTACGTTGGCATGAGCCAGCCGTTTTGTGATGCTGCGAGCTTCAGACCCGCGAGGTATGTGAGTGCGGTACCCGCCGCAACACCACCCGTGGTGACGAGGAGCTGGGTCTCATAGAGACGGCTGCCGTACGTGCCCATGGCGCTGACATAGGGACCCTTGCCAGACGCCGCCGCTGGAAGGTTCTCGTAAGCATTGCCCGAGGCGTTGTTGATGAACATACCCACTGGGAGGATATGGGTCGCAGCTACTGGAGCTACGAGACCTGCCGCAAGGTGCGGTCCGCCAACGGAGTTGTTACCTGCGTCTGGGCGCGCAAACGCCACAGAGCCAGAGAGCACACCGAGAACTTCGGTAAGTGCGCCGGGCGAGGTAGATACTGTTCCGACTGTCGATACGATTGGCGGATTGGTCTGCGTGAAAGCATCGGCCGAGAGAACGCTGATGGTGTTACGAACACCAACATGCAGAATCCTCAGTGCCGAAGAACTCTCCGTAAAACCACCGCTCGCCTGTCCAAGCAAAGCCATTTGAAGGCTCCTGTCTTTGCTCCCTGTTTTCAGGGGAGGGTCTGGTCATACATCCCTGTCTCTAGTCAGCACCATGCTGAAGTCCAGACAGGAATTGGGAATCTTGGTTCCCTAACTAAGACGGTGGGTATTGGAAAGAAAACGGTGAGAAAAGAAAATGGGGTGTCGATTTGCTGGACCTAGCCCTGTGCTTTGACCCACTTGTCCAACTTAGCCAACCCATCCTGTGGGTCCTTGAACTTGGTTTTGCGCATCTTCTCGGTCTTGTGGCTTGTCACAATCTGTAGGGTCATGTCACTGAAGTGAAATATGAACTTTGCATGCTTGGAGTTTTCCAGGATTCCATTGGCCCATGAGTCCCTGGGCTCAAACCCCAGGACCCCAGATACAGAGGGCTGATCGCCAAGCTTGCTAACCGATGCCTTGACTACTGGTAGCTTGACTTTCGATTCAATCAGGTCCTTGAGAGTTTCTGCATCCTTCTTGATGTCATCCCCTGCTTCCTTGAGTAGTGGGAGCAACTGGGGCCGGAGAGCCGGGTTCTCATGTGCTAGGCGGATGAGTTTGGAACGCAGGGTGGTCATGTGTGAAAAGCTCCTGAGGGGGAGAGGCTATAAACCAGATAAAGCTGAAGCCACCCGTGGTTCCCCCCGGATGGCTTCGTAACCTTTCCTACTCAATGGCAGGGAGGCTAGCTACTCTACCGCGCGTTGATCAGCCGAATGCCTTGGAGATGTCTGGAGCCGATTCCCAGAGCTTCGACAGGTCGCTCACTTCAGACGAGGAGGCAACCTTGGCCACTTGGCCCAGGGTCTTCACGCCATTCGATGGGCTACGGGGCTGTGGGCGAAGAGCTGATGCCTTCTTGGCTTCCTTGGGCTCCTCTTCCTTGACTTCCTCTTCCTCGTCTGCCTTCTTCTCTTCCTTCTCGGCCTTTTCAGCCTTCTCGTCATTGATCTTCTGAAGTGCTGGGGGAAGCTCGCCTGCTGCCTTGGAACCGTAGATCGCAGACATGTCATCGTCCGACATCCCGTCATCCGAGTCCATGAACCCCATTGGGTCCTCCGCGTCGTCCATCAGCACGTCATCGGCAACCACTGGAGCCTCTTCCTCAGCGAGCATCGATGCAAGCATCGCCTCTTCCTCGGGGTCTAGCTCTCCAGCAAAGTAGCCTGGATCGTTCTGACCGGCCTTCTTCTTGCCCTCTTCCTTGTCGGCCTCTGGCTCATCGCCATCGGGCTCATCCTCGCCAGCCTTCTTGCCCTCTTCCTTGTCGGCCTCTGGCTTCTCGTCCTTCTTGGCCTCTTCCTCTTCGGCCTTCTTTGCCCAGAACGCTGCCTGCTTGGCCCAATAGGCTGCCTTCTTGGCTGCCTTGTCGTCTTCCTTGGGCTCTTCAGCCTCTGGCTCCTCTTCCGACTTCTTGGCCTCCTTCTTGGGCTCCTCAGCCTTTGGCTCTTCCTTGGGCTCCTCTTCCGACTTCTTGGCTTCCTTCTTGGCATCTTCCTTGGGCTCTTCAGCCTTTGGCTCTTCCTTCTCTTCTGTCTCCGCTAGGCGACGAAGAGCTGCCTGAATCTGGCGATCCGTCAGGTTCATGAGATCAAGTGCCTGATCCTCAAGTGCGGTTGGGCTGGCCTTCCTGCCAAGCATTGCGGACGCAATGCGAATGCACTGTGCAGCCTTTGCTTCCAGGGCTGCACGAAGCTGGCGGGACGCCTGCTTGCCTGCCCCACCTGGGAAGTAGTGCGCGGGGTCAGTAGCTGGGTGCCCCTGGGGCTCCGAGGTACCTGGAAGGGCTGGAGCCGCCCCATTTGGGTATGGGCCTGCCTTGGGGTCTTCTGCCCAAGCCGATGTATCACCATTCTCGTAGGCATCCGCCTCGGGATCTGGATACGCAGCTGGGTGAACACTTGGCTCCTGATAGCCTGGGGTTGCTGGGGGTGCTGATGCACCGCGGGAATTCCATGTGAGTCGGCGTCGAGACATTGCTTTTACTCCGGTTATTTTTCTCGGCTTGACGCCGACTTGTGAGCAGAAAGAAGGGATGCCAGACGGATTAGCGTTCTGGCTTCCGATGAGTTGGGTTTCCTACCCAACAGCTCCCCACACTTGTGGAGGAAGCCGTCAAGGCCACCTGACAAACTGGTTGCCTCAATTTGTAGTGCCACTCTATAGACAGAACGTGGAACAAAAATGCCAAGTTCGTGATTTAGGGTAGCCACCCGGTCAATAACCTCAGCGTCTTGCTTGGAGGTACTGACGATTTCCCTCAGGGCAGCCATGTACATTCTCGAACTGGCCTGCTTGACAAGGGTGTCGTTGAGGGCAGCCGAGGATTCCGGGATACTCTTGGCGGGAGGGGAAACCTTATCCCTCAACCGCTTACGAACGTTGTCTAGGATGGAATTGGTAACCTCATCCTCCAAGTCCTGGAAGGGGGAGGCTGGTTCTTTGGGTTCGACTGGGACATCTTCTGGAGGTGCCTCCATATCCATCTCGTCGGCTACCACAAATGATGACTTGATTGGGGTCTGGTGAGCCGCCTTCAAGTAGGCATCCGAGGGGATCTCTCTAGCAGGCAGGGAAATGACATCATGGATCCTACGGGCCGTCTTGCCCTTATCATTCTTATCCAGGGTCACGATGTTTCGAGCAACGGCTCCCTTGAAGGCTGGTACCTCTACCCAAGAGGCTTCGATGAAGGTAACACCTCCCTTGTCAAGTGAGGTATCCCCACAAAGCTCCGCTGTACGATGGCGATGTCCCTGCTCATCATAAAAAGTGTTACCTTTCATATACTTAATGCAGTCGCACATTTCTGTCTCGTCCGCGGCCCAATGCCCGCATTTTGTGCACGAGCTTCCGTCGATGCTGCAACCCATGGATAACGTTGACATTTTCCCGGATTCAATGTCCTTAATGAGCTCTGTATGCTTCCGATTGGTAGCCACAAGAATGTCAATGTAGATGCTTGGCCCAATGTCTCTAGCAACAGCATCTAGGATGCGCCCCTTCGAGTGTTCTTCCATTTGACAGTGCTCCAGGAAATTGTGAGCACCAATGAACGTAGGGTACGATGCCAGGAGAACTGGACGAGACCAGCTATCCAAATTTGAGTTTATGAATTGGTCACACTCAGGTTTGATCCTGAAGGATGACGTCTTGCGGACAACCTTCTTCCCCTCAAAGGTGCCGGATCCAGTCTTCACTCCGGGGACCGGGTAAGTATCCACCGAGGATACAATTGTGCAATGTGCCAAGGCAAACTTGGAGGGATCGAAATCCTCATGCAAAATCTTGGATGCTTGGGTAACCAAACTCCGATCAAGCCTAGACTGTCCACCGGCAATACGGATATTGTCCCAGCCCCCATCATTAAGGCGGGTAGGGGTGCCCTGAGCATAGGCGTATTTCATCATAGGCATGGCTAGTATGCCGTCTTCTTTCCATCCCGTGCCTTGATCCTGGCCTCTGCATCCTTCTTGGCGTCCCTCTCATTAGGCCAGAACTGAATGTTCTTACCATGATGGATAAGCCTCACGGTGTTTTCCAGATCGACAATCAGGTCTATATCCTGTAGGTGAGGACCGTCATTCGGCTGTGGGTCAATCACAGCCCACACATTGGCCATAGCCCCCGCTGCGGTCTTCAGGTCACACCGCACGGCCGTCTTGTCGGACTTACTTTCATCTGAAATGGCTTCCCTGAAGTTCTTCAGGAGCCGTGCGTGGTCCTTTTCCCAGAATGCTAGCTCACTCTTGGCGGATTCCACCTGAGGATGCTCCGACATAGGAATGTACTTCTTGACTACAGGCGAAAACACCTGGACAACATGGAGTGTGGCGCCATCAACAGACTCCTGAGGCTGGGTCCGCGGAGGGTTACTTAGAAGCAACTGGAGTTGCTTCTTCAGGCCAACATCTTTGACAATCTTCAACTCTTGGGAAGCGGTCTTCTCCAGAGCATCCGATAGGAGGTCGCACCGTTGGGCGAAGTCCATGGCGACCTTCTCAGAGATCCCAAGGGATTCGTGATTCTCCTGGAAGAGAGAGGCAATGTTATCCAAACTGGCTGTGATGGTGCGGAGGTTCATGGGGTCCTATGTTGGGACTGCCTATAGGCAGGCTAGTCCCCCTCCTGAAGGGCAAACAGTGTGTCAGCTAGGTCTGGGTCGTCCGCAGCCCGGAGGAACAGGTCTAGGTACTTCTTCGTTTGATAGGCGGCTGCCTTCATTTCCTTCTCAGGGATCAGACCGAATCCCATTCGTTGGTTATAGGCACGACGAGATTCAGACATATGTCGTTTAGCCTCCTCAGAAGCTTTCATCCCACGGCGAGCCTCGGATATTTTCCTCCGATTCTCCTCTGTTCTGGGTTGCTTGTGTTTGGTAACAACTCCCTGTGCCCTACGTCCCTCAAACAAGGTTATCCTCGATCCCGATATTTTTCTCTTAGACTCCTCAGTGTGGCCCTTGCCCAGATGGGATACCCGACTTTTCTCTTTAGCCTCCTCAGTACAAGGAGGTCCTTTCCTTCCAGTAAGGGTCTTTGACACCTTTAGCCGGGTATCAAGAGGCAGGGGCTTTCCTCGTCTCAGTACTGCAAGCTTTTCCCGGGTCTCCTTTGAAACCTCACAGGAACCGTCCGGATTGACTTTTCTCAGGTTGTAGCCATGGTCCCTGTCGTGTGCTTGATACAGGTCACAGTAATGGCCCTCTCGCCTGGAAAGATCCTTACTATCGGCCACCATCTCCAGGATTTCAAACCCGAAAGCCTTTTCTCCATACCTTACCCAAGCGGATTGGAGGTGGAAATTGTAATGATATCCACCATTTAGGCTCTCTCTGTGATGTTTCCATCGAAACGGGATGTCTTTGGATTGACCCACATAGGTCTTACCAGAATCCTTGTGGAAGATCCGATAAATTCCCTGAATTGGGTTCTTGCTACCCCTACTCACAGGCTCACACCACCAAATCACAATCACGTATCAAAAAAAGACAGCTTGGGCAGACCCATAGTTTCACGGATTTCCCCTGTTCCCTCTTATATGAGACTCTTCTTAGCAGATTTTCCTCACATCTGGGACAGCAGAAATCTCCGGTCTCAATCTCTTCCCGGGTAGGCTTGTACTGCCTGTCCTTGGATGCCCAATAGACAGCCTGCTTGATATAGGCTGAAGCCACCCTATGGGCCTTGTCCCGAATCCCGGGCCCTCCAGATACAGATACGGTTCCTGCCCCCCCTGGCACATTCGTAATGGCAATGTCTATGGCTGCCTCCTCATTCTTTTCGTGACTGATCACCAGTTCTTCTACTGGGTACCTAGCAGTCCCGTAGGGGAAAACCAAATCTACCATGCCGATGGCTGGCCAGACCGCTACAACAGTTCCCCCATTGGCGTCACTTCCTCCGATGATGGGGAATGCACAGTCACCAATGTGGAAAGCCGTAGCCCGGCCTTGATAATCAACGAAGCTCTTCTTACGAGTAGTCACTGTGGAAAACCCTTCTATGGCCCGATGGGATCCACCAAGGCCACCCACCAGAGACTACTTGTCTGAGAACAGGCCAAACAGCTCGGAGGCCTTCTTGGCTGCTTCGACTGACTCGTCCTCTTCGGTCTCGTCCTCATCGGCCTTCTTGGCAGCTTCCTTCTTCTCTTCTGGCTTGTCTTCCTTCTTGTCAGCCTTCTCGGCCTTCTCATCGTTGATCTTCTGCAACGCTGGAGGAAGCTCGCCTGCTGCCTTCAGGAAGGCCTTTGCCGCCTCAACCACCGAAGCCAGCTTAGGGTCGGCAACATGACTTGTTGCATTACCCGCGAGCTCGCCACCCTCTTGCTTGTCCGACAGTGCGTGGAAACGCTCCTGTGTGAACTCGCCTGCCATGAAGGGGTTGTTTGGGTCCGAGACGGCTGGTCCTGGGACTTCCTCACCGATCACAGATGGGTCAAAACCCGCCTTCTTGCCGATTGAGTCCGAAAGCAGGTCACACCGATAGGCGAAGTCCATCGCCACCTTGGTCGGAATACCAAGGCTCTTGTGGTGATTCTGGAACAGATCCGCAAGGTTGTCGAGGTTTGCTGTTACGCGGCGGGCACCGTTCTTGGTTGCCATTTTCTTTGTGGTCATTGTGAATCCTTGATTGGTCGAGATGCCAAATGGTGAGATACAACCCACCGTGTACACAATAGGTGTGGGTGGGATAGGGAAACTAATCGAGGAACCGGTCCTGCCACCTGGAAGCTACCGTGGCGGGAAGTGCCTCCAGGTAGGTCGTGGCGACCTTATCCGGGTCCGGAGGTGGTTCCTTGGTCTCATTTGGGTCTATGTCGATCCGCTTCTTCCGCAAGTCATCTCGGGGGGGCTTCAGCTTTGGGCTTGGTTTGACTAACTCCCCAATGGCATCATCCTCCCGCTCTGCGGGAGTCTTGGTGGCTTGCTTGAGAGACTTGATGACTGTTCCGTCCTTTTGGTACGCCTCAGAAAGTCCAGGAACAAGATACGAGTCCCCCAACATTTTGGGGGTATGACCAACGATTTCTGAAACAGTTTCAAGGACTTCCTTAAACTCCTTCTTCAGGAGTTCCTCTCGTTCCTTCTTATCCTTTGGCAGGCTGGGCCCTTTGGACCTCTTGGCCTTGAGGGCCTTGCACATTTCGTCATTGGCCCGGTAGCCACGGATATCCTTGGCAGTCACGTCAAACTTCTTCAGGTAGGCGTTGACATCCTCTGCTGTGACTGTGGTGTCACCATCTTCCAGTAACCTGTCCCCACCCTTTTTCCCCTCCAGAAGGGGTTTCATGGCTGCCACAATGGATGCGTCATCCACAGTTTTCTCGTGGTCTACACCTGATTTGCCGGTGTAGGTGATGGTGGCAGTATTGCCCTTGATGGAAATGTGCGATTTTTCCCATCCAGTGACGCCATAATGGCCATCTTCTGCACTACCAGAATTTCCAACACGTTCCAGCGTGTGGTCCATGAGGGCCACCGCTAGGGCGACCATCTTCTTATGGGGGTCCTTGCTCTTCATGTCCTTCTTGACACAAGACCTCAGGTCTCCGATGCCCTTCCGTAGCTTCTCTACCTGGGTGGCCTTTTCCTTGTCCCGGTTGGCCAGTTGCTTCTCACTGTAGACATAGACCGTAGCCTCATCCCCGTCTTTGGTCTTGACCTTCTTCTTCTCTTGATACTTGGCGGCCACATTCCTGGCCGAGGGAGCATCTATTGGGTGGGCTGCCACGGTAATCAGATGAGGGAAGCATGCCTTGCCCTGTGACTCCACGGCGTCTACAAACGACCTCAAGTGCTGCATCCGGTCCTCCCAGATGGAAACCCCGCGAATCGTCGGGTACTCCCTTAACAGCTCGTTAATAGCCTTGATCTTGTACTCCTCAGTAGGACCACCAGAAGACATGTAGATATGGTGGAACTTGATTCCTGCCTGAGCCAGCAGCTCCTTTATCCGAAGGGAGAACCCGGCCTTCCGTCGACCGGTAACTAACACAGAGATCACATCCGGGTTCTCGAATGCCTCCTTGGCCTTCTCCACCACCGAGACATTCCACCAGCCCCTCCCAGGCTTATCTGGCACGAAGGGAGGGTAGAGGGACTTGGAGCTAGTCCACCACTGGGCGGGATCTTCCCCCTGTGGTGGCTCAGGACTGAGGAACAGGGTCCCATCGAAGTCAAAGAAGGCCAGCGTTATTGGGGCTGACATTGGTTTAGCCACCACCACAAATGTGGTATGCTCGACGGTGGTACCGCTCCGCCATGCTGGCCAGTCGTGACTCCTCTGTCATTTCGCGGAGATCAAAACACTCCCCAGCCATGTCTTTACGGATCTCCCGCAGATCCTGTGCAATCTCCAGAGGGTCCTCTTCATCAATCCACCGGCTCTGTAAGTCCCTGACCACATCTGCCTTGCCCTCAATGATGTCCAGCCACTTGCCCCCCGTATCCAGGGACATGGCCTCCTCGAATAAGGCTTCAATGGTAAGGAAATGCTTCCGAATGCAGTCCGAGCACCTTTTGCGCTCATTGTTGAGGTGATCCTCTAACAGGGCTGACTGCTTGCAGATTTCCCTCAGGTTATAGAGAGGATGCATAATTGGGAGGAGATCCGGCATACTACCAGAGGGGAGGGAATAGGACGATTAGGTCCCTGGATACCGGATCCAACCTAAAATCTACCCTCTTCTTCTTTCTTGGGGGTGTACTTGACCCCAAGTGTGGTTGCAATTTTCTGGACTGCGTCGCTGTTCTCAGCCAGAGATTGGCCCAAAGCCCCGTAGAGGGCCCGAAGGATCTCATTGAAGCTGGAGTCATTCAGGGTGAACAGATCTCGCTTGAGCTTCTCGGCTGTGGTGTGTGGGTCCAGGTTCAAAAGTTCCAGGATGACATCAATATCCAGGGAGCCCTTGTTGTACAGGTTGAACAGAGCATCGAAGGTGTCCGCATTGTCCCGAAGGGCAAGTCTGGTGAAGGACATGGTTGGGCAGATGACCACTTCATTCTCGTCATCATCCAACTCAATGAACCCCATTCGGCGACACATTGGCTCCAGGATGTTCTGTTCCACAAAATCCTGAAGCACCTCCCTCAGGAGCATGTACCGGGTATTGATGACCTCCAAGTTAATTCGGTCACCCGAGTAGCTGGACTCCCCAGACAGGAGAGACTCCGTCACCCCCAGGCCTGCGTACATTTGCCTGTCGGTCATTTCGTATTCCGACGAGAGTTCCAGCAACCGTCCCTGGCTGCCCATCTCCTCCCAATGAACCTCAAAATTCGTGACTATAGAGTAGTCTGGATCCTGGAGGGCCAACTCGACCTGATCCCTCAGGGCGTCCACGTCTGTGGATGACCCATCCTCCACCCACACAAGGCGGATAGGGGTCATATGCCTATCGGAGATCATACTCTGACTCTGGCGTAACTTATCGCGATACACGAGCACTCGGAGGCATCTCTCCAGAATGGAGTGCCCACGGGGCTCATACTGTGACTTCTTGCGTGCCAAGTAGGACACGAAGCTACCCGCATTGGGGTCCGTGTTCAGAGGGATGTTGCTCCCACCACGAATGGCATTCACGACACCCTCTGGCATGGACTTGACGATCCTGGCTGCCTGCTCGTCTCCCCCGTCCGCCTTCTGGACAATGTCCCGGGTCTTGCTGTCTGGAATGAGCTCTATGAGCTTTTCATCCGTAAATGGGAAGCTCTCCATGTGAATTTGCTCCGGAGGCAGAACCCGAATGGCTGTCCATCCCTTGTAATTCTTCCGGAGCCACTTTTCCATACGGGCATTGGCGTCCTCCCGACGCACACTCTGTTCTACGGGATTGCCATCCTCATCAAGCACCCTATGTAGCTCGTGTGTGACACTCTCGGGCATGTCCGGGGAGGCGTCCTCACAGAAGATGTTAACCTCTCCCAGGAGGTTGTAGTCATGGACAACCTCAATGAGACGGTGCAAAAACCCTATCTTCTTGGACCATCTAGTACAGAAGTCCAAGGACCTCTTAGCCAACTCCTGATTTTTGGCCTTAGGCATCCCGAGTCTAACCTTGGAAAGTGGCAGCTCAGTATGGAGATCAATTGCCTGTCCTACGAAGGGGTCGGTCTCATAGAAGAATCGGAAATAATTGCGCTTTTCGTCTTGAGACTGTGGTAGCTCCAGGAAGTCAGTGGATAGCTCTGGCGAGTAGAAGTTCCCCGCCGTAGACCCGCTGGAGGAACCCGTGCTGGGGAAGGCTACCTTCGAAATCATCGCATGCTTGCGGACCTTGGAGGGCAGGCCCACCTGTACCGAGCGAGATTTCTTGGGGGGAAGCCTCTTTACTTCCTTAGCACCCTCATTTTTTGTATCAGCCATTAGCTGTCACCGTCATCCTCACTACTGTCTACAGAGGCAGCAATAGGCAGGTTCTGGACTGGGGGCGTTACAGCCCTTGGAGTCACAGGTGATTCCAACTCAGGCTCCCCTCCCAGGACTCTTATCCTACGTACAGAAGAGATAGCATCCAGGATCTTCCCCAGGTCCCTACGGGTAGCCCGCGTCCGCCTCTGTTGCAGGATATCCTCCTGCCTATTTGGCTCACAAAGCTTCACACAAGCGAGAACCAATCTCTCTGCGGCCATCATTTTCTCTGCAATCTGGCGATCAAGTGGATTGCTCGATTGGGATGCTCGAAACCTGCCCATAGCCCACTCTACCGGGCATTTCCCCTGTTTGCACCATGGGATGCAACTGTGGGTTGAAATATTCTGTCTATAGCATTGCATTACATACAATGCGAAAGATTCCCACTGCCTTCACGCTCGACCAACTCCTTATTGACTGGCTCAAGGCTGAGTCAATAAGGAGGGATATCACGATGTCCAAAATTGTCCGTGAACTGCTGATCCGTGAGATGGCTGCCCAACAGCCCCCGAAGGTACCCACCTAACATGGTATTGCGAGCCTATAAGGTGGAATTGGACCCCAACGACCGGCAACGGACGGACTTCCTCCGTCACTCCGGGGCCGTTCGGTTCATCTACAATTGGGGCCTCGCCACAATCAAACAGGACTACGAAACCAAGAAGGCCCAGACCCCTCCGGGTGAGAAGGTCAAAAATACCATATGTCCCCTGGACCTGAGTGCCAAGTTGCCTACCATGAAGGCCGGAGGCTTCCCTTGGTTGAAAAATGTTACAGCCCAATCCCTTCAACAGGCACTCCATCACTTAGATGCCGCCTACCAGGGGTTCTTCCGTCGAGTGAAGGCAGGTAAGACCCCAGGCTACCCACACTTCAAGAAACGGGGGGTGTCACGCAATTCTTTTCAGTTCCCACAAAATGTGGTGGTGACCAATACCCATGTCAAGCTCCCAAAGATCGGTCAAGTGCGGTTGGCCCGGCACGGCTATATCCCCACAGACCTAACCCCCAAGACCACCACAATCAGTGAACGAGCGGGTAGGTGGTTCGTGACAGTCCTGATGGAGGTTGGGGAACTCCCGAAGGTGGTTCCGACTGGTGGGGTGTTGGGGATCGATTTGGGGATCAAGACGTTAGTGGTCCTGTCGGAAGGGACCGTTTACGAGAACCCCAAGCACCTTGAACGAACCCAACGAAAACTAACACATTTACAACGGAAACTGGCCCGCCAGCAGAAAGGTTCCAACAGAAGGGCAAGGACCAAGGCAAGAATTGCCAAGGTCCACGCCAGGATTGCAAATCAACGGGCAGACAGCATCCACAAGATGACCAGTGAGATCGTGAAAACCAAACGACCCACTGCGATTGTCATTGAGGACCTGAATGTCTCTGGAATGACCAAGAACCACAGTCTAGCTAGGTCGGTATCGTCAGCTTCTTTTGGGGAAATCCGACGACAACTCACCTACAAGACTGAGTGGTATGGGGTCCAGTTGGTGGTGGCAGACAGGTTCTTCCCATCCAGTAAGACCTGCTCTAAGTGTGGTGCAGTGAAGGACAAATTGTCCCTGGGGGATAGGACCTTCGTATGCGAGTCCTGTGGGCACACCCAAGATAGAGACTTGAATGCGTCCATGAACCTTCGTTCGTGGGGTGTAGCTTTTCTGGCCGGGGGAACCCCGGCAACTGCTCGTGGAGGGGATGTAAGACCTGAAGCAATTCAGGCAAACTCCGTTGAAACGAGAACTGACCTGAGGATTGCCTCGTGAGTGTCAGGGTTCACCGCCAATCTGATGCCTTAGGCAAGTAGCCCTTCTTGAAGGCCACCTTAATGACATTCTTCAGGATCCCAATATCCGTAGATGACCCCAGAAACAGCCTCTCCCAAGACCCCCCAGCCTTCAGGAACACCTGACAAATGCGAGCATACGACTCAGGGGTGTGCTCAATCTTAGACCCATAGGTAGATGTCAACAACTTCTTGAGGAAGCGGTAATCAGCCCGACTGGGCTTCAGTGGATCCAATTTGGCGGCCTTGAGTGTCAATGGAATCGCCTACCTCCCGCTACCCTGCTTCTACCCCCGCCCCCAGACCGGCCCCTAGGGACCTGTCTGGATTCGTGGGACCCGCTCTGTAGTAACTTCTGCCGTGCTGTCACCCTGGTGTAACCGGGGAGGGCCCCTGCCCCCAGCGTTCTCTGGGTGGCAATGTATCCCATCTTGGACAGTCTATTGGATGCCAACCAAACCATTCGGATCAGGGCATCAGACATATCGTCATGTTTTCCCTCAATATTGGGGGCCTCTACGGTCGTGATAAACTTGGAATGGTACTCTGCCTGAAGCTCCAGAAGTTCCAAAATGTATGGGCAGTGCTCAGCCCCCGCCGCAATAGGGTAGTCATACAGGACTACCCGCTTGTCCCACATCATGTCCTTGAAGTTATGGAACATCTGAGAGACCAAGTTCTTGGGCATAGCTGTGGCCTTCATCTGCGCCAACCCACGTTTCTTGAGGGCTTGCTCGAAGGGTATGCCCGCCCACTGGTCAAACATGCCTTCCTGAAGGGCAAATCTCTTCGATAGATCTAGAACCCAGTCCGCCACGTCATCGAACTCTAGGCGTTCCTTATCAACATACTTCCCCTCGCCAGCCTTCATCTGGTCTATTAGATCCACAATGACACGATTCTCCTCATTCAGGTGTCCTATGGCGATGGCAGTGCCGTCTCCTACCAGACCCAAGTCGAGCCCAAGGAAGTAGGTCCTTCTAGGTATCCCGCGTTGCTGAGGCTGAATCGCCTTATCAATGCAAGACTCCAGATCTTCTCGACGCTCAATCCAGCCCCGAGTACGATCTGAGAACTCACCTCCGTATTCAGTGAAGAAGACGGCCTGATCCTTAAGATAATGCTTCTCAAGCTCTTGTGCAGGAATTGTGGGGTTGACCTCCCATGTGGGGGCCTGAATACAGAGCATGTTCTTAGCAACGGAGTTGCCCCCCATGCCCATCTGGAACATTTTGTAGAAAAGCCCTTGCTTACCGAGTGGGGAGCTAATCAGCACAATTCTCCCCTCCACATCACCAATGGGGATCTTTTTGTCCATTGGATCTTTTGGAGAGTAGGCCGACGTCGAGGGGGTCACTGCCTTATAGACGCTGTCTGCGGACGACTGCCCCTTATCCGTGAAGTGGGCCACCTCGTCCAAAATGACCACAATGTTACCCGGACCTCGGAGCCCCTTTGCAATACAGGACCGAAATGTCACCTTGAGGGTGGCCTTAGCGGTTGGGTCATTCGCATAAGCCCCGTAACGTTCGATGTCCTTGGGGGTCTGGAATCTGGCATAGGATTGTGTGTTGTTGGCCGTGTATGGCGCAAAAAAGGAGCATGCCCTAAAATGGCCTGACACCTCTTGATAGAGTAGCCCAGCCTGATCTTTGTCCGTTGCAATGGCAATCAGTTGAATGTTGTTCGAGGCTGGCAAGCCATAGAATCCCTGAGGGTCCCCCTTACTGATAAGCTTGTATGTCTCATAGGACGTGATGCATGCGGCCAGGAGACTTTTTCCCGACCTTCGTCCAACGCTAAGGATCATCTCCCGACGCTCTTGGCCGGGCACTACCTCCTTGATATTGGACCGACCTTCCGAGAAGAGGTATTCCAGATAGCTCTTCTCGGTCATTTGCCGGGGGTTTTGACGTCTCCAATCCGTGACCGTAAACTCCTCTGTGTCATCCAGTGGAATTCCATAGTGGGCCTTGAGGATGATCTTCTGCACTGGAAAAAGGGCCATGTTGATACCCCACGGGGCCTCAACAAACTCAATGATGTTGGCAACCGGCTTGACCACATTTGTAGCCACTGCCCTAGCACCAGAGAGGGCTATGTCTCCTAGTCCGGGGCCACCAGAGTTTGTCCCTTTCGTTGCCACGCTATCCGTTATCCAAAACTGACCCATCTATCCCCGATTGGGAGTCAATGGTGTTTGGTGCTTGCCCAACCAGAAGTTTCGTTGTGTCATTCAGACCACAACCAGAGCTTCCAGGACAGCAAGCTGACACCGCGTAACTCGCGGCCAGTTTCTTTAGGTTAATCGCCGCGTTCAGGTCTCTATCGATTGTGAGCCCACACTCGGAGCACCTGAACGTTCGATCCGATAAGGTCAAATCATCCTTGACTGCCCCACACTTGGAGCAGGTCTTACTCGACGGGAAGAACCGATCTGCCCTAATGAGTTGTCCGCCCGACCTGCCTACCTTGTAGGTCAGCTGTCGGTGAAACTCTCCCAACCCAGCGTCAGCCATTGCTTTGCTTAGCTTCCGGTTCTTCATCATTCCTGAGATATTGAGGGACTCAATCACAATGGTTGACGCCTGCTTGGTTATCGCAGAGGTAGCCTTGTGGATCGTGTCCTTCCTGATATTGCTGACTCGATAATGCTGCCTTGCTAACTTGACAGCCGCCTTCTTCCTGTTGTTGGACCCTTTTCTCTTACGGGACACTGACTTGTTGAGTTGACGGAGCTTCTTCTCAGTCGCCCTAAGAGCCTTTGGGTTCTCAAATACCTCCCCGTCACTCGTCACCGCTAGGTGGGAGATACCCACGTCCACCCCAATGACATGATGGGGAAGTGGCTTGAGAGCTGGTTGGTCCATCTCGACCTGAACTGAAACAAACCACCTACCCGCCTTCTCGGAGACCGTGGCCTTGAGGATCCTGACGCCACTGGTTGGAAGATAGTTGGACTCCTTCAGTCGAATGGTTCCTAAGTTGGGGAGTTGTATCGATGTTTCCTGGACACTAATGGTTCCAGTCAGGGTGAAGCTCCCGATTCCCCTCTTGCGGGACTTGAACTTGGGGAATCCTTTCTTCTTAGCCCCCTCTCGGCATCGTTGGAAGAAGTTGGACATAGCCTTGTCGAGATTTCGTAGGGCCTCTTGAGGGGCACATTTGGATACCTCATACAGCCAAGGAACCCCGCCTTCCTCAACAGGCAACTTCTTGAGTTCATTCAACTCTCGGTGAAGGTCAATGGCTGATAATCTCTTCCCAGTGTTCCAGTAGAACTCCGTCTTCCGGGCCAGTCCCCAATTGTAAGCCCACCTACCGGCCCCAGTTGATTGGACAAGGAGACTCCGCTCCTTGTCATTAGGGTTCAGCTCGGTTTTGAACGACCGAACTACCTTCCCAGGGGGACTCTGGTACTTGACTTTCTTTTTCTTCCCAGACGTCATTCGAAATGGCCTTTCAGATCCATTTCCGCTAGGTTTTGGCAGCTCATCCCTGTGCTATCCCTTCTTCATCCTAGACTTGGCTTCGTTCTTCCACTCATCCTTGAGTAGCTTGGCAAACTCTGAGAACGTCCCATCTATCTGTTCCTGACGTACCCCAGCGGCCTCCATGGCTCTGGCAAAGGTCTCTGAGATGAACTGGAATAGCACCCCAAAAGCCACTCCCTCAATATCAATGATTTGGCTGTCCAACTGTTCCCGACGTTTGATCCAAGTATCCCCTAGGGACTTCAGGGCACCCACCCGACGCATAGACAGATGAGAACTCTCCCGACCATCCCGTTCAGCTTCCATCCGCTCGAATCTCAGGGAAGCAGCCTCCTCAGCAATGGCTAGCACCACCTGATTAAGCACATCTGAGGACTCTGGGTTAATCCTAACTGCTTGGGCAATTGGGTCATTCCTGCCCATAGCAGTCTTAAGCTTTAGCAGGTCCCCAACGATTGGGGTCCTGGCGGGTTTCACATCGTCCATGGTCAACTCAGAGTCTGGGTCCTCCTCCCCATCCTCGGTGGATACCATTTTGGGCTGGGCTCTGGGAGACCCTGCCTTTGGCGGCCTTCCCCCTACCCCCTTGGCAAACACAGGCATTTTTGTTGACTCACTGAGGGACAGGGTATCTGTAGACAGAACATCATCCAAATCCCGCCAACGCGTGATCCCCTTCTGGTCCACCACCCTGATCCTACGGGACCCCTCAGGGACCACATATCCGGCCAGCTTCCTGACCGCATCAGCTGTGGAAAGTACTAGCTCTTTGGAAACATCCTCACTAAAATCGTCCGGCATAACTACACTGTACCAATTAGCCCAACTCTTACGGCAGGATTGTTGGGGGTGCCTGAGTCTTCACGGCCTTGAAGATGAAAAAAGTCTGACGCTGATTTGCGGTCCCTGTGAGAACCACACCCCCCGGCCCCAGCACCCGAAACATGGTCCCCCCCAGCAGCACAGCCATGTCGTTGCTGGCCTTCACTGGAATAGTTTCATCTGGCCTAGAAGAGTTAATGTATACAGTATCAGCTATGGCAACTGCGGATACCCGATCCAGAGTATTCAGATATGTCGCCAGCTCGGTGGCGACAGTTCCCACTGGACCCCCTCCCGAGCCTATACCCACACCAAAGCTCTCCGAAGCAACGGGGTATTGGGTGAAACACTGGACCTCTTCCTTGAAATAGAAAGGCCCAGGTGGGGTCACCGCAGGGTCCCAATACAAGGCACTGAGTACCTGGATGGCCACCGTATAGTGTGTTGCATCCACCACTGGCTGTGCCTGGATGGGTCCCCCAATACGGGCCGTACCATTGGGTAGGACCACCTGCTGAAGCTCGAATCCCGTCCGAAGCTTCACAGGATTCCCGCCAATGACACTGGGGTCCCCTGAGGCAGCAAGGTTAGCAACCAGAATCTTGAACTTCGGGGGTGTGGAGATGGGCATGGGACTAGTCCTCGTCGTCTGGGATGGTCATGCCGTCGTCGAACAGAATCCCAGCCAAATGGTCATTGGGCAGGCTGTCATAGTCGAAGGTGTCCAAGTTGTCGTTCTGAAGGTCGAAGTCATCCTCATACCCGCGTGCAAACATGGCCGCTGTACGCTCTGAGTCGTCCGCATTGGCCAGTCGGATGGCTTCCTTCTGGTAGGCCCCTGGGTTTTCAGCAGGGGTCTCACTGACAAGAGTCTTTGCATACTTCTGGCACTTACCGGACACATTGCACGAGCAGCTCTCGCACCGGGCCATCTTGAGTAGTGACTTGAGTTGATTTGCCCGATGAATCAAGGCCCCTTTTTCACATCCAGCCGTCCCTGTTGTCGAGGCATAGACACTGGCATCCACATAGAGATGGCCTGCAAGGCCCTCATGCTTCTTGCGTATCTGGACCAGTTGGCCAGATGCCGCTTCGAGCTCGGACTTAGCAAACCTGGACCGGAGCATCACGTCCAGGTCATCCCCCGCCACACCCTCATTCATCTGTATGGAGGCGTACTTGACTACCTGCTGGGATGCCCGATCGAGAACCTCTACCTGAGCAGCTGCTTTCGTGGCGGTTACCCGTGCCTTGAACACAGGTCCGGTGTAATCTTTGGCAGCCACATACTGTGGGATCTCAATGTGGTTCACAATGCGATCATGGGCTAGATGGACCATCTCCTTAGGTGGTATTCCGCTGGACAAAAGCTTGTCAGCATCCTCAGAGGATAGTTTGCCTGCCTTCACAAGGGAGGCAACCACACCCCTGGCCTTATCCACTGAGGCCTGACGGAGAAGGTCCTCCTGTGTCTTTGCCCAGCTGGCATCCTTGGTGGCCTGTGGTAGTGGGCTCTTAACCCCAACCCCTGGGCCCTCATAAGTGGACTTCCTGGTACTAGGGACATCGGACAATAGAGCTGCCAAAAGGGCTTTCTTAGGATCCCCCGAAGCCAGCCTACGCCCGGAGACTTCCAGCCGTGGGCGATACAACTCCAGGGCAGTCCCCCATGGAATCTCAGTGACCACCTGTTTGCCAAGGAAGTTATCATAGGCAGCCAGTTTTGACCCGGGCTTGGTGAGCCAGTAAGCCGCGGAGGCACACTTCTTCTTGATGATCGAATCCCACTTGCCTGTGAGAAGGCCAGGAAAAGCCGAGTCCCGCAAGTAAAGCTGCCCGACAATCCCGTGCTCCGCACGGACAGAGTGGATAGCCGAGGCAAACTTCAGCCCCTGTGGGCTATCGAAATCCTGGCTTCGCAGATGGGTTGACACGTCCTGAACAATATTGTCAAGGGACTCCCCAAAAGCCGACCGGCGCATTGCCGAAGCAATCAACCCCAAAAATTGGTCCCCAGGCAAGTGGGCGGTTTCCGACTTTGGCTGAGGTGGAACTACCACATTGGGGACCAAGTTCACCCCATCCGTTCGACGACTAATCCCCCACGCCTCAGGAAGACCCTTGATTACCGAGTCCTTAGGGGAAACAGGAAGGCGGTCTGGATCCTGCTCCGCCGTTTCCAGCCAGGATAGATCCGTCAGGTATGCCGCTTCCCTCACCATGGAAGAGATGTCCCCAAGATTGTACTCCTCACTGTCATTCAACGTCACATCCCCTGCAAACTTATTAGGGCCTTCCGTAAGGACCCCCTCTGGTAGGTGGGACAGCCCACTCTGGGACCTGGGCAAATCTGGGTCTGGATCCTTCCTATTGGTAAGGACACCCTCCCCATATTCCTCTGAGAAGTCAAACCCGTCCAACATGTAGTTGCTGCCCAGCATTGGCTCATAGCCGCCATCTGGCATTTTTGAACTGGTCATTTTGACTCCTGACGATAGTGGTTCAATAGGCTAATCATAGCCATTTTCACGGATCGGATGGAATTCTCGTTATCTTCGTCCATCTCGTCTTCCTGCTCCTCGGCCCACCCTTCCGGGTCTTCCTTGATTGCCAAGGCGTCATCCACGATCTGTTCCACTTCTTGCTTCTCCTCTGGGGTTTCCTGACGCGAAACGGCTGCCCAATGGGGTGCTCGAATCTCATCATATAGGGTGTCGCTGAGGGCTGAAAGGGCCTCAATAAGGTTCATGTAGGCACGGCGCATTTCTGCGATCTTTTGGATGTACCCCTTCCCCCCAAGTGCCCCGTCAGGAGAGATCTCCGCGGACTTGAGTTTTGTGAACACCGCATAAGCTGCCATTGAGTGGCCGAGGGCGGCGTTGGTGGACCTCAGCACCTTTGCCAAAGGCTTGGTATTCCTGGGATCAAAAGCGAAGTCTGGGGTGAGTTTCCGCTCCTGTGGGCCAGAGTCATTCCAGGCCCATTGGCTGGCGTCATTGGACTTGTCCTTAATGAACCGAACTTCACCGGCTGTCAGCATTCGACCCGCTACCCGGGATGGTGACGCCTCCGTGATCTGAGCAAACACAACCTGGGCAATAGCCTTGGGATCTGGGGGGGTCATCTCGTTATACCTTGAGGGGGCTGCCAGTGTCATTGAAGAGTCTCTCGATCACGAAGTCCCCGTCCACTTTCCGTAGCGACCACAAATCTTTGGTAGCCTTATGGACCAGCTCGTCCTCGCTCCCGCACCTCAAAAAGTCATCCAAATCCCCAAGGGATGATACAACCCTACGGTAACTGGAGGATCTACGGGTTGATGTGGGGGCGGGAGTCAGGTGTTCCCGCCGGGTACCCGTAAGGCGCCCATTGTCCCACTTAACAAAAACCACACCCTCATGGGTCGTGGTATCCCCCATTGCCGTTCGGACCATCACCACTGTGCCTATCACCCCACGCTCGGGAGGATCAGGATAAGCAAGCAAAGAAGACAGTTTTCCATCGAAGGTCACCCGGATACCCGAGGGCACAACGTCTGGAAGTAGTTGATTTCCCAGGACAACTTGTCGAACAGATGTGTTCTTGCTATGAGACAAGTACTCATCCAGGGAGTTCGTGGTATAGAATCCGTCGGTTTCCCAAAATTCAGCCATGGTGCCTGATAGGGCAGGCTAATAGGGTTTCAATTCAGGCTGGGCTAGGATGTGACGGTCCAGGACACGGTTGTGGTCTCAGGGGCTGAGAACTCCACCGTGAATCCCGTAGCCAACTTATTGGACACCTTGGACGTGGTATAGACCAGGGTTTCCAGGGATACAGCATAGTTAGCATTTGGTCTTGGTGCCCCAAACACCACAGCTTCAGATGCGGAACCCACGAACCCCACGGTCCCAACAGTCTGTTCCTCCGAGAGGGTTCCTGCCCCGGCCAGGGTGCCCCGAGAAGACGTCTTGAAGGTCGCTGTGGTAGTTCCGTTGAGGGTAACATTCCCCACGGCGGAACCAACCACTGTAAGGGTCCTGTTCCCATTCATGGTAAGGGTGCCCACCGCACTGCACCCCTTGATTGACAAGGAACCTGCCCCAGATAGGGTTGACAAAGTATTCCCGGCCGAGTCACAGCCAACAATAGAGTAGGCGGATCCTGAGACCGATGGGATAGTGCCAGCCGAGCTGTAGTCCATCTGGACCAGAGGCATCCCGCCCCCCCTCACTGACACACTGGCACACTGAGCCACCCGTAGGGAAGCGGTGGCTGGTACCCCATCCGACCTACAATCCTGGAGAATTATGGTGTTGACCGCATTGGCATAGACAGTATAGCCCCCCACCCCTGTAGGACGGATGTCACATGCATCGAGGATGATGCCATCTGTGCCTACGGTGGACCCGGCCCCACCCACCAGCGAGACACAGGCCAAACTGTCTTCCGTCTGAACGATGACCATCCCCTTCAGGGTAAGGGATGTGGGAAATGACGCCACAGCATCCTGCACGACAATGGTTGCCGCAGCGGCACTGTTCTGTAGCACCACACGACCAAGTCCCAGGATGGTAATACCAGCCTTCTCAATTGTGACGTTTTCCGTGTATACCCCCGGAAACATTAGGATAACATAGGGATTGGTCAAACTTGAGGACACAGGGACGGCATCCACTGCACTTTGCAGTGTTGTATACTTCGCCCCTGTCCCGGCCCTACCCACCACCAGGACACCAGTCACCGTTCCCAGACCGGCCAACTCCGAGAGCAACAGCCCACCCGGCACCAGCACATCCTTAAAACGCATTGCTCCTGTAGAGGACAAGCGATCAATAGTCAGGGTCTGACCCGATCCGGGCTCAATCTGGAGAATGTCGGTTTTGAAGGAAGCCTGAGTCATTTCGACCTCTTACGCGAACACGTCATACCCAATGGTGCCCGTATATGTGATGCCCACATCCACAGTAAACCCCGAGATTGTTTTGGAAATCACCCGCACGGGAACGAAGTCCACCGTTGAGAACACCACCCTATAGGTGGTTCCTGCAAATGGGGTGACGAAAGTCACTGGCTTCGATGCCTCCGCCACGAAAGAAAGTTGCCCATTCACAGCACTGGTTTGAGCCACGAGATTCTCCACTTGATCGATTGCGGTCTGGATGTCATCGGTGACCGACTGGGGTACAGATGTCTGGGAATCAATAATCCTGCCCTGAGGAGACTGAATATTCTTGACCGAGAGTCCCCCGGTTTGGTCCATTGAAACCGTGAAATAGTAATAGGTTCCAGAGGATCCAGACCGATAGGTGAAGTCAGAGAGGGTTCGTTGAAGGGCCATTGGTTCACCAGATAAAGTCGGTCTCTAGACCCGTTGACTCAACCCACTTGGCAAACTTTCGCAGCCCCTCAGCATCCGAAGACCACACCTCAATGGAATCCCCATGCTCCTGCACCCCGAGGTCTGCAATGTGAGTGGTGGTTGCGATCTTTGCCGTACCATCCCTCCAGGACCGGATCAAGGAAGCAAACTTCCGGCAATCCATGGATGTGGTGAACCCCATGAGAGAAAATCGGTACTCCCCTTTAGACATGTCCACCAGCCAACGTCCAGCGACGGACTTGGCCATGACGATCCTAATATTAGATGCTTCCAAGATATTGAGTTCCTTATCACTCCCGGGATGATAGGCTAGCTATCTAAGACAAAACCAGATCGTACCTTGGGGAAGGGTCGCTGGACTTCCCTAAGGAGGTTCAGGTTCAAGGATACAAAACTGAAGATCTCCCCATAGAACTGCATGGAGGCACTACGATTCATCTTCGCAATGGACCGGACGAACCGGTGACGCACCAGCCCCTGAGATACACCCAACCGCTTAGCGGACTCCGATTGGCAAGTCGTTTCATACATGTAGACCATGATATCAATATCCAACGGGTCCGTGAAGAACTCCCTCAGGTCCTGACGCAGAACCATCAGGTCCAGCTTAGGAACCTCCAAAAGGTACTTGACTCGCTGGATGGCCCTTTGGAGACGGTAACATACTGTGGGCTGGGACACCCCAAATATAGCTGCAATATCCGTTTGTTTGATGTGTTGGAAGAAATATAGGTCAACGAAATCAGCTTCAATGGGCGGGATGCGTTCGAGAATTTCTCGAACCTTTTCCATCAAAACCAGATCCTCTTCGTCTGGATCTGTAAAAATCGTCCCAAAAGACGAGATCAGGTCATCCGACGAGACCTTTGCAAGCCAGTTCAAATCGTTCATTGCCGCCCCCATGGAACCGTCTCGTCAATATCGTCAATGGAAACCTCATCAATGGCAGACATGTTGTCCCCATATGTATGATGGTCTCCGTCCACCTCCACCAATGAGCGAGGGACAATCGTGATCGTGTCTATGGACCGAAGGGCAATTCGAATGGCCACCCGGTCATCAAACACATCAACTACACGTCCCTCCATGTGGGAGTAGTTCCCACCTATGATCCTGACCAAGGACCCTATCTCGATGTCCGAGCACAGGATTTCCTGAAGCTTGCGGCGCATCTCAGTGATCTTGGTGTCAGGGATGGTTTGAAGAACTCGAAGCCCGCGTGGACCGGAGATAGAAAATACCTTAGCCACCAGGGAATGCCGCTCCAACGCAAAATATCGCGTCTCGGGAAGCCCACTGGCTACAAAAGCATATCCCTCAATGAGTCTTACGGAAACAGTACGGCCACCTTTTGTGTAGGTGGCATAGGGAATGAAAACAGGAAACCCATCCTCCACCCCCAAGTCACGTCGTAGCCCTTGAGACAGTTTGCCGTCAATCGCCTTCAGCTCCCCCATCCGGGAAAGCTCCAGGGTCACCCAGGTTATCTGATCCCTCGTGTCCAATGTCAACGACCTTTGAGGCTTGTAGCTCCGATACGCGAAGCTTGACGAGACTGAAAAGCTCTAAAGGTTTAAGTCCGACTGGTTTCAAGCCACTTCCCAGTTGGGAAGAATGAACTACGGGTGAGGGAAGATCAGCCTTGATTGCTCTTGGGTGAACAAACACGCCATCGATGAGTTGTGGTTTCCCATCCTGCACTTTGACATTACCATCGATATTGGACTTTGTGGTAGCAATTCTGGGAATATCGATAGGACGTTGAACCCCCCTATGAAGTTGGGCCAAATCGCACAATAGCATTGATGCTGTCGGCCTCCCCGGTCTGGACGCCAACTTGTCAGCATAATCCAGCAGCTCATCCCCCAGAGCCCGTCCCTCCTCTACCAGCCGCTGATTGATATAGGATGGGATAGGCAGAGGACCCAACGTGGACCGGTACACCAGCAATGACAGGTCCACCAACTTCTCGTACACCGTAATGGGGGACATGGCCTTCAGGACTGTTTCAGCCTTGGCCACCGCTGAAGGCAAATCCCGCTTGACATCCAATAGGAGTGCCAGCAACTCATTCATGAAATCAAGGTGCAAGTACTGGGATACATTGGGAATGTTCACAGCCCCCAACATAGAGACACCTTCCACAGCCTTCAGGCTGTCTCGGATATGGCACTCCGTGATCTCCCCAATGAGCCTAAGGGCCTCCATGTCATACTCGATTGCCTCACTCTGGCAGATCTGGGCAAGTCTCTCGGCCACCTGTTCCGGGACTACTGGCTTAACAATGAATGCCGGAGCACACCGGCTCAGGATAGTATTTCGCATCTTCTCGGGCTCAGTGGTGCAGAAGATGCAGACCAAGAGCTTGTCCTGAGTGCCGGGATAATTGTCCTCCAGGGGCTTCAGGAGAGCATCCAGGGCGTCCGCAGAGAGACGGTGACAGTTCGATACCAGGATAGACCCTGGGGCCCCATCCGATGTCACGAAAAAATTGTGGGTACCTCCCACGGTCACATCATAGACCATAGTGGGAATAGACTCCACTCTCAGGACCAGCCGGGCATCCCCCTTTCCCACATGTGTTGCAAGGTAGGTGTAGGCTGGGAGTCCATGGGGGTCTGGTGGATGCCCACGGAATCCTCCTAGCGAGGGGTCCGGCTCCACAAGCGTGTCATCCGCCACAAGGTCGCCCGCTTCCACCCAACCCCTGTTACTGGTGTAGAACCGGTGATTTGATGTGACGGTAAGGGTCACTCCAGTACTGAAAGTCAATGTAAGAGTGTCTCGCACCCCCTGAGAAAACCATCCTTCTAGGGGTGCCCATACGGTCCTATCCGTCGCCAGATCCTGGGAAAGCACATACCCCTGGTACCTGGATTCAACAAGGGTCCGAATGGACACCGGCCCCTCCGTGGTGACAAGCTGGGCATCCTCAGTGAAGCACTCGTCAAAAAGGTATAGCTTCCGCTTCCCCGAGAAGGTGCTATACTGGATCTCCTCCACGATCTTACGGATGCTGTCTTTTCCGCTGTTAGTGGCCGCATCAATCTCGAAGAAGTCAGTCGAGGAGCCATTCTCTAGGAGTGACTTGCAGGAGGCACACTGGTCACAGGGGGCACCATCAACGGGCTGGCCACACAGAAGTGCCCTGGCCAGGATCCTTCCGAGGGTCGTTTTACCCGACCCAAATGGGCCCGACAACAGGTAGGATTGATGGAACCCGGCCCCAGACTTCACGTATTGCTGGAGGATCTGGATGGTGCTCTTCTGTCCCAGCACATCAGCATAGGTCCTGGGGCGAAATTTCGTGTCTAAAGACATGTGGGTATTACTCTTTTGAGTGCCAATAGATCAAGTGACATACTGGTCCCCCTGGAGTCTCCAGGTTCCAAATTCCCCAGGACCAATGGTGTAGTAGACTCTCGTGACCCCTTTCTTAATCAGGGCCTGAGTGCAATTAGGGCATGGCCGGGCCATTCGCCAACCCCCGTCCGCCCCTACCCGTACCACGAACACAGTCTTTCCATGCCCCAGCTTCCGGAGCATGCGAATCTCTGCATGAGTTTCTGGGGAAGGCTGTGTGGTATAGGAATTGTGTCCATGGACCAGGACACCATCATGCCGAATACCTGTACAGGCCAGGAAGTAGTTGTACTTAGGGGTGGAATGGCCGTTTTTCCTGCCTAGAGCAATCTTGGCAGTAGACGTGAGAATGGCGTGGGGATTCATGTCAATCCACGTGAGAACTAGGCACAACCACTAGTTCTTAGGCTAGTAGGAGAGGGGAAGAGGCAGAAAACTGGGATCCTCCCGTACTTCCTGGATCATCAGACCCCAGTCGGTATTGTGTCCTGCGGCCAGCCCATAGACGAATCCAGGGCGTTCCTCTGACACAATTCTGGTCAATGTGCGGATCACATTGACTGTGGTTTCCCACTCACTGGAACCCTCTTGACATTGAGACTGGAAGAGACGGGCTTCGGCTGTACGGAGTTTGATCTCCATAAACAGACCCCTCTCTGTATACTCCTCCAACTGGTCCACCTGAGCAACTCGATCCCTCAGTGCCCCGATTGCCTGTTGCAGGCCTGCCATGTCCCCACGAAAGTCATACCCCTCAGGGTAAGTCTGAAGAACAGACTGACTTCTATGCCCCTGCCGATCATGACCCATTGTTGTCAGCAAGGAATCAATTCGAGAGAGAAGGGTCTCCACGTCGTGGCGAATTGCCAGCAACGTGGGGACTGTGCCACTACGAGACTTGTTGGAAGCCATATGGTATTATTCAACCCACCCCACATGGGGTCGTTGGCTTATCGATTTGTAGTCGTGAGGGAAGCCACAATCTCCTGACAAAGAGACGGAATCAGCCTCGACAGATCGGCCGTGAAGCCAGCTGTGAGACGACGAATCATCTCATCATTGGCCCTGGCACTCTCGGTGCCCCCTCGGCGGGCCAGATTCTGCAATCGAGCGGTTGACATCTTGCGGTAGTTCTGAGTCGAATTTCGTGCTGCCATTTGGTGATTTGTCCTCATCTTGGGTTCTGTTTGGTAGAACCGGTATGAGGACCTTACACACCCAACTCCAGAAGGCAGACTGAAATCGTTCAGGTTGGCTACTTAGATTCTGGAGGGGTCAAGTTACCATCAACTTTGATCTTCTCGGCGGCCACAAACTCAAACTCAAGAGGCTCGCACCAAGACTCAAACATGGCGATATACATGGGACTTATCCAAATGATGAACTCCAACGGCTGGCTCCCCTGAGAGCCGCGTTTGGAGCTAGATACCTTGGCACCAACTCGTGTAATGGCCCGAACGAAACGGACCATATCAGGTACGGTTGGGAGGATGAGGACCCTAAATGCGGTCATCCCGGCAGTAGAAATTACCTTGGCCATGGTCTACAGGTGGGTCCCGATAGGAACTCAACCAACCTAGGCCAAACCAATTGTTGGAGCCCGCCAGACCCGATACTCCAGGACGTGAGATAGGATGACCTGCTTCAAGTAGGAGCACCCCTCTGCAAACCCTTCGGACTGCCCAAGCATGGCCTGCTGGACCACAGGATCCTTTATGGTATCCACAGTATCCAGCAGTTCCTTGGAAATCCTGGAAAATGTGGCATCCAGATCCATCAGGGGGACCCCCCTCCCAATATTCAACATCACGTCAAGGAGGGCTTGTGCCCTAGCCCCATAACGTGAGTTGTGTGGGCTCAGGTTGGACATCTCCAGGGCCATCTGGTATTCCAATTCGAGCGCAGCAAGGGCGGCAACTGTCATGTGGTTAGAAGGGGTCATCATTTCAATTACTCCACCAATGTCCTGACTCTGGCATACAAATCAGCGGGCAACCTCGTCCGCAGGGCCTCTTGGATACCCTTGGGGCTGTGCCGCGCTGAGAAATGGGTGAATAGCAACTCCTTGTTCTGAAACAAGTGTGCCCGCTCCACTACGTCATCCAGGTGCATATGACCCCTGGACCGAGCTTCCTTAGCGTTCAGGGTATCATCCACGAAGGAGACCTCCATGACCAGCAAATCAGCGGTATACAGTTCCGGGTTTCGATCCAAACCCTCCACTGTGGTGTCTCCCGTGAAAGCCACTCGAAGCACCTCCACCTCCTCGGAGACCCCAACCCCACGCTTGCGTAGGGCAATGATCTCCTCGTTGGTATGGCCCTGAAACTCCAACTTGAGCTTCGTTCTCTTGTGGTAGACCTTGTAACCATAACATGGCACCCGGTGTACCATCTCAATTGGCACTGCAACCAACCCTCCCTTGAGTGGGTACCTCTCCCCAACCGTGCAAGGAATCACGTTGGCTCGCATGGCCCCCCGGTCCAACTTCCCCATGGCGTCCAACATTCCCAACACATCCTGCCAGATCACAACAGGCACGAAGTATGTTGGGGCTGGCAACCCCCGCCCAGCCCGCCGAGCCGCATGGTAGGCCAGCGCACCGATGTGGTCCATATGGCCATGGGTTATCAGAATTGTGGGGATATGAACCGCAAATTCAGGGCATCTTCCAATGTCGAAGGCGAAATCGGGAAACGCGATGCAGGTCTCCACCCCCGCCACCGATACCGCTGTCACAGGAAATGTCAGATCTAGTTTCATCGTTGTGGACCCAGCATCAAGGCATGGAAGTGTTCCCGGCCACACTTGACCTCGAAGGTCACATCATTCGGGTGGAGTCGGTAGATTCGGTATCTGGCCACCGGCAGTCCCAAGGATTCCTCCAGCCACGCCTTGGTGCGAGCAACAGCACCCCGCCTGCTGGGGACGATGTCCCCATTGGGGGCTGGCACGGTGACCCGGGCTGCAATTGTGATCCCAGCCAGATAGGTCGTTCCCGGCATGGGGGACTCCGGGTCCATCTGAACCACATCCCCCACATAAACCTTACAGCCTCGGAGGGTGCCACCATTTACCTGTAGTGGTTCATATACATGACCCGACGTGTAGTCAGGGTTGTCTCCCGCCAGAGTTTCGAGGTAGGCAGTCACCAGCCCCTTACGCCCTCGCACGGTACCGATCAGGGCATCCACCACATCCTCCGTGGTGATTGCTGCCCCCGTCCGCTCATCTCGAACCCCATCCGCTGCCAGTTGGTCAACAAGGCTCCCAGTGAACTCCCTGTTCTTCATGTTTTCTTCGAGGATACACAACGAACGCCTCACCGCATTTCGATAGCTGATTCCCGCGAGGACTAGGGCATCCACCTGATGGTTTCCACGGCGAACACCTCGCTGTACCTCCCCCGCCAGGGTGTGTAATAGGCGAACAAAACGAGGTGACTTCCCCATAGAATCCACCAGATCCACGAGATGTGTGGCCAGCTTGGTCGAATAGGCGTTGGTCAACATGGTGTTCCTCTCTACACCCATCGGCATGAGAAACAACAATTTTACCAAAATCGTCCGAGTGGGACAAAATGCCCCGTGGCTAGGCTGGCTCCCGAACTCTGTCCTGGATTGCCGCTCGGATTGCATGTAGTCCCCAAAACACCGCCATCCCAGCCCACAGAGCACAGATTCTCTTGTCTGTCGACACCACAGCGAGCATCATGGCAACCATCGTCACTATGGTGTCCCCGAGAAACCTCCAGGACATGGCAATATTTCGGACGGCATGTATTGCTTGGCTGACCCCGGCATCTTTGTTGGGGTCTCGGATGGCATATACTTTTTGGGTGGGGGTAGGTTGTATCACACCTAGGATGACCTAGAGGCGGGTAAGCGGGAAACGAGTAGCCCAATGAGGGGCATTGGGGGGATTATTCAGACTGGGTACCTATTGCGGCCTCAACATCTAGGCCAACACTTTCACTTGGCTTACCATCCTCCGACTCCTCGGGGGTGGGGCGCCAATTCCCGTGCCGCTTGAGTTCCCCCCAGTAGAAGGAAACCTCAGGGGAAGCAAGGCTGCACTTGACATCACCGTCATCTGTCTCCGTGACATTGCAGGCACAGAGGAGGTGGTCAACCAGTGCCGACCGTTGGTCATTCGATAGGGTCAGCCACTCGTCATTGGCGATCTCAAGGACGTACTTGTACTCACTCTTCCCGAGAATCTTGAACAGTGGACCAGCCTTGCGGGTCTTCCCCAGTACCTTCTGGCCACCTGACTTGCTGGCCTTCCCCCGGAAGATCACCGCAATCTCCTTGTCCACCAGAGCAAGGTTTGGGTGGTTGTTCGAGATATGGAACTGAACCAGCTCCATTACCTCACTGCCAGCTTCCCAGATATCACTTCCCTTTGCCACTAGACACCTTCCTTCTTGATGATGCCCATTTCCAGGGCCTGCTTGAGTATGTTGTAGGTCTCGATCTCCCGCTCCGTTCGGCTCTTTCGACCCAGAGCCCGTCGATACTTCTTGGGCACCAATCTCCGGATCAGTGCCCTAAACTCTGCTCGTCGGACCTGACGAGACTTCCTAGTCGCTGGGACCACGACCGGATCAACTTCTGTCTGTTCCACCATTTGTGTCTCTCGTTTCGTTTCAAGCACTCCCAATTGGGAGGAAATAGTTACCTGTTGAACACTTCTCTTACTCTCTTCAGGCCCCCCTTGTCCCAGACAACTCCGGGGTCCTTACCTGAATACCGAAAATCCAGAGCCTTGACCCCCACCCGTTGAAGCAACCCAATAGCCCCCAGACGTGGTTTACCAGTCTGCTCATCCACCCATCCATGGATAGCCTTACGTCCCGTAGCGTCGTTGTCATAGACCATGTACACCCGGTTCGTACAGAATCGAGCCAGGAACCCAATTGTAGGTTTATCCAACCCCGCTCGGATCGTAGCTATTACTGCATCCCCCTTTGGGATCACCCAATGCAAAGCACACAAATCGAACAGACCCTCCACAATCCAGATGGACCCACCTGCCCACATCTTCTCGGCCGCCTGCGGGGCATTGATCATCACGGCATTCCATCGAGACTCGGGAACCAAAAACTCCGTGATCCTCTTCTCAAACCTGGACCGGAACTCCACCCCAAGCAGTCTACCAGAAGGGGCAATCAAAGGAATGGCCACCATCCTATCCAATCTATCTCCATGGGACCCATACCGTTTTGTGAACTGCTCACTTGGGCATGCAGTAGAAGCTGGGACCCATTCCTTGATCCCTAGCTGACCAATCAGTGTCGTGCTGGCCCCCCTCCCCAGAAGGTGCCCCTCACACTCCTCCGAGAGCCCCAGGGTACTCAGGTGCTCCCCCAACCACATTGCAATGGCCGAACTCATACTGTCGTAGGTTGCCCCCAACTCCCTAGTATTGCCAGCCCCCGCACGTCATGTATCACAAAAGCATAAGACTCCCCAAAAACCCTCACAATGCCAAATGGGGGGTCCTGTGGGACCAAAATACCAGCATAAGAGGGAACCCATTTGGCTCTTACCAGAGTTACCCCATCGGGCAACTCAATTAGGTTCCCACCAGTCAGGCCCACCACCAACTCTAAATCTCCTGCCACCCCCCTAATTACCCTCAAATAATGAAGAGCATCCAGAAGCCCTCCCTGGTCAAACAAAAAGCCATTCCCCAATCCTTCCCGACCTGCAATCTTCTGAACAATGGCTGGGAACAAATCCTCAAACCGAGCCCCATCCTGACGGACGGCTGCTCGAACAAAGGGTTCCTGTGTTCCCATGGCCTTCTCAACCCACAGGAGACTTTTAGTTGCAGTCACTAGGTATGGGTTGGATGTTGAAGACACAGGTGTCTCAATATATAGAGGGGTGCCCTTGACCCCAGGCATCTGAACAACAGGAAGGAAGGACATGGCTTACAGTGTGATGTGCCACGAAGTCGTGTGGACATACACAGGATGTGGATTGGTGTAGGGCAACAAGCCCGGGATTGTGTATGAAACGGTCAGGAAGCCCGGGTCTACCATGGTGGTGGGCTCGGACTCCTCCAGATCTTCCAGGTGACTCTCTCCCAGCACCCACATGAGAGCTGAGATATCGGGATACCTGATTGCAATCTCCGCAATGGTAGAGGTAATAAGGAACCTCTTGAAGTCCTCTTTCACACCCTCTCGGGTATTACCACAATCGAAGTCTGGGCACCCAGCCGCCTTGACCAGACCCCCATGTGCCTCATCACAAGTCACAAATGAGCCATCCCCCGCTGCCAATCGACAGAACCTAATATCCCCATTCGGGGTATTGAGGATCGCATTGTTGACACAGCACTCGGGTCTCTGGGAGAGTGAGTCCCTCAGGGCCTTCTTCAGGTGCCTGAACTGCACCTGCTTCAGCTTATGTCGCACTTGCCCTTCGGTTCTCACAGGTGCTCCTCGACAATCCTTACCACGACCTTAGGGTCCAACTTGGAGCCAGTGAGCCTAGGGCTTCCCCCAATAGTGTTGCTCCCACCCCACTGATCTACAGTACCCCCCTCGGCGTCATTCAACGCCACAAGGATGCGGGTCATGTTGAATGGGACAAAAGGGGACATCCTCCCTATTGAGTATGTCCAGGCCCCATCCTGCCTGGGCCTGACCGCCACGAATGCTTTACAGCCATGAGCAAACAAGGCTGTTCTGGCATGTGTTCCCGTCTCCTGAACCATCATCCAGCCCTTGCCTGAATGAAGGATGTCATACCTCAGGTCCAGGTCCACAGAGCCCCCACTACCCGTCACATGACGCAGAATCCGATGTTCCACATCCGTGATGACCCCCACGTAGGCGGACGTCTCCCGTCGGTCCAGCTGTCCGGAGAGACGAAACCTCCGGTATGGCTCGAACACCCAGGCCAGCTCCCGTAGCACGGGAAGATCCGCCGGGTAGGGATATGCACCAGCGGTGGTGTCCAGGGCGTCCTCCATGGAGACCAGCCGATTCAGGATGGGGTTCATCACGGCCCCCGCAAGGCTAGCATGGTTCAGCAGAAACCAGGAAGTACAGACATCCTCATCACAATCATTCACCCAGACATGAGCATGAGGGCCATGCTCATTCCGGAACGTGTCGAACAAACCTTGCCGAATGGCCATTAGAACCTGACCACAGGTCGCCCGTGTGGACAGCCGATCTACCTCCGTGTGGTGGTCAAAATTGGCATAGGGACCGACCCCTGAGAACCTGGGGCCTACCCCGAGGTAGCCATCCAGACAAATGGAGTACGGAGGCTTCTGCTCACAGAAGCCTGCCCAGGTTGTTGCATGGTCACCCAGATCGACGTGTAGTGAAATATTCTTCACTACTGGGTTACACCTTTTGTGGTGGACACAGTGTCTTCTTGATCCGACCCATGACTGTCTCCACTTCGGAAACCCTCAGGTGGTAATCCTGGGCCATCTGAGCCTTGGTTTTCCCAGCCAGTAGGCCCTCAAAGATCTCTACTCCACGACTTGGCCCCCGCTTCCGCAGGACTTCCCGAAAATGGTCTACGTCAGACCTTCTCACCAGGACATCCTCGGCGGTGATATCTGAAGGGCTAGAGAAGTCAACCACACCAAAACCCTTCCCTCCCAAAGTACCAGAAACATGCTCCCTCACAGGTTCCTCTGCATGGATAGGGATCCAGGAATCTCCCAGCTCCAGCTCCCGGTGGGTCTTGGCTCCGGTGAGGGTACGCATGGCAGCATCCGTACCCCAACCACGAATTTCCGTGCAAGCCCTCTGGTAAGACCAAATCTTGAGGACTGATGCTTGCACATCGTTCCCCTGCCGCAGGTGTTCCCCCAGGGTATCCTTGGCAATCCACCCGGCCATGATGGCTTGGATATGATCCTCAATATTGTCCCGAGTTCGGGAATTGCTCATTTTCTTGCCTAGGTGCTGAGTCAGGGTTGGATATACCCATGCCCAGTTTTCCCTAATCCAAGCTCCGGTCAGGTTCTCTCCTCGCCGAAGCGATGGCAGAGGCTTCCGAAACTTCACCTTTTGGGAAGGGTACCAAATAGAGGCATGAGCAAGCGGGTTGATGGCCCTTGTCCCCCCCAGCAACTCCAGGGTGGTCTCCCCCTGAAGAGCTAGAAGTGCCCTTGCCAATGGGTTGATGGCGTCCACTCCACCGAGCAGGTCCAGTAGTACCTCCTGGGTCGGATCCAATACCACTGATACTTCCAGGGTGTGTCCTATCACCTGCTGAACTGGTGGAGGCACATCCAATACCGAAGGCTGGGAAACCCCCCAACCAGTGACAATTCTGGCAAGTGGATTTGTAGCCTCAGGTCCACCAAGCAGAGTCATGGCTCCCTCCATCTGGAGAGCCAGAACCTCTCGCATGAGGGGGTTGATCGCATCTACCCCACCCAGCAAATCCAGGGTGATGTAGGAAGCATCAAGAGCAACAAGTTCAACTGGCCGAACATCCCCGGCGAGGTTAGTTGAGGAAATCACTTGGCTTTTCTCCTGTCCCTGGGGTCTCAGACCCTTGGGTTTTTTCTATTCCAGAGACACCATACCGACGAAGTTGGCAAGAGACAAGAAAAATCGTAACCAGTGGGATATCCGATGTTTTCTTCCGTGGCCATGGCCAAATAGGATGCCCCAAGAAGTTTCTAGAAGTCCCCTACACCATCTCCGGGCGGTTAGGATGTGAAATCAACTGGTGGACGATATTCCGGCTCTAGGCACACCCCGTTAGACCCATGACTCAACACACCGCCCGCCAAGTCGTAGCATCTCTCCCAACCGGGATCAACCTCCAACACCTTGACGTGATGGCCCGCGCCCAATTCATGGAAGGTCTGCTGGGGGCTCCTCCCTTCTCGATCTCCGGAAAAGCTCACAGTAATGCCCAGTTGCGACAAGTAATTGGGAAGATGATGCTACGAATTGATCCAGAGACGGATGCTACCACCAGCCCATGGGTTTCCATGGAGAGCCTGGGGCTGTATCGGACCGCCTGGGTCGCCGCCTCCAAGGCTGTAGCCAAGATGGGTCTCGAAGCGGAGGATGTTCTCCTGGCAGACATGGTCAAGGGAATTGGTCTTGCCAAAAATGGAAGCAAAACTGCGGATCTCACTCTCCAGAATGAGGTAGGTGAAGCTCTTGCTGAGACCAGTCACATTGGTAGCATCTTCTATGAAGTAGGCAAGCTCCTTCGGGCCAAGAAGAAGATGGTTCTATCGGGTGAAGTTGCCCTTGCTGAGATCCTCAACAAAATTGGCATGGCCGCTCGTCGTGAAGCAATGGACATTGGCCGCACCCTCATGCGCCGTCGCGTAATGGAGATGGAAAACATTGAGGAAATAGGTAAAGAAACCCTTGGGGATGCCGATGACATCAACGCCCCCGAGTGGGAGCAGATCATCTCTCAGGTCATGGGTAACCCGGCACACCCGGCGGCCCAAGAGTTTCTCTCTTGGTTGGTTGAACAAGCCAAGCGGATGTCTAGCCCTGTAGTGGTGGAATACTTTGAGTCTCTAGCTAGAGGGGAAGACCTTGGCTGGGGAATGGACTCGGTGATTGCTGCCCGTGTAGGAGTGAATCAGACCCACCTTTCCAATGGGCGCAAGAAGTTCATTGGGGAGATATCCAAAATCCTAACCACCCAAGGTGATGATCGGTTCCCGGAGGTTGTCAATATGATGTCGGACGCATCCTTCCTTTCTGACTTGTACCGTGGCAAAATTCATGGCCGCATGGCTCGACTCAAGAAAGCTGCTGCTGAGAAGTCCCTGCGAGGTAGGGTCATCCGTCTTGCCCATGAGAACCCAGCCCTTCGACCCCACCTCCTCCCTCTCCTCAAGCAAGCGGGGGATGTAATCCCCTTCCCAGGAACCTGGAGGGGCACTCCTGGAAGCAACCCAAACTTGGTGGAGCTACCCCGTAGCCCAATGTCTATTGGGGAGACACTTGAAAACACCAAGGTTCGCGCACAGATGTTTGCCAATACTCTTCGGGTCACGGACCTGACCGATGCAGGTAAGCGTGGCAAAAGGGTTTCCCAATTCGCCCTCTATGACCTGGACCGAGCCAAGGTCAATCAGGAAACTGCCAGCATCTTCCAGAACCTAGTGGAAGCGACCGTTGGTGGCCATGCCACATTCAGCACCCTCCTGCAAATGGCCAAGACTGTAGCGAACGAACAAGATGCCCTGGCCCCCAAGCTAGAGGTTTCTGCCCTTCGTGGTGTCGATGTGGCACCAGCAGGAGTCAAGGCACTTAGAATTCAAGGGCAGTTTGTCTCAATCCGAGCAGAGCATGATGACTTCTCGGTAGAAGACACCCACGACCAGAACAACCTGTCCACCTGCATACCAGCCATCAAAGGTGGCAAGAAGGACATCCCAGTCTTCTATCGCTGGGTCCAAGACAACCAGAGCCAGATCAAGTCCATGACCTTCCAAGAAGTCGTGGGAGCCATGCGAGGTCTTGGAATCAAATATCACCAGTACTGTGCAATGGACTGATGAGATACCAATGACAACTCTGCGGTCCAAACTCATCCATCTAGCCCAAGAGAACCCGGCTCTCCGGCCCCAGTTGCTCCCCCTGCTCAAGGAGGCGGCACCCACTAAGGGGGTGGATGTGGCCAAGGCCATTGAGCTTGGGGCCCTAGCAGAGAGCTATCTTAATGCCCTCCAGGCAGCACAGAAGAAGCTGAGTGTGGGACGTGACTTCTACCGTGCCTTGGAGGCATTCAAGCTCCCAGGGATGCAATCCTCTAGTAGCCCATTCTACAGCGTGGCCCTGGTCAAGGATGGTAAGCCAGAAGATGTTGGGGATGTAGATGGGTCACTGGTTAAGATGATTCACACGCTCGAACTGGCTGTGAAAGAGCTCCAGAAGGTCTGAACCTCCCCCTGCCTTGTAAAGTGTCCCATGACCTACATCAGGTGCATGGACGCCCTAGACTTCATCCAGTCCCTCCCCAACAACTCAGTCGACCTGCTCCTCACAGACCCTCCCTTCTATGGAATTGTTGGGGATGCTTGGGACAACCAGTGGACGGATGAGAAGCAGTTTGCCAGATGGCTGTCCGACATCCTTCTAGCAGGCTTGCCCAAGCTCTCCACCACAGGATCCCTTGTGTTCTTTGGGGGGTTAGGTAAGCACAAGTCCCACCCCCTGTTCAGGATCATCACAGCACTGGAAGACGGTGGGTTCACGTACAGAAATTGGATAACTTGGCGGAAACGAAGAGCATTCGGCAAGAGCCATGATTATCTCTTTCTTAGGGAAGAAATTCTTTGGCTCTCCAAGTCCGCCGAACGTACCCAAGTCACATTTCACAAACCGTACCTGGACACCAAGAGGGGCTATGCTGGATTTGACGCCAAGTACCCAGCACACAGCGAGTTCAAGCGTGTAGGGAACGTCTTCCTCGACATCGAGGATCTTGAGTATGAAACGGTGATAGAAGACATCACTGAGCTGTTCCGTCCACAGAGGTCATGCCAAAAACCCTCCAAGCTCATGGAGAGGCTTGTTGCCACCCACTCCAACAAGGGGGACATGATCGTAGATCCCTTCTCTGGCTTCGGTTCTACAGGCATTGCAGCCGTGAAGTTGGGTCGGAGGTTCCTGGGGTCGGAAGCCATTGAGGCAGATGCCCAGAGGGCTAACCAGCGAGTCATAGATGCCCTTCCTGTCGAAGAAGAGGGAACTGTCCTTGACCTACTAGAGGGATGAATCTGCCTGCCTCTACAGGGCCTTCTCTGAAGGTGTTCTGTGGGCCGATAGCATAAATTCCAGAAAGACGAGCTTTTCCCTATCGCTCAAGTAGAGATATGGGCAACCTCGGGGAGCCAATTACACCTACAAGTACGCCAACTTCTGGTACACAACCCCAACCATATCAGGGTGATATGGATTTCCTGGAAGATTGCTGCCAATGGTTGAATGTTGTGGATGGGATCCTAACCGCACAGGCTTTAACCAAAAGCCCCCATGTCCTTGAGATCAATCTGTTCATGAGTCGGCTTTGGACCGCTTCCCCGGCCCTCTATGGGGTTGCCAAGTTTTGGATTTTCTGGCTTGGTCTCCGAATCCTCCATCGATCCACCTGTAAAGAGCCAGCTAAAGTACGTCGCCATATACTACTTGCCATAGGTGTGACCTTCATGACCATCAACATATGGCATGCCTACATCTACCGACTCATGTAGGAAGGGAATCGACTGGCTCAGGTCGAATTTCAGGTCAGGCTACCCAGTTCCGTTGGTATGGGTTCCTAGGTGCAATTTGTGTCTGAGTGACTTCCCTACCAGTCTTGTGAGCCTCTTCGGTATCCCCGAAGTTTCCACAGGGGATCTGGTGCATGGAAACCTATGGTTTCAACCCATAGTCTCCCAGTGGGGTCATCGTAGTAATACGAGTGGAACAGGAGCCAAACTCCAACAAGCCGCCACATCAGAGCAGAGTTGGTACAGTCTGATCTCTCCAAGGGGAGAGTGGATTGAAACAAGTCTGTCACTGTCAAAGGGAACAAGAAACACAGCCCGGCGATCCTACCCGGTAGGATCAACCAGTAAGTCAGTGACTCTCCCCATGGGAGAGTGGATTGAAACATCTGAGGACCCATTCCACATCGTTGAGACTCCAGAGATGTATGTCTATGGAGTAGATGTAGGTAATGTCTACTGTAAGGATCCTTCTGGATCCGTAGTATTAAGTCCTGGGTTCAATAGTGGTAGAAATACATCTGATACCTCAGAACGACCCTTTTAGGGAGGGTCACCACCCAAGGGAATGAGGGACAAACTCACCCCTAGTAGATCCGTCTACTGAAGTAAATCACTAACGAAATAGAGTAGTTAGTGAGAACAAGACAGAAGAAAACGTCAAGGTGAAGACCTTAGACGTAAGGGGGATCTCTTGTCCATTGCCGCCTACGGCAACTGAAACTCCTATTGAGACCTCAATACACATGGATGCAGTAGCCTACCAGTTGTCTAGTTTCAGTTCTCATCTCAAGTACAGCCAATTGGGGTCTTGGAGAATTTTCCAAGACCCCAATTCTTTGAGGAACCTACTAAATGGCTAGCTCCTACCAAGGTCAGTCGAGGATCAACTTCAAGAGACTGGTCACTGACTGTTGGGGACTCCTGAAGGGAAGTTCATATATGGTCTTCCCAGGAACCAAGAAGTCTCATCCCTCACAGGTGGTACTAGTACAGCCCACCAATATGACACCGGGATGGGATGGACCCTTCTGGGAAGAAGTGGTGATCCCTACCATAAGGGATCTGATAAACCTGAACCCCCCCTTCGGTTGGGGGAGTCTGCAAGCCAAGAGTCTGACTGAAGCATATTTGAGGAGAGCCTTATTGGTATCCTCTTGGGTAGATCGAGTAGATTGGTAACTTCCCTCCCTCCTGGGTCCTCTGGTACGGTGTAAGACCACCTGTGATTGCATCCTCTGTTTCCTGTCAGCTTTTTCATGGCCCTGGGTCCCAAGAACAAGCTTACTTGATAGCCAAGACCTTTGGGAAGGTGCTCCCTTTCGATGGTGGGGCACTCAAAAAGGAAGGCTGTCGGGAGCTAGTGGACCTGCTATCACAAACCCCTGTTGGAGATGGGTCTCATTCCGTTGTGGTAGGTCCTGTAGATGAGGCAGCAGCTGCTTCAACGGATGTCCTCCTCAAGGCCATTGAAGAACTCAAGCTGGTTTACCCTGTGTTATGGGCATGGGACCTTGGAGGAGTCTCCTCCACCTTGACATCAAGGTGTCTCACCCATTTCGCTCCAGGAGTGGACATCCGATGGGAGGGTATGATCCCAATTGCCAGAATGGTCCTCAAGGCCTACCTGGAGGGGGATTGGGTAAGCCTGATCGAGGAGGTTAAAGACATCAAGGAACAGGACATGCTCCTCCGTGCCCTTGTAGATGTGTTGCAACCGAAGTTGGAGTCATCCACAGACCCCACTCCCTATCTCGCCCTGTGGGGTCATCTGAGGCCCCTGTTCAGTGGGGGTACCCTGACACAGGCACGAATCCTATCAGCCTTCCTGGAGGCTAAGTGACCATACAGATCCTCCAAGGTAACTCCCTCGATGTTCTCAAGGGTCTACCCGATGGGTCAGTCCATTGCTGTGTGACCAGCCCACCCTATTGGGGGTTACGAAATTACAATCATGAGAGTCAGCTAGGGCTGGAGTCCACCCCCGAAAAGTATGTGGCCAACATGGTCCAGGTGTTCCGTGAAGTACGGCGGGTGCTCCGTGAAGATGGTACATGCTGGATTAATTTGGGTGACTCATTTTGTAGTACTGATAAGTGGGGTGGGGGAAAAAGTGGTAACAGTGGGAAACATACTGTTGTTTCGGGTACAGGTGACGTGCCCTCATGGGCTGTGCGGGCACGAAAACCATCGATTGCTGGAATCAAACCCAAGGACCTAGTGGGCATCCCATGGATGGTGGCTTTTGCCCTCCGGGCAGATGGCTGGTGGCTTCGTAGTGATATTGTGTGGCAAAAACCCAACGTTTTACCAGAATCGGTCACAGACCGTCCAACCAAATCCCACGAGTATGTGTTCCTGCTAGCCAAGTCAGCCCAATACTTCTACGACATGGATGCCGTGCGGGAGCCCTGTACAATGAAGCCCCAACGGAGGCTCACCCCCATTGAGGGGAGGCCATCTTTTGGGGGGCATCAAGCCCATACAGAAGCGGGTTACAGGACCCGAGATGAAGTGGGGGTTGATGGGCACCCTGGGGGTCGCAACCTCAGGGATGTTTGGTCAATCAATACCCGGCCCTACAAGGGTGCCCACTTTGCCACAATGCCCCCCGCATTGGTAGTGCCATGTATCAAGGCAGGGACCAGTGAGAGGGGTTGCTGCCCATCCTGTGGTGCTCCTTGGGAGCGGCAGGTGGATCGAGAGAAGATCCCAGACCGTCCCGGAAGAGTGCAGGCACGAAAAGGGGATTCCCTGGCAGATGCTCATGGCCAAGATGGACGGGCTGGTAACAGACACTCCATCCAATCGACCACCACTGGTTGGGAGCCAACCTGTACCTGTTCCCCACAGGAACCAGTCCCATGTACAGTGCTGGACCCGTTTGGGGGATCCGGGACAACTGCTGAAGTGGCTAGGTCCCTGGGACGAGACTGCATCCTTATCGAGCTCAACCCTGACTACATAGATCTCGCTAAGATCCGGCTATATGGGGAGAGGGAACCCGAAAGGGCTGATCTTGAGGCTACCTCTGATCACGAAGGTCCATCGCTATTGGAAATGTTGGGGATGTGATGTCCCAACCCTCTCTTCTACTAGTTGCGGGTACGGATGAGCACCGTCGTCGGATGTTCACGCAAGCCACCATCACCAAGTTCCAAGCAAAGGGGTATTCCATCTTCCCTGTTGATGCGGAGGACCATGACTCCATCACCAACCTGATTGCGACCACAGGGGTTCTTTTCTCTGGCAACACATTGGCTGTAATTGCCAATGCTGACAAGCTCCTCCTGGAGGATGTATCCAGCCACATGTTGGATCCCAACCCCGCCCTGACTCTTCTGTTGGTGTCAGAGAGTGCCCAGCCCAAAGGTGAGGTTGTGTCCCAGGTTCCCAAGGCACAGACCCGTATTTTCACGCTTCCCGCCTTCTACAAGATGGAGAGTTTTGCAGCCGAGTATGCCGTGGAGGTTGCCAAGCAACATGGGATGACCCTGTCTCCGGAGATCGCCAAGGCACTGGTCCAAAAGGTTGGTTCAGACCTTGGGGTCATCTTCTATGAGGTGGGGAAGGTTGTGCAGCTGGCAAAGGTTCTTGGGATCAACGTGATTGAGCCCATACATGTGAAAGAAGCCATGGCCCCCCTTATGGAGTTGGATGGGTCGGCCCTGGTGGCTGCCTTGGGAACCCGAAGAATTGCCCTGGTTGCGAGTGAGTTGCAGCGATACTATCAGTCGAAACGAGGGGACCCAACCATAGAAGTGTGTGGTAAGGTGCTGTCACCGAACATCATCAAATGGCTCCAGGCAGCGCACATGCACGAGAAGGGCCTCCCAGCAGGGGCCGCAGCAAGCCGGGTGGGTGCAAACCCTTGGTATTGGGAACACAATATCCTACCTCAAGCGAGAGCCTGGGGGGTCACAGGTTGCAAGCAATTGTTGCATGTCATAGCCCGGTCTCAAGTGGCTGTCTTCGAGGGTGCCTTGAAACCATGGGGGATTCTGGAAACAGGCATTCTAAGGGCAATTCGCGTATCGTCATAGTCGTTTGATGGTCAATAGACCCGACTAGACACACTCTCATTCCTAGCCTTCATTCACCCAGCAGGAGACTTCCATGCTCGACGGTTCTTCGTTTCCAAAAATTTCCCATCAAGATGTATCCGAGACCGGGGCACACACCCCACAGCCTGTCACAAATGTGCTCTCAATGTCCCCCGTGTTCCATCTTGGAATTGGGGACCCCCTAGATGATGTGAAGTATGAGAAGCGACGTTGTTTGATCTCAGAGAAGAGTGGGGCGGTCGTCTTTCAGATGGATGATGTGGAGATCCCCTCAGGGTGGTCTCAATTAGCCACAGACATTGTGGCCTCAAAATACTTCCGTAAGGCCGGAGTCCCACAAGCTGACGGAACTCTTGGACCAGAGAAGTCGGTCAAGCAGGTGATTCATCGAGTAGCCTCTACGATAGCGCAAGAGGGCTTCAACCAAGGCTACTTCACTTTGGAGCAGAAGCAGGTTTTTGAGCGGGAACTGAAGTACCTGCTCGTGCACCAATATGGGGCCTTCAACTCTCCAGTGTGGTTCAATGTTGGGATGTACCACTCCTACGGTATTGATGGCCAGGGGGGGAATTTTGCGTGGGACTTCGAGAGTGGGTCTGTGAAGAAAATGGACCGGGCCTATGTCAGGCCACAGGCATCTGCGTGCTTCATCAATCGGGTGGATGACTCTATTGATTCGATTGCAGACAGTCTCAAGGCAGAAATGCGTCTCTTCAAGTACGGGAGTGGTGTGGGGTCGGACTTCAGTGCAATCCGCTCGAAGTATGAGGTGCTATCTGGTGGGGGCTACTCTTCGGGGTTGATGGCTTTTCTGCGTGTGTTTGATAGAGCCGCGGATTCCATGAAGTCTGGGGGGACCACACGTCGGGCGGCCAAGATGGTGATTTTGCAGGCGGACCATCCTGAGATCGAGGACTTCGTCACTTGGAAGTCCAAAGAGGAGAACAAAGCCCGGGTGCTCCTAGCTGCCGGGATTGGACTAGACGCGGATGGAAAACCTGACTTCAACGGGGAAGCCTATGCAACCATCTCAGGCCAGAACTCAAATAACAGCGTGCGGGTCAGTGACGAGTTCATGCGGGCAGTGGAGAAGGACGAGGACTGGAACCTTCGGGCCCGTACCACAGGAGAGGTAATCAAGACCATCAAAGCCAAGGATCTCTGGCAGAAAATCTGCCAGTCAGCTTGGGAGTGTGCGGATCCAGGCCTCCAGTATGACACCACCATCAATGATTGGCACACCTGTGCAGAAACGGGCAGGATCAATGCCAGCAATCCATGTAGTGAGTTCATTTTCTTGGATAACACGAGTTGCAATTTGGCCAGCTTGAACCTGACCAAGTTCCTTAAACGGAGCGAGGATGGTAGCCTCACCTTCGATGTCAAGCTATACCGGGAGGCCGCCCGAATCTTCATCATTGCCCAAGAGATCCTTGTGGATCTAGCTTCCTACCCGACAGAGGAAATAACCCGCAACACGCATGATTTTCGCCCCCTGGGTCTGGGATATGCGAATCTAGGAACACTGCTTATGATGCTTGGGCTGCCTTACGATTCCTACGATGGGAGGTATGTCGCCGGGGCACTCACGGCCATCATGCACAGCAAAGCCTATGCGACGTCCGCCGAGCTAGCAAAGTTAAAGGGGGCATTCCCGAAGTACCAAACCAACTTGGTCCCAATGTCCAGGGTGGTGCAGAAGCATAGTCATGCAATTGATGACCTGACCAAAGTGCAGCCGATCAATAGTTCGAGGGCATCTCTCAAGTTTTCCTACCTGGGTAGGGCTGCTAGGGAGGATGCAGACAACATGTTGAAGCTGGGAGCCACTTATGGGTATCGCAATGCTCAAGTGACAGTCCTGGCCCCGACAGGAACAATTGGCTACCTGATGGATTGTGACACCACAGGTATTGAGCCCGACTACTCCCTCGTGAAGTACAAGAAGCTGGCAGGTGGGGGGTCTATGAAGATCGTCAACCAGTCGGTCCATCTGGCGTTACATGAGCTAGGGTATGGGGATGAGGCGGTTGATGCCATCGTGGCTCATATTGATGCGACAGGAAACGTAATGGGTGCCCCACATTTGGATGTGGATGACTATCCGGTTTTTGCTTGTGCTCAAGGGGTTCTAGCCCTTCGTCCCATGGCCCACCTGGAAATGATGGCTGCTACCCAGCCATTCCTCAGTGGGGCTATTTCCAAGACCTGCAACATGCCCAACAACTCCACCGTCGAGGAGGTATCGGAGATTTACAGGGCTGGATGGAAGCTTGGTTTGAAGGCAGTGGCCCTGTATCGAGATGGTTGCAAAGCATCCCAGCCACTTACAGACAAGAAGAAAACACCAACCACATCTCTTCCTACGGCGGTAGCAGCGGCTACTTCTGTCGTAGAAAATCGCCCCACCCGAGTTCGTCTACCCAGGCAGCGAAAGGGGTATACCCAGGAAGCCAAGATTGCAGGCCAGAAGCTGTACCTGCATACCGGTGAATACCCCAACGGTAATCTGGGGGAGATCTTCATTGACGTCTCCAAGGATGGGGCTGCTCTGCGGGCCATGTTGAACAGTTTTGCAATTGCCATCTCTGTTGGGTTGCAGCATGGAGTGCCTTTGGATACCTATGTGAACCAGTTTACATTCACCCGTTTCGAGCCAGCCGGTCCTGTTCAATTTGATGACCATATCAAGACCTGCACTTCATTGTTGGATTACATCTTCCGGCACCTTGCAGTGAGATATCTGGATCGAGAGGATCTGGCACACATTAAGCCTAGTGAGCTGGCAGCCGAACTAACGGAGGCGGAGGAGTCAGAGCCTTCCCCAGCCCCCACCAAAAGGAACTCCATTCCTCCAGCGGCCACAAGTTCCGACGCCCCCTTCTGTGACCAATGTGGGCATTTGACGGTTCGTAATGGGACCTGTTACCGGTGTTCCAATTGTGGGAGTAGTATGGGGTGTTCTTAGGTCGATTCTCCACTCCTCTGAGGCACTTGTGGTGTAACCCATTGTATGCCACTGGTGTTGGTCTTACAAGGCCTAGTCCATTGTTCTCATGAGGGACCCACTGTCGAAACAGATGGGTCCACTCAACCAATAGACCTAACCCCCTTTGCTGGTCAGGAAGTCGTTTTCATGGCCTGCCATTTCCCCAGGGAGCCAATTCAGGCACGGTGGGGATTGGGTAGCTGTTATTGGACCCCAGTAGGCACCTGCCCGGCTGGACACCATCTGGACCCGGAGCTAATGTGCTCCTGGGCGGGGGAGGGGAAGTTAGTCCCCCATGGACCTAATTGGTGGGCGGTGGAAACCTCCGGTGGCTTCCCACCACTCAATCAATTGGAGGGACATAATTGTAAATTGGCCATGTGTGTCAAGTCCCCAAAGGTACGGGACGAGCAGCACGTCTCCCTGGATATTGAAGGCCTCAAGCAAACCATGCAAAGTCTCAAGGATATTCAGGGAGACCTGATTGCAATGCTAGATAGGGCTAGGAAATGACCGATACCTATTTTTCGGGCCGGGTCAACTCGGTCATCTTCGCCAACGAAACCAAGGCATTCTATGTTCTCCGGATGCTACTGGACGTGGAGGCGAATCCTAATCCTATTGAGGAGTGGATGGGCTCCATAGAACCCCTTGTGACGGTTTGTGGTGAGATCCCAGGGGTCCATGTTGACATTGGGGCATGGTTTGGGTTTGAAGGGGACTGGGGAAATCATCCCAAATATGGTCGCCAGATCAAAGTTACCCGGGCCCCCGTTCTGAAGGGGGTCTGGGATGAGGATATGTGTGAGAAGATCCTCACCTCCCAGGGTATTGGAATTGGCATTGCAGCGAGGATACGGACACAGTTTGGGAAGACTATGGCCGAAGCTCTCACGGATGTGGCTCAGATCAGCACGGTGCCAGGACTCACGGCACTTACAGCCGAGAACATTGTTCACAAGTGGAAGATGGCAAGAGCCCATTTCCTCACGTTGGAGTTCCTTGGGGACTTAGGACTCCCCCAGGGCAAAATCAGGCATATATGGTCCACATTTGGGGACACTGCAAAGGATGTCCTGTCAGTCAATCCTTGGGCACTGGTGCAGATTGACGGTATCAGTTTTGGTGATGCTGACGCCGTTGGTATGCGGTTGGGTCTGGACTGCTCCCCTGCCAACCCTGCCCGAGTCGAAGGGGCTGTTCTTCATGCTTCGCGGGCAGCCAAGGGGTTCGGTAACCTCTACATGTCAGCGGGGGAGCTACGGGCTACTGCCTGGACCTTAGACCCCAATTTTGCCGACAAGGACCTTGTGGCCTCCGTCAAAGCATTGGTGGGTCAGGGTCTTTTGGTAGTAGACAAAACTACCCTCCCAGGAACCATGGCAATCTATGACCCTTGGAGTTACAAGCTGGAGGACACCTCAGCCACAATTCTCAAGGAGAGAGGGCTACAGGCGGTCATATCCCCGGAAAAGTCAGCCCAGTATGTCAAGTCTCTGATAGGGGAAGAGAACGGTCAGGCATCCTTGCGGGATGCTGGGGCCCAATACTTGGCACAGGTCGAGGCCACAGGTGGTATCACCCTATCGGAAAAACAGAAGCTTGGGGTAATCAATGCCATTACCGAGCCCATTTCGATCATCACGGGCTTACCTGGATCGGGTAAAACAACTTCACTCCGTATGGTGCTCATGCTTCTGCATGAGATGGGGGTGCACCCGTGGATGGTGGCTCCAACAGGTATCGCAGCCAAGCGTGTGGAGTCCTTGACTGGGGTTAAGGCGTACACAATCCATCGGGCATTTGGGGCAATGGGGGCAGACAGTGAGACCCGTAAGGCTACTTATGCTGGGGTGGTAGGCCAGCGGGATGAGGACTCAGCATCCTCCGACGGCTCAGGAGAGGAGTGGAAGTATGGCCCTGGAAAACCACATCCCGCCGAGATGATCGTGATTGACGAGTGTTTTCACTACAAGCAATCCATTCTAACAGAGTCGGGCTGGGAGTACATTGGGAAAGTCGTTGAGCAACGGCTACCCGTGCGGGTCTGGGCTAGAAATCCGAGTAGCGGGATGCTGGAGCTGAAACCAATTCTAAGGTACCTAAAAAATCCCTATCCTGAGTCTGGCCTACTGAAACTAACCGTGGGGGCAAGCCATAGCTCACGGTCGGGAAGGTCTATTCGATGCACTCCAGAACATAAGGTACTGACTCCTTCGGGGTATCAGAATGCTGGAGACTTGCGCATAGGAGACGACGTGGTTGTTAGGGGTGTTCAGCCTGACACAACAATTAGCCAAGTGTCGGGAGTTACAAAGTTTTCTCCTAAGCGTACATACAACCATGTGTATGACCTGGAAATTCAGGACCATCATAACTATGTCGCTGGGAATGTCATCGTTTCCAATTGTAGTATGGCAGATCAGCATGTGCTCTACCGGATTCTGACCTGTACCCGACCGGATGCCCGTCTGGTGTTTGTGGGGGACGCCGCTCAGCTGCCCTCTGTGGGGCCTGGGAACGTGCTTCGGGATTTGGTCGCCTCCGGGGTCTATCCAACCGTGGCACTTACGGAGATTTTCCGCCAGAATGAAGCCTCTCCCATCATCAAAGCCGCCCATGAAATTCATCGTGGGGTGGTACCCGACGCCCCAATAGGATCGAACTTCTGCCTCATAGAGGAGCATAATGAAGAGGAAATCGCCAACAAGATCATTGTGCTAGCGGAGAAGCTCTATCAGGCACGAAAAAATTTCCAGGTCATGACCCCCCGCCATGCAGGGCCTATAGGGGTGACAGCCCTCAATGCCAGACTGAGGGAACTCCTCAACCCGAAGCAGCCCTCTCTGCAAGAGATCAAGCTGGGGAAGGATGTGTTGAGGGAGGATGACCGGATCATGGTGGTCAAAAACAACTACCAGTTAGGCATCTTCAATGGTGACACCGGGAAGATATCCAATATTGATCGGAAATCCAAGACGGTGACTATCAAGATTCATGGACCCCCAATGATTCTCGTCCAGATTCCTTTTGAGAAGTGCTACACTCTGTTGAGATTGGCCTATGCAGTTACAGTCCATCGATGTCAGGGTCAGGAGATGGACATTGTCGTGATGCCTATCATTGATTCCTTTGCCCACCAACTACAGCGTAATCTCTTCTACACAGCGATCACCAGAGCCAAAGAGAAGGTGATCCTTATTGGGTCACATTCTGCAATGTCCCGAGCGGTGCTCAACAATCAAGAAGATGTTAGGAACACACTGTTCCGGAACAGACTTCGAGCGAAGGTAGAGTAGCACATGGAAGCTTCAGGACCCTCTGACTCTGGACCCAAGGTAGATACGGAACGCCTTGAGGCCGTATACCTGACCTTGGGGGGAATGACTGTAGAACTTGATGCTGACCCCCTGGAGCTGGGTCCCAAGCGCCTCAATGAGAAGATCGCAGAGTGCCGGGGGCACCTCTCTCGGTGTGAGAAGGTCTTCCTGGATGTTTCCCAGGATCTCCATTGGTACAAACGCCAGCAACGATATGCTACGGCTGCATTCACCCTCAAGTTTCGGGAGCTAATGACCAATGACCCGGAAGTACGGGCGGGACGCAGCGTGGCCGATCGAGATGCCACCGCCAATACCAAACTCAAGGTGGAACGAGAAGAACTAGACAAACTCTCCTTCTCTGTGGAGGACCTGGAGGCGGTTCTGATTGTCATTAGGACTAAAAGATCGGATCTCAAGGATATCCAATCCAGACTTCGGGACCAGTTGAAGGTCTGCCAGGAAGAATTGGGCCTCGGTGGACGGTGGGGCAACTCACTACCAGGAAAAAAGAGAGGGGCCCTAGAGACGGCTCGGGTAGTGTCTGAAACCCTGGACCCATCCATTGGGGATCTAATGGACTCAGTGTTTGCGGAATCAGACCCAGCCCCGGGGGACGTACAGGAACTCCAGGGGGCCAGTTCCTATGAGGATCAACTCCTATCAGAGATTGATGGTTCAGAGACCACAATCGGGGTCCCCACACAAAATGATGACATTGACGAGATTCTCAGTCTGCTTTGACCAAGAAGAGTGTAAGCTACAATAAGCGGGCATGTCACTCACAACAATCAATTGACCGACTAGCTCGTGACCACAACAACGGAGAGATAACAGCATGACAACAGCAGGTAGTCTTCAGGAAATGGGTTTTGACCTCAACGATGACGGCGTTGGGTCCAAGGGTAATCGTCTCAAGCTCAAGGAAGGTGACAAGTTCCGCGTTTCCTTCGCTTGGTGGCCAGGGTTGGAAGATGGGAAGCCAGTTCTGGACTCTCCCTCCCCCAGGTTTCTTGGTGGGAAGCGTCTCTACCTAGCAGGGGTAGGGTACTTCATGGACCGCGGTCCAGAGTATGTCAAGATTGCGGGATCCCCCTCAAAGATGCAGATTGGTACCGTAATTATCAAGTGGCCAACAGATTCTTCCGGGGCCATCGACAAGGCCAAGTTCGCCAGCGGTGACTTCAAGGCAATGTCATGGATTATCTCCGGGGATAAGTATCAGAACCTCAAGACCACCAATAGTGAGTGGCCCCTGGGTAGCTACGACCTGAATATTGCGTGTACAGACACACAGTACCAGAAGATCACAATCAGCCCATGTCGGGAGAGCCTTCTCCGCAAGATCCTGGAAAAGGATCCCGTTAAGGCGGCGGCAATTATTGCTCAGGCCAAGGCCGTGGCAGAGGGTCTCCCAGGAGAGCTGGCTCAAGACCTGACCATTGAGCAGATCCGTGCAAAACTTGCCGGTGGCCCCGTGGGTGCCCGCCCCACCGCAGGATCCGGAGCGGCCCCAGCCAGCAGCCCGGACTTTGACAACATGCTCGAAGACATCCTCAAGTAGTAGCTGTTAGGTGCCCCACCTGGGCACCATCAATCTGATGGTGCCCAGAGCCACCTGATTTCCAGGATCTGCTTTGACCCCTCCTGTTATTACTGAAAAAACATGCACCAAGTGTGGTGTCCTGAAGCCAATAGACTGTTTCAGCCCCGACAAAAGAGGCTCCAAGCCAGGGCATCAGGCACAATGCAAGGAATGCTACCACATGTATTATGTGGCCAACAAAGAGAAGATCAGTCTTAACTCGGCTAGATGGGCGAAAGAAAACCAGGATCGTGTTAATGCCAACCATGCAGCCTGGGTACAACGAAACCCAGAAAAGAGAAAGACTTCCAGGCTGGCCTGGGATAGAGCTAATTCAGACCACAAGGAAGCATATCGCAAAGAGCATCTAGAGGAATTTAGGGCCTACAGTAAGAAGTATCGGGAAACGAATCCAGAGAAGGTCAAGTCCAGTCATGATACCCACATGGAAGCTCATCCGGAAGCATCCGTGGTCGCCAGTCAGAAACGCCGGGCACGACTTGAAGCTGTTGAGAACACCCTCACAAAGGGAGAGGCTAAACTGGCCTACAGAGAATCAGGAGGACTGTGTACCTACTGTGGGGAACCAGTTGGAAACAAGCGTTCCCTAGATCACATCTTCCCAATTTCGAAAGGTGGCTCTAATACATTTGAGAACGTTACCGTGGTCTGTGTATCCTGTAATTCCAAGAAGGGAAACAGAAGTGTCCTTCGTCTAGTAAGCCCCCTCTGCATACTCCTGGTGGCAACCTCCGGGGGTTTTAACTAGAAGGATGTTCAATGTGCACTGTATAGTAGTGCATGCTGGTTCTTGGTTTGGATCCCTCACTAACTTCGTACGGGTATAGTCTGCACAATACACAGGCATCCGCAGGAGCCGATCGATGTGTCCTGAAAGGTCAGCTGTCCACCCCTGCCTCCCAGCTATTCCTTGACAGATACATCACCTTCAGAGAATTCCTTCGATCCCTCATACAGGAACACAAGCCTGACAAGATCGGGATTGAGTCTCCCATCTTTGGGGAAATTTTTTCACCCGGAGCCTGGGGGCTGTTCCTCTACTCGAATGAAGCGTTCAAAGAGGAGAAGATGGATGTGGTGTACTTTTCACCCCCTCAGATCAAGATGCACGCCCGCGAGAGTCTCAAGCGCCCGGATGGCTGGAAGATGATGAAGGGGGACATGGTTTCAGCAGCCAAAGAGGACACTGGTATAAAGACTAAGTGGTCCCATGATGCCGCGGATGCATTCCTTTGTGCACGTCTGGCTGGCAGGTTTTGGGAATATCTATCTGGTAGCATTTTGATTACAGACTTGACCCCCACAGAGCGTAAACTGTTCACTGAGGTCCATACGTTCTCCAAAGGCAAGAATGCAGGTCAGACTGAAAAGACGGGCATCATCTTTAGAGAGAATGAGAGGTTCTATCGTTGGTCACAGACGGTAGAGAGTGGACCCAAGAAGTGACCAATCCAAAGGACAACCCAATACCATGGCAGCTGCAAAGAAGACTACGACCACCAAGGGAACCAGTGCCCTCACTCGTGCAACATCCGCTCTCACCACTCTCCTCAAGGAGGATCATGTTGTCCCCTTGAATGAGAGTCTTCTGAAGGAGTCCATGCCCCACATTCCTAGCGGGTCCATTATCGTGGACTACGCAATTGGTGGAAAGGCTAACAAGCATGGTGTTGCCCCCTGTCCGGGTTTGCCTCGGGGTCGTATCACACAGCTGTATGGGGCCAATGGGGCAGGCAAGACAACCCTAGCCCTTGCTGCCGCAGCCGCCATTTGTAAGGCTGGGGGGACCTGTGCCTACATTGACTGGGAGCATGAGGTAGAGCCCCGTTATGCAGCTACCTTGGGGGTACCCATTCAGGACGCATCTAAGTTTGTGCTGATACAGCCAGACACCCTGGAGCAGGGCATGAAGGCGATGGTCATGTACATCCGTGAGGGCGTGGACCTGATCGTACTGGACTCCGTGGGTGCCGGTGTGCCGGAGGACCTGTACAATCAGGCAGAGGACGAAGAGGGAAAGGCTTTGCGTCCGGGGATTGTGGCAGCCAAGTGGTCACAGTTTCTCCCCAAGATCAAGGGAGTGATGGCCAAGAGCAACTCAACCCTCCTGGCGATCTCACAGCTTCGCAAGACCATGGCATCCATGAATGGTGGAGGACCCGAGTCTGCCCCTCAGGGTGGGGAGGCATGGAAGTTCTACACATCGGTACGGATGTCCCTACGTGTCTTCCAGAAGGAGAAGGGCAAGCAGTTTGATCAGCTCTCGGGCAAGATTGAGGAGAAGGTGGTAGGCACCATCGTTGTCCTGAAGCTGGATAAGTGCAAGGTCAGTGACTCTGTCAACAATGAGTTCAAGTTCTATCTCCGCTCAGGGCAGGGGATCGACAATGCCCGTTCGGTGGTGGAACTGGCTATTGCCCACAAGATCATTCAAAAGAGTGGGGCATGGTTCACGTGGCCCAATAGCCCCAAGGGGGATCTCAAGCTGTGTGGAATGGATGGCTTTCTGAAGGCGATCAATGAGGACCCCAAGGCGCTGCCAATGTTGTTTGCTCAGGTGAGCCCCAAGTTGTCGGCTGTCCCATCTGCACAGGCAATGGCTGAAGCGGAGGAAGAGATCCCAGCAATTGATGAGGATGAGCTCTTCGCAGATGTGCCGAAGACCAAGGCTGAAAAGGAAAAGAAGGAAGACCCATCGGAAGTCGAGGGGGACTAATCGAATGCAACAGTATCTCGACCACCTCACCCACATTTTACAGTGTGGGGACCGGGTTGCCACCAGGGCTGTCCTTAAGTCCACGGGAAGGCCAGTGGAAGCCATTAGCGTGTTAGGATACCAGAACCGGTATGACCTGCGGGTGGGTTTCCCAGCTGTCACAACCAAAAAACTGTTCTGGAAGGGGGTGGTGGCCGAGCTACTGTGGTTCCTGGATGGAGATACAAAAGCAAAGACCCTGCAGGACCAGGGGGTCCATATATGGGATGGTTGGGTCAAGGACAAAGAAACCACTGACTGTGGGCCAATCTACAGTCAACAGTGGCGGGCCTGGGAAGCACCCCTCAGTGAGGTCGACCTACGGATCATGTTTGACCGGGCAAAAGAAGACGCCCCAGATGAGTATGGATTAGGGTCTTTTTTCACCTATGCCCTCAAGCATCGAACCCATAAGGTAGACCAAATCGCCAACCTACTTGCTGGTATTGAGGCTGTGAAGGCGGACCCTAATGCCAGTATCGGAAGGCGGTTGATCGTGACCGCCTGGAACCCAGCGGACATCGATAGGATGGGGCTTCCTGCGTGTCACTCCCTTTTTCAGATGACCGTCCGAAACGGTGGGCTCTACTGCCACATGTATCAACGGTCAGCGGACATGCTGTTGGGAGTACCCTTCAACATCGCTAACTATGCACTGTTGACACATATGGTGGCTCAAGTAACAGGCCTGGAGGCAAGAGAATTCATCCACACTTTCCATGACAGCCATGTCTATTCAAACCATATGGAACAGGTCACAGAGCAACTCTCCCGAGAGCCACGACCCCTCCCGACCTTGAGGCTCAACCCCTCAATCAAACGACTTGGGGACTTCAAGCTGGGTGATATTGAGCTAGTAGGCTATGACCCGCACCCCGCCATCAAGGCAGAGGTAGCAATCTAACGTGACTTTCAAGGTTCGGGTACAGGATTTCCAAAGCATCGCTGACGCAGAGATTGAAGTCTCTGGCCTGACCGTGATAACAGGTGGAAATAACAGCGGAAAAACGGCATTAAACAGGGCTATCTACGGTGCCTTCACCAACACCAAGGGCAGCTCATTCGTCCGACATGGGAAGGACAACTGTGCCGTCACTCTCACATTTGGCGATGGTAAGTCGGTCACTTGGGAGAAGGGGGCCAAGCACAACCGGTACACCCTCGATGGCAAGGTCCTCAACAAGGTGGGACAGGGGGCACCAGCGGAGCTGAGCACTTTAGGGGTGGCTCCCGTACTGGCAGCTGGGAGAGAGATATGGCCCCAATTCGCCCAACAGTTCGTCGGACAGGTGTTCCTATTGGACCAACCTGGATCCGTGTTGGCCGAGTCAATTGCGGATGTAGATCGGGTAGGGGTCCTGAACGAAGCCCTTCGAATGGCCCAATCCGATCGGAGGTCTCTGGCATCAGAACTCAAGGTGCGGCAGGGAGATATTGTTCGTCTAGAAACCCAAGAGAAGATCTTCGATGGCCTGGACAGGGCAGCCATGCTTGTCAAGGATGCCAGAGATAGCCATGCCAGGGTGAGGGTCCAACAAGATGGGTTGGCGGCCCTCCGTAAGTTGCAGGACCAGATGCACTCCCTCAAGGAGCTTCTGCATACCCTGGGGCCTGTAAAAGATCTCAAGCTACCTGAGGACAAGGCACTTCAACGTATCACCCGGGGGTTGGTAGAGGGAATAAAGCTTCGGGAAACCCGAGACTCAATTGCCTCCCTTGGAATTCTACTGGGGACCCTCACTTTGGTCAAGGCAATACAGCTACCTGGGGCTAATGTAACCCAGGACCTACTCCACACGGCAGAGGGTCTGACGAAGCTTGGGGCGATGTCAACGAATCTCAGGACACTTTCCACTACCATCAAGGCTCTGTCGCCCATCCGGGAGATCCATGTTCCACAAGAGGATGTCCTGGCTCGCCCAACAAAAATCAGTCAAGCAATTGGACTGATCTCCTCCATCCGGGACAGGATAGCCCCCCTCACCAAGCTCCTGGATCAGAGCGGTGGACATCGGAAGGTATTAGGTGAATTGTCCCTGCCCAATCCAATTCCTCTCCAGGTCCCACTGGGGGAGCTAACCACGTTCCGGCGCATTGCTGAAACGGCATCCTCCCTGTTGGGTACAGTGAAAGACCTTAGACAAGAACTTGCCCAATTGAGCAAGGGACATGAGGAATCAACCCACCAAGTCAAGGACCTACTTGGGGGTCTGGGCGACTGCCCAGTCTGTGGGTCCCTACCAGGAACAAAATGCTCAAAGCCCTCATCCTAGCCAGCTTGGCCTTTTCAACCTGTCACCAGACGGGTGTTGTAGCTCCAACAGGGGGCTGCCAGCAAGGGGCTACGACCTGTATTGACAACCGGCCCTATGCTTGTGGCAGTAACGCCTGGAGGCCCATTGGGGACTTCGCCTGCCCTGCACTCGGTGTGGGTATCATCTGCTGTCCGGCTCCGAGTGGAGTGCATGCATGTTTGCCAAGAGCCTACTGCGGAGGAATAACCCAATGAGTGACGACAATTTCGACGATGATGATGGTGAGATGCTGGATGCCATGGCAGCCCTCCAGGTGGCCCTGGCCGAATGTACGGAGGTAGGCCAGCTGGCACTCCTAATAGGACTCCTGGCAGGTCTGGCCCCCGTCTATGGGCTGACCCAAGATGATGTGGTTCTGCAACTTAAGAAGGCATGGCCCCTTATGGAAAATGCCCTCGTGGTACCCGGCGAAACGATCAACTGAAGGGCAGGCACATGACTGACACAGTACTTCTCGCCCAGGCCGCAGAAGGCCTTGTGGGATACCTCAAGTCCCAAATCAACTTCACCATCTCCAACAAAGAGGATTCCCCTATCATGAAGGCAATTGCCTTGGGGATGGATCTGGCCCGTAACTTTAGTTCCTCCCTACCGACTGGGGACTCCTTCATGCAGGAGTATGCCACCACCGCCGCAACGGACATCTACCTCCCCAAGCTGGTTCGAGACAACCCCTATTACATGATATCGGTGGTCACCCATGAGGCCCAGCATGTGCTCCAATTCCAGGACACAGGGGTTGAGTTTGCGTGGTACTACCTCGTAGATAATGCGGCCCGAGCTCAGTTCGAGGCGGACGCCTATGCCTCAGGGACTGCGGTCAGCACATGGTTGACGGGCCAACCAGGATCGGACTACATCCCAGGAATCCTTGAATCCTTGATTGTAGGCTACCATCTCAAAGCCGAGGATATCACCTACGCAGAGGCGGCGTTGCAGTCCCACATCACATCTCTGGCCGCCGGAGTCCTTACAACCCGTACTGCCCGCATGTCCATTGGCTACCTGGAACAGAACTTCCCCCAACTGAAGGGCACCGTCGCGTGAGTGGAACACTTCCCGATGCAGAGAACCCTTGGGTACTTCACCGGGGGATAGCCGGGAGGTCCTCAAGGGCCTCCCCGACAACTCGGTTGATGCAGTCGTGACTGACCCCCCGTATGAGTTATCGAACGACGGTAAGGCAAGCCCCGTAAGGGTCGCGTTTGAACTCATGCTTGAGGACCTGTTCGGGTTTAGGGAAGGCTAGTCGGTCATGGGTGGGGTTGCAATAAGAAACTTGGGTCCGGGTACGAAGTACCCCTGTACTAGGGATATGGCAAGACAGCAGGACAATCCACTATATTTCACTGGGAAACCATGCCCGAAGGGGCACATAACTGTTCGGTACACCTCGAACGGCGGTTGCCGAGCCTGCTTATCCCCCAAATGGGGGGCATCTTACACCCCTCTCCCTATAGGATTTCAAGAGGCACCCCTACCACCAGTCCCTTTGGGACTAAGACTATGTAGACGGGGGCTCCATATGTTTGTGGGTCGGACTTGTGGGGAGTGCCGAAAGCAATCAAACCAGGAATGGAACAGGCTATACAAGAATGAAACCCAGGGGTTAAGGTACCTCAGATTCCGGAAGTTTGTAAGGAACCTAAGGGAAAACACACCTTGTATGGATTGTCAGTGCACCTTCCCCTGGTACGTGATGGAATTTGACCATCGAGATGGACATAATGAGGACTATATCTCCATAGCCCGTCTTACAGGGATGGGGAATATGGACCGCCTCAAGAGGGAAATTGCCAAGTGTGATTTGGTTTGCGCCATCTGTCATAAGATTCGCACATATACACGAGCAATAGCATCTGGGAGAATGAAGGACGTTGACTTTGAGGGATTTGATTTTGACCTCCCAGTCCCTCGGGCACACCACCCCAAGAGGAAGAATCTAGACTCCAAATCAACTACCCCCCCAGCCTCCAAGAAGGACTGAATCCAATGGCAAACCCAAACATTACCTCCCTGAACTACATCATTGACAGGTCTGGTTCCATGAACCACCTGAAGCCTGAGACGGTGGGTGCCTTCAACAAGCTCTTGGAGGACCAGAAGAAGATGCCCGGCGAGGTGATCTTCTCACTTACCCTGTTCGATGACAAGGTAGTGGCCCTTCACGACTCCATCCCCCTCAAGGATGTGCCCCCACTCACGGAGGAGACCTATTGGGAGGGAGGTGGTGGCTGGACTGCGTTGAGGGATGCTGTAGGGATGACCACACAGCGGGTGTGGGATCGTATTGCAGCACTCCCTGATGCGGTCAAGCCCGGTAAGGTCCTGTTCACGATCATCACAGATGGTGAGGAGAACAAGTCCACAGAGTATGACACCAAGAAGCTCCTGGCCCTTGTCGAGATGGCCCGTAAGGAGTGGCAGTTCGAGTTTACCATGATTGGTGCCAACATCAATTCGATGACCACGGCTACCAACATGGGGTTCTCGGCCAGCAATGCTATCAACTTCAACGCCCAAAAGGGAGGGATGAATCAAGCCATCCGTGCCGCCAGCATTGGCACCAGGGCCTACCGGAGCCAAGGTGGTAGCTCGGTGCAGAGCTTTTATACCGCTAGTTGCAATGTGGCAGACCTGTCGGCTGACGACTCTGTTCTCGAAGCCCAGATGTTTGCTTCGATGACTAGCACTGGTACACCAGTCCCCTCGGTGATTGTGACACCTTCTCTCATCCTTCCCATTGATCCCAACATGGTGGTCAAGGACAAGTAGCCCCGCATGTCTGTGACTCTCATTTGGCGGACTGACCTTCACCTGTCGGACCAGACACCCCGTTCCCGCAAGGACGATTGGACATCCACGGTTCTCGGTAAGATTGCCCAAATCGGGGATCTTGCCAGGACCATGGGGGCCCATGCAGTCCTGGACGGAGGGGATTTCTTCGACATCAAGGCCCCTGCCAGGAACTCACACGCTCTAGTCCGTCGAGCCATGGCTGCCCATCAGGGATATCCATGTCCCGTCTACGCCAACGTGGGTAACCACGATTGTGTCTATGGGGACTACAGCTACCTCCCCCAGCAACCCCTTGGGGTGCTCTTCGAGGCAGGGACCTTCAAGAGACTGTATGATGAGCATGAGCTAGTCATCAATCAAGGTGGGGTGATGGTCAGGGTCGTGGGGGTCCCCTATCACGGGGTCAAATATGATCTGTCGCGGCTGGCCAAGATCACGCGGGGCAAGGAGGACTACCTTGTAGTAGCCGCCCACCTGCTAGCGTCCCCTACCACATCTACTATGTTCGAGTCAGAAGACGTGATCCAATACAAGGAACTGGATCAGTATCCAGCCATAGATGTAGCTATGTTTGGACACTGGCATAAGGACCAGGGGATCACCAAGACACCGGGTGGCAAGACCGTGGTGAACATTGGGTCCCTTACTCGTGGGTCCCTCTCTCAAGATGACCAAGACCGAGTGCCATCTGTGGCGGTACTCCGGTTTACCAAAGAGGGCTTGGATATCTCCAAGGTCCCGCTCCAGTACGCCCCTGCCAGTGATGTGTTTGACCTTGAGACCAAAGAGACGGAAGAACTCAAGAGCACCATGTTAGAGGAGTTCGTCGGACACCTTCAACAGGTTCTCACCCCAGGCAATAAGGTACCCCTTCGGGACATTGTAAGGGACCTACCTGATATCCCCTCTCCAGTGAGAGAAAAAGCAATGGGTTACATTGAGGCGGCCGGTGGGCGATAGTCACATGGTACAGTAGAATATGCGACGTGGGGGTAGACTGTATTTTTCTCCCTGGGAATCCTATACCGCTTGCCCTCGCAAGTTCCTTTGGAACTCGGGGTTCGGTGAAATCAACGTTGGGGGTGGACCAGGGCGCCCGAAGCCCAAGCCTGTTCCTGATTCCAGGCATGACGCCGTCATGGGACTGGTTATTGGCTCTGCCATTGAGCATCTCTACAATGATGAGTTGTACAAGACCCCTACTACCCTGGTGAAGGAACTGGAGACCCGGGTCCGCCGAGAGTTCCAGCTAGCCCTAGGCGAGAACTTCATTGATTGGGGACGGTCCCCCCCCAAGGAGGAGTTGCTCCAAACTTGTCTTGACGGTGCTCTTGGGTTCCTCAAGACCATGAAGACCAATAAGCTCTTGGGTCCATATGCCAAGGCAGAGCTAGACATCACTACGTTTTTGGACAAGTACACCCCAATTGGTGGCCGTCCAGACATCATCATTCGGCGGGATGACACCGGGGTCGGGATCTATGATGGCAAAAATGCTAAGACCCCTGGGCGATATACCAACCCGGATCAGTTGAAGTGGTATGCCCTGTGTTTCTACTTGGCCTACCAAGTTCTCCCCAGCAAGCTGGCCTTCGTGTACTTCCGGTATCCAGAGGGAACACCCCCCAAGGACCATGATTCCACCAAGCCATGGACGGGATTGGTGGAGGTACCCGCCACCAAAGATGACTTAAAGGAACTCGCGGTCAGGATCAAGAAGACCTATCGGGCCATTGAGAATGAACAATTTGATCCCACCCCCTCTCCAACTGGGTGCAAATATTGCCCCTATGAGACGGTGTGTGACGCTAGAATAGCCCAGAAGGCAGCCAACTCCAGACATAGGAAGTCCCTGCCAGTGGTCGGCTCCACGGAAGAGATGCTGGAAACAGCAATGGGGATTGTGGAATTTGGCTTTCAGAGCAGCAAGCCAATTGAGCCCACGGAATCGACATCGGGTCTTGTCGAACTCGATTTTTCCAAGCCCTAAACAGTGTAAGGGATTCATGGCCACCAACAGTGAACTCAAGGCTCGCCTTGACGCCGGTGTCAAGAAGCGTGATGAGCTGGCACAGAAGATCCAGCGCATTCTAGGTCGTATTGAGGAAGCCGAGAGGTCTTTGGCTGTACTCCACGAGGAGTGCAAGGCCAAGAACATTGACCCCAATAGGATTGACGAAGTGATTGCCAAGCTGGAGAAATCCTTGGCAGACTCTATTACCCAACTCGAAACCCAACTCAGTGATGCCGAAAAGGCTCTCGAACCGTTCAGCTCAACAGGAATCAAGTAAACATGACAACACTCGAAATCAATAGCTCCGATCTAGCAACCGCTCTCAAGGTCTGTGGGATCACAGTATCCGCAGGAAGTGAGCTGACCTCACACTATGTGTTCCGGGCCGTGGATGGGAGACTGGAAGTCCTCTCGTATGACGGGCACACCTTCTCGTCATGCCCAGTGGCCAATGCCATGGTGCCTGAGGACAGCACCTTCACGATTGAGGCCAAGAGGGTGAAGCACCTGCTGGATGCTATTGGGATCAATCAGGTGATGAAGGTCAACCATGGGGGGGGAGAGACAACCATCACATCCCCCATGGGCAAGAACATCTTCTCCTCGCTGGATGCAGCGGCATTCCCCTTCTGGGACACCCTGCTGAAGGATGCCAAGCCTACTGCATCGGTCATGGCAGAGAGTCTCCTGAATGCTTTCACCCATGCCAAGATGTTCGTCTACGAGCAAGAGGCCAAGGCCCCCCACCTGTGTGTGGCGGAATTCCGTGGTGGGTGTCTTTACTCAACCGACCAGATGGCCGTGTCGATCATCAAGGTCAATGAGATGGATAATGCCACCCTCCGGGTCCATGGCCCGGACCTGCCCAAGCTCATTGCCTTCCTCTCTAATGCAGGGGACGGGACCATTGAGGTTCTAGAAAGTGAGCGGGCATCCTTCCTCCGTCGTGGGGATGGGGCAGTGTTCGGTGAGACCGTGTTCCAGCATAAGTTCCCAGACATCCATGTGGACTGGTCGTTGGAAGATGACCGGTGGTGGGAACTCAATATCAAGGACATCCAGTCCGCAGTGGCCTTCCTGGCAGCAGGAGCTAAGTGGGAGGATGATTGCCTCCAGCTGACGCAAAGCACCACTACAGAAGTGGTACTCTCGATGACGTCGGTGAGTGGCAAGCCACTTACTGTTCCACTCAAGCTCCAGGACTCTGGGGTGCGCGGTGGTGGTACCTTGAGTGAGGATCCCCTGCATTTTGCCATGTCCAGCCAATACCTTCTTCGGATGCTCAAGGGAAACACCAAGGACAACGTTCGTCTCGGGGTGAGCAAAAAGGGTGGTGGGGGATGGGTCCGTGCTCGGACAGACCGTGCCAAGGACTCCTATCTGACCACGGTTGCATGGCGGAAGAGCGCCTAATTGAGTTCTGAAGAGCGCCTGGGATCACTCACGGAGGCGGTGCAACTGGCTCAGGGGCGACGGGAAGAGGTCCGTCGCTCCCTGGCTGACGCCAAGAGCACCGCTTTGCAGATTGAGAATGACATTCAGGTGCTCGACCACGTGACCGCCCTTCTCCGTACCTTAGTGGATGCAGAGATTACTGAGGGGGTCAAAGCCATTGAGGTTCTTCAATCCGAGGGTGTCAGGGCTGTGTTCACGGATCAGGACATCCAGGTTCGAGCGGATGTGGAGGTTTCAAGGGGAAAGGTCAATGTTTCCCTGATTACCTCCCAGCGAAAAGAGAATGGGGATCTCATCGAAGGGATGAGCCTGGACGGATTTGGGGGGGCTGTAACGACGGTACAGTCAATACTGCTCAGGCTGGCTCTCATTTTTCGTAGGGGGCTCAGGCCGGTACTGTTCTTGGATGAGACCCTTCCTGCTTTCGATGACAAGTATGTACACAACATGGCAGCCTTTTTGAAGGTACTGTGTCATCGGATGGGGGTGGACATTCTGCTCGTCACCCACAACCCCACGTTGGTAGATGCTGGGGATCGGGCATACAGGATTAAGAAAGACAGTGGGGCAGCAACGTTTCAACGGATATTCTAAGAGAGGGATCAGACATGAAGGGCATTTGGTATCGTTATTTGGCAGCGGTCATGCTGGTAGGATGTGTGGCAGTCAACCGTGACTGTGCCTCTTGCATGGCCGAGAACTGGGTGGTGGTGCAACTGGACTTGTTTGGTAACCCCTTCCGATGCTGGGAATTACAGAACGTTGGAATTGTCAATGAGGACAAATCTGACGGCATCTTCTGGCAAGACACCAATAACCTTGTCCACATTTCCGGCGCCTACAATCGTGTCCAGGTCGTTAACCGACACTGGGACGAAGCCTTCCAAGCCTTGGGCCTTACACAGGCTCGATGCCGTGAAATTCGACAGACAGTTCGTGACGTGAATCCACCACCAGCCTCCCCCCAACAACCAGAAAGTCGACCCTCCTATGCAGACCATCAGTAGCACGCCCCAACAAACCATTCTAGGAACCGTGGAGCTGGCGGACATTCCCGAGCGTGTCAAGGGAAACACTCCCAAGGAACAGACCCTCAATAACAATGGCACCCTGGGACCGATTGAGCCCCTTGAGGTGACCAAGCCTTTGGCAGTAGGGGATGTGCGCCTGATTGCCACGAAGTCCAAGCTCATGCAGTTGGATGACACGGAGAAGCAGCTCCTATTCTTCCAGATGCGGTCAGGTAACCGGGCGTCACGTCGGGCAGCCATGAAGAGGTTCCGTAAGCTGGGGATCACCGTTTTGGTGGGAATGCCACCCGTAGCAGGCGGCGAGGCTGCCACAAAGGAACCCGATGATGCCCCCACGGGAGTGGCCCCAGAAGTAACAACAGAGCCTTAGACATGTATTCACCGCCTAAGAGTCAGGAATTGGTGGTGCTACTTCGAATACATTGTCAGGGCAGGGTTTTCGATGGCTATATGGACTGGGATGACTGCAGTAGCCTGGATACCATCGGGAATTCGTCCCTATGCCTGAAGTGCCTTGAGGATGAAATCAAGTCTCTCCAAGTGAAGATAGAAGCAAAGGCACTGGAACTCAAACCTCTTCAGGATTCCCTGACCCTGTACACCAAGGCTTTGGAGGACCATCAATTCCGTTATCCAAAGCTTACGCATTTATCCCACCCGTTGAGGTAGGATACATGCAGTTTGGTGCTTGCCCAACCGGCAGTTTCGTTGGTTCCTCAGGGATCCAACCAGAGCTTCCAGGACAGCAAGCTGACACGGGGTAACTCCCCGTCAGTTTCTTTAGGTTAAGAGCCGCATTCAGGTCCCTATCTATCGTGAAATCACAACTAGGACACCTGAACACTCGGTCCGATAAGGTAAGAGCTTGGTTAACCTGCCCACACTTGGAACAGGTCTTACTCGACGGGAAGAACCGGTCTGCTCGAATGAGTTGACCACCAGACCAAGCTACCTTGTAGGTTATCTGTCGGTGGAACTCCCCCAATCCAGCATCCGATAGGGCTTTGGAGAGCTTCCGGTTCTTCATCATTCCTGAGATATTGAGGGACTCAATCACAACAACTCTAGCCTGCTTGGTTATCGCAGAGGTAGCTTTGTGGATTGTATCCTTCCTGATATTGCTGACTCGATAATGCTGCCTTGCTAGTTTGGCAGCTGCCTTCTTCCTGTTGTTCGATCCTTTTACCTTACGTGACACCGATTTGCTGAGTTGACGGAGCTTCTTCTCCGCTGCCTTGAGTGCTTTCGGGTTCTCAAACACCTCTCCATCACTCGTTACCGCCAAACTCTTGATCCCTACGTCCACCCCAATGACGTGATTGGGAAGTACTCCAAGGATTGGTTGGTCCATCTCGACCTGAACCGATACAAACCACCTACCTGCTCGTTCGGAAACGGTAGCCTTGAGGATCCTTCCAATGGTTGGGGTGTACCGTTGACAATCTATACGTGTTTATCCCGTGAGGGACGAACGGGTATCGGTTGTTTTGAAGCTATGCGGGTTCTGATCTTCTCAGTAACGTCACAGTAAGCTCCGGGCTCATCGGTGTGAGCTCCAACTAACAGGGATCTCGGTGATCTGAACCGCAAGCGGTGCCTTTCATCCAAGATCGCTTTCACCGATTTCGGTGGGGTCTTTAGGTTGATGTGTTTTTCCTCAGAACGTCTGAGCACATTCAACCCCCCAACGAAATCTGCATGACTCTTTCTGCCACAACTCTGGCAGACAAACTTTACTCCCCTACGGTTACTCCGGGAAACGAAATGACACGAAGGACACTCCTGACTCGTATAAGCCGGATTCACCTTGAGGGTGACGGCCTTCCTCTCCAAGCTCGATTGGAGAGCCCTGTAGGCAAACCTTTTTGATCCTGGTGCACTGGAAAGATCCAAATCCTCAACCACAAAGGTCGTGTTTGGGTGGCTCTTGACGAGCTGGTTGGCTATCGTGTTCGTTGCCGTCTTGATCTGGCCGGAGAGCCTCCGCTCTAAGGCCCAAAGGCGTCTGGAGTCCTCCAGGAACCCTTGTCGTTTCCTATTAGCTCGGGCCGTATCTACCCGCTTCTTCAGTCGGTTGAACTTGGCTTTGAATCGTTGACCGTAGAGGGTTCCACTTGAGGTTGCTGCCAACACATTCAAGCCAACATCAATCCCCAACTTGCCAGCCGAACCATCGAGAACCGGATCTTCTGACTTCTCAGAGAATTGGAAGGTCCAATGACCGTCTGGGCGCTTCGCGGCCAGGACGGTCAGCTGGACATCCTTGCGTTTACGAAGAAAGGGGGACTCTTTGAGGGGAAGGAAGATGGTTTTGTAGCGAGTCAGGGAGGAGAATTTGAGCCACCAACCGTGAAAATGAGATGCTCCGGATTCCCTGAATGTGCAAGTCATCTCCGTGAATCGCAGGGGGAATCGTTCACTGATGGTTGGGGGATTCCCGACAATTTCTGGATCCCAAACCCAAGACCAATACAAGTCAACGAGTTCTTGAGAGATCGTCCCCTTCCCGAATTTCCCTCCGTGGGTCAGCCGGTACTTCCCAATTGTGTAGAGCTGAAGGGCATCAAGATCGTTGTAGGTTCCGTCTTCCTTAAGACCCGTGATCTTGGCCTTGAGGGTTCGACCGTAAACTCCGTTGACCCAACCATGAACCAACTCGACTGCTTGAGCTTGAGCATTTTTGACCAATTGGGAAGAGAGTGTCTCTGAGGTTGGGAAGTAGGATTTCCGACCTGAGGGGAGGACGTTGAAGATTCGGTTGGATACCATGAGGGTGACACACGATTGGACGTACTGGATATGCTCCGCATGGAGTAAGTCTAGTTGGTGAACCTTCCCCGAATTGGTTTCGGGGTCCAATAATGTGATCCTGGCCTTCATGTCTCTACAGTTAAGGGTAAGCTATAAGGTAGGTATTGAGGGTCAGGTACGATTCCACCTGTGGTCAAATGAGGATAATTGAGGATATTATGGTGTACTGTTGACAACCCTAGAGAATGGTGGTCTTGAAGCGGTCGCCTAACTTAGATACGCCACAGCTTCAATTCCTCCAGTATCTGTTGCAGAAGACCAGTGGAAGGCTAGCATAGAATTGAAGATGTCCACTGGCCGGAAGGGGTCCTCTTCATTCATGATGGCCAAATCTAGAGTAATCCGACCCTCAGGGGCCTTCACATCGAATGCCTGGACGGCTTCTCCCAACTCAAGGCCATTGTCGGCCAGGGTATCAGCGATGGCTGCCAGGGCCTGACCAGTAGACCGGAACCTGGAATTGCCATCCAGACCAGCCCTAAGAAGACTTTGGTTGGTGTCACGGCGGACCTTAGGGTCTAGCTTGGCCGACCCAGCAACCTTGGGGGTGGCGGCCCCCTCCAGAAGGTGCCTGAAGGCGACCTTCTCGGCACTGGCTTCCTTGCCCTTCCCATTGCCATCGAAGTACTCATCCTTGTGGCAATGGTCACTTTCAGGGGTTTTTCGGCAGAACCGGCTCCAGGCTATTGCCCACGCCTTATCTTCAGGCATCCCCTGGTCTTTTCCTTCTTGGACATAGCGATCAACGTCAGCTGGCATGGTGGTACCTGTGGCAGGCTATAGAGAGCCTATTAGGCCCCCAATACCAGAATGCCCCCCCAGACCCTTGTTGACCGGTACCTGTCCCTCCGGGTAGCTGGTCGTTACCTATCTGCGATGGACGTGGCATTTGATGCCGCCACCATTGAGAACCTCCGCAAAGACTTCTTGACCCTGTTGAAAAATGTGGATCGGGTGAAGACCTACCAGGACCTTGAGAAGCTCCACAGTGGGGTCAAAGTCTGGCGGGAATACTATGATACTACGGTCAAAGGCATCCTCAAGAATCTGACAGTCAATATCCGGATGTGGTTAGGTGGGTCCACGGAATGGCGAAAGTGGGAAGTTGATAAGGTTGATGGATGGGTTAAGAGTTGGGAAAAGGATATTCGCAAGGGATACTGGGGTCTCTACTCAGCGTTGGGTTCAATGCCATATGAGTATCCGGCGGCCATTATTGACAAGTGGCGGGGTTATCGAGATATTTCCCAAGAACAGGCCCAAGCAACCAGTTTGGAGCAATGGGAGAGTGGGAAAAAGAAGTGGGCAGATAGGGTCAAGCGAGAAGCCCGTGAGGCATGGGATGCTCTTGGAGGTTACCAGAAGTGGATAGATAGCCGAGAGGGTATCACTCCCACCAGAGAGGAACAGCAAAGTTACACCCAGAGAATTGAAGGGTTTGATGTAACCCTGCACCCGGGTCAACGCGGTGACTCCCATATTGAGCCTCTCAAAGAGGGTCTCAAGATCTATCGGGCCAGAGCCTCTAAGGTCTTCCCTTTGTTGCTTGGGTCGGCCAAACTACCATTTGATTTTGACTCTGACCAGTGCAACTCCCTAGATGTTGGAGGTACCTACGAGAGGGACCATATCAATGTCTGTGTGGTCACTGGGGGGCCAAAAGCGTACGCTCATGTATTTGCCCATGAGATGGGGCACCATGTCTACAAGGTGTATCTGTCTGAACAGGACAAACGCTTCTGGGTAACCGCTCTTAAACAAGACCTGGGTACCCTGGATCTCAGATCTCTACTGGATGTCTGGAAAGATGGGGAGCGATTCTTTAGCTGGTTCGAGAGAATGGCTCTTGTGGACCCCATCCTTGCCTTACAGGTTGAAGGCATGGAGCGTGAGTACGGGTGGTCCACCAAAGAGGACATCCGGGAGTTTGCTGAGCAGCATGGCTGGACCACCCAAGTCCCCTCCCATCCCATCACTGGATACGCCACCAAGAACCCCGAGGAGGCCTTCTGTGAGGCTGTAGGGATGCTGGTTGCCTACGGCCCCAGGGCCGTTCACCAACAGGTTCTGTCCTGGCTGGAGACTATCCTCCCCGGGGAAATCCGGGTAGCCTCTGCCTTCAACCGATTTCAACCGATATCTGGACTAGCAGATGAAGTCCCCATCCTTCGCTGAGGCCTACCGGCTGGCAACGGATGAACTAGAGTGCTAGGTACAGCCCCGTCTCATCCTCTATCAGGGAGCGCAGCCCGTCTGCATACACATCCGAGTGACTAGAGACTTCCGTCACGTTGGTCCCGTGGATCCTATTGAAGACCACCGTGTAGGTGTCTGTAGGGTCAAGGGTGACAGCAATGCAATTGCTCCGGTTCTTCGCCTTGGCCGTGAACTTGAACCGAAGTCCGTTGCCACAGTCGAGAAACAGCTTGGCTCCGATCATGGCCGTGAGACGGTTGGAACTGCCGAGCTGGGCGAGGATTGTTGTTGCGATGGTCATACATCCTATCGGCACGAGGGGGCAATTTTTTAGGGAAATCTGGCCCGTCCGTCGATTTCCCTAAAAATTGTCTCCCTGGTACCGATAGGGGGTGTAGGAGATATCACCATGGGCTGGTTCGAAGTCAACAAGCAAGGTCTCGCCAAGCTCTTGGATCAACGGGGGAAGTCCTTCGCGGTGTTCGAGCTGATCCAGAACGCCTGGGATGAGAACACCACCAAGGTGGATGTCACCCTCACCCCTGTGCCGAACCGGGCGGAAGCGGAGCTGGTAGTGGTCGATGATAACCCTGATGGGTTCAGGGATCTGTCCCATGCCTTCACGCTCTTCGCCGAGAGCACCAAGAAGGATGACCCCTCGAAGCGTGGGCGCTTCAACCTGGGAGAGAAGCTGGTCCTGGCCCTGTGCCGCGAGGCAAAGATCGTGTCCACCACGGGAGGCTTCGAGTTCAACGAGAACGGGGAACGCCGCACCCTCCGGGAGCGAACCACACATGGGTCCACTTTCCGGGGACTGATCCGGATGACTCGGGCAGAGTATGCAGAGGTGTGTAATGAGGTCCTGCGCCTCCTCCCTCCCCAGCACATTGCTACCACTTTCAACGAGGGCCCCCTTCTGACCAGGAAGCCCCTGGCCAGCTTCAAGGTTACACTGCCCACGGTCTCCGCTGATGGGGAAGGTATCCTCCGTCCCTCCAAGCGACAGACGGATGTCCATGTCTATGACCCCAAGCCGGGTGATGCACCCACCCTCTACGAGATGGGGATCCCGGTGGTTGAAACGGGAGATAAATGGGATATCGACATCCAGCAGAAAATCCCACTCAACATGGACCGGGACAATGTGACCCCTTCCTACCTGAGGGTACTGCGAACTGCTGTGCTCAATGAGATGCACGGGTTCCTGGCTGAGACCGATTCCAGTGCTACCTGGGTGGCGGATGCTCTGGCGAGTCCTGATGTGAGCCGGGGGGCGGTCAAGCAGGTGGTTCAGGGTCGCTTCGGTGAGAAGGCTGCCATTTATGACCCGACTGACACGGAGGCCAACAAGCGGCTGGTGTCTGAGGGATACAACTTGATCCCCGGTGGGTCCTTCACACGCGAACAGTGGGTCAATATCAAGCTGGCGGGGGTTGCCCTGCCCGCGGGGCAACTCTCCCCCTCAGCCAAGCCTTACACCTCTGGAGGGGCCCCCCTGACGCTCTTGGACCCATCAAAGTGGACCCCCGGGATCCAGAACACGGTGGCCTATGCCGAGTGGTTGGGGCACAAGTTGCTGCGACGTCAGATCACGGTGAGGGTCGTCTGTGACGTGGGGTGGCCCTTCGGGGCTACCTTCGGGCCGAGTGGGGTGCTCACCCTGAATCTGGGACGCTTGGGGCACGCATGGTTCAACAAGGGCCCCTGCGTGGATGTGGACGAGCTGATCATTCATGAGTTTGGGCACAATGAATGCCCCGATCACCTCAGTACGGATTACTATGATGCCCTCTGTAAGCTCGGGGCAAAACTGGCGGATCTGGCTCGACGGGAGCCCTCGGCATTCGATCAGTTCAAGGCCAGCTAACTCCCAACATGAACACACCCCACACACTACTGAACAGGGAATCATTTCGTGCGAAGGTTTTCGCTCGGGATGGGCACCGTTGTGTCATGTGTGGGAACCCTGGTGTGGATGCTCACCACATTCTTGATCGATCTCTCTGGGGTGATGGTGGATACTACCTAGCCAACGGGGCCACTGTTTGTGGTCCCTGTCACATACTGGCCGAGCAGACCCTCATCTCATGTGAGGCGCTGCGAACTAGGTGTGGTATCACAGACATAATACTCCCTGAGCACCTCGATGTGGACCAAACCTGGGACAAATGGGCCAACCCAGTACTGCCCGACGGCACCCGGCTGCAAGGGGAATTGTTCGAGGATGAATCCCTTCAGCGAACACTAGAACCCGTCCTGCACCTGTTTGAACAGCGAGGCAAGGTCAAGTACCCAAGAACCTTCCACCTGCCTTGGAGCCCGGGGGCTACTAACGATGACCGGGTCCTGACTGATTTGAGTTCATTCGAGGGACAGCAGGTCGTGGTTACGACTAAGATGGATGGGGAAAATCATACCTTCTACAGGGAGGGGCTACATGCCCGGTCTCTGGACTCCGGCCCCCACCCATCACGGGACCGGATCAAAGCCCTGTGGGCGAACGTCCAACATGAGATCCCCAAAGGCTGGAGGATTTGTGGCGAGAATGTCTACGCCAAGCACTCAATCCAATACCGGAACCTTCCTGGGTACTTCCTAGTCTTCTCGATTTGGGATGAAAAGAACGAGTGCCTCCCCTGGGAAGAGACTGCCCTGTGGGCGGGGCTGCTCGATCTCCCCACCGTTCCGGTTCTCTACCAGGGGATATGGGACGAGAGGTTGATCCGGGGCCTCTACCAGGACCAATTTGAAGGCAACCCTATGGAGGGCTACGTGGTCCGCCTCGCTGGTTTTTTCCCCTTCCGTAAATTCCGTACCTCAGTTGCCAAGTTCGTTCGTGCTAACCATGTTCAAACCAACAAACATTGGATGACACAACCAGTCATCCCCAACCTCCTTCGATGAAAGAGCGTAACTTGAACCATGATTCCCAAGACTGCGGATGAGAGATTGATTGACCTTGAGACCCTGCTTCATGCCGGAAAAATGCCCTCTGATGCCGAGATGCTGTGGGCGGTAAGGTACTGCCGAGCAATGCACGAAAGGAAGACCACCACCCCCGATGAGCGAAAGGTCAAGGCCCTTCAAGAGTTGTTTGCGGAAGCAGAACGGCAGCATGGCTTGGATGCCTTGTCAGACAAGGAGTTGGTGGTCATGGTAATCGAGACATGGTGGGGGCACATGGACTCCCACAGTAAAGAGTCCACCCTACTGGACAACCTGTTGACGCGCCTTGATCGGGCCGGTGGGGGTCCCATCAAGGCGGATGAAGAGCCCCCAGCCACCTTTTTGGGAGATGTGTCCTGACCAGAGGAGATTGATGATGCAATACGATTCAATTGAGCAAATGTTCGACGGGATTGAGCAGGGCACCAAGGAAGCCAATGAGAGGGTCCTGCCTTTTCAACGGGAGATGAAGGTGGGGGACCATTTCCTCCGGGCTACACAGGGATTCGTGGTCTACGGTGAGGTCATCAGCCCCTTCTCGTTCTATGATGAGTGCCGAGCCAAAGGCACCTTCAATGAAGAGCTGGCACAGGAGGAACAGTGGGAAAAGAACATGCGGGCTGAACCTCACATGAAGTACTACCTGTTCACTCGTGGCTACTCAAATCCAATGTGCATGGAGGGCGAACTAGGGGACACCCATGCCAGTGACATGCAGGTCAAGATCACCAAAGAGGCTTTTGAGGAGGCCAAGAGACTTGGCTGGCCCAGAGACCCTCAGGTAATCACAGGATTGCTGTTGCGGTTCGGTCCCTGTACACCCACCGTAACGGAACTGATTGGTGGCGGTGGTTGAGTTCTGGCCCACCCAATCCCGTTGAGATCGCCAGGGCCATCCATGAGGGGTCCATGGGGGACCGGTCCTACATTGATGGGTTCTGGGTGGCCCAGCAACTCACCCTGGCATTCACAGAGCTTGGGTGGGTGCAGGTCGAGGACTGGAAGGAACCATTTTCCCAACACTCCACCAAACTCCGGTACCAGGACCGTGAAGTAGTCATCTGTGCCTATGGGGACCTGTCACACGCCACAATCAACATCGATGTTGAAGTGTTTCGTGTCAAGTCCAATACCTAGCCTTTAATCCGCTCTTGGGCGGTGAACTCTCCCACCATTTATTTCGTCCAGGCCCAGCCCCCGTATGGGCCTGTCAAGATCGGATACACCCGTCGGGGAGCCCCTGTGCGGGTAGCTGAAGGGCAGACCTTCTCAGCCGACGAGATCACCATCCTGGCAGAGACCTATGGGACCATGGAGGATGAGGCTAAGCTCCATCGGGTGTTTGCCCCTCTGCGGATACGTGGGGAGTGGTTTGCACATGGGGAAATTTTGGCTGAGCTAATCTTACACTTGCTAGAAGGATACTCCCTTCAAACGTGGCTTGATGGTGTGTAATGAGACTCAGGATGACGGATTCAACATCTCTTCCCAAGTCGAATGGTGGTACCCGCTGCAAGGTCTGCAAGAGGTCCATGGAGATTTGCCGCCTGGACCTTTCACCTTGCTCTCGATGTGAACAAGCGATCGTCAAGTGCGTTGAGGGGACTCATCAGCAATCAATCTTCTGCCAAGCCCATGCGGCAGCCCTGCCACCCGTCAAGAAGGGCTTCACGCGCTGCCCAGATGCTATAGCCTCCATGTGTGAAGAAGTGGGAGCACCCTTCGAGGTCCACCCTTCTGGGTTGCCGATCGGGGGAGGGGAACAGATCCAAAACCATGCCTCTTTTGCGGCAAAGATCCGGAACGAGGTATGGGCCCCACCTGAGGTCCTCGCCATTATCCAAGCGGATCGCTCTCTGGGTGATCGAAAAGCTGCTTTGAAACGATTTGCGGAATGGTGGGCACGCGAGCATGCCTTGGGACTGGTAGGGTGAGCTAACGGTGCTGGATGGGTGCCTTAAAACGTATCAAACGTATCAAACGGAGATCACCCATGACAAATATCAAAGTAGGCCGGTACCAGGATCCCCAGGCAGTTGGCTATGCGGGATGGATTGAAGATGAGGAAAAGACGTGGATCGCCTTCATAGACCTTGAAGGCAAGCCAACGTTCTGGCTCAATAGAGAAGATAAGGGCGGCGTAACAAACGCCAATCCAGGTTAGGGAACGCGCCGGGGTCTAGTGACTTTGGACGGATCCACGTCCACGAGAATGAGATGGAGGATCTCACTCTCACGGCATATGTCCTCACGGGTAGCAGATGGTTCCCATCGGCGCATCTCTGCCAGGACATCGAGGCTTGAGGGGATGGGGTTGGCATACCCCAGCTCCCGGTTCTTGAGATAGGCCAGTCTCCAGGCGTCTGCAACTGAAGCCATCATGGTCTCCGGACCCAGATCCCATCGACGAAACCCTTCGCCTTCAGGGCATTGACGACCCTGGGGCCAGCTACTCCATCTCTGGATGCTAGAGGAAACCCCAGAAACTTCTGGCGATCTTTCCATGCAGCTAGGTCCATCCCTAGTTGCATGTCGAATCTCTCATAGCTAGCAGCTACAAGGGCATCCATCACAAGATCCCCAGGATCCCCGCGTCCACGATTAGTGGTTTGGTCCCTATGGCCCACTACCCCTACTACGTCCAGGCCCCCGTGAACCAATCGGTCAATGGGTTTGCCTGCATAGGCCATAGGAATCTGTCGTTGAATGCCAAGACGGGCTGTCAGCCAATCACACAGGTGGACCACTGTATCAATCTGACCTTGGAATAGACTGCCATCGGACCCTTGTACAATCTCAATTCCTACGGTCACTGCATTCACGCTGGTGGCATGCCATGTTTGCTCGGTGATTAGATCCGATGTTTGGATGACGGTTCCATCTGCGTCTACCAGCAAATGGGAGGATGCATACTCCGGAACACGGTTCCAGTACTTGATGTTAGCGAGGGCACCACCGGCATTACCTACGCCAGGGTGTACTGCTTGTGGGTACTTGCCATGGGTGGTGTGGAGGACAATCCCCCGGACCCACATCCCCTGTGGACGAGGACCACGGTCAGATGGACCCATCCGATACTGCGGGTCATCGTGCCAAGATTTGGACACAAACCTTGGCGTGGTCTCTTCTTTGCCTTTTAGGATCAGGGCCATTTTGAGGCCTCCCTGACCTTGTGGTGAGTATAGCCACCTTAGACGGGGCTATATGGGGCTAAGTTTCTGGCCCCGAGGGGGCATGAATGTTGAAAAGGGTATACCCGTAAGCGGGTCTAAATCCGAACCGGCCATTATACCACCTGTGGCTACACCGGGAGAGACCAACTTCACCGATTGGGTCCCAGAGAGAATTGCATTTCCCGTAATAGCACGAAGGGTTATGTCGGTTTGTGCTGTAATAGAGGCACTGCCAGTGGATACCGTTGCCGAGTGGTTGCCCGTGCCAATGGTCTCGGTCAACCCACTATTGGAGTCCACCTCAACGGAATTGGTACCAGCACGACACTTCCACTTTCCTTGGTTGGTCTCATAGGTGAGGTTACCGATGGTGACTGTGGTGACCGTATCCCCCTGTGTAAACTCCTCCGAACGTCCTCCGAAGGTCACTCGATACCTGTCAACCACTCCACCATCCCCGCCCGTTAGGGGGGTGGCAGAAAACGTGGTGTCACGAGAAGGTCCGGTGGAGGGGTCACTATTCTCGGGTCCACCAATGTTGATTGTCTCTCGGCCCGACACGATAACATTGTGAACCTGGGTTGTGAGAGAGACCTGTTGACCAGAACGAATGGACACAAGGTTTTGTGCACTGACATTGACCGTTCCAGCATTGGTCAGATTGATCTCAGGCGCATGGATATTGATCTGAGCATTAGACTGAACAGCCACCCCTTGGGACCCATCAATCAACACGCTAGGTGAGGAAGTACCTGATATGGAATTTGGGGCAGCTTCTCTGGCACCAGCCCCCGTATCGATCGCACCACTACCTTGAATGACTACGGCCCCCGTGGAGGACCCCAAGTTCAGGCCCACATTCCCGGGGCCCGCAGCACCGTTGATCCGAATCCCACTGCGAAGGTCTAGAGATAGAACTCCCCCGATGGTGAGGTTCAGGTCACTGGCAGTGGCAATCTCTCCTGAGATGGGTCCACCACCAAGGTATGCCTTGAATCTCCCATCCTTAGTGAAAGACGTGAATGAGGATGTGGTGGTCCCATTGGGTCCCGTGATGGGGGAGACAATCCGAAACAGGTAGGCCGCATGGTCCCGAAGGTTGGAGCCAATGCCAGACACCATCCCTGGAGACACCTCACCCTCATCGGTCAGTATCCGGGGCTTGAGGGGTATCCCGTAGAGGTCTCTGCCCAGGTAAGAGAAGGCATCATTACCAACCACGGACCCCATGACCCACTCAATGAACGGCTGGGTCCCTGTACCGAGAGGGTTTCCATCTGATGGAGATTGGGTAGGGAGACGCTCTGCATCAAATCCATCCGTTTGTTCTGTAACAGGTAGGATGCCTTTGGACGTGTGGGTAACCTCAATGCGATACTCTGTGAGGGCATCAGGGGGAACTGTGTTCTCTCCGTTGAGGGCGGAGGCAATGGCATTGTCCGGTAGTCCAGAAGAATTGATGCCCACACGATAGAGGGCTTTGCCGCCATAGATGGTATTGGAGGACCCCCCTGGAAGGGTGCTTTCTACTCGGGACCCATTCGAGTCTACATAGCTCCCCCATTGCAGGAAGTCAAAAGGGTCCAGCCTGTTCGAGATCGCAATGTTGTCTGGCTGTGCCTCAAAAGTCGACTGGGACTCCCCCTGCCCACGGCGGAAGATCATGCCTGGGGTCAAGAACCCATTTGGGTAAAGCGGGTTGGCCCCCAGGGCAGCCCCATTCCTAGGGGACCCATCTCCGGTCGTCTGTCGGGGGGCATCCCAATAAACCCCATCACTGAACATCGTGGAGGGCAGGAGACGGGCCTCCCGCTGGACCATGCCAGCATAGACCCTGGCCCCAGCCATTGCGTGAAACTGTTGGAGAGACCGAAAGACAATGGCTTGGTCTTCGTCCCGTAAACGAATCTCATTAGCCCGTCGGTTGGTAATGAGCACTCCCTCATCTAGCAGGATATCACTTCCCTGTGAGGATGACAGGAACACGTTGCCAGGGCCCAGGTGGCGCATCTTGAAGCGCACACGATCCATGGTCCCTGAGTTTACCGCCCGATCTCTCGGGGTGTCCATACCCTCCCCTTGCTCCATGGGCTGGTGTGGAATCCACTCATGGCCCATCCATGGGGCAGCTGGCATCCAAGCTAAAATGATAGGGGTCCTGGCGGACGCTGTACCTGCACTCTCGCGAGCAGCCCATCCAACGACACAGATGTCCCCACGTTCTGGAAGGGACCCTAGGAAATGCCTCTTCCCACCACCGGGCAGGGTAATGTCTACTCCAGTGTACTCATAGATATCTTGCTCCCCAGTGAGCACCACAAGGGTACACTTGAGCTCCTCGTACTGGACCTCTTTGACCCTTGCCATGGATATAGCAAGGGTGGCCCAGTTTCTAGAAGGGTTGGAGGCGGCTGCCTGGGACTTCATCCCAAGCCGCATTGCAGAGTTGGACAGCGTGTCGGCCATGTACTACACCTTACCGACAGGCTTAATAGTCAGGGGACTAGCACTTGGGGGCTGGCGGGTCCTCAATAAGCTCAATCTCTTCTTCGGATGCCAGAAAATCTGCACTGGTCCTCACCATTGCTGTATCCCATGCTAGGATCTCCTGAACCGATGGGTCAACGTTGGCAAGCTTGGGCTTCAGTTTGTGTGTCATGAGATCCCCCAACTTACCTGCAAATTCTTGAATGTCCTCATCCCCCAGCTTGGCAACCAACTTGAGAACTACAATGAGGGCTTCCACGTCCCCTCGCACATCCAAGAAGATTGGCTGAGAATTACCAGATACAGAGGCAATGGACATCAGGATCTCATTGACCTTCTTTGCTGCAATCTGGCTGTTCAAGGCAATCTTCCCAGTTGAAGCCAGCTTGGTAGCTACAGGTGCCTTGGGGGCTGCATCCAGGAGCATTGCCGAGTAGGCACACTTCGCCGCCTTAGCATGTTTGCCAAGGAAGCCAGCAACCCTCTCATGCTGACCCTCGTGGCGAGCAAACAGATCCCCCGCAATCAGTCCTGCCTCATGGTGGAGTTCCGAGCAGGCAGTCAGTCCAAGCTTGGCCGTCTTCTCACCGAACCCATAAAGGCCTGACCGCTTGCCAGCGGTCTTGTTCATGGTGGCCAGGGGGCCAATACCCTCCATGGCCTTAAGGATCATTGATCCAGCCTTGTCCCCCCGTCGGGCCACATGCTCGGTCAGGAATGAGGGGGACTCCTCATCCTTCGCATACAGGTCCTTGGCAATCTTCGTGGCTGCCTTGGCGAGACGGTTTGTACCTGCCACACAAGCAGATTCGGTGGCTTTGGTCGAGCCGTATAGGCCAGAGGCTGCGGTCTTCTCAAGGGCATCATGGACAGCCTTTTTGGCCATTTCATCCTTGAGCTTCTTGACTGACTCCGGGGGGTCCTTGACGTTATCCTGAAGTTCCTCAGGGAGGTCAGAAAGGGGAACGGGTTTGTCCTTCTCGAAGCGGGACTCCTTCGCAGCCTCATCTTCGGCCGCACCCTTGAAGTTGTCCTTGTGCTCCTCGTTCTGCTTCTTCCACTCGGCCGCATCCTCTTCAGTCATGTTGGTCGTCGGGTCGGCGGGTTTGTCCTTTTCGAATCTAGCCACCTTGGATTCTTCATCAATGGCAGCCGTGTAGTCAGCGGCCGTGAGGAGAATGGATGCTCGGATCTCTGTTTTGAGGTCACGAACCTCATTCAGGGTCATTGCCTTCTTGGCCATCTCTTCCTTGAGCTTCTTGACTGACTCCGGGGGGTCCTTGACGTTATCCTGTAGCTCTTGAGGAAGGTCAGAAAGTGGAACATTCTCGCCACGTTCAAACTTGGATTCTTTGCCCTGAAGGGCATCCTCATAGTCACACGCTTTTATTAGGTACGTCATTGGTCGTCTACTGCTCCGTAATCACGTCGGGTCATAAGAGGCTGTGTCGATTGGCTTTCTATTTTGTCCAGGAACCGTCTGGCCACTGTACCGGCCATGTTGAGGCTGGCCACTACCTGACGGCCATCGGGGGTGACCTCACGCTCAATGGCCATTGCTGGCCTTCTCAAACGCATTGACGTGCCAACAGGCTCATACCACAAGTCATAGAATTCTTCCTCTGGAACGATCCTGGTGGTCTTGGATGGGTTAGCAATGTTGGGGTCCATCACATGAACCAAGAGCCCCTTGGGCCCCTCTTGCACATCGTATATTACCGAGGCATGTGACCAAGATTTCCCAGGAAATGTCCAACTAAAGAGAACCGGGGTACCCCTGTCCGTCCAGTTTTTCACCATACAAAGGGTCGCTGGTGACACCAGACTTCCCCGTCCACCCAGGTACTGCACTGTAGCTAGGATGCCCTCCCAACTCGCCCCTGACATAGGGGAAGACTTCAAGACATTTTGGATGTCTTCCTCAGAAAAGTTCTTTCCAAGGGCATGGAAACAGGACGCAAGACTTGCAGAGCAGCATGAAAATTGACTCTGTTGAGAAATGTGGCTTACATTGGCGGACACGTGTCACCCCCAAGGTTCTTTCGGCTTCTGGATGTGGTAATGCCTAGTCTGTGCCTCTCATATTGAACAATCATTCGTGTTACTCCTAGTTTTGTTGCAAGAGCTTGATCCGTCTCTTTCCCAAGAGGGACTAGGGACCAGTCAATTACATGCTGTTGGCTCTGGAAAGAGGGGACCCCCTCTGACGACGTGCAATTCTTCCGGACTGTGTGATTAGATACCCCTAGACGTTTAGCAACAGTCCTATCGGTCTCAGTTCCTAACCCCACCATTTTCCAGTCACTGGCCTTGGTCTCCCGGGGGAAGGTGCCCACCGAGGGGATTCCTAGTTTTTGGCGTGCTTTGCCCACCAGCCGCCTATCCACGCCCAACCTATCCGCAATCCTCTGGTCAGGCTCGGTCCCCAGGCCCACGTTCTCCCAGTCAATGTTCTTCCCTACCGACATGTGGTCCAATCCCTTACAGCTTCTCGTGCCTGATACACAACTGTCTCCACCCAAAGGAAGACAACCGCCCCCGAAAAAAGGGCGGCGACGAGGAGTTTGGCTAAGGCTATGATGAGATTCATCCGCCCCACGCCCCAACCCCACGTTGGTAGACTTCGGCGATCTGAGCCGCACTCAGAATGACATCATCAGCCCACACGTCCTGATACTTCCCGGGTGCCAGTTCGGCCGCATCAGCAGCAACGCCGTGTCCACTAACACCCCACGGACCAGGGTCGACCCCGTAGTCTATTGTTTGTGGACCACCGACGGTACCGGTGATGGCGAACACCCCATTCACGTAACCATCGATTGTGCCTGTTGCTCCGTTCCATACAAGCGCGAGCATCGTCAATTCATTGCGTTGTGACATTGGAACCAGTGCTGTTACAGTGAGACGCAGCCCGCCTCCATAAGCTACGCCAAATTCGATACTACCAGAGTTGGCATTTGTCATATAGATAGACAAGGCGGCGAACGGAGATATCCAGGCACCATTGCTGTACGCCTTGCTGACAATTGCACTCCATCCCTGAAGGGTGTATGGTGTAAACCATACAATCAGAGTTGATGCGACCGTACCTACTTGGCCGAGTGCACCATACGCTTTTTGCGCGTTTGCTCCCACTTGTGCGAGGCATGTTTCACCATCCCACTGCGAGGGTTCGCCAAGTCGATTCGGCACGGCAACTGTGAGATCGTTTCCCACAAGCGTGCCGGTGTTCACAACCGTCACCGCACCATTCGCTTCTGTGAAGTGCCAATGGAGTTTGCCCACACTCGGATAGACTGGCCGTCGGTTGTAGCGCACTGGCCTCCAATCGGTGCCATTGCTCTCGTACAAGACACTGTTGCGCACGTTTCCGGGATCGGCGACCAGATAGAAGTTACCGGCAAGCCCTCCGGCCGCTCCCGGGGCAGGTCGAGCTGCATAGGTGCCCACCGTGACCCCACCTGACGACACCGCCCATAGAGGGGCTACCCCCACCCCCTGACCCGTGAGGACCTCCCCAAGGGCACCAGCCGGAAGTCGAACCCAGTTTACCCCATTGAAGTAAAGCAGGTCACCGGTTGTCTGAGCCGCTATCGACAGATCCTGTGGCAGAGCAGGGGCAGAGAACGTGGGGGCCACCCCTACCCCATTATCCGTTAGGACCTGTCCAGCACCACTTGGAGCTAGCCGGTTCCAGTCGGTCCCATCGAAAGTAAGTAGGTCACCTAGAGTTTGGCCAGTAATTGCAAAAGGTCCGCCGAACGGCTCCCAGGCGGCCGTTCCACTATTCCACGTTGCTAGTACCCCGCTACCGGCCCCCAGCACCCCATTGACGTTTGCTCCGTCTGTGACCCATACTAGAACACCTGAATTGGTGGGGGGCTGGAGTGAGGCAGTTTGAATGCCTCCAAGGAATACTCCCGAGTCTGCCAGCAGGGTACCCCCACCACTGAGAACCATAACATCCGCTGCGGCATTGATGGTTTTCAGATACCCATGGATGTAGAGGGTGGTACCAGCCGCACTAGACACAATTTGATGGTTGAGTGCCCCATTGAGGGTAACCGACATGTTGGTTAAGTTGAGGGTGGCAGTATTGTTCGTCAGAGCCCGTCCACGCAGGGAACAGTCCACTAATGTGGCACTACTGTTGGCCACATTTAGGTAGATACTGGCATGGGTATCAGGTGCACTGAAGTTACAATGCTCGGCATCCAAGCTGCATCTTGCATCCCCCGCGAAGGCATGTTGGGCGGTAGCCCCATCACGGGTACTTAGGCCCACAGACCGGAGGATAAAAGAGGCCCCAGTGTCAAAATTCCCTACAGCTGGGGATCCTGGGGTCTGGGCAAAGACATAGACATTGCGAAGTATGACCGTAGATGTGGTGGCAACCCCAACCCCATTAAGGAGGGTGCCCATAAGCAGCAGGTTCTCTAGAACAATAGAACCACTGGTTGCCAAAATGGTGATGTCACCAGTAATGATGCATGTGCGAGGATCCATTGGTCCACGGAGGGACAGCCCAAGAGGCAAAGTTCCAGTCCAGGTATAGTTCCCCTCCAGCAGATGAATCGTGGCTGATGTATGCCCATCCACGATGTACTGGGCTACCGCTGCCGCAATCGTTGCAAACTGGGGGCTGCTTAATATTGACCCCGTGCCAGGACCAGAACTAGGATCCCCAACCACGTAGAAGGGTAGCTTGTAGGTGCTGGTGTGTAGGTCCTCCCAGATATACGCGGCGCCGTTGTACAAACAAACAGAGGGCTCAAACCCAGGGGCACCAGATGTGTTCCAATAGTATTTGCCTAGGTATTCCAGGCTAGGGAAGGGTTTATTGTCAACCGTATCAGACCAAGCCGTTACATGCCACTCTGGCAAACCGGTTGCCCCCACCCGGAATACTCGACCCTGGCTTCCAAGAGGCAATCGTTGGGATGTGGTGGGACCACGAACAAGAAGATCCCCTTTGGTGGTGAGTTTAGACTCTGGTATCGCCCCCAGTGTTGCGGCATCGAGAATGGACCATGTACCATCCCCTTTTAGGTAGCTACCACGATTGGTCACCAACGGCTGAGGAACCAGCCCCCGCTGCCCATCCCCAGTGGGGGTAGACCCACGGAGGGTGGACCCTATGGGGGTGAGGCTCAGGACAGACCCAGAAACAAAAGCGGCTGTTACCGTTCCCTTGAGTAGGGCCGTGTTTAGTGACCCATACTCGAAAGACTTCTGAGTATCCTCAGTGTAGAGGTACTCAGCTACTCCCCCAGGGGACAATGGCACAGATTCAAGAATATCTGTGAAGGACACATTGGAACTGGATGTGTTGGTAACTCGAAGGGTTAGACCGCGGCTCATTGATAAGGGGAAGACTATGCACGGAATATCTACCTACCTGGAAATCAACACCTCAGTGAGTAGGATCTGACAGGCAACAGAGACTGCTGATCTCAAAGCTTGGACAACTACTCCTGTAGAATCAACAAGTTGGGGGGGATCGAGGAAATTCCTCCAGGATCCTGACAAAGGGTCCCAACCCACCCATGGGTCCTCAGACCGAACGGAGAGGACCACATTGGGGGCCACCCCCTCCCTGGTGGCCAGGGCCGACAAGGGTTTCTTCAACGCCTGAGCCAGGACTGTTCCACCCAATTGGGTTTGCAGCTCAGGAATGTAGCTGGCATATTGGAACGCTCTCCCTGCCCCAGGAACCACCCCTGAGGAAAGGCATGCCTGCACGGCATGGAGTGTATCCTCAGCACGGGACCTCCTATCCTGGGCCTCCTGGGCAGTATACCCACCGATTTTTAGGGTGCACAGCCCACCATCCAATGCAGACGCCCGCTCATGGCTCCGGTCCCGGTCATACTCAAAAGACGTGGTTTCCGCCTGGGCCATCAGGGCTAGTACCCGTGCATCAATCCGTTGGGAGATTACATCATCCATATAGGAAAAGATCTCAGTTTTGCTTTTACTGACAGTGGCTTTCCTGGCATACCCCAACCAAGAGGCATCGAACTTGGTCAGGTCCATCCCGGATGCCGGGCTGACTACCGAGGCATTGGTAACTGCGGCAATGTCCTCCAACCAATCGTCCAGCCCTTGTGGGGGTCCAGAGTAGGATATCGCCACACAAGGTAGGACACCCTTGTTGTGGTTCAGAAGAATTGTGGTCAGGGCGTCCCCATAGAGTCTGTGGCAGAACAGCACGAGTCCCCGTCCGGGCCACTGGGAGGCTTCCTCCATCAAGGACTGAACGTGTTGGAAGGTGCTCAGGGGGTGGGCCACCGTAGCGACAAGGGGGCCCTCTAGTTCCCGCTCCCCTTTTCCATCCTGGGGGGCCATACCGTGGGCGCACCAGCCCTGGTCTAGGACTAACCCATCCCGGACTTCAGTCTCGATTCCTACCCCCTCCCCAGCCTTGAGGAGGATGGTTCCGTTCTCCCCCACCCGTTCGATGGCTCCGACAATACTGGATGCCACAAGGTCATCTCCATGCGCTGCCATGAGGGCCACTCTGTGGAGGATCTCAGGGGTTGGATCTCGCACGAGTTGTAGGATTTGTGCCTCAACCAGGGGAAGCCCCTCCCGTATCCCCCGGACAATGCCAACAGGATCCCATGACACGGGGGAGTAATGGGCCAAGGCGGCTTCGAGTATGGCTCCCACCAGAATGAGGGTGGTGGTGGTCCCATCCCCAGATGTGTCATCCGTCTTAGACGATGCCGAGCGGGCCAGGGACACCCCTATTCGTCTGAGATCCCCGAACTGCATTTCTCTGGCGAGGGCCGCTCCGTCAGTTGTTACCAACGGATTCCCCAGCTTGTCCACGATTACCTTTCCACCATTGGGTCCATATGTCACCGAGACCAGTTTTGCTAGGTCGGAGACCCCACGGTACAGTGCCCGTAAGGCCGGTCTGCCACTTGTTATACGCACAGCTTACTTTACCAATGGTACAGTGGTTTAGGTCCATTTGGCTCGCCGACGTAAGCTATCCCCAGCCCAGCAGAAGGCAGAGGCCCGGTTCAAGGAACTGGGAAAAGGAGCTGTGGGGGCCTTGCAATCCACCAAACGGGATCATTCACTACAAGCCTTCCTGAACAATCGTGGGAACAGGGGCTATGACTTCTGGGTCCTTCATGGGGTCAGCTATCTGTCAGGTGTACCAGACCGGTACATTCAGGGGGTTTATGAGGGCAAGACCCTTTACCGTGGAGGGGTCTTCCCCCACATTTTCAAAGCCCATATGGACGGCACCTACCTGAGTCCCGAGGGGGTCATGTGTCTCCTGTGGGCATCTCTGGAGCCAAGACACCTCTACACCGCCGTCACCTACGTGCGGGCCTTCACGCGGCGCTATGGGTGGGACCCACATTTGCCAAGGGTCCCATATACGCAGATGGCCATGAAAGCCATTGGGGAGATCTTATTGGCCAATGCTGAAGGATGGGAGATAGGGGTTACTGAGGAGGAAAGGCTTCAGAGTGAAAAGGGTTGTGCCCGACAAATGCGAAAACTGGGGTGGTCCTTGGATGACTACGACCCCAGGACCCTGTTGGGTAAGGTGTTCTGGGAGACCCTTCACGCCCAAGCCAGGGAAAAGTTTAGTCCTCCTGAGCGGGCACCGGAAGAAAACCTTACGGTGGTCACACGCAAGTGGCCAAAAGGGTTCCTGGCAGGAAGACAAAAGTTGGGGTTGACTACCCCAGAGGAGGGTGCCCCCACTTTTGACCCAAGGAGACTCAAGAGACGTAGCCGACGGAATACTACCTGAGCCGCTGACTCAACAGGTAAATGGCCGTTTCATGGGAGTTGGCTGTTGCCATGAGAAAATCGTCCATCCCCAGAGAGAGGACCCCGTCAGCCTTCATGGATTCATATACCTCACGGAGCATGGCTTGGAGTTGCTGCTCCATGAGCAATGCCCTGCTATAGATACTTGATGAATAGCCATATCCATCGTCAGAGGTTGGGTGCAGGCTCAGGAATTTGCCAGATGCTAGAATGAGCTTCTCATCGGTCAGGGCCATGTGCCCATAGATGGAGATGATCTTCTCAGCCAGGGTATCAATTTCCACCGGCATGCTTGAGTACAATTTTTCGAATAGCAAATGATCCCCATATTGGGGGATACCCTGAACTCGCCAATGTGACGCCCAATGAGATAAGTAGGTGGTACGGAGAGCAGCTAGAAGCTCAACCAGGGGGGTCAAGCCAACGGTATCATTGCTAGGTGACCACGGATAGTCCATGTCGACCGGTGTCCATAGCCTACCTAACGGTGGGTCCCAACCTCATCTATTGCGGACTTGGGCCCGATGGTAATTCCAAGTCAATTCCTCACCTGCCCGGATATTCCTAAGTGCTCGGAACTCGATGCAGGAGATCCCTTGGCGAAGGACACACACGATATTGGGTTCCCGACCTGTCATCTCGACAGCATCCAGGTTGTACAGGAGCCCCTCCCCAGAGATGATGCACCGTTGCCCATCGAGCCATGGGAACAGATACCTGTTTAGGACTGGCATGGTGAGGGATAGTTTGGTCTCCTCAACAGGCAGGGGCATCACCCAGCACCGTTCAATGGTCTCCCCCAGCACGATGTCCCTACGGGCCATGACCCCCCTACCCCTATCGGCAGACACCCACTTGGAAACAAGAGGCCACCCATCGGGGGGGATGGGTACCGATGATTTGAGGCAAGCAGCACAGACCAGAGGAGCTTTTTCCTGGGGGCCATTCTTGGAGATTGGCTGTGTGAGCCCACAGTCGGGGCAGATCGCTGGCTTGGTCATGTTTGTTTCAATCCACTCCCTTTAGGGGGGAGACGAGGTACCATACCGGGTTACAAATTCTTCCCTAGGTCGAAAAGAACCTTGGCCCAATGGGAATCCAGCTTCTCATCCCGGTCCCGAATGGCTCTCACTTGATAGAAAAGCTCCAGGTCAGTCGGTGACAGCTTCTCCTCCCTCTTCTCAATCCGTCCAATCCATCGGTCGGCCTTGTCATTCGAGAACTTGATCTCTGGCATTCCCCTTGAGTTCCTTGTCTGATGTACTATACCGGTTTCAAGCCACTTCCCGGACGGAATGGTTGATCGCTGCCCCACACCTTGGGGAACTCACGAATACGAAGGTCCTCAGGCCACTCTTCTGGGTTGGCTCCTGAGGGATCTTTGGCAACCTGACGTGCCCATGGGGCCCCCATCTGCTTCACAAAGGGGCCACCCCAAACTGACGACACTCACGGAGGTAGGCCTCGTAGGGCTGATCTCCATACTCCTGATCCCCATGGGCCTGGACGGCAAACTGGCGGGCTTTTTCCTTCATACTCATTTTACTCTTGGGCCGTCCACCAGCGTTGGCATTCATCACACGCTTCGACACGCACATTACTGGCGTGACCACATTCACGGGGGGGTGGTACCTCAGTTGTTGGTACCCACCCATGTGGCTTACGGGTCACCCGCATCACTCGTGTGATGTTCGCCCGCTCATGTAATGCCCGCATCTCACGGATGCAGGCATGCTCCTTGAGGGCTGCTGTGTCAGGAAGGTCCACCCATCCGCGTTGCGCGTCGCACCACTGCACGATGTAGTATCGGGACATGCTTCTCCTTCTCCCTTACCCCCCATCGGCACGGGAGACCCAATTTTTAGCAGAATCGTTCTAACGACGGAAGGCAGGGGGGAGGGGCTGACCTGTACGGGTGTGGAGAAGTTCAATGATCCTGAGGGTGCGGACCACGTATGGTATGCGATAATCCTCGCGTGGCAACCTGCACATGCCCGACCGGAACCGGCTGACCGCCCCCTCCCAAGTGTGGCAAACCTCGAAGGACCGGGCCAGGATGTGGGCAGCGGTGTTGGGGGTGCCCGCCGTGTGCCGGTGATGCCGGTCAACTGGGGCACCCCACCCACCAGCCTCCCCTGCATCACATCCAAGGTGGGTTTCTGAAAATCCAACAACTAACAGAACTGATGGTGGGATGTTGTTTCTCTCCGCGGCATCCGTGGCAAGTTGCACTACCTCAGTTTGCCTTCGTTCCAGGCAGGAACGGGCTGGAGATGTGGGAAACATTGAGAAAAGAGCCATGAAGAGCAGGTAGGTAGGTGTCATAGGGACATGCTACCGAGGCAACCTGGAGTTGCCGGGCGGAAATCGACTCAATGCGTTAGAGGTGAATTTAGTGGACAGCCGATGTTTGGGGGAGTAACTGTCTCACCATGGAAGAACTCAAAGGGATCAACGTCCCGGTTAAGATTTGGGCACCCATCGCAGAGGTGGAGTCGGAGGCCCTCACCCAGTTGAGAAAAGTCTCAGCCCTCCCATGGGTTTATCATCATGTGGCTGTCATGGCCGACGTGCATGTCGGCAAAGGGGCGACCATAGGTAGCGTGATCGCCATGCGGGATGCTGTGAGCCCAGCTGCTGTGGGCGTGGATATTGGTTGTGGGATGGCAGCCATCCCTACCAACCTGTTCGCGAAGGACCTGCCCGACAACCTGGAAGCTATTCTCTCCGCTTTGGAGGAAGCAATTCCCCAGAGTTTCAATGGGCATTCCGAGGTCTCTGGACTGGCAAAGGACTGGGATGGCTGGACTCGGTTCAACACACTTACACCCAAGGTGCAAGACCTCTGGAGTAAGGCCAGAGTGCAGATGGGCACCCTAGGAGCTGGCAACCATTTCTGGGAGATTTGCCTCGATACAGATCAGAAAGTGTGGCTTATGTTGCACAGTGGTTCCCGCAACATTGGTAAGACACTTGCTGAGATTCACATTGAGAAGGCCAAGAAGCTAACCCACAATGAGAGGATCATTGATCGTGACTTGGCAGTATTCCTTGCTGGCACCAAGGAGATGGACCAATACAGAAATGACTTATTTTGGGCACAGGACTATGCCTTGAAGAGCCGAGAGGTGATGCTTCACCTAGGGATCAAGGTGTTGCAAAAGTACCTCCCAACACTGACTGTATCTCTTAAGGAAATGATTGCCTGTCACCACAACTATGTGGCCGAGGAGGTCCATTTTGGAGAGCGGGTCTTCATTACCCGAAAAGGGGCCATCTATGCTGGGGAGGGGGCCATGGGGATTATTCCCGGAGCCATGGGTGGTAAGTCTTACATTGTTCGGGGCAAAGGAAACCCTGAGTCCTTCAACTCTGCCTCTCATGGGGCAGGACGTAAGATGAGTCGGAGCCAAGCTAAGAAAAACTTCACAGTGGCTGACCTCATCAAGTCCACAGAAGGTGTCTGTTGCCGGAAGGATGCGGGGGTCCTTGACGAAATTAAGGACTCCTACAAGGACTTGGACAGTGTCATGGCCAACCAAACCGATCTTGTCAATATTGTGACTGAGCTCCGCGGCATTCTTTGTATGAAGGGGTAGGCTCGGTAAGAAGGGACGGCTTGTGGTGGAGCTGGGCATCATCGATAGGCATCTGCTGGAATCCTTCCAAAAGTTAGTTCCTGTATACTCTTCTCTGAGCGAGCGCACCAGGAACACCAACTTCAAAAAGGCGTCAACTTCAGTGTCCTGGAAGGTTTTTGACATGGGCTTCCGCCAGACGTTATTTGACCTGGGCCTTCCAGTGGGGAAGAAGAGCAAACTAATAGGACTCCCCAAGGCTCCTTTCATCAAGAGAGATTTCTTCCGGGGGCTCATTGATGGGGATGGCTCCGTGGGGATTACAAGTCAGGGGCTGCCCTTCGTGTCACATGGAGGGTCCAGTCCAGAGATCGCACAGGCCCTCATAGGGTTCGTGAGAGACGTTACCGGGGCAGAGAAGACATGCTCTCCCAACAAACGGGATGGGGCCTATAACGTCTCGGCATACAAGGAACTTGCTCAGGTCCTGGCAGCTGAGCTGTACTACCCGGGTTGCCTTGCCCTTGAACGAAAAAGACAGTCCTCCCTCTTGGTCCAAGAATGGAAAAGGCCGGAAGGCATGGTTCGCAAGTGGTGGCCTGTTCGTTCATGGGGACCAGCTGAAGATGACATCGTGCTCACCCACTCCATTTCTGAAGCCATGGAAATCCTGGGGCGCTCTAAGTCGAGTGTGGGGGTTGTCAACAGTACACCATAATGTCCTCAATTATCCTCATTTGACCACAGGTGGAAAATCGTACTGACCCTCAATACCTGCCTTATAGCTTACCCTTAACTGTAGAGACATGAAGGCCAGGATCACATTATTGGACCCCGAAACCAATTCGGGGAAGGTTCACCAACTAGACTTACTCCATGCGGAGCATATCCAGTACGTCCAATCGTGTGTCAAGTTGATGGTCTCCAACCGAATCTTCAATGTCCTCCCCTCAGGTCGGAAATCCTACTTCCCAACCTCGGAGATACTCTCTTCCCAACTAGTCAAAAACGCTCAAGCTCAAGCAGTCGAGTTGGTTCATGGTTGGGTCAACGGAGTTTACGGTCGAACCCTCAAAGCCAAGATCACGGGACTCAAAGAAGACGGTACTTACAGTGACTTGGAAGCCCTTCAGCTTTACACAATTGGGAAGTACCGGCTGACCCATGGAGGGAAATTTGGGAAGGGGACGATCTCTCAAGAACTCGTTGACCTGTATTGGTCGTGGGTCTGGAATCCCGAGACTGTTGGAAACCCACCTACAATCAGCGAGCGATTTCCCCTGCGATTCACGGAGATGACCTGTACCTTCCGAGAGTCCGGAGCATCTCATTTTCACGGTTGGTGGCTCAAGTTCTCCTCTTTGACTCGGTACAAAACCATCTTCCTTCCCCTCAAAGAGTCCCCCTTTCTTCGTAAACGCAAGGATGTCCAGCTGACGGTCCTGGCCGCGAAGCGCCCCGACGGTCATTGGACCTTCCAATTCTCTGAGAAGTCAGAAGATCCGGTTCTCGATGGTTCGGCTGGCAAGTTGGGGATTGATGTTGGCTTGAATGTGTTGGCGGCCACTTCAAGCGGAACCCTCTATGGTCAACGATTTAAGGCCAAGTTCAACAGGCTCCATAAGAGAGCTCAGTCCATCCGAGCTAACAGGAAACGACAAGGGTTCTTGGAGGATAGCCGTCGGTTGTGGGCCATGGAGCGGAGGCTCTCCGGCCAGATCAAGACGGCAACGAATACGGTAGCTAACCAGCTCGTGAAGAGCCACCCAAACACCACATTTGTGGTTGAGGATTTGGATCTCTCCAGTGCACCTGGGTCGAAAAGGTTTGCCTACAGGGCCCTTCAATCGAGTCTGGAGAGGAAAGCAGTTACGGAGAAGGTGAACCCGGCTTATACGAGTCAGGAATGTCCTTCGTGTCATTTCGTTTCCCGGAGTAACCGTCGGGGAGTAAAGTTTGTCTGCCAGAGTTGTGGCAGAAAGAGTCATGCGGATTTTGTTGGGGGATCCAATCTGCTCGGACGTTCCGGGGATAACCAGATTGGGTTGAAAACCTCAGTGAAGTCGGTGAAAGCGATCTTGGATGAAAGGCACCGCTTGCGGTTCAGATCACCAAGATCCCTGTTAGAAGGAGCTCACACCGATGAGCCCGAAGCTTACTGTGGGGGTATGGCTGGTAACAGCCTCACCCGCATAGCTCCAAAACAACCGATACCCATTAAACCTCGCAAGAGGGATAAACGCGTATAGATTGTCAACGGTAAGGAAGTGGAGGTTGGCCAAGGCATCCGAGGTGAAAGGGTAGTCCCCCTGTCGATTTCCCTAAAAATTACCCTTCTCGTGCCGATAGGGTATTGAAGGCAGGTAGCTCATCATGGACACCGATCGCGACATGGAAGAAATCGAAGCAGGCAGCGAGATCGAGCCCCTCTACGAGGACGACTTCGACCTTGACAACATGAGGGGACACCAGGGGGAGCCCACGGACTCCGAGGACATGGATGATTCCGACGACCATGACCCCGATGACGATGACGAGTCCTACGAGGACGACGATTTCAACGATTCCATGGACGGTGATCATGCGTCGGCCTTGGCCTCCGCGGGTTGGGGAACTGACGAAGATTATGGCACCTTCAACGCCTTCGGGGAGGAGTAGGGTGGTGCTCTGGCCCCCCCAGCCCCAGGGCTACACCAAGCGCACCGTCAAGGACTACCAGCCTGGGGATGCCATCGGATATGCTCGGGCCTTCCTGAAGAGCACGGGTATGGCCACGGATCCACGCTGGAGCCAGCGGGGGAAGGTCGTGGGACCCAAGGGGGCCTTCCTCGAAGTCCAGTGGGCGGACCCTGAGGGCACGTCTCTGGTCCATCCCAACAATATCGCCAAGGTAGGAACGGCCGCTTGGGCGGATTGACGATTCTACTAAAAATCTTCCATCTCGTGCCGATAGGGTGTAAGGAAGAAGAGAGCACAATGAACCTCGTGACCCGCTCGGCCCGAAAGATGATCCGTCGATGTTGTGGGGATCACTCCCTCTCGGAGTTCAAGGCAAACGCCCACCGCGCAAATCGTGCGCGGGTCAAGCGAACCCTCGCCCAAGTCGCCTCGGGCAACATGGAGGATGCCAACCTCATGCCCGTTCGAGCGCACATGATCACCGCGTATGAGGTAGACTGAGCCATGAAAACCACCCTCACTGAATTCCTTCACGATGTCATGGTCGGTGCCTTCTCCACCCTCGCTGTGCTGGTCCCGGTGCTTTGGCTATCCGGACAGGTATGACCGTTGTTGTTTTCACCTACCAGCGGGGGTACTTCCAGCATGGCCGTTGTTGAGCGATGGTCCGCCAAGATGGCTGATGGCCAAGAATTCCAGATTTCCCTGACGTATACAGGGATGGAGGGGTTCGGCTACGTCATCTACAACGTGGTTGACAACAAGCCTTGCATCCGGTCTACTCAGACGGGGCGGGGGTCAGACTTCAGTGCTCTGGCCCGAGCCCAGTTGGAACTAGGGGAGAACATTGGACGTTCTGTCGTGATCTCCATGACCAAGTTGCCTAGGGGGGCATTATGATGGAATCAATTTGTACGTTTCTCGCATCCGCGCCGCATGCAGAGGTATGTCCGGCGCGGGCCGATGAAGATGCAACCTGCGTGTGTGGCCTGTGGGATGCCCGCAACGAGCTTGAGTGCCTCAACACATCCTATAACGCCTACTATCGCGACGAGGACTGGAGGGCCGGTTCACCGGAGGTCCTCGCGGAGATCCTCGTGAGTAAGCGTTTTCGATCACGGCCAAAGCTGGATGTGACAGTGACCTTGGATTTGTCCTGTGAGGATCTGGCGCGATTTGATGCTGCTTTTGCGAAGTGTCTGGCAGTCTCAGAGAGGAAAGCAAAACTTGGGGATTTGCATGAGGCACTGCGCCGCCAGCAGGAGGACCGATCGCGTCTGGCTGCACATGCGCTCACCGAGATTGATACAAATATCGCTGGCATCGAGGCTCAGATCGCTGCGTTGAAGTCAGAGACCTAGAAGACGGAATCAACCAAGAAATGTTGGGGTAGTGTCGATTTCTTGAAAAAGTGGGCTATCCCGTGCCGATAGGGTTGTGAGAGAGCAAACAACATGAAGACCCTGAAGACCATCGGACGTTCCGCCAGTGCTGTTTCTGCCCAGTTCCGTACCGGGGCAGGTTCGATGCATGATCGGCGAGCCCCCAGGGGTGGTGCCTGCAACGATGTCAGGGAGCTCATGGACTCCTACATGGAGGACCGTGAGGTTCAGGGGGAACTTGATTCGATGGTTGATGAGGGCTGAAAATCCCGACTGTTGCTGGAGTTGAACATGAATACGACGTGGTGTAAGCTGGCGAGTGGGTCGTGGGGACTCAAAATCGTGGGGACCGATGAAGAGTTGGCCGCCCTGGTGGTAGGTGCCCCACTCAAGGTGGCTCGGCAGGACGGCACGTCCAGCATGGAAACACCCACCGCGATTTCTCTGTTCCCTGGGTATGCCCAGGCGTCCATCGTTGCAAAACCGAAGGCAGCCGCAACCACCCGACCAGTCACAGCTTCCCGACGATCCAACTGGCGCCCCTGTGGCTACCCAGGATGCAGCCCATCGTACTGTGATGAGTGTGACGGGGTAGGGTACCGCTCCGGACGTGGTGGATATTGACATGCGTGACATGTACGCTCGGATCATAAGGTACACATGGCCCGCAACCACACGACATGTCCCCATGGGCACTGCCATGTGGATGGACGGAATAATTCCGCCCCTCAAGCAGATTGCTCCCCCAAGTCTTCGGCCGGAGTGTAATACCAATATCGAACCTGAGGGGAACAAATATCCCCCACGGTCTAAGGAGAGAGACAATGACGACTACGATCAAGATGGGCCAGTGTCAGGAACCAATTCTCAAGTGTCTGCACCAGCACGGGGGTAGCTTCGCGGCTGCTGAGGTGACCGCCGAGGTGATTACCTCCATGGGGGCCGCTTCGGAAGGGGATGCGGGCAAGAAGTCCCGTCAGGCTGTGACCAACGCGGCCTTCGAGCTGCGGCAGCGGCATTGCATGACCAGTAATGGCAAGGTCTGGACGCTGACCGGCCTCGGGACATCCGTGGCAACGGGAAGCACCGGAGGCAAGATCCCAGCTCGCGACTACAAGGCGGATCTGGTTCGGGTCCGTGCGCCCAACGGGGAAAGGGCAAAGGATGTCGCTCCGGAACCTTCGGGGGATGCAACCTCAGAGGGGGATACTTCGCAGGAAGCATCCGCTCAGATCTCGGCTGAAGCGACCGAAGAGGGCACAGCCACAGAGAGTGTCTCCCCCCCGGTGGATCCACATGCCGCGACGGATCCGGCTCCTGCGGCTACACCCCCCCGGCAGCGTCGCATGAAGGTGGCCAGCGCGGCCCCTCAGCAGCAGGGGGTGGAGGACCCACGCATCCAGGAAGCACGCCTGAAGACGGAATGCTTCGGCGGGTGGTCGTCCAAGGCTCGCCCCTGTGAGGGATGCCCTGTCTCTCGTCAGTGTCGGGAGGGTCAGGCAGCGGCAATGATGCACCTTGCAAGCTATCTCAAGGCAGCAGTTGTCACCGATGCCATGAAGAACCTTCACACCACCCTCATCACGGGGATGTTGGAGTCCCGCGTCCGTGTGGCTCCCGTGTGGTCAGCCCCCGTGCTGACCGTGGTTCCTCCGGTCGAGGAGTAGTTCGGTGTCCACGGGGACATCGGCAGAACAAGCTCTAGCCCCATTTCGATCCGTCTTGAATGACCCCAACACCCCCCTGCCTGAAAAGATTCGGGTGGGGGCTGAGTTGTGGTTGTTGATTGACCTAGCCGAAAAAGTCTTGGGGCCGTTCAAGGAAGAGCTGAGATCAGCTGCCTTGGCCCAGCTTGGTGGGAAAAAGGACTCTGTGACCTTCGACGGGAATGGGTTTTCTCAAGCTCGGGTAACTGTGCCTGAGGAGATTGTCAAACTCGAACCTAAGGCACAGGCTGCCCTCAATTCCTTCCAGGGGCTGTCCCTTGAAATGGCAATCTTGGAAGATGTGTTCAACAGCATCTATAAGGTGGACTTGAGGTCCAATTCGGTAGCTGCCTTCAATGCACTCCCCGAGGATGCCAGACGGCACATGGCCCACAAGGTCAAGATTGACATGAATACCCCGAGAGTATCCCTGCAAACCTTCAATGGGGTCGACCCCCTGTGAGTGAACATGAAAGCATGGTGGTTACGTGACATACTACCTGGAGGCTTCAGCCCAGTTGGCCCCACAGAATCTGTCCCCCAAGCGAAAGCATCAGGGGGGTGACCTAATGGGATACAATATCTGGCAAACCGAGGCAGACTTCAAGATAACAGCTGAGCGCCAACACTGGCGGATGCGGTTCCGAGATGAGATGTGCCATGACAACGTGGATCTTCACACCCGTTCCTGCCAGGAATGAGTCGGATGTGTGTCCGACGTGTGGGGGAGACCTATCCACCAAACATTCCACTCCATGCCCCCGCGGGGAAGGTGTAACCATGTGGGCGATTGTGGAGACGTTTGAGTTTGATGATGAGAACGAGTCCCCGTAGCTCAGATGGACAGAGCGGTGAATTCCTAATTTACAGGTCACACGTTCAATTCGTGTCGGGGACGCTAGGTGAAACAATGAATGTCAAACAAGTAATCGTGATCCGTAAGGACATCAAGATGAGGCGAGGGAAGGAGATTGCTCAGGGGAGCCATGGCAGCATGGCCTGGATGTCCGAAGTGATCCGAAACCACACGAGAGATCATCAGGACTCCTGTGTGGACTACTTGAGTAATGGGTACCAGCCAATCGACCTGACCCCGGAACAAAACGAGTGGCTCATCAACGGGCTGTTCACTAAGATTGTGACTCAGGTGGATTCAGAGGCAGAACTCATGTCCGTCTTCCAAGCCGCCACGGATGCAGGTCTCACAGTGCATTTGATCACCGATGCTGGTCTGACCGAGTTTAATGGGGTGCCTACCCGCACCTGTCTGGCAATTGGTCCCAACAAGTCTGAGGAAATCGACAAGATCACCGGGCACCTGAAGTTGTATTGACCAATGTCCAACGTCATCAAGATAGCAGAATTCCAAACTCGTAAGGACCACCGCAATCGACGGGATAGGGCGCGGTGGGCCCACAAAAAGGCTTCCCTGAGGCCCTTGGAGCCACCAGATCTGCCCGATACGAACCGGTGTCAGGCTTGGCACCAGGGCGGGCAATGCGCCCTGGATATTGGACATTACAGGCCCAACCTGGATTTGAACCCCTGTCCTCACATTTTGGAGAATGGGACGGAATGGTTTGGTGTTGGTGATTGGGCGTCAGTTGCATACTTGACCAGTGGCATACTTGACAGGATCTAGACCGTGCTTATCATGGGGGCCATGCACCACTAACTGCCGTACTGTCGTGGCCCCCCTCTAGCATTGGTCTGCCCAATTTCATCTCAAGTGAAGGTCAGTCGATGTAATCAAGGAACAAGGTCATGAATCCAATCAAGTCACGGTTTCTCAAGTCCCCCAGCTACCGGGCCGTCCAGCTCGCCTACGCTTTCCTGCGTGAAACCCCCTACCGTAATGTGGAGGCGGTCACCGGCCAGGACAAGATGGACAAGGCCCCTCGGGAGTATGCCCGTAGCGTCCTCGCCTTGGATGTTGCCACCTACGTGCTGTGGCTCTCCGAAGAGGGTGCGATCGACCCCAAGAACACGTCCCCAGCCTGGGGTTACCGGGCTGCGGAGGCCAAAGCTTTGAAGCCCAGCATCCTGGAATGGATGCTTCTTCCCGAGACTCCTGAGCGGGCAGAGAAGCGACTGGGCATCTACAATGCCTACATGGCCCGTAAGAAGGAAGTGGCAGCCGCCCATATGGCAGCCAGGAAGCTGTCGTGAAGGAACGGCTGTATCTGGTGGTCCGTTCGGATTTGCCACCTGGGCTCCAGATGTCTCAGGTGGTGCATGCCATGGTGGCGTTCGACCGTGCTCATCCGGGGGTCTCGGAGGCATGGCAGGACAGCTCCAACACCATCTCAATCCTGTCTGTCCCCAATGAGGGGGCCCTCAGGAAATTGGCAGATGAGATTGATTGTTGGGGGGATGCCCCTTGGGTACCTTTCTATGAACCGGACCTGGAGGGCAGCATGACGGCTCTGGCACTAGGACCAGGGTACACCTCCCAGCGTATGGTGCGAGGGCTGCTCCCTGCATTGGACCCCAAGGTGGCTTACTACGCAAGTGCAGAGTTCGACACCAATCCCCATCCCTGATCCAGCGGTATCGGTGTGGCCGATACCCCCAAGCCCCATTGAGACATAGCGGCCTAATGCTCTGAGCTTTAACCTCAGGATCGCGAGTTCAAATCTCGCATGGGGCACCCGCCAAAGGTGTAACTACAATCATGAACATGACCCCCAAAGAAAAGCAACAGGTCGCAGAGAGCGTGATGGTGCTGCGTGATGTTCTCAAGGGATATGACTCCTTGGTGGAGGACAAGCACAATCTCCTGGAAGGTATCAAGAAGATAGGGGATGCCCTGAATGTTTCCTGGGAGTGCATTCCAGGACAGTACATAAAGTTTGCGAAAAATGGTGGCGGGATGGTCGCAATCATCCTGGAGATCCTCAAGGATGCCAGCCACAACACAAGCCTCAATAGTCATACCTTGGGGCATGAGCGAGAAGCCCGTGAGAAGGGTGCCCCAATCACACCTTTGGAGGAGGCAAAGAAGCAGATCGCCTACCTGACTTCCAAGCTGGATGCTGCCAACAAGGAACTGGCCCAGCGTAAGGAAGACGCCACCGCATGGTGTCAGGTTGACGAGTCCAATCCAACGGAAGTAGCTCTACGGGATCTGGTATACGAATGGGCTCGAACGGAGACCCGGGGGACCACCCCGTTTCGGGAACTTCAAGGTTTAGTGCTAGCTGCCCTTGTGCATTCCCTGATTAGCCGGGAGAAGTCATGCGTGTCCTCCTGACCCCTCAGGACATCCTCAAGGTATTCGAGGATTACGAGTATGACGAGCATTGTGGGAATTGTTATGACGTCCACAACCAAGACGCCCATGGACACTACGACTCTTGTGAGTTTGCGGACAACCGAGATGCTCTCATCCGGCTGGCAACCTTGATTGTGGAATTCGCCAGCAGCCCTTCCACGCTACGAAAAGGCCCAAAGCCGTGGCACCGATGACGGTACAGTGAAGTATGGTAACAGTCATTGGCATTGCTGGCAACTCAAGCGCAGGCAAAGACACCGTGGCCAACCTTCTTGTCGAGCGGGGTTTCACGATTGTGTCCTTCGCTGATGAGCTGAAACGCCTTGCTGGCCGGATCTTTGACTATGATGCCAACACCCTCTTTGGGGAACCCGCATGCAGGAATGCGCCGGACCCCAGAGCATCCGACCCAGCCTACTGGAAGGGGGTTTGGGATCGGGTGGATGTTAACCAAGGGCGGCTAGTGAAACTATTTAGGGATGCCCCGATTCCCATCTCGGAATGCAGGATCACCAGGACATTTACAGAGATGGTGTTGGAGTTCCTCCATCGGCGAGAGGGTATGACGGCCCGGCGCTGTCTGCAGCAAATGGGCACCGCCTGGGGCAGGGCACTGTGGTCAGACGTGTGGATTAACACGGTCAGAAATACCGTTCAGCACCTGGAGCAGGGCTGGTCCTACACCCGACAGGGGGGCCCCGTGGACCCCGATACCTGGGGTACAGACCCACATGTGCATGTGTGTATCTCGGACTCTCGGTTCGCCAATGAGGCACAGGCCGTCCGTTCCCTCAAGGGTGGCAAAATGATATGGCTTGAGGCGTCCCTTCGGGCGCCAAGGAATCCCAGCATCGCACATGACTCAGAGCCCGTGAGGGAATCCTTCATCGTGAATGGGGTAGACCTGATCGACTACGACCTGGACAACAACGGGACCCTGGAGTCTTTGCCCGGGAAGTTGGATCTAGCCCTCATTGCTCTTGCGGAAGGGTTATCATGAAGCACCAACTGCTGATGGTGGATATGGATGGCACGATCGCAGAGTTCTTGGGGGGGTTGCGCAGGGTATGGGCTACCTCAGTGGGGACAGTGTGCCCCCTTCCACCACCGGAACAACACACGATCTGGGATCTCTATGCCGTAGTGCCAAAAGAGCATCACGAAACGTTTGATCAGGTGATGGCCACCCCAGGGCTGTTTCGAGATTTGGAACCCATCAAGGGAGCCGTGGATGCTTTGCATGCTATGCGGCAGGCTGGGCACGAGGTAATGTTGTGTTCCACCCCACTTGTGACCAACAAGGGTTGTGTTGAGGAAAAACTCGATTGGATCGAGAGACACCTAGGAGATGCCTTCACCAAGAAGGCCATATTCACTCACGACAAAACTGTAGTTTGTGGGGACATTCTGGTGGATGACAAGCCGGTCATCCGGGGGGCCAGGATGCCTACATGGAGTCATGTGGTCTACCACCAACCCTACAATGCACACATCACAGACAGGCCCCGGCTGCACTCCTGGGCCGATTGGCGTAGCTTACTTACAATCTAGAACACCGTGGCCTGAATGTCCTGGCGGCGGTCATCCAGCAGCTGTAGCACTTCCTGGACCGCTGCGATGGCATCCTCCGGGGTGGTGGCTCGCCCGATGTCCGCCGCCAGATCCTCGTCATCGAACGCTTCGACCACGTAGTCCCAGCCACCTTCTTCGTAGTGGGCACGGGCATGTGCCCTCACGGCTGCAATCAGGGCTGTCATCTTCTCATCCATGGTCATGCTCCTTGGACTTACGGACACACGATCTTGCTGTTGGCACGGACCCACTCACGGGCCTTGGTCTGGCTGGTGAACACAATGTGCTTGGGGGAACCATCCGGTAGGAACTCCCCAGGAATCACCACCTTGAAGGGGCGGCTGGGCTGGGCACTGAATTCGATGACTAGTGGGCTGCCCTGAACTTGCGTGATCCTGGTGTTGTATCGGTTGGTCGCCATGGTTGGTCTCGCTCTCACAACCTTATCGGTATGGGGGGTCCCACAATTAGGAGAATCAACTCAGCAAGAGGCCCATCAAGACAGGGCCACCATCACGGCTTCCCTGGCATCGTTGGACCCCCGGAAGGGGGCGCCGGGCTGGTCTCTACGACCCACAACCCGACCCGTCACAGTCATGGAGGTATCCCGGACCTCCACCCGGCCATCTGCCCGAAGGGAGACCCAGAAGTGCCGGTGACGCCCACGGGAAACGCTCACATGCACCGTCCCCGCAAGGTCCGTGCACGAATGATTTCGGGTCATTGTTTCCATGGGCATCCTCACAACCCTATCGGTACCAAGGGGTGACTTTTTAGTGAAATCGAACATCCCTAGGCCAGAAGGTGCTGACCTGTATGTAGGCACTCTGATATCTCATGGGCCAGCTTGGGGTTCACGGATCGAACCAGCTCTCGCAGGGCTGGCAGCGAGAAGCTCATGGCTTCTGCAACCGTCCAACCGAGGGTCTTGGCAATTCGTTCGTGGAGGCTCATGAGTTCACCAGGGCCAGCGCGGAATCCTTGGCAGCCTTCTCCGCACCCTGACCCGTGTACTCCTGGCGGACCGTGTTCGAGTCAGAGCTACCGTCCGGGAGCAGGTTCAGGTAGACCACGAAGTAGCCCGCACGAAGACGGAAGACTCGGTGGATCCGGGTTCCCTGAGGATTCGCTGGGACGGTCAGGATGGGTTTCATGGTCTAGCCTCACAACTCTATCGGTATGGGGCAAGGCACTTTTTAGAGAAATCGTGATGCAGTCGGAATTTCCTAAAAGTCATCCCTCCCGTACCGATAGGGTTGTGAGGATGCCCATGACCGTTGAAGAACTCGAAGCTATGGACCGTTCCTGGCCTTCCTGGATGCTAGGGGGGTTGGTCGGCCGGAGGTCCTGGCCCGGAGTCGGGCCCGAATGGCCGAGCTGGCTGAGCAGTTTCACCAGATGACCCAAGAACCGGGACAGGTGTGAAGAGATGGTGCCCCAGAGAGTAAAGGGAGCATGACCGAGCTGCCACAATTCACCAAGGGCAAGAAGTACCACATTCTGCTCAGGTGTGATCCCACAGGCCAGGAGGCGTACTTCAAGGGAACCTTCCTGGAACTCTCACACCCTGCCCCAACAAGATCCGCCTACGCCTTGTTCGATGGGACCCTCCATCTGGGTCGGGGCTGGCCCGATGAAACCAGTGAGGAATTCATCGTTCAGGCAGATCACATTCATTCCGTTCAGGAGATTAAATCATGAAACAGTACCTGAGCATGACCACCAAGCGCAGCGACCTTCGCAGTGCGGCAATTGGTTGGGGCAACATCGAGGACCCCCGGCTGGTGGTACAGGGGAAGTCTATTGGGCACACGCCCTGCATCCATGGCCCCACGTATGACTGTGTCCTGAGGGCACTTGCGGACGGCTGGGAACTTCTTGGTCCCTCTGAGTCTCTGGATGATGATGGTACCTTTTCTTGGGACTTGGTCCGGGATTGTGACCACGGGAGTGCAAGAGAAGCCTTCCTTCCAGAGTTCAATCGGCAGATGGCCAGGATGCGAAAGGAAGAGGGCCGATGATGAGCAGCCACGTCGTGATCTACCATGCCGGTTGCCCCGATGGGTTCACGGCTGCCTGGGTGGTTTGGGAAAACCTGTACGGGAATGATGCGGAGTACATCCCTGCCAAGTACGGGGATGCTCCACCCGATGTCACTGGGAGGACAGTTCTCATCGTAGACTTCTCCTACTCCCGTGATGTGCTCCTCAAGATGCATACGGAAGCCAAGTCCCTGCTCGTGTTGGATCACCACAAGGGTGCTCGGGAGGCTCTTGAGGGGCTTCCCTTCTGCACCTTCGACATGGCACGGTCTGGCGCCGGGATGGCCTGGGATCACATCCGTGGCAAGAAGGATCGCCCTTGGCTGGTCAACTACGTGGAGGACAGGGACCTATGGCGATGGGCCCTCGATGACTCCAAGGCGGTCAATGCCTGGGTCGGGATCCAAGATTTCCACGATGATTCCACAGACCACCTTCCGACCCATGCCTTCTGCAATTGGAGTAGGATGTTGGCGGCCGGGTCTGGGGTGGCGAAGCGGAATGGCAAGCCCATTCTCAGGTTTCAGGCCCAGTACGTGGCCAACATGGTCAGGCAGGCGCAGAGGGTTTCCTTCGGAGGATTCGACAACATCCCCCTGGTCAACTGCACCCGCCCCCTGATTGACGAGGTTCTCAACAAACTGGCAGAAACATCCTTCCTGGCCATCGGCTGGTCACAGGAGGCAGATGGCCGGTTCCGTTACTCGCTTCGTTCCAGCAAAGAGAATGGAAATGTTGACGTTTCCTACCTTGCCCAGGCCCATGGTGGCTCAGGTCACCAGAACGCCGCGGGCTTCACTCTCGACAAGCTGTTGTTTTGATCGTGGACATCCAGGACACCGCAAAGGCCCTCATAGGGGCTGGGGACCGCCTCCGGGCAGCCAAGGCCGCTTGGGTCACCCGGGGACCAGAATCGCCCTGGTACCGTCTCTGTGACGAACTGCGGGAGGCAGAGGTGCAATACCTACAGGCATTCGAGACCCTGAGGGCCGCCCTGGAACGATTTCACTAAAAAGTTGCCTTCTCGTGCCGATAGGGTATTGAGGCTAGACTAACATGGCGACCAACCAATACAACACCCGGATCACTCAGGTACAGGGCTCGGCGATCGTGATTGAGTTTTCTGGCCAGCCCTCGCACCCCTTCAAGGTGGAGATTGCGGGACAGCGTTGGGTCTTCAAGTCCCAGACCAGGGCCCGAGAGTTCGTTCACAGCCGAATGCCAGTGGGTTCAAACGAGTAGGTGTCCTGGTCGATTTCACTAAAAAGTCACCCCCCCATACCGATAGGGTTGTGAGGACATGAACATGACCACCTACCGAGTCGCAGTAAGCCTTTTCGCAGTCCGGGTCCGTGTGGGCACGGAGCACATCCTGTATGTGGCCGAGAAGCCCCAGTGGGATGGCAGCTGGGCAACCAGCGATGTCACGCAGGCCAAGACCTGGACGACCAAAGGCTGGGCGCGCAAGTGGATCCAGGAGCGTGCATTCCGACAGATCGAGTCGGCCAGCGTCATCCCCCAGGACTGTCACAACCAGAACTATGCCTGGGTGGAAACTGTTTTGGGTCGTCAGTCCTGAAGTCGCATTTGCCTCAACCACCCCGATGAGGGGGATGTTCCGGAAGGGATGTAAAATCATGAGCAAGATCAAGACTGTCCACCCGAATCTGACCGCCCCCGCTGCTCTGTCCAAGAAGGGCAAGGAAGCTGTTCAGAAGGTCCTGGACGTGATGGCCAAGCATGGCTGCAACCTCGCGGAAGATGCCACCGGGGGCTGCCCTGCCTTCCGGACCCCCGAGGAATGGGCTGCCAGGGGAGAGTCCTACGGGCTCAAGTCCGTTGTGGTCGTGGTCCATGACGGTGGGGACGTGGGCAACTACTTCAGCTTCGATCGGGAGCAGTACAATCTCGTCGAGGATGTGAATGCTGCCCTGGGGAAGATTGGGCTGTACGCCGAACAGTGCACCTGCTGGTACAGCGCCATCTACCCGATTTGATAGTACTTCCCAGGACTTAAGCGAATCCTGGTCTCAGCAAGCAGGTTGCCGTGTACGGTGTCCCTGGACGATTTCACTAAAAATTGGTCCCCTCATGCCGATAGGGTTGTGAGGACGAACCATGAACACCAACGACGCAACATTCTCGAACCGGGTCAACGTCAACGGTGCCGAAATCAACGAGGCAATCATTGCCCGGATCCGCACGGCGGTTGCCTACGAGTGTTCAACCGACGAGATCATGGACATGATCGAGGCAACTTCGACCTGCCCTACCCGTTGGGTAGCCTTCATGGCTGAGGCAATCCGCTCGGGCCGGGCATAGACCTACGATTTCGCTAAAAAGTCCCCTTCCCGTACCGATAGGTATTTGAAAGCGAGAACTCCATGGACGCCATCGTTTGGATCTCCAACCGCAACCATCCCACACAGACCACCTGCAAGGTCCTCCGAACAACCCCGACCACGATCATCGTGGACATGGTCTATCCGCACACGACAACCAACCTCAAGTTCCGGCGCTCGGACGGCAACATGACCGGGGGCAAGGTGTCCTTCTGGCTGGACGCGGAGTCCCTGAAGCAGATCAACCGAGAGATCCTTGCCACCCACACAGGGAACTGCTAGTCCCAGTCGAGCATGCAGCCAAGATGGGTTGCATGCTCTTCAATGCTGTCCGCCATATCCTCAGCGGTCCTAGCCTGCTGCCCAGCGTCCTCTTCCATGACAGGACACCATGGGGCATTGAAGGACGTAGTGGGGATACCTCGTGGGGTTCCTACCATAATTTTCTCAACGGGGCCAACCCCTGCCAGGGTCCTCGTGTAGTGGAGCCCATCGGGGCTTGGCTTGACCGGCTTCCCAAGGATTTCGGGTACATGGGCCGCACATATGACGGGTGCCCCACCAGCCAGGACAAGCTTCTCAACCCCATGGGAGACCTCACTGTATTGTCCAGGCTGGCGATAGACACGGCTCAGGAGGCTCTTGATGGCACCCCTTCCTTCGGCGCTACCATTGGACCCTGCTAGACCTCCCTTGACACCGAACCGGGTTTTCTTGCATAGCTTGAAGGCAACAGGCGTTTCCCCATCGAAGTAAATTGACCATACATCAAACTCATTCAACCCTTGGGGGGAGGAAATGATCAGCCCCAATTGCCTGTAGGTAACTTCATACATTGCCCACACTGCATCCCTGTACTGGTCGTAGTCCCCATGCCCTATCTCAGTCCATTGCCCCATTGCTTCCTTGAGAAGGGGGAGGAGGTGGGGCCGAAGAGCCGGATTCTCGTGGGCAAGTCGGACCAGTTTGGATCGAAGGGTCACCATGAAACGGTAGGGGTATAGGCGATTCCGCTAAAAATCTCCCCTCTCGTGCCGATAGGGTATTGAGGACATGAACATGAAGAAGCCAGCCAAGAAAAGCTACTCCCCGCGGAAGAGCAACAAGTTCGAGTTCACCTACGTGGAGTGGGATGAGGACACAGCGGCTCACTGTGTCTTCGGGAAAGACAGTGGGTTCGCCTACGCGGCCTTCTCGGATAAAGGTGAGGCAGACACCTACAGTGAGGACCACAACCAGAACACGCGGGATGCCATCCAGCATGTTACAGAGACCAGCCTGTTCCCCCGGTAGGTAGGTCCGATTCCGCTAAAAATCTCCCCTCTCGTGCCGATAGGGTATTGAGGACATGAACATGACCACCCTACTCTACATCCACGGCCTGGAGTCTGGCCCTCGGGGGGCGAAGACTGAGGCCCTTGAGGCTGCGGGATTCACGGTGGTTTCCGAGCAGATGCCCTGCCCTCCCATCCGTGACCTGAAGGGACCAGAGGGCGCTCAACTTTTCGAGCAAAGCCTTATGATCCAGCTTCAGGCACTGGCAACCCATAAGATCGATGCCATCGTGGGGTCTTCTTTTGGAGGGGCAGTGGCCGTTGAGCTGTTGCTCCGTGGGCTCTGGGCTGGCCCCACCCTACTGCTATGCCCCGGTCACGAACTCATGGCGGAGCGAACCGGGTACCAGCTTCACTGGGAAGGGCTCGAAGGTCTCCCGGGCGAAGTCACCAAGCAGGTACTGGTGGTCCATGGTAGGGGTGATGCTGTGGTTCCCGTAGGGCACTCACAGAACCTAGTGGCAGGATCCCAGGCGACCCTGGTTCTTGTGGATGATGACCACCGCCTCTCGGCCACATCGAACACCCAGCAACTCACCAGCCTGCTTGCCCTCATCGGTGTGAGCCCCTAGTTGATTTCGCTAAAAAGTCCCCCTCCCATACCGATAGGTATTTGAAAGCGGGACCCACCCACTATGAAGCCCACATACATCATCGTTCTTACCCACACCACCACGAACGTCAAAACCTACGTGGCGGCCCGGACCCAGGTGGACGGTAGCTGGTCCACTCCTCACCAGGATCTCGCTCGTGTTTACAAGACCCTGGGTGGGGCGATGCGCTGGCTGGCCGACCACCCCGAGATCGCCCTTGGTACCGGTGGCATCCAGGGCGACATTGTCACGGTCCAGGTGTGACAACCGAGAGTAAACCCCTAACCAACCCGAGTGCCATCGCCCTCCAGGAAGCCCTGGACCAGATGGAGTACAGCAAAACTTGCATCCGCGAGAATCGGGGTTACGACAAGGAGCTAGCTCGCGAAAGCTATGTGTCTGGCCTTGGTGAGGTGCTGATCCCGGCCATGGAGATCGCCCTTGGGGACATCGAGAAGGGGCAGGACCTAGAGAAGATCGCCAGGATGATGGTCAAGATACTGGAAGGTAAGTCATGAGCGACTGGAAGAACTCGAAGGGGGAGTCCGTGTATATTGAATCCATCCCCTGGGTGGAGGAGGGGATGAAGGTCTACGTTCCCAAGCAGGGGGATGAGAGGGCCTACACCGCTGGCATCGTTATGATTGCTACGGGCGATGCAGCAAGGGTCTTGACCCAACTCGGGTCCCACTGGTATCGGCTCCGGGACTGTGTGAAAATCTCACAGTCGAATTCTTAGGTCGATTTCGCTAAAAAGTCCCCTTCCCGTACCGATAGGGGATTGAGGATCACATGAGATGTCTCTGAAGCATCCGTCCAGAAGGCCGAACAGGAACAACAGCGGGTTGCAGCTCAGCGGGCCTACAGAGTTGAGGGACGGAAAACATTTGCCAAGAGGGCTGCCACGGTGGTTGGGGTTGTTCTGGTCGCGTTTCTTGGTGGCCTTGGGCTCATGCACGCGCAGGGCAACAGGGTAAGGGACGAACTCACGACCCGCATGGAAGCCGTACGCCAACGTCGGGCGGACATCTACTCAGCCACCCAGAGAGAAGCCCACATAGTGGCCTACTGGGAGCAAGTGAGTGGCATGTCAGCCCCAAGGGAACGTGACGTTTGGGAAGCCCCCCTTTCACCACGGGATCGCGCTCTGGAACGAAGCCGGGCAGAACGCATCCGTGCCAGGGATGCCGAGATCACAGGTGCTGAAAACCGAGTTCACATTGCCATCCGCCGCTATGATGAGGCTGCGGCCAACTACAACCGTTACGCAGAATTAGTCGATCCATCCGTTTCTCGTGGGTTCCCCCACCATGTCCCCTACTCCAACGAGGTTTCCCCATGAATTCGATTTCTCGTTTCGGGCTCAGCATGTTGGCTGTGCTCCTCACCCTGACCGTTGCTACGTCGGCCATCGCTTACCCGGCCATCACCCACCCGGTGACAGACCTTGCGGGAGTCCTGACTCCAGCGGAGGTTGAGGATATTGCCGCCCGGGAGCTGGACCATTTCCAGCGGACCCATGTCCAGATTGCCGTGCTAACGGTGCCCACCACCAATGGGGAACCCATTGAGGACTTCGCCAACGGAGTTGCGGGTCAATGGCGTGGAGGGCAGGCCGGGCAGAACAATGGGGTCCTAGTCGTGCTGGCCATCCGGGATCACCGATCACGGATCGAAGTCGGCTCAGGGCTCGAAGCCCAGGTGACCGATTCACAGGCAGTCGAACTGCTGGACAGCATGCGCCCATCCTTCCGGGCCAGCCAGTTCGGAGATGGCCTGCGGGGCATCGTGGGTGCCCTGATTGTGGCCACAGGGGGGAACCCTCAGATGGTCACACAGGCTGGCTGGCGCTACCATCCAATGCCCGCACAGCACAGTAGTGGGGACCATACCGTGCTCATTCTGTTCATCATCCTGGGGGGTTTTCTGTTCCTACTGATGCTGTGGTGGATGGCGCGAGACGAGCGGGGCAGCTACGGTTACAGCAGTGGTCGAAGCTACGGTGGGAGTGGGAGTAGCTCAACCTTCGTGTACCTGAACAACGACAGTTCGAGTTCAAGCAGCTCAAGTTCGAGTAGCTGGGACAGCGGGTCAAGCTCAAGCTCCAATGACTCCAGCTACGGTGGTGGGGGCGGTGACTTCGGTGGTGGTGGCGGAAGCAGCGGCTGGTAGGATCCAATGAACCCCATCCCCCTTGCAGCATGTGCGCTCATCATTCACGAGTCTGGCCTGATCCTGGCAGTATCCAGGAAGGATAGACCTGATGCCTTCGGACTCCCCGGGGGCAAGGTAGATGGGAAGGAGTCTCTGGAGTTCACAGCCTACCGGGAACTCTTCGAGGAGACCGGGCTGGTGGCTTTGCCAGATGGGGCACCTCCCTTCTTCACCGCACTATGTCCTGGAGGGGGCCCCAATGGGGTGGACTACATGACCAGCACCTTCCTCTGCAAGACACATGGGTCAAGGATCCAGACAACCGAGAAGGGACTTGTTCGTTGGGTCCCCAAGGAAGTGCTCTGCCATCCCACAGCCCCCTTTGCCCAGTACAACCTGGACATGTTTGTGGCCCTGAACTCTGTCCCATGGTTCATCCAAGACCTTCACATCACCACCATCCACCTTGACCCGGAGTACGTCCTATGAGCCGCACTATCACTTGGGGAACCTTGGCCGAAGGATGCCAGTATGCCACTTGGCACGGGTGGGGGATCTCTGTAACTCGGAGGTACCCAAAGGGCTGGTCTATTGAGTTGCGCCGTGGCAAGAAGGCGTCCCCAGGACGTGTCACCCTGGACTCTCACCTGTCTGCCCGGTACTCCGAGGCATATGCGATGAAGTGGGCCGAGAAGGTTGTTCGAGCACTCAACCGTGCGCTCAAGAAGGACCAGAAGCGATGACTATAACCGTTACTGTTTCCCATATCCACGATGTGTTCGCAGCCCGTGCCAACCATTGGGCGCTTACCACCATTGACAATGCGTTCTTCAATTCGCGTGACAGGTGGGTGGGGGTCGAAGAGGGTCCACTCACGTTCCAATTCACTGACCGGGATGCATTCCTCAACTACTTGACTGAGGGGTACCTGAAGGCATTTGGGCGGTTCACTTCCGCAGGGGAGTCCTGTGATGAGATAGAGAAGGTTCTCTCCGATCCCCACTACCAGAAGAAGTTCGCCTCAGTGGGATGGGTACTCAACATGGCAGGCACCCATGGTCGGGTTGAGTACAACTGGTGGTTCAAACGGTGCGAGTAGTTTAGTCGATCACTTCAACGTGGGTGATCTTCACTTTGTGGGGATCGAACACGGCCACTTCGGGGACACCACTCACGAGGTCTGACCCGTAGTAGATGACCGAATCATAGCCCCGGCTTTTGGCCCTTTTGGCCTGAGCCTTGCTGGATGTGATGAGGGTATTGAAGACGGTAGCCACAACCGTATAGACCTTGGGGCGGTAGGCCGATGAGTCCAGGCCCACCTCATCCAAGGTGTCGTAGAGGTAGCCGGGAGCCCCAGTCGGTGCCCCACCAAACATGTCCAGTGGGGACTCCCCACTCCCAAGGGGCTTTACCTTGCTACCAATGATGTACCCGGCAACGTCATTGATAGAGTTTGGGTCTACTCCCAAGAACTTCTCAAATCCCATTGTGTCGAGGGTCCCTTGACCTGGAGTAGGATTGTCGTTCCAGAAGCCTGTGGCCCGAGGATACGTCTCCCATGCGTCAACACCCCCTTTGTAAAGGGCCTCCAGCATCCCACCGGCATTGCGGTTCTGGCTCTTGAGATCATCAATGATTGAGGGGTCGAACCCAATGTTGCGGTTGGCCTCTGCGTACTTCTCAGCAACGTGCTTGTAGGGAGTTAGGAAGATTCCCCGGCCGTAAAACTTGTTGACCAGTTCGTCCCGGCCACGGTTCATGTCAAAGGTCTTGAAGAAAGCCGTGGTGCCATGGTAGAGGGTCGTGGGTTTCCCCTCAGGGAGCCCCTCAAGGTCATAGTTGGATAGGTTGAGAGTCTTGGCTCCCTGGAGGAGATGCCGGAAGGCAACCTTGATGGGACTGGCCTGAGGGCTCATTAGGTGTCCAACAGGGCCATTTTCGTGAGCCATCCAAAGACTTCCCGCTTTGACAGTAGGGCCAGTTCCTTGCGGGTCTTGAGATCAAAAGCTACAAACTGGGCTGCATTCTGCTTCCCAGTCGTAGGCAGGGCTGCCACGGGTTGCCCTGGTACCCGAAGGATCCATTGACCCTCTAGTTTCTCCCATTTTGCCTGATTGTCCAGGATCGTCTGGTGCCTCTGGTTCTCTTCCGTACCTGGAGTCTGGAGGTTGTTGTGGTACTGGTCCCGTAGGGCCACCTCCCGTTGCTCACGTCGCAATGCAGATGGCATCCATTTGGCAATGGCCTCTTCATCCACGTCCCTCTTTTTGGGGCCACCAGCCGCTTCCTTCAATAGCGGAAGCAATTGCCCACGCAACTCGGGATTGGCATGTGCCAGACGAATGAGCTTGGAGCGAAGGGTCATACTTGGGGGCCTTGGATAGCCAGTTTAGGGTCTTACACCCAAATGTCGGCGATAAGCAACTTCCCGGAATGTTGCTTATCGTACACTCTTAACTGGCGAAACCTTGCCTGGACGGGCACCGGGCAACGACTAACCGGCGAATTGTTGCAGGGACCCCTATTCCCCCTATCCCCAGCACCCCGTATGCCCCTCGACAAATTGGCAGCATGGCGGATTGCGTACTCCCATTGGGTATCTAGAGTTGCCCGTACCGTTCCAATGTACACGGACGAGGCCCTCAAGGTCCTGGGGCTTCCTGCCACAGCCAGTGTTGAGGATGCCAAGAAGGCGTTCCGGACCCTCATAATGATCCACCACCCGGATAGGGGCGGGGACATCGCCAAGGCTGTACCAATTATTGAGGCCTGGACACAGTTGAAAGATGGGGTCACTATTTCCCGTCCCAACCCCACCTCCGGGACCTACCCGGGTAGCGGCTACCGTAGTCCACCCCCCAGGACCCGTCCAAGGCCACCACCGCCTCCGCCCCCAAGGCCACCACCAAGGAAGCCCGAGCCGCCCCCAGCACAGCCGTCCCAGGGGCCATCCTCCAAGTATCCTCCCCTGAAGGTAACTTGGAAGGAAGCGGAACGGGCAACCAAGGTTCCTAATGGCACGAGTCAACCAGAAGCCAAGGACCGTCAACGGGCCGAAGACTTGATCAAGAAGGCCGCCAAAGTCCCCGGGTACGCCATTAAGATGAGTGCCTTGGCCAACCAGATGGCCAACTCCATTGACAGCGTCGCCAAAGCCCTACGTCGCGGTCGGGCCTTCGAGGACCATGATGAAGTCCCGGGCATTGACATCCATATCATCCGGTCCATGTCCCAGATCTTCTATACCAGGGCTATGACTCTGGCTAGAGTCGCCGGGGCCTAGTCCAAATGGCAGAGTCAATCATTCCTGTGGACCCTAACCCTGCACGGGTTGCCTTCCGGCATTTGTTGGCCTCCAGACCAATCTATATTGACAAACAGGCCCTTCAGCACTTCGTGCAAACAGACCTCATCCCATCAATCAGCAAATGGTTGAAACGCCAACCCCAGCAGAATGACCCAATAGGGTCAGTGGACCACATCGCCCAAGCAACCCTTCAGGTTGAGAAGGCAGACCAGAGGAGTTCCGATCAGGTTCGTGTCCAGATCCATGCCCGATCCTCTAGGAGCAAGGGGGTTGCTGTACTAAGCGGAAGTGCCGGGCGTGCAGCAAGAGAAATCAATGTGTGGATCAATGGAGCCCTATCCCCCGAGGATTTCCTGGTGCCCACCAAATGGTCGGATCGAATGTCTCCCGTATGGGAGTGCTCCAGTCCAGGGTGCCTCCCCTATGGCATCTATGCAGTTCTACTCCATGAAGTTACCCACATGGCCGAGGTGGCCCCGCCATCTCTTTCCTACAATCCCAGAGACGTGATTGAAAAAGGGGAGGCTGTTTGGGAGGGTTACATCAATGACCCAGGTGAAGTCCGGGCCTTCATGCAGGAAGTGGTGGATGCAGCAGAGCGTTTAGCCCCTAAACTCCGGGTTCACATGCGCTCCAATCAGCAACTCATGGAAACAGTGCTTACCCTGACAACCACTTGGTCCATTATTGAGAAGCACCTCAAACCTAGGGAGAGGGTCAAGATACTCAAAGCAGTCTATGAAGTATTAGATCGAAAGGGGCTGCTGCTTGAGTGATGCTTGATGCTACTTGGGGTGACGATTTCCCGCCCCAACGGTTCCCTCGGGGTGTAAGCTAGGCAAGGTCTGGAGCCACGAGCAAAACACGCTGCATGGATAGGTCACCCGTTCCCATCATGGAACACTTCGGCCGTCCCGATTTGGGTTCAACGCGGGGATTAGATACCCCCGGTGCGCGAGAAGACCTTTCAATTCTTGGACAACCCTGCAATATTCTTGGACACACATGCAATTCACTCCTCCTGAAGAACAGTGGTCAATCATCATCGACACGGACAGCTACTCGGGTAACTTCGAACGTGAGATGGGGGCCTACATCACCGGTCTGGAAACAATTCGAGGGGAAGACTTGATCCACGACTTCCGAGAGGCTCATGGTGTCAACCGAAAGGAACGGAACGTCTACTGGAACGATGACCCCAGGAACCCCCTAGCTGAAGTTTTTATGGAGTGGCCTGGGGAGCATGGCGATGAGCTGGCCCACATCTGTCCAACTCCCGGCTATGGGAACAACGGGCATGGAGAGCACAAGAAGCTCTCGGAGCTGACCCCCGCCAAAGCCGAGAAGTACCTCTGTCCCGCCTACCAATCGGTCCAGCTTCGAACCAATGAGAAACCCACGGACGAGCAAGTGAAGCTCATCAAGGAATGGGCCTACAAATTTGCTGCCAAAACCCAGGACCCTAAGCCCACTCTCGCGGAATACGAGAAGAGTGGCCGGGATAACCACCCCTTCTACTTCCAGCAACCCATCAAAATTATTGGGTTCCGTCTCCAGTGTGACAGAATGACAACTGAGGAGACCAATCTTGGACCCTGACCAGTATACCCTTCAAGCTCGAAGGCTCCTCCAGGAGACCGATTGGGAAACCCTCGTTGCGAAGATCGCCCAAGCCATCCAAGAGGCCCGTACTAATGCCTTCTCGGAATGCGTGGAAACGGTCCGGGACTTCTGCCATAGCACGAAAAGCCCTGGGGGTAGTGAGGTGGCTTCCCGTATCCTCGAATCACTTGGCAGCCGGTCTGGCAATGATGGTACGGCCTTCACGCACACCGCCTCCCTACGTGCCGCCCAAGAACTCAACTACATGTTCGTCCAATGCCAGCATTGTGGTCACGTGGACGTTCAATGCCAACTCACCAAACCAATTCCCAGGCCTCAGCCCACGATGCCAGAGGGGTCCTGGGATGATGAAGACTAAACGACCCACCGAAAAGGCTCTTGACCAAATCCATTCTCTGAGCCAGGAGATGGAACGGCTGATTGCTAATGGGGATTGGACCCAAGCTGAGTTCAATAGGCTGCGTCATGAGGCTCATGCCATTGTACCGGATTTTGCAGATGTCCACAGCTTCCTAATTCGAGCCGCCCACCCGGACTGGCTAGGTCCAGCCTACAGGGCAAGACAGGACCCCGATGACTAGCTGGCATGTTCGACACATCCCCAAAGGCCAACTCGGGAACCTCTCCAAGATCGCTGAAGAGCTGGAGGAGGCCCTGGACGCCGAAGAACAGGGCCAAGACCTCATGCTCATGTTCGAGCTCTCAGATATCATCGGGGCCTGCGGGCTAGTGGCAGCCCGCTACGGAATGACCCTGGACCAACTCGTCACCTTCTCAAAACTCCGCAGCGAAGTGGCTATAGCTGATGCTGGACCTGTCCCAAATCCGTAACGGGGTTTTCTTCCCGGACGCTGAAACCTCAGCGTTGGAGCAGGACCTGTTTGCCGACATGGCACCATCCCACACAACAAGACCTTCCCGACCCGGGGCTTCACCCTATCAGGGTCAGCCGAACAGGGGATCCTTGAACGGTTCAGGGGCCAGAAGGTATCGCCCCAACTCCTCTATGCCAAGAACCAATGCTTCCGAGAGGAGCCCGTCCTTGAGGGGTTCAAGTGGCTTCGTGAGTTCACCAAGATGGAGCAGTTCGTGTTCTGCTACCAACGGGATGCCCATGACCGCTTCGACATGCTCGTAGAGAATGCCACTGCGTTCCTTCAAGCCCACAACATTGAATGGCGTGTTCGGGATGTCACCCACGAGGACTCCGGATACCACCACCACAAGGTTGACATTGAAGTCCTGACCCAAACCTACGGGTGGCTCGAAACCCATTCCTGTACCTACTACGCCGATGAACAGACCAGCCGGTTCAACATCAAGGGCAACCAACACACTCTGTCCAACACCGCCATTGCGTCCCCAAGAATCCTGGTCCCTTTTCTGGAACGGTTGTAACCCATGAGTAAAGAATACAAGGCGGAACTTAGTGCCCGATTGGGCTAGGTTTCCTCCGGTGCCTGAGTGTAACATCCTGCATGAGCACCCAAGAAGCAATTGTACTGGTTGTATTGATTTTGACGATGGGCACGGTCATGGGCATCAATGCCTGGAAGGGCACCGGCTCTTGGTGGGGCTGAGAGGAACCGATGAGTACCATCAAAGATACTGACAGCTACGTACATATCCAGATGCATGCTTGGTATCCTACCTTGGAGCAATTCCAAGAACTACTGGCGGCGGACTGGAAGGAGGCAGCCCTGGAGGCGTACTGCCTGGACTACAGCTTCGACGAGAAGACCCGGGAGGAGTACCTGCTCGTCCAGGAATTCACGAAGCTGGTCAGGGAGGCATGTCCGGCCGGGTTCCAGGTGGGGGTCCATCTGCTGTGGCCTAGAGCCGCCCACTGTGGCGAGGACATCTACGTTGTTGACGGGGAGTTGGACCACAACCGGTGGATGTACCATCGCAAGTGCGACAAAGCTGCCCTTATCGAGCGCGGTGGGAAGCTGTGGTGCGCTGGTTGTATGGAGCCGGTAGAGAGGGAGGATACAATGTCCCTTGAGGAAAAGGCCGGGGCCTAGTCGATTTTGCTAAAAATTGTGCTCCCCGTGCCGATAGGGTATTGAGAAGCGATGGAGAAGGTCCTTCGCGAGCGTGGCTGGAAGGTCACCTGCTACTACCAGATCGACTGAGGGGAATGACAATGAGCCCGACCACTTGGCCTTGCAGTTGTACCAAGACCCACCCAATCACCAAGCTCGAATGTGAGAGCTGTGGGGATCCACGCCCAGCGTTCCTGCCCGAGGATGACACCCATGCTCGCGACAAGGCCCGGGAGTACATCGCTAGGGCTGGCTTCAACGTCGTTGAGGCTCAGGCGTTCGCGCTCCGGAACGGGATCCCCGTAGCCCAGTCTCGGGCGGTTGCTGAGATGACCCGGGAGCTGGAAGACACCGTTCGCAGGTACGGGACACAGGCTGGGTTTATCTTCGAGTGGTCACAGGTCTAAGGGTCGATTTCGCTAAAAAGTCCCCTTCCCGTACCGATAGGGTTGTGAGGTAGCAGTCATGAAAGACACTCTTCATTTCTATGGACAGGGTAATGTGGTGACGGATTGCCTTCGGCCTATCGGGGCAGATACTAAGAAGACCCAGGATGTTTTGCAGGTCACCTGCAAGGCATGTCAGAAGACACATACCTTCAAGGCATCCTTCCGGTTCCAATACGGGGTACGGATTGTGGTGGGAGACCGGGTCCGTGTTATCTCAACCCAAGAAGTGGGGGAGGTAATCGGATTCTGTCCCGAGGGGGTTCCCTACACGGTTCAGTTCAAGTCCGGGGAAACTGCCCGGCTCATGGGACATGAAATCGAGGTCAAATGAGCACCTGGATCCCCCAGCAAGGCAGCGTGGCCACCAGCGTGCTGCTGCACCGGGATCTCAAGCCCGGCGACCCTCCAGGACTGCTGGGACTTCGATGCCATCGGCCCCACGGAAACCTCCAAGTCTCCTCTGGTGGTGGTTCACCGGAACGGCATGTTCCTGGGTACCTTCTCGGTGATGTCAGGCCACATCCTGCTCACGGCCGAGAAGCAGGTCTCACCGGCATCCCTCAAGGCCGGTCTCAACGTTCTTCAGGCCTTGTGTGTGGCCTGTGCCTGCATGGCCCAGTAGGCCCACCCAGTAAGAAAGGTCCAACCCTCACCGGCAAGTTGGGACTAGGAGGACCTGTGGACCTGTAGGGGTTCGACTCCCTTCCCTCAACAATCCTGTTGGGGGGTAACCCTTGAAAACAAAGAGCCATGAACCAAAAGAAACTCAACTGCTGGGAGTTCAAGGACTGTGGGCGGAACCGGTCAAGAGGGCAACAACCCAAACAGGACTTCAAGTGTGGGACCTGTGGAAAAGTATGATCTGACTTCGCTTGCAATAAACGGAAATACTGCTCCCGGAAATGCACCAATCAAGCCGCTAGAACAGACAGACCCACCTGTCAACAGTGTGGGAAGTCATGTCGTCTTGGACGCAATCGGTTCTGCTCAAAATCCTGTGCAGCCATCTTCCAGGTGCGACCACCAGCTATGTCTTGGAGTGACTTCTATCGAAAAGCCCAGGCCGCAAATCCAGATCCACAACCTTGTGCCTGCGGGTCCCCAGGCAAACACCGGCATCACACAGACTACACTAAACCCGAAGTCGTGGTGTGGTTGTGCGCCCCCTGTCATCTCAAGCACCACCACATTGGAGCCATTAGAGGACAACGATTTCGCCCAGACCGCCCGCTTTAAGTATGCCCCAAAAGCATCTGCCCATGACAGGTTGGCCTACTTGACATGTACCGATAGTTGTCCAGCCCACGACACCGTGGTGCCAGCCAAGGAGGCTAAGGATCGGGCCCCCAACTGCCCCCTGTGCAACCAGCCCCGTGAGGTCTACCAACACCCCACCGTCAAGCCGTATGGACTCGCCATCTACCACGCCAAGTTGTTGTCCTTGCCCCCACACACCAACCCCATTGCCATTGTCCCCTTCTGTGGAACTGGCATTGAAGCCAAGGCACTCCTGGATGTTGGGTTCAGGGTCATCGCCATTGATATTGATCCCCGTCACGTTGCCATGACCCAGTACAGGCTAGGTGGGGTGGGGGTAACTGTTGTAGCCGTTGGGGATGCCCCTCCAGCCACCACCACCACCACCGAAGTCCCCGCCACTGACACCACATCTTTTGAAGACCTACTGGGACTCTAACACATGACCAACACCAACCTGACACCCCCCTCCGCCGCCCCAACCAAATACACCCTTCACCACGGGGACTGCTTGGATGTCCTCAAGTCCCTACCAGCCAATTCCGTGGACGCCATCGTTACGGATCCCCCGGCAGGGATCAACTTCATGGGCAAGGATTGGGATAAGGACAAGGGTGGGCGGGACAAGTGGGTTGCTTGGATGACCGAGATATCTCGTGAATGCATCCGCGTCATCAAGCCCGGTGGCCATGCCCTCGTGTGGGCAATTGGTCGCACATCTCATTGGACCGGCTGGGCCTGGGAGGATGCTGGCTGGGAAGTACGCGAAAAAATTACGCATTTGAATGGGCAGGGATTTCCGAAATCGTTGGATGTCAGCAAGGCGTTGGACAAACAGGCCGGAGCCGAGAGGGAAGTGGTTGGGTCGAAGGTGGGGCAACCAGGATACTCTGTGGCTCCTGGAAAAGGGCGCAACACCCTCAACTCGGCGAACGATGGCAGCCTCAACAATTCTGACGCCGAATGTCAGATCACAGCCCCCTCCACCGACGCCGCTAAGAAGTGGGACGGTTGGGGGACGGCACTGAAACCTTCTAGTGAAGACTGGTGGATGTTCCGTAAGCCCCTTGAAGGCACCGTAGCAGCCAATGTATTGGCCCATGGAACCGGGGCGCTCAATATCGATGGGTGTAGAATTGGATGTGAGTCTCGCCCTATCAACAACTACTCAAGTGAGGGGGCTCAAGGCTGTATGTCCCATGGTGAGGGTAAGGGTCACTCAGGTAAGGAGTACACAACCACGACAGTGTCCCAGGGCAGGTGGCCCGCAAACGCCGTCCTCAGCCACAACGAGGATTGCGTCGAAGTAGGCACCAGGAAGGTCAAGACCGGTACTGCCACCTTCAAGAATACAGATGCCGGGACCGTGCTGGACTCCTACAGTGGGGGGCTGAAACGCCAGGACCACGGTGAGTATGGCCACGCAGACCCCGATGGCACCGAAACCGTACCCGCCTGGGATTGCACCCCCGATTGCCCCGTACGGATGTTGGACGAACAGAGCCTTGCTGGAGGCATGCACAGTGCTGGAGCCGCCCGAGACAAAACAGTAACCTCAACCTATGAAGCATCCTCCTATGACCTGTCTGGACCCAGACCCATGGGGAGGCTAGGGGACACAGGAGGAGCCAGTAGATTCTTCTACTGCGCCAAAGCCTCCAAAGGTGACCGGGGCGAGGGTAACAATCACCCCACCGTAAAATCACAATCTCTTATGGTTTGGCTTTGCAGGCTAATCTGCCCACCCGGTGGGACCATCCTGGATCCCTTCCTGGGCAGTGGTACCACCGGTATCGCCGCCCTACTTGAGGGGTTCCGGTTCATTGGCATCGAGAAGGAGCTACCCTACTTCGAGATCGCTAAGGGACGAATCGAAAACTACAACCAACCAAAGGCTGCCCCCAAGGCGGCAACTAAGGTGGAGGGGGCAACTGAGGGTAAGAACCCCACCACACCCGATACAGGCTCCATCCTGGACATGTTCGGGTGATGCAACCCCAATGAACCTCTTCATCCTTCACGAAAACCCCACCCTCGCATCCCACATGATGTGTGACCAGCATGTCGTCAAAATGCCAACCGAAACCGCTCAAATGCTATCCACGGTCGCACGGGCACATGGATTCGACGTGGGATACAAGACCACCCACCCCAACCACCCCTGCACCCGCTGGATAGGAGAGTCCCTGGAAAACTTCGCCTAGGCATCCCAACACGGTATGGCCCTGTGCCACGAATTTAACTTCAGGTACCTGCACCCACACGGCGCCCAAACGGTCATCCAAGAGATCCTTAGCAAGGTGGGGCATCTACTCCAACTACCCAATCAACCAACCAAGAACACCCTTCCCCCAAGTGATGCCCCCACAGTATAGGGGCAACGACCCAGTTACCGCCTATCGCCGATTCTACACCGAAGACAAAGTACGGTTCGCCTCATGGAGGAAAACAAGGCAACCCCCAGAATGGTGGCCCAGAAGGGTGTAACTACCCTCAACAGGAGCCAATTGATGAAGTTTATGTACCTGCGCCTCAATAAGTCCACCAACCCACGAGTGACCGTCGCCTACATGACGGTATCTGAAGCCAATGGCCCACAGGCCATCCAGTTCGGCTACGCCATCCGTGCTCCTAACGACCCCTGGAACCGAAACCGCGCTCGCCTGATCGCCGAAGGACGCATGTTCGCCTCCATGGTACGGGCTCCCAAGGAGCCCACCACCAAGGCCCCCACACAGGCCAGCGGATCCATCCCCCTGGACACCACCCCAGGTAACCCCCCAGACCAGCAAATCCTCGACGCCCTCACCGCCCTGCCCGATACCTTCATGTGCGCCGCCACCGTCCGCAAGTACGCCAAGATGGTCAGGGAAGCCAGGACAATTCGGGTGGTGGCTCAGAGCACCGTCTCGGCACCCTAAAGGGACGACCAAGGGCCGGAGAGCCTAGGTCCCCCCATTCCAAATCGGGACCCAAAAATTTCTGGGTAGAAAAATCGGCCGAAAACGTATTGCTGTGGCAATCGGCAGAATTTAAATAGGAATGGGCCCTCATGGACAATGAACCCTCACAGGACCAGCTACAAGCCCAGAAGGAAGCCCGCTGGCAAGAACTCCAAGAGTTCGGGACCCTCCACGACTGGGAGGGTGGACAGAACATCCTCCAATGCCTCCTTCAGGAAAAAGGGACCTCTAGTGGGAGAGGACAGGGGGGATGTGACACAGGAACCAGACAAGGGCCGGAGAGCCTAGGTCGCCCTTTGGGGTTCCTAATCAAAAGTCCAAAATTTTCAGGCCAAGAAATTGAGCCAACTCGTCCTGGCCTTGGCTTTCGGGGAGTTTAATAGGTTCCACTATAGGAATCAGGGGCTAATACCTGGATATCAAAGGGGTTTTCCAAATTGGTGTCCCTATTCCAATGTCGGTTGAATGTAGGTCCTGGGCCTACATGGGACCCACATGTAAGTCTATTAACCGGTTCTACAGACCCGGGGGACGGGCGATGTCAAGTGAATCAGTGCTGTCAAGTGAAATCGTACGTCGATTTTTCTGTTGACATCATCCCATACGATTGCCCTTGACATGCCCCGCACCCCATGCCCGCAAGGGGCCGGACCCCCCATGGTGCCCCTACCCCTGTCAAGCCAATTCGTCTGTCAAGAGAAATCGACTGGTACGAATTTGGTGCTTGACATGCCACCAACTATTAGGAGTTGCCGAATGGTTGGTTCCCGGACCCGGCCGTTGGCCCACAGGGTCAGGTGCCTGTCAAGAGAAATCGCCCACAGAAGGGGCATCCCCTGGGGGAACCTTGTCAAGGGAAATCACCTAGCTCCTCCCGGATCAACGAAGGCTTGGATCTTGGGACTTGTTGATTTGGCTTGACAGGAAGTCAATGGCCCCGAGGAGCCACAGGAGGCGTCCTACCTCTTTGGATGCCTCACTGCGTTCCCCGTTGGGGTCTTTAGGGAACTTTATAGTGATGTCAGCAACAGTGAAGCCAATGCCATTGCCGATACCATTCTGGATTTCCATGGCATGTTCAGCATAGTCGATCCCGTACTGTTCACTGAGGTCCAGGATTGCAGCCTCCCTGGCATCCCAAGCCCGTTTGATATGCTCCATCAGGTTGATGGGTGCGCCGCCAGCGGTCTTGAGCAAGGGCAACAGATGGGGCCGGAGAGCCGGGTTCTCTTGGGCTAGGCGGATCAACTTGGAGCGAAGGGTAGGGGCCATACACCCGGTCAGGGCATAGGCCAAGTAGGGAGCCCCGAAATTGGAACAGGCAGGTCCCCTCCCCGGGTTCCTGCCTGTTTGGCTGGGGAAGATGAGAATCGGCTCCTTGGTGGTGCCCATGGTCACATAATTACCGGTACTTGTTTTCATTTGGGCTCCTGGACTCCGAGCCGGGCGTTCATGAATGCCTTGATTTCTAGCCACGCCTCCGCGCTGCCCGGCTCCCCTTTTATGGTTTTGATGAGGTCCACCGATATCACCATGTTTGGGTCATTTGCGAGCATCATCACGAGCTTGCCAACAGAGGTTTCGGTCAGGAGCTTGCTGATTTTGTTGACTGCGGGGGGTTTCTTCATGATGTCCTCAACTACCTATCGGCACGGGAGGAGGACTTTTTAGTGAAATCGGTGCCCCCACCCTAGGCTAGTTGCTGGACTGGGCCGACAGGGCATTGATCTGGCGGGCGGTATCCACCATGCCCTGGAGGAGATCCTGGAGTTCGAGGAGCTTGTGGACATCCTCCATGGGTAGCCGGTTGATTATGGCCAGGGCATCCTTCTCGCTCCGTACGGGCCCCATATAGAACAGCAACTCCCTGAGGTGGGGGTGCTTGGGGGCATGGCGGGCCATGAAGGCATCTGCGATCTTGTCGAGGGTCATGGGAGGGACTCCTGAGGGATTGTTGGGTCAGAGGGTCAGATAGATCTACGACAGGGCGTCCATGATGCCGGTCCGGATGGCCTGGATGGTTTCCTGTGACCACCGGTAGGAGCGGGCATCCGCCATGAGGTTGCCGACGATACCTTGGACATTGGCCCGGGTGACGGGGCCTACGGTGAACAGGAAATTCTCAACCGCCTTGCGGGACACGCCCGGCTGGCTGGCGAGGGATTCGATTCGTTCGTTGGTCAGGGTGGTCATGGGGTTGTTCCTCAACTACCTATCGGTACGGGGATGGGACTTTTTAGCGAAATCGTGCCGGGTCCTACTCATCATCCTCTTCCGAGTCATCGTCTTCCTCCGAGTCATCCTCGTCCGTGTAGGGGACATCGGGGAAGTAGAGGATCTGTCCCAAACCCATGCTGTCGGTCTGGGCACTACGCAGGCCCTCGGCCAGATCCATCAGGTGACGGCTGTTGTCCTCCGCCCCCCAGACGAGGGCAGCCAGGAACTCTCCCAGGGTGTTGTCCATGCCCAGTTCGACCCCCAGGCAGGTCTTCCCGTACATGCCCCGTCCACTGTAGGACCGGCTGGTGAAGCCCTCAGAGTCATCGATGATCTGCTGTAGGATGTGCTTGGTCATGACTGCTTCCTTCCTTCCCTATCGGCACGAGAGGGGTAGTTTTTAGCGAAATCGCAACTCTGAAATAGGCCAGTCATTTCAAGCACCGTCATCATATTGGGTCCAGTTGGGGTCCTGGGTACCTCATCAAAACTAAGAGCCCAATGATTTCAATATCCGGCACGACCGTGCTGGAGGAGACAGAATCGTTTTTATGCGAAGTCGTGATTCCAATATTTCCCTGTTCCAATAATCCTCAATAACTCCCACTGACATAGGTCAAATCCCAATAAGGTGACTCCGGAAAGTCACCCGAGCGCGTCAAAACCAAATGAGCGATTTGGAAACGGGCTGTTCAGGGTACACGGATGTTCAGGTTGAGCGGTTCATGACGCGGGGCGTCGAACGGTGCAGGTCGGGTGCAAGATCCGCGGTCGGGGAGGCTTGGTGCACGCAACGGGCACTACGACTTCAACTTCTAGCCTCGAACAAGGGCCCGATCTGGCCCTTGTCGATTCCACTAAAAATCCCCATTCTCGTGCCGATAGGGTATTGAAGCAGGAGACCATGGAGAAGAACACGAACCGAGATCACGTCACTGGCCAGTATGACGTGGATGATGATGCCATGTGCACCTGTGGCCACAAGCGTGGTGAACACACCTGTGGCAAGCGCGGTACGGGGGCCTTTGAGTGCGTGGTCGAGGGGCCCGATGGCATCCTTGGAAGCGCCGGATGCGAGTGCATGAAGTTCAATAGGGTCAGCTACCGATAGGCTTCACCGCTACTGGCCAGTGACGTGATCTCGCAGGAGAGGCATGCTTCCAGGCCAGACCCAATGTTGTCCTGTCGGACGGCCTTCACAGCATCCAGGTGTTGGCCCGACTGCCGCAGCAACACTGCATACAGGACACTCGGGGGCTCTGGTTAGAACCCGAGGGTGACCCTCGCCTTGAGGGCCCGCATGCCCTGGCGGGCCAGTGACAACTCACTAAAGTACACCTTGCTGGTGCTGTGCATGGGAAAGTAGACCAACTTTTTAGTGAATTCGACCTACCACCAGCTCGGGGAGGCTCCTACCCAGTTCTTTTCCACCTCAGCAAGGTCCCGCTGGGCATTCCGGATGGCCATCTGGACGGTCTTCCCGTACCACGTACGGCCTCGGCGTCCCATGGGCCCCAGGTGCAGGGCCCATACAAGCGCCGAATCCCCCTGCTCCAGGTTGGGGCAGTCCTTGTGGACGTTCGCAGGGAGGTTTTCCGGTACTACCAGACACCGAATCAGCTGTGTCCCTGGCGTTGTGCCCATGGTGAGCTTGGCCACACGGCGTTCCAGGTTCAGCAAGGCTTCTTGGATCTTCATGGCTAGTCAATCTCCGTTCCATACTCCGCCCAGACAGCCGGTCCGACAATCCTTTGCCCTGCCAGAACACTCGCCGTGGGGTTGAAAGGCAGACCCTTCAGGACCCCCTCCTCGTTGACCACCAGGACATACCGTCGCTCACCGGGCAGCGGTCGCACAATCTCAATCCACCCACCAACAGCCTCATGCAGCTGGTCCAGGGACAGCTCTGGCCCGTTCAGGCCATGAAGTGCCGTGACTGATCCGTCTGTACCGATGATTTTTGCCATGGCTACTTTCCCAGTCCGAATTCGTCGATGGTGATGATCAGGGTCTGCCGCTGAACCTCAGCGACCGCCTCATTGAACTTCCATGCCTTGTAGGCATCGCTGACTGCCTTGTTGAAGTTACCGTCCGTACCCCCAGCCACATCACGGTCGAGTAGCTCCTTCCAGTACCTCTTGGCCTCCTCAACCTCTTTGAGGGCCATCCGGTAGGCAACTGCCGCAACCGTAACATGCATGTTCATCTTGTTCACGGCCCAGTCTCCTCCAAAAGTTCCAGCTCGTCCTCCGACCAGGGGGCATCATCCTCAAACTCGTCATCCCACCGGATGAAGAACTCCAGGTGGACATCATCCACAGCGATGATGGTTCCCCTGGCCGCTGTATCGTCCTCTCCAAGACACAGCCCGGGCTTGACTCGAACTCGATCATGAAGCCTCATTGGTTTCCTCAATACTTCCCCGAGACAATCCCGTTGGCCAGCTCGATGGCATCCCTACGAAAGAAGTATGTGCCCACGATGCCCCCGTTCAGGTACACCGTGAACCGAAGCCGGGGCGTGGGGTTGAAAACGTTGCCATTCTTGGGGTAGAGGTGCCCAATGACCACACGCTCAATCGTGTACCCCGCCGCCTTGGCCCCCGCCGAAAGCCCCACCACGCTGAATGACGTGTGCCCGAGTTCGTTGATGGGATTCATAGGTGCCTCAATACCCTATCGGCACGAGAAGGAGGATCTTTAGTGAAATCGACCTGCCTCAATGCCCACCGGGGCCAAAACCTAACCCAAAGGGCACCATCAGCAGCCTCAAGTTGACAAATAGTTCAATGGTTTCGTCAAGACCTATGGATTGGTCAGACTCCCAGAGCTATGGGTACGGGAGGCTCTGCAGGGAGTCCAGCAACTTCTCGGTCTGGGCCCGACGCACCTGCAACTGGGCCACAATTGCCTTGACGAGCTGGTTGGGATCCCGCATCGATCTCAGGACATCCGAATAGAGCCTAGCAGGACATCCCACCCCGCGCTGGCCTGAGAAGCCTCTTCGGGTTTTTCTAGGATGCCCTGCCAGGACCTACTACCCATCCCGAGCCATATGGTGTCCATCCCTGCCTTCAAATACCTATCGGTATGGGAGGGGGACTTTTTAGGGAAATCGACATTGGAAGAGCTACCAACATCCTTTCCTCAGACCGAGCTCGCTCATCATGGTCATCCTGAGGGGGTGGGTTCATGGTTGGGATCCTCGCTGGGGCTGTTCGGAATGTCAAGGGCGGAGTAGGCTCGAAATTGAAGTTGTAGTGCTCGTTGCGCTGACCCAGGGACGGAGCCCACACCCCTGGGTCTTGTCCACCGGACCCAAAACCACACCCAAATGACACCAATGAGACACATCGGCTTACGAAATCATTGGACTTTTCAGAATTGGTCACTTTTGGGGGTCCAGGACAGTCCCCACGGCGAGCGCCCCTGCAACCCGATCCCAGAAGGCCTCGGTATCCATGTCATCGAGGTGGATCCTGACCTTCGTGATGCCATAGTCCCGTTTGATGGTGTTTTCAGCGATCCTGCGGTACCCAGCATCCTTGCTCTTTAGGGCTGTGAAGACTTCGTTGGCTGCCTTCAGGGTGTCCTTGAACCCCCGTACCTCATGCTGGAACACCACCACGAGGTTGCGATCCAGGAGGGTACTCACCTCAGTCCTCCAATGGGCAACCCACTTGGTCTGGCCATTCTTCTCGGCCAGCTGAGCCTTGTAGAACTCCAACAGAGCCCCTCCCGTGTGTTCCTCCACCTTGTCCTTGAAGGTCTCTCGGCTGTAGGCCATGGCCCTAAGAATACGCGTAGCGACCCGTTTGGCTGTTGGTTTCAAATCCGGCATTTCCGTCTCTTTCCAAAGTCGCGGGTTGGTCCGACAGACCCTACCAGAACCTCAACCACACCCGTCCCCGCTGTAACCCGGTTCCAAATGTGTTTACAGGCCATGATGTCCAACAGGGCTTTAAAGGGCCCAACCAGAGTACATGGTGTTGAGGTCCTGGTAGGACCAGTCAAGAAAAGTGCCCCAGGGGCCAAAGATTAGGAACCAGTACAGTCCGGTGGGACTCGAACCCACATCCACGGTTTACAAAGCCGCTGCTCTGCCTGCTGATCTACCTCAATGTAGGTTATCCTAGGTTCCTACACCCACTTCCACCAGCTGAGCTACTTGGACTGTACTGACTCGATGAAGAATCCCATGTGTGGCCAGGAATTGAACCCAGCTACGGTCAGTCCACACCGACCGTCCCCATCCAGGGGCTAGGGGGAATCGAACCCCTGCACATCCAACACACACATGAGACTCGGTCGCGGGCAGGGGAGCTGCACCCCTCTAGCTTCATCAGCACCCTTTCGGGCCCCAGAACTCCTGGGCGGTCCGCGTTGTTGTTACAAACTACTATCGGTACGGGAAGGTGACTTTTTAGGGAAATCGTCACCGACCCATCACAACAGCCCCACAGCCAACATTGGCCATACATAGGATGCCACGTACCCCTTTGCTGGAGTTGCAGGACTTGCAGGCGATCACGATGTTCTCAGCCACATTGGGGCCACCCTTCGAGATTGGGGCTACATGGTCCACCGTAGGTTTGTCCCCATAGGGCTTGAGGCAGTAGGCACACAACCCACAAGATACCTCCAGGGCCAGCTCAACCTCATCCCCTGTGAGGGTACTCTCCACCTTGGCTAGATTGGCCCGACGCTGCTGGCGGTTCACAGTGAAATGTTCTGGGTGGGATTTGTAGAACCGGGCATCCTTCGCCCGTCTCCTTTCAGGGTGCTCCTTGTTCCGGGCATTTTGACGGGCCCGCACTGCTGCCCTGTTAGCCTGATAATAAGCTGCACTCCGGACCCTATATTTTTCAGGGTCCCTGGCATCCTCCCATGCCTGAACTCGTTCTGGATTGGAGGCACGATAAGCAATAACCTGCTCCTTAACCTTCACCCCGTCCCTCACGTAGCGTGCATGCCTGAGAATGGACATACACTCTTTACACTTGTACTTGTGCCCATCTTTAGCCCGTTTGTTAAGGCCAAAATCGTCAAGGGGCTTCAGAGTCCCACATTCGGAACATACTTTTTTAGCTGCCAAGGCATCCATGCCAATGTGTGCGCAATAGGGAGATTAGCTGCGGGCCCTAACCTGAGCCCCGCCAGGGACTTGAACCCTGACCCGAAATCAAATGCCCGGTACTGCTCCATCTCACCCTTCGAAAGTCGAATCTTCATGGTATCCTCAATATCCTATCGGTACGTGGAGGCAACTTTTAGTGAAATCATATTCGGCCCCCAATTCAGCCCTGCCCGTCTTCGGACAGCATGGAACTAATCAACTTCTCGGCCGTGTCCCGACGCTCACGTAACCCGGCCACAACCGCTTTGACCAGCTGGTTCGGATCCCTCATGGGCCCGATATTGCTCACAATTGTGTGTTCCCCACACACGATGTAGTGGCCATCCCCAGTTGGGTAAATTGAGAACTCCTTCGTGAACCTCAGGCAATAGTGCCAGCCGAGATTTTCCCACACGTCCACAACCCACCCCCCAGTCCTCATCCTCTTCAGGAGCTTCTGGGCTTCCCGCCCAGCGGTTTCGTATGCCTCCCGGGTACACCCTCCCCCGCAAGCCGGAGAACAATAGACCCCCCCGCGAAGTACCGGTGTCCATGACAGTTTCTTTGCAACAGGCTTCATTTCTTCAAGTCTCCAGTTTCAATGCCAGGGCTACCCGTACACGATCTCCCCAAACAGGGCACATTGGATGAACACGTCAGCCGTGACCATATCACAGTTGCTGATCAGGACATCCTTGAAATGGTCAGGGTACTCCCGGGCCATCACCTGAAGGCCCCTCACGATGGAAGCATGGTTCATCACACACTCCCGCCTGGGGTCCTCGTTCTCGTAGATGGTCACCCCCCAGTAGTGTGCCCGGTCGGGACAGCTTGTGGAGTCCACATGCCCCCAATACCGGATTCCGCCAGACTCGATGGCACTGATCAGCAAGGACTCGATCTCCTCGTTCTCAACCTCGAACGTCACGGTTACGGATGTCTTGGGCTGCTCAACTTCACGCTTGGTCATTGGTCAATCCTTTTATCAGTCGGGCTGTATCCTCAGAGATCCAAACTGGACCCCACGCTACCTCACTACCTATCGGCACGGGAAGCCAACTTTTTAGCAAAATCCCACGGCGGCCCTATGTGGCCCTATACCTCGAAGCTCAGTTCCTTTCAGCATGGAGAAATCGGCTGTAGCCCTCACAAATCAGGCCCGACTCCAAGGTCCCTGCTTGGGACTGGAGACCCACTCCAAGGGTTCCCTGCCCAGCTTCCCAGAATCAAAGGTCACGGTAACCAGAGCCAGCCTACCAGACAGGGCTTCGGTCCCGCCTATACGAGCGAACTCAAGTGGGACCCCAGCCTCAGTACACAGCTGACGGGCCTGCCCCTCCGCCCGAAGGCAGGCTTGATGGTTACTAGGCCCAAGAGACCGCAACTCCTCAACCCCCTCGCTCGCAGAAGCCACACGATCCCTCTCAGCTCGGGTAGGACCCATGTTGGCCAGGAAGGTAGCAATCACGTCACCGCGTTCCCACGTCGTCTCACTCATGTCCCCTGTTACGCCCTCCGGGGTCAAAACCTAACCTAAATGGCCCCTGACTCCCTCACGGCCTTACGAAATCATTAGGTTTTCTCGGATTGGTCACTTTTGAGGGTCTCGGACAGGACCCCGTTCCACGAATCGTCGGTGGCAGTCTGCACCCACCGGAAACTCTCCCATGTACCCAGGTGCACTGGCGTCACTGTCCTGGTCCCCCCATGCCGCACCACCGTCGATCACAATGGCAAGATACGGGTAGTCCCCCTCCTGGCTTTGTTCGCCCATACACCGCACCGGGCGCTCACAGATTGCACACTGCGCCTCATCCGACCTGTACGCATGGGCTCTGCCCGTCCCCATCGCGAACGGAGGAACCGCAAATGATCCATCTGGCCTCTTCATCCCAATCGCGAGGTGCGGTGTAATAACTTCACACGTCAGTTCATGCCCCGTCCGATTCTCGCGTCTCGTCGGTATGATGTCTCAACTTTTAACCGAAATCGGCCATTGCCATATGTGGCCCTATACCTCGAAGCTCAGCTCCTTGAACAGGTCCTTCGCAGCCTCAAGCCCCAGGGCCCGATCAACCACCTCCAGGCGTACCACCCTGCGAAGCCCCTCAACAGCCTCCCTGATCGATGAACAGAACTCGGATGCAAAGGTGGTGAGATCCCCATCAGGTCCCAAGTCAGCCATGGCACGGTACTCAGGACCAGCTGCCCGGGGATAGACACACACCCGAATTGGTAACCCCCCAAACACACCAAGCTCGTCCTTGGTCAAGATATGAGGACGATCCTGAGCCTCATCACTGTATTGGATATCTGTCAGCTTGTTCATCATCTTCATGTCATCACTACCCCTATTGGTAACGGGAGACCCCACTTTTAGGAAAATCGACCTACTTCGATGCCCACCGGGGTCAAAACCTAACCAAAATGGCCCCCGCTAGCCTTACCGGCTGACGTAATCATTAGGTTTTCTCGGATTGGTCACTTTTGGGGGTCCAGGACAAGGCCCTCCGTTGGGACTAGATCCCGGCTCCGAAAAAGGACCGGATAGTTCGCCTCAGGGAGACCTTCCAGGTAGACTGTGTACCGACCGGTGCTGGTACAACATTTCCGGACCTCTCCGTACAGTCCCTTGAAGGGACCCTTTTCACGAACCCGGACCCGAACGCCACTTCCAGGCTGGAAGGAGCCAATTAGGGTTGCAGGCTCATTGGAAATGGAGCCGGGGACATCTGCCATAAGGATGAGCCTGTCCCCATCATCAACCCCAAGACGATGGAGGCCCCGGCGGGCATCCACATCGAGTATGACCTTGGTGTTCCCAGGCATCTTCCCGCTTTGCAGGATCCGCTGCAATGACTCGAAAAGTTCTTGGACGGTCATCGTACAACCCTCAGAGCGGGCTTCCCTCGCATGGCTACCGGGAGGGGATTGATGACGGCATACCAGCCCGTACAGAGCTCAGCATACACACCACAAGCCTGGAGGGCTCCATCCATCTCTACCGCACGGTCACCCTCAGGGTCGAAGAAGGGGGCAAGGTTACCTCCTCCATGGACCACCACGAGAAGAGCACTGGGATGGACTTGGTTCCACTCCCCCACAGAGGCATTCCATTCCTTGGGGGTGTAGAACTTACCGTCAGGAATATCCCCAACGAGGTTCTGAACCACTTGTCGGAGCTTGAGGGTCACAGCCAGCGACCCTTGGACGGGGAAAGGATCGTGTCGACCCCATTCAGGGTCGAGTAGGCAGAGACCACTGCCCGGCCATCCAGGAACATGACCTTGGCAAGGGTCACCTCTCCCGCCAGGAAGGCCAGCCCCATCTTGGTCCTGATATCCTGGGTGACCAGGAAAAGCTTCCACTCAGGACCGTCCCAGTGCCCCTTGTACTGAGGGTACCGGGCATTCTGAAGCTCCGCATTCCTGCGAAGCCGGACAATCCGCTCAGCTGGATCCTTGGGTGTGGTCATCTTAACCTCACTACCCTATCGGCACGAGAAGACAACTTTTTAGTGAAATCCTACGGTGGCCCTAGTACCGGCTCGATCAAGTTGACCATTTTCCCACAAGCTGCGGGGGAACACCCATCCGAACAGCCCCTGTCGGCAATCCTCCAAACCTCACGTAGAACCGCATAGGCGGCATCCCGCTCTCGAAGGATCCGTTCCATCTTCTCGTAGGCTAAAGAGGGGAGGAGTGCAAAATCATCATCATCCGTGAGCATGCCCCTATTACCCCCATCCCGTATCCCACCGGACCCAAAACCTAACCAAAACAGCTCCGCCTACCCCACATCACTGACGGAACTATTGGGGATTTTGTCGGAGTGTGGTTTTGACCCCGGTGGGACAGGCAATCCCCATGTTGGCCATGATGGCAGCCTCTCGCTGTTCATCAGGCACCCCAAATGTCATGGCCTTCGCTTCCTCCCTACCCCTAGTAGGTGCCTGCATCCTATGTAGCTCCTCCCTCAGGAACCACATGGGCTCACCCTCTCCCTCAAGCTGTACTAGAACTTGGCTGCTACCCTCTCGACCCACCACAATTCCATCCCGGCCATCTATGGCCACCAAGCCAGTCTGGGGAAGACCTGCCTCAGGTCGCCATTGAGAAGCCACTCGAACGGTGTCCCCCAATAGGATCATGTCCTGTAGAGTCTGCTGTCCTAGGGACCGACCCACCCGTGGGATTTTGGTCACTTCAGGCGAGTGCAGGACTACTACCCCCCCCATCCACCTTTGGGACATCAGGTGAGGCAGTGACCCTCTCCAAATGGCGTAGAGCAATCAGCTCAATGTGCCCGTCAGGAAACAGGACCCAAGAAGAGTCCCGTACATCATCCCCCTCAACTACAACTGGTAGGAATAGCGGAGGGAGTGGTTCCACTATCACCCCAATCTGAAGATGAACCCGAGCACCCCAGCCATTTGGCCAGTTCACCTTGACCTTATCCCCTACCAGGATTGGATCCTCCACAGATGCCAGCAAAGTCTCATATTGCTCGTGCACCTCACTGGCCCTACGTACCCTGTTCTGTAACTCCCCCCTGAGGTCCACAAGGGCCATCTCAAGGGTAGGACCATAACCACAGGCCCCATCAGGCCCATCATCCGCCTCCACCCGATAGTGGGCATCCCATTGCGGGAGATATACGTGAACTGCCGTGATGGGAAGTGCACCCCACCTGCCCAATTGGTCCTTGCCTAACTTGTACTCCATGTGTGCCATGGCTACTTGCCCCCTACTAGATGACGCCTTGCTATGGCATCATGGGTCCGCTCATTACTGACAAAAGTCCCCAGAAGCGCAATCAGCCTGATTCGGGATACACTCACCTGAGAAGCCGTAGCCCCAAATCGCTCCCTCCCTAATTGCTGGAGGGCCAATCCCGAAACCCGGGAATCCTTGAGCAGTATCTCCACTTCATCCAATGTCAGCTTCTCATAACTCATTGTGGTTCCTTTGTTTGTGATGTTTGGTAAGGGACTGGCTGGAGACTGTGGAGTTCGGGACTGACTCTGGCCGGAGAGCCCAAGTCAGGTTGAGTTGAGGGCCAAAGTATTGGCCGGGATTTCAGTTTCAATATTTTTGGGTCCAAAATCATTGGGGCTTTAACTATTTGACTCCTACCGACCCGACCCTCGCTCTCCGGCGTCGGTAGGGTCCTCCCCATCCCTCGAAGGGACCCTGATGTCCCACCCCGTTGTGGCTCCATGGATGAGCCCACAGGACTTGGTTCCTAGGGGGCACACGCAGGACAGGACGGGGTTAATCTGGCAAGAGGGGTCTTGTTTGCCCTGTTCTAGTGCCCGGTCTTCACAGGGAATGTGATCCATGCAAATGAACTGACCCGGATGGGTAATTGGGGAAGCTGCCTTCATGTGAGGCCGAATCTGTTGGGTTCCACAGCGGGCGCATGAGACGAGGGTCATTTACCTACTTGCTCTTCCTAGGGTTCCGATGATGATCTCTTTACAAGTAGGGCATTGGACCAGATACTCACTTGGGCCTGCCGCACACTCTCCAAGGGTATGGGACGATTCCCACACCTGGAACTCGACCAAGGTCAAACAGTACTGGCAGGTACCGTGGCAGATTGCATCTTGGGGTCTTGTTCCTTCACGTAGTACAATCATGGGCTCACCAGGATGGGAGCACCGCAGTCCCCGTCAAAGGTAGGGTCATTTGGGTCCAGGTGGCGGTCTTCTGGGAGGGTCTGCCAAGCTGTAGGTGCCTTGAGGGTGGCCTTACGTGGGGGTGTGGGTGCCAGGACAGCTACGGTGATCATGGCACCCAGGGCGATGGCAGCCAGGGTCAGGAAGATGAACTCCCAGGGGTTGTCCCAAGGGTCATTTGGGTGTGTCTCAGTCATGGGTTTAGTTACCCCTCCTGTAGTTGTTCCAGACCCCCCCAAAACCGACACCTTCTGGATTCTCGGCAAATTGTCCAATGATTTCGTAGTGGGCTATAGTAGGTGGTCTCTATTCGGGTGTGGTTTTGGCCCCGTGGAGCATGACGGGGTGGTTGGGGGTGGGGTTTTTGGGATTGTGGGTCCTTATGGGAGGGGTCCTATATTGTGGGTTTGTGGCAACCCTGAGTTTTGAAATCGTTTCAAGCGATTCGTTTCGAGCGAATCGCTTGAAACGATTTGTCCCAATTGGAATCGTTTGAATGTATTTGAGTTTCAATAACTTGTGGGGTCCCAGAGGGGTTTCCCAACGGCTAGTGGGTGGTCCATTTTGGACCAGTCCTGTTACCTGATAGGTTAAGGGGACTTAGTCACCAAGGTGTTCTATTAATGGGTCCAAGTACTTGGGGTTGTCGGTCTTAGGGATACCCATTCATCGCAGACTTGGCGTGTAGTGCAGATGAGGAGTGCCCACACACCCGAGCCAAAGATGATGGCGAGGAGGATGCCAAAGCCTATGTAGGAGGGCCAGTCTTCGTTCCACACGTTTGAGCGGCCCTGGTCATTGGGTGTTTGGGGGGTGGTGGGACCCATGGTTGGCGGTAGTTGGGTGGGGTCATTGCTCTGGGGGTCTTGGGATGTCTGGCCAACATTGGGGGCCTTGGGAGTTGAGGATCTGTCGTTGGTCTTTGGTGAGGGCGTCCCAAGCTGCATCCATCTGGTCAAGGATGTCGTCTTCCAGTTCCATGTCAGCCTGACGGGCGGTGGTGGTTCTTGTGCCATGGAAGGATGGGTCATCGAGGGAGGCTTCTTTGGCCCGGATGTCCCATAGTTGGCATTGGAGGTTCCGGTAGGTTTTGAGGGGGTCTGTGGGGTCGTCCATATCATTTAGTTCCAGCTGGTAGTGTTTTGGACAGGTGGTGTTCCAGCTGGCTACGGAGTAGGTCTTCCGCTTCACTTAGATTGAAGAAGTTGGAGACACAGGGGATATCGGTACGTGGGTTGTCATGGGTGTACATGAGGAACAGCCGTCCGGCCCCATAGAGCCATACCCCCAGGGTGTTTCTCTGCCCTCCTCCGGTCAGGACTATTGGGCGCAGCCCCTTGCAACCACAGCCACAGGGGGTCCAGTCGAAGTCGAATTTGTAGTCGGGGGTCTTGGGTGCTTTGAGGGTCATGAGCTTGCTGGCACCTCTGGGCTTACGGGGTCGTGGTGTCTTTTTGGGCTTCCAGGTCACGCGGGTGTTGCAGGCGTGGTTATCTCGATGGTGTGGGGAAAGGGTACACATTAGCCCATCTTTGTTGCGTTCGCCACAGGTGGCCAAGTTGGTGGGGGTCAATTAGTTTCTCCTGGTATGGCGCGTTCCACGTAGATCCCCCCGAGGAATGTTTGGAGGCAAGCAAGGGCACCCCACCACCCCAGGTCATGGACGAGGATGGTGCTTAGTGCAATAAGCCCCCATACTCCTGCCAGTAGCAATCTTCGAGTTGAGTTGCTCATTGGTTTCCCATGAGCAGAGCAACCAGGGCTTTTCTCTGTTCCTCATCGAGGAAGGTGCTAGCACAGGTGTTGTTTGTGTCGTCTATGACAGAGAGTTTGTAGGTGGTTTTCCCGGTGGTGGACTCAATGCGGGTCCAAACAACGACGCCATCGTTGGGAAGGACCACCCTGTGTTCGGTGGTAGTGGTCTTGTAGACCTGGAGTGGGGATGTCATGGGGTTGGCACCTTATCGACCAGGGTGATTGCCCCTTCGGTCCATGCCTTTTCAGCCCAATCAAGCAGGCCGATGGCTTGCATTTCGGTAGCATCAATTCCCTGGATGCCCATCCGCATGGCGTCTTCATTTTCGGCTGTGATGAGGGTGATGCGAGCCTTGGGGTTTTCGAGTTCGATCAGGCACCGTCCAGCGGTACACCAAGTCTTGAGGGTGTAGTCGTGTAGTCGAGGCAGAACTGAAAAGAGACGCGAGGCCCTGTCGGTTTCCTTAGAGACCATCCAGGATGCCTTGGAGGCTCGGATGACCTTGGCCATCGGCTCACACACGGCCGTTCCGAACCCACAGGTGGGGCTTCCCCATTTGTCCTCAGTCTTGGTGAATGGGTGTCCACCGTGGCCGAACCAGACGGAGGGCTCAAAGTTGGCTTTGACGTAATCGTGAACACGGTTGGACGCTTCGTTGATGGCGGTCCAGCGAAGGTCCACGAACTTGTTAGGGGGGTCGTTGCGCCACCTGTAGGTCTTGAGGGCTGCTTCCAGGGTGGCATGGGAGTGGAGGCGATGGTCCTGGTCCCATTCACGGAGGGTGTCATCGTTCCGGCATGCATTGCAGATGACTTCCTGGACCTTGGGGTTCTCACTTTTGGTATCCCCGGTGTAGATGGTGGTCCAAGAGGACAGGTTGGCGGCTTTGCAGCGGCCACAGGAGTGGTTGCCATCGATCTGGGTGTCAGTCATGCTCATCTTTCATGGATGCCGCTTCGAGGGCGAGGCATGGGGTACAGGGATTTGGGTGTCCATAAACGCAGCCTGTTCCCTTGTATTTACACCCCAGCGAGGCAATCTGCGTGAGTGCCCCTTGCATCAGGGTGATGCGGTGGTTCAGTTCGTCCAGGTGTGGGTCGGGGACTCTCATTTGCTTTCGGTCCTTCCAAAGCAGTTATTCTGAAGCTTCTCCCAGTTGGGTCCCTCACATTCAATCATTTGCCCTTGAGTATCCACCACATACCATTGGAAGACGATCTCGGTGCCATCCAGGTAATGGTGGACCTGATTGGCATAGCCAAACGGGCATGTGATGTGGCTATGCCCCTTGGCCTTGTCATATTCCCGTTCAAGGACCCCTTCAAAGAGTGTGGTTTGGGCCCCAGTTTGCTTGTTTATTGAGGTGTATCGATGGGTTACCTTGGGGGACACAGGGCCCTCCATATCTCGCATGTGTCCCACCCGAAGATGGCCGTAGAGAGCCAGACCAAGTAGTAGCTCTTCATGGTTACCGGCACCCGCTACAGCATGAGCCGTTCTTGGTGTCATAGCCACACCTTGGGCAGCAATGGTTGGAGAGGTATTCAGTCTTCAGGTGGTAGTTCCAACCTAGCAAGAAGGCATAGATCCAGATGGCTAGGAGGGTGCTGTCAGACACTCGTGGAGAGATGGGCTCTTGGGACTTGTTGGGGTAAGCGGATGCCATCAGGACTCCGTCGGGGGCATAGCTAACGGCTACGGGGATCCCTGTAATCTTCTCAAAGTCGGCGATTGCTTCGGTGAGGTCATTATTGGGGCCAACAGGGGTCATGGTCAATCACTTCTTTGGTGGTGTGGTCCAGTATTGAATCTCGTAGGCATGCATAGCTGCCTTGAGTTTGGCAAAAAAGGCTCTTAAGGGTGCCTTGAAGTCGGGTATGATGGTTCCGGCGGTGACCTGGGCAGCAAGGGCCTCAAAGTCCTGGACCACTTCGGCCACCTGACTTTCCAGACCTGGGTTGGGGCCGTAGGACTTCTGGGCACTATTGGCCACGTCACTCAGATTTTCCACAGCTGGGCGAAGGCGTTCGATGGCATCACTTACCACGGGATTTACCAGTTCTCTCGTTCCGTGGCCTGCTTGCGGGCTTCCACGTAGGCCAGTTGGGTCATTGCCTTGAGGTATTGGTGGTGTGCCTGAAAGTCTCCAAACTGGGGGCCAGAGGCGGCTGGCTTGAGGTCAATGCGGATTGAGCCTAGCCAGTTCATGACGTGGACATATTGGGCCACGGTGGTCAGGAAGTCTTTGGCCTCTTGGGGGGTGACGTTCCCTTTGGCGGCAGCTTCGACCATAGCGTTCCAGTTCTCGAACAGGCCTACCGTGAAGGGGACTCGTTTGAAGGACTGGGACAGGAGGTCATTGCCAAGGTGCCACAAGGCACGGGAGAAGAGTGGGTCAGTCCCCTTGAAGCCCGCAATTGCCTTGTCCCATTCGGTCTTGACCAGCCCATACAGGGTCTCGATATTTTGGGTCTTCCCGTCCCAGTTGCCAGTTGTTGGCAGGTTGACCAGGGTTCTCCAAACATCATCACGGATCATGATGGCCGTGACTGGGAGGGGGTGACGGCCCTTGGATGCCCCTTGTCCGTAGAAGTTTCGGTGCTCGTCCTTGTCCCCATACTCGGTATCGGGCAGGATGGATAGGTGGAGTTCCGCCCGTCTCTGCCCCCCTCTACCGGCCACAACCATACCTGCCCATTTGTTGGCCAGCTGGTCACGGATGGTAGTCAGGATGTTGGCTTCCCCGGCCGGTGATGTACATGTATGGCCATTCTCGTTTTGGAACTTGGGTGCCATCATGTAGGAGGCGACAACCCGGATGGTCATCCGGTTGATCTTGGTGACCATGATGGCATTCCCACCGAGTTCATAGCCAAGGGCTTTGAGGGCCTTTTCGACCCGCTTACGGGTAGGGACCCAGCTTGGGATGAGGTTCTTTTTGACAGGCTTTCCAGTTACTTTGGCTAGCAGTTCCTTCAAGGGGGGGTAGGGGTCAACGTTGTCACTCACGAGGAGGCGTCCCCCGTGGATGGCATCGATGAGGTCTTCGAGGGGCATGTCCTTGGTGGTGGGGACATCATGGACGGAGTTGTCGCCCCAGCCCCGTTCGATGAGGTCCTGGTTGAACATTTCCTTCCAGGCAGCCTGTTGGGCAACGCCCTCAAGGTGTTCAACCCCTCCGTAGTCGTTGTAGGTGCCTTGGAGGGGGAAGGTACGGGGGAACCACCCTCCCGTGATAGTAGCCATGGCTCCCCCGGCTTCCTTGCCCTGGTAGTAGGGGGAGCGAGTCAGGAGCATGTATTGGACTCGGTCTCCACAATGGATGGGGAGGCCTGAGATTGCACAAGTGAAGCTGGAGCTGCCCATGTTCAATCCTTTGACTTGGTAGTAGCCCGGAACGGGCTGGTGATGAGTCCCAGAAGGAACATGGCAGCCCAGGCGACCCAGAAGCCTACCTGTGCGGTTTCATGGTGGCATTTCTCTGGGGTCCAGTTCGTGGCCCGCTTGGCGCGTTGTTTGATGGTGTGGATGTCAATGGGTGGGCTGTTGCTCATTGTGGGTCTTTCATTTGCAAGACTGAATCTTGTTGAGTGCCCGGAGGTTGGCGGCATAGTGGGGGACCACCGTGAGGGTCCGTCCCTCGGGGTTCTCAATGGAGCATGTGTACAGGTGGTTTCCAGCTTCAAAAGACAGGGAATGCCTTGGGGGACTGATCTCATAGACCATGAAGCCATTGAAGTCCGTGGCATTCTGTGGGGGTCGTGTCTGGAAGTCCTCCATGGGCACACCTACAGGCCAATCCATGTCAAGCACGAATCGGAGGTTGCCTGAGAAGTAGTCTCCGGTCATGGAGACCAGCATGGCGGAGACCTTTTGGCCGTTCAAAGACACTTGAATGGGTGTGGGCAGGGTGGTGGTCACTGGAGGGTCCTTCTGGCAAACATTGAAGATTTCCCACATTGGTGGCACCTCAATTGGATGAGGTGCCACCAATGTGGGTCATTTGGGGCGATGACGGGGGTGGTCACTGGGACAAGGGGCATGGAGAATTGGCAGTGGGGGCAGGGCACATGGGTTACCTGATTGTCAACGGTGGTCATGGTGTGGTTACGCCTTTGATGGCAACAATTTCTTCCAAATGGCCCGATATGCCCTCATCCATTTTTCTGCCTCGTTGACAAGTTTGGTTTCCCCCTCATCGAGATGGGATTGAGCCATCGACATATGGTCAATCATCTCTTTCAATTCAGCCAGACGCTCACGGGGCAATTCTCGCAAGGCATCCTGAAGTTCTACCGGGAAGTCTTCAATATCAGTGGTTCTCATGGTTCTGCTATGCTTCTAGGGTATTTGGCGCCACCAAATTTGCGGGGTCTGGGGAACTCATCTAGCCCTACCGTTTGGAGGATATCTCGGGTCATGCCAATCCTTCGGAACAGGACCCCAATGTCCTCATCATAGGCCAGCCTGAGGCAGAAGTCCTTCAAGTAGGCCTGTGAGAACCCCTCGGTTAGCTCTGCCATCTCCAGGACCTTCTCGGGCGAGAGGGTGGTGGTGTTTTGGGCCAGGAACAGGTCAATGAACCGTTTACGGTCATTGGCGTTGGGTAGGTTGAAGGTGAAGATGTCATCGAACCTCCCTGGACGGAGCATTGCATACCCCAAAGGGGCCAAGCTATTGACTGTGGCGAGGATGGTGGGGTGGTACACCGACTGTCTTCAGAGAAGATCCTACGGTGGTGTCATTGGCATCTGGGAGATTGTTCCATTGGGAAGTGCCGACACGGAGTAGATCGAACAGGTCGTGGAGAAAGAAGCGTTTCCAACTCCACTTGCCCTTCAGTTTCTTGAAATGGTTCCATACCACCAGGACAAAAGATGCCACAAGGGAGACCAGGATCACAATATTGAGGATGGCTCGGGTCAGGTGGTTGACCCGCTCCCAATCGGTCTTTGGGCTGGTGGTGTCTTCAAGTAGCATATCGGGCTCAATCCATCTGGTAGTAAACAGCAGTGCCCCAACCGGCCGTCTTAAGGGTCCAGGAGATGGCTTCAGCCTGTCTGGTGTTCAGGTCACCCTGTCCCCCAATGGGGGCGTGGATGAAGTAGACACGGGCACCCAACCAAGTACTGCCATGGCCGCTCAGTCCTGCTCTCGTGACTGCTCCCGCCACCTGGGCGACCCTGACTCCCTTGGGGAGAAACAGGATTGCACGGTCCATATTGCAGGTGCCCCCATCACCCGGGTTGTCCCTGGCGGTCTTTAGGGCTGCTTCCTTGGCGGCTTGAAGGTCCTGGATTAGCTTTGGCTGATCGAGTTTCATGGTCCTGTTACACCCGTCCGAGCGGCGGTCATGGCAGGTGATTTACTCCCCTCTCGGTCGTGTTGGGCACATCAACCTCAACTTCGGCCCCCTCAGTCTCATCGACCCTGGTTAGCTTCCGGGCTGGCTCCCCCACATCCACCCGGACCTTCTCGTCAGCCATTCCTGAGACCATGTCCATGACTAGCCTGAGGGCCGGTTTAGTGACCAGATCCGCCAGGGAGTCACCAAGATCGGCTAGGCCATCTTCCCGCATTGATTGGGCAATGGAGGCGAGTTTGCTGCTTGGTTCATAGCTCATGTCAAAAAGCTTCGGGCCCACGGCATCAGGGTCCGAAAGGTACCCTGAGTCGGGAGTTGAGTTGCGGGTTGCCATTGTTGAGTGCTTAGCCCAAGGGGTTGAGGCGAGTCCAACACCTCCCAGGACCTTAGTCAGGGCGAGCCCCTGAGGGCCCGCCAGGAACTTGAGTGCCTTGCCCCTATTGGCCCCCAGGGTTTGGGTCAGGAACTCCACAAGGGGGTCCCTAGCCGCCTTGGCGAGCTGTCTACCAGCGACGGTTACCATGGCTGACTTGGCTTCGGTTTTGGCCCGTGCCTTGAGGCGTTGGGTCGTCGTGGCAGTGGCTGGGGCGTGGAGGACGCCCACCTTGGGCATCAGGTTAGCCAGGGGGGTAGTCTTTGGGTGCTTCGAGTAGATGTCTACAATGTTGTGCAGCTCCTCTCTCCAGCCAGATGTCAGTGCCGACCCCCATGTGGCCACCACCCAGGCCTCCAAGTCATGGAGGTTCATGGGTCCCCGATGGGATACCCAGGAAGATGTCTTGGTAGACCACACTTGGTAACCGGTCACAGTTGTACCAATTGTATCAAAGGACCACATCCCCACGTCAAGAGACCAGCCCTCGTGGATCATGTAGGAGGCTAGGTCTGTTCCTTTGAAGTCTTGCGCGAGGGCAATGGGGCACCCCTCAATGGCATCCACTGTCCCTTCTTCGTCGGGATCATACCCATCCTCGTCATCATAGCGTTTCCTGGCGTCCCGCATGAGCGTGTTCAGGTCGGCTGCGTCAATGGGGTTCCAGAAGGTCTTCTCGTCTATTTTTGGGTAGACAGCATTGGAGATATATGGGATTGGGTCCTTCAGCCATATACGGGGCCCCAGGTGGCGGTAGTCGGCCTGTTTGGTGTTCCAGAGGGCGTACTCCCAGGTTTCCTTATCGGCACCTTCGTCAAAGCGTGCCCGGAGGGATAGGTTGTTTTTGGTAAGCCAAATCAGGAAAGATGTCCCCACGGCCAACTCCTCCTTATGGTGATCTCCGCCCGAGATAGCGGTGGCCTGGGGGGACAAGCGATTCATGTCGGCAGATATATTCTCATTCTCAGGATTCTTGGTACGGGCTTGGTTCCTGGCTTGGCGTAGGATGTCATCCAGTTCCTCCTGCTGTGCTACGGTGAGGCCTAGGATTGGGATGCCGGTGCCCGCGGATGGCTTGGTCCACAGGTAGCCAGTGTGCCCCTCCAGCCACCCTACAAGGTCGCTAAAGGGCATCCATTTGGTCAGGGTCTCCACGTTGGTTACGTTGGTCATGGCTGGAGTCACGGTGATTCGATAAGTAAGCCTGTAGGTCCAGCAGTCTTTTGTGGCGTTTGCCTCCACCTTAATCCCCGTCAACAGGTCTTTAACAGACACGGTTGGGGGCAGGGATCCATCATCCTTGGGGGCAGGTTGCTTCGACCATTGCTGTGCAAGCCATGTCTCGGTACGGGCGAGGAGGTCTGGGGATACTTTGGCTCGGGAGGCCTTGGCCATCTGGTTTGTCGGCGCCCATGTAGAATCCCTTTTAGCTAGCCCTTCGAGCCAGACTGTCGGGTGGTAGCTCCCTGTATAGCCTTCCGGATATGCTTCCTTCCACTCGGCTGCTAGGGATTCCAGGGTATCTTTGGTCTCGGTAGTCATGGGTCCCTTTTCCTGCGCACGAGCGGCATCCTGTATCCAAGCCTCGGTACGAGTCACAAGGTCAGCAGAAGAGGTGAAAAAGTGTGGCCCTATCGTACCGATTTTGTTCAATGGGATCCAATTGTGATCCAGCCCATCAGCCTCCTTCGACACAAACATCTCAGCGGGTGCCACCCATGAGTGGCTGGTGTCTTTGGATAGCAGCCCGAGGAGCCATTCCTTGGGGCCCTCCTCCTTGCTCCAATAGGAGGATGGTTTGGCCTTCAGCCACTCTCTTGCCAAGGATTCCAAGGTATCTATGGCCCTGGTGGCCAACCGGGAGGATACGGCCGACTCGGATTTGGAGTTCTTCTCCGTTTTGAGTTGACGGAATGTTTCCTGAGAGATACTGGGGTTGCTGGAGAGGGGGAGGGTCCATGAGGCTTTGTCCACCAATGCTTTGTCATTCCACCAGCCCTCGAAGGCGGGGGTGGATAGGGTTATGAGAAGCTTACCTTTATGGTCTTTCAGGGATTGACGTACCTCAGGATGTAGGTGCTCCGCCTCATCGGCGATGACCAGATCGAACTCTTCACCCGCATAGAACTTGCTACTAAAAGTCCCTTTGCTGATGACCTCAGGGGGGTCCGTGGTACTGGGAGACAAGTAGAGGACTCGTTTGCCCTCAGCCAGGGCTGCGTTGGCAACCGCTACGGCGAGAGTGGTTTTCCCCGCCCTCCGGTCAGCACTCACCACGTTGACTCTATAGCCGCTTCGGGCAATTTGCCGCTGTATATGGCTCAGATATTCAAAATGGTCGAGTTTAGGGGCAGCTTCAGCTGTCTCAGCTGCGTGCTGCCCTTTTAGGATACAGTCATCGACGGAATCAACAGCTTGGTGCAGGGCATCAAGGTTGTCGTGGGTCCACTCTGCCCCCCAGTGGCGGGTCATTAGGTCCTGGATCTCTTTGCATAAACGGACCCCAGTTGAGGTTCGGAGATCGGTCTCACCTCTACCATCGAGGGAGTAGGTCAGGTCATATGTAGAGTCAAGAGCACCCTTCAAGGTGACTGTGAAGCTAGCTTTGTTGGGGTCCGTGAAGTGGTGGGTAAAGGTGGCCTGGGCTGTCCTAGGCTCGGTTTGTGTTTGTTCACAGCCTTTGGCAATGTCCGAGACAACGTTTTGAAGTAGCTTCTCATTGTCCGGTGTCCAAAGGATTTTCCAGTGGCTCGACATCCACTCTTTGGCGGCGAGTAGGTTGCTGAACTGTATGGGGTGTCGGGTTGTGTGAGGATCCCCTGTTCGGCTTATCCCATAGGATATCCTCCCCGTACTTGCGTCTAACAGATAGCCGGTCAACGTGAATGAATGGGTCGCGGGAATGGTGGCCTTACCAAATTCGATCAGTTTGATGACCCGATCTTCGAGATCTCGGCGGGCTGTTCCAGAACCCAGGTTGGGTACAATTATCCCCGTTGGACGGTCTGCGTAGCAACCTACAATATCGTCAAAGAAGTCCTGTCTCCATTGCGCTGGAGACCTACCAAGGGCATTGCGCAGGTCTACAATAAGGTCCTCTAGCCCGTCTATTTTGAGAGGGCGTCGGAACTCAGGCAATGGAACGGAAGGGATCATTTAGAATTCAGAGCCGGTTGACGGTATGGCATCTACTGATCCTGATTGGCCGAATGTATGGCACGAAACCAGTATCCCGCGCAGGTGACTACCATGAAGGCAGCCAGATTGAGTGCCCCAGGGAAGGTGGAAAAACCAATGAGGGTGGCCAATATTCCAAGCCAGATGGACGCAATACAATGCTTGTGCCAAGTTTTCATGTCATTCCCCCACTTCTCTGGATGTGATTCCAAACCTGGATAATACCCACTGTGATCCAGCCAGCCAGGATGAGCCCCAGGAGGGGGTCTCCGGAGACCAGCAAGAGATACAGGGAGAGGATGGCTCCGAATGGGCCATAAGCCCCATGGCGAGGTACCTCATAGAAGTCCTTTCAGGGCGTCCACTTGAGCCTGCATGGCATCGACCTTTTCCTTCAAGGCCAGGGTCAGGTTGGATAGGGTCTTCTGAAGGGCATCCTCAGGTGCCCCTTTGATGCCCTCGCAATCCAAACGACCGCCTACCTGCACTCGGTAAATGCCCTCGTTCCCCTCAGTAATGGTGAGAGTATCTTCCCCTAGCTGGCGCATGATTGTGAAGCACCGGTCCAGGGTTGAGGGCTGGCTCGGGAGCTTGCCAGCCAGTTGGATCAAGGCAAGCTCATCGTCGGCTGGGATGTTAACAGGTTTGGCAAACCCGAGTTGGACATCTATTTGGCCGATGTGGATGGTATCATCTGAGCGGGGATACCACCTGTTGACCACAGCGTCATTCACGTACTCAAGGGCCCAGATTTCCTTACCCACCCTGTTTTCAATGATTAGTCTCCGTCCCTCCGTCCCCGAGATGACGAGGTGGCTTTTTGGGTCTTCCCCAATGCGGATTACCTGTTGGGTAATGGTCTTGGTCTGGTGGATGCCGGACCCCCTCCGTGAGCACACGAAGGTGATGGGGGTGATCTGGTTCTTGGGATTCGTGAAGCTTTTGATCATGGTTCCTCAAAGTCCGAGTAGTCCGGCCAGCCCATTGTCTTCCGCTGGCTTCGGGTCCTGCTGGAGTGGCTGGGGATTCAGATAGATGTGCCGCTGCCCTGTTACGCCTAGGGATACTCTTGGCTTGACGGTAGCACACCCCTCTTCAAAATACTCTAAGGTAACCATGGTTGCCCATGTCTTGTCGAAGCACCACGCTGGCTGTTCTCCAGATGTGGGTGACTCGATGACGATGGCTGGGTGCTCATTGCCATAGGCATCTACGTAGACAACATGGGAACCAATAGGGGTGCGGGTCATGGGGTCATCTCCAAGTTGTTCAAATTGGGGACCCTGCCCACACGTCTAGGCACTTACGATGCCATGCGTCTAGGCAGGTGAGCCACCAGGGTCTTACTCTTTTGGGTTGATATCGGGGAGGTGCCCCTGTTGTAGACTACAGCAATGGGGGTGGGCGAGATCCCCGCTAGCTACGAGGGCTGTGTGGGTGACTCCTGCGATGGCGTCCAAGCAACGGCCAAACTCCAGCCGGTACTCCTCATCATCGTAGGTATAGGGACCACGACTGGTGGTGGCCCACCCATAGCCGCGGGTGATATTGAGGACCTCTTCCAAGGCGGATGCCAGACCCGTCTGGTCTCGGTGCAGGGCAGCCTCCAAGGTGGCAATTCGTGTATGCAATACGATCATTACATCACGAAAACTCTTGTCCCGTATGGCCCATTCTTCACATTGCTGACAGGTCATGATTGGCCCCATTTGCGAAGGAGCATGCTCAGGTCTGCCACGACCAGCACTTCCCACTCGGTAGCTTTGAGTAACCCGGCCCCCGACGGGTGTGGGTCGTGAAACAGCTTTGTTCCCTGCCACAGCACAGCATGTTGGTGCCCACGGGGACCGGGCCCGGCGGCAATGGAAATTCCATGGTGGTAGGCTGGGTCCTCGAATGGATTGAATCTGAAGTTCATGGACATCAATCCACGCTCGGCCAGCCATTGCTGAGACTGTGAGAACCAGCTGTTATCTTTGATGGCGCAGAAGTTGGGCACATTGGCGACATCCAAGTCTAGCAGTGAGGCGAGGCATGTAGCATAGCAGTTACCGACTTGTTCGGGTGGGTCATCTACGCCACCGAATGTGGTCTGGTGCTGGAGCCTCATGGGGCACTCAATGCCTTGAAGATCAGGTCAAGGTACTCAACGGTCTTGGCAGGCGTCCAGGCATGAATGAGGACATTCGTGACCAGGGTACTGTCGGCGTCAAAAGTCACCCCATCTGCCTTGGCAAGTTCCGCCAGAGCCCCCACGTCAAAAGGGGTGCCCCGGGTGGCTTGAATGGAGATCACGCGTTTGCGGGGCCCCATGGTGATTTGTGCCCCACGCATTGGGAAGGTGTACCACGGTTCTAGGTTGAACTCGTCCTTGTAGTATTGGTTTGGGATCTCCTGGGGCCGGATACAGACATCATTGGAGGACAGTTCCTCGAAGATGCCCAGGAACTCTGCATCGTGACGCACACGAATTGGGTCCGGAGGGATGGGCAGGTGTTTGGTGTCGGAGGGAACCACCCGCTCCCATCCCGTAGGTTGCCACATGTAGGCAAACATGTTTGGGGGCATCTGGGGGGGCACAGGGAGGCGGTCAAACCCTTTCGGGTACTTGTATTTCTTGCTGCGACGAAACTCATTCAGAAGGTCGCTCCATTTCCCATAGACTTCCTTGGGGATGTCTTTGGCGTCAACTGGCAGGCCCAGTTGGGCATTGACATCGTGGTAATTGGCAAGACTCAGAGGCGCACGCGCAGCTTCTACCCGAGCATGCCAGTCACGCCACACGGAGAGAAGCACTCGGTTGATGTACTGAATGTGGGGGTCAGAGGCGAGACCCTCATCGTCTACTGAGGAGTTGGTCTGGACATGAAAAAGGCCACAGCCATTCATGTACAACTCAATTGCACACCGCTGGCATCGGTTGCAGCGATAGTTGGTCTGGCTCATCCCACCAAACGACCCCCCACGCTCTTGCCAGTCCTGGCTGCCACACCAGCAATCCGGTAGGTTCTTCACTACATCTTACCTTTTCGATAAACGCCCATTCCCGTTCCCGCCTTGGACTCCTCTTTGGTCCGGTCCGTACCGTTCGACCCTCAAGACTATGCGATGGGGCAAGGTCCACAGGATAAACCCTACAGTCCATATCGAAAGGGACGCTGGCCAGAGTACGGAACCGAAGATGATGTATGCGGCATGCCAGTCACAGGGACTCATTTTGGGATAGTCCTTGTGGTCATGCTCAGAACGCCACGTGCCAGGACTCTGATTACTGTAGGCGGAGGAGGGGTCGAATCGCTCAAACAGCCTGGATGCAAAGTGTGCAAACAGCACATAGAGGAAGATCAGCCCAACAATGCAACCAAAAGTTCCCATCACACACCCTCCCGTAGGCGTTCACACTCTTCCAGCCCATACCCGCATGTTTGCAGTTCTGGCAGCCCATCAGGTCCTCGGCTTCGGCCGGATCACTTCCAGCATCGCATTGAGACGGTACACCCCATGGGACCCGATCTTGGGGGTCACGTCCATCCCATCCAGGAAATTGTCCACCAGCTCACTGGCATTGGTGTACCCCATCGAATTGGCCAGCAGAAACAGGATCAACCGGACCGTGTCCTCACTCAGCACATTGTTGGCCATGCACTCCCGCAGGTGATTGTTGTCATCCTGGATGGCCCTCAGTTCCCTGGTAGCCCTCAGGAGGGCTCGGCCATCAACGTCATGGGCGTCCCGCTCGTGGGTGTACTGGTCACGAAGCTCACGGAGTTGCCTCTTCAACTCGGTCTCAGCTTGTGTGTCCCGCATGGCTTCGCAGTATCCTCCTGGTTCACAATCTGAACAGGGGCCTCCGTGGATATTGTGACAATTCATGCAACTCATGTGGTTTTTGCATCCTTCCAGTCGTCAACAAAACGATAGCTGGTATCCTCCCCCCATAGGTATAAGGAGCATCGCTTCAGGGGGGATCCCGGTACCTGGGGTGTGCGGCCAAGGTCCAGTCCCACCATGATGAATTCGGACGCTCTTTCCAAACCCACCCACCGAGAGATGTAGCTGCGCAGAAAAGCCTCCTGAAGCTCGAACCAGAAGGGACGCTTTCGAGAAAGCAGCGCGTCCAGTCGGGGAAGCATGGCCTTTGGCACCTTGGGGAGGTAGTCCTCGGTGAGGATGAGGATCAGGTCATCCCCTTCCAACCCAAAGTTGGCGAAGTATGTCTGTCCCGTGTCCGTGTTGATGGCCAGGGTGTAGCTGAATTGCTTGACCCTACCACCCCAGATAGCTCCCGCGAACTTGTCGGGCAGCCTCTCGTTGCCATAGTTGTCCAGAACCAGCAGGTTGATGGGGTTGGAGCCTGTACCATGTACTTTGAAGTTCCCAAGGTGGTCCCCGTCCGGCACCATGGTACAGGCAGTCTGAGGGATCCAGTCGAAGGTGTTGTAGACCCTGCGCAAGATTCGGCCTTCGGCCTTGTGGGGGGAGATTATCGTGTGGGTGGTTATGGACATGTTGTTTCTCTTACACCTTCAAGGGGTGGTACATGCTTCAATCCTCTCATTTTGGCAACTTGCCTGGGATTTGAACCCAGATCCCGGCAAGAGTTGGGGGTGGGGTCTAGAACACCTTCCAACTCTCACCATGTGCTAACCAGTCTTGCACCAACAAGTTCAGGCCCCTACCCGGTTCTGCCCCGGGCCTCCCACCATTCTGGGTAATGCGACTACACACCGTTAGGCCGTACTGGGTGGCGTGGGACATAACCACTAACGCTAGCCACCATCACGATTGAGGCAGTTTGTGGACCCCGCCGGGGTATTCCCTGACACAGACCACACTCTGCCCAAACATTAACCCCGTGCAGCAATTTCCACGGGACGGGTCCAACTGCGCCTTTTGGGTGACCTTTCGCTAGCAGGTGTCTCATTGTCCACGGGAGGCCCCGCTTCATCCGTTTGAGACTCGACCCAGTCAGTGGAATGCCTCCCACGTCTACCCAGGCCACCGCTAACTCCATCCTGTGCTGCCCTCAGACTGCCCCAAGAATCTTCACTGGGACCTTGGACCAACTGTAACGACAACACAAGGCATCATTGCGGAAGTACGCGCACTCTATTCCGCTTCCCTCTCTCCCTGCGCGCTATGCCAGGAACTAAACCCTGGCTACCTGGAGAGGAATAAGCTGTTGGTGGGTTGATCCAGGCCAATACTGGGGCCCGGACATTTCACTTGGGGGGGCGCCCACCGGCATCCTCCTTGCGCTACATCTTTCAGCGACCGGGCGGTTGTCTCGCATACCTGCCCAGTTATCGCTTCTGGTTCGCCATTGGAACTGCTTACCCTCCGACATCAATCTAACTTCATCGATCAATCCGACTCAATCCACACATGGGGTGCCCCGTAGGGCGTAAGTTGGGTGGGATCTAACTCGGCGGGGCTCTTGCGTTTTTCATCATTGTAGGGTTCCTCTGCGTACGTTTACTGGTGCCTTGTTGGCTGGGACTCTTCTCTGTTCCTTACACACCCTATCGGCACAAGAAGACCAATTTTTAGCAAATTCGTATGACCCTACGTGACCACATCTTCGTCTGGCTCGGCCAGTATGTACTGGTCCTCTGGAAAGCAGACGTCCACCCGGTAGGCGGACTCCTCATCATCTGACTCGTCCTGATCCTTTTTGATCACCACCAGGACTTTTTCGGATGCCGGGCACGGAAGGGACCCCACGAACATGTGGCGGCCCCCCAGGACTCCAACCACCACGTCCCCGGCATTGAGGTCCTTGGCCAATACCTTGATGGCATCCGGCCCCACCCGCTTGATCCCCAGGGGCTCCGCGATGGCGTTCAGGGCACCTGCCCGTTCAGACGGGGGGTCCACCGGGGCGTCTACCCCAATGGCTTTGCGGAGCTTCCCAATTTGGGACTCCAAATCCCCAATGTCCTTCTGGATTGCCTGGACCAAAGTCCCATAGAGAAGGTTGAGGGCAGCCTCCCCAGTTTTGACAGGCTGTCCTGACGAGAGGGGGATGCCTCGGTGCCTGATGACAGGGGACCCAACATTTGCAAAAACACCCCCGTCAGCCTTGTTGTCGCTGATCTCAATTCGGGTATCATGCCCCAAGAATCGCATGAGAAGGAAACACTCGCCTGTTGTCCGTTGCCTATTCATTGTCTGCTCCACACGTCGTTCGTCTCAGGTCCCCATGTGGAAGCGCCACAGGTTCGGGCTGTGAGGGGAAAAGTACTAAGCAAGTAGTGGGGCCAACGTCCACCACTTCGCCCTTTTCGGTGGTGCTCACCCAACCCCTGTCTGCACGAACTATGTCGCCCTTTTTGATTGACCCGCGGCCCCAGGGACCACGGGCCAACTCCTCTTCCTCCACATGGTCCAGGTGCTCGGTCATGTAGTATCCTGTATACGCGCTGGTACCGGTACCCCTACTACTGGAGAATCCCACGCAAACCTCGTGGGGTCCGCAAGGACCAATCACGGTTCCAGTCTCATCAATGTGTTGGTACCGGCCCCGTGCCACTTTGACCCGGTCCCCAATCTTGAATCCAGTCAGGCTCCCTGGTTCCGGGGTCCTCTCACAGGCAGCCACACAGGCAGAGGCAGGATCAAGGTCACCAGCGATGTACCATCCTGCCTTGGCACCCCCATCGAAGCTCACCATAAATTCGAGTTCCTCATATGCGTTTGGGGTAGTGCTTGTCACGGTCCCCGTAAGACCTATGAACCGGTGCTCCAAGTTGGTACCCCTGGTCTTGCGGGCAAGGCGAACCCGGTCCCCCACTTTGTAGGCTGGGGTTCGGATAGAGCAGGTACACTCATCGCCAGCCCCAGCCGCACAACCAGGACAGGTACCCCCACCATGGGGTCCCGCAGCACCAGTTGGGGCTGTGATTGATCTCAGCTTGGCGATTTGGGTCTCCAAGGTCTTGACCTTGGCATCCACCCGCTTGGTCAGGAGCCGGACCAGCTCCTCAAGTGAGGCTTCCGGGGTGGGATGTTTCTTGGACGTCATGTCCCCGGCTGACACCCAATAGGTAGAGGTGCCATCGGCGAGTAGCATCTCCTTCTTGAGGATGCCTCCCGTGAATCCCATTCCCTCGATGAGGGCAAAACATGTTTTCTCAAGCGTTTTCATCACTTGCACTCGAATCTTTCTGGGAAAAGTGCTGCCACCTTTGCTGTCCACTCATGTCCATGTACCTTTTGTGCCTTCCGCTCCCCGTCCTGGAGCTTCTCCAGCGCGCGCTTGAAGATCCTCCCCGCTCGTAGGGGTACGATTTTGAAGGGCTTAAACCAGTAACTCCCCCACCCATGGGCCCTTACGTGCCCCTCGTCGCTCATTTCAGTGACCTCCCCTCCCAATACGTAGGGGTACACGTCATGTTTCCAGAAGGCGTATTGTTTCACTGACTTGGACCCTCTCATGGTTCCTTCCCCTTCGGTGTCCCAGCGAGATCCTCAAGGGACTCCGCCAGCCCATCCAGGTCGTAAGATTTCGCACAACAGGTTCCAAACTTGCCATCACAGCCCTTCGTGATCAACAGCCCCGACGCAGCATCGTAGCTCATGTCGAAGTTGGAGTGGGTCTTCCAGAAGGCCAGGAAGGCACGGATTGTTTCTTCTAGGGTCACGGGCCACCAAACTTCTGAGGAACCCCGCCTCTATCGAAAGGCCAAGCCGGGCCATACTCGGAGTTGGGATTGGCTGCATCCCACGCTGCCGCACATGTCCGACAGGGACGCTCCCAGTAGCCATTTCGATCCAGGTGCCCGCATCCGAAGGTCAGGCCCTCGTGGATACCTGATGAGACGGCACAGTCGGCTTGGCCACATGGCCTGGGTGCGCAGTGCATGGGGGCCATAGCGTCATCGTCGCCCTCGCCGCGAATCGCGCTGCACTCACACTCGCCCGGTGTCGGGGCGCCACATCCATCACAGGCGCACTCGCACGGCACGCAGTCGCATCCGGTGCAGGGGGTGGCGAGCGCGGTGATGTTGTTGAGCCGGTAGGTGCGGCGGGTCTTGGGTGGGTCATTGTCAACGGTCGAGGCATCCATCGTGGTCTCCTGGGTGGGTGTTCCGGCCCGCAGGGCCAGTTCCTTACACCCTATCGGCATGGGGGCACCAATTTTTAGAGAAATCGATATGGGGTCACGTATGGTCGTGCGCTTGGGCTTCTTTTAGTTCCCTGATTCTGGCCACTTCATTGGCGGCCATGGTGGGAACATCCATCCTGGCATATGAGATGAAGTTGGGATGTCGTCATAGTGGATCTCCCAGGACGGTTACAGTAGCCGGAAGGGTGGTGTCCCACCTGACACCGAGGATGGCTAGGTGGTGGCAGATCGTACCAGCAACCCGGCACCACACCTTGGCTTGGTTCAGGTGATTGAGGCGGGTCTCTTCCCTACGTGCGTTGACGATTGGGTCCTCATGGTGCTCCAAGTGGTCAAAGAACTCGGCATTGCTGGCGGCTTCCTTCTGCTTGTGCATTGCCTCCCGGGCCAGTGCAATCAGGAACTCCTCATGGGACAGCATTGCTGGAGCCCGTGTCAGGCGTTCCGCTGCTTGAACGATTTCCTGGTTGGGGACAAAGGGGATCTGGAGTGTCACCACTGGTTCCTTGAAGGGAGCAAATGGATCAGGCATCTTGGGCATTCCGTTCATTACGCAACTCCTGCAATTCCCGTTCGTAGTTGGCCAGCATTTTTTCGTACCTCTGGATCCTCAAATTGGCAATGTCCAGGTCATCATACTGCCTTGGTAGGCAATACCGACAGGCCCCACAGGGGCCGTTCCCTGCTGCCTGCTCCTCCTCACATGCTTTGCCGGACCAGACATGGATTTCGGTTCGGGCTGCCTCAAGCTCTTGCGTGAGTCGTGCGACATCTTTGCGAAGCAGGTTTCTCTCACCCCGCGCCATTGCAAGGGATCCCTCACTCGCCTCCGCACGCCACGTCATGCTCTCAAGATTTGCAAGAAGGGATGGGATTCTCGGCAGGACCAGTACTGCATAGCTGGCCTGTTCATGTCGGTCTTTGGCCTGAAGGGCGGCATTGAGATCCTTGCGGAGTTCAGTCAAGCATTGTAGCCCACCACACCCCGGAGTCTCATCAGATGTGTGCCCACAGCCACATGGCTCCCCGCCCATCTGTTCCTCCCGGAATGCCTTGGCGGACTCAGGACTGGGCTCAGGGATAGGATGGTGAACCTTCTCGTAGGCGTCCACCACTTCAGCAAGGATCTGTAGACGCTCGAAGGCTGGCGTGCCTGGAGGGGCCTCCCAGAGGCGTTCTACCTCATGAAGCGCCGCCGCATGCTCGGTGTCATTGGTGATGCCCTCCAGTACAGGTTCCACCTTGGACTCATGGAGCCACACCGTGACTGGTCCTACAAGCTCACGCCACTCGACCTGCACCATCTCACCCCGGAGGGCGGTCACTTTGCCAGTGTAGGTGGGTCGAGGCCAATGCTCAACATGGAACCTAACTTGGTCACCTATCTTGTGGGCCATGCCTTACTTACGCCCCGACACCCCAGAGTTGGGCCACGAATGCACCAAGCAGACCTGTTCCCAGCCCTTGCTCCTTGGGGGAGGGGCGTCACATTCGATGCAGTAGGGTTTGACCCGGCGTGACTCCGGTGGCCTATTGATGACCATACGTGTGGTGTCACGCTCTTTGGTTGCGGTTAGGGCCCTAACCTCGGTGGCAGACTCCTGGAGCAAGTCATTCAGGTCGTACCAGTCCCAACGGTCTATCACCATTCACCCCGCATGTATGCCTTCAGGTTCCATTTGGTACCAAGAATGTGATCCGTTACAACTCCGTCCTGCATCCTGACTGTCCTTCTCTTATCCGCTTTGGATCCCGCCCCAACCTGTTGCTTACGGTCGGCTGCCCGGGTTGACGTGGCCTGGGTGTTCGCAGCCTCCCAGAGGCGTGCCCGTAGTAGGGACAGGGCAGATGCCAAGTTCTGCTTCTGGCTACGCTCGGTCTGGCATCGAACCATGAGCCCTGTAGGCAAATGTCTTACTTGTACGGCGCTATCAGTAGTGTTGACTCCTTGTCCGCCACATCCGCTCGCTCTCGTAGCTGCCCATTCAATATCCTGGGGCCGAATCACGAGTTGGGTCTCGTTCGGAGGTTCAAGGGTTGCCACCGTAATTGTGCTACTGTGGATTCTCCCATTGCTGGTCCGCTGCACCCTGTGGCCACCTGCCTCATTGGCGAAGGCATCCTTGGCGCCCTTCCCTGATACCTCTATGATGCACAGCCCTGGGGATTGCTCAATGATAGCAAGGTCAAAGACCCCTCCGCAGCCCCCGCTTGGTATAGATGCCGAGGTACACATTCACTAAGTCCTTGGCGTCTGAGCCACCTTCGGCCGCTCTGATTTCAACAATGATGGTTTCCATGGTGTGTCCTTACTTTACCCGGGTTTCGATAGTCAGCTTACTGAGTTGTTGGCCCTCAGGGCACAAAGTACCCTTCTGGCATGCCTGACAGGCGTGGCAATGTTTGAGTAGTTCCTGTGCTGATTTGAGAACCTCTGTGGATCCCGTGAAGAGTTTGTCAAAGGTGGCTTGGGCCTCCTGGAAGAAGGTGGCTGACGTGATGTTTATGTGGTTGGAGAACTCCTGCCATTTCTTCGGGAATGCTTGGAGGGACTCCTGGTCAATGACCCATGAGGTTGTGGTTCGCTCGGTGTAGGTTGTGGTCCTATCCGTGATGTATTCTGTGGCTTGGGCCTCTGGTTCCTCTGGGGCTGGCTCTAGCTCCGGGAAGAGAAGCTGGGTACCACACCTTGGGCAGTTGGGATATTGGTATTGAAATGGGCTGTCAGGCCAATAATCCCCCCTGTCTGTCTTGTGCCCGAATACACGGCACCACCAAGGGATTCTCTTGGGGGGTTGGTGAGATGGGTCTCGGTAGGGGTGGTTCACGTGGCAGTTACGCCAATCCTCGGTTTATACCCACCCCTACGTAGAGACCATGTCAACCAACCTTGTAGACCGATATATTGGAGCCATCAAGGTTGCGGACCGGTTCCTGACCGCCAAGGAATTCACAGACCCCAGGGGCCTGTTTGAGGCATACCAGATGGCCTTGGAGGATTTACGGAAAGAGGTACCACTGTCCCTGGCGGAGCCCCGTCGGAGACTCATTGTGGGGCACTACTGGCAACGAGTGATTCGGGCGGGCAGGGCCTTGTCCGAGTGGGTGATCCAGACCCGGTCGATCCCGGCGGGGAAGACCAAGGCCCTTGAGTTGACGGCCAGGGTCTTCAATGCCCAACGTACCTCAGATGTCCCGGGCTGGTTCGAGAAAAACCAGAAGGCGTTGGCCTTCCTGACTGAGGCAGCCTCATGGGGAGAGAAGGATGCCAGTGCAGAGGGTGGGTTGGAGCTAGCCATGGTGGGACCGTTCAAGGTCCACAACACCATTGGGGCAGATGCAAAGCAGTTCAAGGAGCTACAAGGTCTAGTTGAGAGTGCTGCCAAGGCATTGAACACAACCCGAGACTTCAAGAAGACCCTTTATGGGGACGTGTTTGTGGTGGGTCAGATAGCCAGTTCCCGCTATGCAGCTTGGTACAACATCAAAGGGGACGATGTGTACCTCCGGTCTATGGCCAAGAAGGGCGTGGACGACCTACAGAGCTTGATCCACGAGCTAGGTCACAGGTACTTCAAGCGGTTCACAACCCCTGTCCAGCGGTCAATGGTCCACAGGCTGTTCTCAAGGTTGTCCTACAAATCAGTTGAGGTAGAGGAGCCCAAGGTGGGGGACATCTTCCCTTTGCCCATCCATGGCCTGAAGGGGAAGGTCATTACCATTACCAGCATGGAGGGGAACACAGTAGGGATCTCAACTGGTGGGTCTGTCAAACGAGATTCCATGATGCAACTGCTAAAGCAGAATGCCAGGAACTCAGCCCACTTCCCCTCCAGCTATGCCTCCAAGGACCCTGAGGAGTTCTTCTCAGAGTGCTTCGCATTCTTCACAATGGGCAAGCTCAAACCGGATCTAGCCGAGTCGTTTCAGCAGTGTCTGGATGAGGCCCTGGTTTAGCGGCGCCTCTCCAAAACCTCTATACGACGTTCCAAGTCCTGTTCCCTTTTGGTGGCTTGTAGCCTCTGACGCAGAGAGGCAAATGCTTCTACTTCCAGCATGGCTTCCTCCTTGTCGGGGAAGGTGACGCTGGATCCAGCATCCCAGGTGCCCGTACGGCAACGCCAGAACCAGAATTCTCCTGAGCTATATACCTCCAGATTCAGGTCCTCATCCATGATGGCTTGGTACCTCCGGTGCTCTGGAAAGCCATCGGAGGGTGGCCGGGAGACATCCTCCCATTCCAATGTTGTGGTTGGTTTAAGGTTCTCGTGCTCGAATATCTCTACAGGAACCTTTCCAAACAGGTTTGGCCTTCCCACATCCATGTCGAAGTTGTAGGGACGGTACTCTGCGTCCTCCTCCCCGTCATCATTAATCCGCACCTGCCACGGGTTAGTGTTTACGGAGGTCTGGTTGAAACAAGCCCCACGAAATGAAGTGTCCTGTGCCAGTTTTCGCAGAACACTGACAATACCTGGAATGGTGGCAGTGACCTTCCATTTCTCGCCCGTGTACTTGGATGTGGCTTGATGGTGGTGCTCCCAGAAGGTGTCCAGGGCCGCACACACTCGGGAGAGGTTCTCTCGCTTGATCCAGGTGCCATCCCTCGTGAAGTCCAGGGCGATGTGCTCCCACTCCTCCATTTGTCTGGCAGGGAGTTGGAAAAGTTCCTTGTAGCCATTCATCAGGTTGGCTTTGGGGGTGTGTTTCTGACTCAGGCATTCCCAGATATGCAGGGCTCCAGCACATGCATTGTGGACATCCCCATCATAGAAGCATACCTCTCCATTGTGTCTAATGGCATAGATCTCAACGTGGCTCATGGAACCACCTTGGCGGTTGCCATCAACTTTTCGTTGTCTTCCTTCAGGGAAGCTAGGTGCTGTTCACTGTGGGTGAGGGCAAGGCGCAATGCCTCTTCATCGGTAGCCCCCTCGCCCTTGACCCACTTCCCACATGGGTGGGTCAGCAACCAGAATGTGTGGAATTCCCTTCTCGTGGTAGTCATTGTGGACAGCAACCGTCCATCCCTCAGCACGCAGGGCAGCAAGTCGAGTGCTGGCCGTGTCCCGGATGGGAAGGCTTCCGCGAACTTGTTGAAGGCGTCCTGCTCCCGGTCAGGCCCATCCACATGGGCCAGCATGTAGCTGTGGGCACATGTCCCCGACACGGGGATCCCATACAGGTACCCAGCATCCTCAAAGGAGGTGTTTTTGCACCCGGCAATGTAGGCGGCTCTGGAGGCATACTCGGCCGCAGCCGGGTCAATTCGACGGGCACCAAACTCGGACACGGGAAGTCCCTGTGCGGCCAGGACTACACGGGCAGCTTTGCTGGCGACCTTGGTCTCGTGGTTGATCACACCGAGCATGAAGGTTTCGAGGATCTGTGCCTCCCCCAGGGAGGCCTCCACGCGCAGGATAGGCTCCCCCCCGAAGGCAATCTGCCCCTCCAGCATCGAGTCAACGTTCCCAGTGAACCGGTAGTGGCGGAGGTAGCTGACCATCTCTGTGGTCATCACATCCTTGAGCCCAGGTGCCCCACACAGGTAGTCGATGTCCTGTTCATCGAACCCAAGATGCCAGATGTAGTCAGAGATCCTGTCAATGCCCACTACCAGCATGAAGTTGCGGTGCTTGGGGAGCTTGCGTACGTAAAGCTCGAAGACTGCTCGCCTGTCCGCGATCCCCTCGCGCAAGTAGGCACCAAGCATGGCCAGTTCGTATCGGTCCGTCATCAACGCAGAATGCATGTTCAACAATTCCGTTCAGGGTGGGTCAGGTTACGTCATCCAGCTCGCTGGGAAGGCTATCAGTTCAGTTTCGGGTTCTTGCGGAGTTGTTTGATCGCAGTTCGTGCATTGGCTATCTGCCAAGCCTCTTTTGCTGATCCCTCAACTTGATTCGGGCTCTTACAGAGCCAGCATTGAGGACCTTGCGTGGCCGCATAGATGGCCCCACAGGCTTGGCAGTATTGAACGATGTCATCTGGCTTGGTCATGCCTGTACTCTACAGCGGATAGGGCTCAGGGCGAGTCCTCTTCGAGAAGGATGCTAGGATCGAAGTTGGTCATTCGTGTCATTCGTTTGGCCCGACGCCGTGCCGTATAGGCGTCGAGTCGTTGTGCATATTCCAGTGGTAGGTCCGTAAGGTCCGACCATTTGGTGGGCTCTTCGTGGCTGGCAATGTCCTCCTCAATCAGATCAACATAGTATTGGATGCGCAACTCTTTTCCGGTTGGGCGGTGATCCATCATTTCCTCGGCCAAGTCCCAGCTGGTCACATCGTCTGACTTCTTGGGGGCCTGCAAGCCAAGCCCGTCGCTTTTGGGACTGTGGGATTCTGCGTCCGGAGCACTGAGCTCCCCTTTGGCGTCCGCCACGAACAGCAGGAAGACGGCAACGTTGGCCGCCTCTTCCAGGATCCGGTTGGCATCCCCAACATGGACCGCGCCTCGAAGGTCAAACAGCTTGTCTGATACCCGCCCCAGGAGATGCTCATAGCTATCCCCCGGCTTGCGTGCATTGCGGTCCATGGCGACCTCTATTGCCGAAGCGAAGTGATGTACTTTTGGATTCATTCCTCAATCTCCTCAACCATCAGGTTTACACACCGCCCTCGGCCCAGAGCTGTTTCGGCATCCGGACCATACGGGAAGCACATGTCAAGTTGCATTTTGGAGGGCCAAATCATTGTGTATGTGTCTGGTTTCTTCGTGTCCAACCAGCCCCAGTAGTTGGACTCCGGGTCGCCATCTATCCGCTCACGAACCCGCAAGGGAACAATGGGCTTGTTCACCCCATGGATCTCTACCCACCACTGATTGGGGCTCAGGTGGAAGTACCACACCTTGCCCTCTTGGCTTGTGTCCTTGTGGCCATAGTAGATTGGTTCGTTGGGGGGGATCATGCGATATTACTCTGCGCGTCCCAGATTAGAGCCAGCTCCTGTTGAGCTAGGAGGGATTTGAGCTGCTTGATCATGAGCTTCCGGTCAATGGCCCCAGTTGGCTCAATCTCATGTCTCCCCTCAGCACAACTGAAGACCGGCGTCAATGAAGTCTTGCAAGGTCATCGTCTTGAGGCGGTCCACAGGGATTGGGGCAATGACCTTGGCATTGTCGGAGTGCTCACTTGGGGAGCTCATGCGGCGCCCAAGCTGAAGCTCCGTGAAGATGAAGAAGTGCGGAAATGCCTCACGGTCGAAGTTGTCAGGGTCCGGTGGGACCAGCATCCCGGCATCCTCAGCGACGCCAACTAGCATTCCTGGAAAAGCGAGCATGCGTTACTTACTCCTTGGCAGATATAGATTGTCAATATTACTCCTGCTTGGGGATATTGGGTTCGTCCTTGTCCCCATGGTGCGGAGGTGACCGGTAGGGACCCTGGCCGGGCATCTTCTGAACCTTCTCAAACCAGAACCGGGCCTTTCGGACCAGATAGGTTACCCCCATGTCAACATGCACCACAATCCACCGGGGTGCCGTGAACACCAGAAAGGCGAGTCCCCCCAGGACCAACCAGCATCCCACCTTGTAGAGCAAGGTGCAGACCCCATAAATGGGTGCTATGGGCCAGAAAAGGGCCATGAAGATACGGTCTACATGCACATTGGCTCTGTCAGGTTCGCCAAAAGTCATGTCACAACGCTCGTAGACCCTGAAGCTAGCATGGGCTGACATCACATAGAAGGCAAGCACCAGGAGGGAGCCCACACGATGATGCCACAACCAAACCGTTAGGTTCCACGGATTATCCCACGGCCCCACGGCTACTTACCCTTCTTGACAGGGCGTTCCACCACGGTCAGGGTAGCCTTGGTCTTGGCTTGGACCATTGCACAGTCCTTCTCCGCTGCACTGCGGATGTGGTACTGGTCTGCCTCATCAAGGTCTCGGACCCACTCAGAAGCAACCCCCTCATCGTCGCTGCACCACCACTCGGAACGGCCCCGGTCTTTGCGTTCAATCAGAAAACTCATCGTTTTGTTACCACTTTGGTGGGGTTGGAAGTTCGGGATAGGGCTCGGACCACCACCAGCCCGCCCATTGACGGCCCTGATGGATCAGCTCAAACACCGAGACGACCACCAAGGGATTTCTTGGGTCCTGGACCACAGCTTGATCTCTGGCCCTCTCCCTAAGTCTGTCGGCCGTGGGGTAGTTACCCACTTTGCCGGGCATTTCTGTTTGCCAATGTCCCTTGGCAAACTTTTCCCAGGGACTCACGCGAACCACCGTGAGCCAATCTTGGAGGTCTTCAGCAGGATTTTGGCAATCCCGGCGGAGTCCGTGACTGCCCCAACTGCCAGGGCCTTGAGAAACTCCTCTCGCATGTCATCTTCAACCCCATGGGCGGCCTCGGAATCGTTCTTGAGGCGCTTGACCTTGGCTACCTGCTTGCGAGCCCAGCCCAGTGTGAGCACCTTGGGAGCCTTCTTCACCAACTCCAGGCATCCCGGGTTAAACACCCCCAGTCCCATCGGGAACCTGACACAAACTGAAGTGGGCTCAACCTTTGTGATGGTCCCAATATCTCCTACGGTCAAGTCTCCGCTGTAGACGGTCCCACTATGGTCCAGGTCGCTCAAGCATACCTGATCCCCAACAGTGAACTTGAATGCCTTGATCTTCTTCGACATTTCCAATCCCTTTCAATTACGCTCCGAAGATGTCTCGGAGTGCTTCATGGAGCTTGCGGGCCTGTTCCTCAGTACACCGGGTGTGTCGGACTTCGATGGCCATTTCTCCCTGGCTGTCGATACAGGTGTTTCCCCTGCCCCCGGCAAACTCCTTGTTGAGGGCAGCCACAAGGGGCGCGACAGTCATTCTGGCATCAGCGGCCTTCTGGTTCATGGCCCTTTTGGCCAACTCGCTGGCTACGAACTGCTCGGTCTCCCCGACGATCTTGGGGACGTTGAACCCCGTCTTGGGCTCCGGAAACATGCGCTTGCTGCCATAACACCCGAAGTGGATCCGAAGCTTGTCCTTGCCCCGGTAGGGCCAGCTGGTACTTTGGTCCTCCTTGAGTTGGAACTGGATGTTGATTCCGTCAACGGTGACCCCACGCCAATCGTCAACCTCCACCTTGTGGCCATTTGTGGTGAGGGTGGCAATAAGGGCCACTCGGACCTGGGTGATACGTTCGTTGGCAGTGGTGGTGCTCATGTTCGACTTCCTACACACCCTATCGGCACAGCCAGGGCAAGTTTTAGTGAAATCAGCCTACACATCAAGTCCGAGACGATGATCTTCTGCGTCTTCCCACGTCTTGATTGCCCGGCGCAGCTCCGGCTCGAAAGCATCCCCCCGCCACTTGTTGCCATGCCCAACACCTTCCGTAGGGACAAGGTCCAGGGCAATGACCGCACAACAGCCCTGTTCCTTGAACACGGTCGCAAGAAATTCATGCGAGTCAACTTGGGTTGTGCCCTTGAAATGCACGGCATAGAAGCCCACGCCGCCTGACCCGTTCCGGTGGTACGCCACCCCATACACCACAGCGATTCGATTTCCCATCAGTCATCCCCGTTGCGAGGAATGTGTGTAGTCACGAACTTGAACTGCATCTTTTCCATCTTCAGCTGCTGCTTCTGGATCGACTTGATCTTGGCCCGGCGCATCTCTTCGGCCCGCGCCAGGGCTTCAGCTTCCGTGGTGTGCCAGTCCGGTCGGTGGAAGTAGGACTTGTACTGGCCCAGCCTCGCCTCAATCATCTTCTCGGAGACGTTTCGACAGTGCGTGGCATTGTGACACACCAGGATACCCTGGGTGAGGGCATACTTGGTCACGTAGACCACGGGAAGGATCACGTCGTTCTCGGTTGGGTCGGTTTTGGTCTTCATGGTTCTGTTACGCCCTTTCGGGGCAGTTAGCCCACCACCCTGGTGACGTGCTTCAGATTTAGGGCCCGCGCACCATCCAGGATAATGTAGGTTGAGCCCAATTCGAGAGCTGGATGGAAGCGCCCCTCTTCAGTCAGGGCCTCAACTTTATCCATCACCAGCCCGTACACCATCCCCTTGAAGGGGGTAATCCACGGCTGCCAGGAACGGTCAGGTCGAACCCGTACCGTTTGCCTACTTGGACGTGAGTGATCATAGATGTCTCTCATGTCCTAGCCCTTTGTGTTGATATCTACTGTGAAGCCCAGTTTCTCAAGCTCGGCCCCGAGTTGGACGGCATCGTTCTCACCTTGTTTGGTTGGCCAGAACTTCAGTTCCCGCTCCTTCACGGTTGCCTTGACCTTCGCAGTGTCCATGGCTGTAATCCACATGTGGGTTCCACATACGAACTTGGACACTACCAACGCAACTTCTCGGTCCAGGTCCAACTGTTCCCAGGTCTCAATATCCCATGTCACAACGATCATGTTACACCTCTGGGTCGGGTACGGGTTTGCCATCCTGGTCAACCCTAAGGTAGAGGGTGGCCCCAGCAGGGCAGGGGCAGTTGCGAAGCTCCAACTGGGCATCCTCATCGTCCTGGTGACCCAACAGGGGGAGTTCCCGCCATGCTGTCAAGGTGTAGAGGGCACCACAGCAGGTGCAACGCTTGACGTATTCATGGTCGTGCATGGGTCTTACACCACCTTATCGGCACAGGGGAGGCAAGTTTTAGCAAAATCGCCTAGGCAGTTCGACGATCGTTGTCCGCAGGGCATTCCACAACCCGCATGGGTCGTGTCTCGGTCAGCGTGGCATGATGGGCCAAGGCCAGCTCCGCAGTGGTAAACCTCGCCCAATCGAGGTACCGCCAACCCCACTGATCTCGAACCTCAACCGCCCACCATGTGCCAAACCGGGCCTCTAGATCCGTGTTCCAGCAACAGTCCGTACGTCTCATGGGTGTGGTCATGTTCCTGTCCTCACAACCCTATCGGCACAGGATGGGCAACGTTTAGGGAAATCGTCACTCGGGGTCATTTTCCGGGTACATGACCATACGTATGATGTCAGGGTCGCCCGTCTGAAAAGCTACGATGAGGAGACAGGTCGGAGATACCATCGTGAGGACAGACCGGGCATGCTTCTTGGAATTGCAGACTTGCAAGCCACAGTGAGGTTCTCAGCGGTGTTGGGGCCACCCTTGGCAAGGGGGAAAATGTGGTCCAGGGTGACCCTCTTACCACACGGTTTGCCACAGTAGGTGCACAGGTCCCCAGACGCCTTCGATTCCTTGAGGATCAGTTTGACTTCATCTGGGGTGAGGGTGTCCTCCACATCGTTGAGTCGGGCCATGCGTCGTGTGTTGTGGGCCGCTATCTTCTCTGGGTTGGCTTTCCGATAGGCAATGCCCATGGCCTTGATTTCATCCGGGTGGGCAGCACGCCAAGCTTCTCCGACTGCCTTAGACCTAGCCGCCCCAATGGGAGTATCCCGGTATTTTTTCTGCCACGCAATGGCACATTCCTTACAGCGTGGCTGCCTCTTATTGGATCTGGCGTCTGGTGAGAACTCTTCAAGGGGTTTCTGGACCCCACATCCATTACACATCTTCATACCTAATGCCCGCAAGGCCTTCCGTTGGGCCATTGCCTCGACAATGGTTGGGTCTGGGTTACGGGCGGCATTGAGGCAAGCCCGGCATCTGGCCGTGTGCCCCTTCTCACTGTGTTTTCCAAAAGCCGCAATTGGCTTCAGTAGGTGACACCCCAGGCATACCTTTTCGGTGGGTGGGGGCTTGGGGGTGGGTGGATTGGCAATGTGGTCTGCCTCCCGTTCCGTTCTACGGGCAGCCCTTTTGGCCTTGTCCTTGATCTTTTTTCTCTCCTGAAGTTCTTCATACTTCTCAGGGTTTGCCTCTACCCAAGCCACATGTTGGGCGGCCAATTTCTCGGAATTCTTTTCCCTCCAGGCTCTTCTTGCAGCTTGGTCCCGAGTGGCATTATTCTTCCTCCAAGCCCTGTTGTTGTCTAGGTTTCTAGCTTTGAGGGCTTCCGCCTCCTCAGGGGCTTCCGTTTTGAGCTTTTCGAGCCTAGCATCTCGCTTGGTCTTTTTGCATGCCTTACAGTAGACGTCCAGTCCTCCCAGTTTGGTTGAGTCCCGGTAGAACTCAACATCTATCCTTCCACAGGCAGCACAACACTTGGACCCCTCCTGAGAGATGTCTACCTCATATCGTAGCTTGCCCCTGGCAGCTACCTCTTCTGGATGGTCCTCCCGCCAGGACTTGGATCTAACTCGTACACAAACCTTGCAGTGGGTCTTGTATCCATCTCGTGAGGTTGGGTCTGCGTAGAATTCATTGGTGGGCTTTGTAGCCCCACACTTGGTACATGTCTTTTCGGTGGGCATGCCCACTATACCACGGGCATGTTCCCCCGTTACCTACTCTCGGAATTTTTCCCGAAGCTTCCGGATCACCCCGTCCCCCCAAGTAGCTGACTCCTCCAGGGTTTCCAGGGCATCTCGACGGCTGTAGCCTGCCTCCAGGAGCATTAGGAACCTGCCTGCACGCTGTTGTTCCTCCTCCATGGGGAAGGCACGCGTGAGCAGATCTTCACGTTGAAGGATAACTTCCTCATCATCAGTTCCCACGAGCAACTCCGGGGCATCGCCATTTTCTGTTAGACTCTCAATTGACGTGCGCCGACGGTCCCGGCGAAGCATATTGGAGATGACACACCTAGCAATTAAATGCACCATGTGCCCCATAGAGGACTTCTTATGGTCCCACCTACATGTGCCCCTATTCCTCACAAGTATGGCTCGGAACAGTTCCTGGATGAAGTCCTCGATATCTATACCCTCTTTGGCCAGCACAGATGTGAACCCACCCCCCGCATAGATCAGCTTCCTCACCTCGTGTCCGCGAAGCTCTAAATCGATACCGAGGGGGCTGCCATTGAGGCCACCATTTGGGCGCATGTTACGGTCGGTTGAGAGTTCCTTCAGCATGACTCGCAAGGGCAGAGATGGATTCCCTGGTAGGACCCGGACCCGGCGCTGAGTATGTCGAATGTATCGAACGGGACGGTAGACATACCGGCTTTGGCTTCTTGCTTCACCCGCCCAAGTGGTCCAGATTGGTTCTACCGTGGAAAGCTCGATTGGTTCTGGCATAGCACACTCCTGGAAACGGCGGGGATTGGGGAATATAGCACAGGCTTGGGGCCTGTCAAGGCATTGGGGCTATTGGAACCAGTCATCAATCAGGTAGGCAATAACGACCATGAACATGAACCCACCAATTAGGGCGGTCATATGTCACCAAAGGGAAGGTCTGTGGGCATGGGACTGGTGTCTTCTTCCAGGTCTTCTAAGGCGACCCGTACAGTCCCACCTTTGTCGGATCCTTGTGAGTAGGTGATTGTGGCGATCTTGGGGAGGTCAGTGATGACACCACCGGATTGGGCCCCCTTGAGTCGGACTCGGTCGCCTACTTTGAAAGGGGTTCGGCCGACCGCCCTCCATAGCTTGTCGGTTTTGTCTTGGAGCTCGGATGCTTGTTTCTCTATAGCACGGACCAGCAATTTGTGTAGTTCAGCCATTGCATCTTCCGCAGTTGGGGCCGTGGCGTGCAAAGGGACCCCTTGGCGTATGACGGTTTGGTTACTTGTCTCGGTACGGATGTAAATGCCTACACAGGATTCGGCCGGACAGACTAGGATCCTGTCGAACATGCCCATGGACTTCATTAGCTGGAGGCAATCATCGAGTGTGGCCATTGGTCAGGTATCCTTGCCATGTGAGGCCATGAGGGCATTGCTAATAGCGTCCAGGGCACACCACACGGCAATCCCGACACTGAAGCCCACCCACCACATATGGTGCTGCTGAAAGCTGTGGATGGCTGCCCAAGTATTCAGTCCTGCTAGGAAGGAGTTCCAATCGTGTCGCTTTTTCATGGACCGTGTTACTCTTTCGAAGCATCTTCCCGCTCGTGTTCTAGTGCCTTGTTGGCCGCTCGCCAACGGGCGCGATTTGCCTCAAGATCACGGGCCTTGTCAATTCGGAGTTGTTGCCAGATGTAGTATACGTCCCATGCGGCAAACATGAGATACACGGAACTGAGCCACTGGGACCTGTTGTATACCCACGCCGCTAGTAGGATGGGGACACTCAACATGAGAGCCAAATAGGGCAGTCGGTTCATGGGGCCTTGAGGAACTTGAAAAGGCTAGCGTTCCACCGGGCATCCTCCAAGGCATCATGGGCTTTGTCGGCTGGCTGGGTGGGATGAGTAGGGCTCCCAAGCATGACCGAATGTTGTTTCAGGTCCATGCAATACATGGGGAGTTTGGACGGTAGGTCGATCATCCGACCGTAGAGCTGGCAGAACACTACCCAATCGTAATCCGCATAATAGGCCCAAAGTTCTGGCTGGTACTTGTGGAGGGGAGTTAGGAACAACAGCACCTCAGCAGCAATGGTGGCCTTGGACTTCCACATTGGGTCCCCGTGCTTGGGCAGTTGTGGTAGGACATTCTGCCTGACCCACGGGTTGGCCTTGTGGAGCTTGGCCTCTTGATTGATCGCATAATACTCACGACCATCTTCGCAGACTAGACCAATGGATATCAGGTCAATGGTCTTGCCGTCCTCCATGAACTCGGTGTCCAGGAAGTAGCGGGTCACATCGTCTCGGTACACAAGCGTCTGAGTCGTCATCTTGGATGCCAGACATTACCCTTTCAAGTGCCTAGCAGGGCACAAATAGGGCAGGGGATGTACCCACGGCGAGGACGTTTGTGTAACCTGTCCAGGTCCTTGACCCAGGCATAGTACTTGAACCACGTTGCTTTGGGCTGGTGGATGTAGTTGAGGACGAAAAAGAGAATGCAATGAGCTGGATACCTGTACTGGAACCCACGTCTCGTCTCCTCAACGATTCGAGAGAACTTCACTTGTGTGGGATCCTACCACCGTACTTGCGATATTCGGCACGGGTCACAGCCAAGGTCTTCTCAAGGTCTCGGATCTTCTCCTCCAAAACCGCTTGCTGGATCACCCGGTACACATGAGTAGGTGGCTTGTTGCTGAATTCGATCTTTGCAGACTCCGCAGCCCGCATGGCCCACCGAATCCCTTCCGGGAGGGAATCCCGAGGAGCCGTGTCCATGTGCCCCCAGAACCGGTGGGCTTCGCCATACTTGCCCTGTAGGAGCAGCTCATAGACTATTTTGGTATCCTTGGCATCCTCTCGGTACATGTCACGGAGGTCCTCTTCCCCCATACGAGAGTCCTCTTCGAGGGACATGTAGAGCTTCTTGAGTTCCCGCATGAGTGGGTCACGGGCGTTGTTTGGCTTGACGTTGGTGGTCTTGGATTTGGTCATTATACACCTGCATGCGTTGGTGGGTGCGAAGTCGCCCTGTTTCAAATCGGAAAAGGATGCTTGTGCATACCAGTTTTTCATGGCAATGGGCTTGCCACACCGCTCACATTTGGCGGACCAACATTCCCACAGAACCTCTTGGTCGGTCATACCGGCCCGCATGACCCATGGCATCGGAGTGGTCTGGTACTTGTGCCATCCCAGCTTGTGACACCGAAGATGGTCAAGGAAACTGAGCTTGACCGGCAAAGTCTCTAGGGGGGAATCGGTAGGGCATCAATCGACCTCCTGTTCGAGACGTACCAGAGCCTTCTCAGCCTCATGCCTACGGGCCGCACAGGCGATTACCAGGGTATCAGCGATGGTGAGTTCCCCCAGTTTTCTGGCCAGAGCCACATCATTGAAGTCCGACCGGCCATCTTGAATCTCTTTGGAGATACGGGTCATGGCCATGACAGCGGACCCATGTTCCTTGTTGGCTTTTTCCAGGGCATCCCTGAGCACCTTCCGGGTCGCCGTTTGTTTTTGACCCCGCTCAAAGGCTTCAAATAGGGTGCTCCGCTCGTTTTCACTGAGGGGAATTGACCACTTAACATCCTGAAGGTCTGAGACTTCCCCATGGCCATGGGAGGCAATGGCGCGACCCATCTCCTCAAGGGTCTCCCATTCAAGTTCCGTGTGCATATCAGAGCCATGGCAGTTACAGCCATCCCACCACTCGATTTTGCCAATGAGTTGGACACCCGGGTAGGGGGTGGAGAGCCGGAGTGCAGCCATGGCAACTGCCCGAAGGGATGCCTGGGTTGCATCATCGGGGTCGTCATTGGGGTCCCCACGGTTCAGGGACTCAATCATCGTTCGCAACTGGTCTGCAAGTTCCTTCAAGTTCATTTGGCACCCTTTGTTGTCAGCAGTTCCATTCTGCATCGTCGGATGAATGTCCGGGCATCGTCAGGCTCCAGTTCAAGGTATGCCGCGGTAGCCTGGGCGTCCAGACGACGAAACCCTTCCATAGGTTTGATCCCGGCCAGAGCCAGCTCACACAGGTGGGCAGCCTGTCGGCGGAGTTTGATGGCCTTGTCCAGCGGGGTCATTCTTTTCTTTTGAGCCATTGCTGGTGGCGTTCTTCTCCAAGTCGGCACAGGCCAATGAGACTTCCGAATCCTCCCAGTGCCCAGCCCACAATCAGGTAGGCCAGAGTCCAGGGACTCGTCATCCAGGCCAGCATAGGCCACCCCGTCAGGAACATCAGGAACCCCACAAGGACCACAATGACATTGACGACGTCGGTCTTCTTCATGGTCAATCTCCTGTTTACTTACGCCCGTCGGACCACTTGACCTCACGCCAAGTGTCCCGGACCTGAACCTGGGAACTCATTTGGAACCCGTCCCGACCGATCGGGTGGGTGGTGTGGAGATCCTTGAGGCGCGGTTTCCCCACCCTCCAGCATACCGTGACCACACCTGACGTGGACTCCGTAGTGACCCCGAAGGCACCCGTGGTGGTTTGCTGCGTCCAGGTCTCCCCGGTGATGACCCCAGTAGCACCATGGTTGACAACCACACCCTCCTGTTGGAAGGTACATCTGGCAACCACAGGTGTGTTGGGGGCATACATTATGTCTTCCTCTTCGCTGCCTGACCGGCCCGGACCACGAGGTTGATCCGGCGCCCAAGGTCCCCCCATCCGTCCGGCCTCTCACTCCAGGTTACCCGTGACCCGTAGTTGATATCGTCCCGTAGGGACCTAGCATGGGTCTTGGCATCGTAGTAGTCGAATGCCTTGGCCATCTCAAGGGACAGGGACTCGACGGTATCTTGGGGCTTGCTCATGGCTGAAATCCTTCGGGAATCACTCGGCATTGTTGACCATTTCGGCTTCCGCCTCACCCGCCTCGAAGTCCCGATCCTCTTCCAGGTTGTCGCCCGTACCAGCGTACATCTCCCGAACGTTGTCATACCGCGAGTTGAACTCGTGATCCTCGTGTTCGGCGAGGGGGTTGCCCGCGTAGGGGTCCTGCATCGGGCAGATCAGGTAGCAGGGATTTGAGCCACAGACGTGGCAGACTGCTTGGGTCTTCATGTTGGTCTCACTCTCAATACCCTATCGGCACGAGAAAGGCCATTTTTAGCGAAATCATACCCGTCAGGAATTTTTGGCCCGCTGGGCAGCGTACCAGCGGTCATTTTCCTCGATGTATGCCTTCAGGTCGTCAGGTAGCCGCTGGCCCATCTCATCACACACGGGTCGGCCATCGTGGGCGCGGTGGTACAGGTCCAGCTGTGGAACCTTCCACCCCGCGGTACGCCAACCTTCAGTGATGGCTCGGTCAAGACCCTCGATGTACGCCTGTTCGGTCAGGTGCCTACACTGGAGTACCTCCCGGACCTGTTCGGGGGTTAGGGGTCGGGACACACATCCCCCTCCAGGACAGGTGTGTTGGTATCCGTCTGTAGTCTGCACGACTACCTCGGAGACGAAACTGCCCTTGCCCTGCCAGGGCTGGTTTCGGTCAATCTCAATGCTCTTGACAATGGTGTTGAATGGCCATGTGGTGCACCCGCTGATCAGGTCACCGGGCTTCAGGGCCACGGCCCACTTGAGCAGGGCAATGTTGTACTTGTTGAACAGACGGTGGTATCGGAGTCGAGAGATGCCTTTGTAGAGTCTCATGTCGGATATATCCTCAGGTAGGCCGGAAATCTTGGAACCCCGTCCTTGGAAAGCTCCTGGTAAGAGATGGTCACTCGGGACCCGATTGAGGGTGGGTTCTCCCGCTCATGGTCTGAGAGCCCAGTCCCCACGTTGAGGGTAATGCCATTATCCATGACCACATCAAGGGAGCCCACTCGGTCCTTGTGCTTCCCTTTGCCCTTCTTGTAGCCGGTGACGGTTACCTCACAGTCAAAAAAGTCCTTGACCTTGAGGAGGGTATGGGAACGACCAGCTTCATAGAGGCTCCCTGGCTGCCGGAGCATGATCCCCTCATATCCGTACTTCGTAGCCAGAGCCAAGTCCCACTCCAAAGCACGTTTGTTGTCCTTGACCGGAGATTGGTCAAGGAGATTGACCAGGGCCCCTTTTCGAGGGACATAGTAGCCCATGAACTCATCACGAAGAAGTTTGACCATGGCGTCCAAGCGATCCTCAAAGGGCCCTGGGTGATTGGGCATGTCGAAGACCATGAACTGGATTTCTTCCCACTCGGCGTCTACCGGGGTTCCCTTCCTGACATAGCTCACAGTCTTCTGGAACCTCCCATTTCCAGCGAACAACTCACCATCAAGGACCACCCCTTTTGGCATCTTGTCCTTGAACCACTGGGGAGCAAAATACTCATTCCCGAGTCGGCTCCAGAAGCGTTCCCCATCCCACCATGCGCGGACCCCATCTAGCTTGTAGCTGGACCACCATCCAGAGACATCTACATCCCTGTCCCAAGTATGGGCTAAGAGACATGGAGGTACGTTCTTGGGTTTAGTTGGGGTCTTGGGCGCTGTTCCATTGACCACAGATCCACTCTGGTGGACGCTGGCAGCAGCTCCATTAGAAACGTTGGCTTTTATGTGCTTGCAAATCCGCTGGTCGATGGGTAGGCTTTGGTTTTTCCAGGCGGGGCATGAGCAGTTCACCACCCCCCCGGAATTCTTCACCACATAGGGTTTCTTGCCAGACCCCTGAACTTCGATGGACTCGCCTTCGTTGAGGTGGATCATTCTTCCCCCACAGGCTCGCCATTTTCCCACACCAATTCATCCTGCCCCTGCCATGCCTGGACGGGGGTTCCAGGAGGGCAGTCTACAATGGCAACAATCGTGTATCCTCCCGCTTCGATACGTACGGGCCAAGGAATGGGCACCCCCTCTTTGAGGGGAGACAGCGTGGCCATCCAAACCCCAAGGTCTGAATAGGCCATACCAACTCTCACACCACCCTCTGGGGTCCCGATTACGAAGTCTGTGGACTCGCGATCATAGGCTAGGATTTCATCCTCATAATCGCCCTCGATTTCAACATTGTCATCACTGTAGCCGCTCAGTTTGATCATGGTGTCTTTACACCAATTCGAATCATGTTCATGGCATCATTGGGATAGGTTCGCTTGTGGTGGGCGAGAATGGCCCGGGATCCCAGGTGCCCCTCACAGGCATGGAACCTCTCTTCGACGATTATCTTGCAGCGACGGCAATCACAGGCGTAGGCCACAGGATTGGCACAGCCAGCCCCAGGATAGTCGGCGTCGGACTTCCAGAAGTGGTCACAAGCAGGTTCAGGTTCACTCACGGTGGTCCCCGCGGGGATCATTCTGTCCCTCGGTGCCAAACATGTCCTCCCCCAACATGTCATCCAGCCAATTGTTGAAGGCCGGACAGAACATCACAGCATCGAGGTACCCGGCCGCAATCAGCTTGGGGATCTCTTCCAGGACCTTCTGGAGATTCTTGGGGGTCACTTTTTTGATCTTAGCCATCACATCACCTACATGGCCGATGGAGTACTTTTTCCGCCGCATCCACATCTCCCTTACACTTCTCAAGGGCTCTTTTGCAGTCCAAAATGCCCACATTGGTGCGCTTTCGGAGTTCTTTGACCATTTCTGGAGTGACCAAGACCGCAGGGGGCTCCACAATAGCCCGAAGCCTCACCACCTCAGCGCGCAAGACGGCTACTTCCTGTCTGAGTTCCTGCATGGCAATGAGCATTGTCAATCCTCTCGGTGGATTAGGTAGGTGGTCGACACTTTGACTTGGACTCGGTAGTGGGAGGTCACATCGGACCCGCCAACGCCACACACGGCTACCCGAAGATCCACAGGAGTGGGGGGGTCCTGGTCTCGGAATCTGTTCCTAGTAAATGTCTCGGCGGCGATGCCAGCAGTTTGCTCCGCAACCAGGACAGCATCGGTTCGAGCTTCTCCCTGCCCCGGCATCCAGCACAAGAAATCCGTAAGTCTAGTAGTCATTGGTGTAGTTACACTTTTGGTGCGTCTGGGGAATATTGAGACTTCTCACCCCTTCGGGCTGCGGCATACCCAAGGGACATCTCACGGGCAAGGTTGCTGGCCATCTCCAAGATGTGTTCAACGGTTTCGTATCTCTCGACTGCCTCTACGGTTGCTCCGGGATAGTGGACGGAGATTTTCCAGTTGGACAGGTTGCCCTCCTCATCACTCACTCCGGTCTCAGTCACCGTTACGGTCATCCCATGAATGGTCCCCTGGTATTGGCGGAGAGACCGGGCATACCAGTCATCACCCAACTGGATCCACTTGTTAGACATCACTTGCCTTTTCGGCCCTTCGGAGCTTCTTATCTGTTGCTCGCAAGCGGGGAAGGTACTTCTTCTCAATATAGTAGTCGTCCTCGTCTACCGATTCCCCCGTCTTGAGGGACCACTCGGAACGCCAATTTCCAACTCGGAGATCACAGCGCCCCTTGGGCAAAGGTTCCTCCCAGACAACATCCTGCTCGCGAGGCATGGGAATGATGGCCAGCATCTCACACAACGGAATAGGCTCCCCCTCGAAGTCCTCCGCCCAATAGTCGGGTCCTTTCACGATGACAAGGAGGTCTGGGTACTTGTCACACAGATCATGGGCACACTTGACCGAACAGGCACGAAGTCCCGGTGGGAGGCGGATATCTTCAGTACTCACCCCAAGCCACCCCACAGGATGCAGGTTCACATGCTCATCATAGTCGCGGTTGCGCTCAAGGTGTTTGGTGGGTTCCCGTTTTCCACAGGTGTCACATACTAGCTCGATCATGGGCTTACCTTTGTGTTGCGGATCTCTGTCGAGCTGATATCCCATCGTCCCGGGACTGCTACACACAGGTCCCTGAATACGGATGGCATATCAATGTTCTCCAATTGGACAAGCCTTCCCTCGATGACTCGTCCGGCTACGTAGAAGCGGGTTCCCAATGCCAGGAACTCGTCAATCATCGGGTCCACAGGGCACCATCGGGGGTCCAGCATGCGGGCCAGAGCATCCGCACCAAGCACGATGCCAGCACCTGGATGCTGACGGGCCTTCTCGATGTAGAGGGCATTGTCAAACCCGAACAGCACATCATGACCCCGGAGGGCACGGGCTCTGGCGAGCATCTCCGGAACGGTCAACGCGGTCTTGTGTAGAGTCTGTTGAGTGATATGGAAGACCACGGGCCTACCAGACACTCGTTCTGCCTCACGGGCGAGCCCCAGGTGGCCTTTGTGGGGAGGATTGAAGGCACCGGGGTACAGGAGCATACTGGGGCCCTCTGGTGCCTTAGAGCGGCTCCCGTCGGCGTGAAACATGGGATACTGGTGGAACACATCGTGACTGACCGATGTCATGGTGCGAGGACCATGAGTTACTCCATTCATGAAGGTCCGGGTCCCATAGTTGGGCATAGGGACAAAATGGTTACCTGTCATGTCCAGCACTGAGTTGAGGGCTTCCCCCTCAATGGCAAGGTCATCGGCCAAGCGGGCATCCATCCCAACACCCTTGGGGAGAGTCAGACAACGAAGGCCAACCAGGGTAGGGGTGGTGGTGGCAATCCAGGCCCGATGGTCCCCACGGTGCTCTCGAAGGGAAGCCACTGAACCTGTCACCCCAAGACCAATGGGGGTTCCTGTCCGGGGGGAGGCAAGCGCCTTCATGTAGGCGGTGTGGGCCAGTCCCATTGCGGTCTCCGCGGAGACATACGATTCGGGGATGTATCCAAGAGTCTCAGTCGTTGCGGCGATGTCGTAGGGGAAGGATGCCCCAACCAGGAGCCCTGAGATCCCTGGAACGGACCATAGGGTTTTCTGGAGACCCGCGCATGCCCCAGTGCAGATCGCGTAAAGCCGTGGGGGCTCCTGTTGGTCCAGCAATGTCTGGATATAGGGCAGGGCTCGCTTCTCATATTCAATTCGGTCGCTCATGTCTCAGTTACCCCCATTTAAGGCCATCATGATGGTTTTCCAGATCAAACACGAAGACACAGGTGCCCGTTTTCCACGGCTGGAAGTGCAGTTCCATGTTTCCATACTGGTAGCAGGAGGGGGTGGGGTACTTCCTCGACGTGGCCCCCTTGTGCTGAGGCTCTCCAAGGAGGGCAACAACTTCTTCCCGGGTTTTGCCCAACATTTCCTGCCAGGGGGTCATATGCCTATGTCCAGAGTAGGTGGCGGAGTTCAATCAGGCGGGCGAGCCTTTTGGTCTCCGCAACCTCGTAAGCTGCCTCAAGGTCCTTGTGGAGTTTGTCCGCCTCAGCAAGTCCAGGAGTAACTTCTGCCTCTTCCTTAGACTGTACGGGCCTATACAGATCATGCCACTTCGTCAGAGCCTCACTGATTGCCTTGTTGGTGGCAGGACGGGTCTCCTTCCACCACAGGTAGATGTCAAGGATCTCCCGCTGGTTCCGACACTTCTCTTGCCACTCGGGAAACTCCTGGCTACAGTCTTCCTCCTGGAATGCAATGTACTCTAGGTACTTGTCTTTTCCGCCATGCTCCCTCTCGATGAACCGCACGAGGATATTGAAGCAGCTATAGAGGATCTGGCGATCTGAGTCAATCCACCCATACCGATACGGATAGCCTTCCTCATCCTTGGGCTGTCTCAGGTCCAGCATGTGGAAGCGCCTGCTAGGAACGACATGGCACACCACCCAATCGGTGAAGTGCTCGATGGGGAGGCTTACATGCACCCGCCACCAGTGAGGCAAGTCATGGGACAGGAAGTAGCGGACGGGGTACTTCTTCTTGGCCTCAGCGTAGAAGTCCTCCCAGGTCAATTCCCCTTTCTCGCACCAGGGGCGCATCGGGAGTGCATGGGGGATGTTGGGGATTTGGAAGGGGTTTTTCACTGATTAGTCCTCGACCTGTAGGTCAAACCGAAGGCCCGGTTCTTCCACTCGTGTCGGTGGGAGGGTTGGAGGCAGCATAGCCGCTACAGCAACGTTGAGGTCATTGATGGCTGTGAGCAGGGATGCCAGTTCCCGATATGGAAGCCCATAGGCCCTACCTGAGCATGGGCCGATCTGGTTCCCACGATTGGCAACAAATCCAAGTAGCTTGGACACCGTCATGTCCATACTCTCTGGGGGCGAAAAGGATGCTACAATCCAGGGCACGTCCAGGGACTTGGCAAGAGCCCTCAGGCTTTTGTGGGTCCGATTTAGGGCATCAATCACTGGGATTGAGTCAATTCTGGCCACACTTTTGAAGGTGCAGCGGAGGTTTTCATATAGTCGAGTGATGGGGTTGTCCACGGGGGGGAAAACGTGTATCCCCGGGAAAACGTCCCCATTCTTGTTGGGCTTAGATTTGATCGTCACCAGCTTCACCTCCATAGTAGGGATATACTGGAGGGACTCTCCACCTGGGGTGGTGACATACGGAACGATCCCCCGCTGCTCCGGGGAGTCTGAATCAAGACTTGTCGCGCATAGGCTCCACACCGGAGGGCCCTCATCAAATGACACCTTTACACAATCAGCCCAAGTGGAGGCTGAAAATACGATTCCTCGTCGCCCCCTCAGCTCTGTGATTGCACAGCTCTCATTTACAACAATGTTGGTCCCGGGAACCAATTCGGTCATCCTCATGTGGTTTCCTTGGGTTCAGGGTGCTTCGTGTTTATGTTGAATGTTACTCCCTATCGTAGGCTGCTTGGAGTCTTTTCTGCACAGCAAGCCAGTATGGAGCATCATATTGTGTAGGCCCCTGGGGATACTTGACCAAGTTCCTGTGGGTGAAATGCTGGTTGTATTCGGTGCTCGGCATGATCCCGATGTTCTTCTGGCACCACAGGAGCTTCTCGGCCCATGCCTGTGGGGTGTGGCGGGGGCCCTTGGTCAGGATGCGGATTTTGAACCCAATCTCTCGGGCCATGTCCAAGACCTTGAAGCCTGACTCAATTCGTGGGAGGTTGAACCACCAATCCCTCTGTGACTTGATGAGCCGGATCCGGTTCTCCAGGTAGGGGGCATCTCTGCCCCCACCGTTCCCTTGGGACCCATCATGGCCCAGTCCAGTTGGGGTGGGGGTTCCCCGGGGAACGCCAGCTTCTGTAGGTCCAACAGCATCTGCTGACTGTAGCCCACCAGGGTCCCGTCCATATCGAACAAGCAAACCTTTTCTACCTTGTCAGTCTTCATAGTGACCTTGCCCATGATTGTTTGGTTTCCCCCACGCTTGCAACGCACACTGAACAGGGTCGGGGAACTGCGATTCCTTCCCAGTCAACAGCCCCACAGGTACAGCCCACTGGCCTGTTGTGAAGGAGCCGCTCATCACAATATGCAACACTGTTCCCACCGCCCGCGAGGCCTATGCGTACCAGAGCCGCCGTGCATTTGCGGACATGGCGCTTGAACCAACGGGAGTAAATCTGGCGACCACATGCACACAGGTCGCGCATCATTTGCCCTTACACAGCACGGAGAGGTCTTTTGTGGCCTTCCCACAATCGCAATAGGCGATGGTGACCCTATCCCATCCAGCACCAAGAATCTTCGTTGCCTTGAGTCTCAGTTGGCCTTTGTTGACATGGTGAAATGCCTCTGCTGGCAGTTCAACAAACAAGGAGACCTGGAACTTCCATTGGTGCTGGTGGGCCATAGGCGGTAACCTCTTCTCTACCAGCCGCCAGGACCGCGTTTACCTGTGCGGTTCGCCCCAGTGGCCAGTGCTGTACTGCTGATGTGGGTTTGCCCAAGTCTATGGTAATCACGGGGCTTCTTGTGTTCCCGAATTGGCTCCCCGAGACTGCGCCGGAAGCCAGTTTTACCACAGTTACAGGTGTAGCAACGAAACTCGTTCGGGACTGGCTTCCAGTTATGCTTGTGTTCGTCAGCCATGTGTTACCCCCACGTCGCTCGTGGCAATCCCAATGCCTTGCGCTGGCTGTGAATGTAGTTCTTGCTCAGCATGATCCAGATTTCGAGCTCAAGGCTCTTCCATGGGTTGTCGAGGTTCCACTCCTCGGGGTCCAACCGGTTCAGGATGGGGTTCCCAACGTAAGGCTCTTCGGTGCTCCAATGTCGAAGCTGCCAGGGGAGTTCCTCCACCGAGGACAGCCCACACAGGACCGCAAGAGCCTCAGGGCAATCTGGTTTGATCTTGGTGTACACCGAAGCAACCGTGAGACCCTCCCCATAACAGTAGAAGTTGGTGGCTCCAGAATAGGGATTCCTGGACCCACCACAAATGAACAGGGATCCACTGTTGTACCTGGACAGGTGGCACCCCTTGTCCATGCCCACTTTGCTGTAGGCATGGAAGTGCATGTTCTTGCGGGTTCCTTGATCCAAGCACTCTCGGGTTACCATAACCAAATCCCGTGCCCAGGCCCACTCACCGTTCTTAGGTTGCAGTGATGGCAGCACAAACGTCCCCCGCACCGCAGCCTCAACTAGGGGCCCAACATTCTTGGCAACCGCCTTTTGGTACCACTGGAGAACAGCATCCTTGGTCTCGTCAAACTCCTTCAGGGCCAAGGCCTCAACAACCTTGACTTGGTTCATCCTGGCCACCCAGAGGCGATCCCGGACCAGCGTTTCTTTGGTCCCGAATGTGATGGGGTCCATGGTCTCGAACTCCACTGGGTACCGTTGAAGGCAAGACCCATTGAGGTGCCCACCCTCAAGGGTATTGTGTCCGGTCTCTTCCGACTTGGAGAAAGTGAGCCCAGTCTCTCCAGATCCCAAAGTCAGCAGTTGCTCAGCCCCAACCGGGTTGAGAACAGCCTCCGGGACCTGACTGGCATACCGCTCCATCATCCATCGATTGTAGTGCCGGGGCTCCTCTACCCACTGGTCCGCCGTAGTCTCGGCCGTAACATCTTCCCCCCGGAGGGGTGGGAGTTCAATGGGCTGGTACTGCCCGTCCTTCACAAGTGCCCCATGTGTGTCCACAAGGGCATGGGGGTTCACAATCATCTCTCCAGTGTAGGATGTCTCTGGAAGCTGGAGGTTCTGGGTCCCATACCGCTCCTTGATCAGCTCGAAGAGCATCGTCAGCCAGACAAAGGTGTCCGGGTGCAGCTCCCCAAGAGAAGTCAGTTTGACCCCAGTGACATTGATGGGGACCAGTTCCTTCGAGTCCTTGATGTACTGGTCCTTGCCATCAGCGGGGGTCTGAAGGTCCAGGAGATCATAGGGGAACCGGTGCCGCTCTGCTCGTTTGCTAAGTATTCGGTCTGGTCGCCTGGACATCCGCTTGGCCCCTGGGTGCGGGAGGGACTCCTGGTCACAGAGAACCGTCAGGCTCTGCCCGTTCCGGATGGCAATACAGAAGAACGAGAACATGGGCTCCCCTGGGTCCCGAACCATACAGAGGGTGATCCCGGACAGCAGCTGCGCTTGCATGGCCTTGACGAGGCTGTTGACGTTCCAGAACTCATAGACCCCAGGATTGTACTTGAGGTCCTTGGTGTCGGCCTTCCCGTGCACGAATTGGTTGGCCTGTAGTGTCTCGATGGAGCGGAGGGCATCCCGACGCACATAGGCCAGTTGCAGCTTGTTGGCCATGAGCTTGTCAAGGGCCTTGTTGTGCTGCTCAGACAGACCATAGTGGGCGGAGGCAGCCCGGATCCAGCCCATGAAGTCTTCAATGGTCTGGATCACATGCTCGTTCTCAAGGAGTTCCCGCAGTTCACGGAGGGGGGCCACTTTGGCCTCAACCTCCAGGGGCTTGGTGAGAAAGTCCATGGCCGAGATGTTGAGGTCCTTCAGGTAGGACTCGGCGGCACCCCTGAGGAGCATGAAGGTGGTGATTCCAGACGGGTCCAGCTCTTGGGCCTGATTGATGTCCTTCAAGAAGTGGTCAAGGTCCAGGTCATCCCAACCCCCATCGAAACGGACCCGGAAAGAAGTTCGGTCAGGGTTCGTTCCTGTGACGGCCATCCACTTGGTGGCCGCCTCGTTGAGGAGTTGATGGATGATGGGATCAAGCATGGCTACTTGGCCCATGTCCAGATGTGCTCACGCACCATCTTCTCCGCCTGTTTGGCAAAAGAGAGGTGAGCCCGGATGACCAGTACCTCGGTTCCGAATTTCACGAGGGCGCCTCGATGTCCCAGACGGACTCGAACTTGTAGCACCTGGGCTCCACCTCAATTTCGGTGAGGGGAGCCTCCCAGGCGAGGAGCACACGGGCCCGGAAGTCCGTGGGGGTTGAGCCTGTGTCGTTCATGCCGATGGTGCCATCCTCGCGCTTGCGGGCGAACCCCCAGGGCTCCAGTGCCAGGGTATGGCCACAGCTGTTGGACAGATGACGGTAACGGCCTTTGCTCAAGTCCGTGATGTAGCCGGAGTCCGCGATGCCCAGCTCCGCGGCGGCCTTCAGGGCACCCTCCCGCCATCGGGCCTCCGCAAGCGAGACGGCCCGCTGACGCACATCTGTGTTGGTCCGCAGGGACTTGCCCCGCTTGCCAATCAGCGTGAATGTCACTCCCTCGTTGGTCTTGCGAACCAGTACCTGCAACGTCGTCATGTGCTCTCCTACACCCCCTATCGGCACGGGGAGGCAACTTTTTAGTTCAATCGGCCGAATAGACCCGAAGGGGGTCCGTTTCGTCCTGGGTCGGGACCCGAAACACCTCCTCGGAGATCACATGTTTGTGCCCCAGGTTGCAAGTCTGCGTGATTGCAGAACAAACCAGGAACTTTTCATGGATGACCCGGAAGGGGATTTCCCCATAGTTGTCGCAGTTGGTCTGGTCCACCCTGTTGGCCCAAGCGATATCCGCCTCACAGACGCAGCAGGGGGCCAGTTCTTCCCCGTAAGGCTCCGGCTGCTCTTCGTAGTGGCCGGACTTACAAATGCATTGGACATAGCCTTCGTAGCTCATGATATCCTCTTCGTGTAGTCAGGTGGGTTGGAACCCCACAGAATGTATACAAGAATCCGGTGGCGGTAGCTGTCGTTTGGCTCATCCAGGAATCGGGACACGCCCCAGGTGGCACCCCACTGGTCCAGGTGCTCTGTTTCCTGTTGGATCAGTCGCTTGGAGATGTGATTTGACACCTGCCAGGGGATCAAAACCACGACAAGACTCAGGAATATGGCTGCCAGGAAAATGTGTTGCTCAGTCATGGCATTCCCCCAAGGCTTACCAGTCGTTCCGTTGCACCGATGTGGACCCCATGGCCACATGGATGGCGTCCACCAAGGAACCCATTTGCTCTTCTTCCCAGGCAATGCATCGGCTTCTGTAGAAGGAATAGTCCCAGAACCAGCCTGTATCCGGATCCCTGGATACCTCAGCAACCTTGAGGCCACCTAGGCGGATGGAATACCGTGAGGATCCTTGGATTCGAGTGGCTGTAACGGGCAGTGTAACTTGAGCTTTCATGCTCTACTTACACCTAAGCTCGGAACTTTTCTAGAGATTCCTTGCACAGAGCCTTGAAAAGCTGGGCTGATTTCTGGCCAATGGCCTTGCGGGCTTCTTTGCTGTCCACAATCTCCCCCTTGGCCTCCCGGATGACATCCTCGATCATGGCCGCGATCACATCCCCAGTCTTCTCGATCCCAATACCCTGTGGGAGCTTGTCCAGGACATGCTGAAGACGGGTGGGGGTGACCCATTCCTCGGCGATCTCGGTGGCCTTGGTCAGGACCTCAAGCTGGGAAGGGTCCACAACCTTACGGATTTTGGTGGTTTCCCGCTCGGCATCTCGCTTGTGCTTGGCCATTACCCGCTCGCCATCGTTCAGGGTCACCTCAACCAGCGGGCGCAGCACTACTCCCTCCCGAGGCTGGTCACCAACGACTCCGTTGCGCCGGGCCTGCTCGGAGGGTGCGTCCCTCTCTGCATCGATGGCAGCTAGGTCTGTGGAGATCTTCACATAGTGGACGAACTCCAGGCTCAGCTTCTTGGCCACATCATCCGCGGAGGGGACCGACAACCAGCTGTCACCTACCTTGACCTCAAAGGCAATGAACTTGGAGTTCGGCCCATAGCGCCACGATTGTCCCTGTTGGTTGCCCCCGTAGGCTTCCCCAAACACAACCACCTCCGGATGCCCCATGGCCTCGAAGGCTGCCACCAGAGCCACCTCCTCGAACAGGGAAACGAACTTGTTGTGGGACTCCCCACCTGACGAGAAGTGGAGCTTCCCTTCCTTCCACGAGATATGTGCTGAAGTTCCATGGATTTTTTCCATGGAATAGCACTCGCGGAACAGCAGGATGGTCTGACCCTCGGGTCGGTATAGATTGGTCAAATGCATGTATGACATTGGTTTCTCCTGGTTTCAGCCCATCCCACAGCCCACCACGTCCACGGGGTTGAGGGCCGTGAGGGTGACACGAGCGTGGGGGGCGGCCCCATCCCGGGGTCCCGGAGGCCCTTGCCGGTAGGGGCCGCCAACTCCCTGGCCCAGAACCATGTCCGTGGGCTCACGGGTCATGTTGGGTTCCATGTGGTCATACACCATTTTGGTGATGGCCCAGTGGCCCGAACTTGTGATCCAGTTTTCCAGATGGTCCCGCACCCGGTAGGAATGGGACGTAAACGTGACGTCCACCGGATCCATGCCGTTGAACCGCTTGCGCAGGGTCATGTTGATGGTCTGGATTTCACTGGCGAGGGTCTCCTCTTCCTTCTCGGTAAGGGAGATGGCCTGGGCTGGGGTCAAGATCGGTTCATAGCTTCGCATGTGCCGTGGTCCTTGGGTGATGATCCTTACACCCCCTATCGGCACGAGAAGACAACTTTTTAGGGAAATCCTAGGATGCCTGCATTTCCCCTAGTTCCACTTCAATCTCGTCGAATTCCAGCTCGGGTTCCTCAACCTTAGGCTCGACCTTGACTCGAACCCGCTTGGTCTTCTTGGCTGGGGCATCCTCGGAAGCCACACTTACCCTAATCTTCTCAACTGCCTTCTCAACTGCCTTCTCACCCCCGACAGCGGGCTCATCGGCCATAGCATTGATGGTGGCCAACAGGACACCTGCACGCTTGAACAGGGGGCTGGTGATCAGGTCCAGGGCGTTGTCTCCAAGGTCGGCCATGCCATCGTCACGCATCACGGAGGCAATGAGGGCCAGTTTGTTGGCAGGCAGGAAGGCGTCCCCAGTGTCCTGATATTGGGACATGGGAAGCATGCCCAGTCCTGTACCCAGCAGGAGCTTGGTGATTGCGAGTCCGGAGGGGCTGGCCAGGAAGGCCATCGCCTTGCGCTTATTGGCCCCCAGGACCTGTGTCAGGAACTCCAGTAGCGGGTCTCTGACCGCCTTGGCGAGCTGCCTTGCTGCCACCCTGTTAGCTGCCCTACCGGCTTCAGTCTTGGCCGTCGCCATGACCCGTTGAGTTTTGGTCTTTTTGGCTACTTGTTGGGCAATCCCTGTGGCAGGCTCACAGGAGGGGTTGGCGGTCCCCATGTACACTTGAGCCTGTTGGATGGCTTTCTTCAGCTTGGTTTCTGCAAACTCTATTTCATCGGATAGCTGGTCTTCATTGGTCAGACCTTCGTCAGAGATGTCAGACCATTTGAATTCCCCACAAAGATGCTGGATCCGATCCTTCAATCTGGGAAGGCTACAGGGATCCACACTGTACTTCTCTGTTTCCAGGTCCCACAGTCCATACCAGACATCTCCCGTATCGGTTTTGACCGCCTCAACAATCAGGTCATTCTCGGCCAAGAAACCGGTAACCGTCATTTTGAGGCCTTGGCGGATCTCCAGGTCTTCAATTGCCTTATCCAACTCCTTATCCAAATGTTTCAGATTACTGGGGATCCACTCCACGCCATATTGAGCGTGGAGACATTCCTTCAGGGGTATAAGGTAGGTGGCCCTCTTCGGCGGGAGTACCCACACTCCGGTATGTGGTTCCCACAGACCTATCAGTGAAACATCATTTTCGTTTTTGTCAGCTCGAATAACAACTTGATGTTCACGGAGGATGTCGGGCAGGCTCATTATGGAGTCCTGGGAGGCCTTAACAGCCCATTTGCCACCAGCATACCACCTACGTGCCTCATACAACAGGGTTTTTAGGTCTTCTTGGGAGTTGGCCAGCCCAGTGTAGGGGAGCTGGGCCTGCACCCAGTCAGTAACCTCATTGATGCCGAGAGTGCTGGGGTTACGGAGCCACTGGGTTTGGGCATGGCCAGATTTGGGGGACCAAACCTGATATTCCCAAATGTTTGCATCGGAAGGAGCCTTTCGTGCCCGAAAGGCATGCCCTTTGGCCAGCATCCGGTCCCGTAGATTGTCAACCGGGCTTGTGCGGATATAATGTGCGCGGGCTGAGGGTAGACGAGTGAAGCTGTCAATTCGAGTCAGAAGGTCTGCCGGAAGATCCGAGGCGGTCCCTGCCCAGGACTGCCAAGTTCTGGCACTGAGGTCCCACTCAATTTCCGTAGCATAGTAGGCGTCATTTTTGTCCCCACGGAATTTGGCAATCTCCTTAGCCAAATTCCTAATAGTCTCCTCAGGAGGGACTTGGCCACGGTCTTGATCTTTTGCAACTCTGGCCTTAGTTCGCTCTTCTGCACAAACCGTGTCCAGCCTTAGGGACCGATGTTTGGGGATATTCTTGGAAAGCTCCGTCCAAGTTGCCCATGCAGGAGTGGCAATGTAATCCTGGATCAGCTCCAAGTAGTGGCTCAGTGGAGGCGGGTCCCCTTTGGTCACCAAGGCATCCGCGGTGGAAATCTCTTGGGCAAATGCTTCAATTGTATCGGTAGGGCTCATGGGTGTATTAGTTACCCCCTTTCCCCTTTCGAGGCGGACAATATCCTGGATCTCCTCCCCATTATCATCCTCAGACAAGGCAAAATGTCGCCCTGGTCTTCCGCGTACATAGAAGCCACCCTGGCCGTCTTTTATGATTTCCGCCTCCCCTTTGATTAGCCAGTCGAACCATTCCCGCATCCAATCAGAATTAAGGTATGGGTGCTTTTTCTGTTCCCGTTGGATGTATGCCTCTACATGCGGCCTGTGGGAAGGTGGGCTCATGTGGGTAACCCTTGGCAGTGCCTCCTCCTTGGACCGCGCAATGAAAGCTTCAGTGCGGGCAATAGCGTCCGCAGGAACATGGTAGTGGGCTCCCATATCCTTGGGGGTTCCGAGAAACGGGGTGGTCTCCTTGATGAGGCCGGAGAGCCATTGGCCCATCTCCGTCCCACATACGGTTGACCAGTAGTTGCCCATAGATGTTAAGGTGTCTTCTTTTACCGGACCGAGCACCTTGACCCGTTCCTTGGCAACATAGGTTTCAGTGCGGGTAATCAGATCGTGGGTCACTTCCAAATCGGCCCCCACCTTTTGAATGGCTTTCCCGGCATCGCCCTGGCTCTTGATAAGATGACCAACCCAGTTGGTCGACCATTGAAGGATCTCCGCTGAATTCTTTGAGGCATTAAGGATGTCCGAATGATCCCGATAGAACCCCCACAGGGACTTTTTGATATTAGCTGATTTCTCTTTGAGGGCAGCCCACTCCTTGGCTAGGGACTCCAAGTTATCAGTGACCCTGACACTACCCCACTCAGAAATTCCCATGGCCCCCGTAGAAGACAATAAGTTCTGTCGTGGAGGTTCAAATCCCACCAGAGCAGCAGCCTGTTGATTCGTTAGAGTCTGAGACGGGGTTTGAGACTGCTTCCATGTTCCCCATGCCTCAATCTCCGCTTTCACCTCGGCATGGGACATCTGCCGGGGGAACAGGAGGAGCCTGTTTTGTGTTAGGTAAGCTTCCCAGTTCCGGAAGGTCTTATCGGATTCGACCGCCCTGAAATCGGTGATGGATTGCGGAATACCTCCCGGGAAAACCCCTTTGAGCAATTTGGTTAGTGTGGCCTCATCGGATTGTGCCCAAGAGCCATCGTCAAATCTACTGATCTGATTCCCCAACCATGCCCTGAGAGCTACGAAGTCCACCTTGAAAATGTCCGCCGGGTCCCTGGTAACTGAGAAGATGATGGTATCCACCGCTAGGACATCCTGGATGAATAATGGCTGGATGAATAGTGGCCCGTGATTGGCCAGCAACTCTGCCAATGATGGCAAAGTCTTCACTGTGGCCGGAGCTTTGGAATCATCGGCCCTCTTGAGCACGTGGCACAGAAGAAAACCAGTGTCACCAGAGAAGGCAAAGTCCTCAACAGGACCCAGTTGCTCAGTGCTGGCCTCACTAGGTGGGTTGGTTACCACCACTATATCAAAGGGCCCACCAGCATCCAAGGTGTTCTTCAGGCTGTCAAGTTGCTCGCGCGTGCCTACAACCTTGACCCCCCTGGAGCCATCTCTCAGTTTGGACCATGTAGCATTCATGATTATACTGGTTACGCCTTAAAGTTGGTCTAGCTTGACACCATCTCGCGCCATCGGGCCTCAATAACTTGGGCGTAACGGGTAAAGGACAGGTTGTAGTTGCCTACCGAGAAGCCGTCGTTGACCTCTACGAGGGCATAGGGTCCGTCCTCTATTTGGGCGATGTCCAACCCGTAGGAGATGGGTTGGTTTTTGAAGTCCCGGACCATCTGCTCGGCTACCCGACGGGCTTGAGTGAACCCCCTACACCCACCCAGACTCGTGGGCAGGATCTTCTTCTTGACCACGTAGATTCGGTGCTCAGGGGATGTGGAGATATCGACCACATCCGAAACCATCACCGGAAAGTCAGGGGGGAACCCGGTTGTTTCGTGATCATAAGATAGCCCACCCCAGGTGCCATTTCTCGGGTTGTACTTGTTGGGGTCCCAATATACAACATGGCCATTGAATGCCTTCTGCCACCGGAGGGGTTTGATGAACAGTGACGTCTTGGTTTCCTCAACTTCCTTTCGGACATCCCCAAGAGTAGAAGACCAAACCTTACGGTGCCGGTACTTGCGTAGGCTCCATGGAAGGTCCACGTTCTTGGGCTGCCGGACCCCCAGAAGGTCAAGGGCTTTTCGGGTAGTGCGAATATCTGCCTTCACGATTGTGTGCTTGGAGAGAGGCAGCTCAGGTAGCCTATCGCTGTCAAAGTCAAAGGCACAAACCTCATATCCTAGCCGTCTAAGCCCTTGGGCAGCGTCTGCACAGTTGTCACTCCACCAGCAGACATCCACAAAGGGGATGTATGCGGGATCCTTCTGGTCTGTATTGTAGTATGGAATCCTCCCACGCCCTGGAGTCTTGTCGGGCAGGTATGGGAACCCACGTGTTTTGGGAGATGCCCTAACGAAAGCAATTTTCTTGCGGCTCATGGTCCCGGCGTTACACTCCTAGAGGCTTTTCAAAGCCCACAAGGGCCAACTGGCCTTCTGCCACCCCCCTGCACAGCATTAACCTGACATTGGCTAGTTTTGAGTCCAGCACTGCCCATGGAGCAAAGACCTGACGGGCCATTTCTGCCTCCTCCATGGTGATGGGCTGGTCATCATCGTTGACCATGTCCCTGGACACAGACACCAGCAAAGAGTCACAGACAATACTCAAGGACGCATGGAGCCCGCCTGGATCTCCCTTCAAGTAGTAGTCACAGAGACCCCCCCGTGGGTTAGCTTCCACTTCCCATACATCTGGTACCGTTTCTGGCAGAAGGGGAAGGAGGGTCGCCCTCTCTCTGGCCAAAGACTCCTCGTGCCGTCGGTTGGAATCCTCTTTCCAGTTGGGATTGTAGACCTCCTGGGACCCAGTCATGTCGTCCCATACGGCAGGAGGAATCTTGAAGGAGTCAAACAGTTCCTTCAGGCACCCCTCGCAAATCGAGAAGGTATAGGTGGTCATATCACACAGGGAGTCAGAGTGGTATCCCCCAGACACCTTGGCCTTAATGAGCCCATAGGAGTCATGTCGGGGAGGAAAATTGAGGTTGGGATTGATGTCTCCCTTGTCACAGGTCTTCCCACAACGGTTGCAGAAGACCTCCTCGGGCAACTTTTCACGCCCGGTTCCGTCGCATGCCTCGCAGGGAGGGCCTACGGGTGGTGCCCCCGGAGTTCCTGAGAATGTACCCATTCCCTCACAGGCTGGGCAGGCCACGTCAGGACACTTGGGATCACAGCCATTGCCCTGGCACTCTTTACAGACAATCATGGAGTCCTCTTCGCTTGGGTCCTACCACACTTGGGGCATTTGGGCAGCCAGCATTTGGATTGCGCACACAAGACCCAGTTCTTGGGGTCATAGTTGTTTTCCCAAGACTCCCCATGCAGTCGGATACGATCAACCTCGTATTCGTGCGAGCACCCACGGCATTTGTAGGTATCCGTTTGAACACATTCCTGCCGGTTGTCTGGGTCTGGCGGGATCAAGATGGCAAGGCTCCGGTCCTCATCGAATGTCTCAATGATCTGCCGGTCACACCACAGGTCCAATAATGTCTGGAGTAGAGAGATATCCTCTACCCGATCAATAGCATCTTCGTGGTGCTCATCCAAGGCACTCTCAAGGATGGAAACAGCATCCAGCCTCAATGTGCGTGATGTGGTCCCCCACACCCACTCGGGTACCTCAAGGCCCTTACGGAAGCAGTAATCATAGAGGTCTTCGACGTTGCAGAAAAACCCCTCCTCTCCAGCATCCTCCCAGCACAGCCAGGGGCCCATTTCGGATGAGTATCGCTGCTTGGTGGCTCGCTCGAAGTCGGCTGCCTTCTTGGTAGCCGTTGCCTTGGCGTCACAGTCGGAACACACCATATGGTATTCCTTGGCCAATGCCCCACAGGCACATTTGCGGGGCTGACAACAGGAGTCCGCAAGGTCCCTGTTGCTATGGTCGTAGATCCGTGAGCACTTTCCACAGGCGTAAGCGAAGTTCGCAGGATTCGGAAGATCCCTCACAACTAATGGGATAGCAGTCATCTTCACTCCCAATCATGCTTGTCCAGTTCGATGGCCTCGATCTGGAAGGAAGGTGGCTCCAGACCCCGCATCTCGCTGACCCCAACCAAGGTGACCCACCGGCTATCTGCAAGTTTGAGTTGCCAGACTCCAGATCGGGTGGGGTGGGGGGTCATGAGAGTGACCTTGTGGGAGGTGAAGTGATCCATTAAGCGTGTGCCCGAGCCCCAGCTTCGGCGGCCACTTCCTCTTCGCCCTCTTCCGCAGCCCCAGCAACATCCACCCGGACCTTCTCGTCAGCCATGGTGTTGATCGTCGCCAGGAGGCTACCAGCCTTCTTGAAGAGGGGGCCCGTCAGAAGGTCCATGGCGCCATCCCCAAGGTCCGCAAGGCCATCCTCGCGCATTACAGAGGCTACCTGGGCCAGCCGGTTGGCAGGGATCAGCTCGTCTTCGTTCTGTTCGTACTTGGACATGGGGAGTGCGCCGAGGCCTGAACCCACCACCAGCTTGGTGATGGCAAGGCCTGTGGGAGAAGCCAGGAACTTCGTGGCCTTACGCTTGTCGGCCCCCAGGCTCTGGACCAAGAACTCCAGGAGGGGGTCTCGGACGGCCTTGGCAAGCTGGCGGGCGGCAGTCTTGGTAGCGGCGCTTCCAAGCTCGGCCTTGAACGTGTTTGCAACTTTTCGGGTCTTGGTTGTCGGCATCTTCTTCTCGGTGTTCGTGGGCATGTTGTGGGGCTCAATTGTTTCGGGAGGCTTGTTGGTACTTACACCCGTCTCCGGGCTGCTCGTGAGGGATTCGGTGAACGCGTAAGGCCCCCAGACATTGTTCCGCTCCTGGGTGATGAACTGATCCAATTCTGTCTTCAGGGCGGGGGTGAGGTTGTCCGACCAGACAATATGGGAGGGGATGACCCTCTGGATATTGTCACGTATGGTACGGGCGAATGACTCAACCGGGGCAGTTGGAACTGTTGAGGGTAGGTCAGATATCTTCCTACGGCTCGCGGCTGCCAGGGAGATGATCCGGTGCTCCCGTTCTGTGAAGGCTTGGAGCCTCTTGGAAAGCTCTACAGGAAGGGTTCCCCAGTCCGTTCGGTCCCTGTCTTTCTGGATGTTCTCAAGGATCTCATCCTTGGCAAGTTCCACGGAGAAGGGGGACGCATATCCCTTGGCTTTGACCATCTCATTGGCCAAAGATTCCACCGTGTCAAAAATGACTCCCGTGGCGAATATGGGGGAGGCTGCCCTGGGAAAACTTGTGACACCCTTCCAAACCTTGTCCCGCTCTAGGGTGATGAACTGATCCAATTTTGTCTTCAGATCAGCAGGTAAGTAGTAGGACCAATCCAGAGGGGTGGGGTGGCAGGCTTGGATGTTGGCCAGTATGGCTGCACCGTATCCAAACTCTCTAAGTGGAGATGCCCACCCCTGCGTTGTCCGCCACTTAACGATCTCCTCATCCAAGGCCCCGATTGCCCAGGCAAGATCCAGGAAATTGCCCAGCCGAACAGATAGATCCTTAGGCAGGAATGCCCACTTGGGGTTTACCTTGACGCCTGTAATGTCCTCCAAGATCAATGTCTTGGCAGTCTCTACGGGGGTGCTCAAGTACTTGGAGGCTTCATTGGCCAGTGACTCCACTGTATCGAAGGCCACAGCATTGGGCTTGGTTTCAGCAACCCCCATTGAATGCGTAGAGGCAATTGAGGATGCCTTCCCTATAGCCTTCTTAACCCGCTCGTTGTAGATGAGACCTTCGACCCTGGAGTTGAGTTCAGCTCCCAAATCAGTCCGCGACACTGCCCAAGTTACTGGTTCAGTAGGGTCATCAATGTAATCTTGAAGGAGCTCCTCATAGGTTTTGCTGTCTGTCTGCACTTGACCCTTGAGGCTCCCATTGGCACTGGCTACGGCGATCTCCTTGGCCAGAGACTTTACGGTATCCGTGTCTTTGGGGACCGTGTAATGGAGCCTCTTCCGGAGTACCTCATTAACCGTTGCTTGAATCTTCTCGTGGGCGGCTGGGGTGTAGGTAAAGTTGAATTGGATGTCCTTGAGCGCCTCCTTCATATGCTGCTGGATGTGGTCAGCCAGGGTATCACGGGCTGTTTGAGCAATGTGGTTTTGAGTCTTCTGAGGCTCCCACGGCGTGCCTGGATCCAAGAAAATCTGCAACCTATGGAGCACCTCCCTCTGGCCCTCTCCATCTCCTTTGAGGACGACTTGGGTTTCGGTACCCGCCTCGTTTTCGGTCTGGGACCATTGGGCTATATGTACCCCAGCAAGGCTTTCCTGGGTAGGTGTCTTCACACCGTTTGTCACTGCCCACTCCAGGAGTCCAGGTGTCGCGAGTAGTACCTGCTGCACCTCTTGGGGGGATGTGCCTCCCTCATGTGGGCCGATATAGTCAATAATGTATTGGGTCAAGTCTCCGTGAAAACAGCCAGCATGCTCCCCGTTTTTGATGTCCGCAGCAATAGCGCGAATGTACTGGTGCCGTAGGTTCGCAACTTCCTTGGCTTCCGTTACTTCGGCTTGAGTGGGTTCCTTATCCGCTTCTTTGTCTGGTTCCTTCTTGCCCACAGAATGGAGTTCTTCCAAGTAGTCAGACTGCATGCCCTTGATGGTATCGATGTGAATAGGGTCCCCGACCATCTTCTGGAGAATCTGGTTGGGGCTGTCCCCCTTGTTTTTGTCCCTGGCTGCCGCCATCCGCTTATTGACATAGACTTCTGGAGAGATGCCATGGAGGTCCCACAAGGCCCGGTCTAGTGCCTCCCGCTCTGCATTACTGGCTTCGTAATTGGCGCGAAGGTGGATGTACCGCTGGAGGGCAGGGACGTAGTCTTTGCTGATGCTAGCTTCCCAAAGATAGGGTTTCTTCGGCTCCATGCCCAGAAGGGTATAACCATTGGAAATAGCGGTACTTCCTATTGTAAAGGTGGTGGTGCTATCAGTTACGAGCGTATCAGACATGGGTGTGTCTTCTTTCTTGGGGCCCACCAGATAAGGTAGGATTTCCGCTTCCGTCCAAAGGGAGTCAGAGGTATTGTAGGTGTCCCAACAAATTCGGTAGCGTGATTTGCTATTACGGGCATAACCAGTCACAGTACCCTGAATGGTAGCAAACGACACCCGCCGTCCAATTAGACTGGACTGAACAGCCCCTTCCTTCACTGGCCCCAGGAAAGGCAACAAGTCGGAATCCAACCACGTGGATTTTGGGGAATGGGCTGTCGCGGCGTCGTAGATCTTCGCCCCAGTATCCAGGGACTTCCAATCAACATCCAATACAAAAGGGCCCCCAGTATGTCCCGGGTAGGGTCTGGCAGCCGTGACAGTCCCAGACCATCCAAACCACTGTACAGACATCCCAATGAAGTCTGTGACTTTAGACGGTATGCCTTTGGCATCTTCTTTTTCCAACAGGTCGACTTTTTTCTTGTAGTCTGATACGGAGGACACCACCCGGGATTCAGGCTTGGTAACCTTGGCCTTTGCAAGAGACAGATCTGGGTCTCCAACCTGGGTGTCATCGTCAGAGAGCGGATGCCATGGGAGTTCCGCGACGAAGTCCTTTGCCCCAGCGGGCATCGACTCTACTGGCACCAGGGCCTTGGCCAAATCTGTCATATGTAACACTGTGGACCTAGCCCCAGACGTGAGGATGAACTCACCGGGCCACTTCCCTGTTTCCACTTGGGCATTCCAAACGAACTGTTCCCCCGGGAGTTTGGGTAGGGTCCGGTACTCACTGGTCCTGGATTTCTCCATGATGAGCCCTTGGGGGGGCATTGTCTGTGGGGTCTGTAGGGGGACCCAAGGTTGACCTATCTTGTGCTCTGGGTCTGCGGGGTGCCCATCAAATGAGAAGGTTTTGACCTGTCCAAAATGGGCACAGCCAGGGGGCATATCTACCCCACTAACCGCCCCACATACGGAACATGTGATATCATCGAGACTCACCGGTCCCGGAGCTTCTTGAATTCATCCCACAGTTCACGCACGCAAGGGTCCTCGTGGTTACTGAACTTCTCTTCTGCCCATGGGGCCGTAGTGGTGTTATCCCATTCAGGGGTGGGCTCCGGGGCATCCTCCCCACCAACACCAACAACCCCCAAACATATCTCTCCTATCTGGTGCTCAAAACACGCCAGATCGGGCAAGGCGGGGTCCCCTTGAAGCCTTCCCTCTTGAACAGCCTGACGCCACTGTTGGTGGATCAAACCCGCCAGGGCATATGCGGTGCGGGGGGTCAGTAGCTCACGAAGAAACCCCTCCAGGGGCTCCATGTCTGGCATCCAAGCCACCTTGTTCCGTTGGAGCCATTCTGCCAGGGGCATCCAACGGTCCCAGTGGCCCTTGTCCTGGTATGCATAGAGGGACTTGTAGTTGTGGTCAACCATTGGTGAGTTTCCATCCCTGTGGGCCAGCAAGGTAGTCGCGAATTGTGCCAAAGTAGAGAAGCCATCGACCATCTGGTTGCTTCTGGCTTGGGTCCGATGCCCACCAACCATTACCAATGGTCCATCCTTTGGGAAGGGCTGCTTCCACGGCACACGGATCATCTACAGGGGCAATGACATAAGGGGGGTCGGTGTCTGTCTTGGAGTAGACATCAATGTCCCCTATGGAGTACAGAAACCTTCCCGCTGGGGTGTGGGTTGCTGTAGGGGAGCCAGAGAGGTCCAGTTCCTGTATTCTCTTGTCAATCTCGCCTGCCATGGGTCACGCCGCCTTCAGGAATTCTTGGAACTTGTCCCACACGTTCACGATGGGTTTGCCCACCCGCTCAGTGTACCGGACACAATTGAATGTCCCGCCCCGGGTTCCGTCCCACAAGGCCAACATGGTATCACACCGGTCGGCCATCCAGACGTTACGCTTTTGGAGCTTCTCTGCCCCATACCCGGGCTCCGACACATACACGATCCTGGTAGCCTTTGCAAGCAATTCGTGATAGTGGACCTGCGATTGCGCGGGCCACATTGATTCCTGGCCCAAGAAAGGTACGGCTGCGATGAGGGGGAGACCCAGGTCAAGAGCGGCTTCCGCTATGGCTTGGTCCCACCCCAAGGCCATTCCACTAATGACGTGGGTGGTCTCGGGGATCTGTCGGAGGCATTGGGTGGCAAATCTCCGAAGGCGGAGAGCAACCTCTAGGCTGTACCCACCGATTTTTTCCGGCCTATGACCCGTTGCAGCTACCAGGAAGTAGCCAGGATGGTTGTTGGCCAAGGGTCACCCCCCGGTCTGACTACGGGGCAGTGTTTTGAACCGGGCCACCCCGAAGTTGCCCTGTAACTCCACCGTGTCATCCGCCTCAATGTTCCTGGTCCCATTGGGCAGTTGCTGAATGAGCTTGTGGGTCTCAGGGGTCTTGTTGGCGAGGGTCAGAAGCTGTCTCCCCGTCATGGTCACCGGATGCGGAAGAACCTCTGAGTACATGTTCTTATCGAGCTTGATGGATGCTCGCACCATGACTGGCGGAGACACAGACGCCTTGGCTGCCCGCGTCAGGTCATCCATGGTGGGGATTCCTGGGAGGAAGGGGAGGAAGGGTTCCGCGATACTTGCTGCCGTTGGGGCCTTGGCCACAGGGGGCTTGACTGGGGTGCCCTGTTGGGACTGGTCCAGCATTCCATCCAAACGTTTCAGGGTGTTTTGAAGCCTGAGGATGAGGTCAAACATCCGAAACCCCGACTGAGACCAGTTGTGGAGGTCCGTTAGGTCCCGGAGGACCCGACGCTGCCACGCAATCTTCCTGTGAAGGACAGCGTAGCAGGTACCCGCATTGTTGGTCAGGGCCTCCTGTAGCATGTCTCTTTCGGCGGTAACCGCTTGAAGGCTGTTCTTCAGGTTCTGGTTCTCCTGGTAGAGGGAGTTCCGTTCGCGTTCGAGCTTCAAGGTCTGGGCCTCTTGCTCATCGTTATTTCCAAACCATCCAAACAGTGGCTTCATGGTCTACTTCTCCTCGGTAAGATTCAGGGCCATTGCCCGGTACAGGTCTTCAGGGGGAATACACGACAGCCCACTCATCTGGCCATCGTTCAACTCAATCACAATCCACCGACCATCCATGGTCTTGGCCACATCCACCACCACAAACGTTACATGGTCCTTGACCCGGTTCCCTACCTGAAGCAGGAACTCCTGGGGGACCTCCGATGCCTTGGGGTCAATACCCACCGCGTTCAGGTCCTCCAGATAGTTGGACCAGTAGTAGCCACCTACAAGGGGCTTCCCCCGCAGGAAGAAGAACCGGAACTCTCGGGTGATGGGTTGCTTGTTGATGGGGTCCACCAGAAACGTCTCAAGCTCTACGAATTGACGGACGTATATCTGCTGTTGCCCAATGAGCCCATCCGCCATGAGCACTTGGGCCACCTCAATGGCTTCGGTCTTGTTGCGCGCGAAACAATGGGTAGACCATTTGTCTTTTCTGGAATTGGTTTCCCCCTTGACTACAAACGGGCCCCCAGAGTCAGGAACATCTGATAGTTGGGTCCACGTCTTAGGGGTCAACTCATCCAGGATACCCACGTAGTTCTGTAGGTCCGCCACGAACCTGTGCTCCCGGTGGCTGTTGATAAGGGTGGAGCCAGCGTCTCTCAGATCCTCCTCCAGTTCCTTGTAGAAGGGGAGGACTGAATAGCGCCCAACCACGGTAGCCTTATGAGGCACCTGGGATCGTCTGGTAACTACCTTGAAGTATCGGTTGGCTGCCTCTTCCTCCCCTTCGGATTCCCCTACACAACCAGGACGGAACAAAATGACTGGAGGCATGGGAGGGGACATCAAATCCTCTTGGCGATCCGCCGAAGTTCATGGGTTGGCATGCCAATGAGCTTGGCCAGGGCATCATCGTAATCCCGAAACGCCTGATAGACCTGTCGACCCGCAGCTGCATAATAGCCGGGATGGTGCTTGTGGACACCACTAAAGGTGTACTCAAATATCTCCCATAGACATCGGGCCGCCGTGAGTGCCGAACGAATACGGTACTCAGAACCTGCAAGCATCATGATCTCATGGCTATATTCCCCCTCAGGGGCACCCATTGCACGGAGTCCCATGGGGTCCAGCTCCGTCACAATGGCCCGAAGCTTCTGGGCATGCTGGTCATCCATCTCCTTGCCTGCGGCGATCATCTCCAACTTGCGCTGACTTGTCATGGCCCTTTTACACCCTTCAGGGAATCTTGAAGGCGTTTCTTTTCCGCCTTGACGCCAGCCGCAAATCCAGAATGGAATCCATCAGCAATGGACTGGGACTCCAGTTGAGTCAGGGCAAATCCAATATGAGCCCTGGCATCGATTGGGTCCACCTTGTGTAGTATGAGAGTAGCTTTGAGCCACCTAGCATCCTCCTCATTCGTGAGGGCAGCCACTTCGTACCAGCCTGACCCTGGGGCCACCGTCAGGTCGTATGCCTGGACGCTCCACTTGGAGCCATTGAAGTGAGCTCTCAGCTGTAGCACTTGGACTTGCGCTTACTTGAAACTCTTCGTTTCAGTGCTGATCTTGTTGATGAATGCCCTCTCACATTTGCCAGACTGCCACTGTACTGGGACAAACCTGTTCCAGCTAACCCCGGAGGCCACCCACTCCATGACGGGCTCCCGGCCTTCCTTGGGGCTTCGACGGACCTCATAGACCACGGTGTCCCACACCCGGTCCACGTCACACCACCACAAAAGCGCCACCCACCCCCGACCCATGAACGAGAAGGGAACCTCGTGGGCAGGGGGGGTCACGGTTGCGGTGCACTGGCTATGGGAATCACTCTCCTGGAGGTCCGTCATGCGAAAGTTCCTGGTTGCTACCTTGCTGGCCACGTCCCTATTACGCTCAGGGGACACCTTGGCGACCACTCAAAATGTATTGCGGCCACATGCCCACTGGTGGTGGCACTGCACCTCCTCGACGGCTACGAACGGCGCTCCCATCGAGATATGCGGCCGAACCAGGGCACTCTGCGAAAATGCCAGGGAAGCCCTACGGCAAGGCAACCCAAGTGCAATCCCTACGGCTTGCCTTCACGTTTATCGGTAGGTTCCTGGGGTTCCTTTGATTCCCGCCTGTCCGAGATGTAATCGCGGATCACTTCCCCAACATGGTGGACCAAGGGACTCAAGATAGCCGGGATGGCAGCAATAAGCAGCTCCTCCCAGAAAATGGAGTGTCGTTTCGAGTGGTTACTCATCAGCGTCTTCCTTTTCATAGCAGTGTTGGCAGATCCGTGGGTTAACCAGCCCAACCACCAGCTCATATAGAATAAGCAGCAGAAATGCCGTGATCCATGGGTGGTTGGTTACGAAAATGTCTAGTCCCTGCATGGCCTTAGAACCGATCCCCAGGACCCAAGTCCCCTAGAAGTTGCTCGAAAACAGTCACGATTTTCTGAACACCAGGGGGCCAGGAAGCTTTGTTGGTAATGACCTGTCCCCAATGGTCTTGGACCCTGAGGTAGACACAGTCTCTCGAACATATGGTCAAGTTAGCATACTTGGCCTCAACGGACCACTTGCAGGCCACGCCACTACCCGGGCTCTCCTCGTAGAAGGTGGCCTCCAAGGTCCCAACCGATGTCCTACTGGTGCTCATGCCACAACTTACGCTTCTGTGACAGGGGCACGTACGATTTTGTAGCCCTTCAGGGCCAGCTCACGTTCAAGGAGATCGACCAACTCCAACATCGCCCGTTGGGAGGGATGGGAGTCCCCATGCTTGAGTATCTCACGCAGAACTTGAGTGATGTCGTACTGTTGGAGGGCATCGGGGGAGTTGGTGGCGTTCATGAAGGCAAATTCCTCGTTGGGGGTGTAACAACCTTACCGCTATTGGCCTGACGATTTCTCTAAAAAGTTGTCCCCTCGTACCGATAGGGTGTAGGAACACCATGAAGACCTCGCCTTCCCGTATCGAAGATCATCCCCTGACTGGCAAATGGGACGGGAGCTATCCGGGTGTGCCCTGGCCGTTTTTGACAATGGCCGGGCGGAAGTAGCCCTGAACCCTGCCCAGCTGAAGCGGGCCCGACCCTACGTAAATCGACTGACCGTGAAAGGTTGAGCATTTCCCTGGTGATTGGCGGAAAATGGCCAAGGAAGCCAGGGAGCCACTCAAAACCAACTTCGGGGACATCCTCAAGAAGATGATGCCATGACGATTGTAGCAGCGCGGGCGGTACCCTACTCGGTGATGGCGGACTTCCTTGCGGGCGTTAACCCCACCAACAGCATTGCCTCGATGGCCCATCAATTCGACCGGGTTTGGATCATCTCGGTCACGAATGGGGTCTGCGATGGCACCTACAAGCTCCTGATCACGGAGGAGTTGGAGGACCGTATTGCTCTCCAATTCGACGACATCCAGGACAAGTACACCCCAAACGGGGTTCAGTTGCCACGAGACCCCCAGCTGGTCTACTTCAATGACACCATGGCCAAAAAGGTCATGGACTTCATTCGTCGCGCCCATGAATCTCGCCCCGAGAGTCAAGACCTCCTCGTGGTCAATTGCCACATGGGTATCTCACGGTCGGGGGCCATATCGGACTTCGCTCGCACGGTATGTGGACAGGACTACGACGAGTGGAAACGGATGAACCAGGGTGTCATTCCCAACATGCACGTCAAATCTCTGCTCATGGGGGCCTGGAAAGGATGAGTACCAAGCATAGCCGCCGCAAGGAATCCCAAAGTGTTCAGGCCACGCTTCGGGATTGTTTCTCCCACTGGAAGACCCTGTACCGCACCCGATTGGATGTCATCAATAGCCTTTTCTTCGGGTATGGCAACGGGTATGTGTGGCACGATGGGGCCCTGGTGAACTGTGAGCCCAACGCATACTTGGAGGAACCCGCCCGAAGGGCCGACGAACTTGAGGAGTATTCCAAGGATCCCAAACTTGCAGGAATTCTCAAAGACAAGTTGGCCCACTATGCCAAAGTCGATGCCTTGCCCGAAGGTCCCGTAAAAGGTCCTATGCGGGGTATGTGCCTGATGAGCAAGTACTCCCATATCATGTACGTACCCGACAACGTGCGTCCCGACTGGCTGGCTTTTGCCTATGATGCCGCGCATGTCCTCTGTAATTTGCCAAAGCCGCGCCATGCGAAGGGCACGGGCTTCAGACTGGCCCATGAACGTCTCGCAGAAATACTCGGGGAGCGTCCAATGAAGAAGGCTACCTGGGATGCCCGGGAACTCGCGAAACAGAAGGCTGCTGACAAGGAAGTAGAGGAAAACCGAAAACTCGGTCGACAGTTGGTGGCCGATCTCGAACGTCGATTCCCACAATTGAGGCACCCATGAATCGCTACGGAGCATCCTGGACCAAGGACTGTGGGGACTACTGGCATGGGACCTATAAGGATCGGTTCCACCCAGTAGTTTGGCAGTTTGGGTCTATTTGGCAGTGCACGGTGGGCGTTGACTATCCCGGCGGGAAACGGGATGGGACTGTCCATATGTGTCTCCAGTACCAGAAGACCCGAACGGCTGCCATGAAGCATGCGATCGAGTGGGTGGAGTACTACATTGGGCAGGGCAGTAAACCTCCCGGCGTGGAGGCCACCCTACACGCCTGCTTCACCTATTGGCACACTATCTACAAGACCCGGCTGGACGTGATTGCCCACATCTTCTCCAGCGGCGGCAACGGCTACGACTGGCTCGATGGGGGCATCACATGCACTAGCCCCGAGGACTACCTCGAAGTTGTGGCCCGTGAAGCCCAGGAGGCCCCCAAACGGGAGCTGTACAAGCAGTGTGCTGCCCTCCTGGTAAGCCTGGGGGAGGTCTACATGGAGGAACCAGAGCATGAGACATCCTGGACCCATGTGAGTGAGTCCTCCCTGATCAATCGAGTGCCTGACGATGTGCAGCCCGATTGGTTGCGTTTTGCCTATGAGGCAGCCAAGACCCTACGGGACCTTCCTGATCCTGACCGGGCCACCCGGGCTTGGAAACAGGCCGAAGAGAGGAACCTTGGGAAGCGATATGACGGCATGGACGACGCCACTTGGGAAGCACAAACGGCCCGACAGAACGCTTACGTGGAGGGTGCCCTCATCCACAACCGGTTGGAGGGGGCCAGGATTGTTGAGGACCTCGAACGTCAGTTTCCTCAGCTAGTAGGTGCCCTCCAGGTGTAACAAACCCATGACCCCCCAACACCTCATGCTGAAAAGTATTGAGAAGGCCCTGGTGGATGCCGGGGAACTGGCATGCCCCACACATCGGTCCCGCACCACAGGGCGCCTACGGTTCATTCCCGATGCTGAGGGGTTCCGGATCACCACATCGTTCGACCCGGCATTTGTGCCCGACAACTTGTGCACATCCGCTCGAAGTCGCTTGTGTGTGGGCCATGCTGGGCATCCCCGTAGAGTCCTGGAGCGATACCAGGATATCCTGCGCACAGCCGGGTTTGATGTGAGGATTGATGGGGTCCACCACTACAAGACCCGCCAGTATGTGTGGATCAACCGGGTCTATGATGAATACGAGAACGAAACCGTGAACGATGACGAGCTCATGGCCAAGAAGATCCTTCAGGTCAAGAAGCTGTCTGACGCGGCCAGTGCCTTCGCGGACGCCACCCTCGAATGGGACAAGCTATCCAACTCTCAAGCGGACAAGAGTGACGTAGCAGCTGCCCTCAGCCGGTTCAAGCGAGCCAAAGAGGCATTCGAAAAGGCCCGGAAGTAATGGCAACTCTCAGTAGTATCGCGGCCCGCATGGTTGTTGAGGGAGTTCGTCAAATCGGATCTGGGGTGCGGGAGTACCTCCGTGACCAACGAAAGGCAGCTACAGCAAAAAAGCCTGAGCCAAGGCCCTCTTTGCTTCATGATGCCTTGATTAACCTCGGGTTCAAGGAGCAAGAGGTTCGTGCTGCCCTGGCATCCCCCGAAGTCAAACAAACTGCGCATGCACCACTTGGCGATCAAGTACGGATGGCCCTGAAGGTTTTGACGGGGAAAAGAGTATGAAGACCCTGGCGGCTAGTACCGGCAAATGGCGTTGGATTGTGGAGATGTCTTCCATGGTCAACAACGCCGAATATGTGACGCATGTTGAACGGGAAGTCAACTGGAGAACTTTCAGTGAGAACAAGGAATTAACGTCCCTTTTCCGCCGTGTTTTTAGCGACTTCTCCTCTAAACCAAAACTCGTGATGTGCCGACCCGTGCTGGCCAGGGAAATCCAGGAGGGCCTGAACCTTAGTTACATGGGCAGTGTCTGGGACGAGGAAGGGGCTCCCAAGATCACCCACATCCTCGATGGGCTTTGGGCACTTGTCCAACGTATCCAGATTGACATGGAGCTGTTCAACGAGGCGGGTAGGAACCCCACGAACATCATCAACGAGATCGTTGCCTACAACTACTACGACTGCATGAGTGGTGGGATGCCCACAGGGATGCTCCTTGGGTGCAGGTATATCATCGAGACCTACAACTGCGACCTGACCACACCCTGTTATCCTGGCCACGGGGAAAACCCATGGTACACTTTAGGGGACTGGATGGATTCTACGAAGGGGGCATCTCTTGAGCAGGTACTGCCCGAACTTGATTTATCCAAGATCCTGGGGCTGCCAGCCGGAACCTAGTCGATTTTGCTAAAAAGTTCCCTCCTGGTACCGATAGGGGGTAAGGAACCAACCATGAGCACCCCCGTCCGTCTCGGCTACGTTGAGGAGCGCACCCTGCGGGAACTGGCTCAAGGTGCCACAAACTGCCCCCACGACAACACCTGGAAGCGTACCGTGCGAGCCCTGGCCAAGAAGGGACTCGCCCGTCCCGTTCCCGGAATGCCAGAATTTTATGATGTCACAGAAGCCGGGCGAGTTTGGATGGCCAAGTAGATGGAGACCACGATGAGACAAATCCACATCAACGAGACAACGTGGCAGTACCAGATCGGGGCGTCCACGGTCAAGATACGCTCTCCTGAAGGAAAGTGCTCCTTCCCTGGCGTAAACGAGGTAAAAGGTGGGGGTGCCGATGTGGAGCGCGGGCGCCACAAGGGCACGTCTGAGGGGATGGTCAAGCCAAGCGATGTCCGTGCCTACATCGAAACCCACCTCCTGCTGGTAAAAGGATAGGCTGTGCAAACCCTCACGATCATTACCGGAACTGGCGAAAAGTCCCGTTCCTTCTCGGCCATGCTGTTGGGAAGCCTTCAGGCTGACTCCCTGTGGGAAGGGGGTGAGGCCAACACCAAGGCTATCCGTCCCGTGTGGGCACAGTTCGGGACCACCGAGGACGAAATGCGTCCCTTCCTGGCCAATTTTCGGTCAGGTCGCAAGGCCCAGACCTTGTCCCGACATGGCCACAAGGAGTCCGAGATCGAGCTGCTCAAGACCGCTGGGTACCAGTTTGCCACAACCAAGACCAGTGTAGGCACAGTTGTAACGGCGTTCCTACCTGACCTATTCCGGATGGACCCTGGCATGGTGGACCCCAAGGGGGTCAGGTTCGTGGTCCTGCCACCTCAGGCATGGCTGGACCAGCAAGCTGCCCACCTGGACACCAAAGCTGCGGTCACCCATGTGCGTCGTTTCTACAAGCCATCAGCCCTGGGTGTCTCTCAAGATTGGAACCAGAAGGGGACGGAACCGGCCCTTGTGGCGAAGCGGGACCAAATCCTGGAAGGGCTCCTGCCCCTGTCCACCCTGTTCACAGCTTACCTGGACCGTCGCACACGGAGCCCTCTCATCCCTGATGTGCGCTTCCAACTTCAGCTCCTGGCAGCTGCCCTATCGAACGGTTTTGCATCCCTCCCAGGGGATGGGTACCGTCAGGGCTGGGGCCATGGGGGGCACCGGTTCAAATTCGATACCGATGATGCCCTGGGGTATGGGACCCCGCTGGCCTTCAAGGCCAACCACACGGACCTGGAGACATTCCTGGCCGAGCAGGTAGCCATCTTTTTTCAAGGGGCATGACGAATTCACTAAAAAATCGCCTGCTTGTGCCGATAGGGTGTTGAGGCTACTAAATGAACATTGAACAACGCTATGACCTGATTGCAACCAAGGTGACGCTGGACGGCAGACCCGCCCGTATCTGTGGGGCAAAATGCCAGTTCGCAGTTGTGCGAGCCCTGGACGGGTCCACCGGGGACTTTCAGTGGGCTTGGGAGACCGTGGCTCATGTGGTCGCCAATGGGGGGAGGTTTCGGAGCTGATGCACGACAACAGTCAGACGTGCCTGTGGTGTGACCGTCTCCGATCACGTACTCATTTATCCCTTGGGATCAAGTCCTTCGGATGAGCCTTATAGGGACCGATTTGACGCTGTGCAGGTGAGGCGCTTACGCGCCATACCCCTACAGTAAGCCTCGGGCCAGACGGTGCTGGCTCCAACTAACGGGGATCTCGAAGAGTCTGGGCCCGGAGGCATCGACTAAATCAACATCGCCAACACTCTGATTTCAATAGAGTTTTTATGACCCAACCTGTTTTACCCACGGAACGTCCGGGCAAGTTAGGTCCCCCACTGAAACTTTGGTGCTTGAATCATATTACCCCACTTTCCGGTGATGGTGGGATAAATCGAGACCCCCAAAGGTCGATTTCCATAAATGAGGACAAATGCGTACACTCATTCAACTGTTGACTACCCCACCGAGGAACCAAAGCGTTACTGCCGGGACTGCACCCGGGAGGTATACCTCTGGCTCGCCACTGGGCTCCAGTTCGATGCCCCCGGTACCAACGCTAGTAGGTGGAAGGCCATCTGGGAGATTGCCCCATGACGCACCGAATGATGTTTGAGGCATTCCTGAAGGTAGCCAATGTGCCCTGGCTGGGGACTGCCATTTTCACTTTTGGTACACGGGGCAAACTTACCCTGATCCGATTGCACGGATGAGGGGCTACTCCGCCATCGGCCTTCACTTGGCCAAGAACCCACACAACGTGGGATCCGCCCTCAGGGCTGCCTATGCCTATGGGGCTACCATGTTGGCCGTGTCGGGTAAGCGAGATGCAAGGTGCCACTGTCCATTTATGATGATGAATGGTCGCTCAGGAGTTTCTGGGGGTAATTCCCTCTGCGGTTCCGGCTGCATCTTGACATTGAGCATTGAGAAGGTTGAGCGGTTGCCCTTCTTGGAGTTGCAGCTCAAGCAGGCAATTACGACATTCTCTGGAACCGTTCTGCCCCCCTTGGTCCTTGGGATGACATGATCCACAGTTCGCTTACTCTTGGCGGTTTCACCAAAGGGCTTGAAGCAATAAGCACAGATTCCAAGGGCCATGTTGTTAGCATCCCTAATGGTCTCCCGCATCTCCGTATCCGAGATACCAGCATCATTTTTGGAATCGAGGTCCCGACGGCGTTGGTGCGCGATTGCTGTGACTTCTGGATTTGCCACCACCCAGGCTGCCACCCTGGCCCGGATCTTTTCGGGGTTGGTCCTGTAATTGGCAGCACTTATAGCTTTGAACTTTTCAGGGTTGGCTTTGTAGTCGGCTGCCCACTTAGCCCGGACCTTCTTGGTGTTGCTCCTGTAGTAGGCATTACTCCTCGCTTTGTCCTTCTCCGGGTTGGCTTTGTAGGAAGCTTTTCTTGCTGTGCTCCGGCACACTTTACATTGGGCACAATGTCCATCGTGGCTAGATGTCTTGACGTTAAACTCCCCCAATGGTTTTACGTCCCCACACGTTGAACATTTCTTTTCATCCATGAACACGGGGGCCTATGGGCACTTTACCACTGGGAAACAGGGCACAGAAGCGTAACGAGTGGTTGGGGGAACGAACATGAAGAACGAAGATGCCAGACTGGGGATGTGTGTCCGGCTCAAGCCAGGATACGGTGACCATGATTTCGAGAAGGAAATCGGGAAGGCGTTGAATGTCTCCTGGTCCACGGATGGAGGGAACTACCCGGTCACCGTTAAGGTAAAGTGGCCTGACGGGACAATCAGGAACTACACCCCTAGTATCCTGATTGAGGATCCCCCACTCGTTGTTTTCACGTCCAAGAACATGGATGGGACCACCTTCGCGTTTGCTCCTGAGAGCCAGGGACGGGTCCGGGAGGCATTCCCCGACCAACCCCGGTTCCCTGGTCGAGTGTTCGTGGCCCATCCCAACCCTCCCCTCCCCAACGCATGGGAACTCACCTACCAGCAAGTAATTGCTTGCATCGAGATCCTGGCAGGCGGGGCCTCCGCGAAGGAACTGGCCGAGAAGTTCGGTTGGGTTTCGTTCCAGGACCCAGTGTCGGAACAGGAAACCTCGAAGCCCCTGAGCCTGACGGGCAAGAACGAAAAGAACGAAAAGAACGAAAACACGGGACTCCCCCTGCGTTGACTGTGGAGCCAAGGGGATAAGATGGAGCTGGTTGTCCAGCTTAGCCTGTCCATACCCAGGGCCGAAGCCAAGCGAGAGATCGCTGGGCTGGTCAAGCTCCTGAAGATGTTCGCCAAGTAATCGGTCAAGTAGCCGTCGATTTCCCTTAAAAGTCGCTTCCTCGTACCGATAAGGTGTAAGGAAGAGACATGGCCAGCAAAATCGTCAAGAATGTCGTTGATCGCTTCCGGGACAAAACAGCGATGGCTGTGGTTCTCCGTGGCGTGGTCAACCATGACTGGGGATGGTTCTCTCGGGAAGACCCCAGGATGCACCTTCAGACCGTGGACCAAAAATCCCGTGGGGGAAGGGGCCGGGCCAAGGTGTGGTTGGAAACCCAAGGGCAGCGCACTTTTGAATGGGCCGAAGGCCCCATTTCCGGCCCCGACCGGAAGAAGCTTCAGGCCAAAGTTGTGGCAGATCGCCAGAGCATCGAGGCCCTGTGGGTGGAGTTTATGATTAGGAACCGATGGCTCAAAGCTGAGGTTTCTGGATCCATTGTAACACTCACGGCATACCCTGGGCAACACAATGCTTTCGTTCGTAGGATCGACCTGACCAAAGAGCTCCCTGGGGCCTATGACCCCCAGACTCAACCAAACTGGGCCGAGCAAACTCTCCTAGTCTCCCTCGATCCTACAACCTCCCTCTTAGCTGTGGGACCCAACCCTGAGATGGATCACCGGGACCATTTTGACCTGGGACCAATCCTCTGGGGGAATTCCTAATGGCACGCATAGCCTCCGTAGCCGTAGGCGGTTTCTGGCCTACACCCCCCCACCTTGTCCCACACATAGCCAAATTGGTGGCTGCTCCTCGCTCGCCCATGAAGGGTGTGGTGGAATTCCTGGACCCGTGTGCTGGTGAGGGGGATGCGGTCTTGGCCCTCATGGAAGCCATGATGCCCGGGAAGCATGGGAATTCCCACGTTCACACCGTTGAAATGGAGCGGAGGCGGTTCGAGGCCCTCACAACTAACGTGAGGGAGCGGGCCGGGTGGCGGAGTCATCCCCTCCAGGGGGACGCCTTCCGTGTCGCCTACAAAATCAGCCGGGGGATCCAGGTTCTGTTCGCAAATCCTCCTTACGATACCGACCACCAGTTCAAGCGGCTAGAGCACCGGTTTCTCTCACGGTTCACGGGAACCCTAATGGAGGATGGGGCACTGTTCTTCGTGGTCCCCTTCTACGCCCTGAAGGCATCCGCAGACCTGCTTGCCCAAGAATATTCCAGACTGTACTGCTTCCGATTCCCGGAACCGGATTGGGATGCCTACAAACAAGTAGTGCTCGTGGGTCGCAAGGGTCCCACACAGATGACCCCGGATGCGGGTCTACGAGACCAAGTCCTTGGTTGGGCCAATGATGCAGATTCCATCCCTGTTTTGACGGACAACCCCCGTCCCCTCTGGACCCTGCCCGACGATACCGTCAACTATTCTAGGGATGCCTTCACGACCTGGGAAATGCGCCCCGTCGACACGGCTACCATGATGGCCGAACTTAAGCCCTGGACGATGTCCGACCGGTCCGGCAAACAGTTCCCTATCTACGGGGTCATCCCTGAAGTCGGGGAGTTAATTGCCAGAACGTACCCAACTGCTATGCCACCGAGGCCCGCCCACATTGCCGCCGGGATCGCGGCGGGTGTCTTCAACGGGGCCCGAATTGTCCCTAATGACCCTGCCTCGAAGCTCCCCCCGCTTCTTGTGAAGGGCGTGTTTGATAAGGAATTCCGTACGGTTGACGAGAAGACCAACAAGGACGGGGAAGTCACGGGGCTGGTCCAAATCCAGCAACCCAAACTGGTTGTGTCGGTCCTGGACTTGAACCAGTGCTGCTACCACACCATGAAGATGGAAGCGGCTACCTCCAAGGCCACGGAGATCTCTGAGTTTACCACAGGTGACTTGCTCGCCCATTACAGCCGGAGTCTCCTGGACACCCTACTGGATCACTGCCCGGTCCAGCATGACCCGTCCAATCCCGACCACAGGATGGCCCTTCCTTTCACGATCATGGGGGAGGTAACCCCCCTGGACCCAACTGCCACACGGGTAATCCCACGGCTCCTGTTCCCAGCACAGGCCCATTGCGTAATGAGTGCAATCAAGCTCCTGGGAGGCTTGAAGGCCAAGAAGCGTGGGCGCATCGGTAAGACAGCCCTGGTACTGGGCGAGCTTGGGTCGGGAAAAAGTACGATTTCTCTCGCCACGGCTCATTCGATTGGGGCCAAGCGCATCCTGATTCTGTGCCCCCCGCACCTGCTTGATAGCTGGCAGACCCAAATTGCTGCTGTGACCCCATGGGCCAAGGCAACGGTGCTCAAGGACATCCCCTCCATCGAGGCGTTCTCGGCCGATGCATCTACTCCGGTGGCCATTGCCATCCTGTCCCGTGAGACGGCCAAGCTCGGGCATGCCATCGAGGGAGTCACCGGGTGGTGCCCCAAGTGTGGGTCCGAGCTTCCCGAAGAAGACTTGGCCAAGAAGCGGTCTCGCTGTGAAGCAACCCACCGGATGCCCCTCAACGAGGAAGCCCAGATTATGCTGGACCTTGGGCGCCTGTTGATGGCTCGCTTCCCCGGGGACTCCCGCACCAACGCCCTGGCGATGACCCGACACATGCGCAAAGTCATCCAGGCCTGGGAAGCCCTTCCCAGGACGGGGGCGATGGAGACCAAGGCAGAGATGGACCTGCGGTCTAGCCCCCGCCTTACGGGGGCAATTTGGAGCCTTGCGGGGATGTTCTGTAAGTCGGCCCGGAATCAGTATGGTAACCAGGACAACAAGCACCTTCAGGCGTTGCAGCTTCTGCTGGCGGGGCTCAATGACCAGGACCTGATTGCCCAGGTGGCCCTGTACCTGTACACGTTTCAATCCACTTCTCCTGAGGAAGACTCCACATCACAACAAAGGCAATGTGGGGAGGCAGTTCGTACTGCGGCCCGCGGGCTCCTGTTGCTCATGGCTCCCGGTTCGGCCAAGTTGTTGGAAATGGTTAGTGAGTTCAAGGCGGTCAAGCTCGAAGAGCAGGAGTCCTCCACGTATTCCTACGGGCGCCCACAAGACCCCTGGAAGGAGTGGGCCATCATTCAGGATGCCTTGTGCAACAAAACTGAATACCTTAACTGGTATTCTTACCACGGCATGGCGTTCAGTGAGAGTGGGGTTATGCTCCGTGACCGGTCGGTTGGGGACTCCAGGTCTTTCCTGGACGCGATCAGCCAGCTGTCCCCAGCTGCCTCATGGGCAACGTCGGAAGTGTGTGGAGAGGTACTTTTCCAGGCTATTCCGGAACCGCGGAGGGTCCCGCTGGCCAAGCACATCGCCAAGAAGTACCCGAAACTGTTCGATATGTTGTTCATCGACGAGAATCAGGATTTTTCCTCAGCCGGGTCAGCCCAATACTTTGCTTCCAGTGCCTTAGCCTCCCTTGGCCTTCCCACGCTTCGGTTGACTGGCTCAGTGATGAACGGCTATGCCGAGTCACTCTTCAACACCCTGTGGGAGAGTTCTCCCGCCTTTCGAGAGGAGTTTGCCCGGGATCAAAGGACTCTGTTCACGGATCGGTATGGCTACAAGAAGCGGATTCTTGAACAGAAGGACATGGATACGGGTAAGCCTGTAGCTTATGGGGCAGTGACGGACCGTATTGAGGAACGTGGGCGGGACGTGGGTCATGCGCCCGGGGTCCTGCCCCTACTCATTTTGAAGCACCTGTTGCCCATTGCGGTGACTCTCCACAAGACTGACTTGGCCCTCAACCTCCCTGTATGCCGTGAGATTGTCGAGAAGATCCAGCCCACCAGTGAGCAGTTGGCACGGCATGAAAGCATGTTGGCCGACTTGCTGGCTGCGATCAAGGCAGACCGCTTTGATGAGGTTCTCTCGGGCAAGCTATTTGGCCAGCTGAGTGAGGCACCCTCGCATTTGGACCGATGCACGGACGATGTAGGTAACTGTGATGACGGGGCCTTTGAGATCAGGTACCCCGAGTCTGTGGGTGGGTCCCTGGTTCATCGAGCCGAACCCTTCTCCAGCACTACCCTACTCCCCAAAGAAGAGTGGATGTTGAACAAGGTCGAAGCCGAGTTGGCTGAGGGTCGCAACGTGATGGTCTTCTCGTGGCATGTGAGTCTTCTCCCCCGGCTGGCCCGGCTCATTGAGGCCAGGATCGGTGAGAAGGTCGTAGTGCTGAATCCGGCCAAGGTTGGGACGGCCAAGCGTGAGGCGTGGATCAACAAGGAGGTTGTGGGGAAGGGTCGCCGGGTCATGCTCACCAATCCAGTGGCAATCATGACTGGTCTCAATAACCTTGTTTGGTTCGCCACGGAGGTATTCTTCGAGGGCCCCAACTGCGCCGCCATAGTGGCGAGGCAGGCAATTGGCAGAGTAGATCGGATTGGCCAGACCAAAGAGACCCGTATCTACTTCCCTCTTTACGAGGTTGACACCCAGGTAGGGATGCACGAACTACTGATGACCAAAGTTGCTGTGAGCATGTCCGTGGATGGTTTGGATCCTGAGGGTGCTCTGGCGGCTGCGGGCGCATCAGAAGGTTCCGCCTACACGGGAATCTCCGTTGGGAAGCACCTGTACGACCTGCTCTCGGAACGGGCAGCAAGAGTCCGGCCCGTGTCTGGATTTTCATCCCCCAAGGCCAGCTTGGGGGGTGTCTTGGATTTGCTTGGGTCATAATCCATCGGAATTCCAACCACTTAGGTGAATTCACTAAAACTTGTCTCCGCCGTACCGATAGGGAGTGTAAGCTATCAACACCAGGAGGCAGCATCATGGACCGGGACACCTACCAACTGACCCAGCATTCCAATATCCGCCAGCAGCAGCGAGGCTTGAAGGAAGAGATTCGAGATCTGATCTTCTGGTATGGGCAGGAGTTCCGTGGTGCCCATGGGGCCACCCACATGGCACTTGTTGAGCGGGAGCTTCCGCCAGAAATCCAGGGGGATCCGATGGTTGTCGGGGCCCGTGATTGGGTTCTGGTGGTGAGCAAGGGAATCCTGATCACCTGCTACCGGCGGCGAAATGCCGTTCAGGCGCTTCGCCGCCAAAGCGAAGCTAGGGCCAAGCACCACAGCCACTGAGGGGGCTACAAATGATCAACGGCGTCTACGATTCCACCGATTGTTATGTGATCGTAACTGATGCAGATAATGGGACCATTCTGACGGATGTGCACATCGCCAGTGGGGTGACGCAGGTGCTTGATGAAATGGGGTGGGACGTGGAGATCCGTGCCCCCCGTCGTGGTGAGGCTCCTGGCACGTATGCACGGCGATCGGATGGGACCCTTCAGATTCTTGGGTTCTCGATCCCGGTGCCCGAGGCACTGGATCATGTGCTCAACAAGGCACTGGATGCCTATTTCGAGGGGTAGCAGTCGAATTCGCTAAAAATTTGGCCGCCCGTGCCGATAGGGTTGTGAGGTAGCCAAACATGAGCGAACACGAGCATACTTGGACTCCAGCGAGAGAAATGGCCGCTTACGAGTGTGCCTGCGGGGTCATGGGCCACAAGTCCGCGAAAACAGGGGTAGTCAAGGTGGTGACCACCATGAAGCCAGAGCCCAAGATGAGGGGCTCATGGAATTGGAACCATGCCCATGGTTGCCGCCGGATGCCTGCCATGGGGGCCATGGGGTCTAATAGTGAGGATAGCAGCGCAGCCAACAATGGTGGGTACCTCTTTCACTGGTGGAGAAGATGATGACTCGGCAGCACGACCTGAATCGCACCCTCCTCCAGCCGGGGAGCCATGGCAAGCGGTTCTACCTGTCTTTTCTCGATGAAGCTCTGGCCCTCAAGTATCAGGATGGGGTGTACATTCTCAAGTGGATTCGCAGCAGTAGCCAGTCGGGAGAGTCATCTCCCCGCATGTGCACCTGGAAGCACGACCTGACTGGTCGGACCCACGAAATCCTCACCGATTGCAACAAGGTAGATGCCCATCCATGGAATGGGCAGATTGAACCACCCAAGGCAGTTCCCAGCATCAACGAGGCGATCAACATGGCACTGATTACGATGACAACGGCTAAGAGCCCGATTCTCAAGTACCTTCTGGCCCATGGGGGCAAGGCCCCCGCGGCGGAAGTCGTGGAGGCAATGGTCCTGGCCTTGGGGGGCACCTTGGAAGGGGAAGAGAAGAAGCGGGCCAAGCAGGCCCTCACCAACTCGGCTTTCGAGCTTCGCCAGCGGATGGTACTGGTCAGCAACGGCAAGATTTGGGCACTGACCGGGCTGGGCTTTCGGGTTGCCAGTGGGGAAATCCTGTTGCCAGCCAGGGATTACAAGGCCCCACTGGTTCGGGTTCGTGAGGCCCGGAAGTCCACCCCTACCCAGGCAGTGCCACTGGTGGCTGAACCGGTCAAGGCAGGAACCAAGGTTCGGGTGGCTGAGGGGCAGGACCTTCAGGTCGTCAAGTTGGAGGCCAAGCTGGCGAAGGGATTGAAGTCCCTGGTGGAGTACCAGCATCGGCAGCGCATTCTGGAGGCCAAGGTGGCTGCCCATACGTCCGAGCTGGCTGAAGCCCATGCCGAACGTGCGGTGCTGAGGGAGATGTACGTCAGGGATTCCGGTATCTCCCCAGAGGAACTCGCCAAGAAGATTCGTCGGGCGGTGCTCCAGCGCGAAATGGATGCCTTGGACGGTGGGTAAGAAACTGATCCCACCGTGCCGATAGGTATTTGAATGCCCCCACCTGAGCTTCCCTGAGGATGCCCGCTTACAGTGGGCCTACGAGCTTCTGGCCCACTGTAAGCGGGCATCCCACTGGAAGTAGGGTCACGAGAAAAACATAGCCTCCTCTGAATTCGCTAAAAGTTCCCCTTCTCGTACCGATAGGGAGTAGAGGTTCCGATGAACAAGATTGAACATGTCGCCCCCCCAGTTGGTTCCAAGTTCACCAAGATCCACAAGAAGGTGCTCTACACCCTGGACGTGGTGGAGGGGGGATACCTCGTTTTGGGAAAGTTGTTTGATTCCCCCTCGGGGGCCGCGAAGTTCTGTACTAACCGCCCCACATCAGGTTGGGACTGGTGGAAGATTGAGAAGGTGGGTGTGGCCAAGGTGTGCTCCACCCCTCAGGGGGGGCCTCCTCTTCAACTCGGGCCTGGAAGACAGGAGACATCAGGGGGTACTCCGGACCCCGAGGATGCCAGGGACCCGGAAGAGGGGGATGACGAGACCGTGGGGGACCTACTCCAACAGTTGGAAAGGGAGCTTGCCAAGAACAAGTCTCTGGAGATAATCACCCAGCAGCGCAACGAAGCGGTCATTGCGCGCAAGCGGGAAGAGCTGGCGAAGCTGATTCAAGAATCCGGAGGAACATGATGTATCCCTGAAGGTCTGTCCCCGAACCTCAAACCAGTTGGTGGTTTGCCACGACCATGAGGGAGAGGATTGTAACTGCCCCCTCAATGGGGACCCCCTGGCTGGTGCCATGGTCCGGATTGGGTGCCTCCTTGTTCCCTTCACGCCCTGGCATGTTGCGGTTGTTCCCCTGCAAGTGAAGCTACCTGCTCGATTCTGGGACAAAAGGGCGGGCCACCCCGCCCGGCCTTGGAGTGCAGGGTATGCTCGGTGGGAAATCGGGGGTTGGTAGATTTCCTTCGCAAAAGGGTCCCGCGGGTGTAAATCCAACGTGACCCCTTCCCGACTAACAGGGGCCCACCAACTTGGAGTTGAGCTTCTCCGGGCCCTGGGGGTCGCTGCCCGTATCACCAGCTACATTCGATGCACCACCAATGTGGGGCATGATTTGAAACGCATGAACTCGAAAGTGAGCAAGAAAATGGCCAAGATCGAAGACAACAACATGGAGCGAAACATGAGCAGCAATGCCGTAGACACCAAGGACTCGGGATGCCATGCCTGTGCGGGGTCCATCGAGGAAGAGCTGAAGATGAACAAGCCCAACCCTGACATCCAGCCTGTCAAGATTCCCGTCAACCTCAACCCCCTTTTCCCATGGGTGGTGCAGATTGAGCACATCACCCCCACCCTGGCCCTGGTGTATCTTGCTTCGCAGGAGAACACCAATCGAAGAGTGAACAAGCGCCGGGTCAGCGCATATGCCCCCATCATGCGGGAGCACAAGTGGCAGCTGACCCCCCAGGGTATCGCTTTCGATACACGAGGACATCTTGTGGATGGGCAGCATCGTCTCTGGGCCATCATTGAGTCTGGTGTGACCGTTTCCTTGCTGGTTGTGTATGGCCTGAGTGATGATGCCATTCGGGCACTAGACCGCGGATGGATCCGCTCAGTTAGCGAGGCACTTCGGAGGGGGTCATCTATTCCGGCGACCTTGAAGCCAGATTTGGCCCGCATTGGGTCTTGGGCTACCTCCGAGTACTTGATGCTGACAGGAACAAACCTACAGTCAGATCCCGAACAGGTAGAGGCATATTTTGGGAAGAACAGTGGGGCTATTGAGGAGCTCCTTCCGATGCTGAGTGCTCGTTGGCTGAAGGCTGCCTCAATTGGCGCCTCCCTGGTTTTCGCCATGCAGGAGTACCCAGATCAGACCTACCAATTCCTGGGAGCCATGATCAAGGGAGCGGATCTTGCTGAGGATTCCCCTGCGCTGGTACTGAGGAATCTTCTGGAGCATTCTGTCGGGAAGGTGGCTGAACAGCGCCGATCCCTGGCTCTCAGGATTCTTCAGGCCCTCAAGGTGCATATCCAGAATGGAACCCTCAAGGACTCGGACTCCCTGCGAGCGGATCGGCTCATCTCCAAGGGACAGCTCACCAAGCTGGGGACAGAAGTGATCGCCTTCTTCCAGCCGGAATCCCCTGCCGCCTAGGACCACAATTCTTCCCATGGAAGTGGATTGAAACATGCGTGACACACGTCCCGTCGAAGTCATCGTCAAGCAGAACCAAGAGATCCGGGATGCCCGTGTGGCTCTTGGGCTGTCCTCGAAGTGTCATGAGTGGCGGGAACCCAAGGAGCCAGGACACCGGTACAGCCATGACCGGGGGCCTCAGTACTACCTGAACCACGTCCTGTTCATGAACAGGTTCTTCACGCTGCTGTTTCTGGACGGGGCATACCCGAACGGTGTCTATCAGCTTCTGTGGGTCGACAAGAATGGCCCCCATCTGAAGGAAAACGATGCCAGGAAGTCTGTCTGGCGCAGCATGGATGACTCGGGCCTTGGTGTAATCCATGAAATCCTCATGGATTACACCAGGGTTGATATCTGGCCTGTCTACCCTGATGTGGCACGAGAACCCCGCCGAGACCCGGTGGACCCCCACAATTGGGAAGTCATTCACAACGAGGAGAATCCAAAAGCATGGTGGGGCAGAGCTTGTGGGGCATATGACCAGGGGTACCCATTTCGGGCCCAAAACGGGTTTGAGGAATTCTTATTCCACTGTGACCGAGAGCCCAAGGCTGCCTTCAACCTTGGCCGGATTGCGGAGCAACAGAACCGGATTGAGGAAGCGGGGGTCTGGTACCGTTGTGCACTCTCAATCCAGCCCAATTATCCCAGGGCCACGGATGCCCTAGCTGCCCTTAAGAAGCTGTGGGTGGCCCCTGTGATTTCCATTCGCAGGCAGGAACCCCAACCGCTTAACACTGGGCTGTCGATGATGGATGTCCTCAGGATTTGTGGCGCCCCCAAAGAGTACCTCACCAGGGGGCACACGGCTTTTCTATCCAAGGAAGCAGTCAAGAGGATGGGTGATAACACTCAAGGGCTCACCCGGGATTCCACCAACATCTCTGACATGTACAGGTATGATGGGCAGGCATTGAACATCGCTGAGAACATAGTCTTGGGGTGGCTTCAGTGGAAAAGAGCTGGTTTGATGGGTGTCCCGGCAGTCCGGTAGAGTAACTGCACCAATGCTCAAACCCCCCTTCAAATGGCCCGGCGGCAAACGCCGCATGCTCCCTCAAATTCTGCCTCTCCTTCCCGAATCCTACGGCACGTATATTGAGCCCTTCTTGGGCGGAGGGGCAGTCCTGCTGGCCTTGTTGCCCCCAAGGGCACTGGTAGGGGACTTCAACCCCAAGCTCATCGAGGTTTTCGAGGCCCTCCGGGATGAATGTGAGGATGTCATCCAACTAGTCGGGTCTCTGACTACCAAGACAGCCCCAGGAGGGGAGTGCCTGAGCGAGGAGGAGTTCCTGAGCCTTGCTACGGAAGCTAGTGCTGACTTGGCTGTTGGGGAAGCGGACTACTACAGAGTCCGAGCGGATATGCCAACGACTAGGGCGGGCAGGGCAGCTAGATTCATCTACCTTAATCAGCATGGTTTCAACGGGCTCAATAGGGAAAATTCCAAAGGTGAGTTCAATGTCCCTTTTGGGCATCGACTAAATGTTGCCTTGGATGTGGACAACCTTCGCAAGGTTGCAAAGTACCTTGGGTCTGGGCAGGTCAAGTTGACCTGTCAGGATTGGAAGGTTTTGACCGGGCTGGCCCAACCAGGGGACCTAGTATTTATGGATCCCCCCTATTTTGAGGGGTTCACGGATTATTGTGCTGGGGGTTTTGAGGGCAGGGACTTGGATGTCCTCTACCGAGAAGTCCATCGGCTCCACGAGCAGGGGATTCATGTGATCCTGACCAACTCCCATTGTCAAGAGGTCCTGGACCGATTTCAAGAATTCACCCTCATACCTGTTGGGGGGAGCTACAGAATCGGAGGGGGTCATGGGCGCAAGAACAAGAAAATGGAGGTCATCATCTCCAACTTGGCTCCCGAGCCACCACCTCAAGGGGCACTGGACTTCTTCAGCCTGGGGAAAAATCACGAGGAGCCATAGGTGACCCCCGTTCCACCCGTCCCCACACCTGTCTCCACATGGGCAGCCTTAAAGGGCTGGACCCTTCGGGCACGGATCAATCCCGTGGGGGATGTATGGGAATACAACTTTTGGGACCCCAAGGTGGCCAATTATGCTCTCCCATGGAGTGCGGACTCCCTGAAGAACAATGTTTTCCGTCGGATGGCAGATGGCTTGGCCCTGGGAGACAGCCTGTCTTTTGACCAAGTCCACATCGATGACCTAAGTTCAATGACGCTCAAGGCCCGGAAGGAATATGACCGTGACGGTGACGATGGGGACAAGGAGCCTTCTTACGGGTTGGCCCCGGGGGCTGCCGTTTGGCTGGTCAACCCGGTTTTACCAAAGGAGACATGGGTTTCTATGTCCGTCCATTCGGTTAACGGGGAAAACGCCACCTGTGACTGGTTTGATGAGCGTGGTGGCTTCCACCGAGTAGAATTCCGACAGTCCTCACTCAAGATCATAGACCCAAAGGAAGCGGCGTCCAATGTCATCCTGGCCAAGGCCCATGCCCAGCAAGCACGCCAGAACCTTGCAGACGTGGGGAGCAAGACCGCAGTCCGCGATGCCCTCTCGAACCTCACGGCGGCTGTGGAGCACCTTGCGGATGCCAAAACCGCTAAGCCCAATGAGATCAAGGAGAGGGCACTAGATCCCGATGTTAAGCGGATTGGAGAGTCTGTCGCGAAAGAGCTTGGGACAGATGACAGTAAGAGCACCGCCTACAAGGGCGATGGCCAAGATGGCTATGATGATATGACCCTTGCCCGTGAGTGGTTGTCACACATGACCTTGATGACCCACAAGGGAGTTCTGGAATTGATCGAGTCGATTGTCAAGTCTCCTAAGGACCCACGGTGGATAATTCGGGATCTCTTTAATTGGGGAAACTCTAAGGACCCCATCCTGGTTGACCTGATTGACCGCACCGTGGCTTACATCACATGGGCCAAGACACAGCCAACCATCCCGGGGGACCGACAGTACATGGAGATGGCCCGGGGGATCCTTGGCCTCCGTAAAAACTTCAAACTATCTACTGAGGGGGTGGATCTCTATGCATTGGCGGGGGTACTTCAGGAATATGTGAGGGAGCCCACACTAGAGAAATGGGAGACTATCTTCCCCCGCAACCTGGATGGCGCCGACATGCTTGGCAGACGCCTGAACAAGTGGGCTGTTGCCAGCAGGAGAAAACCCCACAACCCCATCGAGGCACTGGCATGGGAGATTGCTGACTTCCGTCGGGGGGATGCCGAGAATGAGAGACTTGACATCCCAGAGGGGTTCATCCACTTTGGGAATGCCAAATTTGAGAATGCTAAATATCGACAATCCCGTAAGCGTGTTGGGTACTATGCTTTCTACGAAAAGTCTCTGGTGAAGAGCATCCTCAATGACCGGGAGGTTAACCGTAAAGGGGACACCAAAACGATCCCTTGGGATATAGCTGCCCTGGACCTGCCAGAGGAATTGAGGAAACGAGTGGATGAGTGCATCATGAGTAATGCCTCGACCCTGGAGTTGAGTTCCAGCCCCAAATCGGTCCTGGGGGACTTGGAACTAGAAGAGGACACCTTGGATATCCTTGCTGATGGACTCCAACGGGCCCGGTCTTCGAACCCATCGGACATGACGGGTTGCCTTGAAGAAATCCAAAGGAGTCTTATTAACCTCGCATGTGAGGGATCCTGGACAAGTGCCCACCTGCCTGGGGACCTGGGGGAACGACTTGATACCTTTGTCAATGGGAAACGAGCGGAATTAGGACTTCCACCATTGTTGACCCCAGACATTTCTGTGGTCAAGAACATGAATATCCGAGATACTCCAGGTACGAAGAACCACGTCAACCTAGAGTTCCACCACCTGGATGAAACCCAACAGAATCAAATGTTGGAAGTCTTCCAGAAGGCCCTGGTGGGTTTTGAGGGCTCGATCCTTACATCAGAAAGCTATCTTGGTGAGCGTGGCCCAAAAACCAAAGGCATAACCGCCGTTAGAATCAACCTACAGGCGAGAGACCGTGTTCTTGCTGCTGTAAGGTCCTTGGTAGACTCGTGGGGAGCCACCAATTTGGCCAAACAGGCACCACCGGTACGGGATTTCAAGCGCAACCTAGCACGTTACATGATTGACCATGGCTGGACCCTCGACAGTTCTGCCCACCCTTCCTACAGGGGTCCATGGTCAAAAGAGCCCTACTATCAGGTGTGGTCCACCAAGACCACCACTTGGGTGAACGGTGGAGCAGTTGATTTCAAGGGCCTTCGTGCCTGGATGGAGGAGGAATGCGGGCAGTACCTGACCCCCGGTTGGGAAAAGGACCTCAACTTCATCTGTGGCCTCTACCATCTCCACCCCAAGACCGCCAATTTGAGGGGCCTGATGCCAAAGGCTAAGGTCCTGGAGGCCCACATGGAGAAGACGGGTACCCCTGAAAATGACCCAGACCCCTTGTTGGTATCCCTTGCTGAGGAGCGACTAACAAACCTGAGACGCTTTTACGCAGTGCTGGGCAGTCTCCCAAAAATAGAGGGAAGACCCGATACTACAACAACTATTGAAGCCCATAAAGTTGCGGAACTGATCCAAATCCAAAATGTATTGAGGCAAAATCTGATTTGTTCGCGAGAACGATGCTCCTCAGGGGTAGGGGATGGTAAAATAGGGGGCGGTAACCTAGAGGCACGCAATATGGAGTTAGATGGCATCTCCGTGCCCTATGAGCTAGTAACCTGGATATTGGATAAGAGGGGCATCCTTCCCCCTCAGCAACACAAATGTAGAGACGATACCTACGAGATACAAGAGGAGTACTTCAGGGCCTGCTTCGCAAATGAGGGAAAGGACCTGAAAATGGCCAAGCCAACCAAGGCACAAAGAGTCACCCAAACAGCCAAGACCGAAGCCAGTAGGGCCGTATACCGGGTGGCTGGCCGTCAACTGGCCAAAGCGGTTCGGGACCCCCTGCTGGAGTTCCTGACTCAGACCTTGGGGGCCAATAGACGTAAGGCCCTGAAACTTCTAGCTAGCCCACAAGGACTTGCGGTGACTAAGATCCTGATGGGTGCTGGATTGGGGTCTCTTCCACAGGCTAAGTATTTGGAAGAGACCGATGGAAAAAACCTGTGGTCGGGTATCCCCAACAAGAATCCCAATTACGTCCCAGCCAACAGGCTAGCCATACTTGCCCAAGCAATGCGAGAAGAAGGGATGGCCGACCTTGGGGACGGGGCCCTGGATCTATTGACGGGACCTTTGTTCAAGAAGGCCGGTGGGGTCATGGCCATGGTCACGGAGATGGCGGACGAGAAGGTCCGGGTAGATGTTGGGCAGGAGTCTGACCCGGAAGTCCAGGAACCCCAGGAGGTGCCCCTTGAGGCACAAACCCAGCAACAAAGGGCAGAGTCATGAAAGAGACGCTCCCGACAACCTGTCTCTCCTGATCTGGCAAGCCATCGCTGCGGATAGGCATAACCACCCGGCGGACCTGTTTCAATTTAACCCCAGTCAATGACGCTAATCCGCCAGACCTACCCTTCGAATGTTTGGCGATGGTGGATCCAGCGGAATTGAGACCTATGATCATACGGGTAGGCCCACCACAAATTGAGAGTGACAACATGACCGATGACGAATTCAAGGATGCAATCACTGGTGTAGCCACTAAGCTCATTGCGACCGGCAAAGCCATGAAGATTGGGGAAACCCGTTTCGGACCCATCCTGTCAGTCTGCGTACCAGCGGACCCCATAGGCTGGCGGGGGAGGCTGCGACCCGATGACTACAACCCACCGAAGGATGCGTGCCCTACATGTAGTGGTTCGGGGTGTGGTGATGGGGATGAGGGAAGATGTGAGTGGTGTTGGGGGTCTGGGGAGGTTCACGCCCTCAACTGCCACTGCTCGGTCTGCGATCTGTAAGGCCCTCCAACCGATTCCACTAAAAGTTCCTTCCCGCCGTGCCGATAGGGGGGTGTAAGGAACCCAATGCCTCTCCCCTCCACCAACGTAGCCGCCCGCTTCCTCAAGGAAGCAATGTCGAACCTACGTTCACGTACAACGGGGGTCGATGGCGCCATCATCTGGGTATCCGCTGGGGAATTTGCTGGTGCTGAGCTTCAACATGGCCCACGGATCAAGGTTGTCCTTGGTGAGAAGATCACCGGGGAGGGGCTGGCGGACGCAGTGTCAGTAACGCTCGGGGTGCCCCCGAAAGTGCTCGGGGAGCTACCGGGCAAGGTTGCCAAGCGGGTCGTGGCGTTCATCAACAAGAACCGTGATGTCCTGCTGCGTCATTGGAACGGTGAGATCGACACCAAGGAAATGCTGGACCTCCTCGAAAGCGTGGGCTAAGGTGCAAGCATGACCATCAAGAACGTCGTCGACCGCTTCCAGAAGAAGACCGCCATGGCGGTCGTGCTTCGTAATGTGGCGGACCATAACTGGGGGTGGTTTTCCCGAGAAGACCCCAGGATGCACCTTCAGACCGTGGACCCGCAGGCCCAAAAGGAGAGGACCGAAGCCAAGGTCTGGCTGGAGGCCAAGGGCCAGCGAACTTTTGAACTGGCAGAAGGTGATATCTCCGGGCCCAACCTGAAAAAACTTCGCGCCAAGGTCACAGCGGATCGGCAATATATCGAGACCCTTTGGGTGGGGTTCATGATTGAGAATGGGTGGCTCAAAGCTGAGATTGCGGAATCTGTTGTAACACTCACAGCTTATCCGGGGCAGCATAACGCCTTCACTCGGAAGATCAACCTCGTCAAGGAATTCCCCGGGGCGTACTCCTCACAGGTCCAGCCCAACTGGACCACACAGGTCATCTACGTTTCCCTCGATGCCACCACATCCATGTTGGCGGTAGGGACCAGACCGAAGATGGACGAATGTAACCACATCCAACTGGGACCCCTACTTTGGGATGGCTAGGACAATGAACATCCCCCTAACCTGCCCAGAATGCCTTGGTCGTGGCACCTTTGCGGTGGAAATGAACGATGGCACCCAGTACAGGACCTGTTTGGCCTGCAAGGGCACAGGACGCCTGAAGGTCATCACTGTTGTGGTAGAGGCTGTGGAAGATGACAGGTGCTTCGTGCCTCTCGCCTGCCCGGAAATTGGCACATCTCAAGATTACAAGCTTGGTGTAAGAGACAGCATCGGGGGAAGACCGTGGTAGAGGAGCATGACCTGTGAGTGAACATATCCGACCGGCACCTTTGGACATGGTATTTGACGCTTTCGAGGACACCTACTTGATGGCCCGGATGAACTATCAGTGCTGCCAGTCTTGTGGCTTGGATGCTATCTCGAAAGAGAACAAGGATGAGCCCTCGGGGCACTTGGGATACGTGTTCTACCATGCACAGGATGAGGAGAGACGTGAGGAACGTGGATACCTCATGTTGTCCTATGGGGCACTTGGGCCCAATCCCATGACCGATGAGGCTGTCGGCAAGTTGATCTGTGATGTGCTGGCCAGACACGGGCGCCATTTCGAGTGGGATGGGTCGTCGGAGACACGAATTCAAGTGTACACTGAAGGAGTTGATAGATGAGACCAGACACAATTGAGGACCTCGTTCAGGCGATGGCCAAGGCCATGCCTTCGGAAACCGCACTCCAATGTGAGCTGTGGATACGTCAGGACATTGCCACGGGGGTCCTGAAGGAGTATGGGCTTCCCCCGGAGCTTACGAGTCGTCTTGCGGCCCTGGTGGCCCGGGAACGGGCTATGGGGAAAACACTGTCTGTGCAGCTTAGCGTGGGGGTCAATCGACCCGAGACGGGCACCATGCAGTTTGGTCAGGATTGGCCCGGCATCTTCATCCGCGGGGACAATGCCTTTTTCCACGCGCTAGCCCTCAAGCAGGTGCTGGAAGCAGTCGATGTGGAGGCATCCGGGATGGCCTTCATCTACAAGGCGGATTGCGTGGAGCTGGTCAAGTTGCTGGAGAGCTGCAACGTCAACCACGATCCTCCACCAACCCCTCAGAAGCTGGTCAGGTTCGAGGACTGCCTTATTGGACATTGCACCCATGAGGGGGACAGTGAGGACGAGACCCCAACCACTGACCCGGTCCTGGCCGATTTGGACCAGAGGGAACTTGTGTCGCTCCGTGCCAAGAATCGGCAGTTGCGCGAACAGTTGGCTGCAAGCGAGACCAAGGCTGCCAAGATGGAACGAGTTCTCAATGCAATCAAGGCCCAGCTGGATGGCATCAACCTGACAGATTCAGACTAAAAGGCGTAAGTAGGAACATGAGCAATACATCCAAGAAACCCATCACCATCAAGTCATTGGCCTATGAGGCCAGCGAGCAGGCCCTCCAAGCGGGGGAGAGCCTGCTGGATTTCTCTTACCTGGACGGGGGAGGGGCTCTCACCACCCCCAAGGCAATGGCCAAGGAAATCCAATACAGTATCGAGCTTACCACCTTCAAGGATGCCAGGGAAGTGTGGGAATCTCAGGATTGGGGAGCCGACAAGGCACTGGTCAAGAAGATCGTGGCCTTTGTCAGGCAGGCCCGGAAGAGGTGGCGTGAAGCTGGTGCCACAACGGATTGTTTGGCCTAGCCCTCGAATTGAAAAGCTCAAAAGGGCCTATTGAACATGACCGACTTGTACCGCATTTTGAATGTTGACTCAAGGGCCTCGGTTGAGGTCATCAATGCCGCTTACAAGGCATTGGCCAACAAGCACCACCCTGACCATGGTGGGTCCCAGAAGCTCTTCACGGAGATCGGGGCAGCCCATGACATTCTTGGCGACGTGAAAAAGCGGGCCAAGTATGACCGGGAGGCAGGCAGGGCGGTCCCCACGGGGAAGACGATCATTGGGTCCTATGAGATCCTCAAGTTCCTGGCTGAGGGGGCAATGGGTCGGACCTATGTGGCCCGTCACCAGCTGACTCAGAAGTTGGTGTGTGTGAAGTGTTGCCTGGGTGTGGGGCCCGAGTATGAATCCGTCATGCTCAATGAGGCAGGTGCCGTGTGGGACATCAGGCACTACGCATTCCCGGCCATCCGCGAGGTCCTAAAGCTCGATGATGGGGCCGTGGCAATCATCATGTCCTACGTTCCCGGGCCCACACTCGACCAAGCGGTCAAGCACCTGGGAAAGATTGACCCCGAGCACTGTGGGTGGATCTTCGAGCGATTGATGGCAGGGCTAAGCTACCTTCATGCCAATGGGGTAGTCCATGGGGACATCAAACCCCAGAATGTGATCCTCCAGCCGGAAAGCCACGGGGCGGTCATGATTGACTTTGGGCTGTCTATGGTCAAGCCAACCTCGATGGACCACAACATTGGGTTCACCAATCACTTCTCTCCCCCTGAGCAATTGGAGGCAGACCGTAAACCCCTGATTCCCGAGACGGATTTGTACTCTCTGGGGATGACAATGCTCTATGCCTTTACCGGGAAAATGTCCAAGCGGGATGAGTCCCTTCGCTCCTCGGATGTACCGGTCGGGATCCGCGAGTTCCTGCGGATGATGACGGCCCCCAATATTACCGATCGCCCCAACTGGCAGAGCATGGACATCTTGAAGGAGATCCATGACCTGAGAATCAAGTGTTTTGGCACCCGAAACACCCGGGGTAAAATCTTCCCCAAGGTCCCCTACGACACGTTTTAGTTGCGTCTAGTATCTACAGTTAAGGAGCACACCAATGTCTGAGTCAGCCGATTACACGTCCACCAACTGGGTCCCCAGCCATGACTTCAAGGATGCCAGAGCGGCATATACCTCCTCGGTGGTAGACCGCAGCTATGGTAAGGCCGTAGCCGCTGGCGTCACAGCCAGGGATCTGGTACCAAAGACCGAGATCAGCATTGACACGCCCACCCTGGCCGTTGTGTGCGATGTCACCGGCTCGATGGGGACTTGGCCCGCGGTGATGTTCTCGAAGCTGCCATACTTGCTTCACGAGCTCAAGTCATACCTTGGAGCGGATGCCAAGTTCCTGGTCTCAGCCGTGGGGGATGTGGACGGGGACAAGTACCCACTCCAGGTCTATCCACCAGAGGCCACCTTCGACAAGACCAAAGAATCCCTGACATCCCTTGTCATTGAGGGGGGTGGCGGAGGCCAGACCTGCGAAAGCTATGAGGTAGCCGCTGCCTTCTTCCTCGCGGGTATCAGGGTGGCTAGGGACCAGAAGCCGGTCCTGGTATTCATTGGGGACGAGAGCCCCTATGACAAGGTGCGTGCTTCCCATCTGGCCCCATTCGGGGTCACCATCGAGAACCAGTCCACGGAGACTCTGTTCGCGGAGCTGAATAATGTCTACGATGTCTACCTGATCCACAAGCCATATGGGCATGATGATGTCAACTCACCTACCACAGCACGGGTCAAGCGCGATTGGACCAAGCTCCTCCCCCCGGAGCATCTGATCCCTCTGGATCAGCCTGAGCGGGTGGTGGATGTGTTGTTTGGAATCCTTGCCTGGACTTCAGGTAAGGCCGATGTGTTCACCAAGGAGTTGACTGACCGGCAGACCGCCGACCAGTCTCGCAAGGTCCTTACCTCCCTCAACGGGTTGTACCAGAACGCCCCCAAGGTGGCAGGCTCGGGGAAGAGCACATTCCACAAGCTGCCAGCGGGGAAGCCTTCCAAGCCCCTTCTCTAAGGCTTAATTGAGGACTCATGTTGAATTTGCACATCACGGCTGTTCCCAGTGATCCACACTTCGCTGAATTTGCGAGTCACCCTTTCCTCAAAGGGATAAGAATGAATGGTTTGTTCTTCCGGGCCTGTGACTTGAAGGCCGAGGTGGCGTCCATCCCCGCTTCAGCTACAGTCCCTCTGTGGTTTGACGCCAAGGGGCGCCAGCTTCGGGTGGAGGAGTCTATCTCCCATGCGGATCACCTTGAACTGGTCCTGAACCACCGAATTGACCTGCCACTGCCCCACCCAATCATCTTCAAGGCAGGTGAGGACTGGGCCACTGTGGAGAGGATCACAGAGGGCAACCGGCTCCACATGAAGGCAGATGGATTCCCCAAGTACCGAGTCAAGGCCGGGGACTCCATCCACTTCCGAGATGAGCATCTGACCATCCGGGATTCCAAGCTCTTTACGAATGATGAGGTGGAGAAGATCCAAGCTGCCTACAAGATGGGGCACAGGAAGTTCTACCTCTCCTATGTGGAACAACAGCGAGACCTGGAAGAGTTCCAAGAGCTGGTGGGCAAGGACTCCGAGATCATCCTGAAGATAGAGTCCAAGAAGGGGTTGCAGTTTGTACAGAGAGACTTCTGCAAGCAACCCAATGTCCGATTGATGGCAGCCCGTGGAGACCTGTATGTGGAAGTTGATCACCCCCATGATATCCTGGCTGCCCAGCGACTAATCATAGCAATGGACCGGGATGCTCTTGTGGGGTCCAGGATGATGCTGTCCTTGTTCAATAACACGGTTCCCTCATGCAGTGACATCTGTGAGATTGGATTGCTCCGGTCAATTGGATACCGGTCCTTCCTGCTCTGTGACGACCTGTGCAAAGAAGGGAAGGCCCTGGGGCGGGCCGTGGCCACCTTTGAGGCTCTCTCATGCTCGTAATCCGCATTGAGCTGTGGCCAAAGGGGCGGGAATCTGCTAAGCGCCAGCTAGCGATTGCCCACATTGCGTCTGTGAGGGATTGTCCAAAGAAATCCTAGCCCGGCGCTAGCGGGCCTTTACTTGGATCCCTTTGAGGGCACCATGGCCAAGAACCCAAAACTGTCCGAGTCTCAAGAATTGGCTGCGGTCAATGGCCCCGTAGAGGAGATTGGCCATCTTCAAACAGAACTCGGGGCCATACTCGCCTCTGTCCTCGAACGTCGCAATGCAATCCGACGATACTTTGGCTCAGACGATGAGTCGGAAGCCGAGGTGGCCCATCTCGTGGCCCTGTTTACCTCGTCGAATCGCCGGGCCATTTCCAACAAGATCTTGCAGGTCTACATGCTTAATCGATACCAGACTATCCAGACTATTGAGCCAAACCCGCCCACATCGGCCCCCAAGGACCCCTACGCTGAATTCAGCTCGGGAATTGGTTTGCCAGTCCCCAAGAAGTAGCTTGGGCGTAACTTCAGGCATGAAGGCGCATGCCCAAAAGGCGAAGCTTCTCAGGGAGAAATCTTGATCTCTCATGTCGCAGCAGTCCCCGAAGCCCACATGTTGAAGTGGGCGGACGGAAACCAGTTCGAGCTTGGCGTGCTGACCCGTTCCCACGGGAAGGTCTGGATCATTTCGATCACGGACGTTGGGAAGAAGCCCATCTTCGAGCCCTCCGCTGATACCCTAGTACTCCAATTCGATGACCTGGACCTGGACGACACCGATTTCCTGCCAGCCAAAGCCCTGTTCCAACCTGAACAGGCCGAGCTGATCGTGAGATTCATTCTCAAGGCCCATGAGGATGCCGCCTACAGGCGAGACCTGTTGCTGGTCAACTGCTTGGGTGGGGTTGCTCGGTCGGGGGCGGTGGCAGAGTTCACCAAGGACCTGCTTGGCCTGGACGTGGCGGAGTTCGATGAGTTGAATCCACACATTGTCCCCAACAAATTCGTACTTCAGTTGCTCAGGGATGCCCTTGGGAGTGTAAGAGAAGCATGACCCGGGAGGCTATCCAGGCCCTGAAGGCATTGCTTCCAATAGGTGCCAGCATTGGTATAGGGAAGGATGAGTATGGGGACGTCTACTTCGTATACGTCCAACGTGGAACCACAGTTGGGTCAATTCCCAAGACCTTCAATGGGGCCAATGTTCAAGTCGTGAAGATTGCCCGTCCCGTTCCCATGGTGGCTACATGAAAAAGCGCAAGCATCCAAAGTATATCTACGCCAATGGGGTGAACCTGTCGGGCCTCTATTCAGCACTCCCTCTCCACATGACCTGGGACTCAGAGCTTCAGAGTTGGTGGGATGTGAAGGGGAATTTTGAGGTTACAATACTTGGCACCAAAGTCCAGGCGAGAATAGTTACATTTGCTGCCCTTACCCAGGCGGAGGTCCAGGCGTGGACTGACGGGGTAGCTGCTGCCATGCGGATGTTGACCCGGTGGTCCCTAAACCACATTGATTATCCCAAGGCGTATGTACACAGCCTATTTGAGGATTTCAATGAGTGATATCAAAGATGTCCTTGGCACAAGAATGAAGGTCTACGAGGGCGTGGAGGCACAGCGGCGCCTTATGCCCGGACTTCCTGCGATGATCCGACTGGATGGTCGGAGTTTTCACACCTTCACGAAAGGACTCATTCGCCCTTTTGACCCAGGTCTCATGGGACTCATGCAGAACGTCACGGAGCTTCTGGTCAAGGAGTCCAATGCGCGTATTGGCTACACGCAGTCAGACGAGATCAGTCTGGTCCTGTACTCTGACTCCTTCGAGAGCCAGCTGTACTTCGATGGGCGTATCCAGAAGATCACATCCTCGCTGGCGGCGTTTGCGAGTGTGCACTTCAATCTCTTGATGCCCAAGTACCTTCCTAACAAGAAGGTCGGTCGGGCGCCCACGTTCGATTGTCGGGTTTGGAATGTGCCCGACCTCGAAGAGGCAGCTAACTGCATCATGTGGCGGGAGTGGGATGCCACCAAGAACTCCGTCTCCATGGCCGCTCAAGCGGTGTGCTCCCACAAGGAGCTTCATGGCCTGAACGGGCTGGAGCAGAAGCAGATGCTCCTCCAGAGGGGCATTGACTGGGACAAGTATCCCCCCCAGTGCAAGCGGGGGACGTTCATTCGACGTACCACCACGACTGCACCGTTCACGGCTGAGGACTTGGAGGCCCTGCCCCCCGGTCACAATGCCAGGAAGAACCCCGGCCTCTCTGTCACTAGGTCCAAGATCGAGCCCATTGTCTACCCACCCCTGGCCACCGTTGCCAATCGGGTGAAGGCTCTTTTCTTTGGGGGGACCGCATACACCGAGGAGGAGTTTAACACCATGATGGGGCCAATGCCATGAAAACCAAACTTCAGAAGGTGCAGGAGTACATGGATTTGCAGCTAATCCGCTGTGATGCCCTTTTGGGGAAGTGCCAGAAAATGAGCGTCTTCCAGGAAGTGGGAGATGCCGCACAGCGACTCAAGGATCTTCTCCTGTTGATGCCACCTATTCTCCAGGCGTCAGAGGATGCCCTGGAGCGACCACCCGAACTGGAAGACCTAATGGGGCGATTGGACAAGGCCCACAAGGAATTGGGGGATGCCACTAGCCGGGTGAATCTAGCCCTGTCCCTGGCCATTGCCATTCACCTGCAACAGAGACCCTAATATGCTGAAGTCCTGTCGAGTCCTGTTTGATTTGGCCCTCTTCACTCTTGGTAACAAGATCAGTAGATTTGGCCAGAAGAGGTCTGCCCCATTCCCCTTCTATGGGAGGACCGTATATCTAGTGACGAAGCCATGGGCCTATAAGGATGAAGGCCGGAGGCATGGGTTCATTGTTCGTGAGGATGACGACAATCCCCTCATCGTGTTTCGACAGGAGCACTTTTTCCGTGGGTTTGGGTTCTCCCTTGCCGGGGAATATTGGCAGGACGGGGGGAGTGAGGTTGTGATCTTCCTCAACTTCCTGGAAGACCAATCCGTGTTGATTGATCGGGATTCTGATGGATACAAGCGGGAACCTGAGGTGGCGTGATGCGACACAACAATGAGCCAGAGAAGCCGCGTGTCTACATTGAGTATGACACCACGGAGTCAGGTGGGGAAGTCCTTGACCCCAACGACAGGTGGTCTTCCCATGAGCCTATCCACACCACCCTGCATGTCCTTCACCTCTACAAGTCCAAGCCTGACATCATGTTCACGGACAGCCTTGAGGTAGAGGACGAGAAGGTATTCGGTCTCCAGCACGTCTACTTGGTGACGGTCCGCTACACGACTGGGAATACCTTTGGGACCTGTTATGGTGCCCATGAGTTCTACTCGGTGCGGGCCACCGAAGCTGAGACCCTGGCAGACAAGCTGGTCATTGAGACCCCCAGCGAGGGTTACCGTTTTCTCACTCCATTCTGTCATCCTATACGTTACCCAAGGAGATGGTTACATCCCATGTGGTGTCACATATGGTCATGTATGATTTCTCTAAAAACCTCTCCCCCCGTACCGATAAGGGTAAGAGGAGGTCCAAGGGTAAGAAGATATGATGAGGTACAACTATGCGGGATATGCGGGAGTACCGTATCCTGGGGCAGCTCCGATGATTGACCTACCAGAGACCATTGACAAGATCGCCACCCTGGTCCGACTTGCCCGCGTTGCAGCGGATCAGCTGCCCCCCGAGCATGTTGAGGCCAAGCGGATCGTGCGCAACATGGGGCAGTGGGTGGCCAAAGAGGGCAACTACCCCTTTTACGGGAACCTACGGGGTCTGTATGCGGAGCCGTGGGTGCCCTATCGGCGTGAGATCATCGTTAATGCTGTCCATGTGATTCGAGAGCACCAATACTTGGACCCAACCATCACCCGGGAGACGATTGGAGAGGACCCCCTTCGCTTTGTTTATGACATAACGGGATTTGCCCCCTATGTCATCTCCATGGAGGATTCAAGGTACCTCGATGTGGTGCGAGCCTGGGGGTACAAACCCTATCGAGAAGGTGTTGGGATACGGAAGAGCTGGTCAAAGCAAGCCATTGTCCGGCGTGCGGGGCACAAGTGTGAGGCATGTGGAAGAACCGGGGAACAGTCTCCCACAAGACCCTCCGATCTGACCATTGACCACATTGTGCCCAGCTGCCAAAGCGGGCCTAATGACCCCTCGAATTTCATGGTCCTGTGCCACTCCTGCAACAAGAAGAAGGGCGCCATGCCACTTGCCCAATGGTGGGTTGTGCTGGAACGGGGACGTGGGGTAGGGAAGACGCGAGGACGGGCAATGGTTGCCAGGATGTGGGAACGATTGAGTGCCAGCGGAAGACTCCCAGTGGACGCTGGTATTTTCTGGGGAATGGGGAGGGACTTGGCAACATGAAATCAGCACCAGCAACAATGGTCGGACTCGCGGTAGGGGATGCTTTGGGGATGCCCTTCGAGCACTTCAGCGACAGAGTGGACCCCCGTCTCGCCACCTGGGACGGCAACTATGTGGCTGGGTCCTGGCCGGACCGGCTAACACACACCCTCGATGGTAAGGTCCCCATGCCCAGTCTCCCAGCAGGGTGCTGGACAGATGACACCGGGATGGCCATGGCACTGGCCAAATCCCTCATGGCTTGTGGCAAGTATGACCCAGTGGATGCCGCAAATGGCTACCTCATATGGGCCCAAGGGGAACCATGTGGGATGGGAGGATCCACACGCGATGCCCTCCGGGCAGTGCGGGATGGTGTCCCTTGGGACCGGTCAGGCAAGACCTTCGACAACCCCAACGCTGTGGGCAATGGCACTGCCATGCGGGTAGCCCCCCTTGGGCTCTTCTACCGTAACGAAAACCCGCTGGTGATGCACCATGTGGCCCGATTGGACGCCACGATCACCCATGACCACATCGAAGCAATCACAGCAAGTTCGGTGATCGCCATGCTGGTAGCTGGGCTTTCATCCCACAGGTGGACTGTGGCGGGAACACTTCAAGAGGTACTGGCCATCCTAGATAGCCGGAGTTTCGGGGGCCCCGATTCAACCAATGTCACCAAGCTACTCCGAATGGCTTTTGATCTCTTCGACCTCAACACCCCCACCCCAGAAGCCATCGGCCTTCTGGGTCGACGGGGTAACGCTGCCCAGACAGTGGTTTCAGCGGTCTACTGCGCCATGGCCCACGAAGATGACTTCGCTGAGGGGGTTAGGATGGCCGTGAGGGGTGGGGGGGACACGGACACCCGGGCAGCCATCACAGGCGCCCTGTTGGGCACCTATCTGGGCCTGGAGGCTATCCCTACTGGCTGGGTGGAAGGGCTCAAGGATGGGCAGGTCTTGATCCAGATGGACGAGTTACTTATGAAAGGTCCAACTCGATGAACACAAAAGAGCCACTGCCCCCGTACAGGTCACCCTCGATGCCGTGCCGGAAGTGTGGCACCTACACCGCTGATCCGACGATGATGTTGAGCATGGGGAAGATGGTTCCACAGGGGCCGTCTGATACCTATGAACCGGCTTACGAACCGTCTTGGTGGAAACGCTTGTGGGGCATTGTACCACACCGGGCTAGGATGCGTCGCGGTTGCAAACAGTGCAAAGCCGTGTACTATGAGCTGCCCTGGGATGAGTCGGATGCCCTGGCCGTAGCAGGCTACGGTGACGTGTTGATCGAGAAGGCAATGAGGGTCAAGTAAGCGTAACCAAGGTACACAGGAGAATATTGAACATGCCAACAATTGTGCTCAGTCCAGGTGATGTCCTCAAGGTCCAGTTTGACGAATCAGATGGGGCGTTTGAGGTCCACTTTGACACGACGGAGCATCCGAACTCCGTTGTCATCAAGGAGACCGGGGGCTTCGAGGGGAGTATCTGTGGTGCGGCGGAGGCCATCCTGTACCACGAAGACTTCAGCTTCGACGGCTTCGATGAGGAGTGCGTCCCAGTCGAGGGCACCCTGGAAGTTACAACGGAAGTCACAGCGGAAACGCGGGCTTCCTGGGAAACTGACACCGTAGAGTCCCTTGGGACGGAAATCGATAAGCATGGGACAGGATATGCTTCCGCTGCCAAAATGCTTCAGGAGGACATTAACACCTCTTCCAGTTGGATGAAGTGGGAACACGTGAAGTGGCTGCCTGTGACACTGCGACTTCGGGCTGATGCCCTGATTGAGCGGCTGAAGAAGGCCCGATGATCGAAGTCCACACACTCCGCAAGGTGCGGGAATCAGCCTCGCTCCTTGAGAGGCTGGAGGCGCTGACCAATCCCGGTGGGAGCTTGATGCGACAGTGGCTCACCCAAGCCAAGGTTGGGTACGCCCTTATTTGCTGGGATTGGAACAGGGACGAGATCCTTGGTTGGCTGCTTGCCTTCGAGCCACCGGAGGAGGGGGACTTCAAGGCCCAATACATGTGCTGCCACGTGTTCGTGGACCCAAGATACCGTCGCCAACATATTGGGCGTGATTTATTGAGGCGAGCAGTGCTGGATTTTGGATTCTTGAGTGCCGAGGTTCACGATGAGGCATCGGAACATCTTTTCACGGATCCCATGGTACAGGACAAAATGCACCTGACCTGGAGACACCATGGGTGCCTGGAATGTGGGGGCACCCACATGGCCGTGGGTCTCGTCAACGGGAAACTTGCCCGTCGCCCCTGTGGGATTTGTGGAGAAAAAAGCTTGGCCCAAATCGGGCTTGGGGTGTAAGAACAACCATGCTGAAGTTTTTGTTTGCCATCTTCTGCCTGTGCCTGCTGGTCTGCGTGGCAGGGCTCTGTGGTGCGGCATACATGCCCATGGTGTGCCACCCCGTGGGCAACGGAAGCGGGGTCACAGACTGTGACTACCATGGCCTTTACGCCTTCCTGACTCTCATTCTGTTCTTCGGGGTAGGGGCAGGGTTCTTCGCTTGGTACAAGAAGTAGGGCAAGTAGGGCAAATCGCACCCCCAGTAGATTTCTTCTCGACAAGTCTCTCCTGGTGCGTAAGATGAATTGATCGGTCCGGCACTTGAACTGATTACTCAAGGTAGCTTCACAGGAGGCTACAGGTCGGGCAGGGGTCCAACGATGGGCAGTCATCGTTGGGACCGGGGTTGCGGGTCCAACCAGGGCCACAATCCCCGGACTTATTGCGGGATGGGGTAGTCTGGTTCAACCCGCCAGCTTCATACGCTGGAGATCGCAGGTTCAAATCCTGCTCCCGTTACCAAGGTTGGCTCGGGTTGTTGTCGTTCATGTACCTCCCTACGTAATCCTGCATCTCCGAGTCAACCTTCTAATCGTTCCCCAGTTTGGTAATTCCTTGCTCCGCTGCGTGAGCTTTCGTCTGCAAGAATGACGAACCGGATCGCAGAGCGGCAACGAAGGCGTAAGCTTGACCAACCTGGGGAGCCTAATCGCAGCCCACTAGATCCCCTATAGACTCCCACAGAGACCAAGCCAATGTACGCCCTCTTGAAACCTGGAACACTGAATCGGAACGCCAACGCCTAGCGTTGGCAGCCGTGCATTCGTGTTTTCCGTGGTAGCCAAATAGGACGGCAGCAGTTTGTTAAACTGCCTATTGAGCAGGTGCGATCCCTGCCCACGGAGCTGAGGTCCAAATGACGTTTTCCTTCTCACTTCGACTCAAACCCGCCGACGCCTCCAATTGAGGACCGTTGGCCTATTGGTTGGGCAGCGTGGCTTTTAACCCGTAGAAACTGGTTCGATTCCAGTACGGTCTACCATCGAGTCTAAAATAGCAGTGCCAGCATGAACTTCCCCATGGCAGTTCATGCAGAGTAGGACACACTTATCCAACTCCGGTTGTATGCTTTCCCAGGTTCTACTAACCCTGGAGATGTTGAAGTCCTTTTGGGACGGGTCCAAATGGTGAAAACTCAATGCCCTGTTGCAGTTGTGGTACCCGCAAAGGCAACAATGACCTCCTTTGTACTCAATGGCCTTAATCTTGAGGCGTTTCCTCCAATGGGCCTTAGCATCAGGGGTGCTGTCCAGGGCATCATGGACTTCTGCATGACAGTTACTACAAATTAGGACACACTTGTCCAACTCCACCTGAATACGGGCCCAGGACTTAAGATTCCGACCACCAATGCCAAAGTCCTTCTGTGAGGGGTCCACATGGTGGAAAGAGAGAGCCCATACACATTTCCGGTACCCGCATGTTTGGCAGCATCCTCCCTTGTACTCAATGGCTTTGAGCTTGGTGCGTTGCCTCCAGGCCACAACCCCTGCCTTCCCGTCCTCCCGCTTTTGTGCTGGGGACCTTCCAATCTTCTTGTATCCACTACTCGCCCTAGGCTTACGGGGTCCCTTGACCTTGACGGGGGGCTTCTGCCACTCTAGCTCCCGTTCCGCCTCCCAGATTTGACGGGCCACCTCCTTACAGGAATCCGAGCAATACCGGTCTTTGGTATGTGTAGGCTTCTGACAGGTTCGACAGGAGCCCTCAACCTTCCTCTTGGGGGTCTTGACATTGTTGGTCTTCACTGCACAGGACCGACTACAAAAGTGATTGGGGGTTTTCTTACATTGGGATGCCCGCTTCAAGAACTTGACCCCGCAAGTCAGGCAGGCTACCTCGATGGATGACACCTGGGATTGGGGAAGGCACTTGGGGCAAAAGAATTTCTCCTTGCCTTTCAGGATTGCGTACTTAAGAGCCTTCTTGGTCCGATAGATGGTGGTGGGGCACTGTTGACACTTCAGGGGTAGTAAGGTGAAAGATTTTGCTGCCTGGAACGCTTCAGGGGTGTATAGTGGGAACATACCCTGTCGGGTTAATAGCCAAGCTAGTGGTCCGACCCACACCCCGGATTCCAAATGGGACGTTCTATTATTGATCAGTTCACCAACCCCACATCGGGCAAGCTGCTTTCCCCTGAGGAGATCCTAAAACAAGCAGCAGGCAATCTATCGACTGGAGAGGTTGGGAAGTTGGCTGCACAGGTACAAATCGCAACAGAAACGAAACAGGTCCTACAGGACACTCAGGCGTGCCTCCTGGACCTATCAGGAACTCTCAAAGAGGCCATTCGGAGCAACGATGCCTTGGGGCAGCGTGTGAAGAGACTAACCAAAGTTGGTATTTGGGTGGCCTTCATTGGAGGAATTGTGTTGCCCCTTGCGATGGGACTAGCCACATGCAATCAGCGGAGACCCACAATCCCCTCCCCAACCCATCTAGACGCCTCCGTCAATATCGAGCCCTAGCATGTACCTCATCATGTTCGATCCCGGCGGGGACTCATCTCCGACCTTCAAGCGAGTCAGGACATCCAAGAGGGCCAGACAGGTCGTCAAAGATTCCCTGGAAGACTCCCACTGTGCCAAGAACGGGATGATGTTGGCGGTGTTCCCCAAGGGCAGGCATTCTTGGCAACCTTGGGTGTACGTGATGGATGGCTGGACCCGGTCGAGGATCCCTATCCACCGGAGTTGGCTTGAGAACTGGCATTACATTGCCTTGCGCCACAGCCCAGTGTTGTGGCCCCTGACAGCCCCTTGACAGCTTCGTTTTCCTCCCTATACTGTCGCCTAGACTACGACCATGAACTCCTACACGACATCAGAGCGAGAGCGCGAATCGGATTCCGAACGCACATAAGGTGCGTATATCGGTTTCCGTCTCGTTGCCTGCCTGTGTCGTCTAGTTGGTTAGGACAGCAGATTTTCACTCTGCAAAGGTTTTGGGGTTCAAATCCCCCCACAGGCACCACCTTTAAGGTGATATACCCCTATCGTTCAGTGGTCTAGGACGCCATCCTGTCACGGTGGTAACACGGATTCGAATTCCGTTGGGGGTGCTAGGTCCCTGTCTTCTAATGGTCGGATCGAAGATCCTCACTCTTCGGATGCCAGTTCAATTCTGGCCAGGGACGTGTCTTTTGCAGTCAGTGGAATCGTGGTCATCCCATCATGAACCTCCCCATGGGGCAGCCTTCATTGCTTATTTTCCAGATCTGTTGAGAGAAAATGAGGCCAAGGCATACCTCGAATGGCTAGAATTGGGCCACAGGGGGACCTGGAAGGAAGCGAACTTGCACTCCTCAAGAGAGTAACCCAGCACATGACAGCACCAACACGTCTTTGTCGGGTGCCTGTGGTCCACGAGGACCAGGACTACACGACCTGCTTGTTCTTCTGTAGGGATATCTGGGAAACGGAGGCCAGACTTCGACCAATCCTACCGGGGGATGCCAAGTTCTCCCACGAAGTTCAAAGTCATGGCTAACAACAACCCATTCGACATCGCCAACACCCTGGTTGAGTGTGGCCTCCACCGCCACTACGACTACCACCTGGGGGGTGACGACCCCTCATGTCAGGGATGCAGACTTCGTCGGGGAATTGTCCGTGCCATTGAGGCAGCGACCCCTCAAGTCACCCCCCAAGTCACCCGGGACTCGGGGGTGGTGGACATGGACAACCTGGAGGCTAACCAGTACGGGTGCCTGCGATGCCCCGAGTGTGACAGCCGGGCCAGGATGCCCTACCAGAACAGCCCGCGGTTCGACGGGGCATCTGTGGTTGAGTGTGAGGGGTGTGGGTTCGTGGAGGCTGCCGTTTTCACTAAAAAGTAGCCTTGCCGTGCCGATAGGGGGTAGAGGATACGACATGACCACAACGACCGCGACCGTCACATCCGGCCAAATCCGCCAACTCTTGACCGAAGCAACTACGGCTGGCGACCTCGAACAGGTGCACATCTGCCGCACGGCCCTCGGGGAGGGCAGCGACCAGGAAACTGTGGGGAGCATCGCATGGGCGATCAACAAATGTGTGCGAGTGATTGCAGCCGCTGAGGAATACAGCGAATGGGATGGTACCTCGTATGTCGTGCCAAGCCATCAGGTGCGGGCATGAACCGGAAGGAACGACGGCGGCAGGGTGGTGTAGACTCCTCCTTGCGGGATCGGTTTCACCTGTTCAAGTACAACAAGGAATTGGCGAGGTTATTAGGGTGGCTTCGAGCGAAGCCCTCTGCGGATTCCGTGGTCCTGATCGTAGATGCAAACGATCTGATTGGCCAAGCTTTAGCGGCGGTTGCTGCCCAGCAGATGCCATCAGCCCCCCAGGACCTTGCCCAAATTGAACGTGGGGGCAAGCGGCCCACCCTCATCTTGACCATGAGCCGCCAGGAATGCGCCCGGTTCCTTGCGGAGGTCAACCCCAACGTGGCGAGAGCACTACATGAACCTGCCCCCCAGGGGAGGATCTGGTGCGTCGTTTCCTGTAGTGGCGGGACAACGCTCACGATGATGGATGAGCCTACAGGTGTGGGTTCGGCTGGTACCACATGAGTCGCAAACGCAAGCTCCTCTGCACGTACGCAGCCCCTTGCTGCCAGCCAGAAGTATGGGAAAAAGCACCCCCCGCAAGTATGGTCATAGGCAACGGGGGCCGTGTGGCTTTTGGGGACTTTTCGATCACCTTCGACGGAACCGACACTGGCAAGCGATATGCAGACAATCGTTGCCCGTGGCTTGTGTGCTGGAAGGGGGCTGTTGGGTCCCTGAGGCCTGTCACCGCTTTTATTGAGCATGCTAGGTTTGATAAATATGCAGACGCCCTTCGGGAAGCGATGTCACAGGAGCATGCCCGGCTCGATAGACTGGGGGCTAGGTAGGGGCCCTTGACCGATTTCCCTAAAAAGTTGGGTTCTCGTGCCGATAGGGTATTGAAGGCAGGTTCCCCATGGTTCACTCTCAAGAAGCGGTTGACTACGGCCACCAGGACGGTCGCTGCATGGATCCCGAGGTGGATCGTGTCATGGATGCCCTGGAGGCACGCTACGAAGAGCCGCGCTGTTGCTCGATGTGTGATGCCCCTGGCCATGGCTTTCCTGGGGGTGGCCCCTGTCCGCTGGAGGATCGCGGTTGGGCCGAGGGTCCTGGCCATGCCTGGGAGATGTGAGAAGCTCGCTGAATCCGAACAAGCTGGAAGGTGAATCCCATGACTGAAATCGAGTATGAAATGGTCAAGAAGACGTGGCGGGATGCGCGTGAGGCGCTTGCGGCGTGTGCGTTCGTGATTGCCGAGGATGCCGTCGAAGGCATGGTGATCAGTGATGTGAGGCGGGAGCGGTTCCGTTCCCTCATGACGGCTCACGAGGCAGCTGGGAAGGCACTCGATGCAGCCATGACAATGTATCACGCCGGACTGGTCACGAAAGCGTTGTGAGGAAACCATGAAGAATGTTGTAGCCAAGGTTCACGAGATCGTAAGACATCGCAACGGGGTTGGTGGTGCCCCCTTCTACGCCGTGCGCTTCCTGGGCGGGAAGGATGTTGAGGGACGGGAGTTCATCGCCACGGTCTTCGACGAGCAGGGATGCTGTGCGGTGCTGGCCGTAGATCACCTGGACACGGAAGGGGTGGCCTTCGGGGTGAATTCATGGCGGGGGGACCACTTCGAGCCCGAACTGCGTGCAGCCATTGCAAAGCAGAACGACAACGAGGAGAACATGCCATTCTCACTTCCTTCCCCCAAGGCGTAACAAGACCATGAACCCCTCCAAGTTGCTCGTTCAAGAATACCTGCTTGCCCATTCTCTTGCCACCCTGGCCACCGAACATGGCGTGTATGCGTCATTTGTGGACGGTGACCGCAAGGCATCCTTCAACTACGACCAGATCGAGTCCAAGGCAGGGGAGCCCCATGGGCTCAAGAACGTCCGGTTCTCGGGTGGTGAGCCAACCGTCTACAAGGGGCTGGTAGAACTGGTCGCCTACTGCAAGGCCCGTGGGGTGGAACGTATTGCCATCTCCACGAACGGGTCAGCACCGCAGTCCCTGTACGACAAGCTCCTGGCGGCAGGGGCCAATGACTTCTCGGTATCCCTGGACGCTTGTTGCGCTGAAGATGCCGACAAGATGGCTGGGGTCAAGGGAAAATTCGACCGGATCGTGGAGAGCATTCGGTACCTGTCCTCCAAGACCTACGTGACCGTGGGGGTGGTCCTGAACCAGGACAACCTCGCCCAGCTGAAGGATACGGTTCTGTTTGCCCACAACCTTGGGGTGGCGGACATCCGAATCATCTCGGCCGCCCAGTTTAATGAAACCCTGGAGGGTGTGTTGGGTATCCCTGAAGAGATCCTGGACGCACACCCGATTCTCAAGTATCGGGTCAACAACCTCAAGGCGGGTCGGAATGTCCGTGGCCTCCAAGCAGGGGATGCGAACCGCTGCCACCTTGCTTGGGACGATTGTGTGGTTGCGGGCCCCTTCCACTTCCCGTGTGTCATCTACATGCGAGAGCAGGGGGAACCCATCGGCCGGGTGAGCCCACAGATGCGGGAGGAACGCATCAATTGGCTGAAGGGCCATGACATTCATGCGGACCCCATCTGTAGTCGCAACTGCCTAGATGTGTGCATTGATTTTCTCAACAAGTTCAGGGAACTTATGGCTCCCGACTATGAGGAAACCCCTGCCTCTGAGGCACCCACCAAGCGGATTCGTCTGCCCGTAATTGGAGTTTGACCAATGTTGACCATCTACGATTGTTCCAACTCGTCCGAGCGTCCCGAGCACCGTGGCAACGGGGGCCCCATCGAGAATGACGTGGTCCGGTACCTGAGGGAAAACGCCGATGCCTACGATTGCATGTGGGTGGAGGACCCCAAGAGGGCTCAGGTCATCTTCACCAATGACATCTACCCAAAGCATGCCCTTGAGCTAAACGCCCCCCGTGTGAAACGGATGGACGGGATGTTCTGGCAGGACGGGTTGCGGGAGCGCAATGTCCCCTATGTGGAAGCTGCCAAACAGTCTGATGAGGTCATCTTCATCTCCGACTACAGCATGGAGACTTTTAGTTGCCGCTGCAACTTGAATGGCTGCGCAGATAACCATATTGGGACCCTGAAGTCCCATCAGGTCATCCACCATTGGGTGGACCCCAAGGTCTTCAACTACCAGAATACGGAGAGTAGGCGTTTTGAGCGACGCTTCACTTTCGCCGCTTGTGCCTCGAATTGGGCACGTTCCGAGAAGCGACTGGGCTCGGTTCTCGGGTTTGCCAGACTGGTTCCAGAAGTGGACATCCTGCTCATTGGAACCTGCCCCACAGTTCTCGGGCACCTACCCAAGAATGTGCGCCCTATTGGGTATCTCGAAGACCCCAAGAGCATAGCCGAGTGGCTAAATAGGTGCCATGGATTCCTCAACCTGACTTACAGGGATGCTGCTCCCAAGACGGTCCCCCAGGCATTGAGCTGTGGACTCCCTGTCCTGTATGCCTTTAGTGGTGGGGTTCCAGGGATGGTCCCCGAGGGAATGGGGGTTCATGTGATGGATGGCAGGGATCAGGACTCCATGGAGCCGGAGCGCCTCCTGACTGCCTATCGGGACTACGCCTTCAACTACGACAACATGTTCGCCACCATCCAGGCCAAGTTGGATGCCTCAGGTAAGTTCAAGACCATGCTGGGCCAATACTATGCAGCAATCCGGTCGGTCGTGAAGTCAACTCACTAGGGTACGATTTCCCATCCAAGATGCAACCGAAAGTGTAAACAGGTCATGCCCACCACCAAGTCACCGTCAGGTGTTGATCAATTCAAGACAATTGTCACCCGTACCAAGCGGGTTCCGGCTTTTGCCATCCTCACAAGTGGGACCAATCAACTGGTGGGGGCAGCCATCACTCGCCAGCTCGACTGTGCCCTGATCTCCATTGGCTTCAAGCTTTCCGGAGATTTGTTCACGTACCTTGCGTCCCAGCGGACGGAAGACGTTGTGGGGATGTCTGCCCAGCTTCTCACGATTGCTCAGGAGATGGTTGGGGATCATGTCAAACACAACGTCTACTTCAAGAACTTCCCCGAGAACGTTCCTGACACCAAGGAATTTTGGATGGCCTGCCTTGTAGACGCAAGACTCAACCAGAAGGGTCTAGGCGTCCAAGACATCCGCTCCTATGAGGCATTGTTTGCAGGGCATACCGCCAAGTTCCCTGTTGGGTACCAAGAGTATGTCAATCTCTTGAGCCTCCCCGGTTACGGGAGGTACCTCCATTCCTATGAGGAAATGGTAGCAAACCAGGAAGAATTCATCCCAGATTCGGTCAGGAAGCTCACAGTGCTCCATTTGGGCGGGTCCCTGTTGGAGGAGTCTGTTACCCTGTACCACATGCTTGCTGGCTCCAAGGTGCCCCTGAGTGACGGTGACAGGGCCTTGCTCAAGGATGTGGCACAGCTCTGTCTATACGAGGAGCAACCGGTTAGCATTCCAATTCGTGAGAACCGGGCCATCATCAACAAGGCTCGCATTGAGAACAACCAGTCCATCTTGGTAGACACGGTGATCGATGTCCTCCGTCTAGCCTGCATCATCTCTGGGGGTGATGAGACCCTGGAAAAGCCCACGAAGTTCAAGTCAATGAGCCGCCCCATTCGGCGTAACCTGATGCGTGCCCTCGATGAGGTGGTTCAGAATGCCGAGTGGAAGCTTGCCGATGTCAACAAGCATGCCGAGGTGTGGAAGCGCCTTGGGGAACGAGTCCACCCCCACGAGTTCAAGGGCCCAGGTAGGGATGTTTTTGCGGTGGCCCGTGGAGACAAGAAGGCTGCCTCGCTGGCTGGCAAAGTGGAACTGGCACTATCCAAGAAGGATGTGTTTGGGGCCATTGACCTTTTGGCAACGGCTCCCGGGATGCTGTTCCGGAACCTGGATCGATTGCTGGTTGTGGCTTCGGACGTGGAGTCCGGTCCGCATGAAGGCATGCCTACGGGATACCTACTGCTCAAGGTCCGGGATGTGATCGAGAAGGTCTCCGGTCGGGTGATCCTGTCTGTGCGGGAACACCTCCAGAACCGCATTGTGGCAGGAACCGTTCGTATCTTCACCAACAGCAAGGGCAAGGCCTGGGTGGAGGCAGAGGACCGCCAGCCCCTCAGCCAGGATACCGTGGAGGCATTCAACCGTATTTTTGACGCGGAGATCCTACGTCGTCTCCCGGATGTCACTAGCCTGTTTGTGGAGACCGCAGCTCTCGGAATTGCGCTCCCGCTGTCTGAGAAGAACAAGTCCGATGGGTTTGGGATCCTGCCCCGTGGTTCAGTGATGCCAGTCCCCAGGGGGCTCCTGCGATTCTTTGTCTACTGGAAGGAAGCTACCGAGCGTACGGACTATGATCTGAGCGTGTTCACCCTGGACAAGAGTTTCCAGGCCCTGAGTCAGTGCTCCTGGACCGACCTCCGTGGTGGGTTCGGAGGGTTTATGACCCATAGCGGGGACATTACCAGTGCCCCCAATGGAGCTTCAGAGTTCATTGACGTGGACCTTGAGAAGGCCGACTGCCAATACATTGTCCCTCAGGTCAATGTGTTCTCGGGTAATAGCTATGATGAGGCAGAAGAGGCATTCTTTGGCTTCATGGAGCGCACCAAGGAACAGAAGGGGAAGCCTTTTGAGGCCAGCACGGTTCGCGTGAAGTCAGACCTTCGTGGCAAGGGACAGATTGCTCTCCCGCTGGTGTTCATGCGCAATGACCGCGGGGAATGGGTCGGGAAGTGGCTTCACCTGTACATGAAGGGGATGGCCAATTTCAATCGGGTTGAACAAAATCGGGTCAGTGCTGGTCTCCTCGCCAAGGCAATGGTAGACCGAAAGTACCTCACGGTACAGTATCTGGTCGATTTGCTCAGCCAGAGACCCGCCAGCAAGAGTAAAGACGTGTACAGTGTGTACATCGGGTTGCAGAAGCCCACAGTGGATACTGTCTTCACGAAGGTCTATTCGATAGACAACCTCCTGGAGTTGATTCCAGCGTAAGATAATCGGCGCGGCCATGTAGGGTCTTCCTTCTAAACTCATTTCACGAACTAGACCCCACGCCTTCCGCGCTATGTTTGTTTCCGGGCCATGAGGTGGCTTCCTTCTAATCTCCCGCAAGGGAGAATTGCAAAATTAGCCTCCTCGCCATCCCGGACGTTTTCCCGTAACCAGCAACCAATTGACCATCTAACCCAAGGTACCAAGACAATGAGTGCATCGAAGGTAAATCAGGCCCGTCGCATCCAGCACCTGGAAGCAACCCTCAAGCAGATCGCAACTGAATCCACGGATGAGACCACCAAGGCACAGGCCACACAGGCCCTGACGAGTCAGTACCAGGGGTATGCAAACCTCAAGGTCGCAGTGGCCGCACCGGCAGCTGCTCCTGAAGCTCCCACGGCTGCCTAGCCCACCAATTCTCGCTGAGGCCATAGGAAGCCTTCCTTCTACAATAACTCCCTCGCAAGAGGGATTGGAAAAAATAGGCTTCCTGCCCTCCTCAGTATGTTCTCTCAAACCCCATTGAATGGAATCGACCCAAAATGAACCAGAACGACCTTCAGCTCCTCCGCGCTTCTTTTGACCAGGACACCCAGCAGACCATCTGGGAAGTGTCCGACCACAACGGACAGGGCTATCAGATCACTTCGGAGGGGATCGTCCGCTTCAAGGCGATCCGCACTGAGGAGATCCCCTCAGAGATTGTGGGCAACCCGCCAGACCGTATCTATGTTGTCTGCAAGGATGACATTCTCGCCAACACCCCCGTGTATCGTCGAGTGGCAGTTCAGGCCCAGGTAAGTGCGTAGTGGACATCCGAAACGAGTTCCGGCGTCTGAGCGACGAGGACTACAACTACGAGTTGTTCAAGTTCGAGCATGTTGAAAACAAGCTCAGCACTCGCCCAGACCTGTGTGCGTTCCTATTGCTCGACCAGCTCGTGCCAGGAACAAAAGACATGATTCCTTGTGCGGAGCATGACGAAATCTGGCTCGCGGTGGACATTGATGCCCTGGGGGCAGTGGCCACCGAGGCCGACGTGCTGACGCTGGTTCGCTGTGGGGTGAGGTTCGATAGTGGGAACGACTCACTAGCGATGTTCGTATAGGGGGTTGTGGCAATGGACCTTATCCTGCCCAAATGTAGCCACCCCGAAGCAACCATCTGTCATTGTATTTGCCATGGTGGTCCCAGCGGTGGCATCATCATGCATGACCACGCCTGTTGTAGCCCCTGTGATCAATGTGGGGCTCGAATCATGTGCGAGCATTGTCAGCTTGAACGGATGGTGGCCCGTGCCAAGAAAGCTGAGGCTGAAGTTGCTCGTCTGACCGAAGAGGTCCAAACCCGCACGTCGGAACGAGATGCAGAGGCTCGACAACGTGCAGTACTTGGGAATGAGCTGGCCGCAGAACGAGTGCAATACGATGTGAGTAGTTCCGCACAACGACTTCAGGATGCTCGTGCTGAGATCACCCGCCTAACCCTGGAAGTCCAGCGGCTAGAGAAGGTGATTGCCGACGCCGCAGCCGCTCAAGACCAAGCCACTTTGGAAGAGATTGAGATGCAGCGGGTCATGGATGACCACCCAGGATTCGAGGTATCGAAGTGTGACCCCGGGTGCTGCAATGATTTCTGGGCCCGTCACATCCAGACCGGTGTAGAGGACTGTGCGGATACCGCAGAGGGGGCCGTTCGCCTCGTTATGCTCCGAGAGAAGTATCGGTCTCGGAAGACAAATCAACCTACCGACCCTTGACACCACTGAACGCAATAGCTAAGCTATACTCTCAACTACTCACCATGAGCTTCTCGATGTACACCAAGACGACAACCCACGGACGTGACGGCGGAACGCTGGCGCGAGGTTGCGGGCGTGTGCAGCGACGACGGCGTATTAGGCCAACCACCTGATTGTCCGTCCCTGTAGCTCAACTGGACAGAGCGGGTTCCTCCTAAGGACAGGACGCTAGTTCGAGTCTAGCCAGGGATGCCAGACAGGTAGTTGGCCCAAACGCAGCTGTACATGCGTCTGTAGCTCAATGGATAGAGCACTGCACTACGAATGCAGGTGTTAGAGGTTCAAGTCCTCTCAGACGCGCCAATGTGTGCGTAGCTCAGTTGGATTAGAGCAGGGGCCTCCGAAGCCCAAGGTCACAGGTTCGATCCCTGTCGTACACGCAAACGAAAGACGAAACGATGAAAACCACAGAACGACAACATCCCGAAGGTACCGCAGCGCGGAGCGCGCGTACCAATATGCGGGAGTAGCTCAGTGGTAGAGCGGTGCGTCGCCATCGCACAGGTCGGGGATTCGAGCTCCCTCTCCCGCTCTCTGTTTTCTTGCGGCGTTGGTCTATAGGCTGGGCCCCGGGCTTCCAACCCGGAGAAGCGAATTCGAGTTTCGCACGCCGCTCAAATGAGGGTAACATCCCCTGTGCCAAAAAAGAAGTTCATCTCTTACTCTAAGGCCAAACGGATTGTCCTATCCGTCAAGCTATCCCATCGAAACACCTATCAGGGTCTTGTCCGTTCCGGTGCCCTAAAGGATATGCCAATCAAACCAGAGGAGGCATACAAGGGACAATGGGAGGATTGGGGGGAGTTCCTCGGGATCCCTGGAAACCCCATCATTCGAGCCCTCATGTCCCAAGCCGGTTACCTACCGGCCAATACGGGGGACCGGGAACTGTGGCAGAAGGTCAAGAAAGCTCTGAAGCTCATTCCTCAGGATGAGGCGGAGATGATTGACATGTACTTCTTCCAGCCGGTCAAGCAAGCGGCCATGGCCGAATACTTCGGCATCTCCCAACCCTCAATCCATTACCGACTCTTTAGGGCACTTGAACGACTTGAGTACGCCATACAGGTCCCCAAACTTTCTCTGAAGGACAAGGAAAAGCTCGGGGGATTTTTCAAGGACCCAATAGACGGGTGGATTCTGGCTCTATTGTATGAGACAACCTGCCAGACAGAGGTAGCCCGGCAGTTGAATGCCATCCATGGGCTGAACGTCTCCCAGGGTTTCGTTAGACACAGGATTCGTCGGGCCATCGAGGAACTCCGACAAGACGAGGAAATGGAGCACTATGCAGATGCGTTTCAGTTTGTCTCCGAGAACAAGAATCAGCTTCGATATGTGACGCGACTGGCCCCCTCCTCCCAGGTAAGACCGGGAATCAAATCTAGACGTGTGGGGAGGCGAAATGATCGCCATGTACGGGTATAGGCCATGGGATGGGCAACGCTATACATTGCGGACCTCAAGGCTGGGCTGACGGTTAAGTTCCGGCCACACGGGAACTCAATGCGTCCTAAGGTTGAATCAGGTCAGTTGTGTACGGTGGCTCCGGTGGAGAGGGAACAGCGCGAGCCTCAGATACACCTGAATGAAGATAGCCCTGGCATCGAGGACACAGTTACTGTCATGCTCATCCCAATCAAGTCCCTGGCCGTGAGCTATTGCTTGCGGTGTGGTCGCCAGCAGATTGAGCGACATGAGAATGGTCCCCCCATAAGGACCGTGGCTCCTTGTCGGGTTATTGAACGCCCCTCATATCCCATCCCACGCCCACCTGCGTTAAGGCCTACTTGACGGGAACGGCGGGAACTCCAAGTAGGGTACATACCCTCTCGATATGCCCCCGTTCCAGTCCCTCCTTGTGCATGCTGGTCTTGACCCACTTGTCCAGGTGGGGATCCATGTCCCCCTCATCGTCCAAGATGGCAAAAGATGCCACCTCGGGATGGGCCTTCAACCACATGTCAATTTCCCGCCCCCTACACCGGCTCTCGTTGATGTAGGGGGTGCGGTCCAATAACGTCCCCACGAACCCATATTGGTTGAAGTGACTCTGGAGGTCTTCCAAGGTCTCGAACCTTCGGATTGTGCTGCTGAGAACAACCAAGCAACTGGTCCTGGACACGATCTCATTGAGATGCGCCATACAGGCTGGGTCGGTACCGCCCCGGATCACGCTGGCTTCTTCAATGGCCCGTAGCTCTGGGCTACGGCGGGCCCAATGTCCGTGGGAATTTAGGACCCCATCGATGTCCAATAGAAGGATCCGTATCTTGACGCCAAGCTCAACAAGGGCAGTCATTACTGCACCCACCCAAGAATCCTGCAAGGGGTTCTCCCAATCATCCTCTTTGCTGGCAGGTGGTGCCCGGTAGAAGCGGAACAGGGGCTCCCGGACTTCCCAGGGGCAGGCGAACCAGTGCTTGGCACAGAAGGGCACCCAAGGGCCCATCCCGGGGCCTGCCGGTGAGGAACAGCTAGGGACGTAGCACTTCACTGGCATGGGGCTTCGGCTCCACTACAGGTCTTTGGGGATCTGGCAACAAGAACAGAGGCATCGAATTCGTAGGACCTGCCACTGGGACGGCCTACATTGAAGATAAACTCCTTGGGGGTCACTAAGTGGTCTTCCCCCCAAGCGTTATAGTCATTCCCGTATTCTTGAGAAGTAAGGAATTTTCCGGTCATCACCACAAACTCGGGGATTAGCCCAAGTTCCTGGGCAGCGGCAAGCCGATGGCTGCCCTCAACAGCCCAATACACCGTCTCAGAGAATTGGACCAGACGGATTCTTGGGCGCCCATGTGCCAACATGTAGGCCACAACAGCGTCCAGATGGTATCGAAAAGGTGGGACCGAGGGTCCAAGTCTGTCGGGCTCATTGGGGGCCACAACGGTGATCTTCATACCTTCCTCCTACCTTTGCGACCGGGAAGTAACCCGACATCGACCCAGTCCTGGAGCATGCGAACCATCCCAGCACTCAACTCGGGATTGGTTACCCCACCTTCCCGGAAATCCTTTGCCCGCCGCTTCTCAATGGCAGTGAAGCGTCCCACATAGGCCATTCTGGCCACATGGATGCCCACGAAGTCCCCTTCAGCATCCCCACAACGAAAACGCCTCATTTTGTGGGCGTTGCACCATGGGACAGGACAATACACTGGGTTCTCTTTTACCCACCGGTCCTCATCGATCGATTGGTCTAGCCCACAATCCATTACCAGATTCCATCCTGCGTGATGTAGGTGGGAGTCACAACGGGGGCCGTTTCCCGGTTGATTACCAGGGCCTGCTCGGACTCCCCCGCAACGGTGATCCGGTGGAAGGTCCTCCCATTGTCGTAGCTGACCACATGAATACTGCTAATGTAGGCGTTGGGGGTACGGCTGCGCACACTCTCCGCCTCCTCTTCAGTGAGGTAGTACCCTGGCAGCTGTCGTCGGGCCAGTCGGGCGGCAACGAAGATGTAGTAAGCTTGGCCGATCAAGGCGGATCTCATGTCGTATTCCTTACCCTCTATCGGCACGGAGGGGGGTAACTTTTAGTGAAAAATGCCCCGGGGACCGATTCCCCTAAAAATTGGTTCCACCGTGCCGATAGGTATTGAGGACAGATCATGAACCTGGAACCCACCACCTACATCCCCTCCCAGTGTGCTGTCTTCCGTAAGACCAAAGAGGCCTTCGGGGGTCTGTCCAACATGGCGGGCGGGTATCCCTTGGTCGTGAATGGGATCAGCATTCGGACCACAGAGGCTCTCTATCAGGCCCTGCGGTTCCCCCATCTGCCCGAAGTCCAACAGGAAATCATCGACCACAAGAGCCCCATGTCTGCCAAGTGGTGTGCCAAGGCTCACATCAACGAGGGCCAGTCCCGGTCGGATTGGGATGATGTACGGGTGCCTTTCATGATGTGGTGTTTGTGTGTGAAGCTTGTGCAGAACCCCAGCACTTTCGTGGGTTTGCTGGAGTCCACAGGTAACATGGACATCGTGGAGTTTTCATTGAAGGATGCCTTCTGGGGAGCAAAACCTGTCAGCGGAATGGAAGCCCTCAACGGGGTCAACATCTTGGGACAGCTTCTCATGCAGCTGAGGGATCGCGTTCGGTCCAGTGGGATCCCCAATGTGGTGCAGCCACTCAACATTTCGGGGTTCCTGCTCGGTGGAAAACCCATCGAGCCTGTGGTGTTTGTCGGTTCCCACCCGGCCAGTGGTGTGGTAGACGTTACCGATTTATTGACGATTTCTTGAAAAGGACGATGAGCATGGAAGACATCAGCCGATTGCATCTGGTCCAGCGGGTAGAGCTTCGTCCTGTGGGGGAACGGTCCCCCGCACGGGGCCTCATTGATGGGGTGTTTCGGTTCGACTACATGGGGTCGGCGGAGTTCGAGTTCGGAGCCCTCCCCGCAGCCCTCAAGGAGATGCGGACGGGTCCTGCTCTCCCGGCCCCGGTCAAGCTGACCAGCCAGGACTATGAGGCATGGTACGTGGGGCAACCCAAGTTCCAGCCGGTCGCCCAAAAGTTCTTCAACCATGAGCTGGGGGATGACCTAACTCCCCCCTACCGGCTTCAGGAGTGTTCGTCCCTTCGTAGGTCATACATCCCTAACCCACGAGACAGTCGGCATGCTCTCGACGGATGGTGGTGCGTGGACGCGGGCCGGGTGTGGGCTATGTTCCGAACCAAGGAGACCGCGGACCTCTGGTTGCTGGGTGTGAAGACGTAAAAAGTAGCCCTCTCGTGCCGATAGGGGTATTGAGGATGGATAGACATGAAGCATGACAGAGAGATCGAAGTCTTCCGGTTCCGGGAAAAGGGGTTCGATCGGATCTACACGGTGATGTTCTGGGAGGACTACGGGGTCGTGTGCCCGAACTTCGTCACAACGAACGGAAGTGCCGGATTCTTCGCCGGTAGCGTGAGCGACGACTACGAGGTTGTTGAGGTTCTCGCCTGTGACCCGGGATCCTTGGGCAACACCATGGAGGTCATCCGCAGACTGGTGATGACCTACCGGGGATGGATGCAGAAGATCAACGGCTACCCGAAGCGAGACATCTGGGATCCCCCGGTCACCAAGTTGTGCATACAAGAAGCCGTGTGTAGTTGTGGGCTGGCGACAACCAGCATTGGACCAAGCGACCTGTAATATGTTGGCCACCACCCGAACACCAGCTCAGTCACCCCTGGAATGGGCACAGGTTGCTCGTCGGGAGCTTCCCCCAGGGCACATGGCGATCACGGCTGCCCAAGAGGCCGTTGAGCAGGAGTATGCTGCCTGTAGGGCACTGGAAGTGGTGTTTACCAAGAAATGGCGGAAGCTCGGTAAGGATTGGCGGCTGCACTCATTTCAGGAATCCGCGGACTTCTCTGCAATGCTCTGCCGGGCCGTAGGTACCAAAATCATCAAGGAAGTTCGCCGCCTGGATAGAAGCTGGTGCGGGGGCCTGTATCAAGGACGGGTCATCTACGCCCCCCAGGAAGCCCCTGTCGTCACCATCATCCACGAAACTGCCCACCACATCCACCATGAGGAGTGGCTTGGGGGCTCCCCACATGGCAAGCAATTCTGCGAGGTTGAACAGATGCTGTTCGATTTCCTCTTGACCAGGGACCGATTTCTCTAAAAGGTTGCCTTCCCGTACCGATAGGGTATTGAGGACAGTGTCTTTTTCCGATGACCCCTTCTTCGTTTGGACAGACACTCCGAGTCCGGATCCTTTGGAGGGGGTCTCGGACGATGAGATTCCTGAAGATCCATCCAGACGATGGGTATCGACTTGTCCAAAAGGGAATCGAGGCTGGGTTCCAGAGGGATACGTCCCATTTCGGATATTGGTTGTTCAACCACCTTGGAAAATGGTTGCAGAGTCACCCCAAATGAACTGGTGTTGGCCTCTTCCTGGCACACCCCTCCAAGACATCCCTGTGGGGGACCATCCTGGTGCCTTTGGGGCCCCCCGTAAGTATGACACCCACACAGGTGTGGACCTGTACTGCCAAGATGGCCAGGAGGTACATGCGGTGGAGGATGGGATGGTTGTGGCCATAGAGCCCTTCACAGGCCCGGAAGCCGATTCCCCCTGGTGGCAGGACACCCAGGCGGTTCTCGTCAAGGGAGCCTCCGGAGTGGTCCTCTACGGTGAGGTGAAGCCCAACCAGTACATGTGTCATCTCTACGACCGACGTGGCAAGGGAGGCTTCCCGGAAGAAGTAAGGGTTCGGGCGGGAGACATCATCGGTTGGGTAACCCGGGTGCTCAAGGAAGACAAGGGACTCCCCACAACGATGCTGCACCTGGAACTGTACGGACCCGAGACCAAAACTGCCGTGTGGTGGGGTAAGGGAGAGGCGCGTCCGAAGGTCCTCCTGGACCCAACCCCATTTCTGTTGGAGATCGAGAGGTAGTCAATGGCAAAAATCAACGATCTCATTCCAGCCCTTCGTGCGGGCAAAACCATTTATCGTCCCAGCAGGCATTATGTTGAAGATGACAATATTGGTTACGACGCAGATGGCTGGTTCTTCCGAGCTGGTCGGTTGGGGTACAACGGGACCGTCAGGTGCCCCACCTCATTCAGCCTCAAAGAGCTTGAGTGCGACGATTGGGAAATCATGCCTCCTGTGGATAATAAGCAATGACGTGGAGTATTGGACTCCAGGCAGCGTGGTACGGGTGGCCCCACCCTGAAGGCTGGACCGTGGGCCAGATGAGGGCCTACGAGTTTGGGTTCGATGTTGACGCGAGGATTCCTGACAAGGCAGTGTATGTTGCTATCCCAGCCAACTTCGACTACACAACGGCGACTGCCTACACCTGGAGTGCGGACCCAGGATACATGTTTCAGTGGTACATACCTGGGGTGCTCGACATCCTCATGGATGCCCTTGTGGAGGAAAGACTCCGCTACTTGGACAACCAGATCCTCGGCCGAATGCGAGAAATCGCGGGTCTCCCGCCCATTCCGCCGGACCCCCCGGAACCAGAAACACAGGTGTTCTTGTGAATCGGGATATGAGTCTGGACAACCATTTGAGGGAGAGAAACCTGCTACTGGGGGCTCTCCATAACCCAACCGTGGAGGAGTTTACAGACCTTTTCACACGGGGCTGCGATTTCCTTTGCCTTAAGGATGAGGATGCCGCCAAGGTTTTCGACGCTAGCCTCCCTAATGTCAGACGGTGGAAACGTGGTGTGGTGGTGCCCCCAGCTGCATTGATGGTGCTGGGGTTCCTCCGTGAACGGATTGAGCTGGAGGAATACATCGAGGCAATGGTGGTCACGTTTGCACTTAGCCTCAAGCCCACCCTGGCAATATATGTGGCCATATATGACCTGCCAAGGTTCGACTTCCAAACTGCGGTCCAACTGGGTCTGAAAATCACCCAGACCACGGATGCTGATTTTGCCAAGCTGGTTGGGGTCAGTCGGCCCACCGTTACCCGATGGAAGACTGGAAAATCAGCCCCACACTCGATTCTTCAGCCCAACATCTACACGGCCCTCCGGAAACTTGCCGTGAAGGCACGCAAATGAAACTCCTGGATTTTGATTTGGCCCGAGTTCTCAGGGACTACCCCGCGGAAGCCGCGGAAATCATGGTGAAGCTTCGGGGCAGCCGCTCCAAATACAAACATGCCAAGATGGAGGAGTTGCAGTGGTCCTGGGAGTACGGGGTGTGGGTCCAGGCTCTGACCCTGGTCCAGGCATTCTCCCAGGAACCTCGGGAATCCCCCGACATGGAAGTACGCATCCAGGATTACCTGAGCCGATGCGACGGGGGTCTGTACGGGAAGATCGGTCCGGTCTGGGCCTGGACAGTCACCACCCCCCCTCCCCCAGAGTTGCGGGAGTACACGACCAAAATGATGCAGGATCGCGTGGCCCTGGAGGAAAACTTCCAACCCCGCTGATTTGTCTATCAACAGGACTCCTAACAGGGTAATATACACCGTGACTCTTCTCGAAACAACTCTGGGTCGGTGGCCGAGAGACCTAAGGCACCACACTGCTAACGTGGAGGCGCTGAAAAGCGTCCGTGGGTTTGAATCCCACTCGACCCGCTGCGTAGGACACACGTCTACGTGGTGGAGTAGTAGTCTCTCAGTCTCGCGATCCTAAGGATCGCTTGCAAGATAGAGAGACCGGCTAAGTGGGGGAGAGGCTTAACCCAGTGGCTTCGAAAGCCGCCGCACCTTCGGGTGCCGCAAGTTCGAATCTTGTCTTAGCCTTCTAGAGACTGGTCAATAGCACCAACCTAGTTTGCCTATAGCATACGCAATGTATGCCAAAGTGTGAATTCGGATGTGATCAAGAGGCCAGTATTCAATTCAAGTCTTCTGGGAAGTGGTGTTGTTCCCCAAGCCCAAACAGTTGTCCGGGGAAACGAGAGAGGGACTCGACCAAGAAAAAAGGTAAGCCAACCCACAAGGGGGGGAGAAGAGGGTTCTACCCAGGGTTTACCCCCTGGCAAACCGGCAAAACATACGAGGAAATGTACGGGGCAGTCGGAGCTGCGGAAAAGAAAGCAATACTGGCCAAACGTGCCTCCCAACAAGACCATAAAAAGTGGTGGGCTTCCCAATCTGATGAGACGAAGCAGGAATATCGGGAGAGGTTCGATAAGATACGGACTTCCGGGTACAAGCAGGGGAGTGGGCATGGTCTGAATGGCTGGTATAAGGGATATTGGTGTGATAGTAGTTGGGAGCTGGCGTTCGTCATCCACTGTATTGACCATGGTGTCCCAATCGAACGGAATAGGGTTAGCTACGAGTATGAGTACGAAGGTAGGACACATAAGTACTACCCGGACTTCATTGTGGGGGGTAGTCTAGTTGAGATCAAAGGTATTTGGACCAAGAAGGAGAGAGCCAAGATCGATCAGTGCCCCGTACCCCTAAAAGTCATCGACAAGGGATCCATCCAAGAGTATCTGGACTACGCAATTTCAAAACACGGGAGGAAGTTCACGTCAGTGTATGAGAAAGTGACATCAAAGTAAGTCTAGTCGGGTGCGCGAGTGGTTTATGCGGCCGGTTTGGAAAACCGGTGTGCCTCGAAAGGGGCACCGGAGGTTCGAATCCTCTCTCGACTGCTAGGGATGCGTGGCCGAGTGGTCTAAGGCAGTGGATTTGAACCCCACCGGAGGTAAAATCTCCCGCTCGTTCGAATCGAGCCGCATCCTCTAAGTTAGCGAAACATATCGAGAATCTAGAGTTCCTTTTTTCAGCCCGATTCCTAGCTCCGAGGAGTAACTTGGACATGTCCAACGAGATGCACAATACAATTGGTGATGCCCCATGAACCGCACAGAACGCGCGCTATTTGTCCGTGACGTGGCCGATGACCTTGCAGCATTGGAGGCGGCGACGGTCAAGATCAAGCAACTTACGTACATCATCGAGCGACACCAGGGGGCATGGGCTGGTGTAGGGAAGCACCCGCTTGAATACATACGCGAACGCGCGATAGAGAACGCTACTTATGGTGTCGATGGCGAAGTGCCCCCGAGCATGCGCCAAACCAAATGTCCTGAGTGCCGGGGCACTGGCATACGGGACACTGGTAGGGGCTCGGGCCGGGGCTCGGGCCGGTGCCCTTGTCCAGCCGGTGATCGTGAGGCGGAGCCTGCACCACTCCCCCCGAGCGGCCCCCTGTTCGATCGGATTCTTTTCATGGGGAACGGGGCGGAGTCTGCACAGAGTGCACAACGCCTTCGGGCTCAATTGAACGAAGCTATCATGCTTCTAGGTGGGTTGCAACAGCCTCCCCATTCGGAATCCGACGAGGAAGCGAGGCGGGCCGAGCAGGAATATGACGAGGGCATGGCGAGGGTCAGGGCCCTGGCTGGCAGCATTACCAAAGCCCTGGTTGGCAGCAAAGGGGTAATTTGAGATGATCCAGTGGCAATACAAGGCAGAAAAAAAGCCCTTGGGTACAACGACCTACCAGGAGGATGTCCTTTTCGGTAAGGCGAAGACCATGACCAGCACCTACACATGTGATATCACGGACCCACTGGCAGTGGAGTGGTTGAACAAGCTTGGCGCAGAAGGGTGGGAGATGGTCAAGGAGGGCTACAGAGCCTGTCTGTTCAAGCGCCAAGTACCTGGAGTACCATATCGGTCCCCCGACCTCACGGGACGGGTGGGTTACGAGGGAACCAACCCATGAGCCGTGATATGATATTGAGGGATGAGAAGTTTGTCCACCGTTACTCCTACGACAACCTGTGCACCCAGAATTGGCTGGACGGGCAGGCCCAAGGGGTCCAGGTAACTGCCTCCTATCTTGACGCGAAGGCCGTAGACCTGTTCCGCCAGGGGAAGCACGAAGAGGCCATCGCCCTACAGTCCCTTGGGAAGGAAATCCTCAAGGTCCTGGTACCCAAATTAGAGAAGCTGGCCGAGGATCACAAGACTGCTTACCCAGCCATCTTGGCCCCAGAAGAGGAAGAGTCACCATCTCCTGCCTCAACGCGAAAGCCGCCAACATGACGGAACGAAAAAAGGATACCCAACCGGTCATTGCGGTGATGCAACAGATGATGACCAAGGCCCCTGAATCAGCTGTCACAAAGGTACTGCGTCAATACGAGGTCAAGGCTACCAAGGCCAAAGACTTGGGGGACATCCCAGCCCTCAATGAAGCAATCATGGAGCTTCATGCGGAATTGGCCCATATCCTCGCCGACCCTGATGAGTATCTCATCATGAACCAGGGACCCCATGAGGCAGAGCCCTATGAGCTAGTCCGATGGTGGCGTCCCAATAGCGCTGGGTACACGACCAACTTTGATCTGGCCGGTCGGTACACTTTGACGGAAGCCACCAAAGCTGCCAAGAATCGCCCGAAGGAAGACTTCGTGGTACCTGTGAAGGTGGCAGCCTCCTGGATCCGCCGAGTTGTTTCAGGAGAGAAGGCGTATGGGTTCAGGGAGGGTTCTGCCAAACTCACCAAGAAGAGTGTAACCAAGCCATGACCAAAATCCCAACCAAGACCAAGCGTCCCCAATGTATCCAGGTTGCCATGGGTGCGGGATGGCCCAAGGGCCCCTTCCTGAATGTTATGCATGCGGATAGCTCACAGGAGCTCATCAAGATCAGCAAAAAGGCTGCAAGCATTCTCATCGCAAACGGCATGGACCATACGGGCTGAGGGGCATCATGGCACGAAGCATTGACCTAACCAAGCAGTTGATTGTCCGGCTGGGACGCAAGCTGGACAGGAATGCCACGCTGAGGGTATTACCTTCCGGTCAGGGCAGCTATGCTTTTCTGGAGATTCCTTTGTCGTGGGAGAGCCACAAGCTCCTCGCCATAGGATACGGGGCCACCAACCTCAGTGCCATGATCCAACTTCTCAGCAACATTTCCAAGCAACTTGACCCCTTGCAGCAATGACAACCAATGACCTACGATGAATACATTGCCACCGCAATGGCCTATGCTGAGGCACATCCAGAGCAACGCCCCGGGCAAGTGTACTTCAATGTTTTGGTCGCTCACCGGCCAGACCTTGCAGAGCGCCTCAGAGGCACTGCCCTTGATCCTTTCTATGCACGAGGGAGGATCTCATCCTTCCTCAATGAGGTAGCGACCCGGTGGGACTCCCGGGGAGGGATCACCGAGTTGGAGGAACTCCTGGCCAATGCAGTTCATGCAGCGGATGATGCTGTCAGGGACAACTATCGAGAGGATGCCCTGAGGTTCCTGCACGGTCGCGTAGATGGCATCGAAAGCGCCATAGAAGTCCTAAAGAGAAGGGTAAAGTAGCCATGGCTACGCGCAACATTGATATCGCCCAGAAGCTGGAGCCCGTATGACAAGGCACAAGGTACGGGTAGTCAACGTGCAGGGACGAGATTGTGACGAGGATCTCCCGGATGGGGTGACCTTCGAGAACAATGAGTTCTGGGCTACATGTCCTGATTGCGGTAACCAGCAGGCAGATATGGGCCACAATGTGAACTGCGAAGCATGTGGGTATGGTCCAATGCCATGCCGGTCTCGGTGATCCATGCCAAGTAAACCGGTCACTCATGAAGATGAAGTCACCGCCCTTGCTCGGGTACTTGAGCTGGACATTGGGTATGATATTGGGATGTGTGGGACGGGATGCCTCTACCTCCGATCTCTGGAGGATGGGCGGTTCGCCACTGGGGACCATCTCGTGAAAGACTCTGAAGAGATCTTTGACAACCCCACCTTGGCCATCAAGCGATTCATTGAGTTGAGGCACCAACTTCAACTCGGGACGGACCATGAGCGAGAGGCCCAAAAAGGAACCAGATGACCAACGAAGAGAAGATCCAGGATTACGCCAAGCGCCTCCTCAAGCACGAAATCATCACCGCTGTCCTCATCCTGAGTGAGGATGAGGAGGGGTTTACGGAGTTCGACCTGTGGGAAATTGCTACCGACAAGGAAGACCACGGACCCGATTGTGACTGTGACTCCGACTTCGTAGATGCCATGAAGCTCCTTGGAGACCTAGCTACCGATGCTGGGGGCTGGTGGTACCGGCCAGTCGGGGAACGCTATGACTATGAGTTCATGGATGTCGCCGGATGGACGCAAATGCACAAGTCCTGGCATCTTCGCCGCGAAGCGCGGAACAAGGCCCCGACCAGCAAGGCCAAGAGCAAGCACCACAGCAACTAGGGGATTGAGATGGCACTGAATTGGCACGACCTTGACACCTGCTGGGTTGCCTTCTTTCCACAGGGGGGACCTTCCGTGGAAGCCGTCCGGCATTCGCACCATTGGACCTACCGAGCTGACGGAAGTGACTGGGCAATCACAGACTCTATTACCACCACATCAACTCCCGAGGAGACGTTCGCTGAAATCGAGCGACGGGTTCGTGCCATTCTAGTCCTTCGCGGGGCTACGGGGATGATGACCCTAGCTGAGCAATGTGAAGATCGGGGGATGAAGATTGAAGACCTGATTGGTAAGACCATCAAGGAGGTATGTGCTCTCGGGTTTCAGGTTGAAAACGGGTCCTGGCCCACCAAGCGAGACAGCTTCCTCCTCCAGCGCGACCTTTTCCCTGAAGAAGGCGTAGACACCCACAACTTCGGCCGTAAGACGGGCTATGTGTGGGTCGCCCCAGATTGGGAGCCATCGAAACCAACGAAGCCAGTTGACCCCTCACCTGGGCTAACAGGACAAGAACCATGACCAAGAAGAAGAAGAAGCCAGTGTTGATTCACAAACACTACTCAGGACCCAAGTCCAAGAAGTTCTGGAAGATGGTCAATTCCCTGCCAAGTCCAGATCATGATGCCCTCTACCTAGCTGGGGTCCTCCTCCAGGATATGGAACACAAGGTCCTGGGACAGTTGGAAGCGGCTCTAACAGCGAAGCGAGTGAAAAAGTCCCAGGAGATGAGGCAGGACGCCTGCGAGGTCTGTCATGGCCTGCGAGGTGGCACCCCTGGGAATGAAAACATCATAAATGGTAAGGCTATGTGTGATTACTGTTACTCGGACTACTTGGAGGTAACAGGTTTGGTCTCCGGGAAGCGGTCAAAGACAGAGTGAAGAGCGCCAATTTAGGAGATATCAATGAGTTCTGACGACAAGGAATCTGGTTGCATGGCACCCCTCCTAGGGTTGGTGATTGGGGTTCCTCTGGCCCTGTGGAACAGTTGGGTCATGACCGTCCTGTGGGGGTGGTTTGCGGTGCCTCAATTTGGGGTGAGACCACTCAGCATGCCCGTAGCCTATGGGATACTCCTCCTTGCTGGGATGATGCATCCAACGCCCAATACCACCAAAGAGCAGCGAGAGCGAGGTTCCACCGAGAGGGTGATTGAAATCCTTGTGCTGGGAGCTTTTACATCTACTCTAAGCCTGCTCCTCGGTTGGTTGGCCCACCAGTTTCAGTAGGTCCCTGGTCGATTTCCTCCCCAACCCAGCCCCCACGAGCGTAAGATAGAGACAACAACCAAGCAGGCAATTGACAGCCTATAGATTCCGTACCATACTCTGCGATCACCCCCATGAACCACCTGACCACATCCATGCTCAAGCGTTGCCCCGAGGGAAAACCTCGGGAGCAAACACGCATGCATGGGCCAACGGCAGGTCGCCAGACTCTTAATCTGCGAAATGAGAGTTCGATTCTCTCTGCATGCACCATGAATCACTACACCTCAACTGCTGGTCTCGTCGTGCGACCCGCTCACCCGTGCGGTGGGCAGCAAGGTTTTGTACGCGAGTATAGCTCAGCGGAAGAGCGGCGGGCCTACGCCCCGCGCGTCGGGAGTTCGAACCTCTCTACTCGTACCTCAAATCGAATGTGCACCGATGCATTGCTGAATGCCGGTACACAGGGCGGGTTGCTCTCTCATAAGGAGCACACCGCGGTTTCGGTTACCGCTACCGGCACTAGGCTCAGACGAATATCTGTCTGAGTACTTTGCTCCGGTAGCCTAATTGGAAGTCAGGCAACCTCCTTCTAAGAGGTCTCTATATGTGGGTTCGAGCCCCACCCGGAGCGCGATTTCTTAGCTTAATTCGGGCACATAGCTCAGTTTTGGTCAGAGCATCCGCCTTAGTGTATGAGCCCTACAGGGGAACGTGAATCCTGTAGGTGGATCTGGGGATATCGGTGGAACTCTCAGCGGGTCATGCTGGAGACAATACCGAGGGAACTTCCGAAAAGGGAGAGCGCCGTAGAGACTAGATACCCAGGCACCTGAGATGGTGAAGATATAGTCCAGCCTACAACGGGGAGCCCCGGCCCACGAAATTGGGAGTAGGAAGATAAGCGGAAGGTCCTGGATTCAAGTTCCAGTGTGCCCACTTTTTTCAGAGATCGCTTTTTTTAGGGCATTGAGAACTGTTGTACGTGGGCCTCGCTTGAGTACCTCCAGTTCCTCCTCAAGCTCCATGTGGCAATTGGAACATAGGAGAACACACTTATCAAGCTCCTCTTTGACTCGCTCCCATTTTCTACAATGGCCCCCGCTAATTTGCCAGGACTTCAAAGAGGGGTCGAGGTGGTGGAAATGGAAGGCTCGTGAACATTTTGAGTACCCACACTTCTGGCACTCACCTCCCATATACTCAATACACTTGAGTTTGCGCTCAAACCGACGTGTGTTGACCATACAACTGTTACAGTAACGGAGAGTATGCCCGGATCTATGCTTGACATTGTGGAGGTAGACTCTGGCACATCGTTCACAGGTAAGTTGCTGGATTGGTTGGTGGTCAGATGTATGCCGCCGCTTATCCGTGGGGGTGGGGGTAGGAGAGTGTGGGCTAGGAGCCAACACTTTGGTATTGTGAGCCTTGAAGGGTGAGCATTCAAAGCAGTACAGCCTGTTCTTGAGGTTCCTTTTCTTACCCTCAATCACGATATGGGCTGGGATTCTGGAACCACATTTTTGACAGAGTTTCATACCCTGTGGGTAGCATAGCCAGAATAGCCAACACGGCTCTGCACCCTTTAGGCTACCACGAGAGTAACTTCCCCAGGAGACCTTACAATGGGCGTTATGGCGTGCGAGCGTGATGGTTGCGACAATATCTTGTGCGACAGCCTGTTGAGATTGAAGGTAGATGGCACCCATTACCAGCTCTACATCTGTCGAGACTGCTTGGAGGAGCTACAGGCCAACAAGGCTACGTGGCAGCCGCCAATGACGATGCGGGAGGTCCACGAAGCCGTCTGGAACTTCATGAACGAGTTCAAGGGCCCCATTTCCAACGCTGAGGGGCGGGCGGAAATCGAAGCAGTGTTCCAGCGGATCCTCCAGGTAGAGGAGTAAGTACCGCCATGACAACAATGCAAGCACGGATCATCCAAGAACTCGGGGTCAAGCCCACAATTGACCCAGCAACCGAAATCAAGGAGCGAGTCCAGTTCTTGAGGGACTACTTGGTGGCCTCGAAGGCCAGGGGGTACGTTCTCGGTATCAGCGGAGGCCAGGACTCGTCCCTGGCTGGCAGGCTTGCCCAGATGGCGGTCAACCTCCTCATTGACCACCCAGCCTATCAGGGGCCCACGAAAGACTATGAGGCATTTTTCGTCGCTGTCCGGCTCCCCCACGGGACCCAGAAGGATGAAGTAGATGCCCAGCGGGCACTCCAGTTCATCCGGCCCGATGTGACCGTCACCTACAACATCAAAGATGCAGTGGATTCTGCCACGCTAACCTTCCAGAAGTCCATGGGGGAAGACCTGACCGACTATCACAAGGGCAACATCAAGGCCCGAATGCGAATGGTGGCCCAATATGCTATTGGGGGGCAGAAGAACCTGCTGGTCATTGGTACGGACCATGCGGCTGAGTCCGTAACTGGGTTCTTCACTAAGTTCGGTGACGGTGGGGCAGACATCCTTCCCCTTGCTGGCCTCACCAAGAGGCAGGGTGCCCGACTCCTCAAGGAACTTGGGGCAGACCCGGCCATCTACCTGAAGGTCCCCACAGCGGACCTCCTGGACGGCAACCCCGCACAGGCTGACGAGACCGAGCTGGGCATCTCCTACGATGAGATCGACAACTACCTGGAGGGGTATCCCATTAGCAATGGTTGCCCCGGTGCCCACGTAGGGGAGGAGGCAGCCCGTATCATTGAGGCCCGGTTCCTGGCAACTCGCCACAAGCGAGCGGCTCCCGTGACCCCAACCGACACGTGGTGGAAGTAGTTCCATGGCCGTAACCGGGCATCCTAAAGCCACTCTTCAACACAATCCCGTTACCGGAGCCAGAGAAACGCCTTTTGAGACGATTCACAGGCTTTCGTATGATCTTTGGCGGGCACGTGAAATGTCAGACCGACTTATCCTGGAGTGGAATAAGCGGTACACGGATTTGCCCAAGTTCAAAGATCGAGAGGCCCATTGGGCGAAGATTGAGAAGGCCCGCGAACTCGGTGACCTGTCCTATCTGGCACTCCAGCAGTTCGTCGAGAAGAGCCTCCCAGCCCCTAAGAAGAGGAAGTAGCCCCATGAGCCTCACAGAATCATTGCGGGCCATGCTCCTCTGCAAACACCCCATCCAGCGTCGGTCCCAGTTGCTCTCGTCCACTTCTGGGGTGCAGTGGTGTGCTGACTGTGGGGCAATGCGGTGGCTTGATGGGGGTGGCACCGAAAACCCCTGGCAGCTGTGCGATGGCATGGAGTCCGTGAAGTCTGAACTCATCACGAAGGCATTGGAAATGGCAGAGAACCCATGAGCAAACCTAAGCCCTACACCCGCGAGCAGATCCGAGAAGCCACAATTGCAGAGTTGCCAAAGGTCATTGAGTTTTTCAATGAAGAGGCGCACAAGAGGCATGCCAAAGAACACAACTCCACTGTGGAGCGCATGCGGGAAATCGGTTGTGGGGACCCCATTGCTAACTCCTTGAGCATTCTATTGGAGGCCATCAACGCAGATCGCGCCACCATCAAAGCCCTCAAGGATGAGCTGGTAGCCCGCAAAGCAACACTGATTGAGGTACAGCGAATGCTTGGTGGGTACTGGCACCACAGCACGTCGAGTGAGACCTTAATTGAGCACATCGACGCGGCAATGGACCTGCTCACGGAAACCCAAGTTCATGACTGATCCCTATGACAAGGCCAATACTTGGCATACCACTTTGGACGTGGCCTCTATTGATGTGACCATTCCTGTGGCCAAAATTGGAGGGTTCATCCGGTCTTTTCAGGACAGGTTCCCCTCCTACTCGGTCTTCCCCAGGTTCTACTTGGGGGGAGGGATGGGCATCCGGCTATTTGTGACTAAGTCGGAAGGGGTCCAGTTGTCTACCGATGGGAGTGCTCCCTGGCTGACCCAGCAGGACTACACGAGAATGCTTGAGTTTGCACTAGGATACCGGAGCGCCCTGGACAACGTGTGTAAGAAGGCCAAGGTCCGGTAGATGCCGTCTGCCGCCATTCGTTGCACTTCCTGTCGGGCCGAGTTCGATGATCTCCCTAGGGATTGTTGTCCTTCTTGTGGCACTACTGGGGTTCCCATGGCCATTGAGGATGACTTCACTCTCAAGATCAACCTTCATGAGTTGCGCTGCCTGACCATCTGGGCATCGAACTATGCCAGCAAGAACTTCGATGCAGACTCAAAACGGGCCCTCACAGGAATCCTCGGGGCTATCCGGCCCCAACTTCCAAGAAACGTCCCCTTGACCTTGGGGGATGAATTTCAAGAGCTGCGGTCGGTTGGGGACCTTGAGGTTCGTCATCCTGATGGGTCCATCGAGAAGTTTCCCAAGAATATGCCTTCCTAATATGACCCGGTGGGGTAACAACCACCAAGAGAAAGCAGGAGATTGAAAATGGCTACCCCCAAGAATACGAAGCATGTGGTTGTGGAAATGACGGCCCCCGAGAAGAAGACCCCCGCGTCCAAGCGTGGGAAGGCCCCCCAGGCACCCGTGCAGACCACGATGGTGGCAGCACCCATGGTGACCGACGCGGAGGCAGCTCCCACCCCGGTGGCCCCCCCAGTGGTTGTGGTGACACCCGTTGTGGTGGTCTCGCCCGAAGCCAAGCTGGTGGCCGGTCGCGATGCCCAGATCGGCATGGAGATCGTTCGACGCAGCCTGGGTAAGCGTCGTCATCAGCGTGGATGGGCGGCCCTGTAGCCATGGGAATGTCCACACATGTGGTAGGGTTCAAGCCCGCCGACGAGACCTGGAAGAAGATGAAGAACGTGTGGTATGCGTGCAAGGTAGCAGGGGTAGCACCACCCCTCGAAGTGGATCGCTTCTTCAACGGGGAAGCACCAGATGATGCTGGCGTAGAGGTTGTTCTGGGAAAAGACTGCCTCAAGGAATGGAATGATGAGGGTCGGGCTGGCTATGAGGTTGATATGGCCAAGCTCCCGGCCGGTGTAAAAATCATCCGGTTCTACAACTCCTACTAGGACACCCAATGAAAGTCTTCTTCCCACACGGTGGCCGTTGGCGGATGCTCCAGTGGTATGAGCAGGATGAGGGGCACCAGCTGCTAATGGCCAAGCGTCCTGAAGGTATTCTGGCGGCCATGAAGGCTGTACTCTCCAAGCATGAGGCTGCCGAAATAAAAGGCTATTGGGAGATTGACGTGTGGGGGCCTTCACCGGAGATTCAGGCCCGCGCCATCGCCATTGAGGAACAGGAAGCCCGGGAGGACTTCTGGCAGCACATCGTCTCCACAGCCCGGTTTAGTTCCAGACGAAAACTGCCCCCACCATTGAAGCCCTGTCCGGGATTCGAGCCCCTTGACCCCAATGGGGAGTCAGACACTGAGTACCACTATGGGTGCAAAAACTGCCGGGACATGATACAGATAGATGTTCCCGATAAGGAAGCCTTCTACCAGGAACGAAAAAGGATGTTTGAAAGCACCCTCCAGCACCACCCCGTTAAGGGACTTGTCGAGAGCCGGGCTACACCTGCACAGGACGGGCAGCCTCTCATGGTAGCCGGGGCTGATTTTGGGCATCACTCCTATGGGGTTCTCCTCCATGAGTTCAAAATGCCAGAGGTCCCCACGGAACCCCATCGCCACACCATGGCCCTCAATGAGGTACTGTTCTTCTACACAATTGTGAAGTCGCTTCCCGACAATGGCCCCAAGGAACTGATCACGACCCTCAAGAAGAAATTCCAGGAGGAGGACAGGCGGGAACGAGAGAGCTACACCCAGAAAAGGAAGCGCGAAGAGGACGAACACTGGAATGAATTCCTGGCTCTCCTAAAGGGGCCCAGCCATGCATGACACAACAGTGCGAATGAGGGATGGGCGCGTATTCTGTGGCCCCATTTGGGCATGGCGCCCCCAGGAAGGCTATCTTGTCTTGGTATCGGATGATACCGGGGTGGGGGAAGTCCGGATCCTCTTCCAGGACATGGAATCGGCCATAACCAAGAACACGTATCTCAATGCCAATGCCATTGGTAGCCGGGACGAGATTGAGCGGGCAATACAGGAAGGGTGGACCCCACCCCATGGATGGACATGGACCCCACTCCCAGAAGTCCTCTTGAATGAGCTAGAGGGCCATTCCAAGGCAGTCATCGCCAAGGATTCTACCTATAATGGAATTGTGATCTGGTATACGGGTAGGGACCTGGAGTACATGATTGATAGCTTTGGTTGCATGCTCCACGAGATCTGTCTCGACGATGCCCCGCATGGAATTTCAATCTGGGAGGGCTACTACGTGATCATACCAATTCGCAGTGCGGGCGACGATACCGACTGCGATATTGAGCCTGACCCCAAAGGAGCCTTCCGGAAGCCTACCGAGGAAGAGTGGGTGGCCATCCGGGCAGGGAAGTCCCCCTGGTCTGAGAATGATAGCCAACCAGGAACATTCGGATGACCACAACTGCGAAAAGCAAACGGGAGGCCCGAGCTGCCCTGTATGGGAAGGAAGTCACAGACTGGACCCTGGACGAACTTGTCCTAATCCTCACAGAGAGGTATGCCCCAACCGTCATCCCCCCATGTCGGGTATGCGGTGGGGAACTCAGCATCGCTAGCTCCGGTGGGGGCCCAACCGTGTGGGCATGTAACACAATGGAGGACGACCCAGAAAAGCCAGACCGATTGCGACGCAAAAAGGACAGGGCGTGTGCCGATGACCATTACAGTCAATCAAGGTACGAGGACCGCCGATGTGGGGGTGATGATGTAGTCATGGAGGCCCTTCGCCGTTTGACTCCCCCGGACAACATGGTCCTTTGTACCTGTGGGCACAGGCTCCTCAGTCATCTGCATTGTGATGCTCTTACTGCCCCTAATGGGGATCCTTGTGAGTGTTCCGGATTCAAGCCAGCGAAGTGAAGCCAATGGAAGTCAATATCCTGTCCGCAATGATTGGTCACACAATGGTCTCCATTCTGGATGGGGAGAGCCTGGATGGTGGGATGCTATTCACGTCCACCGATGGCACAACCTTCCGGTTCTACCACAGTCAGAGATGTTGTGAATCAGTCGGTATTGAGGACATCATTGGTGATGTTCAAGATCTTCTCTTGGGTCCCCTTTTGTCTTGGCCGAAGAGGTTTCCTCAGACGAAGAGCTCCCATGCAAATGTCAGAACCATTTGACAGATGCTCCGGCTAGCTACCAGTGGACATTCTACCGCTTCGGAACATCCAAAGGTACCGTCACCGTACGCTGGTACGGAACCTCCAATGGCTACTACTCCACGAGTGTGGACCTGGAAGTCATAACCCCAGATGGCACAAGAACGAGTTCCTCCGGATGGTAACAGACAGGAAACCAATCCAGGCTGCCCTTGACGAGGAGGAGAACTTGGATGCTCCTACCCGAACGCTCTGGCAAACAGAGCTTGAGGATATGGCCCGAACAGGCTGGTTCAATCCATATGATGAGCAGGAAATGCAGGTCGCCCTTGCGGCTCTACGTGCGGGCCAGGAAATCCCGAGCTTCAGCCGAAGCGGCTGAGACCATGCCCTATCGCCACCCCTCCCCACCTACTAGCTCAAAACGCACACGAACTTGGTGCTGGCTGCTAGGTCATACCTTCAGTACACGCAGTCAACGCCTGGAACCACTCTCGTTGGATCAGGTCAAATGCCTAAACTTGAATCCAGAGAGGCCATGGTTTGGCAAGTTCTGTTTGAAATGCGGCACCCCTTCCCAAGTTCACAACTGGCCCGCCTATCTTGTATCCTGGTAACTTGACTGACTTGACAGGTCCCGTTGGAATCCCTATACTGCCCGCTCTAGAGTAACCACGATGAGATTCTTCACCACGACGCGAACACGTACCGCCGGATTGACCCGAAAGGGTTAATCACGCGCCTTGTACTGATCGTAGTTTGCTGGGGTAGCTCAACTGGTAGAGCACCGCACTTGTAATGCGGGGGTTGTCCGTTCAAGTCGGATCCTCAGCTTCCCTGCCCGTGTCGCCTTGGGGAAGGCACCTGCATCGTAAGCAGGCCTGAGAGGGTTCGACTCCCTTCGCGGGCTCTAGGCTGACGTAGCTCAGTGGTAGAGCACTCCCTTGGTAAGGGAGAGGTCGTGGGATCGTGCCCCACCGTCAGCTCCAAATTTTCTGGGTACTGTACCTTGCGGGTGTCGTACAAGTAGTATGCAGGGGACCGAAGCCACGGGTGGGCCTGTGGGAGCCCTTCCCCCCTGAGATGCAGGAGGATCCTGTGACCCGCTTTTTCCTCCCCCAAGGTCAGAGCCAGGGGTAACTTGTAGCATGACCAAGAAGGAACTTGAACTCGTTGGCCAGATGCTGGATGTGGCAGCGGACCAATTCAGCAACCATGGCTGCAATGACTTCAAGATGCCCAACACCGATGAGAACTGGGCCTTCATTGAGGCCATGCAGGCAGGTCTTCCTCCTGAGGACTGTGACAAACGCCCTGCCCAAGGGGACCCCATCTACACCATGGATTGGGCGGTAATGAGGTACCTAGCGGACAAGGCCAGGGAGGAATCGAAGTCTTAGTGTCAGGCCGAAGGGTCTAAGTCAAATGGGTTTGCGAGTTGACCCATTGACGGAGTCCCACACGGTTTGCGAGCCCGGCCCCCAGGGTGACAATGGGGTGGCAAGGTGGATGCTCGTTGGATAGAGCGCCGGGGCGAGGTTGAAAGCCACCCGGTCGTGCGGGTTCAATTCCCGTCCACCTACTACTGTTTGGAGAGTAAGCTAACCATGGCATCAAGAATCTCAGCCTGGAAAATGTTGGTGGCCGGGTACCGACACTTCCAGCTAACAAGCAAGCAAGGGGGCCTACCCCTGGTCCAAAGACTCCGCTGGGCCTACCGGTACATGACATCCGGGCACTCCCTGACGAGCGAGGGAACGCCATGAACTGGCTCACCACCATCCTTGGAACGGGCTCTCCCAATTGGATCGCCGCCTACACATTGATCGTGTTCGCGGTAGCCTACGGAACGGCCTACATTATCCTTTCCAGGTTTGTCAAGAGGAAAACCTCCTCCTGGAAGAGCCGTGAAGAGAAGAGCCGGGTCATCCTGGATCAGTCTTGGGACCAAGCTCGGGAAGCCATCAACGGCTCCCTCAATGGCGACCAATACGATTGGGTGTGGGTTGCCGAAGGTGAAACCGCCGTCCTGATGATCCTGCAAAAACATCCCATAGCGTCCATTCCTGTCGATTCCGAATCCAAGCCTTGACAACCCACGGTAGAGTCCCTATACATCCGCTAAGTGACCTGACATGAACCCCTCCCTCCACATTGCTAGCCCGTGCATTACCGGCGCCATCGCTTCGACGATGGCAGCTGACGCAGCATGCGCGGGTAATTCAGTGGAAGAATACTCGACCGATAATCGAGAAGTCGCCGGATCGTACCCGGCCTCGCGCACTATGAGCACTGGATCCACAGACAAGTTTACCGGGCGGCGCCTTGGCGTTCGCGTCGGTGGCAGTGGTGGTCCATGCACTCCCCTGAAGAGGGAGACATACCTGTTCGATCCAGGTCCGGCGCACTCAATGAATTCCCTTGGTCCACTTTGGTGCAGCACCGATGCCTCCCTTACGGGGTTGGGTGCAGGGCACCGTGCGAACTCCAAATCCGCTACGCTAGGGATCGTCACCCTACAACCCCGCCAGCAACCCCAGCAACAGCAGCAGTGACCTTAACCGGTTCTGACTGTTAGTTTTTCGCGGGTAGCTCAACGGCCGAGCAGAGGTCTCTGAAGCCTCGTATCGTGGTCCGACTCCACGCCCGCGAACTATTCGTGGCTGGTCCATTGGCAAGACGCTAGGCTTTGACCCTAGAGAGGCGGGATCGATACCCGCGCCACGAACCAAATGTGGGTTCAATATCAAACCATGACGCGGTACGGTTGCGGTACCTCGAACTATACAACTACGAAGCTGTGGGTAGGGAGTTTGGGATATCCGGGGCAGCCGTGAAAAAAATCGTGCGGGCACGGGAGGGTCTCCTGTAAGAGTAACACCAACCATGACCCTTTGGGAAGAGTACGTCGCCAAGTATCCACCGCGTCAATTGCCCTACGAGAAGCTCCCGCCTTTCGACCCTCCCTGGGAAGAGGTGGAGATTCGCTATGACCTCTTCAAACTCCGGGCTAAGTTCAACCTCACCCACCCTCAGGCCCTATTGCTATACACGATGGTGGGGTGGCATCGGCACCACCTTATTGATTCCATGATCCATGTACGGAGTTGGAGAGGGATTGCGCAACCTACCATCGAGGATGCTCAGGAGTGGACCGTCAGCCAGCAGGCTGTTCCTTTCCGCCTGGACCAAACAGTCCATCCTATGGAGAAGCGGATCCACAACAACTTGGCCAAGAAGGGCTTCATTGAGATCCGGCATATTGACTACCACAAGGATGCCCCCTTCTTGCTTCCGTATGCCAAGGCCAAGCAGATCAAGCGGGGATTTGATGTGTGGATTCCGAAGTGGGAGGGGTTTGACCGGAAGATCGAAGAGCTGTTGTATTCCCCCGAACCTGCCCCAGTCTGAGAGTAAGGTAACCCATCATGGCCACAGAACTAGCACGACAAGTCAAATTCACCCTCAATAAGCACCCGAACGCGGACAAGCTGTCCATCGCCACAATTGATGGGATGGATTGGCAGTGCGTGACCCAGACGGAACAGTGGGGGGATGTCCGAGAGGGCATCTACATCGCCATTGACGCGCTGCTTGACGTGTCGCTTCCCAGCTTTGATTTCCTCAAGGACAAAGCCACCAAGAAGCTTTCTAATGGTCGCCCTGCACACAAGCTCAAGACAATCCGCCTCCGGGGTGCGTTGAGCCAGGGTCTTCTGATCCCGGTTCCCGAGTCCCTGCCCGGTATGCTTCCAGGCGAAACAGGGGTGGAGATTGCCCCTCTTGGGGGACATTGGGGGACCTGGACAGAGGCTCTTGGGATTGAGCGGTATGAGCCACCGATCCCCTCGAACATGTCTGGAGACATGATCCGGTGTCCCGGGGCATTCCAGTCCTACACCCACATCGAGAATGCCAAGAACTTCCCCGACGTGTTTGCGGAAGGGGATCCGGTGCGTGTGACCGAGAAGATTCATGGAACCAACTTCAGGGTGGCCCTGGTAGTTGATGGCATGGTCACCGATGGGGTGGCTACGCCAACCTACATGGTGGGAACCCACAACACGGCCAGGGACCCCAAGGGAACCAATGCCTATTCATTGGCGGCTGCCAAGTTCCTTCCTGAGGACAAGGTTCGTGCTTTAGTCCAGAACGATAATGGCTCATGGCCGATGACGGAGCACTACATCATCTTCGCCGAGCTTTTTGGAAGTGGCATTCAGGATCTGACCTATGGCTGTGAAGCCAATGTGCAGCAGGTCCGGATCATCGACGTTCTAGTTGATGGGCGGTACCAGGGACGGGAGGTCATTGAGAAGGTGGCCGAGGTCCTGGGTCTTCAGACAGTCCCGGTCCTATACCGGGGTCCCTTCAACAAGGAATCTGTCCAGGCATTGCGGGACGGCGCCTCTACCCTTCCTGGGGCTAAGCATGTCCGGGAAGGTGTGGTTGTGACCTCTGAACCGGAGACCAGAGTGGACTTCTATCAGGGCCAGCAGCTGGCATCTGGCTTCCAGGGCCGCAAGATCCTCAAGTACATCTCGGACGCCTACCTTGAACGCAAGGATGCCAAGGATGGTCATTGAGCTATGAGTGCTAACTGGGCCCAAACGATAGGCCTGCTATGCTCGGCCATTGGTCAGAACGCAGACCGGCCAGACAAACTCAAGGGATACCTTGAGAAGCTACGGGACACATTTCGTGAGGAGTGGGGGGACCATCTTCGTGTGTATCTGATTGAACGGGCGGGTTGTTACGAGCTCGCCATCTATCGAGATACCCCCCTAAAAACTCCGAATGACCGTTATTTTCCAGTACAGGTGCTTCACACGGCCGGGTACTTGGAGATGGTCCATCCTGATGGATCCGCGACAGTGACGAAAGACCGGTGGGATTGCGACCGGGTCATCCCATACAAGTTGGCGGTGTCAACGGAATTGGCTACAAGGGAACGCGGACTCAAATGAAACGCAGTCTCAGTTCTCGTATCCATGATACACTAGCATTCTATTGGCGCCTAGTAACCATCACATTGACCAAGTGGGTATCCAGGTGAGCACCCACCAAGACATTAAGATCCACGAAGTCATGGTGTTCAACCGGGCTCTCTCCAAACGGGAGATAGCCCGGTTGGAGAGGTACTGCCAAGAGGAGTACGGTAAGGTCACCCTTTGGCGTAGAGTGGTTCGCTATCTGGCGAAGTGGTGGTCCAAGTGAAACACCCCACGGGCAAAATCATATGCTTCCTGGACCATACAGCACGTGAGGAACCAGTGAAGGTCCCATTGGTGGACCCTGCCCATCTTCAGAAGGTGCTTGAGGACATCCAAGAAACACTCAAACAATATCCTGTCAAGATGCTACTCCTACATGACTCCTTCCAGGCCCCACAGAAATCAAAGGTGTGGCCCAAGGAGCCACAGCCCTTCAAGTGGTACGTTGAATCCGGTCCTACATGGGAGGAGCAAGAACTCCGTATCTTGGAGGACCAGGGACTTCTGCACATGGTTTGCCACAAGAATAGAGACCCCAAGTGACTATCCCCCAAGAGATTGAGCGCAAGTTCCTGGTTCACATTGACAGGCTCCCACCGGAAGCCAAAACGGGCGGGTCCTGTTTTGCCCAGGGGTACTTGTCATCGAAACCCGCAGTGCGGGTAAGACTTGCCGATGGGGGAACGGACCACGCCAAGGCATGGATCACCATCAAGGGGCCTGGGCTTATGACACGAAGTGAATTCGAGTATGAGATCCCACCCCGAGATGCTGAGGAGCTGCTGAAGCTGTGCCCCACGTCTCTCACGAAAGTCCGTCGCAAAGTCCAAGTGGGCCAGCATACCTGGGAGATCGACCAGTTCACGGGGGCACACGTTGGCCTGTGGCTGGCCGAGATCGAACTCACCCACGAACAAGAGACCTTTGAGATCCCGACATGGCTTGGGAATGAGGTCACCGCAGACAAACGCTTCACCAACAGCAATCTGGCGAAGACGCTTGTACTTCCTTTGGACATCTAGATGAAGTCTGCCAAGAAGTTGCTTCCGGGATTCACCCTGGAACTGTACGACCCCAACGGCTACTCGATATTGGTGGACTACCTAATGGCGGGACCCAAACCTGCCCGTGAGAGTAAAGAGGACATGAAGAAGCACAAGGTCAAGAAGCCTGCCCCTTGGATCAAACTCGGGGCTTTAGCCAACTACCACGCCATGATTGGCGGACCTGTAACCAGCGAGGTGACGGTCAGGGACACTCCCTTCCAGCCCTATCCTGACCAGGATTGGGTGGTATTTGTGGACGGGGTTCCGGGCTATGTGGCCTGTGCGGCTCTGTCGAAGCGAGAGGACTAGGCACCATGGCTGATATCTTCGCAGGTCTCGTAATGATCCTCCTCATATTGGCTTATATTGTAGGGGTGTCCGCCCTTACAGCCCTAATCTGTTGGATGATCCTGACCACGCTAATGCCCCATTCGTTTCATGGCCCCTACACATTCCTCCAGGTTTGGGGATTGTCCGTCCTGATTGGGCTAGTGGGATGGGTCGTCAATTGGGTCATTGAACAGCTGGTCTCTGAGAAGTAACATGTATGATACTTGGGAGGTAATTGTCGCCAAGGCTATTGCCCAAGGTGGGATTGTCATCTCCCCCAATGGGCTACCCGTTCGTTGCATTAGAGGGAACCTCCTCTTGGAAGATGAGCATGCGGACCACCCGGACTACAAGTTCCCGGTGGACGTGGCTCCCACACAGAACCTTGATGTCAACCCCATGGGGGAAGAGACCCATGCCCTGATCTACACAGATGGCTACATTGCAGTGACCATCTACGAGTGCTGCTATGCTGTGTGGGATAACCGTGGGAGGTTGCTGTATGGGTGCTTGGGTCACTGGAAGGAAGGGGCCTACAGGCTTTCAGATGCCTCCTTGACCAAGATCCTGGAATTGTCAAGACCCAAATCCAAGGACCGTATTGAAGGTTGGGAGTTCACGTGAGAACCATGATTGGCCATCTCAGCTTCGCGTTCCGATCCCGACCCTGGCCCAAACATGACCCCAGGATGCCCAACCACCCTGACTCCTCTCTCCGATATAGGTTGTTGTCCCGGTTCTACGATATCATCCGGCCCCTGTTCGTTGAGGAGTGGGACCACAATGAAGACTATCTCTGTGGCTATTGCTGCAAACCCGTCTTGAGACGGTATCTGTATTGCTCTGTCCAATGCAGTGAGGAACAGGACCGTTGACAATCTATATGCATCCATCCCGTGAGGGACGAACGGGTATCGATTGTTTTGGAGCTATGCGGGTGATGACCTTTCGATCAATACCCCCACAGTAAGCTCCGGGCTCATCGGTTTGAGCTCCAACTAACAGGGATCTTGGTGATCTGAACCGCAAGCGGTGCCTTTCCTCCAAGATCGCTTTCACCGATTTCACTGGGGTTTTCAACCCAATCTGTTTGTCCTCGGAACGTCCGAGCAGATTGGATCCTCCAATGAAATCCGCATGACTCTTCCTGCCACAACTCTGGCAGACAAACTTGACTCCCTTGCGGTTACTCCGGGAGACATAGTGACACGAGGGGCATTCCTGACTCGTGTAAGCCGGGTTCACCTTCTCGGTGACTGCTTTGCATTCGAGGCTTAATTGGAGGGCTCGGTAGGCAAACCTCTTCGACCCTTTGGTTTCCGATAGGTCCAAGTCCTCAACCACGAAGGTCGTGCTCGGGTGGCTCTTAACTAGCTGATTGGCTATTGTATTAGTGGCCGTCTTGATCTGGCCAGAGAGCCTTCGCTCCAAGGCCCAAAGACGCCTGGAGTCCTCCAAGAAGCCCTGTCGTTTCCTGTTAGCTCGAATAGACTGAACTCGTTTGTGGAGCCTATTGAACTTGGTCTTAAACCGTTGACCATAAAGGGTTCCACTTGAAGTGGCCGCTAAGACATTCAGTCCAACGTCAACCCCCAACTTACCGGCCGAACCATCGAAGATAGGGTCCTCAGACTTCTCGGAGAACTGGAAGACCCAACTCCCAACTGGCGTTTTTTGGGCCATGACCGTCAACTGGACATCCTTGGGACTACGAAGGAACGGAGATGCCTTGAGTGGTATTACGACGGTTTTGTATCGAGTGAGGGTGGAGAAACGGAGCCACCAACCCTTGAAGTGTAAGGACTTGGATTCCTCGATAGAGCAAGTCATCTCCGAGAGTTGCATGGGAAACCGTTCACTGATCGTTGGAGGATTTCCCACCAACTCGGGATCCCACATCCACGACCAATATAGGTCAACCAATTCTTGGCTGATGGACCCCTTCCCGAATTTCCCTCCGTGGGTCAGATGGTACTTCCCAATCGTGTAGAGCTGAATAGCCTCCAATTCACTGTAAATGCCATCAGGGTTCTTTTCAGTGACTCTCTCCGAGGAGATCTTTCCTTTGAGGACTCGACCGTAGACCCCAGAAGCCCAAGTAAGCATCATCGCTTGAGCCTGCATTTGAGCATTCTTGACGATTTGTGACGAGAGGGACTCCGATTTAGCGAAGTATGTCCGTCGAGCTGATGGGGCGAGGCTGATAATCCGGTCGGAGACCATCTTCTCAATACACGATTGTAGGTACTTGATGTACTCCCTGTGGAGTAAGTCCAACTGAGCCAACTTCCCCAAGTTGGTTTCCGGATCCGGTAATGTAAGCCTCGACTTCATAGGGTATACCTTATAGTACCACCCATAAGGTCGTTAGCGGATACTCCAGGTCGATTTCTTCCAATCGAGTGTGGATGAGGACAAAATATGATGCTTCAACAACAAGCTGTAGGCTACCCCTACCGAAAACCAAACCTTGAGGCCGAAAACCAAAGGCTCCAAGCGGCCCTGACCGCCCTTGAGGCCAAGAAGGCAAAGCTCCCCAAGCCCTGGACAGAAGACCAACGGGACGCGGCTCATATATTCCTGAGCATCCTCCTTGGACTCACGAGTATTGTCCTGATTGCTGCGGCTGGGATTACCACAGGTAGCGCCCCCTGGTGGACTTCGGTGATCCTATACACTTCGTTTGTAGCCACCACTTGGTGTCTGCTAAGAGTTGTGTCAGGTCACTGGGCTTGGTGGCAGGCATTCGCGCAGGACCCTGAATGACCCTTGAGGAATTGAGTGCCCTCAATGATGCCAGAACCCCAGGGAAGGCGGCGTATGATGATGGCCGCACCGATGGGGAGGAGCGCGGTAAACCGCCCTCCATCTACATTGGGTCGGTACTTGTTGCGGAACTCTACGGGGATGAAAACGGAGGCAGCCGTTCAAGTGGAATCCCCAGCATGGAACAGATGGACGCCAATGGCAGGACCATATGTGCCGCCCTCAATGAACTGGACCGGTTACAGCAAATCGAACAGGCCGCTCGTGCCTTGTCCTTCGATGAGACCGAGAGGCTCCAGGGAATCGAGAAGGCTGCGCGTGCCCTCTGCAAGGAATCACCTTTTGAGTTCTCACAGGACGGAGGCAGCTACCAGTGTACCTTCTGCCTTGACACAGAGGGAAACCACGAATGGGGATGTGCATTTGTGGTCCTGGCCCGATCTCTAGGCATCCCAATGGAAGAGCTACCCAATCAAATGGACGGAATCAAATGAGTGGGGGAATGGATGACGGGGAGCCCGGCGGGAAGCACAACTACGTTTCTCAGCCACCACAGGAGGATACCATTGAGAGCCTTGCCGATTGGCTGGCCAATATTGGAGCTGCTTGGGGGACCCGGGAGTCATGGATACGTCGAATCAATGACTATATCTCAGGTGACTGTTTACACGTAGATCGCAATGAGGTGTTCCATTGCTGGGAGACTACCCCACGGGTTGCCCAACTCATCCTCCGTGAACGGGCCCAGCTCGCCCAGAAGTGTACCCCAGAGATCATGGAGGCATCGAAGATGGCCTATAGGGGCTATTGGTGCCAGACGGGGGCGCATGACAGCATAGCAGAAATTGACGCTGAGTGGGAGGATCTTGTCCAAGAGGATCCTTCTATGGCGCGCAATTACCGCAATGCCGCAATAGCAGTTCTCGAATGGGAGCGAGCGAGGCCTCGGGTCGTCCTATCCCGCCATAATGTCCCCGCCACCCTCACCCCGGTAGAGTGTGAGGCAATAGTTGCCGAGCTCTTGGAGCATGGAGACCCTCCCATGGAAGCCATCAAAAGACTGGTTGCCAACTCCGAATTTCTCACGAAGGCTGCCATCAAAGCCGAGAAGGAACGGGATGTGGCGGTTACCCAACTGGCAGAGGCCACTAGGGAACGGGGCCTACTCCAGAGGGCCATAGATGGACTCTGGGATAGGCTGGGGGGACGATGAGTGCCAAGTTTGCTACGGACACAGCAGCCCGTCGAAAAAAGACCGGGAGTATGGCCAACTCCCTACCCAGTGCCAGAAAAGGCAGCTCTTGGGGCTCCTGTATGTCCCAGCGGGAAAAACAGCATGAGAGGCATGGGATCAAAAAAGCCACCCATACCGCGGATCGTAGGATTGGGGCAGAGGATATTCGTAAGGAACTATCCGGTGAGGACCTTGAGGTGAGTGGTGCCCCCAAGTCAAAGGGAACCAAGAAACCACAGTACCAATTTGTGGACTCGGATCCCAGCAGAACCCCATGGTGCCCCATCTCATGCAAACATCTTCTGACCATCAGCATCGGTGGGATTACCAACACTCAATGGAGCCGCCGGAGACATACCTATAAGAGCCATGCGGTAGTATCCGCCAATCACATTACTGGGCACTATATCACTGCCTGTGGTAAGCACTCGGAAATGAACCCAGACCGTCGGGATGGCTATACCCTGAGCCACAACCGCGAAGTTACCTGTCAGAAATGCAAACAGGCCCTCGCCCCCTATGAGCAGGTTTGGGAAGACTCCAATGAGTGATCTAATCGACGAGGTGGCAAACGCCATTGCCGACATCGGCGACCCGAAAGAACGGGCCAGTAATCTCGCCATTGCCATACGCTCACAAGGTCTCAGGGAACGAGAGGCCTGTGCCGAGATTGCAACAGAGTATGCCCTAGCCTGTAGTGAGAACAAAACCCACTCGACAATGGAAGCTGCCCTAATCAACCTAGCCAAAGAAGTCGCCGCCCATGCAATTGCGGACCGGATTAAGGCGAGGAAACCATGACCACGAAGCAACCCGAACCACAGCCCGAAGAGGACTGGGGGCCCTGGTTCTACGATGACTGACCGATACATATATGCCAACCGAGAAGACTGGGCCCTCCAGGAAGCCCGAGACATCTTGGTTGAGAAACCAGAGCACTACGAGGAAGACATCAAAGATGCCCTCCATGAGGCATACCAACGGGGGTTGAAGGCGTCCCCCTCAATGGAGAGCCTGAACAAGCTCCTTGGATTACAGGCATACATGAGCTCCATTGGAGCCAAGGATGTCCCCTGTCATTGTGGCAGTGGTGCCCACCCCCGGAAGTGTGACCGCCACCCCTGGGCTTTTGATGCTCACGTCCTCGAACTGAACTACGAGAACCTGAAGGATGTTGCCCAAGAGAACGAGAGGCTTCAGGACGAGAACATGCGCCTCAGACTCATTGAGTTGCGTGTCCTCCGGTATCGAGATGACACCAAGGTACACCATGAGGCCATTAGAGCATGGGAAGAAGCTTCCACCCACGAGTCCAAGGATGCCGCCCTGGATGTGGTGTCCAGCACCTGTGACGCCTGCATTGAGTCCACCAACCAGTTACTGCTGGCGGTAGGCTACGAACAGCCCAAAGAGAGCGACCATGACTAGGCGGGTCCCCTCTGACTCTGTGTGGAAGGCCACCATCAAAGCCATCCCCATTGGCAAGCGGGTAGGGGAGTCCGTGTACTTACACAACTCAGCCTTGTGGCCAGCCCAAGAGGGGAGACCTCTTGGGGACATTGTGGACCAAGCAATGGGGTTTGTTGACCGCCAACTCCCGGCCTCCCAGGAGAGGGTCATTGACATCGTGAAATTTTCACAGCGGAAGCCTGTGGTCTCTTTGCTGTGCTACCCTACGTTTTTCGAGGATGCCTTCCCGGCCATCAACCATGCCTACACGGTGGACCTGAAGGCAGGAACGGTCAAAGAGCGAGACTACTCCAAGTACACCAACAAGCCAATCCTTCACCGTAAGGAACTCTTCCTCGCCAAGGATCACCCCCGCTATGAGGAGTTTGCGGCCATAACCCGAACTATTGAGGACCTGGGGCTGTTCTGCGATACCAAACGAATTGGCTATGAATGGGCATGGGGGCGTCGACTTGCAGATGCCGGAGTCAAGGTGTTTGGAAACCAGATCATCAGTCCCTGTCCTACGGGGGTCATAGCATGATTGAACCCAACTACAGGCAGCTCGGGGATCCAGGACCCCTAGCCGAACCTCTGACCGCGCACAAATTAGCCCAGATAATCGATCATTTCTACCCCCGGGGAGGGATGACGATTTTTGTTAACCCAACAGATTGGTTCCGCCTCTATGGGGACCCACACATCTGGAGTTTCACGTCACGCATCACCCTAGATGAGTTTCTGTTCCTGGGTGCTCGTATCTTCACGGATGAAACAGTTCCTATCGGTGAACCAAGGATCGTATCGTGAGCCAATCCCTAGCGTTCACCATACTCTCAAACGAATTGAGGCATAGGTGCCGTGAGGCTGGGTATGGGGACATCATCGTGGGGTCCTGCGATATACTGGCGCTCAACAAGGATGGGCTGTCCTACTGTGAGGCAGGCCACAAGGAGCACCCAACGATTGATGGGAAACCTGCACTGTGGGTCATCGTAGAGAACCTGATTGGCATGTCTTCTGGCTCATGTCATTGGTGCGCGTTCAAGCGCCAGGAAGAGATGTCAGACATGATGAGGTATGCCCTGGAAGGGGCCCCTTTTCATTGGGCTACCGAGCATTACAGGGACCTACGAAAATGACATACTCTGCTAGGACTACCCGCCCAATCCGCCCCCAGCTGCACCGCTACCTTATGGAGCATGGTGTCTGGAAGCCCGGTGACGTGAATGCCGATATCGGCGGGGGCAAGTACGACATTGCCACCGAGTATCTGGCCGAACACGGGGTCACCAACTACGTCTGGGACCCCGGCAATCGAAGTGAAGATCACAACAGGGCTGTCCTTCGGGCAATCCTTGATGATAGCCACGGAAGAACAGCGGGGGCCGATACCGCCACTATCGCCAATGTCCTGAACGTCATACCCACTCTGGAAGAGCGACTGGATGTTTTGCGTCGAGCAGCCAATGCCGTGAAGCCTGGAGGGGCCGTTTACATCTGGGTCCATTGTGGGGACATGTCTGGAGTTGGCAAACCTACCCGGGATGGCTGGCAAGAGAACCGCAAAACTGCCTCCTACATGCCCGAAGTCGAACAGGTGTTCCAACTGGTTGAACGCAGGGGTAGGGTCATCTGTGGAGCATTGAGGAGACTCGGATGAAAAAGGTCGTGTGGCGGCAGGTAGAAGTAGAGCATGGACCCTTCTACAACGTGAACTCCATTGCGGGCGTTGTAGTAGGGGTTACCCCGGCCAAGGTATCCGAGTCTCTCAATGCTGAGGCATGTAGGACATTCCGGCATCCGTGTAAGGAAAACTAATGAAGACCTTCCATGAGACACTAGCATCCCTTACGGTGGGATGGGCCATCACCAATGTGGAGCCTGGGAGGGGACGGGAAGGGGGTCCAGCCAAACTCACCCTCAGCCGAGATGGCAACATCCGTACTTTGGAAATCCGGGCCGGTATCTATGAGCCCGTCATCGAGTCCGTTCAGGACAGGCAGCCGGGCTCCGGGAACCCTACCTACTCCGATGTGAGCGACATGCTAGATACGATCCTGGAACAGGTGTCCGCCTATGAGGATACCAACCACGATGGTTGCCGAATTGAGCCTCTAGAAGACGTGTTCGCCCGTCGGTTTGGTTTCCGGTGCGTGGAAACAGGCCAGGAGTGGTGGACCACCATGAGTGCGGTCAAGGAATCCCGCCGTTACGCTTCTAGGTTCCGGTCTCCTGAATCCAGGCTGGAACTAGCCAACGATCTTAGCCAAGGTGTAATTGGATGGGGAAGATAATGTACCAGATCCGGCGATTCATGGGCCACCAGGAACACCGTTGTGGGCACACCGTCTGTAACTGCAAAGGCCTGGACATCTGGGCACCCATCGTGGACCCGCGAACAAGGACCCCGGCTAACTACCACACCCACGGTGAGGCGGTACAGGACCTCCCGGATCTTCGGTTGGCCGTAGGACTCCAGGAAGGCGTGGAGCCCCGGGATCTTCGGGTGGAGAGGATCGAGTTGGGGCAGGCAGACCCAGACACCCGCCCTGTCAAAGAACGTTCGACAAGGACGATTTCTTCCACGGAGGGGCTCAGAGGGGGTAAGGTAGGGGGGAGTCCACTTGACATCCTATAACCTGTCACTATACTGAACGGACCATGAACCTCTCGACCCACAGCACCAACACAGCACCAGCGGCGACAGCCGCTTGCGTGGTGGCGTGCGTGGGTCCAGCCGCCCCGCCCGCAGCCTAACGTCGTTGCACCCTCAACCAGTGGATGCGACTGAAAACAGGTTTGACTCACGGGGAGTAGCTCAGTCTGGTTAGAGTATCCGGCTTGGAACCGGAGGGTCGCTGGTTCGAATCCAGTCTCCCCGACTGTTTCGTTTCTCGTTTCGTTTGGGGCCATAACTCAATTGGCAGAGTGCTAGCCTTGCAAGCTGGAAGTTGCGAATTCGAATTTCGCTGGCTCCACCCTCAAATGATCCAGAATCCATAGGTACCATGAGCCATTCAAGCGGACGCGTCTATTTGGATACGGACCAGCCAGATCCGGAACGGGAGCTGGTTGGCTGGTTTGAGTATGACGGGACCAGCGATTTTGCTCGGCCCAAGATATTCCCCACCCAGGATGAGATGTCTGCCTGTTGGCGTAAGGATCAAGGCAAAGTTACTTGCACCTGTGGGAAGCCCACCACAAAAGTGCTCATTGTTGCGGACTACGGGTGTATGCCCGAATGGCAGGGATATGCCTGCTTGACATGCATGGTGATCAGTGCACGACGTGGAAGGGATCCAGACTGGTCTTGGAAGGCCCGGGAGCGACAGTTCGGGGCCTTTGGATTCAGCAATGAGGAAGACGTGGAAGATGTGGATTGGGAGTAACCTAGAATGAACTCAACCCAACCCACAACACCCTGCCCCCTCTGTGACCGAGTGGGTCCTCAACTGGTCCTGGAGAGGCACCACCTCAAGACACGTCGTGAGGACAAGGACCTGATTGAGCTGATATGTAAGGAGTGCCACAAACAAATTCATGCCCTGTTCCCCCAGCGGGACCTGAGGAACGAAGCTCTCAACCTAGATAGCGTTGAGGGACTCCTGGCCAATGAGAAGTTCTTGGCTGCCAGGAAGTTCATCCAGAAGGTCAAACCCGGCGAGACAATCAGGTCCCGAGAATCCAAACGGAGGCGGGGCTGGTGACATGTCAGGAGCAAACGGCTATACCCCTGAGGAGTGGTTCGACCTACGGGTTCGGATGATGGCTGAAGTGTGGGTGGACGCGGACCACGTCATCTTTGAACGAATGTTCCGAGCGAATGGCATCCCCTGGGAACAGCCCTCCAAGGAGTCCCGAGAGAGGGAAATCATCGAGACCCTACCCATTGCCAGAAAACACCTAGAGGACTATGACAATAGGACGGATAGATGACGGCGACTGTTAGGGGTGGGGACCGTACCTCTCTAGACACCTATCCAACACCTCCCTGGTGTGTCCAATCCCTAACAGGTGCCCTCTCCCTGCCACCGGGGAATTGGCTAGAGCCTTCAGCCGGGCAAGGGGCCATCATTCGAGCTGTCAACCGAAGTGATGTGCACTGGTCCGCGGTGGAGATCGACCCGACCCATGAGGCCACCCTTCGCCCCCTAGTGGCCAATGTCTACATGGGTGACTTCTTGGAAACCCAACTTGGCACCTTCGATGTGGTCATTGGGAACCCACCGTTTTCCAAGGCTCCCCAATTCGTTGAACGATCTCTGGGTCTTGCCAATATCGTAGTCATGTTGCTGCGCCTGTCATTCGTGAGCACCAAAGGACGGTTTCACTTGATGGGCCACAATGCCCCGGATATGTATGTCCTACCCGACCGACCCCAATTCGCAGGAACGAATCGAGATAGCAGTGACTATGCTTGGTTTGTCTGGCATGCCAATCAAAATCGGCGCCGAGGTATCCTGCATGTCCTGGATCCCGTACCCCCTGCCAACAGGAAGCCTTTCCACATGGCAGACTATGAGGTTCCCTTCAATGTGTGTGACCTCTTGGTACAGTAGTGGTATGACGTTCCTTACAGGCTTCCTTCTCTTCCTTGCCTCTCTTCCCAACAACCATCATGTCTCACATAGGCCACCACCGAGGGTCAGACATTTATGGTGTTTCGTCACAGTCTTGCAACGGGCCGAAGTGCGGGTATGTGAGCCCACCCAGACAAGTTGCTGGGCTCGACGTGAGCTCATAGAGCATGGTGGGGCTCAGGTAGGGCAGTGTGCTCCTACAGCGGTCCCATGACCAATCGTTAGCCCCCTGTCGATTTCCCTGGCTAATCGTCCTCTAGAAGCGTAGTATAGGTACAAGCCTCAAATGAACCAGCATCTGCATCACCACTGTTATTGATCGCGTCGGCTGACGGCCGAGTTTCGCGATATACGGAGTGTTGCACCTGAGTGGAAAGGGTCCCGGCTGTAAACCGGGAGGCACTGCCAGCCCGGCTTCGATTTCCGGACACTCCACCAATGAATCCTTGCCCGAACGGCCAGGGAGGAGCCTGCAAAGCTCTCTAAGTGGATTCGACTTCCACAGGATTCTCCAAGTGTTTCTGAAAGACGACCATGAAGACCACGAACCCCCATCGACCCCATAGGACCTGCCGCCGGTAACGAGCACCCGGCGGTTAATCCCTGGCTCTTTGTTTGTGGCTGTGGGGTAGTGGTTGCCCGCTGGGCTGTGAACCCGGAAGTGCTGGATCGTAACCAGCCAGTCACTCCATTTGGGGGCAGGATCCGAAAAGGTTCCGCTGCCCGTTCTCGTTTTCCACCTTCTGCTGCCCCCTCATGGTGTAACGTCCTCTATGCGGTACAAGAACATCGCGAACCACCCTGAGTTTTCCAAGCAGGCCAAGAAGACGGATGACTTGAAGGCTGCCCTTATCTACTATGGCGCCAGCCTTAGCCCGGATGCTCTCAAGGCGGTCCAAGCTGACTACAAGAGGGCAGAGATCAAGATCCAACGGCTCTGCAAGGTCCTGGACAAGCAGGGCTACCGGGAGTTTCTCTGATGCCATGGACCGTCTTGAACAAGCCCAAGGCTTCTACGGAGGCGTCTTGAACAAGCCCAAGGCTTCTACGGAGGCTAAATGCGATGCCCTGGACGAAATTCTTGATGCGGATCCCGCGAACCAGGAAGCCCTTCAATATGTGATCCGGGAACTCTCGAAGGACTTCGAGGATGAGCCAGAAGATACTTGGTTAAGGCACCTGCTGTACATTGCAGAGACCACTCAAGTATTTGACCCCTATGCCAGGATGCAACTCTATCAGGGCCTATTGCGTCAAGCCCTGTGGGTATGTGAGGATCTGGAACGCCTACGAGGACGGGAGACTTTAATCTGGTCAGCAGTACGCCGGGCAGCCTCTATTGTAGACCCAATAGACCGCCTCACTGATTTTCTGCCCGTCCTTCAGTCTGGTATTGCAAGTGGGGTCTACTCCATTCAGCAATGTGTCCTACAGGGCATCCAGAACACCTTGGGGGGGAGGACTACCCATGATGTGCTCACCCCAGCCAGTCAAAAGGTCCTCCAAGGTGTGGTCAGGGAGAGACTTGAGTTCCTGTTGGCCGCCCCAACGTCCGCGAGGGGCAGTGAGACTGACTATCAGACCCGTGCGGGTTACTCTGCCCTGCTGGTCAATGTCCTGGCCACTATGGAAGGCTTACAGGATGACACATATCAGGAAGCCCTGATTAGGGTGGCCGCCACGGTGCCCCCACAAACTATGTCTACGATCCGCCGTTTCTTGGACCTGAAGCGAGAACAACTCAAGAACCCCAAGGTATCGTAAGACCATGAACAAAAAGGACAAGATTTTGGGCTCCTACTACATCCACGTCTGCAACAGTGGAACCACCATCGGGGTCCGAGACCGTAAAGGGGCCATAGGTCACGAGATATACATAGAGAGCGGGTTTTTTGGGCTTGGCTCAACTGAAATGGTGATTGGGGGAAGGGGTGGGGACTATTGTGGAGTCCATGCCTCTGATCTTCGAGAGCTGGCTGCCATGTTCACCAAGGTAGCGGACCAGATCGAGGGCAAGTGATGCCTAGTGGATACCTAGCCTACCGGGACATGATGGCAGAAATTGATGGGGGCCCCACAGACAAAGAGGCTCGGGCCAAGCTGTGGTCCGAAAAGGGGATCACCTCACGGGACCTTCGGTGGGAGGGTCCTGAGAATGAGGGTAATGGGACCGTTATCTTCCAGCATGGGAAGCCTGTGTACTTGATGTGGTATGAGTGGAACATCACCTACGAGAACCTGATGGCATCTTTGCAGAAGGACCTGGGTGGTCTATTCCTGAAGCTAGTGGACGTGAGGGGTGGAAACGGCCATTATTCGGCTGGTTTGGATGTCATAGGATGAAGGCCCTTAAGCCTAACGCCATCCTGAGGGTCTTCAAGCGCCCCCGGGTCTTCCTACCGGTCATTCACACGCCTACCCTCCAAGAGGCATTGTCGTCCGTGGAAGTGGCCATTGAGGCAGGGGCGGATGGTGTCATCCTGATCAACCAGGGGATGACCGTTAAGGCCATTATGGGAGACCTGTTGCCACGGCTCCCCCTCCTGGCAGGCTATCCAGGGATGTGGACGGGCCTCAATGCCCTTTCGTACACCCCCGAGGAGGCCGTGGGGCTAGCAGCCCTGTATGGGATTGATGGAGTCTGGTCCGATGATGCAGGGGTAGACCATCGAACTGCGGATGAACGGTATGCCGCAGGGAGTACCTTCCTTGAGACCAGGAATCGCCACAACTGGGGGGGCCTGTACTTTGGAGGAACTGCCTTCAAGACACAGACGGAAGTTGAACTTGCGGACCTTGCTGAAACGGCCAGAGCTGCAATGGGCTTCGTGGATGTGGTGACCACCTCAGGTCGTGGGACAGGGGTTGCCGCCCAGCTATCCAAAGTACGTGCAATCCGAGAGGCTATCGGGAACCATCCGATGGCCCTGGCCAGTGGCGTCACCCCCGAGAATGTCCACCAATATCTGCCCTACGTGGATGCCTACTTGGTGGCTACCGGTATTGAATCTGACTTCGGGGTCCTGGACCCTGAACGTACCCGAGCACTTGCGGAAGCAATTCATGGGTGGGCTCCGGGACCATGAGAACGCCAGCGGAGGCTTGGGGCCTTACAGAAGACGAGATGGATGATGTCGTTCGTGCAGCATTTGAGCTGCGACCAATGATTCCCCCTACTCAACACGAACGAGCTCGCATCGCCGAGGCCCTCAAGAAGTATGTTGAAATCAAACAGGGGCATGGGTGGGCTCCGCCGGGTGTGCCCCCGGGAGTAAGGAGGAGACCATGACCCGCAAGCGCACCACCGAGCCGACGATCTTGGAAACCCTAGCCAAGTATCAGGGCCCCTTGTTCAAGTGCAACGTGACGGCTCAACGGTATGTTGAGGACGTGACGGTCCTGCTTGCCAGGATTGCGGAACTTGAGGCTGTTCAAACCCAAGAGGTTGCAGAGACCAACGCCCAATTACAGCTGCGTGAGAATCTGGACGCGGCCTATTTGGAGGAAAATTCCACACGAGACCTACATCTGGACGCCACCCGTCAACAGCGAGCCCTGGACCTACCAGGACGGGTCGCAGCTATGGAGGACGTCCTGGCACCCTGGCCAGAGCTTCCGCCGACTCCAGAGACCCTTGAGGAGCTCGATGTGGATTACTACACTGCCAACGGGGGCCGCTCCCATGGTGTGGATGTGAAGCCCCCCACAGAGTCCCTCTGCCCAATCTGTGAGACCCCGTGCAGTCAGGCAAAACCCCATGCCCATGAGATCATTTCCGATGAGTCCGGGGAAATCGTATTCATTGACAAGGGCATCCTCGATGAAAACTCCCCCCCGCTCACCCCTGAAACGGTGCGGGTTCTGTTGGCTGAGGGGCGCGAGATGCGCCGGGTACTGACAGAGCGAGTTGACAAGATGCGAGAACTACCCACAACTGCGAAGGAACCGTGCTGATGAAAACCAAGGAACTGGTTCGTCAACTTCAGGAACAGGACCCCTCGGGGGAGGAAGAGTGCTGTTGTGGGAACCAAGACATCTTTTTTGTTTCCAAGGACCCAGCTTACTACGACGGCTCCCTTCAAGTTCTGATTCGGGACCCGGCCAAAGCCCCCTACTACGATGTTGTGGGTGGCAAATATGTGCGAACCGGGTTCAAGATCCAAATCCACACCCTGGGGATATCGGACATCCTCGATGATCCCAAGGCAGTCATCGACTACACCGAAGTGGGCCCCGACCTACAGGGGGCATATGCGACTGCGGATGAGACCTCCCGTGAGGCATACCGGAAAATGCACTGTGACATTGAGAGAGACCTGTTTGTCAGATGGGCACGTGGAGTGGCGGACAAACTGGCAGGGGACATCAGCGAAGTTAATGGGTGTGCCCGCAACTTCTTCGACGCCAACCTGTCCCCAATTGACCCCTTCCCGGTGGATCTTGGGGCCATGCTACCCGATGGGACCTACAGGAGTTACAATGACCGGCGGTGTGCCCAGTGGTCCCGAGAGATTGAACTGACCTTCGATGGGATGGGTTGGGACTTCAAAAAGAAGGTGCTTTGATGCTCCCTACAAGTGCTTGTGTGGTCCTCATCCGTTACGGGAAGATCGCAGCAATCCGGTCCAGGAAGCACAACGGGGCCATTGAGCTGCCAGGGGGAAAATCAGAGCCCGGAGAGAAGCCGGAGGAGACCGCAATCCGGGAGTGCATCGAGGAGGTGGGAGTGCACCCCTACTTGGTTCGGTGCCTGCACGTTGAGGAGGATGATGGACATGGATACCAGTGCTACGTGTACTTGGCCCGCATCCACGAGGGGGATCTGGAGTCCGGTCCTGAGGGGGAGGCTGTCTGGGTCACCCCTGAGGAACTCTTGACTGGAACCTATGCCCGTATCTCAGCGAAGTGGCTATCTACGATCAAGGATGAGTTGGGCCAATGGCAGGATCCTCAAGTGGGGGATTGAAATGACAATCGAGACCGTAGAGGTCATTCGACCGATCCAGTTCGGTCCCGCCACCGGGCACTAACCTTGTTGCATTTTCCGATGGGTCGAAAGCTTCTGGCGAGAGGCTTGCCATCATGGCAGCAATTGGTCCCGTAGGTCTTAGCTCGCGCAAACACAGCACTCCATGCCTCCCACCCATCGGCACCGTGACATGAATTCGTGGCCTGGATCTTGTTCCCCTTCACATCCACGACCAGGACGCTGTGAGAAGTGTCGTAAGCGTCCTCCCACTGGAGACTGAGTTCAACCGGGTATCCACGCGCCAACTCCTGCTTGATTCGGGGAAGGGTACAGGGAACCCGCACGGCTCGAATGCGAAGATGCCTGTGCATCTGGGCAATTCGGTCTTCATTGATGGTGCCATCCTTCAAGGTGCCCGTGTACCTGACCCACGCCTTGTAGGCCTTGCAGTCCAAGTGCGGGCTGAGCGTGGGTAGTCCCAGGAAAATTGCCGCATTGGTGGCTGTAACCAGCTGACAATCAGACCACCACTGTGAGTGCTCATGGTGGAAGAGCTTCCCCCCCGACGCCAGGAATCCAACCTCCTGGGAGGAGGAGCTGTAGAGCCGTTCGACCCGTCCCATCAACGTGTCGTCCAGCCTCCCCAAGCTGTCTAAAGCCAGAGAATCCAGAAATGGGGGCTTGCTGCCCCTGCCCCTGAAGGAACTAATGACCTGATTGAGGATCTTGCTCTGGTAGGCCGAGATTTCAACTTGCATGGCGAGGCTCCTTTCAGGGACGACAGAAACCAGTCTCCTCAACAGCCGGGTTTGTGCTCAGATGGCAGGTAAAACCAGGGGCACACGTCCGGGCACCCAGGTTGTCCATACAGCAAGGTTGCTGGAGACCCCCGCACAGGTAACATGCTCCGGCACATGACCCAGGAGAGCACACGGTCCCGTAAAGGTCGCGGTTCATACAGATGGACCCCGCAAGGCAGACGTTGCCTGGACAACAAGGCTGGGCAGTACCACTATCCACACGGTAGCCATAGTTGATACCCCCTGCCCCGCAGGTCGTGTTTCGACGGCAGGTGGCACCACCCGCCCCATCGCTTACACAGGTGAGGGCCGGGCCGCAGACCGGGCTGGTATGACAGCAGGCACCACCCTCGACCCCGCATAGGGGAGCTACATCCGGAGGGGCCACCACATCGGGAGTCACATCCTCTCCCTGGGGGGCATCGGATACAACATCCGGAGTTACCACATCCTCGGAAGCAACCTCCGAGGCAGCATCTTGAGTGTCTCCCGGAAGCTGGGCGTCCTCACGGCCCGTTTCTGTACCGGCATCCTCCGGGGTCCCGGAATCCGCGATCCGGAGTTCCGGAAGCCCACAGGCCATGAGAAGAAATGTAATGAAAACGATGGGCTTCATGATTCGTCTCCCAGATTGATGTGGCCTGCCAGCAGGGCATTCTCCAGCCCCATCACCTGCATCTGCCCACACTTGGGGCACTTGTAGCCCTGGGCATCGGGCTCCACCCCATCCGCCGTGATGTCATCACAGGCTTGGCAATACCCGGCGTAGTTGCCAGATTCCGCCTCGTACTCTTCTTCCGTCATGTTCATGGCTAGGGATCTCCTACACACCCTATCGGTATGAGCGAGGGGATCTTTAGCAAAATCGACCCAAAGGTGTAAGGTTGCTGCCATGAAACAATATCCGTCGATCTCCAAGGACCACATCCATGGAGTCCCCTTCTACGTCTTCGACAAACTTGATGGCAGCAATTTGCGTGCAGATTTTTCGGCCAAGAAAGGATTCTGGAAATTCGGCACCCGGACCCGTCTCACGGATCTATCGGATCCTATTGGGAAACTTGCCCTTCCACTGATTCAGGCCCAAGAGGCAGCTTTTGCAGCCCTCTTCCAATCCCTCCGAGAACGAGAAGCCACCTGTTTCTTCGAGTTCTGGGGCCCCTCTTCGTTTGCCGGAGTCCACGACTACCAGGAAGCGGGGCACCGGGTAGACCTAATTGACGTGTCGATCCATCGAAGAGGCTTCATGGGGCCCAAGGAATTTGTGAAGACTTTCGAGGGGCATGTTCCAACAGCTCCGCTGCTCTACATGGGGAATGTCACCGAGGACCTCACCCAAGCGGTCTGGGACGGAACCCTACCTGGAATGACATTCGAGGGAGTTGTCTGTAAGGGGGCCCCCCTCAAAAAGGGCTATCCTCCTCACATGTTCAAGCTCAAGAGCCAAGCCTGGATAGCTCGGGTGAAGTCCCTCTACACGGATCCGGCCGTCTTGGCAGAACTCCTGTAGACCCGTTTCCAGGAGAAAAGATACAGTGTGTCCCAGGTTGCCACACTTGGCGGTATTCGCCCGATGGTACACCCAATATCAGGGGGTACACGAACATGGCGCCAACTCTAGACATTTTCGACTACTGCACAGGTTGTGGGATCTCACCAACCGTTGGAAGCACCCGACTTTGCTACGATTGCCTGGACCCGAAGCATCCTGACCAGCCTAGCGTGGCTCCACCCCCTAACAATGACGAGCGGAACTGGGAAGTCCTGGATGAGTATCTCCAGATTGTTCCCCTCGAAAATCCCTAGCTTGGGGTAAAAGGGGAATGACAGCCAAGACCCCGCCAATTGAAGAGCCCCATTCCTTCCAAATCCAGCAGCTCCATCTCGTGATAGCGGTGGATGGCCGAAAATGGGAATACCGGCACAAGAACGGTATGGCTCAAGTCGGCCAAGTGGGTCATCACCCACAGGACGAAGTCACCGAACTAGGAAAAGCTGTGCTCACCATGAGCATTGAGGAACTGTTGAAGGCAGTTACCCAAATGAAGCGTCAGTTTGAAGCTGGCGTTCCGCCTGTCGATGGCCTAGCGATGTTCCGGGCCGCGGGGCTTGAAATTGAGTAATCAGGCCATGAAATCCAAAAGTGACCCGAATTGGGCCGTCTACAAGACCGTTCCTGCCCTCCCCAAAATCCCCCTCAGCACAACGGCCAATAGGGTCACTGAGGCAGCCAATTTGCTCCGTGGGGTTGGTGAGACGGTAGAGGGATTGGGCCATGATGCATCCCAATGGAGATCCCTACGACCTGAAGTTCAGGTGTTTGCCCAATTGATGGAACGGAAGCTTCGAGCTAACGACCACAAGGATGGATGGAAGGAATGCAGCCCTGTAGAACTCTTCAAGAGAGTCCAAGAGGAGATGGAAGAGTTCCGGCTGGCTTTTGAAAACCCCAACACCCTAGGAGAGGTTGCCCTCCGTAATTCCCCGGCGGCGATTGCCTGGGAGGGGATCGATGTGGCCAATATGATACTCATGGTCATCGATGTGATGGGTATACTCACCCCTACCCTGAAGGGTTAGCGATGAATGAATGACAAGGACGACAAGGTAGAGGCCCTCCTCCAGAAGTACAACATCCCCAACCCACGTTGTAGGGCCTACGTGGGAGATGGCTGGGTTCCCCTTGTGGATCAGCTGTTCGCTGACATGATTGCTCTGGGATGGGACCGGGACCTACACCAGCTGAAGGAAAAATTCGGCGGTCTCAGGGTGTATATTGGCGTGTCCTCCGCAAGCGTCAAGGAGCGCATTCGGGTAGCGGAAGAGGTCGCTGCCCGTACCTGTGATGAATGTGGCGCTCCAGGCGAGATCCTGGAATCCCCTCGGGGTTGGTGGACGTGCTGGTGCAAAGGCTGTTATGCCAAGAGCCTCACCAAGTATATCGAGGAGTGCAAGGTGGATCTGGCCGAGACCTTGGTGAGTATTGAGAAGAACAAGAAGACTATCTCAGACGCCTTCTGGTCTTCCACGATTTCTGCTGTTATCACAGGGGATCAGGCAGACCTGACCTCCCTGGAGAAGGCTCAGAAAAACCTCAGTCGCGACACTTCGTGTGCCCAAGAGATGCAAAAGGACATTGACGCCTGTGAGAAGTACCTGAAGGAGATTCAGCCCGATGAGTAATCCCAGGAGTCTATCCAAATCCCAAATTGGGCTGCTAGCCATGATGGGAATGAGCGTGGAAATGAGGAAGTCCTATGCACGGGCATTGGTGTATAATTCTGTGCTGTTGGCCACTGACAAACGATTCAACCATTGGGCGACAGTCGAACACCAGGACGGTTCTAGGTTCGTTCTCGCCTGCGCCTTTTTGATTACTGATCCTGAAGACGATGGGTACCTGTGGTTGATGGCTGAGCATTCAGGGGTTCACGTTTTCTGTAAGGAAGACCTCGCCCACTGGCGTGAATTCAAGAGGATAGGATGAGGGAACTCAAAAACAAGCTGCCCGAGAATGTGAAGCGGGACATCCCTATCGATTTGGTGGGGGTCCGAGAGTCCCGAAAGTTCTCTTCAGGCAAGGTACAAGGGCCCGATGATCCGGCCCGTCACTGGCTTCGCTCATTGAATGAGATTACTCGTCCTTGGGAGATCAAGGACCAGTCCCTAATCGAACAGGAGCGGGCCTTCGCAAGGCACCAGTTCAACCTTGGCCTCCGAGATGTGGTGCTCGAAACAGCCGTGGCCATGGAGCAGGCCCGACGCCGGGGAACAGACTCCCAGAAGACGTACACCCGGGGAGCCTTTGAGAAGGCCCTGGCTGACTTCATGGTGGCCCTGGAGATCGAATAGTACAGCCACCCCTTGACACCTCGGTAATTCGTCTTTAGACTACACAGGACACCATGTTCGATCGTGCAACCAACTCCATTCCGAGCCTGAAGCTAGAGCTATTGCTTAGCTGTGCCGGGGTGGATTTATGCACTCGTGCGTAGGTCTGAGGTCCCCGGCAGCAAGTAGGTAGCTTGGCCGGGTGATGGAATTTTGGAAGACATGCTGGTCTCAGAAGCCAGTGGGAGTAACTTCCCGTGAGGGTTCGATGCCCTTCCCGGCCACTCTGCATGAGTGGTGTAACTGGTAGCCACGTAGGAATGAGAGTCCTATGTCGAAAGACGTGCAGGTTCGATCCCTGTCTCATGCACTGTTTCTTTAATGTTTTCGCGAGGATGGCGGAATTGGCAGACGCGCCGGACTTAGGATCCGGTACCGCAAGGTGTAGGGGTTCAAGTCCCCTTTCTCGCACCAACAGCTGGAAGTAGGTGAAGACTAAAACAACAATGATTTCCTGGGTTATTGGTGAAATTGGCAGCCACGCACCATTCAAAATGGTGTCCCGCAAGGGGTATCGGTTCAAGTCCGTTATAACCCACTACGGCCCTGTGATGGAATTGGCAGACATTCTCCCACTTAAAACGGGAGGCCGCGAGGCATCCGGGTTCAAGTCCCGGTAGGGCCACCTATATTTTTTCCACAGTACGTGGGAGTCTGTGAGTGGCAGTTGGGGCACAGTAACCTCAGGTTTTCCAGGCGATGGTCCGTGGGGACCCCATTCTTGTGGTCTAGGTGCAAGGAAATTGGCTTCCCCTTCCATGTGGTCAAAAGGCAGTCCGGGTCAGAGCATTCATATCTTAGTACTCCCTCTTTGACAAGACGTTTACTAAGGTGGTTGGTCCCATAGGTGCTATTCTCAACCAATAACTCTGACAATGGCATCTTAACTGACCACGAGTGGGTTTTCCCCTTCAAGTGTCCCTGTCCTGTCCAGTGCGTGGTACTCAAACCCAACCGGAGAATATGTTGCCGAATGGTCTTGTAGTTCCCCCCAACAGGGGACAACCCCAATTCCCTTAAGACCATGGCCATGGTAAATTGGGTAGCCACGGCCCGTGTGAGTTGTTCCTCTGACCATTTCTTGAAGTGTACCGCCCAATGCTCGGACTTTAACCCTAAGCGCCCCATATGCGTTTGGATAGTCTTCGCATTACTGCTATTGGGGTAAAGCCCCAATTCCCTCAGCACCTCTGACATGGAAAACTTCGTGGTTACGGCCTGAATTAGCTGAGTGTCGGTCCATGTTCTTGACATTTTGCCTCCGGTGGGGCTTGGTCAATGGGCAGCCTCTACCGAAGGGCTATCAATTGGCTAACTAGCGGATTCACCAGCTCATCAAACGGCTACTTCAACTTGGCCATGAATTCAACAATCTCGTTTGGCAGGGGCATTCCTAAGACCAGATGGGCGAAGGCTTCGGCGAAGTTTTCGGTCCATTTGGTGGCTCCATAGGGTGTGACGGCAATGGGTTCCCGTAGGACCTTGCCAGTCATGAGGGTCACGTCCTTCTTGCCAGCAATGCCTTCGTGGAGTTCCTTCTCATCGATCTTCCCGGAGAGGAACTCAGTGGTGAGTTGCCGGGCCTCTCGGGGACCGTCAGGGGACTTCAACCACATGACCAGTTCTGGGGACATGGGGACCATGGGCTTACCTAGTCCGCGGGCCTTGGTGAGCGACACTACCTCATCAGCCATCCGATTGCGTAAGTCCTTGTCGAACAGCACTTCCTCGTAGACCGTGCGGGTGGACAGGTCAAAAAACTCTCGGGTCAGCTCTGCGCTGAGGAACCGGTGTTGGTACCGGTGCCCCAGTTCATGAGCTATTGTGTGGACATCCCCAAACCTAGATTGGGCGTTCACACTTACATAGAACTGATCTCCAGAGGGGGTATACCAAGCCGCTGATTTGCTATTCAGGTGTGTGGAAAGGTGTACCTTACCATACAGAACCTCAGGGAAGACCCTCTGGATTTTTCCAGTTGCCTCATCGAGAGCTTTGAGGGCCCCCTCAATTTTTGAGACTGGGACTCCTGGCATCGGGACGATCTCGAAAGGTCCCCGTTTGATGATCCGGTCTTCATCCGTTGCTGCACTGGCAATTTCCAAGGTGCGTAGGGGTTTGGCCCAGGTCTCGAACCTTCTGATCCAAACGGATTGGAACATGTCCGAATTGAGGATCCCATGACGCATGTCCAAGAATTCACGGACATCCTTCTGGAGGGCATTGATTGCATTGCGCTTGGCGGTTCCAAGGGCCAAGTACCAATCCGCAGGTACTGGCGCCCCAAAATCCCCAGTGGTCCTATCAGTTGGGAAGATCAGGCTCAGAACGGTCTTCCCAAACTTCGCCATAGGGTCCATATCCTTCTTCTCGAAGGCTTCCTGGGCTTTCTTGAAGTCTGGGAGGAGGGATACCCCTTTGGCTTGGAGGAACCGGGAGGCTACCCGGTCGGCTTGGGGAACTTGGGACATGTCATTCTGGTAGGGGGATAGAAGCGTTAGGCTCAGTTCCGTTCCCGCCTCAGTGCCTCCTCGGCATCTTGGATAAGCCCATCGAGCTTGTCCGTAAACTCCTTGCCCCGTGTAGCAATGGTATTCTCTAGGATGTCCGCCATGGCATGGGCTTCTGGTCCACAGTGGGTACACCAATAAATCTTGGCTCCTGGCTCCACGTCACTGAAGTCCATTGTGTACCGCTCGTCCGGGACTCCTAAGCAACCTGGATTCCCATAGTCACGACAGACAATCTCGATTGTCATGTGGCCAACCGGTAGGTCTCTGAGAATTCCCTGGCAGCGATCCGATAGACTTCCCCCTTCTGTGGGAGAGGAGTGCAGAGCATGTCCCCCGGCTTGAGAGCCATGGGCTCTCCCCAGGATGCCATGAACTGGACCTCTCGACCATTGTACTTGACGGCACGGCACTTACCTGTAGCTTGGTAATGACACCATGTCTGGACGACTCCGGTACCCAAGTCGGGTTTTTCCCATGGAAACTTAGTGACCTCATAGGTGGACCCATGGATTCTCGTGTATCGGGCATGAAGCTTTTCCCCGCCGAGCAAATAGAGTTCCTGTGCCCCCGTGGAGTTGCGGACCACATAGTCATCCCCTTTGGCGGTATTGGTAGTCTCCACACCATCGGAGGTTTCGGTGATAATGACCTCCCCGGGAGTGGCCCGTCTAGCTTCCACGATTGTGAACTTCTGGTAATCCTCTCCTTTGATATCAATCAGAGGCAGGAAGGTATCCAAGGTCTCTTGTTGGGTCATCATAGGGCATCCCTCAGGTAGCGTTGGACCTTCATTCTATCCAACTGGTCATTGGTTCTCAAGCACCCCTCCGCATCAATGTTGACCTCGGGGAACCGGGCGCGGATGGGATGGATCAGGTGAAGAGTTTCCTGGCAGAGACCGCCAGCCACACCCAGCCCAATGTTCGGGGACCGTTCTGCAATGGCCTCTAGGTACCTCAAACACAGGTCGGTATCTAGAGGAACCCCTTTCCCACCACTGCCATCAACCAGTACATCCGTAATGGCATCCCCGTAGTCGGCCACCCGCTTGGCGGTCTCTGTATAGCCCCCACCTACCCTCATGGCCCGCGGTCCAATTTGTAGGACTATTCGGTCCCCCAGACGAGATCCATCTTTGATCGCCTTGGCATTCGGCCAAACCATATTGAGTTGGAACCCGTGAACAAATCCACGCCATCCCAGGATGTCCCGAATCTGACGCATGGAAGATGTCAGCTGTCCCTGACCCTCATCCCCAGTTGAAAAATGAATGAGCCTGAGTTCCCGAGGGTCTGCGTCCAGCGGGGCAATGAGTGGCAGCTCCCCAATGATAGGGAACCGGTTTGGGTACTTGTTTGTCTCTCCCCTGAGAGTCTTGGAGCTAGCTAGCAATCCTACCATGAGTAGGTGACTTGATTCCTGGGGCATATTGTCAAGAGCTTCCAGGACTTGTTCCCGGGACATAAATGCGGTGACTCCTACGTATGGTTTCATAGCTAGTTGTACACCGCCGCAAGGTACCAGCCGACTTTGGCGTCCTGAATTCCGAATTCCTTGAGGAGGAATTCCTTCAAGTCACGCACCCTATCTGGATAGTGGCCCAAAGCGAGGATCTCAACGGGGTCCTCTACCTCTGCTACCGTGGTCTCTTCAATTGAGATGGCATCCCCCATCTCCCCATGGCAGTAACCATAATAGGTCCAGATGAACCCTGCTGCCCTAATCTTCGCAATGGTCTGATCGAACTTCTCTTCCATCTCCGGGGCCCTGAGGACTCCGGTAGGGAGGATTGACCCCAGGAAGAATTTGGCGTAAGAATTGTCACTCATGGCTAAACCTTTCCTCTATCCGATGCAGTCGGTTCTCGTCCAGTTTCCAAGTGTGCCTGAGGGAATGGAGTGCTCGCCGAAGAAAACCTGTATGGTCAACTACCCCTTTGGCATGATAGGTTATGGACAAAACCCCGGTTAGCACATTGGGAGCTAAGCGATCTGTATCTAGGGCGTCCAGTAGGTTTCGTGCCCGGTAGAGGTTGCCAACCAATAGAAGCCTGTCAAGTCGATCTACCAGCCTGTCAACAGCAGCAATTGGCTTATTGGCACTGTCCAGGTAACATTGGGCCAGAAGGGTGGCGTCGGTTTCTTGACCCATGGGGTCGTCCTCCCCTCCTTCCCCCCAACTGCTCATACCAATGTGGAGAGGTTCCCAATCATCATCCCCATTGTCATCCCAATCACCACCCATGCCGATACTCATTGTCCCACCCCATCTGGAATCCGAACTGTCATCTCCCCCTCACCGTGGCATTTCGCACAGGGGATGAAAAGCTGCTTGTCTCTCCAACAGACAAAGGCAAAAACCTTCGCGTAAGCAGTCAGTCCAGCTAGGTTCATGCCTTGCTCTTGAAGACATTGTGGGGGGTAGCTTCGGGTGGGATCAAGATGATTGAGTACCATCCCCTGAATGCTCTTGTCCCTCAGGTACTTCCCGTATTGGTCGGCATGCCTGTTGGCCCGACGCAGCCACTTCTTGAGGCGCCTTCTTGGCACATGGCGTCTGAATGCTCCCTTGCCTTTGCACCAGGGGCATTCCACAATGTCACCATCGTAGACGTAGCCCTCAAGCCTATCCTCAGTGTCCTCAATATCCACGGTGACTGTCCTTCAATTCTGAAGCACTCACATACAAGGCACCCAGGCGTTCTAGCTCCCCAATGACAGCGAGGCGATCTTCCTCAGTGATGCTGGACCAACGGCACTTCTGACGTTCAGGATGGGGGCCATCGTTCTTGGTGACGTAGAAGAAGAACATGGCCAGGACTTGACCCACCCCATGCTCCACATTCAGAACCGCATCTTTAGGTGCAGCATTGGCCCCCCCTGCAAGCCCAATATTCCTGGCCTCCACGAACTCAATGATCGGGTCCAGAAACCCTCCCTCATAGTCGGATAGTTCCATAGGCATGTACCCAGCCACCGTGAACCCCAACTCCAGGTACTCCTGAATGCGCCATTTCTTACGGATACGACGTTTCTTGTGGGTAAGCTTGCGATGCTTGTCAGGTACCATGGGGCTACTCGATTTCTAGGACTCGGATGGACAGGTGCGGTGACCCATAAACGGACTTCCCCGTCAGGCACTTCAGGTTAGGACCGTAGTCCTGCTCCCATGCCGTGTGGGTGTGCCCGGAGAGGCAGAGAAACTTGGTCTCGGGGAAGTCCTGGGCCGTGAGCTTGAGGGCATCCCCGGCCCTCCTGGAGGCCATTACAGGGAGCCAAGAGTGCTCGGGACTCATGGACCCGTCCGGGCTCCGGGAGTTCTCTCGGAAGGGGGGGACATGGGTGGCAAATAGGACATGCGGGAACCCAGCCTTGGCGGCTGCCACAACATGCTCGTCAATATGGTCAGCGGCTTGTTGGGACAGGTCATTCATGAGCTTGTGCATCAGAAGGGGGGGCTGAAACCGGAAGTCTGCAATCAAATCGTAGTCCCCGATCTTCAGATTGGGGAGGGATCGGAACCAGTTGGCGTATCCACCATCATACCAGCCATCATGGCCTACCAATGCGGTCTTGTCGGTCAGCTTGACTACGCCCATCTTGTTGAGCCAGCAAGTACGGGTCATTGTCCCGTCATACTTGTCAACCATGGCCCTAACTGACAGAATGGAGCCAGAATAAAAATCGTGGTTCCCCAAAACGAAAAACACCTTAATGCCCGGCAAATACATCTCCAACCACATGAGGTGAATCTCTAGGGAGGACGCCTGTGAGATGTCGCCAGTGATTACCACGCAGTCTGGCTTGGTGGCCATGACCTTAGCACAGAATGCCTGGACCTTGGACTCAGAGATGAACCTCTCGTTCCCCACAAGGTCAAACACCAAATCAAGGTGAATATCTGTGCACCAAGTGATCCTCACGGCTTGGCTCCAGGGACCGAGAACACAATCAGAAGCACCGGAGAGTCCTTGGCCTCTTCAATCAGGACTTCCTTCACGTCTTCCCAGTTGAGCCCACCAAGGCCTGCCCCTATCCGTGGGATGCCAATGGTGTGAAACTTCTGGCCCTCCGCAATCTCTAGCATCTTACGGACGGACTCCCGAATAGCATTGAGGGTCGCTTTGGTCCTCCAGGATGCCTGAGTGGCTAGATTGAAAATGGTGCGGGTATCCACATTGCTGCTCTTCATGATGCCAGTAGTGGGGGGCAGCAGCTCCCCATCTTGATCCCAAACAAGCCTGTCAGTCGAGTCCCAAATGAACACCCCACCCGGACGCAAATAGCCATTCCGGCATAGCCTCCAATAGTCCTCATACATGGTGGGCCAACGCTTCTTGAACTCCACGGCGATCCCTTTGCCCATGGCACCTTCGCAATTGACCCCATGGCCAATTGCGTCCAAAGTAGTGTCGGCGAACAAGTCTCCCTCAATGAACTCAATCATGTGGTACCACCCAAAAGGGAGCATAGCTTCCTGATAGCTGCGTGTGCGAAATAAACCCTGGGTGTCACCACCTCGCCCAATCCCCCCAGCAGTTCTGATTCCACCCCCTCCTCATAGAGGGTCTTTTTGACCTCCTCATGGTGGTTCCCACAATAGATGTCATACACCGCATCAAGCCACAGGTTTTTCTCTTCGTAGTGCTCCCCAGGGTGATCCCCAGTTTCCCGCCAATCCTGAACACATTCGAAAGCCCTAGACAGCACATCGTAGGCGAACACAGAGGGATCAATCTCATCAATCAACTGGTGACCTGTCCCAATGGTTGCCTTCTGGTGGACATAAGAGCGAATATCCGTATGGCGGGCCATCCACTCCAGGACATGCAAGGGCTTGGTGCTATCCCCGTAGCTGCTGAAGATGACGTGGTCAATATCCCCGTGAACCAGAATGGAGCCACCCCAGAGGATAATGATCTCCGCAAGGTATATGGAAGACCATCCGCCACCCTCATGCTTGCGGGCAATCACCCATCGGTTGTCAGATTGATGCTGGATCTGGTGGTCTTTGAAGGACTCAAGGGACTGTGCCAGCATGGTCTTGTCACGGTCCAGACTTGACACCGCATGAAGCTTTTTGACCATGGCATCAAACTGTTCCTGTGTATCGAGTTCAATCTCTTCAACCTCACTCATGGCTATCCTTTTCCTGGTAGTGGTGCATCATTGTCGCCCCGTTCCTATATCCACGATCATATCCACACCGGTACCCTTGTCTGTAGGTCCAGGTTGTCCTGAGTAGGACAATAAGGCCCAGTGCGACAAGGAGGATCATCGGCTTATAGCACTACCGGTACGTCATGGGCCCCGACCCCCCGCAACCACTGGGCAGCCAACCATTCCGCTGCCTGTTTAGCTTTATCAATGTCCTCCATGTAGTGCCTGTCCAGGCTAATGGTGACATCTGCAATCGTAAAAGAGGCATGCCAGCAATACGGTCCCCGATGGCAGCGAATGCCATACACCTGGGCCTCCGCAATATCGAGATTTGCATACTGCTTGGCATGCATTGGCGTCCTGGGGAATCCACAGTCGTGCCAGTCCGTAGCCGGTAAAATGTGACTCATACCCGCAAACCTGTAGGTTCAGGAATCTTAACCCCACAGTCGTAGGCCACCGTAAGCCACAAGTGCCGTGCGTTCTCGATCATCTGGTATGCCTCATAGAGGGTCTCCCCCTGGGAGTAGCACCCTGGAAGGTCTACAATCTCTACGAAGAACCCCCCCTCTTCACATGGGGTGAACGTGATGGGGTACCTCAAGGCGAGGTAATAGCTGAGGGGCTGGCGGTCCATTCCCCTCTTACGCCTATCGGGACGACTCCACCAGCACAAACTCTAGATCCCTGCCCGTCCGTAGGGCCCTGGCAGCTTCTCTTGGGGAGTGGTATCCCGCTCAAGGATTTTCTTGGCTTTTACCCATAGGCAATCGGCCAAGTGTGGTTGGCGAACAATGGCCCCATCGGGGTCCCAATCGTTTTCACCACAGAAATGGCACTCAGAGCCCATCGCATTGCAGTTGGGTTTCTGGGCTGCTAGGGCAAGAACAATGGCCCTGAGTTCTTGATTGGCTGTGAGAAGTTCGTCCACCATGCCCGGCTCGGGTGATACAGGCATTAGCGGGAAGGCCCAAGCAACCGGGCCACAATCGAACTGGCACTGGCAGGGTAGGAGTCCCGGAGCGTGGTGAGAATCATGCCCATACAGGACCAGTCAACATCATTTGACTCGCAAAGGTCTCTAACCTTGCGAATCTCCACATAAGTCTGCTCGGAGTCCCCAACCACGCCATGCATGACCCCGTCCTGGGATTGCTGACGCAAGGCTGCCATTTCCTCCTCCGTAAGCTCACAGGCGTATACCTGAGCTTGATGCGTTGAGAAGGTCCCACACAACTGACGGGACCCAATCCGGCGAAGCCGCGTAGGATCCACAACCAGCCCGGCCTCCTCTTCTAGCTCATGGCTGGCCACAACAAGCTCGTCCTCTTTGACCTTGGAAGAGCCTGAGGGAACCTCATGGATCATCCCATCCATGGTGCTGGCGGGACTCCGGAACTCCCGTACCAGGACCACCTCGGTGTCCAAGTAACTTGCCCCTCTTCGGTACGCAATCACTGAGGACACATCTGGTCGTGACAATATGATTTCGTTGGTCTTGTTCCTCCCCTCGATGGCCACATGGACATCCACCTTGAGAGCGAAACAGAAGGTGAAGCTCTTCTTGGGGCCCGTCCGGAACGACCATAGGAGCTTGGCCCCATCAAGCCTATTCCCGGCGGCTTTCTGCATCCGGAACCAATTTTGGAAGTGGGGCAGGTTCCAAATGTGGATGGGGACGTTCCTTTCCCCCCCTACCCGTGTAGCACCCTCCCCAATGCGCTTGACGGCCGCACGCAGGGTGTCTTCCAGGGTTTCGTGTACTGGCATGCCCTCCAGACCTGCGTGGTACGCCAGATACCTCATATGCTCTGCATCCGTAGGGTATCCCAGCACAGCCTTCCCTGAATTACACCACAACCCGAACTCCACATTCGTGGTCAAACCAGGAAGAGACTCCATGTCCCTGGGAACCCAGAAGGCAATCACATCCGACAGGTTCAGGCACTCGGTTTCCCAGTTGACCTGGGCATCGTAGTTATACCCAGTCCCATTCCTGGTAAGGGGAATGAACACTGCCCCATCGTAGCCTTGGGCAGTCAGGATCTTGAGGGCCTCAATGCGCCAATTGGGATGCGTGGGGTTCCTGGGGGAGGGGCCCGCTAGGAAGATAGCCTTGGTGAACTGCTTGGGGGGCTGTTCTGGTGCGTAGACGAGTTGGAGGGGCATGCCCACTTTACACCCATCTCCGTCACTTTCCGATCAAACTCTGTTGCTCTTGCTCAAGTTGCTGGGTTGCCTGCCTGCGGGCCGCAAGTATCTCAGTGGCTCTGTTGAGTTTATCCACCCAATGGGCTTTTCCCGTTTCGGACATATGCTCACCCGCGGCTGCCAAAATCCCCTGAATGTGTTTGTGATCAGCGGTAGCCAGCTGCAACTCCCCTCGGCTCCTGTAGATAGCCATCTCCAGGCCCTGAATCCGTTTCAAATCACATTTGGCCTGTTGGAGGGCAGCCGCGAAACTGGCCCGTTGCTCCTCGTCCGCGTCCTGCATCACGGATAACTTGAGGTCATCACTTTCGTCCCCATAATTGGAGACCACATACTGAGCTGCACCCTGCAACGTAGCGAAGCTATCGGCACACTCGCCATCGTCGCCCGAGAACTCTACTTGAAACCGCTTCATCCCCTTGGCCCCTAACTCAACCAGGAGACCTGAAATGGCCCCAGTTGAACGCAATGGTTCTCACCATCGTAGTAGATCATTTCGTGCCCGAATAGGTGAAACCACTCCCTTGGGTCCAGGATGAGGGCCGCGGAATAGTACCCGCCCCCAAGACCCCATTCCCCGGCTCCATCAGGGCCCCCCTTGGGACCCCCATACAGGCATTCCTGTGCCGCCTCAAGGAGGAACCCTCTTCGTTCCTTCCACCACCCCAAGTCCACAGTCCAGCGGCGACCTGCAATGTGAGTCTTGTACAGGTCATCATGGCCCGGGATGGGGCCGGTGTGCTTGAACGAGAAGAGTCTCATTTGGTGCCCATTTCCTTTGCCAGCATGGCCCGGACCCGATTCAGTTCGATGTCCGTGTGGGGAGTGCCTCCCGCGTTGATGTTGAGGTACAGCTGGAGCAACTCGGCCCTGGTATGCAACGCGACCACATGGAACTTGAAGCCTGCCATGTAGCGCAACCGACCCGACCACTGGGAGAGAGTGCGACCAAACACCGGGAGCTCGTTCCGCATGAACTTCCGCACCGCCTCCATGCGCTGCTTGCCATCCACGATCTCCATGGAACCGTCAGCTGTTGTATCCCAGGAGGGACAGTTGAAGATGATGTTCTTACCCACCTCCCCACCTTGTAGCTGGTATCCCACATAGGCACTCTGCTGGTCCACGGTCCAGACATGGGCACGCTGGAAGTCCGGATCCAGGTTCAGGCTGTGCGACTTGGACCACCGAGCAAGTTGCTCCTCCAGGGAACCCCAGTCCACATCTATCGCATAGTTTGCATGTGGAAACTGCTTGAGGTCCCAGAAGTACTTGGGGGCCCTCTCGGAGAGGGGAGCCCCACAGGCATCGTACTCCGCCTCTTTGGCGTCGTATGCCTCAGGGATGGCCCGCCACCCCTGAGCCTCGATGGCCTTGAACTCATCTTCCGTGACGAGCTTCCGGAGGTTTTTGTAACCTGCCTGGATCTCAGCAAAGTCCTTGTTTGTACTCAGGATGGGGCGATCCCCCAAACGGCGACGTTCCATCCGTTCCCGGTCCAGGAGGGCAAGGTACTGCTCAGTAGGGGTTCGGGTGTCTGGAATCTGTCCGAAGTTGGTCTTGGCCATTTACTTGCCCCCCTTGAGCTCGATGGCCAGGAGGCCCTGGACCCGCTGGAGTTCCTCAGGCTGATGGGGGGTACCCCCCGAGTTCAGGGCCAGATACAGCTTGAGCACGTCGGCCCGAGTCCGGAGGTCCACCACCCGCCAGTTGAAACCGTGGGAGGTGAAATTCAGCTTCCCCAGGAACTCACTCTTGGTGCGGCGGAACGCAGGAATCTCATCTCGGAGGAATGCGCGAACGGCTTCAAGCCGCTGCTTGCCGTCCAGGAGCTGGTAGTTACCCAGCTTGCCCCCGGTCCAGTTGTCCGCCCCGAACACCAGGGTCTTGGAGACCTCTCCCCCCATGAGCATGTATTCGACATACGCGATCTGCTGACGTGTGGTCCAGACATGCTCCCGCTGGAAATCAGGATTGAGATCGAGCCCATACTCCGTGGTGTGATCCAGGATGGTTCGCTCCAGGCTGGTCCACGGCACATGCACCTCGTAAGAGGAATGTGGGAACTTCGGGACCTCGTTGATGTTGGTGTTCGGACCAATCATGTCCGCGATGTCCGGGTAGGCCGAGTAGAGCTTGGTCATGGGTCCTATTCCTTACACACCCTATCGGCACGAAGCTGCTACTTTTTAGGGAAATCGTCCGAAACACCAATGATGCACCCGACCCCGTATGTCTCCAGGATCTGGATTACTGTCTTCTTCCAGTGGTTTAGGGAGCGGGTACAAGTTAACCCCGCCAAATCCTGTGCCGTGAACCACCCGATCCCCTCATCCACCAATGCCTTGGGTAGTTGCCCGGCTGGAGAATGGTGGACAGTGAAGTGACTAACTCGATAGCCCTCGAAATCACTTTGGAAAACGTAGTTTCCTACCCCCACGTAGCATCCGATCTCTTCCAACCATTCCCGAGCCAATGCCTGTTGATGGGTCTCCCCAGGTTCCACTTTGCCTCCCGGGCAGTTCCAGGTCCAAGGCATGGGGCTGTTTCGGCTCCGTTGGGTTAGAAGGACCCGGCCGTCTTCAATCAATATGCCTGCCACCACCTCAATCATGGGTCCCACACGGGGGGCCATGAGAGGAGTCCTCTCCCTGCTCTCCACATTGCTCGCACAACCCATCCAAGTCGCTGCCGGGTTGAAACGTGTGGTGAAAATCACCACAGGTACATCTCTCGGTCTCCCAAGACCCACCAATATCCTGGGTGTCCCCCCTGAAGGAAGAGGTTCCATTTATGCGGGTTCGTGCCAGCCGTTCCTCGATTGCCTGATCGGCTCGACCCTCCCGGATGTCCCGAACGGTGCAGTCATCCAAGAGAATGCGCTTGACATCTACATCACTCAAGTCCCCAGTGAAATAGGCGTCGGCGGTACTAGACCAGAGTCGATATACCCAGGTGCCATCTCGAAAACGAGCATGAATGAGACTCATTTGATTCCTACTTGAGAGACAGGCTGTAGAGACGTCTCCCACGAGCGAACAGGACCTTCCCGTTACGCTTGAAGAGCTTCATATCCCCTCCGAGAACGGCATCCTCCACAACTCGGATGCCTGTGGAACCCATACGGGCCGAGAACATTTCCAGTTTCTCCTCCTCAGTCAGGCACACACATACCCCAGAATCCAGGGTCACAAAATTCAATCCAGAGGGAGTGACATCGGGCACCACTCGGATATCATAGGATGTCATCGTTTCGTCCAGACGGAAAATGTCCCGCTCATAGACACCATTTCTGGCACACAGAACCATGAGCACACCACGGTCGAACTTGGCATCAAGGAGCTTCGTACCATCCAGCTCCGGAATCCTAATCTGGTAACTGGCTCCCGCTGTCGGGAACACCGAGACGTAGGTAGACCCCAGGAGGTTCTGCACTGCCACACCGTCAAACAACTTGGTAGCATGCTCCAACGTGTGGGCGACAATCTCTGGGGCTGCCAGTACCTTCTGGTCCGCCCCTACTTCCATGAGGCTCATCGTGACGATCTTGTCCCCATTCTTCAGGTAGAGGCGCCCATCATAGGATGTCAGCCCATCCCCCACAAGACCACAAGGCACGTTGACCTTGGCCCCAGCATCGAACAACGTAGGGGTGACCCCCTGGAGGGAGGCTACCACGGGCTTCCCCCCCTTAGTGAAACCCACCCCACGAGTGTTCTTGGCGGAGGGGCCAATCTGCCTGCCCTTGTAGTACACGGTCTTCTCCGTGACCACCACGTCATCCCACACACCAAGAATATCGCCGTCGAAGGGGAAGGAGTGCATCTCTTGAATGTCCAGTACCTTTGTGCCAAGGGTTGCATTGGTTGGCACCATGACCGCCACCACAACCCCCTGCTCTCCGGGTGGGGCAACCCTCTGCCCCTTCTCGAAGATGGCCCTGTACCAGTCCATATACGCCTTGGGGATGGCACTGAAGGCATAGCAGGTCTGGGGTACCCGCACATCCTTGTTTAGGACGGACAGATTGTTCTGCATCCGCTCCTCAAGGCCCTTCACGGATGGGTGGGTCCCCTTGTAGGGATGAATGCCAATGAACATCTGGAAGCTCAGAATCCCGAAGGCAAACCAGTCCGTCCCCTCCGTGAACTCCCCGGGCTTCATGTGACGGTCTCTGACTGACTCCATGAGAGCCGTAGCCCGATAGTGCGGGGTCTGGTAGGACGCCACGTCAATGGCGTAAATGTCCTCCATCCGCTGCCCAAGCAGGAAGTTCATCTCATTCAGGTCCACAATCAGGGACTTGGCAGCGTGCACATTCGAGACAAGGGATCGGAGTTTATTGACCAGCTCCCCAATGTCTCCAGGGGTGATGCCATTCCGGTCCCGAAAAGCTCGGGGGAACACTTGGCAGAGGGCACCCGAGTTGTGGACAAACTTCGATGTGAACCCAATGGGTTTGCTGTTTTTGGGGTCAAGCAAGACCTTCTCGGGCTTGATGACCCGTGGGTCCTTGATCTCTGCAAGTTCCTGGATCTTGCCCACAGGAATCATCTTCGTGGGATCCGAGTAGACCTTGTAGGTGGTCCCACCAATGACGAAAATGTTGCCCTCACCTCCGGACGCCAGAAAATCCTTCTGGGTCAGTGAGACTAGGTTACCGCCTTGGATTTGGACCTTCATCGTCAGCCCCCAAACTTGGCCTTGAGACGCTCAAACTCAGCCCGCTCCTTGTTTTCCTGACTGGCTCGACGTTCCAACTCAAGGGAATGCCGGTATGCACTCTTCATGGCAGCTATTGGCATGGGCCCAATATTCTTGACGAGGAAGGCTGACTCCAGAGAATATTCACCGTCATCGTTCAAGTACCCCCTATAGCCACGCTCATCCCCTAGGAGGCACAACTGGGCCTCCGCATCGGCTTCCTCAAGGGTGGTTGCTTTGAGAGACTCCACCTTAATCCCGCTGTCAATGACAAACTCTTGGCCGGTCTCTCGGTCCCTCTGAACCATGACCAGAAGGTATTCGGATTTTTCGTTGATGTAGTCTTTTTGCATTGGCTATACTCCATTCAAGATCGTAGCAACCGCCACGTCGTCGTCATGGACCCACCCGTTCTTGGGGCAGAAGTCATACAGGAACCGGCGCATCCGCCGCACTACAAACTCCCCTGCGGAACTCTTGATTGCCATGATCTGGTCCAGTACATCCTGGAGGGGCACAGACTCGGTGGCCCCCGTAGGGGTGGTCCGCCTGAATGACCTGACCCCATCCGAGCAGATGGTGACACTCTGGATGTCAGCCATGGGCATGTCGGTAGCCCACGAGTATTCGGACTCCGTAACCTGTCGCTCCTCTGCCCAAGACACGGGGTTAGCTTTGGGATCAGTGATCCTGCAATCCACCACCCGCACCCCATACTGGTTGAGGTACGCTTTGAGCCGTCGCTCATTGTACAGGTAATTCATGTACGCCGGGGCATCCCCAGGGAACGAGATGGACCACGTCTGTCTGCTACCGTCCTTGAACTGGACCGCAATTACCCCGTCTCCATAGGCGGAGAGCCATAGCCGGTCTCCCAGTACACGCGCTGTGAGGAGGGTCGCATCGAGGCTCTCTGGCATCAACATCAGCGATTGGGCCGATGCCTTGGCTCTATTCCAGATAGCCGTAGGGGTCCCATGCACGCCAGCCACCATAGCAGCCCGTGCCATGAACCGAGACCCGAAGTCCGTATCAGGGCTGGATGAACAACCATCGGATACCGCTGCCATGACCTGAATAGGGTCTACCCCCTCAAGACGGGACTCGGCATAGTCCTGACAGACTGTGTGGGACTTACCAAGAGCGAAGTAAGCGTTCGTGTTCACGGAGTGGTCTCCTTGCGAATGTGGTCGTATGCCATAGCCATTGTGGCCTCGGCTAGTGCCCGTATGGCATTGTCGTATCGTTCATTGCCATCTGGCTTTGTCTTGCCCCATACTCCATCCTGGACTCGCCATGCCAACCAGTCAGCCCACAACTGGAGGGCGGCATTGGGATAGGAATTACCAGAATGGATCACGGAGCCGTGAATCCGGCTACACAGGTCAAGAATCTCAAACCCGTATTTTTGGTGGGGTGCAAACTTCATGGCCCCTCCAAGCCCTGCATCAAAATCTCCATGTCCTGTGGCCGAGTCCTACTCAGGTGCGTACGGAGAGCCTCAATGAACCGCTGTCTGGGTTCCTTCGTGAGTGCCCGACAGGGATAGCATGCCGCCAGCAGCCCCAGCGACATGGTGACACTGAATTGCGCTGGGTCGGCATCATTCAGGAGAGCACCGCAGTCCCCCCAACGGGCCTCCCGCATCCAATCGTCAGTGACCTCCAGTACATGCTGGATGCCTTGACGAGCATTGCCCTTCCTGGACTGCTTGAGAATGTAGTCCAGGAGCTTCCTGGCAGGACTTGCGGCCACTGGCTGCTCTGGGGGCGTGGTGAGGGTGGTCTTAGTGACCTGCTTGGGAACCTTTGGGAGGGACCTCTTGGCCACATGGGTCTTGGCAGGAGACTCCTCCTGCGATTGGGCCTTGAAGCTCTGGTCAAACAGCTTTGCCCCCAGGGGCAGGGCATCATAACAGGGAAGACAGACGAACCGGCGAACAACCACCGGCCCATCCAGACCCTCAGCTTCCCTGTACTGATTGACAAGGGTACGATGCCCCCCACACTCAATGCACGCTGTTTGGGAGCCTTCAATGTGAGTGTGGGGATGCATGTTCAAGTTACTCCCTTTTTAGGCTGCTTGGGAATGGGATGTCAGAACGTCTTTTCTCGGTATGCTTTCTCTAGCATATATCCTTACTCTCAACCGTGGCTCCCCGCAGGGACAATCACCGAAGCTTTGCCAACCCGTACAGTTCCGAGGAAATCCTTCCAATTGACCCACCCCTTGCCCTTGTAGATCCGGTCTGGGCTAGAGGGCAGCATCTTCGGTCTTTCCTTCTTGAACCACTCTTGGTAATGTGCCTGCCCCCGGATACCAGCTGCCCGAGCCACCTTCTTGGCCTCCTCGTAGGGAAGGAACACCTTCTCTTGGGGGGCAACAACTTCCGCCCCCAAAAATTCTGTCCAAGTTGTCCAAGAATCGTAGATGAGGGAAGGGTTGTATGGCATTCCTTCTGGGTGGGTTGCCTTGACCCATCGCCTGTAGGCTGCCACGGTCTGGATCCCAGCTGCTCTGGCCACCTTCCTGGCCTCTCCATAGGGCAGAAAAGTCTTCACGCTCATAGACACATTCCCAGTCGCCAAGAACTCCCCCCAACCCTGCCAACCCTTGCCCTTGTATGTATAGCTAGGGCTAGATGGCATCCCGTGGGAAATTGGGTTCCACCGATCGTACTCCATGCTAGTACGAATCCTTGCCCCCAGGACAATTTTTCGTGCTTCCTCATAGGTCGGGAATACGGGCAACCATCCCTGTTTCTCAACCCACGTTCCCAAGAAGTCCCCCCAATTGACCCAGCCCTTCCGGCTGTAGTAATGTTCTGGGTTGTGTGGGATCCCCGTTACCCGGTTTGTCTTAGCCCACTCCAGATAGAGACTCTTATTCATAGCCCCAGAGGCCCTTGCCATCTCTCGGGCCTTCTCGTAGGGCAGGAACTCAATGCCACGTTTCCCCGATTCACTATGACGGATCCAGGTCCCCAGGAACTTCTCCCAGCCTTCCCAGCCAGAGTCCTTGTACACCACATCAGGGTCGGGGGGTAACCCAACTGGATGTACCTGAGCAATCCATCCCCGGTATGCCTCTGGGGTCCGAAGCCCTGTAGCCTTTGCTAACACCAAAGCCTTCTCATATGGGTGGTTGCCTGCCAAGGGGAGTACTTGTGCCCCCCTACCTATCTTAGAACACCAGGAAATGAAATCCTTTTGTGGCAAAGACCACTTCATCTGGTTCACCACCTTGTGAACCCACTGGATGTTGTCTATCGTGTAGGCGCCGTCCGAGTCAATACGGTCTACGGAGGCAGTTGTATACCGGTTGTAATTTGTACGAAGCCTGGAGAACCACAGTGGCTCCCCGGTCAAAGCACAGCACATCCCCTGATTGGCAAACACCTGATAGGCTTGCTCTTGGGTAATACTGAAGGTGATTTCCCGAAGTACTGCGTTGTCCCTGAGCCTCCTCCAGAATCTCTCTGGAATGAAGGTGGTCACCCTATTGGATAATTCCATCTCTTCTGACTGGCAGTTCTTACACTGCATCCGGTTATGACTGGTGCCTTGCAACTGTCCGGTTGAGTAGATGGTTTCCTTCCCACATCGGCACCGGCATACCCAAGTACGAGATCCGGCGCTATTGAACCCAGAAAACCCAATGATAGTGTACCCACCACGACTGGTACCCACCATCTGTTGGATGACTTGTTGGTGCTCCTGCTCGCGATCCTTTTCCCGACACCCCTCACAACAAGTGAGCTTGCCTGTGTTCAGGTAGGGGACGTGGAATCGTTTTTCGGTTCCACACTTACACCTACATAGGTAGTATCTGAATTTGGTGTTAGCTTCAGGGTCACAGGGAACCTCGTAAAGAACTTCCCAGTCACCTAGTTGCTTGCCGTCGAGAATGGATTTGTGATGCAAGGTACCTCAGCACCCCTGCTATTGTGCAGAGATGGTACCTTATCTGGCGGGATAGGCTAAAAAGTCAAGGTCTGACTCGTCCCAGAGTTAAGAGCAGTACTCTGTGCGCTAATTGAGCGGGAAACAAAGTCTGCCAGCTTGGCGAGCTTCTTCTCATTGGCATTGTCAATTTCAACATACTGAGTAAACCCAGCCTCAGTCTGAAATTCCTGAAGACGGACAGACATTTGCCCAGATACGTTTACCCCCACCAGAATAGAGACGGTGCTTTCCAGGTGCTCTCCCGTCACACCCTTGGCGATCTCCGTCCGGAGCATCGTGGGGGTGGTCTTGGATGTGTTGTCGTCACCGTCCGTGATGACGATAAAGATCCCGTTGGCCCCGAAGTCCTGCGCAGTGAGGTCCTTTCCGTACTGGTTCAGGGAACCCGCACATGAGTAGGCGGCATCGTACAGGTTGGTGCACCCAGCGGGCTGGACGGTGCCTGTGTAGGCGTCCGTGTTGCACTCCGAGAGGGGCTTGAATCCGTGGACTTCGCTGATTGCGTTGCTGTTGAAGGTCACGAATCGAAGCATCAGGTTGTCGGCTCGCGGCGAGTAGCGACAGGACTTCACCACTGCCTTGACCACGTCCTCGATCTTGTCCTGGAAGCCGTGAACGCTTCCTGTCGCGTCGGCGGCGATCACCACCAGGGTGTATTCGGTCGCCCCAAGGTCCTGGACTCTCTTGGCAGAGAATCCGAAGCTCGAACCACCAATGTGGTGCTGCTCCATCGTTGCATCATTCAAGATTGGCATGACTGGTATCTCCTATTGTTTCCGCTCAGGTGAGCACGGTTGTGGTGGTGGAAGTCTTCATGCCCTTGGCAACCATGTCCCGCATGAAGTCCTCTCCGTACTTCTCGAACGAAGTGACGTTTGAGCTCGCATCGGTCAAAAACACGATCTTTTCCACATACTTAGGGTCCGAGAAGGAGGAAATTACGTCCCTAACGGAATTTGCTACGCAGTGACTGAGGGCCTCACCTGCCAGCAGGATGAAGTCCGCCTCCTCCAGGGTCCGAATCAAACCAACGTTGATCTGGGTTGAGGGGTCCTCAGGATCTGGCACCTCAGCCTGAACAGCCGAGAAGTGCTCGGTCCAGGGGTTGCTACCCTTGGTCACGAAGTCCGCCATCCCGTACCGCTTGGCCTCCCACTCGTGGATTGCCTCCGAGAGTTCTGGGGCGATATTGTGCCCCTCGTCCCCAATCAGGCAGTGCTCCGGCCAGATGACGTGGGGGTATCGCTTGCCCGTCTCCAGAGCCTTGAGATACGCGAGGCTGCGCTTGTAGGCGCCGGGCTGTGTCGTGGTCCAGAGACCGTTCACCATGTCCGAGACTGAAATCATCGTGAACGGCGACGGGTGCTTGCCCGAGCTGTCACGCCACCACATCGGGTGGCTAATGTCCACCTTGCGGTGGCTGTCCAGGGTGACGTGGATGTCGTTGAGCTTCCCGGACAGCCGCTTGACCATCAGGGCCAACCGGGACATGTCCTTATCGGCACCCTGAACAAACAGGGAACCCTTGGGGGAACAGAAATCCTGCTGAGGGTCGATTACGAGTAGGTGCGCCTTCATTTTTCAATCTCCCGCCAAGAATTCTTAGTCTTGGTCTTGTTGTTGTCTTGGTCTTGTTGTGTTTCTTACGCCGTTCGGGTCACTTTGTGGGGACCGTTCTTGGCTTGACCAGAGGATAGTAACGAAATGCAACTAAGTCAAGGGGTGGCTGTTCGGACGGTAGTCCTGGCAGGGAGTTCCATCCTCGGGGTCTGCCACTTGGCATTCCCAGCAACGAAACTTAGCCCCTATATGAGCTTCCCTGACATGCCCACACATGCACAGAGGTACAGGTGCCGCGTTAGGGAGGTCCGCCTCCCGCACACAGGTACACCGCTCGTCCTCACAGCACATCCCGTCGCATGGGTTACCTACAGGACAGCGACCCGCATAGATGTGCTCGGGGTGACAGAGGGAGTCCAAGGTACATTGGGGGCAGGGACGGTAGGGACGGCCACTCACGATTCCTCGTCAGCCCCAACATCCCGCAAAAAGGTCACCCTTTTGGTTTCCAGGTCCGCCTCAATCTTCCGATGCTCCACAACGGAGGACCACATCAGCATCGCAGGGGTACCCAGACACAGGACAGGAATCAACAGGAGGAGGAAAAACTGCGTGTCGAAAGTCATGGCCCGTCATACCGGGTGGCAGCAAGTGGGCCTTCCTCGCTGATCAACTGGCAAACAACGTCCCGCTTTCCATGGGGGGTATTCCCCAGAACCTCCCGTATGTCTACGGGCTCCCCATCTAGGGTTGCTTGTGTGTTCACCAACCTAACCCCATGGCTGTAGTCCACATAGTGGTTGGAGTGACCTGAGTAGAGAGGCAACCCTTGGATGGGGTTACCTGCAAGGCTGAACCACCCATAGATGAAAATCCTACCCGGGTTACCGGGGATCTTCTTGGAGAGAATGATGTCCTTCTTGTGCCCAGCGGTAAGGGTCCCAAGAGGCCTCCCTAAGGCCTTTCGTTCTGCCTGTACCTTGGTGTTGATAGTCAGGTACGATGAGTTGGCAGTGTTGTCAAACTTGACATGATCTTGGGGATATGGGTGAAGCTTATTGGGGGCAGCACGCCAAATCTGTTTCACCATTTGATAGGTGGGAAGGATACACCCCCACTGGTCCGCAATCTTCTGTGCCGTGCCAGGGTACATAGGCATCAAGACGTAGTCCTCATTGGTCCCAACAGCAAGGTAGTCTGGAGCGACTCGATAGACCAGGGTATGAGACCTCCCGTCCGGACCTTTTCCTGCTGTGGTCACATCCACCCATGACTTGAGGAATGAGGGGTAGTCTCCCTCGGTGAATGCCTTGAGAATTGCTTGTTCCCTCACGGTGTCTTTTACCGTGCCGAGGGCGGCCATGAATTCAGATCCCGTTGTCATCGTTTCACCAATAGTCCTCTAAGTACTTCCGCGGCCTCTGTTGCTGACTGGATTGCTTTCGCCCCAATCAGCCCCCTAAGGTTACCCTCTACCTGTTGCTCGGGCATCCTCGTCAACAGGTGGGACCTTACCCTTGTGTAGAATGAATCCCGGTGGACCATCGTTGTGGCACGAGACAAACTGGTCATCAACATGCACACCAACAGGGTGTCACTCAGCTTCTCTGGGACTGCCTCTTGGAGCATGTTATCTACCTGTTCGTCAGTCCAATCTTCCCAGAGCTGGAGCAACAAATCCAAGGACGCATCCGTTTTGCTCTCATCCTGACTGAGTTCAATGAGTTGGTCGAGAAGGTCCAATTCAGTAACCATCTTTAGCCCAACCGCCACCATTGAGGATGAACCCCGTTTTTCCTACCAGCCTCTTGAGATCCTCCCCCTTGCACTCTTCCTGTGGGCATACCTTCAGGGGTTCTTCCGTGATCTTCTGGTCTTGCTCGAACTGGTGCCCGCACTTCGGGCAAACGTATTCGTAAGTTGGCATGCCACCATGTTACCCCCTTGATTGAGAGGGGCCCGAAAAATCGTCCTATCGCCGGTATCATACATCATGACGAAATGGACCGGACCCCTAGCACCTCCCCCCTCCTGGCTCGACCCCACCATGGAGATCACCGCTGCAATGGAACCCCCCAAGATGGATCGGGGAACTTTTGTCGTGCGATGTGTGCAAGCTCTCCTGAATGAAGGATGCAACATCGATCAAGCCATAGGAGTGGCCGCCAACACTCAGAATGAAACGGGCTGGGGGCAATTCTACCACGCCTTCAACCTCGGTGGGTGGAAGATTTGGAAGTTCTCGGCCAAGAACTCTGACGGTACCCCACGTCGCTGGTGGCGAGCCCTGGGAAATAAGAGCTCGAACGACCCCCAGACCTGTTTCTACCGGGCCTTTACCTCCCCGGAGGAATTCTTCCACGAGTGGCTCAAGACCTTCGTCCCCAAGGTGAACCCTGCCTCGAAGCCCAACGGCCGGTACTGGAAGACGGGGCAACAGTTCTGGAGCGGTGGGGACTATTTCCCAGAATTGGTGGCTGCTGGGTATAAAGGGGACGTAAGTCAACACAACCCTGCACCTTCCATCGCCGAACATGCCCAGATCACCAAGACCCTCACGGTCATGTGGTGCCAACACCTGCTCCTACTGACTCCCGATGGGGCGTGGGGAACGAAGTCTAAGGCGGCTTGCAAGCTGTATCAGACCAGCAAGGGCCTACCTGCCACGGGACTCCTTGATCCTGCCACGCTGGGGGTCCTCCTCCACAGCGTTGGAGCCATGAAGACCGTAGCCTTGGTGACCCCTCTACTCGCCCTTTCTCCGGATCCTGTTCCCGCATGCTTCGATCCCCCACCAGCACTTCTCGCTTGTTTCGGCCCGCTCCCCTAAACCCACGACATGCCATCCTGAAAATCCCAAGTGGCATCCCGGTCCATCGGTACGTGGCGGTACCTGAACCCCTCTACGGTTAAGCTCGAAAACACTGAGAAATCGGGGTAAATCACAATTCGACACGATTTTGATGCTTTGATAATCCCACAGCACTGTTCAAATTTCTAACAACTCCCGAGTTTCCCGGTATGACCCTGCTCATGCCTCTTGGTTGCGGCACACGAAGGGGGGCGTATACTGATTGCGATGGACGAGGGCATGTGCCCTCACAAACCAGGAAACATGAAAATGGACAAGAAGAACGTTGTTGTTGGGATGCAGGTCAAGTTTGGTCGCGAGGGTGGGGAGCAGACCCTTGGCAAGGTCGTCAAGAAGAATCGCAAGAAGCTGAAGATCGAGCAGCTGGAGTCGCGCGGAACCTTCAAGGCATACCCGGTGGGGACCCTCTGGACGGTGCCCGAAGAACTCGTGACCCCAGTAACACTGGAAGCAGGGATGGAAGCATCTGCCCCCGCCAAGACGGTGGACATTGCCCTGCCTCCCAAGGGCCACAAGCCCCGCACCCCCGTGAAGGCAGTGGTGCCCCCCGCCGAGGCCCCCATGCTGATCGATGTGAAGACGGGCAAGCGGTTCGTGGGACAGCCAGGGGAAACGGCGGAGATGCTGTTCGACAGGCTCAGGGCTGCAAACCCGGGAACCCCACCCTCCCCGCCTGCCCCCCCTGCACCTGCGCCGTCCCCAGCTGCGAAGCGTCGCGACATCAACCTACAGTAGCCCACACCCCTCCTGAGGCTAGAATTCTAGCCTCAACTGCATAATCGACACAGCAGCCTCGAATTCTCTGGCCTCCCGGTTGCCAGACGGGGTAAGAGCCATCACACGTTAGGGTAGTGCCAGTGCCCGGGGGCAGTTGGTGCATTCTGACCGAAAGGCGCTGTGCTATGGGACCCTCAATCCGTCGTCGCATCCTTGACTCAACCATCAAGTTCGCCCTCCAGGCTGCCCAGATGAAGGTGCCAGGACCAATGACCCTGGTCAAGACCCTGTGGCAATACAACCCGGAAGGAAAAATCCTGGTTGCCATCGATCATGTGTGCCCGGAGAAGATCAACTACTTCTTCCAGGGAATTGGGTTCTCGGTTGCTGTCTCCAACATGTTGGAGATTTTCATCCTCCCCAACCTTCTCAACAGCCCTTTTGCAATGATTGGGCGGGATCCAATGGGGGAACTGATGGAGGAGTGTCAGCCTGTCGGGTTGAGCACGGATGCCTTTGCTCCCCTGATGCTGCCGTCAGAACCCGATACCTCGCATTGCTCCGGGTGCCTCCACCTGAACTGAGATTCACCTCGGTAGAGTACAGGCATGTACTTCCCCACCACCCGCCTCGGCACCCTCAACTTCTTCCTCCTCCAATGGTTTGGCATCCGTCTGGCCGCGGTGTCGGCCATAAACATCCACATTGGTTGGCGATTTCTGTTCGGGGTGGTTCCCCTGACCGGTTGGTGGGGCTCCTACTGGGGCCCGCTGTGGCAGGGGGGCACCTTCCGTTCCAAAGCCCTTCATTGGCTGGAACTACCGTCGACACGATCCACCCCTCAGGATGATGACTAAGAGAGTAACAAGAACCATGGAACTCAAGACCGCCCTAGAGGAAGCACTGAAGCGATATGAACGGGCCCACAAACTCAAGTTGGATGATGCCCTGGCCAAAATGGCCTGGAAGGCAGAAGTTGAGGCACTACTTACCCAACTCTCCTCCCCATCTGTCGAAGTTGTTGATGAAGCCCCTCCGGAACCAACGCCTGTTCGTTGGATGTGTGTCGAAGAACTCCAGGCAGAAATGGGGGTGCCAGAGCAGTTCCACACACAGGGGGAACAGCAAGCGGTCTCTCGACAGGTGTACCGCAAGATCCACAATGGCCCCCTTGCGGTCTACCACCAGCGTCAAATCTATCGGGCAGCTGGCAAGAAAGGGTCGGACCGGTATCACTACTCGGGACCCGTGCTAGACCTGATCCGGGAGGAGATCACCAAGCGAATGGAGCGTAGACGGCTCACGGTCACGGGTGAATCCCTTCAACCCACACTTGACCCCACCATCTTCCCCACCATCACCCTGCCCTCTCATCTCAGCGTTCCCGCTAGGCCATGAGTATGGGGCGCCTATCAGTTCTCATCCTCATCATACTCCTTGCCCTCTATGTGGCTGTCCGTGCCCACATTGAAGATCGCAAGAAACTACAGCGATGACGCCGGAACGCAAGGCCCCCTATCTGGCGGAACGGTTCTGTGACCATTGCGAACGGGACACCCAGCACAACTGTCGGGACAGTGACCACGAACGGGACTCCTCAGCCGACTACCAAGAGTGCTTGGTTTGCCATTGGTATTGTACGGGGATGTCTGGCGAATACCATCCTCCCCTGGGGGATGGATGATGTCTAAAGAGCACATTACAGAGATCCAGGGCCGTCTCAAAGCGATCAAGGTAGAAATACAAGACCGCATCAAAGGGCTCCAAGAAGAATCCAAACAGCTCAATAAGGAGCTTGATACCTTTCGGACTAAATGCCCGACCTGCCGATGCTGGCTTCTCCCCGAGGAAGAATGTGAATGCTGTGGTGAAGCCGAACTGTACCGGGACTTCCTGGACGATAGAGATGACCGCATTGGAGCCCCAATCGTCAGAGGGGCACTTCCCAAGAAGCCTACCTAACCGTTCTATCAATTGGGCCTGTTATGCCCCCAACTCTCCGCTCCAGGCTCATTAGGTTGGCCCATGCCAATCCCGCCCTTCGGGCCCAATTGCTGCCCCTACTGAGGCAGGCTGGGGAGAAATCTTGGCCCCCCTTCAAAGTGGGGGATACCGTGACCCTCCGCAGGGATATTGGTATTGGCCCAGATCGGGTACAAGTCGGGAAGGAGGGCCTACTTGCTACGGTAGTGGACGTAGCCCCAGGGAAAGCCTTCACTCCCAATGGGCCAGATCCCTTCATTGACCGCTATACACTCCAGCTGTCCCAATCAGATAAGATCGTCACACTGACAGAGCATTTCTGGACGGATGAATTCCGAAGACTCAAGCGGCGGGACCCTATCGAGGAAGCCTTCCAACAGGTCCTAGCCGCCCTACGGGAAAAGGGACTTCTCTCTCAGTTCAAGCGGGCTCCTTCGCTACGCCGATTGGGACGCAGCCTTGTAACTCCCCCACATGGAACCCCAGTGCCACTTGAGGATGTCCAGGATGCCCTAAAGGTCCTCCACAAGGTGGAGGACAAGCATTATCAGGTCTACGTCCCCACTGGGAACACCGAGCGAGCCACCTACCTGATTACCTTGAATACAGGACTGTCTGGGCAACTGGTTCAAGGCATGGAAATGTATTGGGCCAAGCAGACCTAAACGGGATGGCTTAGGGAGGTTCCCGCTGACGAACTTGGTCCTACCGGGCCCACGGGAGCGACCAACCCAGTTCCAATACCGGTACTGACTATCGTCCCAATGGCATTAGCGATCCCTGTGTAAAGCCCGGGTACGGATGACCCGGTTCCCCCTTGAGGGGAGCACAGGGAGGCGTGGACCCCCTGGAGGATAGACGCGAGGGATGTAGTGTTGGCCACCGTCACGAACGTGGCATCAGTTCCTGTAGCCACGCCAGTGGATGTCCCCAGGTATGTCAGACCATTAAGAACGGTCAACCCGTTAACCAGCCCAGTGGCTAGACCTTGAACGGTTTGGCCATTGAGTCCAGCTCCTGTCAATGCTGCCAGCACCGCTGGTAGCAACCCAGTAAAGGTCAACGTGCCCGTCACAGTCCCAGCCCCAATAACTCCTGTGGTGACCCCTGTAAGGGTCACTGTGGGCAGCCATGTGACCAAAGCATTGCCAATTGCTTGGCAGAGGATCTCATAAGTGGGACCTCCCGAAAACCCGGCCGAATGACGTAGTGATTGAGAGATGGTTGCTGGTGGGATCATGTTGGGATTGCCTCAATTTCTGGCCCCAACAAGGCTACTAGCAACAAGGGCCTGGGACCGATCACCCCGAAGATACCTCTATTCCCTTTTTTGGAATTACAGCGCCCGCAAACGATCACCACATTGCCAGAGACTGTTGGGCCTCCCAAAGACCGAGGAATAATGTGGTCTACAGTTGCCCGACCTGTATGGGTGTTGTCAAAAGGTTTCAAGCAATAGGTGCAAATACCCAGGGATTGGTCAAAAGCTTCCTGGAGGGTGGCATGCATCTCCTCATCCGTAATATGGGCATCACATTGGTCCCTACGATCCCGGGATCTCTGATCCTTAGCAGCTGCTGCTACAGGGTGGTTGGCTCTCCAACGAGTCTCAGATGCGCGGGCCACAGACCTAGCCTTTTCGGGGTTGGCTGCCTTCCAAGCAAGGTCCCGTACACGAATTTCTTCTGGGTGTGCTCTTCTCCAAGCTAAATGATTCGCTTTGACTTTTCCCCTATTCCTCCGGGCCCAATCTGTAGCCTTGGCGATAATACTCGTCTTGTTTGCCCTGTAGTAGGTTTTACGACATTCTTTGCACTCAGGTCTCAGGCCACTGGTTGCTCGCTTATCTGGACCAAATTCCACAGCTGGCTTCAAAATCCCACATTGGGAGCACAGTTTCTCCATGGGTATGGGTCCCTTTTGCTTCATCTAACACTCTACCGTAGATCCTCGTTGATACCGTTGACAATCTATATGCAAACTATCCCTTTTGCGAGGTTTCGCGGGTATCGGTTCCCCCACAAAAGAGTATGCATATGAGGTTGTACTACGGTAGGGTAACGGTGTGAACGACGACCTCCTTGCCCTTATCCAAACCGTGACATCCCAGCTCCTGGCTATCCGGTTCAATTTTGTTTGCGAGCGAGACCTCCAGGATGGGATCGAAAAAGTCCTACGAGAACAGGGGCACACATTCTCTCGTGAATTCCGATTCGACGCCAAGGACCGAATTGACTTCATGGTTGAAGGTGGATTGGGGCTAGAGGTCAAGATTGACCGGAACTTAGCGCAGGTGACTCGGCAGCTCCACCGCTATGCCCAGCAGTCCTCCGTCCAGGGGCTCCTGTTGGTCACCAGCCGACTGAGACTCACGAATCTTCCCGACTTCCTGAATGAGAAGCCCATTCGATCGGCATGGATATCTGGGGTCAACCTATGACAGTCGGCCAGATATCCTACCAGGAAAAAGACCGGACCTGGAAAATTGCGTGTGAGCCTCATGTTATGGTTCGGCTCAAACGAGTGTTTGAGCGCATTGCCAAGAGCCAGCACGGGTATGTGACTTTGGGGGATACCCCAGAGAATGCCAGAGAATTAGAGTGGTTCATAGCCCGCTATCCCATGGAGGTAGCAGACCCGGAATACCTGACCCAAAGGGCAAACGCCCACAGGGAACGGGAGGCCATGATCCATCGGACTTTGGATCTCAACTATGAACCAACGCAATTCGAATTAGCCATTCCTGCCAGGGATTACCAACGAAGGGCCGCGGATCTCCTCCTCAAGAGTGGGGGGCTACTTTTAGCGGACGATGTAGGTATAGGTAAGACGGTATCCGCCATCTGTGCTTTTACGGATACCCGAACCCTCCCCGCAGTGGTCGTGACCCTGACTCACCTCCCCTCGCAATGGAAGAGTGAGCTGGCCAAATTTGCCCCCAAGCTCAAAACCCATATCATCCAGACAGGGAAGCTCTATGATATCCGTGCCAAGGATGGTTCCTTCCCCGATGTAATCCTCATAAATTACCACAAGTTGAACACATGGGCCGACACTTTGGTATCCACGTTCAGGGTCAAGAGCCTTATCCTAGATGAGTGCCAGGAACTGCGGCACGGGAGTAGCAATAAGTATTCTGCCGCCCGGCATATTTCCGAAAACTGTAGTTATCGCGGTGGGTTATCGGCCACTCCCTTCTATAATTATGGGGCAGAGATGTTCAATGTGATGGAGATTCTTCAACCTGGATGCTTAGGAACCCCCGCTGAATTTTCCAGGGAATGGTGCGGAGGGAACATCCACTATCAGGAAAAGGTATCCATCAAGGACCCCAGGGCATTTGGCATGTACCTACGGGAACAGGGCCTTATGCTCCGACGGACCCGCAAAGAGGTGGGACGGGAACTTCCCCCGTTGACCAAGGCAATCCACACAATCGATGCCGACCTGGACGAGATTCAAAAAATATCGAGCTCCGCAACGGAACTGGCCAAGATCATCCTGGCTCAAAAGGGGTTCACTGAGAAGGGGCAGAAGTTCCTTGCAGCTGAGGAGTTCTCCGTCAGACTCCGGCAAGCGACCGGAATCGCCAAAGCAGCCTACGTCGCTGAATTCGTCAAGATCCTGGCTGAAAGTGGCGAGAAGATAGTTCTCTATGGTTGGCATAGGGACGTGTACGCGATATGGAAAGAGAAGCTCCGGGACCTCAATCCCGTCTTCTACACGGGCAGTGAATCCACCACCCAGAAGGAAGCCTCCAAGAAAGCTTTCATTGAGGGGGATGCTAGGGTCCTCATCATGTCGCTCCGGGCTGGAGCCGGATTAGACGGGCTCCAGGGGCATTGCAGTCTGGTGGTGTTTGGGGAAATTGACTACTCCCCCGGAGTCCATGAGCAAGCCATTGGAAGAGTGTATCGAGATGGCCAAGAGGATTCCGTTACCGCCTACTTCCTGATCTCAGAGTCAGGCAGTGATCCAATCATTGCCGACATCTTAGGGCTCAAGGCATCCCAGATTCAAGGGGTCAAGGATCCTACAGCCGACATCATTGAGAATCTGGATGTTGGGGGCCGGGACATTAAGAGATTGGCTGAGATTGGATC